TTTTTATATTTTTTTATTTTAAGATTTTTTTGTTCATCTTCATCTATAATTGTTCTACCGGCTAATGTAATTATATTACCATAATCATCTATTAAAGGAATTATAAGGTTATGAAAATGAAAAAAAGATCTTTTAATTAAATCAAAATGACCTCTATTTTTAATCATGTAGTCATAAACTAAATTAAGCTCATTAACTGTGGCTTCGCTTATATAATCAAACAGTATGTTAATATTATTATTTGAAGGAAACCAACCAACATTATATTTCTTTATTTCTTTATTAGTTAATCTTCCTTGAATATAATTTAAATGTTCAATAGCATGTGGAGAATTCCAAAGTAAAGATTTGGAAGCTGACACTACTTCTGCTAACAGTTCAGATCTTCGCTTAATATCATTAGCAAATTGTCTTAAATCCATATTTTATTACTTTAAAAATTCTATTAGTGTTTGTAGGTAAGGTCCCGATATTTGTTCATGAACTCCTTTACAATGCTTACATACCGCTTTTTTGTTAATAAGTAAAGGCTGATCTTTCTTTTGGCATTTATTGCATTCTATTGCGAATGCTTTTTTTGTACCAGTGCTTCTTTTAATTTGCCCCAAACCATGCATACTTACTTTTGTGAAGTGAGTTACATGATCCATGTGCTTATCACATTCTGTACAAAGGACTTTTGAGTTTGCATAATCAATATTTCCTTTTTGATCTTTGATTACATCTAGGACTGGGTTTTGATATTGCCAACATTGGTTGCATTGCATATTAAAAGACATATTATTTCTCCTCAAGTAGTTCTATTAGTTTTTCTGTGTTTTTTGGGTAAATTACGTTAATGTTAAAGATATGATTTCCTCGTCTCTCGACTCCTAATTTATTCATTATTATCTGATCTTTATTTCTAGCATTAGGTTTGATTGATAAGATAGATTCCCCATCAATTGTTGAGACATTTTTTTCGACACCTTTAAGTGCTTCTAATAGAGATATATCTATTAATGAAAATAAATCCATACCTGATAAATGCATATTGGGATTTGGAGGAATAACTACTTTAATAAGAATATTACCTTTAGCGTTATGGCCTTGTATATTATAGTAATGTCCAGCCCCATTTAATTTAACTAGATTGCCATTGGTTAGTCCGCCTTTAATTTTAATATTAAGTTTACTTTCAGATAAAATACTACCATCACCATTACAAGGATTGCATTTGTTAACAGCGAATTTTCTACCTCTACAAGCTTCACAAATACCTACAATAATTCCAAAATTCATTTGTTGAGTAACTTTACCTGTTCCTCTACAAGGTTTGCACTCTTCTTCTGTGCTAACTTCTCCTTGTCCATTACAATCATCACATTTGTTTTTCTTATCAATTGTAATAATTTTTTCACATCCTAAAACGGATTCTTTGAAAGATAAATCTACAGTTGTTTGTATTGTTGGAGGAGCTGCAGAAGATTTTTGGACATAATTAACTTTCCAGCCAGTCCTAAAAGGGTTTGTGCTTACAAAAGGATTGACATTTTCATAAAAAGGATTTTGTACTTTAGCCCAATTTGGTTGAGAAAATGCTGGTTCTAATTGGGGGTTTTTTAAATATTGATAAGCTTCAGATATTTTTTTAAATTCATTTGCATCTCCACCTTTGTCTGGATGTTTATCTTTTGCCAAAGTTCTGAATTTTTTATTAATATCTTTTTCGTTGGCAGAATTACCCAAACCTAAAATTGATAATGCTTCTTGTTTGTTCATGTTTTCTTATTAACTTTCTTTTTAATAGTCTTTTTTACAGTTTTCTTTTTAGTTTTTTTCTTTTTCTTTTTGATTTGAAGTTCATCAGCTATCCCTTTTCTATCCATATAAACATGACATATACCACATGCAATAGCATCAGCGATATCATAATTTTCTTCTGCCCGAATTTGCTTACCTTTGGACCTTCTCATTTTAAAATCAAAATCAAAATTCAAAATATTAGCCACAACATCTGGTATGTCTTCTTTTGGTGGAAGGGCCTTGGTTGGCTTGATGGCGTGACGAATCCTCAAAGCATTGTATAGATAAGGGGGTTTTTTTATCTTGTCATAGATGGCTAACCCAACTGTTCTATTTAAAATTGCCAATGTTGTTATTGTTTTTGCCGTTGAAAATTTCATGAACAAAACAATATCTTCCATAGAAGTACAATCAGGTTTAAATTCATCAACCTTGTCTTGAATAAATATGCGAACAGCAGAAAGTCTCTCGAATAAATTTCCTTTTTTGGGAGGCTTGTAGTATTCTTTATGAACTAAAGTCATAGACTGATCATCATAATCAATAATAGCCAATCCAATTGTTGTTGAGCTTGCGTCAAGAGATAAAACACGTTTCATACTTTGTATATATCAAAAAACCCCAAAGAGAATTCTCTTTGAGGTTTTATTTCACACTAAATGTTAATGTTTAAACTTCTGCATCAGTAAAGGTGAAGTCATCATCCTCTTCATCCTCTTCACTGCTTGAAGCAGGCGCTGGGGTGGCTGGGGCTGATACAGTATCAGGAGTAGGAACAGCCATTTTATTTTTAGCACAATGCTGTGCAACTCTTTCTGTTAATTGCTCAGAAGTTAACGGAGTACACATTCTAATCAAAGTGTCTAAATCAAAATCTGCTTTGTATTTAACATCTGCTTCACTTAAAGGAAGTGCTGGATTATTTTGAACAGTATAATAATTTGCTTTGTTGTTTTTATCTACAACAATATTAATATCATATTTCATTGGATCGCCAATTCGTGGGTTGTTTTTTAACTTTAATAGTTGTTGACAAACTGACCAACTCATATCAAAAATCTTAGGTGCCTCAGTTTTTCGATCAATAATTCCCACATACCAACGTTGTAAAACTCGATATGTTAACTTGCCGTCTTCATTTCTTAATTTGCAAAGATCGCAATTTTGCATCGGGCATTTTAATTTGACTCCATACCCACTATCGCCTTCAAGCTTAAACTGATGATAATTATACTGATAAGGATTTGTAATAATTCTAACGTCATTATTACCATTTTCCCATCTCATAAAATCATCTTTTCCTTTTTTAGACCCTGAGTCTGTAGCTTTTGCTTCCCCAACATCCGACCAACTTTTTAATCCAAATTCTTTTATTGCCATTTTTATTTCCTTTATTTTTGTTTATACGTCACTTCTTTTATAACATACGTTTCTGATGTTAATCACTTTGTCGCTAAAATATCTAATTTCAATTGCGTCCTTAGGACTGTTATTTTTATTAGCGATTTTTAATGCGTCATCGAAACTTTGTATTTTGTTTTTATCAGACCAACTAATTTCATACCCTTTGAAGACAACTCCGTCACACTCAAAAGCAGGCGCTGTGCCTATAAATGCTCTTTGTTTTTTAGTAACAGAAACATCTTCAACTAGTAATAAGTATGCCATTTTATTATTAGTTTTCGACGAAAAAGATTTTATTTCGTCATTTTTATTATCATTATTTTCTTTCATAATATCAAGTACTTACCTGTTCTTCCCATTCTGCATCATCTGCAATTTCTATTAATTCTTCTCCTCCTTTTGTTACAGCTTCTGGCGCTAGTTTTGCAGCACCATCTTTGGAATTAATTGAAATTCCACCAGCTGATATATCAAGTATCATTTCTGCAATTGTGTCTTCACCATCAAAAAGATGATTCTTTTTAACGCGCGCTCTTGTTGTTATTCCAATTTTCCTCTTAACCTTATCTCTAACCTTAAAAAGATCTGCTTTCCTTTGGAGCTGAAGGATTAAAGAAGAGTGAAATTCAACTTTTTGTCCACCAGCTTCTTTTTGCCCAGGGGCGCCAATGTTAGAATAAGTTTGGTTAATCAATAAAACAGCTAATCTATGCTCTTTAGTATTATCTTTCCTAAATTCTTCAGAAAGGCTAACTAAACCACGCATAAGCTTACCATTATCTTTGGCTGCTTCAGCCATTTGATTTGACTCTCGTAAATTTTTCGAGTTTTCACTTTTTGCAATTGATCCGCCAACCGAATCCCAACAAAGAAGAACTTTTTGGTTCTTATATAAATCCAGAATTGATGAAATAAGGGCCACACACATATCCCCGCCTTCTAAGATAACCTTATTAGTTACTACTAGAAGATCTGGGGCCGAACCTCCAAAATGTTTTTCGAAACGTGTTACACTAAACTTCTCTTCTGGATCCCAAAGAACTACAGTATGACCTTGATCTTGAGCAAGTTTCATAAACTTCATAGCATGTGTTGATTTCCCAGAATCTGGCTTTCCAGCAATTTGAATAATTTTTCCGAATGGAATACCTGGGACACCAGTCATGATATGAAAAGGGCTATTAGGCCAATAAATATAATCTTCAGGTTTGCTAGGAATGTAAATTTCCGAGCCTCGAATCATTTGTTTACCTAAACCATTTTCTTTGTTTTTAAAATCTGCCCGAGCCAAACCTAAGATTTTATTTAGATCTATTTTTACTTGTTTAACCATGTATCACCATTATAATCTTGAAATGTTTCTAAACATTATATGAGCTTCTCTTAAAATATCATAAACGCAGCGCCATTTTTTGTAACTTTTTTCATTGTCTATTATTGTAGCCCTTGCGTCTTTAACTTTGTCAGAAACTAAAGATTCTCTTTTAATCGTTGCTTCATTTGGTTTTTTTTCTGAATTTTTAACTATATCATTACCAACTTCTGCTTCAATAAATTCAGCTATATGTTTTGAGCTTTTAGCTCTAGCCTCTTCATCACTCATAAAAATAGATAAATCTAACTGAGTTTCTAATATTAATGCAGCGACTCTGTCTCCTTTTGAAATATCAAAAGTGCCTTTTCTTACACTTGCCATTTGCTCTTGAATAACATCTAATTTTTTCTGAACTTTCCCTTCTTTTGTAAAACCATCCCAATTATCTGGCAAATCTTTCAATGTTAAACTTTCTGTATTTGGTTTTTGTTCTTCCCAAGTCATATTTTTCTTTCCTTAATCTGTTAATTCTTAAATTGCCTATTAGCTGCCTCATCGACTCATTCTGATTTATTTAATAAGGCTTCTACTTTTTTTGTTAACTCGTCTAACTTGTCCATTTTCTCGTTCATTTTATTTACTAAGCTGTCAACATGATCGCAAGCAGAGCCTAAATGTTGATGAATCATTATACTAACTAAAAACATGTATACTTCCATCGAAGTTAATTGCTTAGGTGGTTTAAGGAAAATAATAATACCTTGTTTATTAGTTTCAAATAAATCGGTGAAAAGATCTTTTCCTTTAACTCCCCTTCTCTCTACATCATATGACTCGCATATTTTTTGATATAAAGTCCATTCTTCATTGGTTAAATCAATTTTTTTATTATCAATAATCCTAAGCATTTAAACTACCCGCTCCTAGAAAATCTATATTTACCACCACCGCCACCACCATTTGCTACTTCTCTACTTTTAGCTAATCTTTTCATTCTTTGTTTATAAAGTGCAGGGTGTATCTGATCCGTTTCTGATAAGTTGTTATTATCACCAAGAGCTTGCATTAAAAGGGCAGTTTCTTCTGAAGTAGGAGGAACCCCTCCAGTAGTCATAGAGTTATTTACAAGAGCATCTCTTGCTGTGGATTGATAATCTTGAGGAATAGCCTCATAATCATCAACATAATCAGTTACCATATTATCATCGTTGGCATTGTTGACTCGACTAAGTATATTTTTAACTGTATCTCTTCTATTTAAATGTGAGGAGTTGGTTCTAGATAAAAAGTCCTGAACAGAATTATCCGCAATTTTAAAGTTAGCCGGTAATTCATTATTTTGCATTCTAACATTTCCTTGACCCAGAAGCGGTTTTCTTATTAAACCAACTGAATCTAGTAATAAATCCATAGGTTCTTCACCTAAGTTTATTAATTGACCTATGACAGCAGATAAATTATCAGAAACTGATTTAACTTCATCTGTCATTATTTGCCCACCACATGCAGGACAACTATTATTTTGAATAGCTGATTTCCATTCTGATGGAATTTTTGCTTCACAACTCATACATTTCATTTTTTTTACCTCAATCAACGTCAATATCAGAATTTCCTGTCATAATTAGATCGTCTTCTACTTCATCTAAAAATTTGTTAGGATCTAATTTACTCGTTTTCTCTTTTTTCTTTTTAACAACTCTCATTGATACTTTCTGATGTTTTAAATTTTTTGGTTTTGGTGGAAGAGGTGCTGCAGCAATTAAGTTGCTGAATATCAATGAAATATCACCTTCATACCATTGAATTAAACTGGAAACATGAAGAGCCGTACCTATTTCAAGTTTAATCTTACCACCGCTTAGCATACGTAAACGATTGTTAAGATCCTCAACTCCACCAGGAAATACAGTCATAGGAACTACGTTACCATATATATCTTCTAGTGATATCTTCATCATTGTTTGTCCGAAGATTGATGAACCTTCTTTTTTAACAGTAAACTCAAAAAGATCAACAATAACACCTTCAACAATTCCTCCGTCAGCTCGACTTAAATGATATTTAGAATTACCATCATCATTAGGAAATATCTCTTCCAATTTAGAGAAATCTAATGCCCAATTATCAAAAAAATCACCATAAGCCTCTTTAAAACCGCAACAAAAAGCCTCTCCTAAATAATGGGTTTCCATTGCGTATTTTTCTTGCATTGTCCATTCATCAATATCTGGCCAAGGATAATTAAATTCACCCTTTTTTGTTTTTCTTTTTTCCCAAGCTTGCCATTTTTTTCTATAATCACTGGCATAAAGAAACATTTGCTTTCTAGTCAAACCAAAATCATCTAAAGCTCCACTTGCTGCCATAGCTTGAATCGCTGTGATTCTCGCTAATCTTCCATTAATTTTAGATATTAATTCATGAAAACTGGTGAATGGTCTTTTCTCTAATAATTCAGGGATAGCATCTTTACCCATAAATTTAAGAGATTGTAACCCTGTAAGAATATTATCTTCATCTAATATTTTATATATATTATCAGATTTATTAATATCAGGTGGTGAAATATTAACACCTAAACCTCTAATTTCTCTTTTGAGTTTTTTCTTGTTTTTGGGTGAAAGTTGAGTATTTGAGTTATCTTCAAAAATTAAGTTAGCAACAAGAAATTCAGTTGGAAAATGTGCTTTCAAATAAGCTGTTTGATAACTAATAAATGAGTAAGTAATTGAGTGAGCTTTGTTGAAAATATAAGCTCCAAAATTAGATACAACTTTATCCCAAATTAAGTTAGCATCACATGAAGAAAGATTTCTGTTTTCAACAGCTCCTCTAATAAAATCTTCTTGTAGTTTTTTATCTTTTTCTGGATATTTACCTTTATCTTTAATGAATTTTCTTAATCTATCTGCTTCGTCAAGTTCCCAACCGGCAACATCATATGCTAATTGAAGCAAAACTTCATCAAACAGCGCATAACCAACAGTTGGAGATAATGAGTTTTTCAATATGGGGTGAATTAAGTTGGCAATTTTACCATTCTTTTTATTGAGAACGAAATCATCAATAACATCTTTTGGAAAACCAGGACGCGCCATTGAAGTAATCATAGCAAGATCTTCCATATTTTTCGGCTTCATTTTGAAGCATAAATCCATTGTTCCTGCAGAGGTACCAAACTGAAAAACTCCATATGTATTACCTTCCCCAATTAAGTCATATGCTTTTTCATCATTAAGATCATAATCCCAAGGTAAAGGAGGAGTTTCCTTGTTTCTTGACTTGATAATTTTAAAAGTATTTACAATAATATCTAAAGTTGATAATCCTAAAACATCCATCTTAACTAATCCAACATCTTCTGCTCGATTTTTTTCATATTCAATGGCATAGTTATTATGTTTATCTTTTCTAACTGGAACTATTTCATGCAAAGGTCTTTTACTAATGATAATACCACCCGCGTGAGTACCTTTAGCTCTTGGAAGTCCATCTAAACAATCTGCAAAATCCTTTATCTGTTTATAATCTTCAGTATTGGCGAATTCTTTAAATAAAGGAGCCCCAACCAAAGCTTTCTTAATTGTATTGAAACCATCTGGAATTGAATCTGCAATCGCTGTGCCTATTTCAACTGCAGTTTCTCTGCTTCCACCAAATTGAAAAGCCCTAGCGATGTCTTTAGAATATACTTTTGGGGTAAAAGTGTTGATGTTACTTACATGTGCCACATAATCATATCCATATTTTTCTTGAATATATTTTTGAACCAAAGGTTTTGCGGATTGACCAAAATCAACATCAATATCACTCATGCCAACTTTTAATTTATTATAAAATCTTTCAAAGATTAAGCCGTATTTGATTGAATCAGCATCATGAATACCAAGTAAGTAGGCTGACAAAGATCCTCCAATCGAGCCACGGCCAGGGCCAACTGGTAAGTTGTTATTTTTGGTCCAATTCACATAATCAGCCACAATTAACATGAACCCATTAATGCCTTTGTAATTAAATACATCCAGCTCTTTCTCAAGTCTAGCCAGATATTCTTGATCATTACCTTTATTAAGTTCTTTTAGTTTCTTTAGACATAAATACCTAATATAAGATGATTCCTCAGAACTATCCTGAATTTCTTTTGACTGATCTGTTAACCAAGATTTGAACTCAGAATAATCTTCCTGATCTCCAACTGGAAAATCTGGAAGTTCTTGACCAGAAGGATTAGAGAATTTAGGTTCAATCCAATTTGGTTCTTCACATAAATTAGAAAAGAAAATCGAGTTATCACAAAACTCTGCTGCATTCTTATGACCTTGACGAGTAAAAAACTTAATAATATCTTCTCTTTGTTTAAGATAAAATTCCGGCACATCATATCGCAATCTGTACCTTGTTCTAACTGGCATCCCAGACCCAATAGATAACAGTGCATCATGAGCTTTATGATGCTCTTTCTCTAAATAATGCGCTTCACATGTAGCAACGACTTTAATGTCTAATTCTTTTCCGAATTTGATTAATTTATTATTAACTAATCTTTGATCCTCATAACCATTATAAGGACTGGCTTGACGAATCATATTATGTGGTTGAATTTCTAAACCTAGATTTTCTCCAAAAATAACTTTTAATCGTTTTGCTTTTTCAAAAGCTTCTTCAGATTGTCTCTTATTAATTAGGGATGAAAGAATTCCTCCACCACCTGAAGTCAAAGCAATTAATCCATCTGAACAATCTTCCAAAATTTTCCAATCAATTCTTGGAATAACTTTACCAAAACGAACAATAAAATTATCATTACCTAATCTATGAGCTAATAGAAGATTTTTGTATCCTTTATAATTTTTTGCAATAAGAATAATATTTGTTATTTGACTGTTTTCATCACTTAAATCTTCTGTGAAAAAGAATTCACAACCCATGATCAATTTTACATCAGTTTTTTTGGAAGCCTTTAAAGCGTCAAAAGCTGCAAACATCGTTCCGCTATCAGTAACCGCAACAGCAGGATGATCTAATTGTTTAGCTTTTTTAAATAAAGCTTCTGGTTTAATGGTGCTATTCATTAATGAATAACAAGTATGATTATGTAAACTAACGAATTTATTCATGTTTTAACTGCTAACTGCTTTTTCTAAAAGTTTTCCGAACTCTTCCATTTTTTGTGGGCAATCGCTCCCGCTGCATCGAACTGTAATTCTATTTGTTCCAAAAGAGCAGCTGGCAGAAATTCCATTACCTCTAACGTAAAAAAGACCATGATTTTTAAAATTATCTGGTGCCACATATCCTTTATTTTCAAAAAAGACCAAGTGACATTTTTTTATTGACTTATCTGTTTGGAAAATATAAGATTGCTTTCCGCAACAAGCTTTAACTATATATTTTTTAATCATTAGATTTTTTTGTAATTATTAAATTCTTCTTCAGTATACATTACATTTTCAATAAACCAATATTTAGTTCCGTCAAAATTTTCCATAGCTGGCCCATCTAAACGATGATTCATACCATTAACATACCAAGCTCTTGTTCCATCTGGATATTCAATTGCAGGTTTACCAACTCTATGTATTTTACCATAAAGCCACCATTCTTTATAACCACAAGGAGATACAACGGCTGGTTCATCATTGCTTCGATGTAATTTTCCATTAAGAGTCCAAATCTCAGTGCCATCTTCATCTATTTCCATATCTGTAAATTGAATTACAGATCCTGGTGATCCAGGTAAAGAATCACTTGCAAGCAAACCGGACGGAAAACCTCCAGTTTGCTTGGCAAATTTAAAGAATTCTTCTTGAAGTTTTGATCTACTCTTCTTCTTCGTCATCTTCTTTAACATCGGTATTAAGTGGAACGTCATACCCTCTAGAATTCATCAAATAAAGCAAAAACTTAATTTTCGCTTTTTGACTCACCAAAACACCTTTGTATCCTTCATTAAGATATTTAAGTTGTTCCTTTAAGTCTTGAATTTTAGAATCATCACTTACATCTTTCTCAGTAGCTTCAATTGTCATTTCACATGAAACAATGCATTTATCCATCTCTTCACGTTCCATCGCTTCAGCTTCTGATACCCAAACTTCAGATAGGTGTTTTCCTAACTTTTCTGGGAATTCTGGGTGACTTGGGTGAACTGCTGCTTTCTTTTTTCTTGCCATTTTTTTCTTCCTTATTCTACAATGTTACAGGTTTGAATAATCCATTGAACTGTTGCTTCATCTCTAATTCGTGCAATGTGTCCAATTAATGAACCGTCTACTTGCATTTTTCTCATTAAAGACATCGCATCTGGATATCCTTGGGTTTCTAGGTTTAATTTAAGCTGATTAACCAACTCTTTCTCTGAAAAAACAGCTGAAGGCTCTTCCTCTCGAATGGAATCTAAAATAAGAGACAACTTAACTTGTTTTTTAGCAGCTTCATTTAAAGATAAAATTTCTTCAGTAGAAAGATCGTCCCATTTCTTTCCTAAAGAAGCGGCGCCTCTTTTTGATTCTGCCAAAGCTAACCAAGCAGGAACCTCAAATTCATGTTTCAAAACAAGACGTTTCATTACTTGTTCAGCTAACTTAATGTTTTTTCTTACATCAATTCTTTGAGAAGCCGTAGCTTCTGCGTGTTGGCGTAATTCTTGAATTGTTTTTGCTCCAGCTTTTTTAGCTAGTTCATCATCCAAAGGTGCAGGAACTTTTTTGGTTCCCATATGAACTTCAACTTCAAAAATAGCCTTCTTTTCCCTTAAACTAGGATTAATAGATTCGCCATCTGGAAAATCAATTGTAAAAGATTTTTTATCACCAGCCTTCATTCCTAATAAGTTATTATCAAACTCTTCATTTGTATAACTTCCTACAGTATAAAATAAACCTTCTTTAGTTAATGAATCAATTTTTTTTTCATCAACAAGAGTTTTAATATCCATTGTTAAAGAATCGCCCATTTGAACAAAATCTTCACTCTTAAAAGGTAAAACATCAGCATGTTGTTCACGTAACTTTTGAACCATTGCCTCCGCTTCAACAACGGCATCTTCAACCTCTGGACTTGGAATGTCAAATTCTTTATACTCAGTAAGGTTAAAACTTGGCTTATGAAGCAAAAGCATTTCACAACTAAAATTATCACTATCTAATGTATGATTAGATACTTCTGGATAACCAATTGGCTTCACTTTAGTTTCATAAAGAGTTTCATCATACCCTTCAGAAACCAACTCACTAATCACAGTTTTTTCAATATAACTCTTGAATTGAGTTTTCAAAGCACGGTCAAATAATTTGCCTTTATTAACATTTGGTTTTACGTAGCTTTTCCTTCTAATCTTATTTCTTCCTTTTTTGGAACGAGAAGGTAAATTCCTAAACCCTCTCACTTTCGGATTAGATCTTTTTAAGGTCTCTAATGCCTCTTCACGTTTCTCTAATACCACATCTGAATCAGCAGTGTAGCTTACTTGTAATTTGCAATATTCTAATTCTTTAACTTCAACCGTCATATTTTCTTACCATTTCTGCCGACCCCATGTAGAGCCTGCTTTGTTTCTTTTTTCTTTTTGTCGTTCTCTTTCTTCATGAAATTTCTTACCTTCTGCACAAGACTCCATAAAGTCACAATATGAACATAATGGGCTTGGTTCAGGTCTATATAACTTTTCATCAAGAATAGTATCAGAATCACCCATGAATTTTTCTTCCATCTTCATTATTTCCTCGCGAGAAAATTCAAATGTAATATAATCAAAGTTGTGCTTAAGCATAATATATGAAGCTCTAACTTTCTTTATCGAAGGATCCTGCAAACATTTTACGTATGCGTAGGTTATTAATTGAAAAATATCCTCTTTTAAATATGTCTTGCTTTTTGAAGTTTTATAATCAGCAACGTGCAAAACTCCATCTGCATCTAGCTGAACCCTATCGATAAATCCCATTAATAAAATACGACCATCAAGAGTAATATAAAATTCTTCTTCTACCTCTAATATTTTTGGTAGAGAACCTTCTTTACGCTGTTTTGCTAGTATTTCTAGGTACTTAATCATCATCTGATATACTTCTTTCTTTTGATCAGATGTTAATTTCTCCTTAAACTCCTCAACTCCTTCTTTAAAACATTCGCTCATCAAAGTACTGTCAGGTCTAATATCTCCTGCTAATCTTTTGAGGTGAAATTGTTCTAAATTAAAATGCGCAAATTTCCCAAGAATATGAAAATCATGGTATTTCTTAGGTAATCTGTCAAGATAATTAAATTTAAATTTGGCGGCACAAGATTTAAAGGTTTTAAATTTAGACACACTTGCCCAAAAACCTTTAAATTTCTTAGGTTTACCGTCCAGTATAATTGCTAGACTCTTTTTTTCTGTCATAATTTACTTCTTAATTTACATTAAACTTCTTCCCTTAAATGGGATCCATCTAAATACTTTCTGATCTGCTGCGCTCCTGGAAGAAAACATGATTTTTTGCAATCCTGATGTTCTTGGAGAAGCTGGAGTAAACGGCTCTATTGAAATAATCCAACGAAGAGCATGACTATCGAAATAATAATAAGTCAAAGTATTTTCTCTAGGATTAAAATGTGTTCTTAATAAAGAGCCGGTAATTGTATTTCCTTCAAAAGCGGTTGTATTTAATAATATACCATCTTTTGTTGTTTCTGGATTTTGTAAACTAAAAAATTGCCTATTAATATTAACAACACTTGGATCATCTGGCTCCTCACGGGAATCTTGATAAATAACTAGCGCTCTAGGATTAAATAAGCTACTGTTACGATCTGAAAATGTTGGTGGTGGTGGTGGCATAACTACAGTAACTTCTGATGGTAAAGTCCCGATCCCTCGACCTCTTTCAGTATTGGCTCTGTTAGAATCGGAAAATTTAATTAAATATTCAGATAAATCTAAATCTGTTCCACCCGTTGGAGTGCCAGTCGCGGTTCCATCATAGCCATCGAATATGTTTTCTACAGATGGTTTGTCTACAATAAGGTCATCAGGGCCGAAACTTGTCCATTGTCCTTGACCTGTTGGGCTGCAGGTACTACAATCACCACAGTCTCCGCAGTTGTTGACGACAACTCGATCATGACTTTTTCTAACAATGATAATATTAGGACGAAAAAAACGTTCAATAATTGCAGAAGAATCAGTTCCGTTGGTTGCCAAAACTTTAAATGTTACACTAGGTTGGTTAGTTGGGATTTTTAATTCTCCTCCAACGTAGATATCTGAAGATGTATTTGGATCAGTTCCGTCAAATGTATAAAAAATAGTTGAAGGTATGCTTGTAATTATAGTTACAAATTCTGGGATCCCGGAAATTCTTTGACGCTCTGATTCTGTTATTATTACGGTTATTAATGCCATGATAGTATGCCTAACAAGCGCTAGGTTAAATGAACTGGAAAGAAAGAGAGAAATAAAATAATGGGATGTTTTAATGAAACTTGTTTAATTAGTCAATTACCAATAACTCATGGTGATTCTGTTAGGTTGTTTTTAATTGTTAAAAATAATTTAATTGAAAATAATAATTTAAGCATTCGCTTTAATAGGTGCAGTAGCGACGGTTTATGGCAACCTTATTCCTTGCCTATTAAAGGTGTTTATAATGATTATGGTTGGATTGAAAATATGAAGTCAGAACAATATGTTCCGGTTTTAATGGATCTTTTACAAAAGGATTTGGTTTATAAAGAAACTGGTGATAAATTAATTTTAGAAGGTTTTGATGATTTAATCAGTTTGTTGAGAAATGAAGAGGTTTATCTTAAATTTTTATTTGGTACTAGATGGTTTGGTTATGTTATGGTTTTAGAAGATATTTATCAAACCGTTTTGAATTTAGAAATGAATGATAGTTTACGTCTTCCTACTAAAATAGAAATTAAAAAAATGATTGATGATACAATTATAGAACTTTATCGTATTAATAATTTTAAAAGCGGACAACTTTGTCAGCGAAGCAGATTAAGAATGATTTCAAAATTTTATAATATGGGTTTAAGCTTGAATCTTACAAAATCTATGGCTTTAATTGAAGAGATGACCAAAGATGGGATGAAACCTAATAATCCTAAAATAACTAATTTAGCTGATATAATGGCTGAAATTGTTTATTTTAATTATAACATGAATCAGATGGATAAAATTTGGGTTCCTCAAAATAGTGGTAGGCAAATAACTGAATATAAAGCTAACAAAGTTCTAGCAGAAAAAAATTATAAAATTATGTGATAAAGGAATTGAAAAGTATGACTATCTTTAATTTTTCTTTTTTAATTAGCACATTTGATTTGACGTATGAAGATGTTGCTGACAAATTATATTCAAACGGATGTGACGATGCTTTAGTTTCGTTAATAAACAATGTCTGTGAAATAGAGTTTGATAGAGAAGGTGATACACTTGTCAAAGCAATTACCTCAGCAATTCGAAATATTGAAGACGCAAATGTAGGTAATGTTTATAGAACAAAAATTTTATTTGAGAAAAATCTTGACGACAACTAATAAGTGGTTATAATAGATGGTATGGAAGTGCTGAGCATTGGCGGGCTCACTGGGCTGTAAACCCAACGTTTTTTAGCCGTAGCGGTTCGACTCCGTTCACTTCCACAAATAAATAAAATGAAAACCTCAAACACACATAAGCATTCCCATAAGTTGCTGCCGCAACTAGGGCCGTGGTGTGTCTTAAGCCATCTCCCAAAACCGTGCGAGAAAACTTGTTGACTATCTGATGGATCATGACTATATTGAACCTGGGTAGCTGAGCTACTCAGGTTTTTTAAGTTTTAAGGAGTTATTAATGAAAAAATATCAATCACCTATTTTTTGCAATCATGCAAATGAGTGCCCAAGTGGCCCAAGTGGCCCAAGTGGCAAATGTGACTGCAATGATGATTGTAGCTGTAGAGAGCTTATGTGTGTGAAAAATGAGTTAGCTGTTAATAAGTCTGATTTTAAAAGTTCTTATCTTGAGAATAAAAAAGAAATGATAATGATACTTGGATTAATAAAGACTTTTTTTAGCAGAGTATTGTCAGTAGGAATCCGTAAAACAGTTATAAAGGAGACAAAATAAAATGTATAAAGTAAGAAAATACTTGCCATTAATGTTTGCGGCTTATGAGACTAAACCAAGACCTGAAGGTGAGATAATTTCAGTAGAAGAGTTAAAAGAGTTAGATTTTATCAAAAGTTTTATTAACGATGATAATTTTATTAAATTATCTTTATCCTCGCAAAGCAAAAGACGTAAATTAATAGTGGCAGAATATTATGACTTTTGCATTCCAATAGCATATATTGATAAAGATTTTAATGATTTGCCTAAATATGTAGAAAGATAAAATAAAAATCTGGGGGAACAGTCAAGGTGGCGGGTGCGTTTTGGAAACGTGCTTTTTTTGGCCGGTTCGATTCCGGCTCCTCAGACCATGCCCAGGTAGACCAACGGTAGGAGTCGTTAGTTTTAGAAACTAAAAAGTGCAGGTTCGAATCCTGTTCTGGGTACAAAATATTAAAAAGAAAAATGCAACAAAATGATCTGGAAACTAAAAGAATTAATGAAATCAGCCTCCCAAGTTCAATATAAAACAAATGAAAAATGGGAGCCATCAAGACCTCTATCAGGATCTTTACAAGAAAAGATTAAAGGTGCCTGGTTAGTTTTAACAGGAAAAGCTGATGCAGTAGTATGGACCGACCAACATGAATGGGCTTTTCCATGTGCAGAATGTCAAGCAATAATTGATTGCGAACACAAAAATGAAGACAATTTACCATCTTGGGATAACTAACACAATGAAACCTGGAACAAAAGTAAAAATGAGTCAAAAACTCAAAGCTCACTATATTGCAAATGGTAGCTCTAAGCATGTTGAAGAGTTTGGAGAATGCATTGGTATTGTTCAAGGTCTAACGGATTTTGGTCATAAAAAAGGACCTGACATAGATGTTAGATGGCAACCAAGCAATCTTCAATATATATATGATCCTGATGAACTTGATGAGATTAATAAAGAAATGAAAAAAGAATTTGTGATAAACGATCTTGCCTCTTTAAAAGAGGCTGTTGCTTCTTTATCTGAACAAACAGACTTAGAGACTGAAATTTGTTTCTTATGGAGACGCACAGGAAAAGATGAAAACGATTCTATTATTATTGAACTTTTAGATGATGATTATGGTAACACAATAATCGGTATAAGAATTAAGTAAATGATAAAATGCCATATTTAATAATAGAGGGTTTGTTTTTTAAAGTTCACAAACAATAAAAGGAGAAAGTTATGCCTTGTTACGATTCAAGAGATAGTAGTACAAATATTGCAGAAGAGAGGATTAAACATCTCAAAACTGATATGGATAAAATAAGAACTAAAATAAATTTACTAACAAGATTACTTTGTGAATCTGGTAAAATAATGGCTTATAACGGAGTTTCTAAAGATGAAATGTCTGAAGAGTTAAAAGATTGGCTTTGGGAACACGATAAAGATGATAGGAAAAGAAATGCAAAGTAAATACATGTTATTCTGGAAACATCCTTTTTCTCAATGGCGCAAATATGAGTTTAAACTCGATGGCGTTACCTATAATTGTGCAGAACAATATATGATGGCAGAAAAAGCTAGATTATTTGATGATGTTGAAAATGAAAAAAAAGATAATGGCATCTACTTCACCAAAAGAACAAAAACAATTTGGGCGAGAAGTAAAAAATTTCAATGTAGAGAAATGGAATTATGTTGCTAAAAAAATTGTTTTTAAAGGAAATTTGGCGAGATTTTCTCAACATGAAGACTTGCAAAATCTTTTGTTAAGCACTGGAGATAAAATCCTTGTAGAAGCTAGTCCATATGATAAGGTATGGGGAATTGGTCTTAGAGAGGATGATCCAAATGCAACTAAACCGGAAAAATGGCTAGGTCAAAATTGGCTCGGTGAAGTTTTAATGAAAGTTCGGGAAGAATTGGTAGAACAAGAAAGGTTTTTAAAAAATGAAAAGTCAGTTTAACATACCAAATAAAATCAATGTTGGGTTTCAAAAAAGAAAAGGTACCTACACAGGGAAATTAGCTTTCGTTGTTTATACTGATAACAAAGGAGTCCTTAGAAAAGAGAAATCTTGGGATGGATGGAGAAATCAAAATATTGATCCAGAAGAATTTGAAAATATACCTACTGATGGATTTGTTCTTAATAAAAAAGTTGGTGATGGAGGTGGTGGATGGAACCCACGTCAAGCTTGGGTAAGAATTTATGATCCTCGTGGTTTTGAGTTTGAAATTGGTGTTGATAATTTAATCTTTATTCTTGAAGAATGTTCATCTATTAAAGGTAAAGGTTTAGAAGGTGAATTTGTTTATGCATGGTCAGGAGCACAATTAATACTTCTACCTGTAAGTAGTCAAGAATATAAAGATTCTAATACTTTCAAAAAAGCTTGTGAAGAAAAAATCAAGAGGGTTGATTTTAAAGAGGGTTTTTGTTTTTTAAATAAACGTAATGAAGAAGTGATGTATCTTGGCAGATTGGATTACTGGTCATGGGTTAGAAAAGCAGATACCTTAACTTACAGAAGTCAAAAGAAACATGTTTTTGTTCCATTAAATAACAAAGAAAATAGGTATATGATTGAGACTGGTTTTACGAAAATTGTTGCTAAAATAGGAGATGATGCCTTACCTGGTTTTGCTGGTTTATTTGAGAAATATAAAAAAACTGATTTTGCCTCTGCTCCAGTTAAAATAACTGCTAGCAAAACGGAAGCGACTAGTTATCATTATGGTCACTCAACATTCATTAAAAATGAAGGAGAATATCATACTGTAAGAAAATACTATAAAAACAATTATAGTTTTTTAAGTGGGTATGAACGAAAATTTGAGTTAAGAATGTCAAAAAAACCTACTGTTATATTTGAAGATGGTAAGTTTGTTAAAATTATAGATGATTTTATAGGTTATGTTTTGCCAAAAAGTCGTGAAGACAGTGTAGTATCACTTACAATTATTAATGAACATAAGAGAAAAATTAGAATAGGGTAAATATCAAAATGTCAAAGCAAGATGATAAAATCAAACAACTGTTAAGTAAAATTGAAACCGATAAAGAAACTCTTGGTAAAAAACCTAAGGTTAGTTTAAATACAAATGGGTTATTTCGTTTTGATAGTAATAATTATTTTAATTTAAATACTGTTGTTAGCGACCCACGTCATTTGGTAGAAGCTTTAGCTTTTTTATTAGAAAAAGAAAACAATCATAAAGAGGCGGCCAAAAGATTAGGAGTTGATGATTATGTTTTTGAATGGTACGGGTACAGTCTTAAAGATTGGGAAGAGGATTTAAAGTTAAGAGCTGACACTATTATTTGGAATGTTAAGCAAAAGAAACTACAAAGTTTACAGAAAAAACTTAAAAATCTCAGGAGTGAAGATGCAAAAACAGATGATGCTTTGAGTGAAATTGAAGACCTGTTAAAATGAGCAAAAAAGACAAAAAACTGAAAAAATCCATATTAAGAACTTTTAGTATGGATGAAATAAAACAGCAAGCTATAGATTCCCAAAAATTAATTAATGAATTAAGTGAGGAATTAAAAGAAGAAGAAGGATATAGTATGCTACATAGCAGCAATCCTCCGTCTGTATCAGGAAAATTTCATTCAGAAATAGATAGACTTAGGGTTTTAGAAGAAATAATAAATAGATATGACAATGAAACGAAAAAATAAATAACAAACTGGGCTTGTAGCATAGTGGCGATTGCACTTGACTTTTAATCAAATATTTCACATCGAGGGTTCGAGTCCCTCCAGGCCCACCAGGAAATAGTGTAAAAAGATAACACCGGGTGTTTGGTGCGCTTTAATGCCGATTCAAATTCGGTTTTCCTGATAATGGGGGTAGTACTGGGTGCGGGTTGCTCTGTGAAAGCTGCCAAGGGGTTCGATTCCCCGCCTCCATCAAGATAAATAATGCATACAGGAATAGGTAAAATAAAATATTATGATGATGAGTGGAAGGTTAATATTTTAATTGAAGACGATTTAGGGGCTTATTATAGAAGTTTAGTTCCTACAATAGGAAATAGTAAAAAATGAATAAAATTAAAATTTGCACTATTTGTAGCAAAAACTTTAAATGTTTAGTAAATATATTGGATAAGTATTTTGATGATCCTATATGTTCTGATGAATGTTCAAGAATAGCTCAAGGAAAAACTTGGCCAAAAGAAGAGGATTGTCCAGGTTGTCCAAACAATATTAATTTGGATCATAAGTTAAGTTGTTCATATCGAGGAGGTTATGTGAAAATTCCCATGAAGCTAAAAAAAGAATAAATAATGTGCCGCGGTCTGGGTAACCAAGTAGATTTCCAAAATCAACTTTGCAGGGTCCGATTCCCTGGCGGCATGCTAAAATGGCTCTATATCCCAACGGCAGAGGAGGATCTTTCAAAAAGATTTAATGTGTCGGTTCGAATCCGACTAGAGCTACAAATTAATTTTTAATTAAAGAAAGATATAATAATGACATGCAGACATCAGTGGGGCGATCCTAAATGCGGATCTTTTGAAGATCAATTAACAGAATCTATTGATTTGGTTACTAATTTCTTAGGAAATCCAAACACAACACATTTCAAGAAAGAGCTTAAAAAAGCTAAAGAGTTAGTTGAAAAACACTCTCAAGAAAATATAAACCAAAACACGCCAGATAGCTATCAATTTGTAATAGAAAAAATATGCCGAAAAGGACCTCATTTAGTTATACAAGCTAGGTACCCAAATTGTGCCAAATGTAGCTACGAAGGAACTAAAACAATGGCTTTCCTAAATGTTACCGAACTTGATGTGATTAGATGGAAGAAGATTGATCCGCACTTTTCTGATCCAAAAGAAAAAAGAGCTGTGGATGAAGCTCCATCTCCTGCAGCTAGATTTCCTGCTAGTGAAAAAGGGTGGTGTGATGCTATTCAATATATTTCAAATATTAAAGCTTAACAAATTGAATACTAAAAATAATATTGGTGTTTTAATTAAAGTAGGTTGCGTTCCTAACGGACATAAAATAACAAAAAGGACTGGCGAAACTTTGTATGAAGTGATAAGGTCTATTTCAGTTTATGGAGCTGAAAGTGCAGAAAAAGTTGTTATTGTTAAACCTAAGCTTAACTCTGTTTTTTTAAGTAGAGGAACTAATACAGATCATATTCTTAAAGAAAAAAAAGTGATAGTTTGGTTTAGTGATTTTTTAAGCGCATACGCATTTCTTAATGAACATAAATTTGATGAAGATTTTGAATATCCAGAAGAAATTGGGGTTGTTGTTAATATAAATTATATTGAAAAAAATCAAAAATGTGGCAAAATTAGCGATAAAGGAAACTGTTATACGGTTAAAAATTCTGTTGATTTAAATGATGCTAAAATTACATCAGTAAATGGTATTAGATTTTTAGTTGATGATAAAGGTAATGCTCAAGCTGTTCCTAGTGATTTTAATGTAATGGTTAACTTTAAATCATTAGATGAAAACAATGAGTGTAATTACATTAATGAGCCAGGTTCGCGAGCTGCTGATTTTATTTATAATATTTATAATATTTATCACGGCAAATAACTGCTGATTATGAAAAGGGATAAATTATGAAAAATTTAAAAGAAATTGACGATGCTATTGATAGGTGGCATAATAGTGATTCTGAACTTAACCTTCACGAATATTTAAGCTTGACTTGGAGAGAGTACATTTTATTTGCAGGTAATCCAGATGAATTTGAAAAATTATTGAAGAAAAGAGAAAAAAAAAATGAAGGTATATATTATATCACGAGGCGAAAAATCTGAGGGTTCAAACATTGTAGATATTTTTAATGAAAGAAAAAAAGCCGTTGAATGCGCATTGGCTCAACAAACTCATTTTGAAGGTGGGTGGGTTAAAATTGATGATAATTATTATGAAAATGGATGTGACTTTGTTTCAGTTCAACGCTTTAAAATGAAAAGAAAGAAAAAGGAATAATTTATGAAAACGCAAAATTTTTGTTTTTGGCTCCAAGGATTTTTTGAGTTAGATAATTCAGAAGAAATCTCTAAAGAGCAAGTAGTTAAAATTAAAGAGAGATTACACTCTTGTTTCATTCATGAGGCAGAATCAATTGTTTTAGAAGATTATAAATCTAAAACACCCCTAAACACCCCTAAACACCCCTAAAAACCCAAACATCTTTTTTAAAGACAATAATTCAGGTGGCTATGATAGAACAAAAAGGAGATGCTAGAATGACCAGTGAAGATTTTTGCAATTGGCTTAGTGGGTATTTTGAACTAACAAATAAAGAAACCATCAGTTTAGAGCAATCAGAATGTATTCAACGTCATTTGAGAATGGTGTTTATTCATGAAATTGATCCCTCTTTTGGAGATCAAGAGCATCAAGATGAATTAAATAAGGCTCATAATGTTTTAATTTCTATTGGTGAAATTAGTTATGAAGATAACGTAAGATGTTAGAAGGAAAAATAATATGATTAAATTTAATGTTGCAGATGTAGAAGTTGCCACACACAAACTTCAAGAGGTATCAACTGAAAAAGCTTTAAGTTATTGCATATACCAGAACCAGAAAGTAGAGAAGACCGCCTCGAAAGAATAGTGAGTGGTAAAAAGAAAAACGCTCCAGAATACAGTGTTCCAGAATCTTTTTCTGGAGTTGATGAGACAATTGTTACCTGCGGATATAATGGTTTGGTTGGAGCTATTCATATGGCTTTTGATCAACATCGTCCATTAATTTTAGATCCTGATTGTATTTGGTTGGCAATTTCTCAATCATTGGCGCGTCATATTGAAATGAATGCTGAAGAACTTCGTCATCATTTTGTAAATCACGAAGGTAAAGAAACCATAAAAGTAGTACGAAATAATTATATTAAAGGTAGTCAAAACAATTGGATAGACTCTTTTGATGAATTTTCTTCTAAAATAAAAGATTACATTGGTAAGAAACATGATTTGATCATAGCTAATTTTTCTACAACTGGACCATTACAAAAAGCAGTTTCTGAAATTGTTTTGATGGATTCTATGAAGTCATATTTTAGTTATGAATGTTATACTTGGTGCGGAATTCCATCAATCACTCTTGAAGGAACAGTTGAAGATTGGAAATTATTAAGATCAAAAGCTCAATGCTTAGGAGAATTCGGCCTTAGTGATTGGGTTGATAATCATCTGTTACCGGTTTTAGATCAATTTGTAGAGGCGTCTCAAGGAAATGTAGATAAAAAATTTTGGAAAAGCATATACAACATGAATGGCGGCTCAGGTAAACCAAACTTTAATGGTTGGGTAAATACGTTTTTCCTTTATCTTAAAGATGGACCCAATAATTTTAAAAAGAATGATAATTTTGTTAAAAAAGGTTGGATTGGAACTGGTTTTGATGAGCTTCCTAGCGGTCTCTCCAAAGTGCCATTTAAATGGATATACCATGATAAAACATTTGACATGGAGTTTGTTGGTGGTATAATAGGTATAGAACAATTTGATGACATGGCTTTGAAGCCTAAATTTGGCTGGGCTGTTCAAGAAACAAAAAAATAAGGAGAATAATCATGACCTGTATTATAGCTGTGGAACATAAAGGTAAAGTTTGGATGGGTGGAGATAGCGCGGGAACTAGATCTGACATGCATCAACAAAGTAGATCTGATAAAAAAAGTTTTTATTAAACAAGATTTTATCATTGGTTTCTGTGGATCTTTTAGGATGGGCCAATTATTAGCTCATTCATTAGAAATTCCCAATCACCCCAAAGGTATGGATGATATGAAGTTTCTAGTTAAAAAATTCACTAAAGCTGTTCAAAAATGTTTGGACGTAGGTGAAAGTGGTTTAGAGCCATATTTCTTATTTGGATATCATGGTAAGCTTCATGGTATGTATGGTGACTATCAAATTAGCTCTAATAATGATGGGTTTAGTTCGGTAGGCTCAGGGAGCGATTTAGCCCTTGGAGCTATGCATGTGACCAAAGGTATGTGGAACCCTGAAAAAAGGATTCTGAATGCCCTCAAGGCTGCTGAAGCAGGCAATGCTGCTGTACGTGCACCTTTCATCCTTTTAAAGAAATGAAAAGAGATTCTTCAGTTATTAATATTAAAGGTTTAGATATGCTTAATATTATTGGAAGTTCATTGGAAACTTTAATTTTAATTCATAATAAAGGTTGGTTTCATTCAGGAAATGAAACTGATCTTTTGAATTATTTTAAAAATAACTCCTGCTTAAAAGATGAGGAATTAAATAAATGGACCCTTATCTTAAAAGCTTTTGTTGCTGGTGGGTGCGGTAGTTTCCTTAATTTTCCAAATGGGTTAATTATTAATGCGTCAACAATTTCAGAAGATAAATTAGAATATTATTCTTATAATGAAGAAGATGGTATGTTTTGTCAATACTGTGGAGATGATCTTATGATAGGAGATCACATTTATCAAGATCAAGAAAATTGCAACATTCATCAAATTTGTTGGAATTGGTCATCTAGATTTTATAATTTGGAAGATAAAAAAGAGGCTCAAAGCAAATTAAAATCGTTAATTTGGGAGTGATAATAAATGGAAAAAGAAACTTTAGACCTTAAAAAAGCTTTTGATTTAATTGATGAGTTTCAAAGTAAATTTAATATTGATTATTTTAAATATGAAGATGGTTTAGTTCAAGGTTGTGATAAAAATGGTAATGTTGTAATAATAATGACTAAGGAAGATTACGAAGATATTAAAAAATATCAATGTGATATCTGAAATTCAACTCGTTTACCTTTTTCTGAATATCTTGCATCATTAAAAGTTGAATCTAATTGAATTTCAACTCTTGAACGAACATCATTCTCTAAATAAGGCGTGTTAATAGTTACTTCATAGTAATCATCATAACTCCCACCAAGACTAGTAGTAATGAATCTTTCTTGACCTCTCAATTCACCTGGAGCAACTTTCATGATTTCTTTAACGATATTTTCATGATTTAATTCAGGTTGATGTGGAAACCCAACATACTGAGCTTTTTTTAGCAAATGCAATAGCGGCTTGTAGAATTTTATCAGAATACATATTTATCTCCTATAACTATTATATACAGTATTTTTGATAGAAATAATTTAGATAATCTTAAACTAACACAAATAACTCGATATAGTATGTGCGTCGGGGCCACAGTACTAATTGGGAAAATATTGGTCTTGCACATCGAAGAAATGAGTTCGAATCTCGTTGGCTCCACAAAAAAACTTGACATCAATCAATAAAACGCTATAATACATACACATGCTAACGGAAAACAACATAATCTTAACACAAAAAAGGCTTGACAAGCTTGATGATAAGTGTTATCTTACTCTTAAGGAACAGGCGATTCAAATTAATGAACTTGAAGATACGCTTGCTGTGATTGAACAGTTTAGTGAGAATATTATTGAAAATAATAAAGACTTTTTTAATGAAGCCACATGACTTTGTTGTTGAATAATTAGGATAAAACCCTTGGTTCTCAACAACGAACCAGGGGTTTTTCGGTTTTAAAGTTTGAAAAATGATGCGGGACGGCCTGGTTGGCCTTATCTCCCTGATATGGAAATTGTTCCAAGTTCGATTCTTGGTCGCATCACCGAGAGATTTATCTCTCAAAAACCCTGATAAACTAATCTAGTGAAAGTGCGCGTTTGAAGAACGTGAAAGGTTGGAGCATAACCAACATCAGGGACCAGTGGCTTTGTTGCTTGGTAGCAATGCGCAAATAAGGGTTCAATTCCCTAGAAGCCACTGAGCTGCTTTGTTCGTCTAATTGGTTTAGGACTCTTGATTTTCAATCAGGATAATGTCGGTTCGAATCCGACACAGAGTGCAGGTTTTTGGAATTATGCGCATTTGGATATAATGTAGAAATGAGTTAGTTTATTCATATAATGAAGAAAAAATTCGATCTTCATTGCTAGGATTGGCTCCTCCAGAAAAATCAGAAAGATATTTATTATTACAAAAAACTATTAGAGATGTAGGTTTTAGAATAAAAGAAATAAAAAAAAAGTCAACCTCAATACAAAAGTTGGAAAGAAGAATATTTAATGTTAGAAAAAAAAAATTATCAGATTACATTCGTCATTTAACAAGTAATGACAAGAAGACATTAAGCCAAAAGGCATTAAAAGCAAGTGAAGAGGTTGGTGAACTTGCTAAATGTGTTTTGCCTTTTGATAATGCTCCGGGAACTATTCATAGATTTGTTGGACGTAAGAAAATTATTGAAGAGGTTTGTGATACAATTTTAACAGTTTTATCAATTGCGTATGAATTAGAGGCAACTGATGATGAAATTGAAGAGATGCTTAATCTTAAATCTAAAAAATGGGCTGATCTTCAAGCTCGTGAAGGTAAAGTTAAGTACCCAATCCCTTATGAAATTCATATTACAGTAGATTTTAATGAGAGTTTTGATACTTTATCATCTAAAGATAAGCTTGAATATTTTAAAGAGAACTGTTTGGATATTAAAATCAAACCTATTCTTCTTGATTTGCATTTGAAAGATGGAGCTGTTTTTAAGGATTTAATGACATCTTCTGTATTTATGGGTGATAACAGGGGAGCTTTTCAGGAGATGAAAAGAATTTCAGATGGTTTAAATCTTAAAGGTTGGAAGGTTATAAGGGAAAAGATTGAGACAATTCCTTGGCACCCTGCAGCACCTTCCGAAAAACACCAGCAACCTATAATGCCTGAACATTGTTATTTCGAATGTCATCTTAATGTTTGTGCTCCTACTTCTAGATTGGAAGAGTTGGCACAGATTGCTTGTGAGTTTGGTGCGAGGAAATCTCAAAATATATTTAAGAAGGTTAATGATGATATTGTTAATATTATGATCACATATCGTGATTATGAAAAGGTATTTGAGAAATTTAAATCTCATCTTGATAAAATCAAAAATAAATTATCTAATGAGGGATTTGAGGTTGAGAAGGAAATTGTTGAGTTTTCAATTTATGATACTAAAATGTCTCATGATGCAGAGTGGATTTTAGGGTAAATAATATGAAAGAATTAATTAAAAAAATAGCTTCTGAATATAATTGTTCAGAGATGAATTTCACCAAACAAGGTAAATTATATAAAAAATCAAGAGAAGAATTTCAAGATAAAGTAGATTGGTTTAATATATCTATTGGTCAAAAGTTATCAGAAGACTTTATAAGAGAATTTCAAAATAAAGTAAATTGGAAAAATATATCAAGATATCAAGATTTATCAGAAGATTTTATAAGAGAATTTCAAGATAAATTAAACTGGTATGATATATCTAAATATAAAAAATTATCTGAAGATTTTATTAGAGAGTTTGAAGATAAAGTAGATTGGTATGATATATTTAGATGTCAAAAACTATCTGAAGATTTTATTAAAGAATTTAAAGATAAAGGTTGGTGGTCTGCAATATCTTTTTATCAAAAACTATCTGAAGAATTCATGGAAGAGGTTGGTTTACCTGAACCTAACCCTGAAACAAATTGGTTATACAAATCAGTTGAAGATAAATTAAAATATATTAAAGAGAACACTAATTATGAAATTGTAGATAATGAAACAACAATTATAGCATATAAATCAGTAAAAGAAGATGGTCATAGTGTTTTTAATTTTCAATATAAATATGAATTAGGTGGAACATATGAATGTCATTGTGATATGAATATTAATAATGAAAACTCATTTGGATTATCTTCTTGGACAATTGAAAAAGCAAAGAATTATTATTCAGAAGGTAAAATATTCAAGGTAAAAATTCCGATTAAGAGTATTGGAGCAATTGTACATAATAACAAGAAGATTAGAAGCAACAAATTAGAAATTTTAGAGTTAGTAGATGTATGAATTTTAGGTAACCAAAAATGGGCGTAAAGTTAAAGATATGAATGAAAATCATATTAAATTTACCATTAAATTAATAAAACATAAACTTAATTTTGCATATAATGCTAATCCTCATGTTTTTGGTGAAGAAATACTTTATACTTATAAACACTATTTTATTAAAGTATGGGAACCTTGGGTCAAAATATTTGAGAATTGGAGAAAAGAAAAAATAGGATGGCATAGCACCGTAACTGTAAGAGAAAATGTAATTAATAAAATTAAAGAATTAGAATTAAATGATATTAATAATGAAATTTTATCTAGAATTCTTAATGCTTTATTTTATGATCATGGTTATAATTTCATAATTTCAGACAATGAAGAAGAATGTGAAGATTTACTTTTAGAAAATTTATCAATTAATAAACATATTGGATCTATTTTAACTCTTTTATTGATGATATAGAAGATTTAATAGTTAATAGAAAGAAAACTTAATGAAAACAAAAGAATGTAATTATGTAGTATTTGAGTCGCCTGGCACTTTATTTAGCGAATCATCATCAAAAGCAATTAATACTTGGGACATTAAAAAAGCAATTGAAATGTCAAAAAACATTTCAGAAAGATACAGTGCTAAACCATATGGGTTTTATTTTGAAACATATCTAGAGTTAGATGAAGATGATGCACCTTTAGATTTTGTATCTAAAAAAATAAAAACTAGTGGATTACATTATCTTAGTGGTAAAGTAGAAACTTTTGATGAAATTACCGAAAGAGATGATGATAAAGAAGAAATTTTACGATCAAACATGAAATGTAATAATTCATGGGTATTAGTAACTAATACTAATAGTTTTAAAGTAAAAAGATTTTTTCATGGTGATGATGTAATTATTAATGATGATGGTGAAATAATTGATAAAGCATCAAATTATAAACATTATTGTGATGAAATGACTGAAAAATGGGATAAGATATGGAGTTTAATGTAACAGCATATTTTAAGCCATAAAACAACATCGCTGTTAGTAAATAATTTATCCCGGCAAATCATATTCAACAGCGGCCCAAGCATGCATATTGGCAGCTTCAGTTGCTGTTGCAATTGTTCCTTGTATAAATCCAAAAGCAGCGATTCGTCCGTTAATAATTGAAGTGTTCAATAGAGATCCAACCCAAACCTCAGTCATACCAGTTTCCGTACTAGCTATTGAATCTGTTCCTGCAAAAACACCATCAACATAAAGATTAACTTCTCCACCAGTGGTATCTAAAGTAAAACAAAATGTATGAACGCCAACATCAAATGCAGATGGAAGCAAATCAAAATCTGACGCTCCCCCGTCATAAAAATAGGTGTGACGATTGCTTCCACCGTTAATAAGAAGGCCACTTCGATTAGCGGAGCTTACGTCTTGAATCATTGCTAAATATTGATTTCCAACTAAATCATCTATTTTGGCCACACTAAAAATCGTCCAATCATTTTCGCCAGTTAATCCGATTACTTTTAGTGTTTCACCATTATCAGGATCGAACTCAATAACTGTTTTATTATTAAATTCAGGATCAGATCCAATATGAAGTGGGGCATTAGTATGTGGCACCAATACCGTTGTATTTGGAGATATATCAGATTGCCATTGAACTACATTACCAGAAGTTACCGTATGTTTATTAGTAAAAAATTCTGTCCAAGAAATAACATCCTTGATATCCAAAATTTGCTTTACATCATCTCTTGTTTCGCCTTTGAGGGCTGAAAAAATTCGTTCGCCTGTTTCGTCATATCCGGCATAGTAACCATAATGCACACTATCAAAATAAGTAGTAGAGCCTTCCATATCAGTGTTATCAATATAATATATTGAATTTGGATTCTCATCTGCTAATTGCTTTTGAGCATCTCTTACTCCAATTACAGGAAGCAAACTACTCCCTCGGGCTTGTGCGTCTCCAATAGTAGAAACAATAACCCATTTGATTCCCGGATAATCTATTTGGGTTTGATCATAAATAGCCTTAAGCGAAGCGTAGTAGCTGGCTTGCGTTGATGCACCATTGGCCTCCCCTTGAACCCAAACATATAGTTCTGGAACAATGCCACTACTAGTTACATAACTATTAATTAAATCATAATTATTTAAAGAGCCATGTTAAGAGTTATCACCAAAAAAAGCGTTGGTTGCGCTTCCAGGTTCAAAATAAGAGATAGCTTGACTTGTGTAAGCAAGCGTATAAGCTCTAACTGTTTGTCCAGTGGCGTCAGCTAACCTTCTAAGAAGCAATGATCCCATAGCTCCGCCTCCAGGACCAAGGGTAGATTTTGCACTTGCATGACCATCCACCATTTGTACAAACGCACCTGCGGTCTCGCCCCAGGCTAAAATATCAGCTCCCAAATGATTTTCTGTGCGAGAACTTCCTAGAGTACCTTCTGGTACAGCTGCAGCATTTGATTGACCATTAATGATAACAGTCAACGGAAAAGCTTGAGCAATTCTATTATCAGCAGTTCTTCTCCAATTAGCACCATCACTAATAGCGGTACCCTCACCACCAACTTCATCGGTAACAATAACAGTTTTACCTACATATAAAGAGGCGCTTGGGAGATTACTAACAGTTAATCTTTGTTTTGGGATGTAAGTCATATGATATCCTTATATAATAAACCACTGAGTACCATCACTTATAATAGTGATTGACTCATATTGAAGTGTTAACTGATAATTTAATTGACCATCAATTGTTTCTGCTCCATTACCATCAACAGTAACGGTATTTCCGCTTACATCAATTTTTTTAATTATAATTTTTTTAAAAGATTCGGCGGCCAAAGGTAATGTCACTGAAAATGATCCACCAGTTGCATCAGACAAAATTACATCATTAATATTTAAAGCTGCGTATGTTGTTGTTACGCTGGTTGTGGGGTAAATTACAGGACTTGCTGTTGCTGCAGCAAAAGCAGCTGGCGCAATAATTGCGTTATTAGTTGTGAAAACCCCATCAGATCCAATTGCGGCATAAGTTGTTGACACACCACCAACTTGAATTTCCTCTGCAGTACCAGCTACATCTAAATGATCTACTAAATCACTGCCTGTAGAATAAGAAATAGAACCTGAAGTATCAACCCAAGCACCTCTACCAGCCCAATCTACTCCCCATACTTTTCCAATTAATCTAGCAACACTCCCGCTATGTACACTAATAACAGGGTCTACTGTATAAGTTTGGTCAAAACCTGCTAACCATGCTCCAGAATTAATTGATAAATGCCCACCAAATCTTAAATCAACACCTAATGGCTGAACTCCGCCAATACCCGCTTGAATTACGCAAGGAGCAATAATTGCTAAGTTACCTCTTGTGCCTGTACTTCTTATAACACTTGCAAAACAACAACCATAAAAATCAGCTTGTCCAGATCTTACTTGATAAGTAGTTCCATTTTGATCAAATAATGAGCCTTTGTGGACTCCGTTTGAACAACCATTGTCTTGAGTACAATGAGGCGCCTCTAACCAGCAACCAGTTGTGAAAACTTTTCCATTAACAGATTCTAAATTAGAATCATTTGAGCTAAGATCTGGTTTAGTAAAATGAATATAATTAAACTGTATTGCTGATCCGTTTGCTGGGGCTGCTTTAATTGGGCCCCCATGAAGAGTAATTAGATCTAGAATTTCATAATCATCACCAATAGTTGGAGTAACAGTTGCGAATGAATTATCTCTCCAAAGAGGACTGAATCTAGCTTGTTTAGTACCAAGGTCTTTAATAATCCACCCAATAGCTCCAGAATTTGATCCTGAAGTTAATCTAATTAATTTACTAAAAAATCCACTAGCAGTCCAAGAGACAGGTATATTAGTATCCTCAATCATCCCAGTAATTCCTGGCGACATTGTTTCATCATAAGCTGTTACATCAGTAAGCGTTCCAGTTCCCAACACTGTCGGATCTCCCTGAACAAAAAGGCCCACTTTATAATTACCTTCAAAAGTATAAGCTGTAACCCCAAACCCTGGGACTTCTTCATTTAAATCAGTTTCAACTGTTAAAAATGTAAAATTAGGAACAGTTCCAGTGCCAATTCTTCGATTAAACTCAGCCAATGAAGCTAAAGCTTCATCAGAAGTTAAACCATCATTTTCATCATCTCCTGTTGAAGCGTTAACATACCAAGTTGATTGGTTTAACCAACGTTTACTCTCTGTTTGTTGCCTAAACCATCTTCCTATTCCAGTGCTTGTATTAACAATTGTAATACCATCCGCTGTGTCAGCAGCTGTTTTTTTCAGTATAAAAGAATCATCTAATGTTGAAACAGAAATTACAGAACCATTTGGGTACAAACCAATATCCAAAGCTGTTAAAGCTAAAACATTAGCTACTCCCCGCATTCCTTTAAGATCTCCCGTTCCAATATCAGCACCAGCATTTTCCAAGAATGTTGCAAATTCTGAGTTATATTGGACTAAATCAATTGAAGAATCTTCAATGGTTATAATGTTTTGCTGAATCTTTTTTAGAAGTTCTCCTTTTAATAAGGAATTCTTAATATCGGCTTCAGAGACATATGGAATATTCATTAGGTCATAAGTTGCCCCAACTACAATTTTCATTCCAAAAATCTTGATCGTTCTTTTTGTTGAATTATTCTTAACAACAAACTTTGAATCAAAACCCTTTTTAAAATTTGTATTAAAACCAACGTTCATATTTGTACCCATAAAAGAATAATTAAAGTTTCGTAATTATGATAATTTATTAGTTATTAATTCTTTAGTTTTATAATACGATCAATCATCGTAGTGATAAAACTACCTGGGTGAATTAAGTAGAAAAATCCTTGACAAAAGCTTCATTGAACACTAATGTAGGGGCAAGAAAGACAACAAAACTTTTGCGAGAGACATATGGCGTATATTTATGAATTTGCTTTTCTATGTGAAAACTTATTAAAAGCAAAAAAAATACAAAATTATTTTACATACTCAATTGATGACGGTATTCATAAGTGTAAAATTAATGATTTAGATTGTAGACTTTTTGTTAAAAGTCATAATATCATTAATGGTGATGAAGAAAGTGATCCCAATCTTAATTGGGTATCTATAATTCCATTTAATGAAGAAACAAAGCAAATTAAATGAGCTTCAGGTAAATTTGAGGATAAAGTAGCGAGTGATAATTTTGAAATAGAAATTTTTAATAGTATTTTTTTTAGTGATTCTGAATTAGAATTTATTTTCGCTTCTCCAGGGGTTGAAGTGGTTGGATTTAGAGATCAAGAAGAAATTTTTGAACTAATTGAAGAAAATGAAGTAGAAATGGGTAAATCCTTAATAAGTAAAGATATATGGAAGAAGGCAGGGTCACCAGAAAAATGGATGCCTTGGGGAAATTATTTGCTTGGCAGTTGAGCTAATAAATAATATATAAGATAATTTTATATTTTAAAGGTAAAATATAAACATTAATAAAACAATAACAGAAAGAGAAAAACAAAATATGAGTTTAAATAAAGTAATCCCTTTTTTAATTTTAGCCCTGATGGGGTGTTCAACCTCAAATGAAACTCCAACGGTAGGAGTTGTTAGTCAACATATGTCGCAAGGAGGTGGGGGCAGTTCACCTCTTCCAGGGCCTCAAGTGTGTGATAGTGTAACTGCTAGTCCAACCGAGGTTCCTTTAGCTAGTGATGTTTTTATTCCTGAATCATCAACTCAAGTAACAAATGGTGAAAGGTATCAAGTATCATCTGATTCATCAGAATATGTCGATCAGCTTTGTCATACTCAACTACTAGCCACAACTACTCATTCAAAAGAATACATTGTGCAGTGTGGCTTGTTTCAAACGTTAGTTTGGGTTGGTCCACATAAGAAGCTAGTTGTAGATATGGGTGGTCATAACAGTGGGTTTGCTCCTGTTGTTAATGGTCAGCTTCAAGGTGGAGGTAAAGAACTTGCTCAACTTCTAGCTAGAATTGAGGCTTTAGATCCAACCAAACCGATTGGAGCTATGGTTCCTAGTCACCCTCATGCGGATCATACTGGTAACCTTTTAGGTCTTAAGTTAGCTGACCCTTCTATTAGAGTTATTGTTAGCAAATGGTATTTAAGAGAAGTTGAAGTTAATAATTTACCTTTAGTAACTCCTATTTTCAAAATTCCTGGTGTTACAGTTATTCGTAAGAGAGATGGTACGTTCATGTTTGACGGTCATCAATTTGGATTACATACACCTGTTGCTGTAGCTCATACTCCAGCTGATTCAATTGTGATTACTCCTGGTAAAAGCTGTATGGTAGTTGATATTCTCCAGCCTGGTCGATTAGTATTTGTTAATATGTCTGTTGTGCAAAATGTTGACGGCATGATTACTTTACTTAATTACTTAGGTGGTTTAGCAGATGCTGGTGTTTGCGAACAAGGGGTGTGGGGACATTTTAATGTTTCTTCAGGAGCAAAAGTTAAAGAAGATATTGATCATGCAAAAGAATGGATTTTTGACCTTCATGGTGCATTTTGGGGAGCTTTAGGCTCAATTCAAGCTGATGGTTTAACTTCAGATGATTTCTTTCCAGATGATTTAGAAGATGATGGAAATCCTTCTGATCCTTATGACTTTCATGCATCAGCTGGTATTAGTAGGCTGTTTGATGAAATTGCATTAAGGATGCACGAAATACTTGCTCCTAAATATTTTGAGCGAATTGGCTTTTCAGGAAGTCGTGAACATGCAAAAGAGCTTCTTAGGTTCGTCTTCCTACATCGTTTAACTGCTGCGGTAGTTGATCCTTCTGCTCCTCCTGGCGCACTCCCACCATGGGCGTTCCCATCATTCGATAACATTCCTTACGGAACTTTGCCTTACAACAGGTACTGGTAATATAATTGCAAGGTATCATTAGATACCTTGCGCTTAGCTGATGTAGTTTAACGGTAAAACATATCTTTTGTAATGATACGTTGTGGGTTCGATTCCCTCCATCAGCTCAATTCTTAATTACTTGACTTGCTCCACCTGGAATGTCACCATTCTTAATTTCAATAACTAAATCTTTCAAAACATCTTTTGCAAACATTTGATGTAGTTTTTTTGACAAAGCTATAACCATATTAAACTGTTTCAAAGCTTTTTCATGATTCCCATGAATAGGATCAAAAACAAAAAAAGTCATTTTAATATATGGTGTTTCTTTAAAGTTTGAGGGTGATTTGCTTATACCTTGAACAACGTTGAATTTTATAGATGAATCACCTTGATCAATTAATCTGTTGCGAATATTAAACCCAATGTTTTTTGTAGCGTTCTTAAGAGCCGAAGCTTTTAAATCATCACTTAATTTCTTAAACCTTCTAGCTAATTTAGATATCTTTTTCATCCCTTATATGGGATTTTATTGAGGTAAAATATGACATATTGGAAAACATTAAGCCAAAAACGAGTTTACTCAAACCCTTATTTCTCAATTAGGGAAGATAAAGTAGTCAGACCAAATGGTAAAAGTAGCTCTTATTACATAGTAGATAAACATGAATCAGTTTTTATTTTACCAATGAATTCTTTAAAAGAAGTTTGTTTAATAAAACAATTTAGATATCCTACTAATACTTGGTCTTGGGAAGTTCCTGCTGGATCAACAGATGGGCAAGAACCATTGATTGCGGCTCAACGAGAGTTGCAAGAAGAGACTGGGTTAATCGCAAATTCATGGGAAGAAATTGCTAAGTTCCCAATTGGAGCTGGTTTATCCAATAATATTGGGCATATATTCATTGCTAAAGATATAATTTCTATTGGAGAAAATCGTCAAGAAGAAGAGGGAATTGTTGATTGTCAGTATTTTTCCATTGACATTATCAAGAAAATGCTTATTAGTGGAGAGATGCAAGATGGTCCTAGCATTTCGGCTTTAGCAATTGCTTTTTGGAGATAAATGTTATTTTTGATATTATTTTTGGTAATTAATTCTCAACCATTACATGAAACTAATGGAGATTGCCATAGTTCATATCAAGATCCAAATGATTGTAGGCATTTTTGTGATCATGTTTTTTGTGATTGCATAAAAGATAAAAAGAAGAGTTGTTTATCTGAACATGCAAAATGTAGCAATAAATGTTATGATGATGGAAAGGTTCATTTTTAATGATTATATCTTTAACATTGCATCAACATTTAGTTGATATAGATTGTGGAATTAATATTTGGGAAAATGTTTCAAATAAATATTCTTCAGCTAAATTAATTAAAGGATGTCCATATAATTCAATTAACATTGAAATTAATGAAAATATCTTTAAAGATTTGATTAATGAATTTAAACATTTGTTAATTATTAAGGAAATAAAATGAAGAATAAAATTAAAAAAATTAACAAGAAATTATTGAAACTTAAAGATAAAAAAGAGAAATTAATATCAGAAATAAAATCTAATTGCAATCATAAATTAATTTATGCAATAACAAAAATTTTTGAAGGGTATGAGTATGATTTAAAACCTATACGAGGAATAAAAACTCGTATTTGCAATAAGTGTACACTAGAAGAAGAATCAAATTTTGATAGCGAAAATGTAGCGGTTTTCGATAAATTACTTGAACATAAAACTACGAAAATTGTACATTTACATTATTTAGACTTTCATAATAAACTAAAAATAGATGAAGTAAGAAAGCAGTTTGAACTTTAGCTTGACGCCACGCCTAGAGGTGTTATATTAAGCAAACAAAGGAGAAAATTATGCCCAATACAACAACAGAAACACTCGGTCCTGCAGAACGGACCATCAATATGCTATTATCTTACACAGACCATCTTTATCATGGAAGGTGTGGTGTAGTTATTCCAGATGCTACCAGCCCAATTGGAGTTAAGTGGATTCCGGTTACTCATAAAGAAGAAGATGGCAAGAAAATTGTTTATAGTCTTAATAAAATTGGGCGAAAAGTTCACCAAACTAGAATGGGAGAATTGCAAGATGATAATTCCGTTCAAGATGGTGCGCGAAAAGTTGGTGAATATCGTAAACCCGGATTGTATCCTGAGGTCGCAGCGTGGATGTATAAGCAAGCTGCTGACGTTTGGAAAATGAATAATGAATTTTCGGCCCGCTGGGCATCCTACGCTTTTACACAAGACCATCGAGATCTTAAAGTTGTTTTGGCAGCTTTGATGCTTGTTCAAAATCGCAAAGGAATTCCGATTAAAGAAAATGGAGAAGTTGTTTTCTTTGATGATGATTTTCGTGATGTTGGCGAAGCCATGATTCTAACTGTTGATCGTAAAGATAAGAAAGATCTAAACCCTAAACTTCTTCTTCGAATTCATGATTTACTTTCTCTTCCTGAGATTGCTGAAATTAATCGCGATCTTGGATTTGGGCGGTCTGCTCGCAAGCCATTTTATGGTCGTTGGCACAAAGCGGTTGAAAAGTGGATTCGTTATCGTGAAGATAATTCTAAGCTTTTAAATGGTTTGGTTAAAGCTGGTTTTCGCAAAACTGTGATGGAACTATCAAGACGAGTTGGTTACAAGCCTTCTAGTCCAAAATACTTCGAAACTTTGCGGTGGAAGCAGGCTCAAGCCAAAGATGGTAGACGTGAAATAGCTATTGGTAAGGCTGTAGCAACAGCTGAGACATGGGAAGGTCTTTCTGAAGCTGAAATTTGTGAGCGAATTGTTAAGAATCCTCTGAGTTATAAGCGCATTGTTGGTATGGTTCCAGCTAGTGTTGGGTTGACACGAGCAATTGTTGCAGCTTCAATTGAGGCTCATTGCCTTTCAGATAAGGATTTAATTATTCTAACTCCGACATTGGAAGAGTTAGGTCTTTTGCAAGATCCTGAAGTTAAAAATCGCTGGGAAGCTGCAATGAAAACTGCAACTGACACAAGGGCTGCTAACATTGCTTCCCGTGTTAAAAATCAAAGCACGAAGGATAAACTTCAAGAAGCTGCTGATACGGCTGTTAAGGCGGCTGTTGAAAAGGAGATGGATAATATCAGAATTTACTTTATGGTTGATATCTCTGGTTCTATGCAAGGTGCAATTGAGCAAGCTAAAGTTTATTTGGAAAAGTTTTTACAAGCGTTTCCTATGGATAAAATTCACATTTCTGTCTTCAATACTATGGGTCAGGAAGTTAAATTAAGAAGCTCAACTGGTGTTGGAGTTCGTCAAGCTTTTAGTAATTACAGTGCTGGAGGTGGTACAGATTATGGAAGTGGTGTTCGGGCTCTACAACATAATAAGCCAAGTGTAGATGAAGATGTTCTTTTTATCTTTATTGGAGATGAGGGTGCTGCTGATTTTCAAGGAGCGGTTAATAAATCTGGTTTAAATCCTGTTGCTTTCGGTTTTTTGAAGGTTGACGGAGGTTGGGGTTATAATAGGTTTGCGGTACAAAATACTGCTACTAATTTAGGGATTCCTTGTTTTATGATTGATGAAAATATTTTTGGAGACGTTTATCAGCTTCCAAGAACATTGTCTGCATTAATTCAATCAACTCCAGTTAATCGTGAAGCTATTGGTAGAGTTGTTCAGAAGAGAGTTTCTTTGGCTGAATTGATTATGAAGACTGAATTATTGGAACGTCCAATGTGGGTGGCATAAATTGAATCCTCTTCTTGAAAAGAAAGACTTATTTGACGCTATTGGTTCTCTTTTAAGTAGAGGAGAAAAATCTGATACGCATTACACTTGGAATTTTTGGGGTGATGTTAAATCAAATAAAATAAGCACAAAAGAAGTTCTTAAAGCTATTGATGAGTTAAATAATGATGATGTAGCTTGTTTAGTTAAAAAATGGCTTGTTGTATGTGTAGAAGACTACGAATATCATGAATTAAAAAAAGATGAGTGACACGCCAAAAGAATTAATCATTAACGCTATTGAAATAGCTAAATCTAAACAAATAAAAAAATAGGCAGGGGTAAAATATCTAAAATTGAATTAAGTTTAAGAAAGAAATACGTAAAAATTAAAAGTTAATAATATGAAAATTTATAAACCAGAAAAATTTGATTTTTCATCAAAAGAAAAATGGGTTTTTTTAAAGAATTTAAAAACGTAATTGATTGGAAACGCCTATCTCTTCAAGAATTACCAGAAGATTTTATAAGAGAATTCAAAGATAACGTTTGGTGGAATGAAATATCTGAATATCAAACGTTATCAGAAAATTTTATTAGAGAATTTCAAGATAAAGTACATTGGCACAATATATCTTTAAACCAAACGTTATCAGAAAATTTCATAAGAGAGTTTCAAGATAAAATGGTGTGGTATTGGGTGCAGAGATATCAAAAATTACCCACCGATTTTCATAAAGAATTCAATGAAAAAGAAGATTAAAATGTTTACTAAAGAAGATAAAATTTGTTTTAAAAAACATTCTGAAATAATAAATTGGGAGCACCTTTCTAAGAAGATAGATTTATCTGAAGATTTTATTAGGGAGTTTCAATATGAATTAATTTGGTATGACATATCTAGTAGATCAATTTTATCTGAGGAATTTATTAGAGAGTTTCAAGATAAAGTAGATTGGTATGAAATATCTTTTTATCAAAAAATATCTGAAAATTTCATTAGGGAATTCAAAGATAAAGTAGATTGGTTTAATATATCTATTTATCAGAATTTATCTGAAGATTTTATAAGAGAATTTCAAGATAAATTAGATTGGGGATGGGTGTCTTGTTCTCAAACATTATCAGAAGATTTTATTAAAGAATTTCAAGATAAAATAAGATGGAAATATATATCTATATATCAAAATTTATCAAACGATTTCATTGAAGAGTTCAAACATAAAGGAATATTAAAGGATTAAAATGGGTTGGCAAGATCATTTGCAAATAAAAGAAGAATTATTATCTATCCCTTGGGTAGGTGGAAGATCTCTTCAAACCAAAAATCGCACTTGGAAAATTAAAGGAACTTTACCTTCAGAACATGGTTGGTATACTTTTTATGTTAAAAACAGAATTGCTAATTTAAAATCTGAATCAGATTCAAATGAAGAAATATTCTATGAATATATTACTGGGTATTTAGTTGGTGGTAGATTAGTAACAGATGACACTCAAACAAAATTCTCTATTGAAGAAATGTCATCTAATTTTGAATTCGTTTATTTAATTCAACCTGGCATAGAAAGATTTTCAAGAATAAAAGTGGGTAGAATTTATGAAAATGGCCCCTTAATTTTTGTTGGAGAAGAATTCCCATTGGGACCAGAAGATGAGGTTTTAAATTCATTTTTAGATCAAAAAGATAATGTTGATGATATTTCAGAAGTAACACCGGCTTTAGATATAGCTTTTAAATTTGAAAATTATATAAGAATAAAAATAGAAAATCAAAGAAAAGCTCAAGAAGAAAAAATTCGACAAGAAGCACTTCAAAAGCAAATGAGAGATTCTTTTGGTACTGGATTGATTAGAAGACAAATAGCCGTTACTGATTTTAGACAAGCAGCAGTCGCTGCTCTTTCCCTTGGAGGAGCTGTTTATTTAGATCATAGGAAAGGAATTCGAAATCAAGAAATGATTGTTAAATATAAATTTAATAACATACGATTGGAATGCGTTTGTCATTCTACAACTTTAAGAATTATAGATTCTGGAGTATGTTTACAAGAACATGATTATGATAATGATTTTGAAGTAGGAACCAAAGGTGATACTTGGTTAACATTAGAAAGTATCCCTGGAGTTATTAAAGAAGCGATTGATAAAGACGTTTTAGTTATATATAGAAGAGGTTAATATGAACAAAGAAAAATTAAATATGTTTAGGCTATATAATTCAGAATTAGTTATTGCAAAAAGCAAAATTGATGCGTGGAAAGTTTTAGAAGAACATGAAGGGGAACGTCTTGAAGAAGATATTCCAAATATTGATTGTGAATTAATATTAAATAGTACAATGATAAATATTGGCAACGAAGAAACCAATCAAGATATTAACAAAACAGTTGGAAATTGGGTTAAAAGCGAAGGTCGTGGCTGGTTAGCTTCATCTGAGTGGTAAGGTAAATAAACATGATGGAAGCAGGAATTTTATTAGATTTAGAGGGAAAACCTCTTTATTTTCATACACCTCATAATCGATCAATATCAGAGTTACCTGATAGTTTAGATTTATGGAACGTAATCTGGGAACATCGAGATAACATTTCGGGCTTTGCTCATAGCCATCCGGGCTTAGGAATACCTTCTCCTTCTTGGACAGATGTTACAACATTCTCAGCAGTTGAAATTGGACTAGGAAAAAAGCTTGACTGGCCCATCATTAGTGGTGATAATATGATCATCACAAGGTTCTTAGGACCAGGAAAATATGATTACATATACCATGTAGTCTCCGAAAAACCAGACTGGTTTGATGAATTACGTAAAATATCAAATTATTAAATTATGAAAAAAAACAATTAAAAGAAATAGCTTCTGAATATAATTGTTCAGAAATGAAGTTTACAAAAAAAGGTAAATTAAAAAATAAGTTAAGAGAAGAATTCAAATATAAAATATGCTGGGTTACTATATCTAAATATGAAAAATTATCAGAAGATTTTATTAGAGAGTTTAAAAATGAATTAGATTGGGATACTATATCTTATCACCAAAAATTATCAGAAGAATTCATTAAAGAATTTCAAAATAAAGTATATTGGGATAATATATCTTTTAATCAAAAATTATCAGAAGATTTCATTAGAAAATTTCAAGATAGATTATATTGGACTGTGTTATCTATAGATCAAATATTATCTGAAAATTTCATTAGAGAGTTTAAAGATAAAGTAGATTGGTATTGGATATATAGGGTCCAAAAACTATCAAAGCAATTCAGAAAAGAATTTAAAAAACAAATGACCTAAATATTATTTTAAAGGATAAATACAATGACAGAAGAATTAGCAGCAACAGAAGCAGTTTTAAATATTACTTTTGCAGGATTAAACGGAACTTTACTTCAACCAGTTCATTTTGACTCTTCAGATGAAGAAATTAAATCTTGGGCAACCGAAGCAGTTAATAATGGCGATGTGCCAGGAATTACAACAGATTCAGTTGCAGACTTTAATGACTTTGTAGTAGATAGATTTCCTTCAACTGAAGATGTACAAATGAATCGTATAAGCTTAAGACCGAAAGTGCCCTTCGGCAAGTAACCGAAATCATTAAAGAAATTCAATTATGAATGTAACAATTGTAGGAGTTGGAGCTTTAGGCTCTCATCTTATTCAGTTTATTAGAAATGAAGAAATTAATATAACAATAATTGATTTTGACAGAGTAGAAAAAACGAATACTATGTCCCAATTTCACAGCGTTAAAACTGTTGGAAAATCTAAAGTGCAATCAATGCAACAAAGTATGAAATTTATGTTTGGTACTAAATTAAATATTATACCTCATAAACTTACTAGTGATAATGTAGATATGCTTTTAAAAAAATCAGATCTTATTATTGATTGTTTAGATAATGCCGAAGCTCGGCTCCTAGTTCAAAATTATGTTCGTCAAAATAATGTCCCTTGTCTACATGGAGGTTTAGCTGCCAATGGAGAGTTTGGACAAATAATGTGGGATCAACATTTTAAAATTGATCATGAACCATCCGCTGGTGCCGCAACCTGTGAAAATGGAGAACACTTGGCATTTATTGCAATTGTTTCATCTTTTTTTGCACAATCTGTACATGAATTTATTGTTAATAATCGCATGGTTAACTACCAAATCAGCCCGGCTGGTGCAATAAAGGTTTGATATTTCTCAACCAAGGTGTTATAGTAGATGTGGAAGTTAAGAAAGTCAGAGGTTAATTATGATTATAGATGAAAGCAAATTACACTCGATATGGTATGAAAACTCCAATGGAGATAAATGGGTTCCGTTAAATAGCTTTTCAGATATTGAGCCTGATGGATACGTTTATCTAGTAAGCGAATCTCCTACTACACTTAATAGGAATTATTTTAAAAATGTTCAAAAAGATGAAGTTGAAAATTGTGACCATTTAGATGAACATATTAAGCAAACATTTGGTTGGATGGAAGGTTTAGAAGGCCGAGAGTGTAAGAAATGTAAAGGAACCCAAGTAAAAAACATTAAAGAATCTTGGAGCAATAATTGGAGATCTAAAGGTTCAAAAAAAATAATGAGTGGAAATTCATCATGGCCTCAAGACTTGGTTATAGCATTAGTACGCCCTTCATTTAAAGAAAGGATAAAATCTATACTACGAGGTTATGGGTGGAATAAAACTTATGAAATGAGTAAAGCTATTTTAATAGCCGCAAATTCTTGCGAACGTTGTGTTAATTCATTAAGTTATCGTTATGGTCTTTCTTGGGGTTACAAAGAACACTCAAGCGGATGGGACAAGTCTGGCACAACTTGTGATTTTTGCTCATCATAGCATGTGGTGATAGGTTTAGGTGGCAACCAATAATTATTCATTACGGGATTATTGTTTTTAATTGGTTGCCACTTTTTTTAAAAAAACTTCTTGACAACTAGGCATAAATGGTTATAGTATAACCGAATGGGGAATTAATTGAGGGTGGCCCTCAACTTTTATTGGAAAAAGAATTTTAACAACTCTAAAACTCGTTCTTTATTGAAGAGCAAATAATTAGTGTTTACAAGCAAATCAGGTTCGATTCCTGGATTCTCCACAACTAATATTCATTAGTTAATATCTTACAAGCAAAAATTGCAGGTTCGAATCCTGCTTTACCTACTTAGTGGGCAAATAGCCAAAATGGTATAGGCAATCATATTAAAATGATCTTTTAAACAGATATTAATACTCGAATAATAGTTTTTTTAAGTCACAATAGCTCAGACAAACAAATAATTGACCGGCATGAGTCCGGCTAATAGATTGTTAACAGGTAGAGCGCTTATAACTTTTTAGTTATGAGAGGCAAAGGTTCAAGCCCTTTTTGTGGTACCGCGCGCGATGGAGCAGTCAGTAGCTCACTAGGCTCATAACCTAGAGGTCGCAAGTGCAAATCTTGCTCGCGCTCCTAGATTTAATAAATCTTAAAATATACTTGATTGTTAGAATAATGCAAACATGCATTGAAAGTGCGAACCTTTCCAAGTGCTCTAAGGCATTCAAACCTTTAAAATATTTACAAGCAACATTAGCTCATCTGGTAGAGCGTCCGCCTAAAAGGCTGAAAGTAACGGGTTCAATTCCCGTATGTTATTACATAAAACAATATTTTTAACTCGAATGCCTTTAATCTGGAGAAATATAGCAGGATGGTTCTGCACCCAACTATTAATTGGATAAATATTAAACAAAGTTCTGCCTCGTATCCCAAAGATCATATCAAAAGGAAACAATTAAATTACTTTTACAAGCATCAGGTTCGATTCCTGGTTTCTCCGCCAAAATATCTATAAAAAAATAATCACACAAGCATTTTGATATATACTTTAAAATGATTATTTAACTCAGATATTTTAAATTTTCAAAACTTATCATTTTTTGATGAGCTTTTTTTTTGTTAATTTTCATTTGAAAGAAATAAATTATGATTGAATATACAGTAGAAGTTGATGATAACAATACTATTTGGCGTTTAAATGGAAAACTTCATAGAGAAGGAGATTTACCAGCAAAAGAATACACAGATGGAACTCAAAAATGGTTTGTAAATGGTGAATGTCATAGAGAAAATGGCCCAGCTATGGAATGGCCAGATGGAAAAAAGGGTTGGTATCTTAAAGGTGTTAATTACACTGAAGAAGAATACAATGAAAAAATGAATCCCAAACAAGAATCTTGTGAAGGTAAAATAATTGAAGTTGATGGCAAGAAGTATAAATTAGTTGAAATGGATTAAATATTATGATTGAGTATACAGTAAAAGTTTATGATCACGTAACTGAATGGCGTTTAGATGGCAAGTTGCATAGAGAAGATGATTTGCCTGCAATTGAATTTAAAAATGGAACTAAAGAGTGGTATAAAAATGGTAAACTTCATAGAGAAAATGATTTGCCAGCTGCTGAATGGTTAAATGGAGTTAAAAAATGGTGGGTAAATGGTAAACTTCATAGAGAAAACAATTTACCAGCAATTGAATTAGATAATGGAGAAAAGTATTGGTATGTAAATGGGAAACTACATAGAACTGATGGTGCAGCTTATGAATGTAATGATGGAACTAAATTTTGGCTCCTGGAAGGTCGAAACTACACTGAAGAAGAATACAATGAAAAAATGAATCCCAAACAAGAAACTTGCGAAGGTAAAATGGTTGAAGTTGATGGTAAGAAGTATAAATTAGTTTTAATTTAAAAATTATGTCATTAGTTATTATAGATGTTTTTGAAGATGAGAAGGTTAAAATTTCAAAGCCAATGAATTTTAAATCAATTTTACATTTATGTGATGATTTAAAATATTTTTTTTCAAGCCCTGAATTTTATTATGATCATGTTGCTGAAGTTGCTTTTTATGTAATCTCTAAAAATGATGATGAAAAATATAAATTAATTGTTTCAATAAATAAAGATAACAAATACATATTTTGGGAAATGCATAATAATTCAATTGAAGAAAACTCAGATCCTGTAGATTTAAAAAAATTCCCACTTTATGAAAAATATTTATTAAAAATAGAAGATGATTATGAAAATAATTTATCTTTATTAGATAGTTTATCTCAAGGGTTACTTAGCAAAGAAGAAGCTAAGCCATTTTTTACAATAACTTATAATCTAAGCGCCATTCGTAATTTTTATAATGAAATTTATGATGATTTAATTGATTGGGATTGTTTTAAATATACTGATGGTTTAGATGTTCATAGAGTTAAAAAAGAAACTGGAACATTTAAAGGTACTTCCCGAACAATTCATTTAAAAAATGGATTTTATCATAAAAAAGATGGACCAGCTATTGAAGGCGGTCAACATCTAGATTTTTCTACTGGTAAAATGATAAGTTTTGATAGGTGGTATCTTGAAGGTATAGAATATACCAAAGAAGAATTTTTAAAAATGGAGTTATCATGAGTGGTTTTGTTATTTGGTTTACAGGTTTAAGTGGTTCAGGAAAATCAACTCTTGCAGCAATGTTATCTGCAAAGTTACAACATCAAGGAATTCATACAGAAGTGCTAGATGGAGATGTTGTTAGAAAAAATCTATCAAAAGGTCTTGGATTCTCAAAAGAAGATAGAGATATTAATATCAACCGCATTGGCTTTGTAGCGAGTTTAGTGGCCAACTCAGGAGGGTGCGCCATCACTGCTGCAATCTCCCCTTACAAGGCCGTCAGAGCCGCGCAGAGGGCACTTGTAAGTAGCTTTGTGGAAGTTTACTGCGACTGTCAACTTGACGAATTAATTAAACGAGATCCAAAAGGTTTATACAAAAAAGCTTTAGCTGGAGAAATTAAAGGTTTTACTGGAATTGACGCTCCTTATGAAAAACCTATTAATCCAGAAATAACATTAAATACATTTACAGAAACTGCTGAAGAATCTTTAGATAAAATCTTAAATAAACTTCAAGAATTAGGGTTAATTAATACAAATACTACCACTACAAAAGGCTTAATCGCTCCTCATGGAGGAACTTTGGTTAATAGAGAAAGTATTTTTGCGATTGCTTCTAGTTTTACTAAAGTCACATTAGATGAACGTACGGCTTGTGATTTACGAATGATTGGCGAAGGTGGCTACAGTCCTTTAACCGGATTCATGAATGAAAAAGATTATCTAAAAGTTGTTAAAGAAATGCGTTTGGAGAACGGATTACCTTGGGCTATACCTATTGTTTTGCCGGTTAGTCAGGAGCAGGCTGGAAAAATCAAATTAAGAAGTTTAATTAACTTAATAGGTTTAAGTGGTAATATTGTTGGTACTATGACTGTGTCTGACAAATTTACTCCTGATAAAGAGCTAGAATGTCAAGAAGTTTACAAAACAACTGATATGGAACATCCTGGAGTTTCTTATGTTATGAAAGTAGGAGATGTTTACTTAGGTGGTGAAGTTAATGTTTTTTCTATTTTTAATATAGACAATGGTGATTTTTCACCAAAAGAAACGCGATGGATTTTTGAAGAGCGAGGATGGAAAAGAATTGTAGCTTTTCAAACAAGAAATCCAATGCATAGAGCACATGAGTATTTAACAAAATGTGCACTAGAAATGTGTGATGGTTTATTAATTCACCCATTAGTTGGAGCCACTAAAGCTGGAGATGTTGATGCAGATGTTAGAATGTCTTGTTATGAAGCTTTAATTAACAATTATTATTCAGAGAATAGCGTTGTTTTAGGAATGTTCCCTGCAGCAATGAGGTATGCTGGTCCTAGAGAAGCAATTCATCATGCAATTTGTAGGAAAAATTATGGTTGTAGTCATTTTATTGTTGGCAGAGATCATGCTGGAGTAGGTGATTATTATGGGACTTATGATGCTCAAAAAATCTTTGATGAATTTTCTCCTGGAGAATTGGGGATTATTCCTTTATGTTTTGAGCATACTTTTTATTCAAAGACGATGAAAGGAATGGGCAGTGTTAAAACCGCTCCAGGTGGATCTGAAACAAAATTATTTTTAAGTGGAACTAAAGTAAGAAAAATGCTTGAAAATGGAGAAGATCTTCCTGAAGAATTTACCAGGCCAGAGGTTGCGCTTATCTTGAAAGATGCCTATAATAGTAGTGAAGATAAATCGCTTGCTTGGCCTTTAGCAACTAAAGATTACCCAATTCCAGTTAATAATGAACCAGGAACTTTTGGATATCAAAGACGAGGATACGTTCATTCTGGAGTAGATTTATATTGCGAGCCTGACACTGAAGTTCTTGCTATTGAAGATGGTATTGTAGTTACAGTACTGGATTTTACTGGATCAAAAGTTGGCACAAGTTGGTGGAATGATACTCAGGCTATTTTAATTGAAGGGAAATCTGGTGTTATTAATTACGGAGAGGTTAAACCTTTGGTGGAACCTGGAGATAAAATTAAACAAGGCCAAGTAATTGCTAAAGTAGTTACAGTTATGAAAAGGTATAAAGGAAACCCAATGACTATGCTTCATTTTGAATTTTATGATCATGGAGTAAAAGACAGATTAAGATGGGAAAAAATGGAAAATAAACCGAAGAAACTATTAGATCCAACTGATTTGCTTAAAAAAGTTTATAAAAATGGCAATTGATTGAAAGAATAATTATGATTGAATACACAGTAAAAGTTGATGATAGTAGAACTATTTGGTATTTAGATGGTAAGTTGCATAGAGAAGGAGATTTACCAGCAGTTGAATTTGCAAATGGAACAAAACATTGGTATGTAAATGGTAAGTTGCATAGAGAAGATGATTTACCAGCTATTGAACGTAAAAATGGATATAAAGCTTGGTTGGTAAATGACAAACGTCATAGAACTAACGGTGCGGCTATTGAATGTTCAAATGGAGATAAATATTGGTATCTTGAAGGTGTAAGTTATTCTGAAGAAAAATATAATGAAAAAATTAATTTTAAGCGAGAATCTTATGATGGTAAGATGGTTGAAATTGATGGTAAGAAATATAAATTAGTTGAAATGGATTAAGTATTATGATTGAGTATACAGTAAGAGTTTTTAATAACAGAACTGAATGGCGTTTAGATGGTAAGTTACATAGCGAGAATGATTTACCAGCTAGAGAATGGTCAACAAATGGTGATAAAGAATGGTGGTTAAATGGTAAACTACATAGAGAGAATAATTTACCAGCTGTAATTTTGGTAAATGGGTATAAAGCTTGGTTTCTAAATGGGAAACGTCATAGAACAAATGGTGCAGCAATTGAATATGTAGATGGAACAAAACGTTGGTATATTGAAGGTGTAAAATATTCAGAAGAAGCGTACAACAAGAAAATGAATCTTAATCAAAATTCTTGTGATGGTAAGATGGTTGAAGTTGATGGTAAGAAATATAAGTTAATTTTGGTGGAGGATTAAAATGGGAATAGGAATAGGAGTTTCTAGATGTGGCTGTAATGATGGCGATCCTCGTGAAAGAACTGATTACTACGATGTTCAAGAAGCCCCGCCAAAAAAGAAACCAAAAAACCCAGAACCAAATCCAATTAATTTTAAAATATTAAGATATTTTAGTACTGATACTCATGCAGCTTTGGAATTATTATATCCAGATTGCGAAAATTATGGAGGAATAAAAGTTTGTGTTTACAATAAAAACATAAGAGCTATTACTACAGAATCATTTTTAGATCCGCATTTTTGTGAAGGAGAACATTTAAGTCCAATTGCAAGAATGGAACCAACAGATTATGGATGGGAAATGGCAATATATTTGGTAGAAAGATTGTCTAAAGAATGATTTTAGGAATTACAGGTCACAGACCACAAAAACTATATGGGTTTCGAGAAAAAGATCCCGGAAACTTATTTGTTATCAATGCAATTAAATATTTCTTAAAAGAACATAAACCAGAAACATTAGTTACTGGAATGGCTTTGGGTGTCGATCAATGGGCAGCTCAATGGTGCATGGTTATGAAAATTCCTTTCATTGCTATGCTTCCATCAGAAACACCTTATAAGGCTTGGCCAACCAAATCACAAGATAAGTATCATAAAATACTTAAAAATGCCGTTAAGGTGGAAGTGGCGCCCAGCAATGGATTATCATACCCGGCGTTGCTTCAAAAAAGAAATGAAATGATTGTAGATTATTCAGATGAAATGCTGGGTATCTTTGGAGGCGGATTGGGTGGTACAAGAAACTGCTTAGAATATGCTAAAACTAACAATAAAAATATTCATATTATTAATCCAGGAGATTTTTACATATCCTGATCAATCATATCTGGTTCAATAGGTCCTTCTTCTAAAGCTTCATCTTGATATTTTATTTGCTCATCATTCTCTAAATAAGCTAATCTTTTTTCAAGCTCTCCAATATATTTAATCATATCAACTCTACTATCATTTAGAGTTTTAATATTTTCAATAATAATACCTACATCAGGCTCACTGGCAGAGCCCATATATTCAATAATACCAGAACTAACAATATCTTTTTCTACAATTAAAGGTTGTGCTAGTTTAGTCTTAAATTTACTAGCAATTTCATTTGTTTTTTTCATATTAACATATGATATTATGCCAAATTTTATTGATTGATTGTGATTCCTTCATTTTGAAGCTGTTGAGTTATGTCATTTGATGATGGTTTTGTTTTTAAAGTATTAACATCTTTTGAAAGATGATTGAAAGCGTCAATTAAATTTTGAATGTTTTTAACTATGTTATTCAAATCAGGTTTTTCTTGAGTACCCATATCATATTCTGCTACTTGAGATAATTTTTCAAACTTTGCAGCTATTTTTTTTAGTTTGCTCATGGTGATATACCAATATATTATTTGATAGGATATAGAACATATAATGGCAGTGTGAGTGTTGGCCCTCAGGTTTATCTCATACGTAAATTCACGTCAGTTCGATTCTGACCACTGCTACAAATGTTTACAATTCCATTAGAGAAATCAAAATTAAAATTAACAAATGCTGAATGGCATTATATTGAACATTTAATTAAAGAACCTTCATCAACTTTAATATATGAAGAAGGTAAAATTGAGCCTGGAAAGTTAATGGCTGTCGGTATATTATTATTGGAAGAAAAAAAATCTCAAATGAGATTGCATATTTATCATACCTGTCAAAAAGATTCGGTTGAATTAAGAGACTGGGGTCTTGATGAATTCGCTGTTAAGAATGATTCTTGCCCGATGTGTAATGCCAAATATAACAAATCAGCGCGATTTGATATTGAAATTATTATTAAATACCCAATGAAATTAGTTTAAGATGAAAATTATATTCTTAGATATTGACGGAGTTCTTAACTCTGAAGAGGACTTAACAAATAACGTTGGTTTGCTTTGGGATGTTAATGATTTAAATATTAAATATATAATATTGCTTAATGAAATAATTAAAGCAACCAATGCTAAAGTAGTAATTTCATCTACTTGGAGAATTATACATCCTTTTGATAAAATAGAAAAAATGATGTTAAAAAAAGGTTTTGTTGGGGAAGTTATTTCACAAACTGTTCTTTTAAGTCGCACTCCAGATGGAGTTATTCAAGACAGAGGGGATGAAATTAACCTTTGGCTTAAAGATAATGATATAGAGTCGTTTTTAATTCTAGATGACACGCCCTATGAAGGTATCATAAAGCATTTCTCAAATCAGTTTTTATACATTAAAGACTCAGTTGGGTTGCACACAGAGCATGTTAATGAAGCAATCAGCATTCTTAACGAGGATTTGTCATAATATCGTTAGCCATTTCCCATTCAGCTGGAGAATCCTTTTTAACCCAGTTCATTAATTCATCCAAAGAGTATTCTACATTGTGAATATCAATTGGTGCTCTATGAATTTGAGGCAAATGAAGGCTTTCAGGTATGTGAGTTACTCTGTATTGGCCAAGCGGAAGGTCGTCTATTGTTAAGTTGACGTACCTTTGTCCATCATTCCCTACAGCGCTTTGCATTTTCGTTGCTAAGAATTTATTAACAACTTGTGGACCCAAAGTGGCAATAACATCTCCTACAACTGGAGACACATTAACTTCTCCAGGCATACCTCGTGACTCACCTTCCATTGAGGGAGACATTAAAGTCTCTCTAAAAGGCTTAGGTGGAGCAGGAATGGTTGAGAACTCCTCAGAGGAAGGTGATGTTTCTGTATCATCTTCAAACTCTGGATAATATTCTTTTGGTAGAATAGTGGTTCTAGGGGCCTGAGCTAGTTTTAAACTAAATTTATTTGATATACGTTTAATTTGAGATTCTGGAAAGGTTGCTTCAGATAGTTTCTCAGAAAAACGTTGGCTAACAGATAATAATCGGCTCATATCAAGATGTGAAAATATTAACCTTAAATTAAAGTTAAAAATCTTGGATCGGTATTTTTTTTCTTCTGTCTTAACAATTGCCTATGCAAAGTATGGGCGGTTCTTCTTAACACTCGGCTAATAGTTGCGTAATCTTCATTACCCGTTCTTCTAAACAAAGTTAAAAAAGAATTGGAAAGATTTAAAATTTCAATATCATAATTATGGTTAATAGCTGCTTGCATCATACCAACGCCAACAGCTTTTTTATAAAGACCTTGTTCTCCAAATTTACGTAACAGCTTAACATTAAGCTCTTTGTCTTTGTTACTAATTTGATTTTTAACCATCTATTATAATGTTAAATTATACATCAAAATGTTTCTAAAATTGTTGTAGCCCCATTAGATTCATCACCTTCAACCGTAATAACATTCTTAAATTTATCTTTAAGATATTTGCTATGAGTAATGACCAATATTTTCATTTTAGCTTGAAGTTTTTTGATAGCATTAGCATAAGCTTCTACTCCAGCTTCATCAAGAGGCTTATCTGCTTCATCTAATTGAAGCAATTTAATATTAACTCCAGCTCTTTTTTGATCAATAGAAGATAACCCTAACTTCAGAGCTAGGGCGATTGAGAACTTTTGACCTTGAGATAATTGTGTGAAGTCTCTAATTTTACCATAATGTTTATAGATTAGATTAAGCTCTGGTGTAAACTTGATTTCAAGACTTGGTTTTAAATCATTAAGGAAGTTATTAGATTCTTTTTGAAGATCATCTAAAACGGTATGAATAATCATAACAGGAATCGCTTTACACCCTTGTCTAATTTTCTTCTGTAATTTGTGGGAATAATTTAATTCATTTAATTTTTCATTTTCTTTATTTAATTTTTCTAAATTAACTTCTCTATCTTCAATTCTAGCATTTAAAGCTCCTAATTTAGAGTTTTCTTTATTAAGCTTTTCAACAGTGTTACTTTTAAGATGTTCTAATTCAATTTTTTTGCTTTTAGTTTTTGAAATCTTCTTTTCTATTTCGTCATTAGAGATATCTTTAAGAGACTCTTCTAAATTAACTTCTCTTTTATTTAATCCATCTAATTTTTTACCTAAAATTTCTAATTCAGACTTTTGATGTAAATTTAATTCTTTTAATTTATTAATATAATCATTATCATTTGATAACTCTTTGTTTTTGTTTTTAATTTTGTCATCTGTAGAAGAAATATAAGCAATTATATTATTTATTTCATCAATTTCTTTTTGAAGTTTGATTTTTTTATTGGTAACCTTTTTTAATTTAGGTTTTTTATCTGCAATTTCATTTAAAATATCTTCTAATTCATCTTTTAATTGTTTTTCGCAAGCAGTTTTATATTCTGCCGTTAATGGTTGTCTACAAGCATAGCAATCATGCCCATCAGGAAGTGGTTTTTTTAATTCTTGAGCTTTTCTTTCAAGAGATCCTATAAAAGATTTACCATTAATTTCATTTTCAGAAGTAGATTCTAAATCTTTCTTAACTTTAATGATAGATCGTTGTTTTTTTGATCTAACTTCCGTGCTTCGTGCTTCTAATTCAGTTAATTCTTTGTTTTTAGTTGTTAATTTTTCGTTTAATGAAGCTATTTTGTTTTCATTTCCGATAATAGTTTCTCTAGCAACCTTAATTTTACCTAAAACCTCATCTCTAGAAGTTTTAATATCAGAAAGCTTCTCATGAACAGTAGATGCTTCAGTTGATATTAGTTGTTGTAAGTCAATTAACTCTTTGTTTTCACTACTAATTGAAACGGTTAACTCATTTCTTCTCAATTCATCATTGATAATCTCTTTTTTTATCTCTACAATTTCTTTTTTGAAATTATCAATTTCTTTTTGAGGTTCACCAATAGATTCAACTACAGCTTTTTTAATATTAATCCGTTTAACTAAATCGTTAACTTTTTTGCCGGCCATTTTTTCCAATTTTTTATAATCAGAAAGATTAATTGCTTCCTCAAAGATAGCCCTCCTATCTTCTGCTGTAGCCTCTTTGTCTTTGGTTGATACCAAACCTTCTAAACTGTTCTGAGAAAACTGTATGGAGTTTTTAAACGATTTGGCGCTAATTTTAATTAGCTTTAGGAGAGAAGATTGCGTATCTGATGGTGTTCGTTTTGAAATTGAAGCCCACTTATCTTCTATGAACTTAAATAGCTGAACATCAGAAGACTTATTAAGCTTACGTTTACGTACAACTTTATATTTTTCATCATCATCATTAGTAAAAACAAAAGTTACTTGAGCAAAATCAGTACCTTCTCTAACTATTTGATCTATAGTTTTAGTAGGGTATGTACCAAAAAAAACATATTCAGTGGCATGAAAGATAACAGATTTACCAACACCATTAGATTCACGTGGATTAGCTTTTTGCCTACCCATAATTAATGCACTTTGAAATTTTGTGAAGTCAATTTCGGAATAACGATGAGACATAAAGTCTTCAATTAAAAGATATACTGGTTCCATTATTTTTCTATTTCTAATTCTAAAATTAAATCATTAAAAGCGTTAGTTAAATCTAATTTTTCTTTATCAGATTCAAAATTTTCTCCATCAACCCAAACTTTAACAGCTTCTTTGGTTGATATATCGCTACTTTCAACTGTTTGAGTAGTAGGTATTATAGGAGCAATCGTTTTAGATTCATATAAGATTGTATGAAAAGCTCCTAAATTATAAGTTTCATTTTTTATATCTGATTTATCAACTCCATCAGAGTTTTCATCTAATAATTTAATCTCAACTTTAACAATTGCTCTTTTAAGAGATTTTGTTTTGTGTACAGCTTTAATTTGCTTTAAAACATAGGTAGTAGCGTCAACATTAGCTGGAACATTGATTAATATACTTCTCATAGGTCTTGTTGGCACAATAATCTCTTCAAATTTCGAGTGTTTATCAGCGTCAAACTTAATAACTACTTTTGAATGATTGATTTCTCCCCAATCTGAAGTATCTAAACTTCCAACATGAGCTACATAAGGATCTTCTGCATTCATCTCTTGAGGAAAATGAACATGGCCCATAAAAACAAAATCATATCCTTCAAACATGCTAACAGGGCACATTAATTCATTGGCCGTTTCATCAATTTCGCCACCTAAATAAATAGAATCTTCAATTGCTAAATGTCCCACAATAACTTTATTGAAATTTAAAGGAATACTAACTAGCTCATACTTTAACATAGCTGAAAGTTTATCTAAACCTTCTTGAGATGTTTCACATTCTAAAGAACGCATATCTCTAAAAGGCATAAAAGTATAACCTGTATCACCTATAAAGATTGTTGCCATATTTTTGTAGATATGAACGTTAGGTAGCTCAAAAGAGGATATTAAATCCAAATATGAAGTATATTTATTGCCTGTTCTTTGTAGATCGTGGTTCCCACCAACAATATGCACATCAATATTATATGAATCGCACTTCTTAAAGAATCCTACAAGTAATTCTATTAAAATATACTCAGGTCTAACATCTTCACAGATATCACCAGTTAAAATTATGTTATCGGTGCCTTTTTCAATTGCGGTATCAGCAACCCAGTCCAATAATTTAACTTGATCTACAACTCTACTATTAAGAACGTTTCCTAAACCTGGTTTTCCAAGAGAAAGGCTTGCTCCTAAATGAACATCTCCAACTATTAATTCACTCATTCATCTTCCTCAAACAAATCTAATTGTTCTTTTAATATTTCAATTCTCGCTTCTAAATTTATTAATTCTATATCTGTAATTGACGAGTTTTTTCTTAAAAAAACATCAATATTCCAATTAACATCTTTTTCATACTTTAAAGCTTTTTTACTATTATGTTTTTTCTTAAATAATAATACATAATCAGCGTAATCAAATAATACTTGTTTTAATTTATCAAAATCAAACCCATTTATTTCACTTATATCTAAATCTGATACATTATGTGTTTGAAGGATCCTTCTAGCTACCTTAATTCGCTCTATACCTTCTTTGAAGGCAATGAATTCAACAGCTTTTCCTCCACGATGACAACCAAAACAATTAAAAACATTAGAATTTGGATTGTATCCAAAAGAAGGTGTGCTATCGTTATGATCATCAAAAGGACATTGCCCTTTAAAAGCCCAACCAGATGAACTATATGTTTCATCAAGCCGAACTTTATATTGAGAAAATACATCCTTTAAACTAAGAATGTTATTAGCAGCAATTATTATTTTTTGTTTTTCATCTTTTGAATTAGATTCGTTACCAATAGATTTCCACCCAATAACTGGTTCAAAACTTGAACTTTTGCCTGATGAGCTGCCGACGCTATTGGATCTAGGTTTATCTGATAAAGGCTGCATAATCTTTTGTAAGTATTATACTCATCTTTTTCCTCGGAAAGAAGGAAAAGAAGCTGATCTTGACTTACTGCTGTATAATGTTTGCTACTCATGAGCGTCTTGCTCGACAATGTTAAATTATTCTTTGGCGGCTTTTAGGTTTTTAATCTCTTCTTCTAATGCCTGAATTCTAAATTCAGCTAAATTATCTTTATCTCTCATCTTGAGTAAAGAATTAAAAATCATTAAGATGGCACTTAAAGAACCAAACCCTTCTGGAGTTGATAAATTATCATCTGTTGGGTTGTTTTGTTCTAAAATATAATTTTGCCAATCTAATAAAACTTCTTTTTCCATAGATTGAATTAGGGGACCCTTATTTTCTGGTAAAGTTTTATCGCTAATAAGAGCTTTAAACTTAAAAGCTAGATCTCCCGCTTTTTGAAAATAATCAGATTGATTTGTTTGGATCTTATCAATTTTTTGATCAAACAATTGTTTAGACTCTTGTTTGGCTGAAAATACACTTTTCTTATTTCCAATTTTAAGCCCTGAATTGGTAGCCAATCTGCTTTCTGAAGTTCTGCTTTCAAGCATTAATCTTTGATCTTTATCGTTCATATTATTCAATCTCAATAATTGGTCTTTCAAATGATTCTCCAGGTACTGAAGACTCATAAGCACCTACGCCATGTTTAACGCCACCTTGAACTCTTACTTCATGCATAAGATTATTAGCAAAATTTTCTAAAATCTCTTGCATTTCTGGTGCCTCAATGTTGCAATCATAATAATCAGCAACACGAACTGCGGCACTCCATAAAGATTTTTGAACATCAGATTTAACATCTTTTTCTTCGTATGAATACGATTCATCATTGGATCTGATTTCCAAATCATCCATTACATGATCAAGATTTTGTGCTACCTTGGTAAGTCCTTGTACATCAGCTTCTTTTTTTTGAAGCAAAAGTCTATTGGCAAAATTTTCTTTTACAGTTCGATTCATAGTTATCCTATTTAGGTGTTTGCTTACTATCATCAGCTCCTGGCTGAATCCAATTAAACAAGCGAATATCTTTTGGTTGCTGGCGATCTTTGGCTGATTCTTCCAATGAGGAATCAAATTGATCTGATAAAATCATTTCAACTATTTGTCTGAGCATCTGTTTTCTGGTTTGACTCATCATTTAACTCTAAATCAATAAAAAGGCCACAATCCTTATGATCTATGACAAATTTTTGATAGAGCATAAACATCTTTTCTGGCCAAACTTTTTTTGTTGGCAAATCAAAATCATTTTGTACTTTGAATATTAAACGTCTAACCGCATTATAATCCAAAAGAACCCGATCAAAAAGTCTCATATTATCTAAATAATCCATCAAGTCTGAAAAATTTAAATCAGATGATTTTAAAAAAAGAATTTTGTTTCGCAAACCAGAACAGCTTACGAAATCATTATCACACCGACCAAAACATCCAAGTACAATGTAAACTCCATCATTCACACATTAACTTTCTTGCTTTTTATCATCTTTGCTAACAACCTTACTAGCAGTTTTGCTAGGCTTACTAGTTTTAGTATCTTTGCTAGTCTTAATAGCTTTTCTGACCTCTTCATCAGATTCGGAATCTGTTTTATCTTTACCTAAAACAAAATAATCTCCTCTTAATGGTTTGAGTTCTTTCTTATCTTTTGGGTTAACAAACCTAGTAATGGATACATAACCACCATCATTTTCTTTCATTTCGTATTTAGGATACTGAACTTCAACAGTCTCTGGTTCTGCGTGTGGGCGGTCATAACGCTTCTCTTTCCTAAATTCCTTATGGGACCTTAAGACCGATTCTAAAGCCGGCAAAGTGGCTGAGTTTTTAAGTTTTAAAAGTACCTCTTCAGGACTACCAACAAGCCTTGTTACATAAGATTCCACTTTTTGATTTGGTAAAGAAAACATCTCAATAGGTAAATTTTTAATCTCTTTCCAAAGAACATCTGATTTTGTCATATTACAATTCCTCCAAAATATTATATATCACTAACGTAGTTTTCTTCACTTAATTTTCTAACCAAAATTCATAACGAAAATCTTTAGATAATTCTTGACGACTAAATATATTATGCCAATGCACTTTATTTTTAAATTCTCTAATAAAATTTTCAGATAAATTCTGATACCAAGATATACTAATCCAATTTACTTTATCTTGAAATTCTCTAATAAATTCTTCAGATAACTTTTGATTAAAAGATATAATTTCCCAATCTGCTTTAGACTTAAACTCTTTTCTTGATTTTTTCTTTAATTTACCATTTTTAGTAAACTTCATTTTTGAACAATCATACTCTTTCGCTATTTTTTTAATTAATTTTTTCATTACACATTACTTAATTTCTTTAACTTACTTCTAACAGGTGTTATTTTTGATTTCCCTAAAATACGATCTACTTCATCTCCATCTTTAATCAAAATTAAAGTCGGCAATGTCTTAACCTTAAACCTCTGAGCTAACTCAGGCACCACATCAATATCTACTGTAATAAATGACACATCATCAAATTCATCATCTAACTTGTTAATAATAGGAGTATAAGATTTACACGGCATGCACCATGTAGCTTCAAACTTAACCGCGAAAAAACCTTTATCAACATCGAAATCTGACTCATTTTTTAATTTATGCATTTATCACCTTCTATTTTTGATTACCGTTAGCTTCAATAACACTAACTAAATCATTAGCTAATATTCCTAGATTCTTAACTAAATCATCTTCTTTAATTATGCCAGCTTCTATTAATGTCTTTTCTAAAGCCGCAACTCTTAAAAAACTTTGCAAAGCTATCTGATCTCTAGGAACATTGTCTTCTTCTGTTTTTTCTTTTAAAAATTCTACATCATCTTCTAAAGAATCCACATCATATTTTAAATTACCCATATCAAGATTTAAATCTGCTATTTCATTATTCATTATTTTACCTATTCACTTTCAAATCTGGCAATAATACACCTTGCAAATGATCTAATTCATGTTGAATGCATACAGCTAAAATACCTGTAGCTATAAATGAATGAGGTTTAACCATATTATCAACCACAACAATCTCTTTATATCTCATTGTATCAACTTGTTCACCAGGAAATGATAAACATCCTTCATTCTTAAAAAGAAATTCATCGTGTTTGTCAGAGATCCTACAATTAACTAAATCAACATTATAATTAATTCCATTTTGAGTATTAATCCGAATGATTGCAAAATTTTTACTGATTCCGATCTGTGGAGCGGCCAGTCCAATTCCAGGGCGGCCCAATTCTCCAGAGAATTTCAGCTCTTTTTCCAACTCTTCTCTTAAAGAATCAATTTCATCTGGTAAAACCTCTTCGCATTTAACACGAAGAAGTTTTTCATCAGTTATAATCACGCAGTTTGTCTCAATTCTTTATTATGATTCTTATTAAGAGATAACATACATGTCATCTGTCGACCTGACATATTTGGATCCTCAAACATTTCAGCTACGCCAACCAAATCGATGAATTCCATCAATCGGTCATAAGCAACATCTTTATGAGAAATTTCTCTTCCTTTAAAATTGATTGCAATTTTAATTCTGCAGCCATCTTCCAAGAATTTTTGAGCTTTTTTTGCTTTTGTTCTTAAATCGTTAACATTTGTAGAAGGACGAAACTTAATTTCTTTAATTTTAATCGCCGTCTCCCTTCTTTTTTTAGATAAATCTCTTTTTCGTTTTGATAAAACGTATTTATATTTGCCAGCATCGATAATTTTACAAATAGGAGTTTGATTTTTCCCAGATGGAGAAATCATTACTAAATCTAAATCTACTGACTGAGCTAACTTAATAGCATTATAGGTTGACATAACTCCTAAATTTTTATCATCCTTATCAATACAGCGAACTTCCCTTGACCTAATGTCTTTGTTTACAAAGATTCTATCTAAACTTTTTTGTTTCTTCAAAGTGTACTATTCTCCATTTTCTAATAAATCTATTATTATAATTCCGCGATTTTCATCGCATTCCTCTTCCTCTTCTGTAGAAGTACCCATTATAAACGCATAGTCCTCTACGTAAAGGTATTTCTGAACAAATTTGGCCTTCTTCTTGCATTTCTCATCATTCATAACTGCTCCTATAAAACATTCACTAAAATGCAAACTTATTATAAACCAACCCTAATTCCACCACCAACAAAAATCTGACCACCAAGATCAACGCCAACAGTCGGCCCCAGGTAAAGGTTATCCATTGCCGGAATATGTTTCCCTACATTGTAATCAACTGGATTAACAACAATTGCAAAATCATTATTCTGAGTTTCATAACCAAAACCAACACCTAAAAACTTCCATTGTGGATTAACTTTAGTTTCACTATAAGACATAAAAGAAATATCTAATGTAGGCTGTACTTCAGTTCTTACCTTTGGTTCATTCGGATTTAAAGAACTAGTAGCTACAGTTATTCCAACCGCTAAACCTAAGCTAAAATGAGGATCAAATCTAAATGAAGCTTCCGGTACTTTCTCTACAAATTCAGATTGCTCAATTGGAATAATATACTCTTTTCCGCTAACGCCAATTTTAAAACGATTATGAACATAATGTTTCCCATTTTCATCTTGACCTAAAACCGTAGATACAACATATTTTCTAGAATGAATATTAATGCTCCAAGGTTTACTTTTCCAAGCTTCAAATTTAATCGATCCTAAAGGTACATTAAAATCATTGAATGGTTCATGTAATCCTAACATTTGAGAATTTGTTAAATACCCAAACTGGTCCTTACAAACAGTTCCATCTGGACATGTTGGTAATTGAGGAGGATTATTGGGGTTTTTTGGTCTAGGAGATGTGTTTGATGAACCAATACCGGTTACTCTGATACCTTTTGATGAGGCTACAATCTTATTAAGACCTTTTATATCAGCATTAAAATTATCTAAATCATCTTGAATGGTTTCTAAATCAATATCCATATCTTTGGCAAAATCATCAAAATCTTTTTTGGTAAGATATTTAGATTGACTTCTAACAACTCCGTCTTGAAGTTGTTTCATTTCAACAACTTGTTGAGATAAAGCTTTTCTTTGCTGATTACCATCCCATTGCTGTTTAATTATAAAACCAACAGCTAATAATAGTAAAACTAACGCAGCCCCCAACACAATTTTCATTTTTGTTTCATTCATAACTTAATTATCCTTCTATACAATCTTCACAAAACCAAACAGAGGCTGTAAAATATGAGAATTCTCTTGGTTTAAATTTTTTACATTTATAACATTTGCTTTCAATGTTTCTTTTTACTTTTAATTCATTAAGCACAATATCAGCTTTTAAATCTTTAATATAATCATCTGGAATTTTCTCACATTGAACAAACATATAGTTAAAAGTTTCTTTAGAAGGATGCCAAAAATCTATATCATCATTTTTATATTGACTAAAAAGAATGGGGTCATCATGAAGTCCACTTAACTTATACATTAATTTATTATATAAATCAACAACCATCCCCATTTCTAAAGCTTTAATTATTGTCTGAAATTTACTCATATCTCAAACATCCCTTCATTTTGATTAACTTCATCAAGCAACCTAATAATTAATGAAGAAACTCCATTTAGATCATCAACAATCCAATCACTATAACCCTCAAAAGGTTGTTTTCTTCTATTATACTCATCAATTGACACATACCCAACTAAAGCTAAAGGTAAATCTTTACAAATCTTATCAATAGGAGTATTAACTACAGAATGACCAAGTTTTTTATCGTTAGTAATGTTACTAATTTGTAACAAAATGCCATCTGGGTCTCGAAGCGAACTTTTTAAAAACCTATTTTGCAAAGCCATTCCTTTTGACGGATTATCATCTCTATATTTTATATCAAGATCGGAATTACCAACCCTAAAATCATTTCCTCCATCTCCACCATACAAAAGAGATTGAGTATTTATCATTGGAAGATCCACATCAAAATTAAAAAAATGAAAAGCACAGTTCATAAAAAACACAAAAGCCATCTCACCTAAACAACCTGTTTTAACCCAATTAGCATCCCTGAAATTACCTGTTTGAAACTTATAATCGCCATTAATAATAGCTAATTTCTGTAATTGAGGAGGTAAATCGATTTCTGGAACCATATTTGTACGAAATCTGGTGTTAGTTCTAAATCCGTAATTATTAAGAATCACTCTTAAGGCATCATCTGGATTTTTTTTAGCTCTTTCCAGTATAATAGAACGATCTTTTAAACATAAAGCTTTTGAAGTTCTTTTATTAGATAAAAATTCTTTAACTAAACTCTCACTTTCTTTATTTAAGTTTTTTAATAACTCATAAAGGTTAGCTTCACTGGAGCTTGAATTACCGACTACCACTAGATCCAAACCCCGATTTTCTTTCAGAATTTCTTCTGCTATGTTCTTTTTTTAATTCTTCTAATGTGGTAGTTGAAACCATCATTTCTTGACGTTTAATTGGAATAACTTGGGCAATACGGTCTCCAAATTCAATTCTTTGCGGTTTTCCAGAACTAATAATCAAACTATTGCATGGTTGATACTGACATGCGAAAATTAATTCTCCTGGATAAGTCTCATCAATGGTACCATATAAAGCATGAAGATATCTTTTAGTAAAAGATGAAGATCGGGGTTTTAATTTTAACCACCACCCTTCTGGAGCTAGCATATGAATACCTAAAGGAACTTTCAAATATTGTTCTTGCTTCATATTAACCCCACCTAAAACAGAACATCTAACATCCCAACCTGTAGCTCTATTTTCAGCTTTAGTTGGTAAAAAATCTTCTGGCTCTAAGTCGCTTTCCTTACAAGCTTCAATTAAATCATCAGTTAACGCAAACTTAAATTCTGGGACGATATCGTCTTGTTTTTTTATCATAATCTTCTTTCGTTATTATCTTAATAATATTAATTATTTCTAGAAACTCTAAAAATTGGTAAACTGTATTTTTTCCATGACCATAAATCTGATGGAAATCATCATGATGAACTTGACATAAAGTTATACCATTATCAATATTGAATCTTTGACTAACAAAAATATCAAAAGAGTTCAAATGATGACTGTTCAAATATACATTCTTAATGTTGCAAACTCGACATGAAAATCTGTCTCTTTTTTTAACATCTTTTGCCCATTTAATATGTTTTGGATCTTCGAATCTATTATAATCATTCATTCCTATCTAAATGCAATAATACAACATAATAACATGACTAAAAAATTGCATAAGGTCGCTAAACATTTTAAAATTAAATTAGCTGAGTCTGAAGAAGATATTTATTATGATTTAGAGGAATCAAAAAGACGTCAAAGCAATTATGCTGATATTGATTGGTTAAAACAATTAGCTAGTCAAATGTGGAATAAAAGAGCCTGGATGGAATCTGCTGTAACAAATTCTAAAGATTCTTTTAAAGTCCTCAGATATTTACAGACTCTTTTAAATGTTACCCGTCATTTAGTCAAAACTGCCAAAGGAGCTGGTATGGATTTAGCTTCTGCCAAAAGATATAAAGAAGCTCTAAAAGTAGCTATCCAAGGATTATCTTCAATCCCTGGTTCTAATGCTTGGGGTGAATGGCATCAATCTTTTGGTAATTCTTTAGATAATTTTGAACCAAGAGTTTTTTATCCTTCCAAAAGAAACGCTCCTCAACGAATTGACGTTCCAACAACTATGATAACCTCAGGGCCTCCAAGAGAAATGGCATATGAAGTTGAAGAAGATGTAGATTTGCCACCTGGGTTATTTAATAATCAATATGAGCCAAGAAAAATTATGCCATTTCCTTTGGGCGCCATTAAAGGTCCTGGTAATAGCGCTTATTACCCAACTGAATATTAAGATTTAATATAGTGCTTCCAATCTTCATGTTTATTGATTATTGAATTATAATCATACCAAACAGCTGTAGTTGGTTTTGTAGGTTTATTTAACAATTTCATATCAGCTATATCAAGCTTTTTATCAGCTTTTTTATTATTACAATAAGAGCAACAAGCAACACAGTTGATCCAAGAGGTTTTACCACCTAAAGTTTTAGGTAAAACATGATCTATAGTTAGAACTGATGATTTAAATTTATCACCGCAGTATTGACATAAATTTTTATCACGTTTAAAAATAGCTCCTCTACTACATCTTCTTTTTTTAATGTGACGTGGAGTGTATTTCTTTAATCTTAAAATTGCTGGCATCAAATAACCCAAAGGTTCAATCTGAAAATACTCAGAACAATCTTCACCACAAAATTTATAAGTTGAGTTTTGGTAAATTACATCACTAGTCTTAGTGTAAAATTTTAAATTGCTACCACAAACAATACAATAACCGTTATTATATTTAAAACCAGAGTTCCAAGCCGAAATTTTATCAACTTTATCATTAAGAACATGATTAATAGCTTTCCTTTCAGAAATAAACTTCATTGGTTCATACGTTGAACTTAATAACAGCGTTTTCATTCTTTTTCTTCTTTAATTCTTTTAATTGAATCCCTAATATCTTCTTTGCCAGGCATCTCATTACCTAAACATAACCATCCTGGTCTTTGACGTCTAGCAAAAAGTTCTACTTTTTTAGCATCAGGAAACATTATATCTAAACGGTCTTGCAAACCTTCAGGCTTTTCTGAATGTTTAAAGTTAGGATCGAAAACAACATCAGTCTCACTTACTATTACAGACCTTTGAGACTTGTTTTCTAAAGAGCCATAAGGTTTCCCTCGTTTACCAACAAGCGCAATTTCATGCGTTTGCCTAAACAATCTTCCCATGAAAAAATTAAGAACTTTATTTAAATTAAAATTATTAATAATACTTGGGACTAATTTAGTTCCACTTTCAGTTTTTAATAATTTCTTAACTTCTTTGGTTAATTCTATTAAAGGTTTTTTCTTAGTTTTAACCCAAATAAAAGTTTGAGTTTGTTTAAAGCCCCAAGATTTCATTGTATCTAATCCTTCTTGAAGAAGACTAGAAGGAACCCATAAAACCAAAACAGCATCATCGGCAGCAATTAACTCAACATCTAATTTAATTATATCTTTAGTTGTTAAAACATCATACTGAGATGCGGCGCCTCTTTTGGTGTCACTCATGGTAAGAGGATCCGAAAAACTCCATGGGCAATCGCCCAAAATCAAATTAAAACGGCTCATATTATATTTTTCCTTTTAACTAATTTCTTTTTCCATGTACTTAATTTTAGCCAACACAATTTCGAGTTGCGATTTATTAATGTCAATTGACACTTGTTCTAATTCATCTATCTTATCTTGATGTTCAGCTATAATTTTTTTCCTTAATTCAAACAAAGGAAGCAAATCACTATCTTGTTTAAACAAAGGCTCATATTCAGAATTAAAAGAAAAAGCTGGTAATTTGTTTTTAATTGCAGTTGGTAAATCAAACATCTCTAAAAGTTGATTTAATTCTTCTTTTATTTTCTTTTTTTTAATGTTAAGCTTTTTTATCTTTTTCTTTTCGGAAACGATATCTTTTTTATAAGCAAAGAAGTTCTTAACTTTTTTATTTGACATCAGTTTAAAACAACCTCATAACCTAATTTTTCAAGACATTCAGCTACATAACCTCTATAATTATTAAAATGTTTTCTTTCCCAAGATGCTAAAGTGTCATTTTCCTTAAAAGGTAAAATTTCTTGAGGATTTTTTTTATCCTCTTTACAGGCATCTTCAACATCTTTAACAAAAAGTTCAAGCTCTTCTTTAAAAGATTTAACAAACGCAGGCCCAGCCTTTTTATAATCCTTTAAAGACTCATCACGATACTTAATTGTGATTTCTTTTGAAGGAATAAGGTGTGGGAAAACCAAATCACATTCAACATGATCTGGTTTATCTCCATTTGCAATGTTAATAATCCTACCTTCTCCAAAATTATGTGTTTCCAAATATGAAGCTAAATACAATTTCATACCAAATTTCTTTCTAAAATAATAGGAGCACCTTCTCCCTTAACCTCAACACTTAATGTATTGATAAAACCTTTATTTCCACCTACTGGCCCTTTTTTAATCTCAACCCTAAACTTACCTGGTGGTAACAAAGCCGTCCATTTTCCATTTTGACCAATTAATGTTTCTTTCACCATACTTCCAGTCTCTATATCATAGATTTTAACATTACCTAAAATAACAGCTCTTTGATTTGATTTATAAAAAACCGTTTGCTCTATCATTGAATGCTTATTGGTCTCTTTTGGAGGTTCAACTGTTGGAGCGGTAACTGTTGGTTTTTGATTAACAATCTGTTTAACTTTATCAATAATAGGTGTAATAATAGGAGCTTTTGTTATCTTTATAATATTAAAATCTTTTCTTAAGTGTTTAATATTATTATTAGAATCTTCACAAAGTTTAAATAACAAATCTATTTTATCTTGTATTTCTAATAATACATCTGTTGCTTTTTTTTTCTCAGTCACCTTATAGAGGCTCCAAGTTTAAGAGTTAGTTTTCTCATAACAGTAATATTTCTAGAATCAACTGGGTTTTGATTATGAAAAATAAGACCATTTAAAGCTTCATCAGCATCTTCTAATGAGGGAGTAGAGAAAACTAATTGATTTTTGATAAAAACACAATAATCTCCCTCATTGGCTTGAGAAATAGCTGAAGAATATGATTGTTCATCTTGAAATTCTTGCGGTTGCGTTTGAAACTGATGTGGAGAAGCATACTGCTGCTGATTATACCTATCTACATGTTCATACGTTTCATTTGAAAACTGATTAACTGGTGGAGATGGAACACTACTATCATCAAAACCACCTGGGTTTGCCCAAAGATTATCATGATCTCTACCAGATAAATTCGCAACTTGTGGTTGCATTCTTATTTGAGCTTGTTGTTTATTAGGTTGTTGGGTTTGAACAGCTTGTACCTGAACTCGTGGGGGCTGTCTTGGCATGCCGCGTTTAAATTTATTATTCATAAAATCCTTTGATACGTCCATAAATGGTGCTGGTTCTACATTTAATCTCTTATATTCAGGCTCGTAATTACTAACCTGTGAATAAAAATCCCTGTGCAAAAGTCGCGCAGGGTTAGTTTGATACTTTATGTTTTTCATTGTTAACTTAATGAATCTTGAGCTTCTTTCCTGAGACGATCCATTTTAGCTTTACGCTTTTGATCTCTAGCCTTTTGTTTTCTATCCCATTCTCCTGAGGCAATCATACGATCTCTCATTTTGATAATACGTTCGCGTTCTATAACTTCTCTTTTTCTTCTTCTTTTCTTTTCTGAAGGTTTTTCAAAAGATTGATTCTTCTTATATAAACTAAGAATCTTAGATTTTTGAACCATAGATTTGAAATAACGAGAACCGCTTTCAAAATCAGATCGAATCTCTACTTGTAGAGGAGAAAGATCTCCTGCATATTCATCATAAGGTGCCGGGGCTGTTGCTTCTTTACTCATATAAAAACTCCTTTGTGGGTAATACTCTTAATATAACCAAATATCTTGTGTGTCGACTTACCTTTTTAATAAAGCGTCAATTTTCTTAGGTATAACAGGTTTAGCCTTTAAAACAGCTACATGTTCAGGATTGACTAACTCATCTGCTGATAATTCCTCTGAGTATCGACATTCATTAATATAATATCCAGTGCAAAATAACACATTTTTATTTTCATAAAATGTTGCATATAATTCATTATAGCAATCTGGACATTTTTTTCCATAAGGAACTTTCCCTTTACCTTTGCAAATCGGAAACTCAATACATTTAGTGTACGGCCCAAACCTACCATCATATTTAAGCATTGGAGATTGGCAATTTGGACATTTAGCTCCATCAAAAGGCTCTCCTTTATTATCTGTAACTACAGGTTCTTGCCCAACCATTTTGCAGCTTAATGTATTATTACAATTTTTAGGATAATTAACACAAGCTAAATAATAACCAAACGTACCATTATGTAAATACATAATAGTTTCTTCCTCTTCACATTCAGAACATCTAAACCCATAATCCTTTTGACCAGACATATAAGCTTTATTTAACTCTATCTTAAATGGAGAATAAAACTCTTCCATCATATCTCCATAAGATAATTTGCCTTCTGCAATCAGATCTAACTTATCTTCCATTTCTGCAGTATAACTATATTTCATGAACTCAAAAAAATTATCAAGTTCATCTACAACCTGCATACCTTTTTCAGTAGGAATGAAAAACATCTTATTTCTTGGTTTATTAACATAAGCACGACTAGTTATTTTAGACATAATAGCTGCATATGTAGACGGCCGCCCAATCCTCTTTTTTTCCAGTTCTTCAATTAAACTTTTTTCGGAAAATCTTGCTGGAGGTTTGGTGAATTTTTGAATTGCAGAAACTTTGGATGATAATTTAAGCTTATCTTCTTCTTTCAAAGATGGAAGCAAAATATCTTTGCTTTTATCTTTAATTACCTCAAGCCAACCTTTGTATTTTAGAATCTTACCAGAAGCTTTTAGCTTATGATTACTGGATGTTTTAATAGTTACATTAACATTATCATAAAGAGCTGGATTCATTTGACAAGCAACAAATCTTTCCCAAATCAATACATAAATCTTAGTCTGTTCATCTGGCAAATAAATATTATTAGGAGTTTGATTTACATTAGTGGGCCTAATAGCCTCATGCGCATCTTGAGCCTTCTTTTTAGAAACATAAACATTAGTTTTAGCTGGAATATCATACTTATTCTCTTCCAACCACTGACGGCAAAAATCAGTTGATTCTTTTGCTAAACGAGTTGAATCAGTTCTCATATAAGTAATCAAACCGGCTTCATATAAAGCTTGGGCAGCCTTCATTGTTTGAGCAGCCGAAAATTTATATTTACCTGCAGCAGCAGATGCCAAAGATGATGTTATCAATGGAGCTAAGGGTTCTCTTTCTTGCTCAAATTCATCTACTTTATCAACTTTATAAGTATCCGTTTCTAAATCTGACTTAACTTGTTGAGCGGTTTTCGTATTGTTTACTTTTTTAATGTATTTAGCGGTAAAATTTTCACCATTTTTAGATAAAGGAGAATTAATATTCCAATATTCTTCAGGTTTAAAAGCGTTAATCTCTCTTTCTTTATCAACAATCATTTTAACAGTTACAGACTGCACTCTACCAGCTGAAAGCGGAGAATTGAACTTGTTAATTAGAAACGGAGAAACAGAAAAACCAACAATTCTATCTAAAACACGTCTGGCCTGTTGAGCATCAAAAAGATTCTTATCTAATTCCCTTGGAGAATTAATACCTGCTAATACCGCTTTCTTGGTAATCTCTTGAAAAGTTACCCTTTTAATTGGTTTATCATTTTTCTTCCTGATAATCTCATATAAATGCCAAGCGATAGCTTCTCCTTCACGATCGGGGTCAGGAGCTAAATAGATTTGGTCAACTTGTGACGCATATTTAATTAAAGCTTTAACTTTGTTTTTCTGAGTTGGAATTATTCCATAAATAGGAATAAAACCTCTATCAACATGAACGCCTAAGCTATTCTTACTTCGTGAAACTAAATCAACTATATGACCAATGCTTGCTTGAACAATAAAGTCCTTACCTAAAAATCTCCCAATTTTTTTGGCTTTACTAGGTGATTCTACAATTACAAGTGTTTTAGTCATTTATCATCAACTCTTCTAAATAAGCTCTTTTTAGGTTGACTAGTTTTAATTTCATATTTAACTAATCTTCCTTTATTATATTTAGCCACAAACGCTTCTCTAGTATAAGCTTCAACTACTAATAATTGACGTCTACTACCAATATCAAGCATCATATATTTATCGCGAATAACTGGTTTACTTCTAGTTGAATGACCAGTTATAATAATTTTATTCCAATTTAATGGTAATCCTCTATTAGTTAATGTTTCAACTAATTTAACTAATGACCTATCCCAACATAAAGTGTCCATATCATAATCTGAAATTGATTTATCTGGATGGCAACCTCCATGAACAAAAGTAAAATTTTCATATTCATAATAAGGCAATAGATTTATCATAAATTCTACATGATCTTTTGGAATAACGCTTTTCATAGCATTAACGTTACTCATAAAAACATACAAATCATCTGATTTAAAACTTTCGTTATTTAAACCTGATTTATCTAAGTAGCCATAAATAGTCTCTCTACCACCATTCATTAACCACATATCTAATTGATTATCTGCAAAATACTTAGATGATGATGGGATAAGACCAAGTCCATATAGCATCATTAATTCATGATTACCCATTAAACAAATTACCTGATCTTTATATTTGTTTTTTAAATCAAGTATTGTTTGAATAACTTTATGAGAATCAACATTTCTGTCAATATAATCACCCAAGAAAATTATTTTATCTACTTTTCTTAAAGGAGTTATTCTTTTTAAGATAATATTTAATGATTTGCTAGCTCCATGAATATCTGGTATTACATAAATACAACCATCTTTATTTGGTCTCCATTTACTCATTTTACTGCAGTTATCCCTTTGATTTTATCAATAAGCATATCAAACTCTTTAGAATCATATGAGGCTATATAATAATACAGCGTTCCTAAAGCTTTTTCTTGGTAAGATGTAGAAAACTGAAGTTCAACTACACTTTTTTCAGACACTAATATTGAATACATAGCATCTCTTACATAACTATAATCAATATAAATTTCTTTTAATTCAACTTTAGAATTAAAAGTATCAAAAATAGATTTATCAAAAGAAAATTTATCACCGACTTCTTCGCAACTTTCGTAAAAAGTTTTATTATTAATCAGCGCGTTATTGAATAATATATTTCTTGATGAACGAAATAAACTATTATTATTTGATTCATCAAAATAAAGACTTTTCCACCAGTCTGTTTTTTCTTTTTGAACAGATGCTGAAGCTTTCATTAATTGAGAAACTATATCTTGAATATTAACATTTGGTTTTGCACTCATCTACTCATCTCCCTTTTCTTATTGTTAAGTCTAAAATAAATTGAATCTACTAATTTTCGCCTAATACGTTGTAAAAATACCATACCTTCCATTTCATAATGAGATGGAATCCGAAAATGAGTTACTTTAACTGGAGTGCCTGACTCTAAGTCTCGAACAATTATTTTAGAAAATGTATATTCTACAACATTTTCATTAACAAACTCATTTGTTTTTAAATTATATACACTAATCAACTTGCCAATAAAACATGGGCCGTAGTTTTTATATTTACGACCTCCAATATATTCTTCTTTCGTCTCATTAGGTATTATATCACTATCAACCTTTGACTCATATTCGCTAACTCCAGAAAATGATGATAACTCAGGCGCTGTTAAAGACATTATGTCAATTTCCCTACCACCTTTAATCATAGTAAATGGCAAATAGTTCTCTAACAAGTTTCCATACTTCTGGAAAATTTTTGCTTGCAAAGGATCTGATGATAAAAACTTCCTATGACATAAATATCTAACCATATCTCCTGGAACTTCTTCAGTCATTTCCCACATTGCATCATACATAAGCAATTTTTGAACTTTTGTGCTTTTATCACTTCTTTTCACTGTATCTTTTTGAGAATCAATAACCTCTTTAATTAAATTAACTTTAAAAGAAAGATCCGATTTCATTTCCATTAAATCAAAAGAATTAGAATTAATAGAATTAGATTTTAAATAATCATGTAATGTAGTAACAGAAGATCTTACTGAAGCAAACTCTCTATCTGAAGCAAACTCTCTATCTAAAGATAAGTCTTGTCTTACCGCAAATCCTCTTGGATGTGACATTTTTAAGAACAAATTTATATCTCCAAACTCATCGCATTTTTCATAAGGGCAAGTTATAAAATCATCTTTAGCTAATGATTTAGGAATGAATTTCATACATCCATAACAGCGAATTCCTTCGCTTGAATGAAGAGAAAAAGCCGACAAAATAATAAATTCTTGCTGTAAATTATGATTATTATTACCTTTTCTAATCTCAGAAAGAATATCTTCAGATTTTTTAGTACAATTATCACATCTTAACTTTTTGTTTTCAGCATGTAGATATTCTCTACGATTACTTTCTTTACAAAGTGGGCAAACTAGTTTTGATGTTTTTTTAGAGGCTTTATTTTCCCAATAGATTGCAGAAGATAAATTCTTTAAAGTAATATTTAAGTAAGCATTTAAGTTCCTATTACTATCTTTCCAATGTTCTTTTTTGAAAAAGTAAGTATTAAGAGCAGAATGTAGTTTTTCTTTGGATTGTTCTTTAAATGAATTAATAGCCAAATCAAAACCTCTTTCATAAGGTTTTAAATTATAAGCATGACCACCTAAATACTTAAATTTAGAATTATAATATTTTATTAATGAAGGAATTACCCATTCATTAAAATCAGACTCTTTTAATATAGCAGATTTCTTTTTAAGTTCATCAAAAATTTCTTCTTTAATCAAATTCAATTCCCCAATATAGTTTCAGCAGGTTCAGAATAAGCAACCTGCAAACGTGTCATATCAAAATTAGAGTTATTTAAAATAGCATCTCCTCTACCAATTAAACTCTCTGCGCCTTGCTGATCCAAAATAACCTTAGAATCAACCTTCGATGTTACCTTGCAGGAAAGTCTAGCAGGAAAATTAGCCTTAATCAAGCCTGTAAAAACATCTACAGATGGTCTTTGAGTTGCAAAAACCATATAAATACCGGCCGCTCTTGCTTTTTGAGCTAATTTAATCGCCAAATCTTCAAACACCTTGCCTTTTTCATAAAGCATTAGATCAGCAGCTTCATCAACAATCAAAACAATCTTATTAAATATGTTTGGTTGGTCTTCAATGCTTTTAACACCAATTTTAGACATATATAAATACCTTGATTCCATCAAATCATGAAGAAAAGAAAATGTATTAATAGCTTCATCATAAGTGTTACTAACACTAGTAACCACATCCGCTAAACCTTCTCTATAAATGTTAAATTCAACCCTTTTAGTATCAACTAAATGAAGACTAACATCATGACGTTTAGCCGCATTAGCAATTAATGTATGAAGAAAAACACTTTTACCAGATCCGGTACTTCCAGCAACTAATAGGTGAGGATTTTTAGCTATATCCATCCATAATGGTTTGCCTTCATCAGTTTCCCCTAACAGAAAAGGAAGAATATGATCCGAAGGAGCTTTATTAAATTTATATAGTTCATTAAAATCTAATTTCTTAGCTTTTGATGTAGTAGTTTGTAGCCTTACAATACCCTCTCTAGGGATTGGCTTGATAATTATAGATGAGTTTGCACGCATAGCTATCGCAAGCTCGTTAGCATACCTCTGGAGCCGACTAATGCGAGTGCCAGGTTCAAGTGTAACATCATAATAAGCAAAATGACGATGTTTTTTTGCTCCAACGCATTCAGCTTTTATTTTAAATGATTTTAAAATATTATTAAGTGAATCAATCATGAAATATCCGCCATCCCTCCTGCCCAAAATCCTTTTGTCATTGACCATTCCAGCATTCTCCTAAAAACAAAAATATGTTTAGGGTTTTTGGAATCCAATATTAAAGGAAAATTATAAAGTAACTTATTGAAATTAGGGTGATATAGAATTTTATTCAAAATTAAACAAATCTTTCTTTTTGCAAATCAATTGAGAAAAAATAATCGTCAACATCATTAAATAATGGGGTAACAACAGCCGCAATACGTTTAGAAATTCTTTTATAATCATTAGACATAGAAAGTTTTCCATACTTCATAATAACTACATTATATTTTCCAGTAGTTTCATCTAAATAATTTAATTCACTCTTTAATATCTTCTTTAAATCATTACATCTAGAACCATTTTCTGATGCAATTAAAATACTAAAGCATTTGGTTATGTCTAACATACCGTCTCCTACCTACAATATAAGCACGATGCAGCCGAGCGCTACCAAAATGTCACCTGGGCTGCTTCATTTTTTTAATTAAAGTATCAAAAGAATATTTTACTTCAACTACATTACCTATTTTAATACCTTTAGATGATGCAGTACCAAAAGGTAATTCTACAACTAAATCTATAGGTAAATTCGGTCCTATTAAAGTAGTATCAAAAGGTTTTCCTTTTAAAATATCAATAACAGATCCCTCTTTACAAAAGATTATATCTAAAGGTGAAGGGGTATTCTTCATCCAAAATTTGGTATAACTAGCTTTAGAAAATGGAAACACCATAATTGGTGGCGGCCATGTTTTAAACATTAAACCTAACTCAAATTCCTTAAAAGTAACAGCAATTAATGTCTCAAATTCATGATCGCCAATAATTACTTTATCTATTCTTCTACTCAAAACAAACCCTCTTCTTCAAATGAGTCTAATTGTTTAGAAATATCCTTAAGTCTTGTTCTAACTTTATCTTTAAAATGAGGTTTTTTCTGAGTTGATAAAGAATGATCTACTAATAACCTAAGCCTACTATTAACAGAATTAATAATAGAAAGGATTTTTTGAATCTCACCATTTATATTTTTAATATAAATTTCTTTATCACCAAGACTATCTATTACTTTATCAATCAAAGGAGTAAGAGTTAATAAATCATCTACAATTTTTAGATATAATTGATTCATCATTGATGGATTTATACCCATTAATTTTCTTTTAATCCACCTTCTAATGGTATTATGCGCTACTTTTTTAAAATCTTCATCAATTAAATATGATGTTTTTTCAGCAATGGATTCTAAAAAACTATCTAATTCATCGTTAAGCAAATCATATTCTTTAATTAAATAATCTAAACTCTCAGTATTGTTTTTATTAATAGCTGAAGATACATTCATTAAAAGATTATTGGATCTAACTTTAAAAAGTTTAACCTTATTTTTATTAAATAGATTAGATTGAGCTATAGTTGTTACTTTTTGTACTAATTTTTGATCAATCTTATCGCGTAAATCTTTTAATAACTGTAATTTATCTTCTAAATTTGATTGAGGTGGAGCTTCTTCATAAATTATTTCTGGTTCTGGAGACTTTTCAATTGCTTTTGGTTGATTTTCAATTAATCTATTACCTTCAAGAGTAGCTAACTGCTTGAAATTAGATATAAAAGTCTCCAAAAATGGAGTTATAAACTCTTGATACTCTGAAATTGCTCCAGGAAAATCTTTGCTAGTCAATCTAAGCTCAATATCTTCCAAACGTTTAATTGTTTCTTTACCAGCAGCAATCATGTTTAATCGAATTTTTCGTTCTTCTTTTGGAAGACCTAATAAACCAAAACGTGACCATAATCTAGCACCCCACCAAGATGAATCAGCTGCTGATTTAATTTGTTGATAATCATCAGGCGCCCCAGATAGATAAAAAGAGCTACCAGTCTTTTCAAAAGACTCTATTTTAGCTGCCAATAATTTCTTACGCAAATTACTCATACAATCATGCTAAAATAATCACTTTTTCTTTTTACGAGCCCTTCTTTTTTTAAGAGGAGGTTCTTTTTTCTTAAGTGAGAAAATACTATCTGCTATTCCATACTCAACAGCTTCCTCTGCCGATAAATACATATCTTTCATACAATCTTTATTAACTTTATTAAACGTTTGACCAGTATGACGCGCCAACATTTCAATTAATATGCTGTTTTCTGTTTCTAATTTCTGAATCATTTCTTTAACTTCTTTAACACTTCCATTCATTTCAGATATTTGAACATTATGAATCATAATTTGAGTGTTAGGATAAATAAGCCTACTACCTTTTTCTCCAGCAGCTAATAAAACCGCTGCAGCTGAGAAAGCTCTTCCAATTGCAATAGTTTTAATTGGTGCTGATACGCCCTGAAAAACATCATAAATAGCAAATAAAGAATAAAGATCACCACCAATAGAATTTATATAAATTGTTATTTCTTCTTCAGGATCAAGGTTATCTAAATAAATAATAGTAGCAATTAAATTACTTGCTACATTTGTATCAATATCTTGATGTAAAAAAATAATTCTATCTTCTATTAATTTAGAAAATATATCTATTGGTGGTGCGTTTTGAAGAATATGTTCATACTCTTCGGTAAAAGATTCATCCATATTTACTCAAATTCAAATAGATTGTTCAGACGAAATTGTCTCAATATTCTCAGACTCAAAAACTAAATCTGATACATTAACAATGCCAGCAGCTGGAGTGTTTGTTTTCTTGTTAAAATCACCAATCCTGCTAAGAGGAATAAAAAAAGCTTTTTCAGGACTATCAACACATAAATTAACTAATCCATTCCAAGACCCACACTGAGCTTTCTTATGATCAGTAGATAATGTGTACTTATCAATATTATCTCTATCAATAACAAGTCTCTTTCTAGATACTGAAACTTTCTTAATTTCATTTTTAATATATCCTGGCCCAGAAATTTTCTCAGGATCTACATTATACTGTTCTTTAAATTTAACAATAGCAAATTCCTTTGGAAAAGATCCTGTAATTGACCCAGGTTCTTGATCTGGAACCTTAACTTCTTCCTGAATTAAATTTCCATCAACAATAGCTGCACAAATAAATATAACTGGTCTTCGAACTCCTGCCGGACGACCTCTAGTAGCTTTAACTTCATCACTCATAATTTTCTTTCCTTTCAACGCTTGAATATACAAACATATTAACCCTAAATTGGACCTCTGTCAACATCTCTTCTCTCTAAGAATATCTTTTTTTCTTGTATTAAAGATTTAAAAATAATATGAGGAAGAAATTTAATCTTCTTCTGTGGCGGAATAATTCCCGGCTCTTTAGTGAAAAAATTTATGTACTTAAGTTTAGGAGTCATGAAAGTATGTATTGTCCCAAAATTCTGAATAGTAATAGATTCTTCATTAACTAAAACATCTGAAAACAAATCAGCAATAATTAAAATAGCATCATCAACGGTTTGTTTAGGTAACTCCCCATTAAAACGTTCATGAATAGTATTTATCAAATTATCTTTATTAATTCTCACGTACTGGCCTCTTACCCCACCTTGGTCCTTTAATAACAGATCGGTCATTTGGATCTCTAGTAATGATTTTATTAAAACCCAACCATTGAATTGCCGAATAACCATTTTTATGATCATTTAATTTTGCAATTTCATGAATGATTTTACTAGCTTCCACTCCTTTTGGATGAGAAACATTAATTTCATCGCAAATATCATAAATAATACTTTTATATGAATCTGGCAATTGGTTTTCTGGAGCTTTAAAGTCTTGCACAGAATCATTATTAGATTCTCTACAATTTCCTCCTCCAAGATTTTTAATAACAGCTCTTAATTTTTGCTGCCTCTCTTTTATTAATTTGATTCTATCAATTTCTTTTTGTAAACTTTTAATTTCCTCTTCCGCTTTTGAACGCATACCAGAAGGATTATTAATACCTTCTTTTAAACATTCTTGAATATACTCGGCAACAAAATTTGCAAACATAAACTACCCTTTCTGTAAATTGATTAATTTAATCGCAGCTTGGAATAAATCATCATAATCATCACAATCATCCCAAAGAAAACCATATGAAGTAAACTTATCAAAATCTGCCATTAAACGACCTTTGTATTCTATACTTAATTCATTCCAACTATCTTTTTCAGAATTATAAGATTTTAAATATGTCTCACCAAGATCGGTTTGATCATATAAAGTTTTAACTGCATGAATTGATAACTCACTCATTCTAAATAAGAATAAAAACTCTGAATAATCATCAACAGTAAGATCAATTAAAAGACCTTTCAGTTTAGAATCACCTATACTCAGCTGCCCAGCGTACATATTATGATTAATTGGACCACCTTCGTATTTAATTTTCATTGGTGTATTTAAAAGAAGATCGCTACTTCTTAAAGCGGCTTCGGGGCTATCTGGAACTGCTCCAATATTAGCTAGAATTCTTTGTATTAACATCCTTGACAGGTTTTCTGACATTTAGATTCCTTACTTGGTTTTGAATATCTTTAGTAACTTTGACTAAATCCATATTCTTAGGTTTTGGCATTGCTGCCGTTTTTTCCTCTATAAAAGTTTCATGATCAAAATCATCTTTTCTTGAAGATAATTCCCTCATACAAGCTTTAGCTAACTCTTTATTAATTCCAAGTGTTCTATAAACCACAACATGAGCAGCTAACACTTTTGAATCGGCATCTTTAACTTCATCAATTAAATTATTTTTTTTCATTAAACCTCTTACGTAATTCTTTATAAGCTTTAAACTTTGGGAAAGCTCTTGAAAACCCTTGAGTAACTGGTTTTGAAATGAAAAATTTACCAAACTCGTTTAAATTAACAATATCTCCATCAAGCATACTATTACGAATCTCTTGAAAAAACAACCTAACCATTTCTGATGAAGTAAAATAGCTTAAACCAGTACTAGCTTTAACTTTTAAAACAAAAAACTCCAAACCCTCAACATTAACAGAGTCTTTAGTTGTCATAGCATTCTGATAATCATATACGTCTGGATAAAAATCAGGCATTCTTTTTAGAAACTTTCTTGGTTGTTTTTTTCTTGGTAGTTTTCTTTACATCTGGCTCTCTACCTTCAACGCAAGCATTAACTACCTCAACAATTGTTGATAATGGAAGACGAGATCTTGACCCATCATCATTTCTTGGACTTCCACCAACGGAAGTTCCACCACCCCAACCAGGCTCTAACTTATTGAATTCATTATATATTTTTTCCAAAGGGAAATTATCAATAAAATCGCTTCTTTTAGCTAAAGAGATTGCATTTGATCCATCATCTTGTGGTCTAACCAAAACAATTCGATCAAAACCAGCTCTATATAAAAATGTATATATGTAAGGGTTAAGAGATTCAACTAAAACCCAACCATTTTCATTTTTCTTTATTTCAAAATCTGAAAATAGCTCTTGTTCAGCAATTTCAACTGAGGCTTTATCATCTATATACTTATCAATTCTATGTAAAGTTGATTCAAGAATAGTTAAAAGGCCCTCATTAGAAATTTTATGATAATCTCCATTTCTAATTGATTCTGTTTGTGGGCTACTAATCCAATTAATAACTTTGGACATTTCATTTAAAGGAATTGCTCCCGCATGCATATCACCTAAAGAGATTGATTCAACTAACCTTTTAACTTTTGGTTCGCTGCAACGATCTGGGTTCTTAAGACAAAAGAAAGCTCCTGACACATCAAGATCTACATCATTAATGTAAACCTGTTTGATTTTTGCTGGATCTAATCCTAATAATATCGCCATCCAAACTTGATAAGTAGATGATACAGTGCAAAACCTCATGCAACCTGCATGATGATCAAAACTATACCTCCGTTGTTCCATATCAATTTTAGGACCTTGAACAGCACCATCTAACGCAATTGAATATGGGGGAAGTTCTTCTAAAGACCATATTTTACCTCGTTCTAAAATAATATTCATTTATATATTCCTTTCCGATCGGTTTGTTCGTGAACCTGATTTGCATCAGACCATTTAGATGGTCCAGTAATAACAATTTTTTTTCCTTTAGTTCCTGTATCAGTAAATTCTTGGGCGGTTAATTTTCCTGTGAAATAACAACCTGAATCTAAATTGCAGGAATAATTATAAAACTTGGCTTCTCCATCTTTTTGGACAAAATGCCCACTAACTATATAACCAAATCGGCCATCATATTTTTCATGCCAAATGGGACCTGTTTTAGCTGGGAAAAAATCAATTTTACCATCAGTAATTTTATTTTTCAAAGGTATATGGTTTCCTTTATCATCAACCCACCTAACATAGCAAGTTTCAATATTATTATGAATATCATCCCAAGAATAATTTGGAGTAACTCCTCCATGCACCATAAGCACTCTTGAACGATTATGAAATTCAAATAGAATTGCAGTAGGTTGTTTTTTTACCCACTCTAATTGAGGAGATAATTCTAATTTATGCCTTTTATAATGTCTTAAACGTTTTAATTCATGATTTCCTTTAATCATAAAACCAATTTTATCATCTGACAACTCTTTAATTTTATCTAAAATTCTTTCTGCAGCTTCTGTGCCGTGACCTTTATCAAAAATATCACCAACCGAAGCAAATAATCTTTTTTCGTTGGGATCTATTTCTTCAATTAACTTAAGAAACTGGTCTTCATGCTCATGAACATCCCCGCAAAATGTAACTGTAGTTCCTTTTGGAACTTGAACTTTAAGCATTATACCAACTTTCGTACTGGGGTCGTTTCACCTGTTTTAATATTCAACCAAACCTCTTCGGTTATTTCAATTTCTTCTTTTTTATTTTTATTTTCCCAATATGAATATTTAAAAACACGTTCAGAAAACTCACCTACACCATTTACTATTTCTCTTATATTAGCTTGATGACCTTTAGGTCCAAATCTAAATAAAGGAAAAGACAACCTTCTAAATAATTTATTTACCTTTTCGTCTGTCACCCATTTTTCTAAATCTTCTAATACCACATCATTAGTTTTAACCCAAATACATTTATATTTTGGGGGTATTTTTTTTAATGCATTAATAATTACATCATGACACTCTTCGCAATATTTACTATCTTTATGATTAGTATAATAACCACACACTCCACTAGACAAATAAAGATATACATCTTTACAATTTGAGCATCTACAATATCTTTCCATTGTCATTTTATCATCTTCCTAACTTAATAAACTCAGTAAAATCTCTCGCCATTTTTTCTTCTAATTTACTCGCTAATTTAGGATCTAAAGAATGCTGATCATAAATTTCAAATTGAGAACTCATTGCATGGAATAATTCATGTGCGAAAACCTTAACAAATGTTTTATTAACTCTTTTGTTAATCATAACATCATTTCTAATATAAATATTATTGCTACTATATTGATAGTAACCCCAAACTGGAACTTGAACTGCTCGTTTTAAAAATCTACCTTTGAGATCATTTAAATTTCTTGATTTAGAATTCAAAGGCATTAAACAAATTTCAACATTGAATTTAGATACATCTCCTTTAAATTTATAAAATCTTTTTTGTTTAATGAATGATTCAAAATTATTCACTACCAATTTACAAGTCTTTTTTAAGATAGCAATATTTTTTTTATTAATTTCAGAACCGGCTTTCCCCCTTGTGCTTCTCCATTCGATGATGCTGACGTGTGAGCATGGGCCAGAAAGAGCTTGGGGGTTGTTTAAACGCTCTTCCTGGGTCGGCTCCATGCTACCACCGGTAGGAGATGCAAAAGCCTTGTTAACAGCTTGTGAGTTGAGGCATAATGCCGCGACTAGAAGTGATAAAAATATACGTGTCATGATGATATTTTAATCATCATCTGTGAGGCGTCAAGTGGCAGAGGAAATTTCCTTAAACCATTTTTCTCTTGCTCTATCTTTTACAAAAAATGGAAAAGCAAAGGATCCTTGAACAGATCCATTTAGAGGAAAAATAATTTCATCATATTGTCTTTCATTTAATGAATAATAAATTTTCACTGAAACATCCTTTGTGTTACTAGGAACTCTGATTGGTTCATTAAAATTACCTTTTTTAGAAAAACGCCCTTCATCAAAAATATAACCATTTTCAATTACCTGCCATTTACATTTAGCATTTTTAGGCATATTACCACAACTCCACACATTCATATAATGAAGCTTATCAGAACATTTAACCGAAAAACTAGATAAACTATTTATACCGTAAAGTTTCCATCCATTAAACATTTCAAATATACTATCTGTATGATGTAACATTGGGATTGCTTCAACTAAATACTTAGCGTCATTAAACAGATCCATTATATATCTATAAAATGATAAACCTGAAATATAATCGAAATTATAAGGTTTTGATATACTTATAGTTTTAGATATAATATCAATATTAACAAGATTAGAAATAATACCAACATCTTCTAAAATCTTTAGTTTTTCATCATATTCTGGGTAAGCAAGCGGCTCTGGAGAGTCATTCTTAATTGTTTTCTTTTCAATCGTAATAGCTTCCACCACTTTAGAGGCTAATACAGGTCCTGCCAAAATAGAAGTTAAACCTAAGTTTTTTAAAAACCCTCTTCTTTTCATAAATCCTCCTCTTTATTAATCATCTTCATCTAACATATCAATTTTCATATTATTAATTGAATCTTTTAATGCTGCATATGAATTTATATCATATTTCTTTGAATAAAAACATAAAAACGTAATTAAATCCCCCATACACTCATATTGATCTTCTTTATTCCCAGAAGATGTAAGTTTTTTTAAAAGATTATTAGCAGAAGTCAATGATGTAAAATCTACAATCATATTATCTTCACTTTTACTTTCGTAAAAATTAGAAACAACTACTTCAGCTTCTTCCCACAAATGTTCAAAATGTTTTATCACAACATACTCTCCACAATTTCAATGCACAGCTCATCAATCTTTTTTTGATCTGGTGTGTTTGGTAGCTTTGAATCATTATATAACTTTTGCATCTCTTTATCTTCAGATTCTGCAAAGTCAACCAATTTTTCATAAGACCATTCGCCATTTCGAACGGCCAAAATCTCTTCCGCGTCTTCTCGCCAAATATTTACTTTGCCATCAACAAGAATTTCTCTTGCCATTTTTAAAAGTCTAAAAAGGTGCCCACCATGTTTTGAGTTGCCATGAATTCCTATATGCCCATTACGTCTAGTAATCAACGTTCCATTTGGAACTGTAAAACATACGATTCTTTGATTTTTAATAGGTATTTTTTTTACATTTCTTGCTCTAACCATTTTTTTAATTTGTGGGGCTTTTTTATTAATATGAACTTGATACATAAGAGTATAATAACCTTTATTATCAGACTCATAAGGACCATATAAAGATGTTTCAAAACCACAACTCATAGATAATTCTTGTATATCACTGGCCAAATCTCTAGATGAAGAATAGTAAATTATACTTTTAAAACCACATTTTCTAATAGTACCATCTCCAGCTACCATAGCATCAATCAAAATCACTTTAAGCCTTTTTGATAAAGAAAACACCCATCTAGGAATTCTTTTATTATGGGAGCCATGGCCACAACCTAAATATAACTTATTAATAATGTTTTTATCTCTAACAGATAATCTATGTTCTTCAATGGGAAAATCCCTAAATTTTCCATCACCTTTATTTATATATTTATATAATGAACAGCTAGCTTCATTTTTATATTTATTAGCAAACCTAAGCATGCTATGACACAAATCTCCCCCTTTTTTTTGAGAAATAGTAATTACTTTAACTGTTTTAACATTATCTTTATTATAATTAAAACCAGCTGTTCCGTCTGATAGATACCAACCCATTAATCTCATAAATGGTTCAGGTTTAATGTTTATATCATTAAAATAATCTTTATTAGAATAATTTTTATTATTTGATACTGGAGACATCATTATTTCAAATGTATCTGGTAAATTTGCCATTTCACATAAATGCCAATCATATTTTTTATTAGATTTTCTTTCTACTTTTCTAATTAACATTCTATGATTCGGCGTCACTAATGTATCAATATGATACCCAAACAAATTGTACAAATCTCCAGAAAAAACACCCTGAAACTTATCTTTATATTTTTGATACTCTATTTTACCAAATTTCCTATTAGTAAGATCCTCCCCAATATAAACTGTTGCTAGCTCATCTTCTTCTTCTACATAATCAAAATTTTTCCAACCATTTTTAGTTAAAAATTCTGTATCATCAGTATAACAATCATACCCGTACTTCTTTTCATCTGCCGCTCTCAAAGGGTTTCTGTTCTTTTTCCAATCATTATATTGAACCCATTGAGTAGAAGCAACTTTAAATTCTCTTTCTTTTTTAAGAAGATGAATGAAGTTATCACTATAACCAACAAGTCTAGCAGCCGCAGCAAATTTTTCATTAGAAGCAACTGAGATTTCAGTTAACAAGTCACTAATTTGTCTTTCAATATACATTTTAGTTGACTCATCTAACTCATTATAATCAATTTCCCAATTATCAATTTGTTTTTTAACAGCAGAAAAAGCTGCATTCAATTGTTCTTTAGGAATTTTAGAGGTAGGAGGAAGGTTGAATTCATCTCTTGTCGGTTTATGAGTCATAGGATTCAATAAATACTTCCTATGAGTTTTAATTCTTTTTAGCTGACTTTTTGCATACCCATTGAAAGTCCATCTAGCTTTTTTGGATATAAAAAGATCTCTATTTTCTCTAAGAAGTTTACCTGCTTTAGTTTGCAATCTTACTTCTTGTTCTCGACAAAAAAGAGCATCAAGAATATTTGGGTTAGCATCTGCGGCTAATTTAATAAACTTTCTGATGTTATAAACTGATCCTTCTAATTTGGTTCTTGAAATAATATCACGTTCATCATCTGAAAATAAAGGTAGGAAACATGTTAAATGAGATGATTTGTCTGCTTGTTCAAATTTATTAATGTAACCTAGAAAATATTCTTTGGTTGGTACTGCTACTCCTTTAATGTCAATATCAGATTCTGGAGTGCTAATTCCGTAAGCTCTTGAACCGGCAACAGTTAATAATATTGTTCTGTCTTTTAAATTAAATTTCATTTTTTTAATCTTTCTTTAAATTCAAGCTTAAACTTATCAGATAATTTTTGATATTCAAATATATAAACCCAATCTACTTTATCTTGAAATTCTCTTATGAACTCTTCAGATAATTTCTGATAACGAGAGATATCATTCCAATATACATTATCTTGAAATTCTCTAATAAAATATTCTGATAATTCTTGATAACAAAGTATAACTCTCAAATCTACTTTATCTTGAAATTCTCTAACAAATACTTCTGATAATATTTAATTTATAGATATATATTCCCAATTTACATGATCTTTAAATTCTCTAATGAAATCTTCTGATAATAAGTTATATTTAGATACATCCATCCAATTAACTTTATAAGATTCTGTAAATTCTTTTTTGGATTTCTTTTTTAATTTACCCTCTTTATTAAACCTCATCTTTGAGCAACCATAAAATTTGGCAATTATTTTAATTATTTTTTTTCATCTTCTAAGTATCTCAATTTCTCTTCTTTTACTTCTACCAGACTTATCATCTAACTCAATTAAACCTGTGATTTGAAGTTCTTCATTTTCTTCCCTTGAGGTAAAAGCCAAGAAGCAAGCCTCCTCAAAGCAGTTGATCACGCCAGGATAGCGAACCTTACAAACATAATACGCTCGGTCATCCTTGTCAACCCTTTTGTCCATTTCAATTTTTATTTTATTTTTAACAACTTTAAGTCTACTAAAATTTGCCGATTCTTTATCATTAACTGCAATTTGTAACTCCTCTTCTCCAGATACTGCTAAAAAAATCAAAAACGTTACCCCTTGAGATAAATCAATTGAAATTGGAGCTTTAAGCTTTCCAATATGATAAACATTATCATCTTTGTCAAATTTAGGGTTGATATCAATTTTTAAATTATTAAGTGACATATATTATTTCCAAATTATTTGTTAAGTTGTGCTGCACGAAATATGTCAGCCCCATTTGTTAAGATAGTTGATAAGAAACCTTTATCATTAATAAAATTAGGTATATCATTGTTAACATACCAGCGATTTCTAGATGATAATTTATCAGGTTTAATTGATTTAATTTTATAAATAGCTGAACCAAAAATGAAATTATTAGGGTAATACTCATATAAATCAATCCCGCAATAATTTAGAAGCATATCTTCTTTATCGTTGTAAGATTTGTCTCTAAAAAGTGCAGAAGCTTTATCTCTACCAACTTTAACTTCTAATTCAAAACCACACGCTCGATTAATTGAATTTTTAATACAAGAATCTTGTCTATGAATTAAATAATTAACAGCCTCATTTAAATTTGGCAAGGCCCATGCTTTAACTTCAAATGAGATATTGCCAGATAAATTAATATTATCTCCAAAAATCTCAAGAGACTGACGAAAACCATCAGTTAAAAAACTTGAAATTATAGATACAATACTTTGAATATCATTTCTTAACCAAGGAGGTTGTTCATTGTTTTTTAAAATAAAAATAATTTCATCATTATGACAATAACCAAATACAGCATCTTGTATCTGTCCAATTGCAAATAATGTAGTTTGATCCATAACCTCTGAGAATTCGAGGCTAAATGGCTTTTCTAAACTTTGAATAAGGCGTTTGTAATTTCTGAGCTTAGCTCGAATAACTATAGGTAACTTTCTAGTAATCTTAAAACTATAAGGCTCCTCATACGCCTCCTGTGTTTCACCAAGAGAGTACGTCATAATTTATTATATATCTTCATTAATTGTTTTTATTACTAACTTTTTTATAATAATTCATTTTAACTCATTTTTAAACTCTCTTGACAATGTTTGATATTTATATATGCAACGCCAATTTACATGATCTTTAAATTCTCTAATGAAATCTTCTGATAAATTTTGATAAATAGATATCCAATACCAATTTACTTTATCTTTGAATTCTCTAATAAAATCTTCAGATAATATTTGATTTATAGATAATGTAGTCCAATATAATTTATCTTGAAATTCTCTTATAAAAAACTCTGACAACTCTTGATGTCTAGATATATGCTCCCAATATACTTCATTTTGAAACTCTCTAATAAATTCTTCTGATAAAGTTTGAAATTGAGATATATCTCGCCATCCTATTTTATAATGGAACTCTCTAATAAATTCTTCAGATAATTTTTGGAATATAAAAACACCTTCCCAATCTAATTCTTTTTGAAATTCTTTAATAAACTCTTCAGATAACATGTGATATTTACAAACGTGATAAAAACAAACCTTATCTTCAAATTCCTTTCTTGATTTTCTCTTTAACTTACCATCAAATTTAAATTTTATTTTCAAACAGTCATACTGTTTAGCAATTTTCTTAATTAATTTCTTCATAACACTTCCCAATACGCAGATGAATCATTCCAATCTGGATAATTATCATTCAACCATTTTCCACATTCATCTTTATTATTAAAAGATTCCAGTAACCTTTGATGAGCATTTTTATTAACTCTCAAATTAGGTAACGAATAACTTACCTCAAACACAACTTTACCTAATTTATCACCTGCTCCAAATTTATCCCAAACGCAAAGCCTAACCTTAGTAGTTCTGTCTAAAATAGATTCATCAATCCCAAAATGAAACCTAAACATAATCTTAACTTTAGAACTGTTCTTATTAGTATATATAAATGAACGAAAACTATTATTACTATCTACTAAATAAATATGATTATCACTTTTACCATCTCGTTTAATAGACCAACCTAAAGGAATACGAGATTGACGCCACTTATCCCCTGACTGAAATGGCCCAAACTCAACACCTAAACCAATTAAAAACTGATTCTCGCTAATAACAACAGGTAAACTAACATCATAAGGACGAATACAATCTAAATTAGACTCGGACATTCTTAGAATATTCTTCAAAAATTTCTTTAAATTTAAGAAAAGGATTAACTTCTTCTAATTCAGTCTTTAAACTAAAACCAGAAGCTTTAGTATGACCTCCGCCACCCAATGATTTAGCCATCTTTCCTACACTGAAATTATCATTAGAACGTAATGAATAAGTAATATGCAAACCGTCTAAATCACTAAAGTAATAAAAACCTGCAACTACATCTACACCATTCTCAATATGTAAAGCTGATGTGTCCGAACATAACTTATCAGGATCGTTAAATACAGCTACTTTGTAACCATTAACGTCAAAAACAACTGAATTATCTACGCATACTGCTGCGTCTCTTAATCTTTTGTTCAAAATATTATGTCCAACTAACATTTCTCCTTCAAAAGAGAAATGTTTTACTTTGTTTTTCCAATATTCCCAAGGAAAAAATGTTAACATTGCCGCTTGCTCACTGGCTAATTTGAATTTCGGATCATTAATTTGCCAAGTATCTCTAATTCCTGCTAGTATAGCAAATTCTCTTATAGCCTCACAAGAGCATAATTCATGATTATAACTTTCAGCATGCTGTCCAAAATAATCTTCTTTACTAAAATCAGTTAACTCTTGAGACCAAGGAACAAACACTTCTCGCCAAGCCAAAGTAGTTCCAGATACACCAGGTTCTTTTTTCTCATCTGCAAAAATCCCAAGTTCCCCAAACATATCAACAATATGCTCTACACCTTTATGATGATCTAAAACAATTGAATTAACATCTACAAACTCTTGGGCTCGATGTTCAGGAGGAATAATGTCACAAAACAACATTCCCTCTTCAGCTTTTAAATTTAAATATTCATCTTGAGAATGATGATAGAATTCAGGTTCAATTTCAGGAAATACAACCCTTAAAATTATTGCTGAACCCATTCCATCGGGGCAATTTGAATGAGTAATGATTCTTTTTGTGTTTTTTAATAAATTCCAATCCATAATTATTCTTTCGGCCAACCCTCGCTGGCAATTATTGAGTTTTTAAAATCTCTTCTAAATGTTACTTCAACAGCACCTTTTGCCCATTCGGGCAACTTAAATCTATTCGCTTCTTCTTCAGAAGCGAATTCACACTCCAACCTAACTTTACCTTTAATATCATTTGATACTCTCTTAACACCAAAAAACCTTGTGCTATATTCATCAACCTCTAAAGTATAGTTATTATACTTAATAAAATGTCTAGTTTTTAATATTCCACATACAGCTTGAGCTGCTAGGATTTTGTAGGCCCACTCGGGTAGATTCTTATCTTCCCACTCATCCCTAACCATATCCCCTCGGCTCTTGACTGTCAAGAAAAACCTACCTACAACCTGCTTCTCTCCATCTTTTTTTATAAAAGGAAGATTATTTAAAGAATCATCTTCTTCGGGTAAATACCTACTAACCACTCTCATTTCACCTTCTTTTTCAGAAAAAATATATGAAATTAAATGAGGTATTTTATGTATTGTTAATTCTTCTGGCGGCATTTCTGGAAGAATCCAGATTCTTTCAATCTCTTTAATATCTTTAGCCATTATTTTTCTCCTTTTTTTTCTGAATATGTCCCAACATATCAAACTCACCTGGGATTAGCTTTCTGTATTGGACCCAACTCTTAAAATTTCCAAACCAACAGTCTGTTGGATTAACTAACTTAACCATAACAACATTTCGGTGTTCATCATTTGTTGGATCATAAGGAGTTGCGACATGCTCTAAAGGAGACATATGGAAATTACCCATTAACCTATCATAAAGTTTAATATCCTTATTAAAATCTCTAACTCCATCATGAGTCAAGTAACTAACTCTAGCACAGCGACCAACAGAAACTTTTATAGGGGCCTCTTCTCCTAATAAAGAAATAATTTGTTCTTCTTCATCATCCATACCAATATTTAATAATGGAGTATGCCATTTGCCAATTGGTAGAAACTCGGGAGTGCTTTTTTTAATAGCTTCTCTAATTAATTTAGCTGGACGTTGAATTGCTGGATGAGCCTCTTTATGATCTCTTAAGTGAAAAAAGTTATCATACTCAGTTGCGGTACAAATAATCGTATGCCACATGAAGGGTTCAAGCAATCTATTTGTAGTTTGCTTATGAACTCCAATCTCAAGAAGCTTTTCAACCTGTTTAACTGCTAAATCTCTAGCTTCAAGCCAAACTTTTTCGGCTTCCATAGCTTCTTCAGGGAGAAGATCTTGATATGCTTGCATTCCTTTTTGATTCTTGCCCCATTTTTCTGGAATATAAGGGTGCTCTCTAGTCATCTTAAGCATTTTTTCGATTTTAATAGCCCTCGAACTCGCGGAACTCCTTGATAGCATTCTGTGAGTATTAAACTCTGCTAAAACAATTCTAGGCATAGTAACTTCAATAGTAATAAGCCTAGTATCTAAATGGTTAATTGAATCTTTTAAAACTCTTGCTTGGTAACTCATAATTTATAATCTTTCTTTGTTTTTATTTAAAGGTTGTTTAAAATAAAATTATATAATATATTAACTGACTCTTCTATATCTTCTTTTTTAGTATCCAAAATCAAATCTGGACTACTTGGCTCTTCAAATGGATCAGATATGCCTGTGAAGTTATTTAATTTCTTTGGATCATCATCTGCCAACATTGCTTTTGCATATAACCCTTTAGGATCTCTGCGAATTAATTCTTCCAAATCACATTTAACATAAACTGTTTTAGCATTCATATTAGATAAATAATCTCTTGCCTCTTTATAAGGATTAATAACTGCTAATATTGCTATAACATTATTTCTTGAAAGAATCCTACCAATAAAACCTAACCTACGAATGTTCTCCAATCGATCTTTTTTAGAAAAACCTAACTCTTTAGTTATATTATTTCTATATTCATCTACATCAATTAATTCCAAAAGAAAACCTTTAGCTTTTAATTTTTTAGAAACCGCCCTTGATATTGTAGTTTTTCCAGAACCACTCATACCAGTCATCTGAATAAATAATCCTTTCGTCTTCCCCCAATGATATAATTCCAAATTCTTTCATGAATAAAATATACTACAACTTGAATTATATTATAAATAAGAGTAACAAAACCAACCGTTTTAAGATCACCAATCAAAACCCAAGCAATTGTGGCTAACACACAACTAGCAATTAATCTCCAACTAAGAGCTTTGCAAAACGCTCGTGCTTTTCCATCTATCATAATTGAATATAAAAATATGTATTTAATCAAAATCAATTAAACTAATCAAACTATCAAGTCTAATATTCCTAATATAACTTTTAATTGAATCAATTTTTCCAGAACGAAAAGCGAAAAGCGCACTAGGACAACGAGTATTTTTGGCTAACATTGCAAATTCTTTTGCTGTTGCTTCACCTCCAACCTCAGAAATTATTTCCTTATAATCACTTTCAACTTCAAAAATCAAATCACTCAATCCATTTCTAACTATAGCCATATCCTCTTTATGCTCATCAAAATAAGCAACCCATTCATCATTTTCACCTGCTACAGCAATAGCCAATAGTTTTTTGAAAGTTACTTCGTTACCTTTAGCATGATGCATAGCAACATATGCTGGAGCTTTAACTTTAACACGATTAAACTCAGCATCCAAAACAACATAACCTTCTTGATCTAAAGGGTTTATGTTAGGTAGACTCGTATTAATATCTTCCATTGTCTTTAAAGAATAAGTTTTGACAATTGGAACGTTTCCAGGTAATAACTTGACAGCATCTTCAACTGTTAATTCTTTTCCGGTTTTAATATTTCTAGCACCAATTAATACAATTTTACTTATATCATGTCTAACAATAATTCTATTTAACGGGCCCATTACCTCAAACATAAAACACATATCAGTTGGAATGCTTTTCATTAAAGGATTAATATCCATTTTAGTTAAAGTTGCAATTTTCCAAAAGTAAGAAGCAAAACTATTTGGTGATAATGTCACTAACTTACCATCTTCTCTCCAAGGAATATCTGTATTAAGCGGGCCAACTGCATCTGCAGTACCAGATGATTGAACATGCCATTTATTATCATAGTGATACAATGTCATCAAAGAGCCATCACATTTTTCAACTACTTTAGCTGTATTCCAATCAATGCTATCTGCTAACCCTTCGGCTGAGTTGAAGAATTTATTGAATGGATAAGATACAATTGACCAATCATTATCTTCATCAAGAATAAGACCTCTACATTCTTGCGAAATGGTTTTTGCCATTGGAGAATCAATCATATTATATTTTAAACATATAAGATTATTATATTCTGAATGGCGTCTGGCTATAATTGAATAATCGGATTGAAGTTTATCTAATCCGTTGTTATGTAAAAACTTCTGTACTTCAAGAATCATATTTAACTTTCTTAAATCATATTTAATGATTCATTTTCTTTTAACTCATCTTCAATTTCCATTTCGGTTGGTGGAATTTCCAATATCATTTGACTTTCTACTCTCAACCTGGAAGCTTCTTGTTCATCTTTCATGATACGTTCAAGAGCCATTTTTGGATCCATCATTTGAGATGCACTCATTAACACTGGAACAAGATGTTTAGCCATTGCAGAGAAATTATCTTTGCTCTTACCTTGGATAACCAACTCGCATCCAGTTTGTACTTTATCCATCCCAGGAATTTGGTCATGAAAAACGGTTGATCCTACATGAAGAGCTGCAACTGATAGTCCCATAAGTAGTTCTTTTTTAACTGGGTTGTTGAGATCTTCTTCTGATAATCCAAGTTGTTTTGATATTAAGTCAAATACATAGTTAGCACCTTCGGTAGCTGCTCCAACTGCAATTCCTTGTTTGATTGAGTCTTTAATTTTATTTCCAGATTGTTTTGCTAAATCTAGCTTTGTTGTTTCTTTCATTTTTTCTTTCGGTTCCTCTTTGTTTTGTTGTTCGTTATTAAGTTTATGTTTGAATTCTCTAATAAAATCTTCAGATAATATTTGATTTATAGATAATGTAGTCCAATATAATTTATCTTGAAATTCTCTAATAAAATCTTCTGATAAATTTTGAGAACTAGATATATGATACCAATTTATTCTACCAGTAAATTTTCTAATAAAATCTTCAGATATTTTTTGATGATAAGATATATTAGTCCAATCTAATTTATCTTTAAACTCTCTAATAAAATTCTCTGATAAATCTTGATATTTAGATACCAAATACCAACTTACTTTATCTTTAAACTCTCTAATAAAATCTTCAGATAATTTTTGACAATATGATATATTTTCCAACTTACTTTATCTTTAAACTCTCTAATAAAATTCTCTGATAAATCTTGATATTTAGATACCAAATACCAACTTACTTTATCTTTAAACTCTCTAATAAAATTTTCGGATAGTTTTTGATGATAACAAATCTGTTGCCAATCTACTTTGTCTTGAAATTCATTAATAAAAGATTCAGATAATTTTTGAGAATAAGATATATTATGCCAACATACCTCGTTGGCAAATTCCCTAATAAAATCCTCAGATAAAACATTAGGTTTTTGGGAAGCTTTTACCCAATCTAATATATTTTTAATTTTCTCTAACTCACTAAGTGAATATATAATTGATGAATCATCAAAGGTTGAAACTATAACTGAATCAATTGAAGTTATAGTTGGGTCAACCCTTTTGGCAATTTTAATAAATTCTTCAATAACAGATTGCTTCATTGTTTAACTTTCGTTCCATCTTTATTAATTTGATTATGTTTATTAACCAACAAATAAACATGATAATCATGATATTCGATATCATTAACTGCACTCAAAAGAATAATATCACTTTCACCCATTCCGTAATACATATCTTCAACTTTAACTAGTTTATCCTGAACCTTAAAATATTCTTTAATTTTTTTATTAATTTCATTCATTGAGAAGATGAACTCCCGCCATGCCATGGTCTGTAATATTTAATTTCATCAACTGAAGGAAACTTTCCCGAAAAATGCCAACCTCGATCATCAATGTAAATTTTTGAAATTGGTTTTCCAGATACAATATGAAGCTTATCAACTATTTTTTTCTCCAACCCATGCAATAACAACCATTCTTTAATTGCTTTCTTACCTTCGGTACATTCATTTCTGGTAGAGTAGATATAAACTTTAAAACCATAATTAAGATAATTTTTTATAGCTTCAAAAGCTCCTTCATTAGGTGGGTCTGGAATATTATCTACTGTCACAAATCCCGATTTATAACTATTAATAACCCCATCAAAATCAATGCTAACTGCACCTTTGTTTTTCTTTGTAATCGATTTTTCATTATATATATACCTATGCTGAGAACATCTAACTTTCGCTGCCCCTTCATCAAACTCTGATTCCTCATTCAATTTACCAGAGTTTCCACAAATCTCACAAATAAATGCTGACATGTGAGCAGCCATACTTAGAATACCCCAAAAATGTGAAAAAACTGTGCCGCTTTCATAATAATGAAAACTTAATAAACCATTATCTTTTTTAATTTCCCCCATAGTAATTAAATTTTTATCTTGAATTGTATTGCAAGTTGTATTAATTAGATCATACCAACCGTCTTCACACTCAATACTTTTTACCTTACCTAAAATCTTAGGATAGGTCTTAAACAATTTATCTTCTAATTCTTTTCTCATTCAAATAACCCCAGTTGCTTTTTTAACAATACAGACTCGCCAACAAATGATTCAACCATCTCGCGAACTTTAACATCAAGTTCTTCCAAAGTTCCATTATTATAAATCAAAACATTAAAGTTCTCATCAGGCCAAGCTTGATGCTCCGTCTCACTAACATGAACCGCAGCTTTTCCTGATAAACCAGCTCTGTCATTCTTAACTCTAATAATAATTCCTTCTTCAGATTTAATTCTTATAAACTCATTTGTGAATCTTACATCCGAAATAATAACACCAGCAATTGGAATTTTACGCTTCTCATTAAAAATCCCAACAGTTCTTTTATAATTAAGAGAATATGGTTCTTCAAGCAACCTCTTAGCTGTCTTTATACCATAACGCACCCAGACGTCTTTGTCAAGAACGCGAGCGATATCTGATCCTATTGTAGTTAGTGTTGAGCGAGGAATCAGAAAACCATTATCAATTGGATATCTTTCGTCAGGTAGATTCCTTAAATCACTGGAACCCCAAAGCTGATCTTCAGTAAAATCCCACCAATTCATTACAGCTCTTTTAATTGGATCTGCAAAAGCAATCTCAATAAAATTATAATCATTAACTAAAATTTTTGCTACTGTGCTTTTTCCAGAACCTGCTAAACCAGATAAACTAATTATATTCCCCATTATAACGGATACCTTCTTCTATTTGTTAAAACAGTTGTAACAACTTCACCAATTGCCTCTTCAAAAGTTGAAGCTTTACATGAATAACCATATAAAGCATCCTCTCCACAATTATATGAAGCAGTTCCTTTACCAGGAAATGGAATGCCTTCTTTTAAATCACATTCTGCTCTTAATATTTTTTTGGTAAATAAGGGTATTCTTTTATGAGTCCAGCTATCTTCGGTTAATTTAACATTCATTTTATAGCTTTTCTCTGGCATTGGAACGTTAACTTCTTTCTCATTTAACAATTCTGATGAATAAACAACTTCACCTAATATTAAAGTTTTTGGATTGATGTTTATATTAAAACTCCACCATTTAGGGTCAGTTGAACTCCAACTATTTTTGTTAGCCCATAAATCAACCCAGAGTGTCCAATCATGAATACTCCATCCAATCTCTTTATCCTCAACATACTCTGACCATTTAGGAATAAAACCATCAATATTAAAATAAAACGCAAAAGGAAGTAAAGCAAAATAGAAATTAATGTCTCTATCTCCATAAAGACTAAATTCAATACCCATACCACATGATTTGGATTTTAAACACCACTCAAAACCTAGAGATTTATATTTCATTAAAACGTAACCAAGACCTGCCGTGCCAAAATGGATGACCTTGTCTATCTTTAATACCAGGTAAATCATTTAAATTTTGCCAATGAAAAAGGATGTTATCTCCAAAAAATCTATTCAAAAACTTATTAATTTTACTTTCAAAACTCATATTATTAACCTCTTAATTAGAAACACAACCATCAGATGATTTCATACATTTACCAAACAACGCGCAATATTTTGATTTAGAACAATTAGACTCAGAACCAGGAACGCACTCACCATTATTTTCAACGCAATTACCTTCCCATTCACAATTAATAGATTTCTTACAATCATCATCTGATATAGCAAAACACTTGCCATTCCTTGAATTGCATTTACCAGAGAATAAACAAATCTTAGAATTTTTACATTCAGTAACACTCTCAGTCACACACTCAACCCTATTACCATGATGGTGAGGAACACAACGACCTAATCTCTCACACAAATCCTCACAACCAGTTACGCAAATATTATCATCAACAGTTATACATTGACCGTAATTTTTACAAGCGTTAGTATCTTTACAACTTTTATCACAACCAAACAACAATAACAATAAAACTAATAACAATACTTTTTTAATTATTTCTATCAATTATACTATTTCTTTCGGGGCCAACTGAAACTAAAATTATATCTAAATTAAGTTCCTCTTCAAGAAAATCAATATAATTTTGTGCGGCTTTAGGTAAATCTGAATAAACTCTTGCTTCAGAAATATCTTCTGACCAACCAGTAAATGTTTTATAAACCGGCTTAGCAATATCTAGATTTGTTGGTACTATGTCAGTGTCGATATCATTATATTTATATGATGTACAAACTTTAATCTTTTTTAAACCTGATAACACATCTAATTTAATTAAAGCTAATGAAGTACAACCATTAACTATAATTGAATATTTAAGAAGAGGTAAATCTAACCAACCAATTCTACGTGGACGTTTAGTAACAGAGCCATATTCTTTTCCAACGTCTCTAATATCTTTAGCTAATTCATCATCAAACTCTGTTGGGAAAGGACCGTTGCCAACCCTGGTGACATAAGCCTTAGTGATTCCTAAAACTTCATTAATCATTGTAGGGCCCACGCCTGCGCCCGTACAAGCACCGCCAGCAATCGTATTTGAAGATGTTACATAAGGGTAAGTACCATGATCAATATCCAACAAGGTTCCTTGAGCGCCTTCAAATAAAACATTCCCCATTTTTAAATAAGTATGAATCAAATAAGTTGTATCCATAACAAATGGTTTAATGATATCAATAGCATTTTGAAATTCAAAATAATGATCTTTAACAATATCATCCCAACGTTTTCCGATTCTATTAACTTTTGAACTATAAGCAGGACCAATTCCTTTTTTAGTAGTTCCAATTTTACCTGTTACATCATCAGACTCTTTATGATTTGAGAATATAATATGAGCTTTATTTGATACAACTAGTTTGTTTTTTAATGTAACTCCTCTATCTTGTAAAGATTTAATTTCATCTGCCAACACATTAAGATCAATAACCATTCCTGGAGCAAGAACACATTTGATGTTATCATGTAAAATTCCAGAAGGAATATGTCTAAGAATAAATTTTTCTCCTTTGACAATAATTGTATGACCTGCATTTGCTCCACCTTGAGAGCGGACAATTATATCAAAATCATTTGCCATATAATCTATAACTCTTCCTTTGCCAGAGTCTCCCCAAAATAAATCTGTAATAATTGTATTATAGTTCATATTTAATCTTTCTTTAATTTTATAACCATCTCAACCCAGAATGACCATCTTTATGTCCTTGAGAATATGAATTATTTTCTAGGGCTGTTTCTGTTTTATAGTCTTTTACCTTCTCATTATACTCTTCTTCAGAATACTGAACACCTTCAAGATACCATTCTTTGGATCCATCTGACCATTCAATAGCTGCACCATTTGTTCTATGATGTTTCCCATTTAGAAACCAAGCTTTATACCAACTTACCAAAATTACAGCTGGTTTGTTATTCTCTCTATGTTTAAAACCATTAATCCACCATTCTCTTGATCCATCAGTCCATTCAATAGCTGGCAAATCACCTTCTCTATGAAAATCTCCATTTGGTAATTTCCATTTTTTATTGCCAACTGAATCTACTTTCATTACACTTTTTATACAATTTAACATACGTACTCCAACAAATCCATTCGTCATCTTATATAATCCAGTTCAAATTCTTCCGCTTTATATTCTTTAATCTTTTCATTATGTTCTTCTTTAGAATACTCTATTCCTTCAAGAGACCAAGATTCACTCCCATCACCCCATTCAATAGCTGGGCCATTTAGTTTATGAAGTTCGCCATCTTTATGCCACTCTTTCTTTTTAACCGGATCTTTACCAAGATATAAAGAACAAGAGTATTTAAAAACTATATTTTTACCAAATAAATCATTCATAAATATTTCTTAACCTTTTCATTATATTCTTTTTCAGAATATCTTACACCTTCAAGTATCCACTCTTTAGATCCGTCAGGATTCTCAATAGCTGCGCCATTTGTTCTATGAAAAACTCCATTTACATACCAGCACCTTTTCCCGCAAACATATTCAACTGCCGGTTTATTATCGTCTCTATGAAATTTTCCATTAATATACCAAAATTTATCTCCATAGGGTCCTTCATAAGCTGGTTTGTCATTATCCCTATGAAGTTTATTATTTTTATACCAAGATTTAGAACCGCTTATAGCTTCAACTGCTGGTAAATCATCTTCCCTATGAAGATCTCCATTAGGTAATCTCCAACGTTTATTACCAAACTCTTCTATTTTACATTTAGAAATCATTTAACTCAATCCCCAACTTTCCAATGAGCAAATCTTTTCACAACAACATTCTCTTGAGTTTGCTGGACCAACTCTTCTCGCAAAGCTTCAATTGTTTTACCGGGAAACACCACAGATCTTTGATCCATCAAACAAACCAAAGAGAACCACTTCTTTAATTTATTATTTACAACATGAACCTTCTTATCCTCAGGAACTTTCCCAATTTGAGCCTCAAAAATTTCTCGCTGTTCATTAACCAAATCTTCAGGAACATCAGCGCTACTCAACCATTTTGGAGACATACTAACAATCTGTAAACAAACAGACTCACCAAAATCCTTAAACTGTTCTGTATTAGCCGCAGCTTCAGTTTGACATAAGATCTCTACAAATGAAGCCGTCTGCTTATTATGATGAATATAATTAAAAATACTTCCTGCTTTAACTTCTTTATGACTAACTTTGGCTGCTTTAATCTTACCTTCTTTTTTTAGTTCGACAATAGCTTTCTCAACATCATTGTTAGCTTTAACTAAAGCCGCTTTACAGCTACTTAACCCTACATTGGTTCTATCTCTTAATTCTTTAACTTTTTTAATATCAACTGTCATTTTTTCTTTCCTTTATTTAATTATAAATTTAAAACAAAATTCATCGCCTTAGCTCTAGGATCTCCATCTTTAGCATTTAAGATGACTGCATCATCTCCTAATAAAAGTTTAGCATGCATCTCAGTGCTTTTAGTAAACACTCTAATGTAAAACCCACTTTTAGTTAAGATACCTCCGCTTCCAGCGGAGAGAGTTGGAATCTCGGCTATATCGAGAGCTTTTATTATTATTGAATAAGTCTCATCAAGATCACTATTAAGCTCAATAATAATTCCACAATTAATTCCCTTCCTAACTAATCTACAGCAATGAGAGGCAGTCTCGGAAGTTTTTTTAATGTCAATTTTAGATTTTTGTTTATATTTTTCAAAATTCTCTAATGTGTTTTTTCTAATAGATCTCATAGTATTAAACATATTAATAAATTGACATAGTTATGTAATGGCTGATAGAGAATATTTTAATACCAGACGTCATAATCGCAAACAAAAATTCATAGATCTTCTTGGTGGAAAATGTGAAAGGTGTGGAACAAAAGATGATTTACATTTTGATCATAAAAACCCAAAGAGAAAAGAATTTAGAATTGCTGATAGACTAGACGCTCCTGAAGCGGTATTAAAAAAAGAAGTTAGAAAATGTAGATTATTATGTAGCTCATGTCATAGAGATAAAACTCGTGAGAAAAATGAACATGGACAACCTAAATCTAGACATGGAACTTTGCATATGTATAAAAAATACAAATGTAGATGTAAAAAATGTCGCCAAGCTATGAGCGATTATAATGGTAATAAAAACGCTAAGTTACTGAAATTAATAGATTTATTCTTAAAAGAATCTTCTAAATAAATTATAACCACCTTAATCCAGAATGACCATCTTTATGCCCTTGAGAGTATGAATTATTCTCTTGAGTAGAAGTTACTTCAACTTTGTAGTCTTTAACTTTTTCGTTATACCCTTCTTCAGTATATTGAATATTTTCAAACCACCAATATTTAGTTCCGTCTATATATTCACCTGCTGGACCATTTGTTCTATGACGGTAATTATTAAACCACCATTCTTTATCCCCATTAATACGCTCAACAGCTGGTCCGTTGTCCCTATGGCGTTTGCCATTTACATACCAAAATTTAGTTCCATCAGGAAATATAATAGCTGGTAAATCTTTTTCTCTATGACACAAACCGTTTGGTAATCTCCAACATTTAACACCATGTTTGCTTATTTTTAATACACTTTTCATAATACAAAATCCCAAGCAGTATGTAAACCTAAACTAATATGAGTATCCTCTGCATCAACTGCAACCTCAGCAACTGGGCCTAAGTGAAATGTATCTGTAATCATAAAATTATAAACTGTTTCAAAATGAATTGATCCTAACATCTCAGATAATGAATCATCAAAAGTTAAACCAGGAGAAATTGCTATATTTAAATTATCAACCACATTAATCTGTGACACAATTCCAAATGTGTTATGAGCATGACTATGAAACAATCTTTCAAAACCAAAACCCAAACTAACCAGAGTCTCAGGAATTGACATCATTAAATGACTATGCAAACTAAGACCAAAATCATCTCCAATAACTAATGATGGACCACTAGAAACTCCTAACTCAACATTTAAATCATCATGTTGATGCTGAGCATAAGATAAATTAGGAATTAATAAAATAAATAATAATACTAATAGTTTAATCATTTTCATCTGAGTCACAATCTTCACAATCATCATGACTATGAGCTTTAATCCTTCTAACCCAAATAGATAATAAGCGTTTAATAATTGGTAAACTAACAATAAATCCAATTATACCATACAAAATACAATGAGGACACATTTTATTCCTTACTTTCTGTAAAAATAACACACTCATCTTTGAATGACATGTTATGTTTAATTTTATTAACAACAATATTAAGATGAGTAACCCACAAAGGAACATCATCTTTCAAACAATAATCTTCTTCAACTAAGTCTGCCCACTCTTCAATAATATTTTTAACCATTGAAACTGGCAAACAAGGCTCGTCAAAATGAATCTCTAATTTATGAAGCATCTCATCTACTTCACAATTTTTTAATGTCATTCGGGCAACCTATAGATTATAACATCAATACCTTTTGGATCAAGACTATCTGCAAACTTATTAAGGATTTTCAAATACCAATCCCAATCACCACAAGCTAAACCGCAACCAATCATGAACGGAAAAGCAACTGACTCAAGATTTTCAATCTCAGCAATCTTTAATAAACCTTGAAAAAAATACTTTTGTCTAGCTTTGGGCCCATCATCACCTTCATTATACTTAGATCTTCCAGGATAAAATTGACCCATCAAGTTAATAATAAATCTTTCTTTTTTTCCATCACCTTTAATAATAATATGCCCAGGTTTGTCGGGTTTTTTTCTTTTGGAATAGATATCTGAGAAGGGATACTTTTCAAATAAGTATTTTGCCAAACCTCCAGCTCCAGTTGTAACACAATTAGCTTGATGAACTATGTATTTCTCATCAGCTTCTAATAAATCACCTTCAATTATTTTTAACATGTTAACTCCATTCTATCTCTCCTAAATGCCATTTAGGTTCTTTTTTACAGTTAATTTCTTTTAACATTTTCTTAAACGAAACTAGTTCCTCCGAGTCAAGCTTAACCTCCTCACCAATAAATTTATATGATGGGCCAAATACATGCGGGCCATCTCCGTAATTTTCCTTATAACCAATTTCTGAATAGCATATATTAAAACTCTTTGAAAAAACTTCGGCAATATCATCTTCATCTTCCTCAAATTCAATAAATCCATTTACTAAAAATAAAATATCTTCAATTTCATCATTGCTTAATATGATTCCGTAATGAAGTACAGCTTGACAGTTAACTCCCATGATATTCAATCTTTCTCTAGCCAGTTAACAAGAGCGTCAATGGCGGCCAGTGTCTCTACACAATAGACCTCCAAGAAGGCTGTGTCAACCTCCTTGTCCAAAGAACCTAGGCCAAGCAGAGCTTTTTCTCCATCGAAATTAACGAAGGCCAAACGAGCAGATAATTCTTTCGGATCTCTTTCACATGCCGCTCCGGGAATCAAAGCAATACCAACCTCATTTAAAATAGTATTACACAAATCTTCTGATGTAATAATTCCTTTTTCATTTAATTTCTCTTTATGTTTATCAAAATCAATAAACAAATAGAAACCACTATTAGGAATAGATGTAGTTACTCCGGAATCTTGCAGATGAACTGCACAATAATTCCCTAAGCTTTTGAGAATCTTTCTTGATCCAGCTAAGTAATCAGAAAAATCTTCTGAGAAAGCTGTTACTGCTGCATACTGAACTGGACTACATACAGATGAAAATGATTCACTAGCAATTGCAACCATAGCATCTTGAATATACTTTAATGATTTATGAAAAACAAATGTCCCAAGTCTCCAACCACCAGCCGCACACCATTTAGATAAACCAGAAGCTATAACAGTTTTATCATGGAAAGAAGCAATTGACTGGCAATTACCTTCAAAATTTAATAAAGAATAAATTTCATCTGAAAGAATAACAATATCATGCTTAGTAGCTATAGCTGCAATATCTTTAAGCTCTTTAGTTGAATAAGTTTGCCCTGTAGGATTATTAGATGAATTTAATAATAACATTCTTGATGTAGAATTATTAGAATTATTACACGCTTCTTCTAATTGTTCTGCAGTTAGTTTCCATTTATTATTATGCGATGTATGAATCTTAATAACTTCATTATTAAATAAACGAGCCTGTGGACCATACGTTACCCAACAAGGAGTAGGTAATAGCACAGTCCAATTAACTGACATTTGAAATAAGAAAAGTAATTCTTTTGATCCTGGCCCAATCATAACAAGATCTTCTTCTGTAGAGAGATTGTAATGACGCTGATAAAAATCTTTAACAGAAGCTTTAAGAGCTGGTAAACCTTTTGTTGGAAGGTAAGAATTGATTGTAGAATATTCTTTTAGTTTATCAACAACTTTTGCAGGAATTGGGAATGGAGATTGACCTAATCCAAGTTTATATATTTTTTTACCTTCATCTTGCATTTGTCGACAAGTTTCATTTATGACGAGAGTAGGTGAAGGTTTAATAGCAGCAACTTCTTTTTTTAGCATTAATGATCTTTCTGAAATTAATAAAATTTATTTATGGTAAGCATTTAATGCTCCTCATTTTCTTCTTCTGTAACTTTAAGTTTAAAACAATAAGACCATTCATACTCACAATTTGCACAATAACAATCTAATTTCCATTCACCAAAATCATTATTGCAATTGCCACACTCAATATCATAGTCATCAAAAGACTGAGTGTTTTCTTTTTGACATCTAGGGCATTTTACACAATCATCAATACCAAGCATACAAACTAAATCAACATTTAAACCCATAATAAGCTCCTAATATAACTGGAAAAAAGATCCATAACAAAAACCATATAACATTATTATCATAACGATGATTAAAAGAGTTACAAAACTGATCATAATCTATCAAACAACTAGAGCACATATTATGATCTAAAGTTGAAGTTCTAGATTCATTAAAATCTTCTTTACAAATATCACAATCTTCTTTATCACAATCAAAAGGATCCCGACAAGAACTACAAGTAATAATTTTATTTAATATAAGTGACGGTTTTCTATAATTATCACTCAACTAATTAACATCTCCTTTACCTTGTGGGCCTCTAAAATCTGGAACAGAACTTAAGTGAGAAGTGGAACTGCTTTCTTTAATCTTTTCCTTGGCCATTTCAATAATAGTTTGAATCTTATTTTCACTCATTATATGATTATACATATCAAAAACATTTATAGCTTTATAATTTTCTGACCCAAATAAATTATCACATAAACGTTTAGCTAATTTCATTCTATCTGAAACAAAATTAACTGCCCTTTTTAGATTCTCTTTACTACTACTAATATCATAAGTAGTAACATTTAACTCAACCAATTCATCAGTATCAATACTTTTCATTTTATTCTTCTTTCTTTTATGTAAATCCGCTGCTATCCTCTAACCACTTACAATATAAACACTACAACCATTTTTGTCAACCATCACAACAACTAAATCCAGATTTGATGGCCAACACCCTCTCCTTCAACATACCATGTCTGGAATTTGGAAGATACTTCTTCTCCAAATATTTAATAATATATTTAGGATTAACGCCTTGTTTTTTCATTTGACAACCTGAATACTCATCTGCTTTTAATTCTAAAATTTTATAACTAACATCTGAATATATACTTGCGAAATCTTTTATCTGATTTAAATGTGCCAACTCATGAAACCAAATAGCTTTCATAGCACCTAATCCCCATCTTTCAGATAATTTATTAGCTTTAATTAAATTAATATGAATACAAGATGATTGTATATCTGTGAAAACTAATCTCTTTTGAGTATTATCTACCTCAACACATATATGTTTAAATCTTTTAAAATCTGCAATTGAAGTAACTGTTTTCAACTCTTCTTCCAAATCATAAATACGAAAACATCCAGCTAAAGTTAAAGATATTAAAACCAAAACTAATATTTTGTTCATATCATAATAATATTATATCATCTGTTAAACAATTTTTTATCTAAATCTTGAATCATTTCAGACTCTTCAACTTGCTCAACCCATTCTTTTGGGATACCTTCAATCCCATAATAAGCTCCAGCTAACGCTCCAGCAATAGCTGCTCTTGAATCTGTGTCCCCACCAATTAACACTGCTGAAGTTACGACCTCTTTAAAAGTTTCGAATTTCAAAAAACAAAACAATGCTGAAGCTAATGTTTCATGAGCAGTTCCAGCAACTCCAAGTTGGATACCATTAGCAAAGGTGGACTCAGGATCATTTGCTGTTTCAATTGCCTCATCAGTCAAACGCGAAATGTGATCGTATTCAAATTCTGAATCTTGAAGTAATTTAACGGAAGATTCTTTACTAACACCGTTAAGTAAATGACTAATCATTAAACAAATATACTTGCTGGAATCACGAGCATCAGGATGATTATGCGTAATAGTAGCATCTTTATGAGCTGCATCAATTAATAATAATTTATCATTTGATTTATAGTAAAATACTCCAATTGGAGCGCATCTCATTACAGTGCCGCATCCACAAAAATCCCCTGGACCATGCAAATGATCAGAATCAGAATCTTCAATAGCGACACTAATACGTTTAAAACTTGGCTTAGCTCGGCCTGCATGCTTAGTGCCAGATTCTAATGGAGAAATACCTCGCATCATATTATGTATTGAACTCTCAGTTCTGATTCCAATACCACGAACATCTCTTGATTCAACCCAGGCAATGTATTTCTTAGCCAAATCATCAATATCAAAACCATCTTGATCAATCAACGAGTTAGCAATACATAAAGCCATTTTAGTATCATCAGTCCATTGCCCTTGATCTAATTTAAACATTCCTTCATAACCAAAAGAACTATTAATCAAATCACCTTTCCAACCGCTTTCAATTATTTGTTTTGCGGTTGAAAATTCAAATGGTTGACCAAGAGCGTCCCCAATAGCTAAACCTAATAATGTTGCTTGTGTTTTCATAATTTTATCCTTAACAATATTTTGAACTAGAATCCCAAGAAGGATTTGAGTTTTCCCAATTACTACAAGTTTTATTATATAACTTACCGCAAAATGGAATTTTCCATTTTAAAGCAAAAACTTCCGCCTCTTCTAATTTGCCATCTTTAACACCAAGCGATTCTGATAATAAAGAAGCTAAAAATTCCACCGCCTCCTCACTAGTTGTTACTTTATCTTTATCCTTCCAATTTGGAAGAGTTAAATTATATGGCCTATCCCCTTTTTCAAAAACAAAAACATAATCATAACTTCTTCTAGGAGCATCTTCATAAACTCTTTTATTACCATAATCACCCCAATAATAACTTTCTATTTCAGGATGATTTTTTATATTATAATAAACCCCAAAATGATCACCATTTTTTGCATATGACCAGTGAGTCATACCTGCAGCTTCAGCCTCTTTATAGAAAAGCTTTTTACCTTCTGGTAATTCTTCAGGCTTATCAGTAAATTCCCCCAAATTTTTAAAACCTGCTTGGTTTTGATTATGACTAATATAATCTGGTTCTTTAAGATCACATTCAACTACTAATAATTTTTCTGGTTTATCAATATTATATCCGACTAAAATTCCCATAATAATTTCCTTTAACAATAAGCTGAACTTGAGTTCCAAGCAGGATTATCAATCTTAAAATTTTCAAATGTATTATTATGAACTTCTCCGCAAAACGGAACTCCCCATTTCAAAGCAAATGCCTCTACTTCTTTTAACTCATCACCTTTAAGATTAGTTGACTCAGATAATTTTGATGACATAAATTTCATAGCTTCCTCATTAGAAGTAACCTTATCTTTATTATCCCAATTTGGAAGAGTAATATCTTCTATTTCCCCATCCTGACCACAAACAAAAACATAATCATAACTTCTTCTGGGCGCACTTTCTCTACTCAGTTCCCAACCATGATCATAACTACTGTAACCTTCTACAAAAGGAACATTTCCTAGATTATAAGAGATAGTCAAATTATCACCATAATCATAATAATAAGTCCAGTGGGTCATGCCGGCCTCTTTAGCTTCTTCATAATGAGGTTTCTGATCTAGAGTGCATTTGATTTCTCCCGACATTTTACTACGATATTCATCATATCCCTCTTCTCCATACTCAGGAACTTCCAGCTCACAAAATTCTACTAATAACTCACCTGGCTCATCAATATCATATCCTACTAAATATCCCATAATAATCTCTCTTTCTTTAACAAAATGCGGAACTTGAATTCCATTGTGGTTGATGCAAATTAAATGCATCAACAAAATTTTCCATTAAACTAGAACTAAAAGGAATATTATGCTTTGCCGCATATTCCCCAACCTCTTCTAGTTTATTTAACTTACCAAAATCATAAGCTAAATAGTTAGAAATAAACTCTATCGCTTCTTGAGATGACTTAGCTTTATCACGATCTTTCCATTCAATTATTTTAACTGGAGTTATCTCTCCAGTTACTTGGTTAAAAACAACCCCGCCATCAGCACCTTCAGCAATAATATAACTTGCAGCTTCACTGTATGAATAATGATAATCATGATACATATCACTATTTTTCCAGATGGATACAAACCTATCATAATTTTTGTAGTATGCCCATCCTGAATGCTTTAATTCAGATTCGGCAACCATCTTTTTCATGAAAAAATCTACACCGAAAGCATACGGGACAGTTACCACTTTAACTATCATATCACATGGATCATCATCAAAACCAAAAAAAAATACACTTTACACCATTTTCTTTTCTAAACATTCTTTCTCCTTAACATTTACTACTGCTACTATCCCAATAAGGATATCTAGCATTAAAAATATCTTCAAACTTTTTTAAACTATACCCCGAAAAAGGAATACTCCATTTAGAAGCAAACTTCTCCATTTCTTTTATCTCTATACTTAATTCACCAAATGAATCTACCATTTTAAATGGTAACAATTCTAAAGCTTCATCTACAGATTTAACATCATCTCTTTTATTCCAATATGGATAATTAATAAATTCTTTTTTATCTAAACTATAAATAGTAAAATACTCTTCATTAATCCAAAAATTAAGATCATAAATATTTTTATGAGATGAAGCTTCTACATAATAATCACTATCTTTAAAAAAGACTATATATTTATTATGCCTAGTTACTCTGTATACTTTTATGTTATTATTCTTAATAAAATCACAGTTTTTAATTTCATAATAATCACAATTAACCTCTTCAACAAAAGGTTTATCTTCAATAAAACCAACTATATAATATATTTCATTACTCATAATTCTACATCCAATAACTAACAAGTCCAAATTCAATATCGATAGAAGTATAAAATTTTCTTAATGTTTCCACGTTTTCTTTAAATTGATCATTAAACTTATTTAATTCTTCACTTACTAAACTTTCAGAAAAAATCATTAAACTATCATGATCCAAATCATCTTCACGAAAACCATATCCTTCAATATTTGGAATCCAAACATCAACCCCGTTTAAACAAATAATATTGTTTACTTCAGTCAAACGCTCAAAAATTTTCTCAACCAAATTACCACTTCCTGAATACTCTTCAGAGCACTTCAGTAAAGGCCCACAGTAAAAATATTTTCTCATTCCCATTTATTTAATCTCCTTGTTATGTTATAGATAATGGTAGAACTAATAATTTTGTATAATTAATGTTCTTAATTCTTGTTAAAGGTTGTGTATCAATTGAAAAAATTTACTCTACTAACACTATTATCCACCTTATGTTTATTATTTAGCTTCGGCTGCTGCGCAGGAATTAAAATAAAACCTCCTGAAACCCAACAAAATCTTATCACTCATCTAAACAGATCAACAATAATGTTTGTTGAAATAGATCCTTGGGGAACAAAATCTTTTTGTGGTGGAGTTTGGATTAATGAATCAAGTTTTGTTACAGCTAAACATTGTATTAGCAACGATGAAGGTAAAAGTAAAGTAGGGGATGAATTTAAATTCCAAACTCATCATGAATTTGATGGACATTATCCTGTAAATTCAAACTCAAAAATTTATAAAGCTAAGGTAATTGCCTTCGGTACAGATATTGATATTGCAATTTTAAAAACAGAAGATGAGATTAATCATGGTATTGCTAAGCTTTATAAGAAAAACATAAGACAAGGATTAAGAATTCATACAATGAGTCACCCAGTTAGGATGTCATATAACTACACTCAAGGTATTGTATCGCAAATAAGGGACATGGAAGTATTTCCTAGTGGAAACGAAGGTAGGTTCTTTGTTCTTCATGTAACAACATCTGCTACTAACGGATCATCTGGATCAGGTTTGTTTGATGATAAAGGGGAGTTATTAGGCATTGCTTCTTTTATCTCTAGAGCTATGCCTGGTGCGATGTTTTACATACACCGAGACTTAGTTGTTGAAGTACTTGAAGAAAATTCAATCCCATATTACTAAATAGGATCTGCTGCTGCACCTGATTCACATTTATCAAAATATGGAGACGATAATCCTTTAAGTAAATTTAATTTAATATCATCAACATTACTTTTTGGAACACCTAATTCATCAAAAGGGTTAAATAAAAGATAATTAGAGTTATCAGTTGGGATTAAAAGCAAACCAGATTGATTAACCTCAACTCCAAATTGTTCAACCCTAACTTCATCTTCACCTACCCAAAGAATTGATTTAAATCTTTCATTGATAACTGAAACAATTTCAGGTGAAGAGAAAACTTTATCAAATAAAACATTCATCTCTTCTTTATTACTCTTAAATAAAAGAACAAAACATTTCTTATTCTCTTCAATCATATCAATAATTTCTCTATCTGTAGACTTCTTCCAGGAAATTTTTGGTACTGGTCTAGGTTCTGGCTTAGATGATGGTTCAGGAATTGATGCTGAAGGTTTAGGAATTACTACAGATGGAATAGGTTCTGTTGGAGTTTCTGGAGTAGTATTAGATGGACACCCACAAGAAACCAATGGAGCCATAATTAATGGAAGTATTTTTTTAAACATATTTATCCTTTTATTATTAAATGTTCTACTGTTAATTTATCAAATCTTTTCTTTTCTAATTTAAACTGAATCCAATTATTTAACGGAGTTACTTTTTTTAGATAACGCTTCGCTATTGTTTTTTGAGATGAATCAACTTTCTTATATATACCTGGAGTAATTATCTTCTTCCTAAATTTCAAAGCATTTATATGAACAATACCTTGTCTAATATGTAATTTGATTCCAGGTATAGGTTTATTATTAGATCCTAATATTGTATTATAAACACCTTGGCAAGTGTACAAAGGATTATATCCACTTAAAGTCATATCAAAAGAGTTTAATAGTTCCTCTTTAGCTAAATCAAAATTAAGTTTATTAAATCTGTTATTGTTTGAATACTCAGCTGTCTTAATTAAGTTTTTAGATTTTTTAATCGCATTCAAATAACTTGCATGAAATACAACACTGAAATTTGAAATCTCAGAGAAGTTGTTCCTATAATTTTTAATTGATAAGAATGTTGATCTAGGATGTACTTTACCTAGAACTCTAATACAATAATTCTTAAAGTCTGTCATTAATTATTCTTTCTAAAATATCAAATTTAAAATAGTTAAATTTTTTGGATCAACTTAGATCTCATTCTCTCACTTCGTTCGTTCATTCGATACTAAGTTGATGATTAATATAAATAGTAAGTAAGTAAGTAAGTAAGTAAGTAAGTAAGTAAGTAAGTAATATTAAGTAATAAAAGTCATAATTCCCTTCGTTCGTATCACTTCGTTCTACTCACTTCGTTAATTATGACGGGGTTTCGTTAGGAACTATATCACGTGATCCAAGTTTTTGATCAAATTTCTCAAAAAAAAGTTTGTTAAATCTTCAATAATGTTTAAACAATGTTCAGTATTATTAGGTTGATGATCTGATATCTGCATCATGATGACAGGATAAGTATCTGTAAACTTTAACTTATAATATTGAGAATCATTTTGTTCTCAGAGCGGCCTACGAGATTTGAACTCGTACTGAAAGGTTGGAAACCTCATGTGCTACCATTACACCAAGGCCGCTTGTTAAATATTAGTATATTAAATTATTCATTAACATTCCAAAAGATCATCTAACATACCTTTACAAAGATCTACTACACATCTTTTCATATGCATATTACACAAATCAGAAATTTCATAAAGTGATTTATTTAAAATTTGATCTTTACTAATTACAAATTTAACAATAAACGTTTTCTTTTTAAACTTTTCAGTTTCAATAGAAATAGTCTCTGAAATATTCATAGATGATGCAAAATCAAAATCAGTAACTTTTTGAAAAGCTACAATATCACCACCTGGATAATTTGGGAATGTAGTAATCTTAGCTATAATACCAATATCATTGGTGCTTTCTATAATATTAAATTCAATTGGCGCTAAAAAACCTGGAGCTTTGCAGCGACCCATGTGATATAAAGCAGCTTCTACTGCCATTTTTGATGTTGTCATGCCTAAGTATATAACTTAAACATATCTTTTGCTATAATAAATATGATTCTATATCAATTACCTTTGGATTATCATCTGAATCAAACATTATGTTATTATAATGAAAATCTCTATAAATATAATTATAATTTTTATTAAATTTAATTATAGATCTTGCTAACTTCTTCCATTTTATAGGTAAAACACTATCAACAATGCCAGCTATTTCAGAATCATCTAAAGAAGAAATAAAATTATTATCATTTTTAGTGGCTCGGATAGGTAACTTCTCCATGATTAACCAATTTAAATTATTAATTGACCCGTAACTATATATTTTTGGAAACGCTTTATATTCTTTTGCTTTTTTAATTAAAGTCAAGAATTCTTTTGAAGAAAAATCGTAGTGATTAGTAAATTTAATTACCTGATTTTTACCATATTCATATACTGTTCCTTGAGTGCCCTCCCCAATGTACTTATGAATTTTTCTAAATGAAAACGCTTTGAAGTTTTTACCACATTCTTTTTTAGCAAAATATCTATCTACATAACTCATCTTGAAACACCATTCATAATTAAAAATTTTCTTAATCTTGTTTTTAATTTAATATCTAATTGCTGAATTCTTTGTCTAGATAAACCTTTTACCTTACCTATCTCTTCTAATTTGTCAGGTTCATCTATCATAAAGCGTCGTTCAAAAACGTATTTGTAATTATTAATATCTAATTTAGAATGAAATTCATTTAGCAAACGTCTAATATTATTGATTTTATTTTTAGTATCTAGTAATACTGCTGGCGAATTTAGGTTTTGATTCTTTAAATCATGTTTATCTAACGCAATTGCTCCAGCATCAACTTCTTCTGAATCTGAAGAACCGCTAATAGAGCAAGTGTTTGAACTTAATCTAATAATCATATCTTCTACTTCTGATTCTTTAACTTTAAGTTCTTTAGAGATAGCAATATTGGTTGCTTCGATTCCTTGAGATTCGAGTCTAGATCTAACTTTAGACATGGCAAAAAATAATTTCCTATGATTTTGAGTTGTGTTCATTTTAATCAGATGAGAATTATTCATAATATATTTAAGAATAGTTGCTTTAATCCAATAGCTAGCGTATGTACTGAATTTAGTATTAGCTAATAAGTCAAACTTTTCAACTGCTCTCATTAAACCAATATTACCTTCTTGGATAAGATCCATATCAGTACCATGAGCTGATCTGTATTTCTTGGCAATACTAACAACCAACCTAAGGTTATGACGAACTATTTTCTTTTTGATAGATAAACTGTTAGTATTATTAAGTTTTTTAAATAAGGATTCTTCTTCTTCCTTTGTTAGTAATGGAATTTTTCCTATTTCATTTAAGTAATTATTTAAATTCATTTTTTCTTTTTCTTTTTTAATTCCGCTCTTAATTTATCAAAACTTTTCTTATTGTATACAGTTGGAGCAGTTTCATCACACTCAATTAAAGGAGGTGCCATTTCTGATTCAATATTGTTTTTAACATAACCTTTGTTCATATTTATTAATCGGTGATAATCATCATTCTCTTTTTCACTAAACATACCTAATAATCTTCTTCTACTATTAAATACATTTATAATATCTTTGAATGGTGTGCATTTTAATTGAATAACAAACTCTTTCAAATAAGCACCACTCAATCCTTTAGTTGCTTCAACAGCTAATTTAAGCTCTTTTTTACTTAATGTTAATGATTCATCTTTTAAATAACCACTAATGATCGCTTTACGATCCGAAGGATTACAATGAAACTCGTAGATTTCATCTACTCTTCCTGGTCTAATTAAAGCAGGATCCATTTTGTAAAGGTCATTAGCTGTTAAAATTACAATCGTGTCTGGGAATTTAAGCTTAATTGTTTCTAAAATGAATAGTAAGATTGAAATCTCAGAACCATAAAGAACCTTATCAATATCATCAATAATAATAAAATTAGGTTTTAACCCACCTAATAAGAAATCTATATAACAAGAATCAAAAGAGTTAAAACTTTTCGCATCAAATTTAATTATTCTATCTTTTTCCTCTGCCAACTTAATTGCAAAAGAAGATTTTCCAGTGCCAGGCTTCCCTAAAAACAAATAGGTTTTAGGTATAGAATTTTTTTTATATTGCTTATTTTTGTTTTGAATCTCTTTCAATAAATCAATTGATTTTCCATACATCTGATTGTTTGATGTTTTAAGTGATGTGTATTTGGTTAGTTTTCTGTGACTATAAAAAGGATTTTCTTTTGTGGTAATATAGATTTTGCCGTTATATTTTTCCCACAAACTTGAAATAAGTTTGTTAAAATCAAAACCTTTTGAATAACCAAATGTAGGAGCGTGTTTAGTGGAATACGCAGCAGATTTTGATGTATCAATAAAATACAATGTGCCATTATCAGGAATTGGAATTATAATACATGAATAATGTTTATCAATCATGTTTGATTTAAACGGATAGTTATTATTTAATACATCAAAAAATATATTAACAAAATTCATGTCAACTTTAGTTTGAATATTTAAAGTATCTAAATAATCAAAAGCAGGTCTTGACTCTCCAAAAAAATATGAATAACCTCTTTCTGCTAAGTTTAAACTTTTTATAATCTTAGTGGGAGTATTATCTTCACTCTTAGGAATATTTCTAATTATTGTTTCACTCTGTAAAATTAGCTGACGAACATAGTGAATACCTTGTCTAAAATTTAAACTCATATAATATCTTTCTTTTATTCTGTAACTTTGGTTTTGTTGTTATGATGATGATTGCATTTTATTGTGCCGGCTTCTACACATCCTGGACTATGAAATAATACCGCTAAAGTAAAGCATATCACACTTGCTAAGATCAAGATAGTAACTTGATCTGATTCAAAAAACCTCTTCTTTTGCTCTCCATCTGACTCAGCCGTCTCACGATAACTCATGATAACACCTTGCTAATTAAATTCAACCGATGTTCTTCTTTAGTTTTCTCAGTGACAACCGGAGCAATATCTTCAGTTGGCCTAACAGGGTGGTTCAAAACCCTTGCTGGCGTGTTTGGAGTAAGCTTTAAACGCACTCCGCCACCCCGCCCAACCTTAACCTCGTACAGAGAGAACTCGGGCCTTCTAACGGCTACAGCTACCATTGCTTTTGAATTCTTCTCAACTGCAGTCTCCATCTCTTCTGCAATTTTTGCACAAGGAACAACCTTACCATTACTACACAAAGATTCAAGAACTTCCTTTAACTCATCCAAAAAATGATCTGGAATAACTAAATTTTTAGGTTGAGTTGATTGAATTGACTTCTTAGGTGGACAATCTTTTCTTCCAATTCCTCGGCCTGGACCTAAATAGTTTTTGTATTCTGGCAATAAATCCATTCGAACTATGGCAGAAATAATTCCCCGAAATTCTTTCTCATCCAAAGAAAGGTTCTCGCAAATATCTCCTGCTTTAACACAAGCTCCATCTACGCATTTGTCAACTAAAATGTTTGTAATATCTAATAAAAATGAATCTGCAAATACTTTCATAACGTTTCCTTAATTTAAAATTCGCTCAATATCGAGCTGCTCGTCTGCTTGGCCTTCCGACCTCACCTACCTAATCTAATCACCTCCTAGGACCTGTCAAGATTGTGGGCGCCTTTTAGGTGCCTTTCTTGAGGTAGCCTAAGCACCTACACCACCCTACCTCATGTCAGCAGCTGACTGGAAATTAATAGTTGTTTCCTAGTTTCGAAAATCATTTTATAATTCTTATATATATGCTCTTTCATGTTATTCGACATGATAACCCCAATTTTTTTGGAGTAAATCAGTTTCTTTATTAGTAATCAATTTATTACATTTTAATTGGTTTGTTTTGGATAACTTATTAATTACTCTTACCAACGAATCAAGTTTATTTGTTAAGTAATCTTTAACATTTAATAAATCAAGTAGCTCATCTACTACCTCAACAGTATGCTCTTCACCAATTGATTCCGTCATCTCTCCTAAGTTGGAGACGCCTTCAACAAAACTTAACTTATCTAACTCTAAACATATTAAACACATTTTATATTTCCTAACTTTAAAATTGGCAACTCTACATATTCAAACGCAGTATCATCACCCCAACATCCTGGAGGAAACCAAGCTCTGGTATTCATTAATAAACTCTCTATTTCAATTAGATCTGATGGGGTTTTGTAACTATCCAAAAATTTTATTCTATCTTGAGCATCCTTTCTGAAATCTGTGGAAGAATCATCTACACAGTGTTGTGTGTTATATTTAAACGTCTCACGAAACAATGTATACTTGCTGAGAAGATCAACAAATCTAATTGCCTCTTCTTTTGTTTCAACTATACAAAATTCTATTGATAGAAACTCATCATAACAACCACTAGTCATTGTAATAACATATTTATTCATAACTTACACCTAAACATCTAAATATACTCATTTAATAATTTTTTATTATACATACTAATCACATCATCTTTAGACAAACCTTTTCTAATCCCAGCCTCAATAGCTTGATTCAAAAACGTTAACACCTCAGATTTAGAATCTAAGTCCACAAATACTCTTGTCAAGGGAGTTCTTTGAAACCATTTACCGTCAAATTTATACACATAGTATTTTTGAATTTTGTCATTTATTACCTGAGTGTAACCACCTGGCTCTACATGTTTACATAATACTATTAAAGATGAGTTAGCTTTACTATTCCAATCATCACTTGCGTAGATTAAAGAAATTATATCACCAGTTTTTATATCAATTTTAATTCTCCAACCAAATTTTCTTAATAAGAAATACATATTATTGGATTTCTGAACTTGATCATCAGTTTTAAAAAAAACTTTTAACTTTCTAATTATATCTACAAAATGTATCTTCTTTATTAGTAGATTAGATTTTGGTGTATGGACTTTGAACATTGACATATCGTTATATATCCTTGTGAGGGCTTTATGCTAACTGATATTCTAGAAATTAATCAAACAGGTTTGGCTGAGATGTATGATTTTAACATCCAAACTAACAACAATATTATTATATTTGGACCAGCTGGCATTGGTAAAACTGTAATGTCATTTCAAGCAGCCAAAAGAAATGATGTTGAGTATATGTATTTAAACTTATCTGTACTCGAAAGTGCAGATTTAATTGGATTACCTCAGATTAAAGATAAAAGAACTTCTTATGCTACTCCAGAGTTTCTACCTGGTAAAAATGATAAAGTTAAACCTATTGTTCTAATTCTAGATGAAATTGATAAAGCTGCCCCGGAATTACAAAACCCTTGCTTAGAACTATTTCAATTTAGATCTATTAACGGAATTCCATTAAATATTAAAGCTATTATTTGTACGGCTAATATGCCTGATGAAGGTGCTTTCTCAAAGAAGATTAGTCATGCTTTAACAAATCGATGTTCAATATTTAAAATTAAAATTGATTTTAACTCATGGAGGAAATGGGCAGTTGAAAATAAACTTAATCCTTTAATTATTTCTTTCTTACAAACCAGACAAGATTTATTACTTAACAAAAATGAGTCAGGAGATCCTACTGCATATTGTAATCCCTCTCCAAGAGCTTGGACTTTAGCTTCAAAAGATTTAGACGCTTTAGATTTTGAAGAATTCTCAAACAAAATTAAGAAAAATGAAAAATCATTAGATGATAGTGATAAGTCTAATGATGATGAAATTAGTACGAAATATATTAATAATCAATTCAGATTGATTGCTGGTAGAGTTGGTGTATCTGCAGCGCTTGAGTTGAAAACTTGGTTGGTTTATTATAAAGAACTGGATCCTTTTATTGATCAAATTTTAAATGAAGGTAAGCTTGATCAAGAACTGACATCTGATAGACAAATTATATGTGCGACAGCTGTTATTTCAAAAATGAAAGTTAAATTTCTTTATATGGAAATGAAAGATAAATTGGAATTAGCTGAAAATGTATTTGGTTGGATGGCTGAAACTATGCCACCATCATTTATATTGGCTTCTATTAAATCAACTATTAATAATAAATATGCTGAAGCGAATAATTTACTTGATTGTGATAACTTTCAATTGATGTTGAATCAGATTCAAGAATTATCTTTATAATGTTCACTTCTTTAACAGATCCTAATAAATTAGTTGATGATTCTGAGTTTAAAAAACTCAGTTTAAAAATTGATAAAGCTTTATTGAAAATGGCTGGGAAAACTGAAAAAGGTGGAAACCCATTCTTGTTTGCTTTGTGTGGAACTAAACCTCATTATTTAGCCAATGAAATTCCAGGTTTTCATCAAGCTGAGTTTACATCAGCAGCAACCGATGGTAAAGTTTTCTTTTGGAATCCAGAATTTCTTGGTAGGGTTCCTACTAAGGATCTTATAACCGTAATGAATCATGAAACTTGGCATGTAGTTTTAAGGCATGTAGAACGATCTATTGGTAAAGAACCTAAAGTATGGAACATAGCTATTGATTATGTGGTTAATTCAATCTTAGAACGAGATCATAAGTTATTAAGAAGGCCAGGATCTGCTTGGTCAATTTCAGCATTTGGTCCCAGCATTTCTTTGGGAAATTTCTTAAAATTTCTGGAGGGGAAAATTCAACTCCCACCCGCTGCTGATGGTAAAAGTGGTATATTTTCAGATCCTAATATCTATCATAAAAATGTTAATGAAATTTATGATGAGATCATAAAGCGTTGGGAAGATAATGAAGCTGATAAACCTAAAGAAATTTTAGATGATAGATTTGATGGTGATGAAGCTATGGATGCTCACTTACCAACCGAATCAGATGATGATGATGAACTCCAAGAAGAATTAATAAGAGCTAGTAAAACGGCTGAAATTATGGAACCTGGTTCTACTCCAGAGTTTATTAAAACTAAATTGCAGAAGTTATCCAATCCTAAATTTGATTTTCTTGATATTATCAAGATGGCAATCTTCAATCGAGTAAATAATAATGGAGTTAAGAATAACTGGAAGAGGCCAAGAAGAAGATGGTTGGCTTTAGGTCATTACTTACCAAGTAAATTTAGCTTTAAACCTAAATGGTTATGTCTTTTAGACACTAGTGGATCAATGACTGATGAAGATATTAGCTTTGGTATATCTCAATTGAAATCTTTAGGAGATGATACAGATGGGTTTGTTGTACCTTGTGATGTTAAAGTTCATTGGGATGCAGTTCAAAAAATTGAGAACTCCTCCGATTTGAAATCAACTAATGTTAAAGGTGGTGGTGGTACTTCAATGAATAGTTTCTTTAATGAGTATCAAGAGAAGTTGGGTTCTGAATTTGATGTAATCATTGTTATCACAGATGGTTTTCTTTTATCTCCACCTGCAATTTTAGCTCCTCCTTGTCAAGTAGTTTGGGGAATAACAAGAAAGAGCACAGATTTTATTCCAAAGTTTGGTCAGGTTTCTATTCTTAATAGATAATTTATTAATAATTTAAGTGTTCGTGAAGTTCATTATCAAATCTGTCTTCGAAGTCTTCAGATAATATTTGATTATCATATATTTGATCCCAGTATATTTTATCTTGAAATTTAATAATAAAACCCTCTGATAATATTTGGTGACCAGATACTTGGAACCAATTTACTTTATCTTGAAACTCTCTAATAAAATCTTCAGATAATGTTTGATATAAAGATACAGTAAACCAATTAACTTCATCCTGAAACTCTCTTATGAAATTCTCAGATAATATTTGGTTGCTATTAATTATAGTCCAATTTAGCTTATCTTTAAATTTTTTTATAAATCCTTCTGATAATTTCTGGTATCTAGATATATACTCCCAATTCATTTTATCTTTGAATTCTTCAATAAAACTTTCAGATAATTTTTGAGAAGAAGATACGGCATCCCAATCTAATTCATTTTGAAATTTTCTTATGAAATCTTCTGATAAGTTATCATGATAAGATACACGTTTCCAATCTAAATTGGAATATAATAAATTGTATTTTTCTTGTAATGTAAACATTTTTAATCTTTAAACTCTTTGTATTTATGATAAAATCGTTTCATAAATTTATCGGATATTTTTTCGGATGGTTCATTAAATGATTCATCAAATGATTGATGGCGAATAAATATAGCTTTCCAATATATTTTATCTTGGAATTCCTCAATAAAATCCTCTGATAACTTTTGACCGGCAGATATTTGCCTCCAATTTACTTTATTTTTGAACTCTATAATGAATTCTTCTGATAATACTTGGAAACCAGATATATGATACCAATTTACTTTATCTTGAAATTCCCTTATGAAATCTTCAGATAATTTTTGATTACCAGATATCTTACCCCAATCTATTTCATTATGAAATTCTCTTATAAACTCTTCTGATAACGTTTGAAACATATTAACGTAGCCCCAATTTAATTCACATTTAAATTTTTTGATGAATTCTTCAGAAAATTTTTGATATCTAGATATTAAGCCCCACACTATTTTATGTTGAAATTCGATTATAAATTCTTCTGATAATTTTTGATCTATAGATATTATAGACCAATGTACTTTATCTTGAAATTCCCTAATGAAATCTTCAGACAAGTATTTAGTTCTTGATATAGAATTCCATTCTAAATTGGAATATAATAAATCGTATTTTTCTTGTAATGAACTAGACATTTTTATGTTTGAATTCTTCCTTAAACTCATCTGATAATTCTTGACAGTAAAATATACATTCCCAATCTACTTTATCTTTGAATTCTCTAATGAAATCTTCTGATAATTTTTGGTGATAAGATATAGTATCCCAATATACTTTATTTTGAAATTCTTTAATGAATTCTTCTGATAATTTTTGGTGATAAGATATAGTATCCCAATCTAATTTATCTTTAAATGTTCTAATGAAATTTTCTGATAGTTTTTTAGTTCGTGAAATATGCGCAAAATCTACATAATTAGATATCAAATCATATATATTTTCTTTTGATTGATATTTTTCTTTATATAATTTTGCGGCTCTTCTGTAATACCAAGTTGGATTGTCTCTTGGTCCTAAATCAGACTCCATCCCACCAGCTTCAAAATATAACTCTCTAGCTTTTTTTAAATCATTATTCATCATCATCTCCATAACAAGACGTTAAATTATTTTTATTATTTATGTTGAATGAATTATCTGTTTCACATTTATTTGTGAAAGATGTTTCAAGAAAACCTTGTTTACTAACAACCAACCCATTAAGAAACCAAAAATTACGACCATTTGCATATTCAATAGCTGGTTTATTATTTTCTCTATGACGTTCACCATTTAACCACCATTCTTTATATCCATTTGTACACTCAATGGCAGGTAAATCACACTCTCTATGAAGTTTGCCATTTACATACCAACTTGTATGGCTATTATAAACTTTTACTGTGTATTCAATCATATCTTTTCTTTCAACTGTTATTTGTGTTATAGTAACTATATGTACTCAATATACTGCGCAACATGCTTTATCAATAATAAATCTTATATTGGATTAACTAAGCAGTTTTTAATAAGAAAAAAACAGCATATTAAAATAAGCAAATCTAATAATAATAAAAAAAAGATTTTCGCTTTTCATCACGCTCTTAAAAAGTATGGCCCAGAAAATTTTACTTGGATAATTATAGAAACCCATGATAATTTATCTGACGCTAATGATGCAGAAGAATTTTTTATTTCTTATTTTGAAACCTTGGCACCAAATGGATATAATTTAGAATTAGGCGGATGTAATAATTCTCCAACCGCGGAAACTAGAAAAAAAATTAGCGATACTTTAAAAGTAACTAGTTTTTTTATTGGAAAGAAGGGCGTGCTACATCCTAATTTTGGAAGAACAGTATCTAAAAAAGAAAAAGAAAATCTTAGAAAGAAGTTTTCAGATGATGGACATACAGCTAAGCTGACTAAACTTCAAGTGATAAGTATTTATCAAGAATATTTAGATAATGATTCTGTCACTGCATCTTCTTTGGCTGTAAAATACAGTATGGCTAAAAATACCATTTGCAATATTCTTAATAAGAAATGCTGGAAAGCAACAACTAAACATTTCCCAGGTGTTAATCTTAAAGATAGGACATTTGGAGAAGCTTGGGTGCTTGCTAAGCTAAATGAAAAAACTGTGCGTTCAATAAAACAAGATATAAAAACAATGAAAGAAAATAACGAAACATTTATATCAAGAAAATTATCTGAAAAATATAATACATCACAAGGTAACATAAATAATATATTATATAACAAAAATTGGAAACATGTTATTGTAGATTAAGTAACATAATATAATTCATGTGCACTTCTGGTTACTGCCACGTACTTAATGTTTCTTTCAGACGCACAACCCCCTCTAAAGGTGGACCATAAAAGATAGACAGTGTCTCGTTCTAAACCTTTAGACCGGTGTACGCTACTTAATATGATTCTATCCTCCTCCTCTGTATCTTCAAACAAGTCAATTATCTTAGTTTTCAATTCTGATAAGCTACTAGCGCTATCAGCAACTGCTCTTAAGCACTTAGCCTTGTCCACAATGTGTTCAAAATTACGTTCTTTTGCGCTTAACCTAGCAACCTCTTTATTCTGCCAATCAAAAAGCCAATCAAGAAAACTTGACAACTCTTTCTTTTTTGATTTCTTAATCAAATTAATTAAGTTCTTACCAATATCTTTTCCTTGAACAGAAGCCGGAATGCCTCTCTTAATAAAATTAAGAGCATGACTAACCAAAGGTGCATTAATTCTTGATAAGATAAAACATCCTGGTTGTGCTCCTTTAAGCATTTGTTCAACACTAATATGATCTACAATACCTTCCTTTGCATCTGGTGCGGCCATAATTTGCTTGGTATATTTTTGCGCTTCCTTAACAACTAATTTTGGACAACGATAAGTAATTGATAGAGGTAAACTTTTTGCGTTTAACTTCTTTTTTAAATTTGAAATTGAGTCCAAACCTGCACCTCTAAAGGCATACACTGCTTGCTTATGATCTCCTAAAGCTATTATTCTTCCATTTCTTTTGCAAGTTTTGATTGCCAATTCAAGTTGCGCCTTGTTAAGATCTTGACACTCATCAATAATTGTAAAATCATATTTTTTAACATCAACTTTATGAATTAAAGGCATCCAAATCATGTCATCAAAATCAACTTCTTTTGTATTAAGAGCACATTCTTTTAGTATATCTTGAACTTTTTCAATAAAAATATCCCGTTTCATTTCAAATGTATCAATATCATGATCATCCATAATATGATCAATGAACCCTTCTCCATTAATCATATATGCTTTACATAAACTTACCGTCTTTTTTATTTGATACTTAATATCCCAAAGTTTTTTATCTTTGCCAACAACATCAATCATGATTTTATCAACTTTATCATTAGCTACTTTAATATTAGGGAATTTTTTAAATAAAGATCTTAGCCCTAATGAGTGAAGAGTTCTTACATCTCCACTAAAAGTATGGATTCTTAAATTTAATTCTTCCGCAATACTTTTATTGAAAGCAACAAGTAGCCAAGATTTCCCATCAGGGATATGATTTGTTGATTCAATGATCGAACTGGTCTTGCCCGATCCTGCGACAGCATCAACAATAACATGACCTTCACCCGTTGCCACCTCATTAAAGATAGTTTTTTGATAATCTGACCAGGGATATTTATCACTCATTTATTTGACCTTCCGAAGCTAAAATAACTGCTTCAATTAATTCTAATTGTGTTTTAAGAACATGTTTAATATTTTCATAAGCAGGTTCTTGTTTTGTAAATGTACGACGTGCTTCTTTTAACATAGGTAAAACTAATTCATTAGTCTCTTTAATATACTTACGTTGCTTATCCAAAGAAAAAACACCTTGCATTGACTGTACATTATGTATTCGATCTGCACCTTTGACAATCGAAGCAATATTATCTGCAGCAATATTTTTATAGTAAACTTTAATATCTTCTTTGTAGCCTCTATATTTTTTAGTTAAAGAGTTGACAGCTATTCCAACTTCATCTCCAAATTTAGAATGAATCTCCTCAAAACTTACATCATAATCTTCACAAACATCATGAAGAAATGCAGCTGCCAAAGTTTCCTCTGGCTTGTCAAGAGAATTCTCAAGTGTTCGCAAGAAGTTTGCGATTGAAAGTTGATGCTCAAACTCAGGTGTCTTACCATCTTTTCTTAATCCAGTATGAAAAGATGATGCAAACTCCATAGCATCAAGAGCTAAGTGATATTTTGATCCTAACATCCAATAACGAATTGGAACTTTTTTATTTATATTCATTTAATTTAAGTTTCTAACATTAACTACTGTCATATCGGCTTCTTGAATCCATTCAGTTAAAGTTTTTTGAGAAGATACTAAAGGTTGACTTGTAATTTTCATTTCCATTTTTGGATTTTTATTCCAAAAGAAACAAATTGGCGTGAAGTCTAATGATTTTGTTAATGGGTTAATTTTGGTAGCAGCTAATGCGTAGAAAATTTCATTATCTGAGTTACGTTTACATTCAACAATAGACATATTTTTACTTGTAAATAAGTTCTCAATGTTATTTAAGAAGTTATCAAAAAAATCTTCGCTTAATTCTAGTGTGTTATTTATACCAATCATATTATTTACCTCCAAGGCTTAATGTTAAACAAACAACGCTTAATGTGATAACATTAAGATAACTAACTCCTAAACCAGCTAACTCATTATGTAGAATGGTATATTCATTAAGAGCTGTCCATGTACCAAACGCGGCAGCTACTGCGATTATTATTTTAATCATTTTTTATTTCTTTAGCATTAAGATCTTTAACATGTAAAATGCAGTTATTAAAATTCATTGCATCATGTTTCGATATGTTTTTAAAATTATCTTTAATCCAATTATTAATAAGTCTATAATCAACTACCAATGAAGTTGGTTCGTAAAAACATATTAGTCTATCAAGGATAGTTGCGAATGTAATACAAATAGAAGTTCCCATGTTATTTAATAAACCAACTTCTATAAGAAGACCTGAATAATCTTCTTTCCAATTTAATTTTGTATTATTGAGACCCCATAATGTTATTTGCTCAAAATAAGTAGCTTCAATTACAGAAACAACATCTTTAAATCTTTTATCTTTTAAATTCATAATATAATAACTTAATAAAATGGGAGATGGAACTTTCCATCTCCCATAGATTTATTTAATAACAGGCACAATAACTATACTCATCAAAATGACACCCACACATATCACAAAGCTCTTCATCCTCGTCATCATCATCATTAGGTACTTGAAGAGTTGAGTGTTTAGTAAATTGAACATCCTCAGTTTCAGGAAAACCTGTGTTTGGTTCAGTATCAGGAACCTCATCAACCTCTTCATCATAATGAGGAGAATCCATAGGAGCTTCCGAGAGACCTATAACTGTGTATTTACACACACGCATCTTATAAGGCTCACCATCTGGAACTGCCACAACATCAGATGGACAAATTTCCACAAATGTAACAACCCCGCCGTTACCATTAGAAAACCTATGAGCATAATCATATGTAGCCGCATGAAGTCCAGGAGAACAAGAATGACTTGGGTTCTCATCAACTTTATTACGTGGCATCGAAACTATTTGTCCCAGGCTGTTATCGAAAGATCTCGAATGCCAATCTATATAAGTGGCAGTTTTTAGTTTATCAGGAAAAGAAGGTCGACTACGATCTTTATCAGTTACAACCATTACTCCACGATAAGCAATAAATTTTCCTTCCTCAGTAATAGTCAGTCCTGCTTTTTGAATCCATTCAAAAAGCATGGTAATTGCTCGATAACTTGGATTGCCCATTAATCTACGAGCAAAAAGAATTAATCTTTTATAATCAAGATTCAATTTTAGATATTTAAGAATCTCTTCATTAAGACCTAACGGAACTTCAAACTCATTACCATCGAAGTCATTAGTAAATACTTGACCATCAACAACTCTAAATTCTCCATTTGAAGCCATCTCAACAGCCTTTGCTGGGTCTGATAGTTTTAGAATGGTATCCCAATCATTTTCTTGTAAAGCTTCAAGAATTTTCTTATAGCTTGGATGATCTGTTCTAACAGATCTTGTTTTCCCATCCATATGAAAAGTGAATGTATCGTCTGAGCCAATTGTAAAATTCATATTTATTTCCTTAAGATGCTATTTTTTTAGCAGTTTGTGTTTTTGTTTTTTGTGAGTCAATTAAGTTAATGTAATTTAAAATATCATTTTCGAAATCCAAAGTAGAAATGTTCCAATGCTCTCTTGCAAATTTTATCATTGGGTATTCTTTTTGAACCTCTTCATTTAATTTAAGTAAATCTGAAGTTGATTTTTCTTTTCTTGAATAACTACCAAGCCATACTAAAGCTTGTTTTATGTTTGCCATTTCTTTATATAACTCCATGTTTTTATTAGATTTTTTAATATATTCTAACATTAGACTGTCATCAAGTAGTTTATATGAACTGTTTGATAAAAACGGAATGTTTTGGAAATGTCTATCAAAATGATATTCATAATCAAATTCAGAATTTAATAAATCATTTAATGGGTTTTCTTTTAAAACTTCATCTATTTTATTTTGCAAAGCGTCACTGAGTGAAATCCATTTAGGATCTAATTTATTTATTCTAGTCTTTGAAAAACCATAAATTTCTTTTCCTATAAATTCTGAAAACTCTTTTATATGGTAATATGAAACGAATTTATTATTAAAAGAAATTTTCTTTGTTGAGCTATCAACAAAAACATAAATTCCCCCATCATTTTTTAATTCAATAGGTTTAACTTTAATATTATCATAAGTAGTTCTATCTAAAGAATAACCAATAATATATCCGGTAGCTGCTTTTTGCCTACCACGATTACTAGCTGCAGTTATACTAACACTCTTGGGAACTGTTGGCAAGGTAAAATTACTAAGCTTCTTTATTCTATAACGATTGATTACATCTAAGTTATAAGAAACATTGACTGTTCTGTTATAAAATGCCTCCCGACTAACAGCATCTTTGTATGCTCTAGATGTTGGTTTGTTTGGACAAGAGATAATACATACTTCATTATAATTATTAGTAGGATCATTAATTAATAATTCAATACTTGCACGTTTTACTTTTTCGTTATTATCATTGAATAAAATTAAAATTCTCGTATTTCGAATTACATTAATGATTGTATTTACTTTACGAACCTTAAAACTGTACATGTCTGTAAAATGATTACATGTTGCATAGATGCCAATTTGGTTTAAGTTGATAATATCAGTTAATTGATGATTCTCCCAATTAACATAATTAAAAGATGATGCTAGATACTGGTTAAAATCTTTTACATTATTATAAATTAATAAAGCATCATAAAATGATTCCGCTTTATTAATTCTATCTAAAACTTGAGCGGAAACTTCCTTATGAGCATTTACAATACTTGCGGCAATTGCTTTCTTAGTCTTATCAGTATAACGAAGGTTGTCTCTACTAGGGGCAAGATCTAATTCACCAACTTTAAATTTTAAAATGAACGGAATATAAAAATATTTCTTTTCCGTATATTCAAGGGAATCAATTTCATAATTATCAATTTCATATTGAATTCCATCAATTGTTAAAAAAGTATGTTTAGCTGACTCATAACCTGTTCTAATTTCCCAACCAGTCCCACTGAAAGACACTTCTGATTCTGGATATTCTACTTGTGGTGAAACTCCTTTTAGGATCGGTTTAATATCCCAAAACTGTGTAGCAAACAAAGTTTGATCAATAAAAGCTTGAAAATCTTTCTTTGCAACAGGTATGGTGATAGTCGTTCCATTAGGTTCATCAGTGTCTTCTTTTTTGAAAAGAACAGTTCTTCCATCTCCACCATCAAGAATAGCACTGTAGTAATATTTTACGCCATCAAAAATAGTTGTTATTGTAAATGTATCTACATATGAAAAAGGTGATTTGCAACCTAATCCAAAGCCACCGGTTTCATTATTAGAATCTCTCTTAGTTGAGTCTCCAAAACTAACAAAAATATCAACCCTTTCTGGGGGCATACCAAAACCATGATCTTGAACTGAATAGTTTGGATCCCACTCATTTGGGAGTGTAATTGTAATTGGAGAAGTGTTTCCAACTTCTCTATGAGTATCTCTGGCGTTACAAGGAACTTCTCTAGTAATAGCTTGGATTGGATTTTTGTAAATGTTAGAGCGTAAGTACTCTAAGATGAGTGCTGAGTTTCCAATTACAAACTTCTTTTCAGATAGAATGTCCCCAATTTTACATTTATTGTTGTTTGTTTCTAGTTTCATTTTGAGATCGCTTTATTAATTTGAATTCTTTGTCCAGCCTGCTCTCCTTGAGCAAAAGCTTTTCGGTCTATGGTTGATTGTGGCTGTTTAACTGTAACTAAATCGGTGCTTGATTTAACCCATTTCTCAGCTTGGGTTAGTTTGTTTTTAACTATTGTTAATGCTTGTGTACCTTTATACTCTTCTTCAACTTCTTCAACTGCTGTTACTAACTTGTTGTAAATAACCTTGGTAGCCCCAAGCTTAAAACTGTTAGCTATACGTTTAGCGCCAGCTCTACCCATGTTTTGTAATGACATAAAATGTTTAGTTATAATGTCGAGTTGATTAATTATCGAGTCGAACATATAGCGAGTCGAATATAAATCCTCTTTTGTCCCAGCAATTATAAGAGAAAAGTTACCTTGAGTATCTCTCTCTGAAAAAACGAAACAATTATTCGCTTTAGCGGTTGCTAGGGCAACATTAGTTTTCCATTTTGATTTACGTCTACCAGAAAATAAAGATTCTTTTAAAATAGAATCTGAAATTGTTCCGTCAGATTTTAATAATTTTGCTTTATCTAAATTGTATTTAGTTATTAATTTTTGAGCTTTAGCAAAAGCTGCAGCCGCTTCATTAATATTACTATTATTTTTAGATAGATTGATTAACTTAATTACTTTGTCGTCAATTGAACTCATAGTAGAACCTTAATAGAAAAACCTCGGGAAGTCAAATACTTCCCGAGGTTTATTGTTGATTGCCAATTCAGTTTACCTAGCAAACGGAACTAAGACTTCTGCACCCTTGCAGTAAGCCAAGAACTTACTACCAGGCATGGGGCCGCAAATAACCTCGGCAACATCTTCTGATGCATGTACCACCGTACAGCGTGATTTTTCATCCACTTGAAGGGCAAGACCATTGGCTTTGAGGGCTTTCTTCATAGCTGCAAAAACCAACCTAAGCTCAGTTTCTGAGACCTTCTTCGGCCCTTTCTTACCTTTGGTTGGCTTGACCTCTGGGCTGGAAGCCTCAGTGTTAGTGGTTTCAGTGGTGTCTGACGAATCGCCAGAGGTTGCAGGTGTAAGATCGATATTCATATTTTTATTCCTTAATTGAAAATGTTTGTTGTTAAAATGTTTAATGTTTAAGTTAAGATTTAGGTTTTGGTTTCTCACTTTTAAGCGGTCCACCGGTTTGTATAATAGACATTGTATGTACGCATTTAGTAATTCTAAGTGCGGACTCGAATGCTTTATTAAAGTTAAGCTCTGTTTGTTCAACTATAGAGAGAGATAAGTATTTGCTAAAAACTTTTGCCTCTTTCCATAGAATATCTTGCCCAATTACTACTGACTCTTCTTTAGATTTGTCGGTAAAATCGGATTGAGTTTCGTCATCATTAAGATAAGAGTTAATGAATTCTACTGCTCCTTGTGTTTTCTTTTGCTCTGGTGTCAACTTTGTTGTTTCTCTATATTTATAAAGTAAAAACAAAGTTACAGTTACAACAAAAAGAATTAAAAAACCTATTATTTTTCTTTCCATGTTATTTAATTATTTCTAAACCTCCTGCTGGCGCCCAATAATTGTTATATACGTAAAGTAAATCATTTGGGTTATTCTCTGCAATTCGTTTTAATTGCGGAGATATTACTTTAATCATATCTGGGGTGTACAAATCTCCATATGCTATTTGTCTTAATAATACTATTTTAATAGATTCAAGAAATCTTGTGATACGAAGATAGTTATGTGGAGCATTATCTACCCACCAAGGTTTATCGGAATCTAATTCTAAGAATCTTACAAATCTAAGACAGGATCTTTCAAAATTATAATTATCATTTAAATTATTTGGCTGATAAGACATCACTGAATCCTTAATCAATAAAGGGGCATTTGGATTGAATCCGCTTTTGGTAGCAGTAGGAAAAACCCATTGAATAAAATCATGAGTAAACTCCCACCATTCATCATCTTGGGCTAAGATGAATTCAAGCGTTCGTTCTTTATCATCTGTTCCATTGTTAAGATAAAAATCTTCTAGCTGTTTATTCATTATATTTATTCCTAAATGTTACTAACATTTAATCTATGTTTGAATGTACTAATAAATTCTTCTGATAATTTTTGATTATAAGATATCCAATTCCAATCTACTTTATTACTGAATTCTCTAATAAAATCTTCTGATAAGTTTTTGTATATAGATATACCTATCCAGTCTACATAATATTCAAATTCTTTTCTTGATTTTTTATATAACTTACCTTGTTTGGTAAGAAGCTATTTCTTTAATTAATTTATTCATTATATTTATACTTATTTAATAGGAATTCTTTAAAATGTTTATTGTTATTAAATAACAATTTGAAATTGATACGATTATTAAATTCAATAATAAAATTCTCAGATAGATTTTGATAAAAAGATATATCATCCCAATCTAATTCATCTTTAAACTCTCTAATAAAATCTTCTGATAATAGTCTGTAAGATATATCAGACCAACAAAACTTATCTTTAAATCTTCTAAAGAAGTTTTCTGATAAGTTTTCATATTGACGTACATTTACATATGTGATCTTATCAAAAAATTCTTCTAAGAAGGAAATTGATAAGTCTTGATTATTAGAAATATTATCCCAGTTTACTTTATCTTGGAATTCTCTAATAAAATTTTCAGATAGTACTTGATATTCAGAAACATCATCCCAGTTTACCTCATGTTGGTAATCTTTTATAAATTCTTCTGATAAATCTATCCATTGAGATATTTTATACCAAGTTAATTTATCTTGAAACTCTCTAATGAAATCTTCTGAAAGATCAATCTGCCAACACGCATTCCATTTTACTTTATCTTCAAATTCTTGTCTTGATTCTTTAGTTAACTTACCATTTAAATCAAATTCCATCTCTGAACAGTTATATTTGGCAGCAACATCTTCAATTAATTCATTTAATTTCTTCATTATTATATTTTTCTATAAGTATTTCTAAAAAATACTCTCTTCTAAATAGAATGGAAAAATCAATTTTTTCTTTAAATTCTACTGCAAAAGAATGTGATAACTTTTGATATCTAGATACTTCATACCAATTTACTTTATCCTGAAACTCTCTAATAAACTCTTCAGATAAATCTTGAAACCAAGATATATTTATCCAATCTACTTTATCTTGAAATTCTCTTATGAATTCCTCAGATAAGATTGATCTACTAGATATGGTTTTCCAAGATATTTCATCTTCAAATTCTCTAATAAAATCCTCTGATGGTAGGTTACAATAACAATATGTACTCCACACTAATTTATCTTTAAATTCTATAATAAACTCTTTTGATAAAGATCTCCATTGAGAGATCATAAACCAACTTACTTTATCTTGAAATGTTCTTATAAATTCATCTGATATATAATTTCTTTGACGTTTTATAACATAAAACCACTCAACTTCATTTTCAAAAATGGTTTTTGATTTTTTAGTTAATCTACCTGAGTAGAATTTAAGGGGTGAACAATTGTGTTCGGAAGCAATATCTTCAATTAATTTTCTCATCAGTACAATGCCTAACACAGTCTCTATGGTTAATACAACACAAACATTTCTTCCTACCATCTTCTATGCAGTTAGAATTATCTAGTTCGCATTTAGATAAACAATTTGGTCCTGGTTTTGGTGGTACATGACAACCAATTAACAATAATGTTATTAATATACATTTCAATTTACTGATTCTTTTCTGCAAGTTCCATTGCTAATTCTTTTGAAATCTCTCTTAAATGAGATGGAACTTTGCGAAATGGATATGACTTGGCAATCATCTTAAGGTTGCTAAAATAATCAACTACCTTCATGTACTCACGTCCAAGTACACGTGACGTTATTCCGTATTGAGAATGATGTTTACGCATTGTTTTTAATATAACTATTAATTTATTCTTTTTTTAGAATCATGGGAATTTTCATATAACCACCTCGATATGAACAACTTAACTTATGATCCAAATTAATATTGTTTGGACAACCTGGACAATCCTCTTCTTTTGGCCAAGTTTTTCCTTGAGCTATTCTTGAACATTCATCAGAACATATAGGATCATCAAAATTATACTTATCCAATATATTTGTTAAGGATTTAAAGTTTTCACTACAAATTGTACAAGTTTTAAGTTTATATTCATTCATCTATTTATTCCTTATATCATTCTTATAATAATAAAGTCCGATCTACTTTGTCCTGAAACTCCCTAATGAAATCTTTAGATAACATTTGACGATCTGATATGCAACCCCAATTCACTTTATCTTTGAATTCTCTAATAAAATCTTCTGATAATTTTTGATTCAAAGATATTATATCCCAATCTACTTTATCTTGAAACTCTATAATAAATCCCTCAGATAAGATTTGGCCAGAAGATATGTCACCCCAACTTAATTTATCTTGAAATTCTCTAATGAAATCTTCAGATAAATTTTGATGATAAGAAACTGTTTCCCAAAATCTTTTTTCTTTAAATTTTTTAAAATCTTCATGTAAATGATTAAAAGATATAGATGTATAAATATACTTAATGAGTTTTTCTGAATATTTTTTATTAGAAAACACATCAGGCCAATGAAAATTATCTTTAAATTCTATTAAGAATTCTTCTGATAGAGTCATGTTTCTAATAATCCAATTAAAATCTACTTCACTCTCAAAATTTTTTCTAGATTCTTTAGTTAATTTACCATTTGAATTAAACTCTATGAAACAATTATATTGTTTATATATTCTTCTAATTAATTCTTGCATTATATCATCCTTAATATGAATTCTTCAGACAGATCCTGATGTTCAGATAAACCAAACCAAGTTACTTCTTCTTTAAATTCTTCAATAAAATTCTCAGATAATTTTTGATGCTCAGATATACCATCCCAATCTACTTCATCTTTAAACTCTCGAATAAACGCTTCAGATAAATTCTGAAACCAAGAAATATTAACCCAACATACTTTATCTTCAAATTCTCTTATAAAATCTTCAGATAATTTTTGTTTTCTTGATATATATTCCCAATCTATTTTAGATATAAATTCTTTTTTAGAGTCCATATCTAACTTGTTATCTTAATTAAATTTCATTTCTGAACAATTATAAAATTTCGCAATGATTTCTATTGATTTTTTCATCTTCTAAATTTCTTTTCTTAAAATATTTATCACAAATACAGTACACCAAACTCATTCGGCCCAATCGTGTAATAAACCTTCTTAACCTTGCGTGCTCTTAAAACATTCTCACAAGACTTACATGGCTTAGCATTTCCAAATTTACCATCCAATGCCCGAACTCTAGCTACATATACCGTTGCTCCATAATCTAACTTCTTAGACAAACGATATTCCGCATGTACTTCGCGCGCTCTTTTAATAGATGGCCCATTGCAACTTGTAACAATCACTCCATCAGATCGTTCCGCTGCTGCTCCCAACCAATAAGCACGTTGGTCATGCTTTCTTTTTGATGCTGTTCGGCCAGCAATCTCTAAGTAATTCCAAATTTTTCTACGCATATTAATTCAATTCAGTTGGTTTGAACTTACTTTCGTTAATCCAAACGTTGCCTTTGTCAGAAGAATATACTCTAGAATGGCATCCACTCTCCCAAAGCAGTTCAATTTCCCAACGAACTTCATTACTTAACCACTCCATGTGAGAAACGGTTGGCCTGAACTGTTCTGTTACAGATCCAAACACTACAATCTTTTCGCCATATTCAGCTGGGAATATATCTTTTCTATCAATATAATTCAAAATTCTGTTCCAATTCAATATTAATTCCAAACGAGGAGGTCAAGTCAGCTACTTTGTCAGCCGTAGATTTTAATCCGACAACCATCAAAACGAAAATAGCAAACCTGACCTCCTCAGTGGGATCATTGGTTTTCAAACATTCTTCAATTATTAGTTGAGGTTTTGCTTGAAATCGCAGGCCAATGAAGTCAACGCCTTCCATGCGTTTCTCTTATGCCGATTGCTCGGCCGCAGTATGTGCCTTACGGCCTTTGACTCGGTAGAAGCGGGGTCGCCTTACACGAACCCTATCGGAGGCAGCACCGGCCACTACACGCTTCCTACGATATGCTTTGGCTTTATTTCTATGAGCCTTATCTCGATATCGTTTCCAAACAATCTTGGCATCCTCACCTTCTTCCGCAACAACTACTCGACAACTATTCCAAAAATTTCTCATGATAAAATACCTTTCGCAATGAAAAAACAACAAGAAACAAAAACTGACCAAACTACTGAAGAGCATATGAAAATCATTAAACTAAATGTTAATTTAGATAATGCATCTTCAAAATAACTTTCAATAAGCCAAAGTAAGCAAGCTATACTAGCTATAGCTAATAACATTCCTACACCAACTAATACCATTGTTAATAACATAAACTATCCTTAAAATGTAGATAAAATAATAGCAATAAAAATACTCAAAGACAACCAACAAAGTTGTAATTTAAAAACAGATTGCATTATCAAATAAGCGATTGATACATTTTTCTCAAATCTTATATAGGAATATAAACCAAATGATACTCCAAGTAATAAAATTAAAATAGATCCAATTGCAAATACTAATAGCATTTATTTCTCTTTTGGTGGACAGGGAAGGTGTCGAACTTTCACTCGCAGGGATGCTTCTTACTACGGCCGCTCCAAGCGGAAACCCGTCCTAATTCAATTTTAAACTTTAAATTGGTAGAGTCGTGAGGAGTTGAACCTCTGGATTTCTCCCGGAAATCTATAAGTATTCCTGCCGGACCCCCAGCAACGACTCTATTTTGACAGCTTAACACTGTCTTATTATTGATATATCATCTTATTCTATGATTGGATTATTAAAATCATATTCATATCCGAATTGATTTAACCAAATTTTATATCCTTGTGTAGGTTCTTCTAGTAAATACAAAGTACCCGACCTTGTTATAACAAAGGTTCCTAGTATATCTGTAATTCTAGATGTCCTAACACACTCACCATCCTCAAATAAAGGATGATTATAAACATTGCCAATCAAAACAGTTCTTGTCTTAATGGATGGGTGGCCTGCCAAAACCATCCATCCTTTAAGAGTTGCCACATTTTTAATTGTGGTTGTCATTTAAGCAGCAGTTGATCTTTTGGTAAGTAAGCGAAGCTCACAATCTCGAAGATCACTTCGCATTCTACTAGCAACATCATCATTGCGATGCAATGATTGCTCTCTAATTTGCGAAATAAGATTAGCAACCTTCTCATTAAAGTTAGATCCTTTAACAGATACAATTCCAAATCTTCCTTGACAATGTTTACGAGAAGCATTCGTTATATTATGAATGGCTAAACCTAACCTACCATCTGCAATATGCAATGCCATTCTTTTATCGACCTGGTCGACTACAGGATTAAGAAACGAAACTCCATACGCAAAATTACCATCATGTAAGTCTGCATAAGACACGCAACCTACAGGAGAGTTATGAATATCACGGAGGTAAATATTACGTGGGGTAACGGTTTTGCTTTTACTAGTCATTTATATTTTCTTTCTTTATTAGTTTTTATCGGTAAGTCTTTTGTTAAGGTGTTGCTGCCAAACTTCTTTGGATGACAAACATAAGATAACACCTGGATCAAGAGGTGTCAAGGATACATCACGAGATACATCATGAGGAGGAATCATCCATCCACTTGGTAGCTCAGTAGGACTTCCAGCAACTTCTTGGTGAGTTACTGCGCAAACATAGGTTACTTTTTCCATTTTTATTTTTCTTTCTTTATTCTTTAAAAGGTTTAACAATATTATTTTCTAAACCTTTATCAAACCAGTTAACATAATCATCAGTATACATATCTAATATCTTATAGTAATTCAAATAACTAAACCTTCTAAACCAACCAGAAGTAATTGAACTACATGTTTTCATCAAAGCGATCTTGAAACTATCTTTAGGATCAATCTCATCTCGATAAGGTATTTGAGATCGTTCTAAAGCTAACACCAGCGCTTCTTCAAGCGCTCCTCTTAACTTCATCTCATTTGGAAGGGCATCCCATTTCTTCTTATCACACATAACATCTTCATCATCCATCATGTAGTATGTGTAAGCAGGGCGATCATTAAAACCAAACTTAGCAATTGCTTTGTGGATACTATCATGATCATAAACATATTCCAATCCATCATTGGAAAAGAAATCGCCTTTTGATTGATTGAGTTTTGGATGTGCGTACGTGTACGTGACCGTCTCTCTATCTTTAAACCAAGACTTGTCGGTCACTTTACAACCTAAAGTATACTTCATCAAGTGATAATCACGCATTGTTTTTTCAAAGTGAGGACTATTTTTGAGATACTTATGAGATGCTTTGAGTGTGAACAACCAATCCATACTAGGGATTGCCACCTTAGTCCCATATAGGGTCGAAAATTGCCAGCTCTCAGCTGATAAAACTAGAAAGTTCTCTCCAGTTGATCCTTTATGAGCAATTTCCCACTCCATGATGGAGTCATCATTAAGTTTAACATAAAACTTCTTACCTTTATCGAAAGGGAAACAAGATTTGACGTTGTCCTTATGTTGATCAAACCAATTTGTAAAATCATCAAGCGTTGCAATCAAATCATAATCATTGCATTGTTTCCAATGCTCTGGGTGATGAAACTGTGCGGCTCTACTTCCAATTAAAACAATCATGTTAACATAACATTCCAGAAGATGACCACTTTTCTTGAAATTTTGCAGAAGCCATAATCACAGTTAAATCTAAACATAAAGGAATGTCCCAATTCCCAGCAAAATCTTCCAGCTCTTTCTTATCATAATCATCTAAATTAAGAATTTCTTGTGCCCTAGCTGCAACTAAAAATAAAGCATCTTCTTTAGAGGAGCAGGTGTAATGGTCTTCCCAATTATAATCATAAATATTTTCCATAAAATTACTCCAAATAAAATCTTTTAATTAATAATATAATTAAAAATAACAATGACCAAACTATGACCAAAGTTATTTTATGAACTATCTACTTGCAACAATGTTGCTTTCAACTTCTGGCTTCACTGAGATACGCTTCTTAACAACAACTGTCTTCGAAGTCTTATTTTTCTCTCCACCAGTGTAATCGACAGTCCCTGCCGATTGTATCCTTAAACCTTCTTTGAGAATATTAATACTTGCATTGTAATCTCTATCTAATAAAGTTTTACAACCTAAACATTTCCATTCTCTTTCTGAAAGTTTTAAATCTTTTTTTATCAAACCACACTTATTACATTTCTTAGAACTTGGAAAGAAACGACCTATTTTGATTACTTCTTTATCGTTCCATTCTGATTTATACTCAATGAAACTAACTAAAGTTCCCCAAGCAGCATCTGAAATGTGTTTTGATAATTTCCTATTTTTAACCATTCCATTTATATTTAGATTTTCTAAATATATAATATCATAGTTTTTAACAATATCTAAACTTATTTTATGAAGATTATCTTTTCTAGCATTAACAATTTTTTCATGAACTAAGGTAACTTTTCGTTTTTGGTTTTCGAACGAATTACTACCTTTTTCTTTTCTTGAAAGATGTTTTTGTTGATTAGCTAACCTTATCTCATATTTTTTAGTAAATCTATTGTTGTTGTACTTGAAATAATCTGATGTTATAACAAGATTTTTTATACCTAAATCTATTCCTACTTTCTTTCCTGTTTTTTTAAAAGGAATATATTCTTGTTCTGTTAAAATTGAGACAAAGTATTTTCCAGTAGGAGATTTAGATATAGTAGCGTTTCTAATAGTTCCTTCTATTTTTCTATTAAGATTAATTTTAATTCCTTCTTTAAACTTACGTATATAAAGTTTATTATTAATAATTTTAACATTTTGAGGAACATGGAAACTATTTTTATTAAACTTTGATTTAAATTTAGGAAACTTTGAATTTTTCCTAAAGAACCTTTTATAAGCAGAGTCTTAATTTTTTAAAGAAGCCTGAAGTGTTTGAGAATTTATTTCTTTTAACCACTTAGTCTCTTCTTGTTTTTTTAAAACTGTTAAAGATTTAGCTTATTTAAAATAATTATCTGATTTTTTAGTTTCTTTATATTGATTAATTCTTTCATTAAGAAAATGATTATAAACAAATCTAGCACAACCAAAATGTTTATTAAGCAAAACTTTTTGTTCTTTGGTTGGTTTAAGCCGAAGTTTATATGCTTTATGAATTACCTTCACATAATATCATATAACAAGTTAAACTAATTTTAGAATTTTAGCTTCAGTTTTCTCACAAGCCTGACAAGCCATCACACTCCCAATTAATTTCTCCGAAGTCTGCATAGAAATAGTTAAGCTTTTTTAATTTTGCAATATTTTTAGAGGATACTGCCGTATCCTTCTTCATCATAATCCCATTCTGGTCTTGAAGGAGGAAGTTCATCATCTACTTCTGCATCTAAATGATTGTAATAGATCTCATCTGAGATGTTCTTCTTTTTATCAGAACGATACTTATCTTTACGTTTGCGATTTCTTCTACTTCTAATCTTATCTTTTTCTTCATTCATTGATAGTTACCTTAGGCATTAATGATACCGTTTCTCTTTTTCTAATAATAATTTCTTTAATTTTTAAAACTAAAGGGTTGGTTGTGTTATTCATAGTGGCTTTATAAATTTCTATGTCTTGAATTTCACCAACTATTTCGCCTTCGTTTGTTGCGATAATTAATTTCATGTAATTCCTTTGACTTAATTTGAAGTTCTTCAATATGTTCAATAGACAAGTCTTGATAAATGAGAATTAAATCTAAATATAATTCTTTTTGAAACTCTCTAATAAACTCTACTGATAATTTTTGATAACGAGATATAAAACTCCATGCTACCTTATGTTTAAATTCTCTAATGAAACCTTCTGATAAGGTTTGATATTGAGATATATAATTCCATATCACTTCAGTTTTAAATTTTCTAATGAAATTTTCAGATAATATCTGATATTGAGATATTCTCTGCCACCATACTTCATCTTTAAATTCTTCAATAAAATCTTCTGATAAAATTTGGTTTGATGATATCCATTTCCAATCTGTTTTATTCCAAAACTCTCTAATAAAATCTTGAGTTAAGACTTGATCAGCAGGTATTAACCACCAATGTACTTTATCTTTAAATTCTTTAATGAAAGGTTCGGATAAAATTTGGTCTTTTGATATATAATACCAGATAACTTCATTTTGAAATTCTCTTATAAAATCTTCGGATAATGTATAATCTCTAGAAGTATAACCCCAATGTACTTTGTTTATAAATTCTTTTCGTGATTTCTTTTTTAATTTACCTTTTTTAGTAAACTTAAGTTTTAAACAATTATATTCAGAAACTATCTCTTTGATTAGTTTATTCATCTTTTTTTAAATGTGCTTGTGGGGATATCCTCTACATGCATAAAGATATAATCACTGACAGCTTGTACAAGCATTGTATGATAATAATCATGCCCATCAACATGACAAGCAGCATCAATTCCAGGTTGAGAAACCTCTATATGAAATAATCTATCTTTATCAAGAGTTTCAATAAAACGATTACTATTTTGTTTCATATATGTACGGATGTCTAAATTCAATCTATAACAATCTTTATCATTCATATGATCATCAGGATCTCTCCAAACAAAGCCTGACAAACCATCACACTCCCAATTAATTTCTCCGAAGTTTGCATAGAAATAGTTAAGCTCTTTTAATTTTGCAATATCTTTAGATGATACTGCCGGATCTACATTCTCATCTTGACTAAAACCATTAACTTTTGGCTCATGCTTAAAGTTATATTTTTTTAATATGGAAATTACTTTGTTTAAGTTCTTCATTTATTTTTTTTCTTAATGCGTTATTGGTTGTTAATAGTTTCATTACTCTATTCTGCTTCAATAAGTTTATATTTCTTACCATCAATTATAATTGATTGATTTTTATAAATTTCTTGTTTGGGATTTATTCTTTGATTATATTCTTCTTCAGAATACCTTACACCTTCAAGCCACCAGTATTTATCTCCATCTGCAGATTCAACTGCTGGACCATTTACTCTATGATGTAAACCATTTATATACCAAATTTTAGTTCCATTTATTTGTTCAACAGCAGGCAAATCATTTTCTCTATGAAGTTTTTCGTTTAACCACCACTCTGTTTTTTTATCGAAAACTTTTACTGTATATTCAATCATAATATTTAATATATTTCAACTAATTTATATTTCTTACCATCAACTTCAACCATCTTACCATCGCAGGAATCTTGTTTAGGATTCATTTTTTCATTAAATTCTTCTTCAGTATAGTATAAACCTTTAAGATACCATCCTTTAGACCCATCTGCATATTCAATTGCTGGACCATTTTCTCTATGGCGTAAACCATTAACATACCAAGCTTTATACCCATTTGCGGAACTTATATACTCAATAGCTGGTAAATTATTACCTCTATGAATTTTCCCATCTAAATACCATTTCGTTATCTCATCCCAAACTTTTACTGTATATTCAATCATAATAATCTTTTAAATATGACAATCAACAACTACCAAAGTTGTATCATGATCTTTGTCCAAGATAAATTTCTTGGTAAAGGTTTTGGTAAATTCTTTCTTATCATTTGGATCTGATAAGTCGCAACCAAACCAACCCATTTCTCCTGCTTCATGCCAGCCGCTTTCGTCTAATACAGCGAAAGTAACAATCGGATTAAAATGTTCAGCACAATTATACATAAACTCTTCACGAGTAATATCTAGATTATAAACATCATAATTATGAGCCCTCTTATCGCCAAATACAAAATTTGTCTTATCTCCCCATCTAAAACCACCTAAGTTTTTAGCCTTTTTAGGATCATTAAAAATGATTTTACATAATCCTAAAGACATAGCAGTTGATCGTGATTCGCCCCATACATCTTTAACTTCATCTTCTCCATGTTTACGCAGATAAACATACTTATTCCAAAATACAGAAGCTCCTTTATCGGTTTCCTCTTTGATTCTGGGCATATCTAATTCTGAAATTAAACAAATATCGGTAGTGTTTGGTTTAGCTTTTTCAGGTTGACCGAATCTCCCTGTCCCAGTTTTGCAATAAAGATCAGTTCCTGCCTTAACAAGTAGAAGCTGCCCACTCCAACGCCCACCAATTGTGTTCCAATCCCATTTAGAGTTAGGATTAGCCCAGTGGCCATACTTATTTGTTTTTGGATCTCGCTCTTCATAACCAATCCAATCACTCATAAACTCTTCAAATGACTCATAACGTTCTTTATGAGATATGTCCACTTCAACGCAATCATCTGGAATTGCACGATTATCAGATCCTAAACTAAGGCCATAAGTTCGTTTGATTTGAAACTTATCATCCCAAGTATAAAAAAGTTCTCCTTCTGGAGTTCTAATCATTTTTGTTGTCTCATTCTCATATTGTTTTAAATAACTATCTTCTTCATCATTAAACTCCATATACTTAGAAGGGCAATCTCCCATATTATTTTCTTAATATGGAGCTAACATATCAGAGATAGCCTTATTAATATTACCAGATTCTGATAATTGTTTAGAGGAAACGCAGACTAATACTGTAGAATGACTTATGAATTTTTCTTTCTTTACCTATATGGATGACCACTATTATCATCTGTTTTTATTTGAACTGACGCTGATATGAGGTTAGTTTCGTAATCGCTTAATCCAAAACTAACCTCACTAATGTTATCAATATCTACCCCTAAATTTTCAACGTGTGCTCTTAAAGTTGATTCAACTTCTTCTTTATTAAAAACCATTTTCATTTTTTATCCTAAAATTATAATATTATCTGAACTGTACCAACCACCAATAATTTTATTAGTAGACTTTGGCCAAGTAACAAAGTATCTTGAGTAATCGTTTGTAGTTATTACCTTAACCATTAAACCAATGCCAAAATCCATCTTATCATTATTTGAAAATATATCTAATGCATGACAAACATTAATCATTAATACTAATTCCTTAGTCTAAGTTTAGGAGCGCGACAACCATCATTAAGTGTAAATGCCCCAGTACATTCAATACTATGAATTTTATCTTGACTTAAGATGGTGCAACTAACATAACCATCACCATCAGAATCATCGCTAACGCAATGAATTTTAGGATCTTTTAGTTCCATTTTATTTGCCCATAAGTGAGCTTGCTTTTCTGCTTCTTCTTTGTGTGCACCTGTAATTGCACAGCCACTTAATGCCAGTAATAAAATTAGATGTTTCATATATTAATCTCCTTAAATTCTTTTTCAGTTAACTCTTTGCCATTTATAAACCATGCCTTATCACCATTAATCCAATCAATTGCTGGTCCAGTTAAACAGTGACGCTCTCCATTCAAAAACCATTCTTCACTTCCATCAGGAAATATAATAGCTGGTTTGTTTTTTCTATGAAGTTTTCCGTTCTTATAATAATCTTCTCTACCTGATTGGTATTCAATTGCTGGGTTGTTTTTTCTATGAAGGATATCATTCACAAACCATTTTTGAGTTCCATCTGGATAAGTTGCTGCTGGTCCACCTACTCTATGTAGTCTTCCATTAACAAACCAAGACTCTCTACCATCAGAGTGAATTATAGCTGGCCCATCAACTTTATGTATAATACCTTTTACATTCCAACATTTATATCCATCAACACCAATCATTGATGGTCCATCAAGTCTATGAGGTAGACCATTTTCATACCAATGTTGTCTTCCGTCTGAATGATCTATAGCTGGCAAACCATCATCTCTATGAAGTTTTCCGTTTACCCACCACTCTTTAGTGAAATTAGTTACTACTGCTGGGCCATTATCTCTATGAGGCTTCCCATTTTTATACCAATATTTATTTCCATTAACGAAAATAACAGCCGCGCCTTCAATTCTATGAAGCTTTTTATTTAATTTCCATCTTTTGGTTCCCCAAAAATCTACGCTTGTTTCATAATTCATTGGCGCCCTGGGGAAGATTCGAACTTCCGACCGTAACTTTAGGAAAGTTATGCTCTATCCACTGAGCTACCAGGGCATATTAACAAAAGAATTTCTCTTGCTAATAATTAATTTATTTTGTTATGCGTTTCTTTCTAAAAGACGATTATTGTATTCATCATAAACTTCAATCTCTTCTGCTTCATTAGTTAGTTGCATATCTTTAAGATTTGCAATTCTTAATTTCTCTTGCTCTTTAAACATTTTCTCAAAGGCAGACTTGGGATCCATCATTTGAACCGCGTTTGTAAGAACAGGGACTAAATGTTGAACCATTGCGGAGAAGTTATCTTTGCTTTTACCTTGGATAACTAATTCACAACCGGTTTGTACCTTATCCATATTGGGAATTTTATCTTTAAAGATTGTTGATCCCATATGAAGTGCGGCAACTGTTAGTCCCATAAGTAGTTCTCGTTTAACTGGGTTGTTAAGAGCTTCTTCTGAGAGGTTCAATTGTTTTGAAAGTAACTTGAAAACATAGTTAGCGCCTTCTGTAGCAGCTCCAATTGCTACTCCATGTTTGACGCAGTCTTTAATTATGTTTCCAGATTTTTTCGCTAAGTGTATTTTGTGTTCATTATTTGTCATTGGTTTTGTGGTATTAAGCCATTCAGGATTACAAAATGGCTTAGTCATATCCACCCAACCTTTAATGTTTCTAGTATCGAAATTCTTTTCTGCAACTGGTTCAGCTTCAGCTTCAACTTCTTTTTCAGTCTGTAAGGAATCAGAATGCTGCTTAAGTTCCTTTAAGATTATTGGTTTTTTAAAAATAAATTCGCCGTATTTAACACGGCTCTCTTTTACAACTGGTCCTACTAATTCTTCTTCTTCTTCAGCTCCTTGTGAAGAATCCTCTACAGTTGGTTTAGATTTTGAATTTTCCCAATCTTCAAAATCTTGAAGTGTTACCATCCAATTTGAATTGGGATCATTATTTAGTTTATTTAATAAACTAAAAACTTCTTTTGATTCTTTATATGAGATCGTAGATTTTTTTGCTAAAGTATCAATTGTATCATAAATTAACAGATATTCTTCTTTGTATTCTGCTGAAGTATCACACTCTGGTAAATCTTCAATTGATTCTTTTATTAAAAGCAAAACTTCAGGCCCATATTTTTTACGAACTGCTTCTATATTATTTGATAATATCATTTCTTCATCCATAGATTTACCTTCAGGTTTGCTATCAACTTGACTAATTTTATTAGTCATTTCTTGATGAAAATCATCTGAAATTATACTATGTAGCATAGTAAAATCAATTTCATCTTGAAATTCTCTCATAAAATCCTCAGATAATTTTTGTTTAAAAGATATATTAACCCAATTTACTTTATTTTTAAATTCTTTAATGAATTCTTCTGATAGTTTTTGATAACTAGATATAGTGGACCAATTAACTTCATCCTGAAACTCTCTTATGAAATTCTCAGATAATATTTGGTTGCTATTAATTATAGTCCAATTTAGCTTATCTTTAAATTTTTTTATAAATCCTTCTGATAATTTCTGGGATCTAGATATATACTCCCAATTCATTTTATCTTTGAATTCTTCAAAGAAACTTTCAGATAATTTTTGAGAAGAAGATACGGCATCCCAATCTAATTCATTTTGAAATTCTCTAATAAAATCTTCAGATAAAACTTTTTCTTCACACGTTTTTTGCCAATCTAAATGATTGATAAATGTACTCAATGAATCACTTTCAATTTTATTATTAGAATCGAAAAATATACCCACATTTATCTCATTAGCAATGGTAACTATTTCTTCTATTAAAGAATTTTTCATGCGCTTCTCCTGATTGATAGCAAGTCTGATAGCTTTTTTGAATTTTCTTTTACATTCTTCAGAGATATTATAATTTTCACCTAACTTTTTCCAATATATTTTGTTGGCAAAATTTATAATGAAATCTTCAGATAGTTTTTGAAATTGAGATATACATTCCCAATCTAATTCATATTTAAATTCTACAATAAAGGATTCTGATAAGTCTTGAGAAAAAGATATGATATCCCAATCTACTTTATCTTGAAATTCTCTAATAAAATCTTCTGATAAGACTTGATAAGAGGATACTGCCCACCAACTTATTTTGTTTTGAAATTCTTTAATGAACTCTTCAGTTAATATTTCTTTATTACAAGCTACATTCAACCAATTTATCTTAGATACAAATTCTTTTCTAGAGTAATCAGTTAATTTGCCGTTTTCAAAACGAACTATGCAATCATGGTCTTTAGCAATCTTTTTAATTAAATCAATCATAATAAATAAACAAATCATGCCGGGCTCGCACCCGGCATTTAATTTAAGCAGCCGTTATTTCAATCCACTCAGGTCTGGGAGGAACTTCTACTCCACTAAATGTAGACGCATACATTGCAGAAGCCCAATTTTCAGCCTCTTGAACTTGCTTATCAGTCCAATCCGCAATGTCCTCTTCATAAACATTAACCCCAACCTCACTTAAAAGGTCAACAGTTGTATTATCATCTCGTTCAAAATCACTCATAACTATAACTCACTCTTTCAATAAAACTAACAATTATTTAATATCAATTAATCAATCGATACAACTAGCAATCATCCAACTTGGATTTTTCCAACCAAGTTTTTGTGCGTAAACTTCCAGCATTTTAATTAACTTCAGGTTAACATTAGGTAACTCCTTAAATCTTTTTGGATATGTTTCATAAGTATCTAAATAGGTTTTTAGAATATAAATCATTGGCATAGGTCTATCATATCTATTATGATAACCACATTTTAATCCTTTAGGTAAGGATTTATTTATTAAAAATATTCCATAATCATAATCATCCTTTGGATTCGTTATCGGTAGTTTTAATTTTTTAATTATATTAAAATAATCACCGCAATTATCGTAATCACTAATACCAAAAAACAAATACCCATTATTATTTTCACTCATTTTAAATTAATATCCTTAAACTCATCCTCCATTTCCTTAACACAAGCAGACACACATTGAAGAGCTACATCCAAACATGTTTCCTCACACATCTCTTCCAAATCAGCACATCTTTGATCACAATCCTTCTTGATTACGTCAACACAATCATCAAACGCCTTATCAGATGATGCTTGTTCACAGATAGCTAACCCTTGTTCTTCACAAAGATTAACCTCAACCATACATTGATCACCGTAAACATCACACTCATCTCTACATTCTTTAGCGCCACCAGCTTCAGTGCCATCACCTTCATTGCAGACAAGGATACATGAAGAAGCATCTAGATTCTTCATAGCTCCATCTACTTTTTCAAAAACCTCTTCAATCTCACCAATAGCACATGCTGGAATTAACAGCAATAACAAACTTAATCTCTTCATTTCATTTTCCTTTAACCGCCTGAATCAACTCTGTACTCAACATTATATTCATAATAAGGGTATAATAAAGCTTTATTAACTTCTCCACTATATTTATTAATAGCTCGCTCCCCAGTTTCGGAATCAATACTGAACACTTCATCATGTCCAGTTGCCTCTTCTTTACCGTCACACTGAGAATGAATGTAAAATTCTTGACCACCACCATGCAGTAATCCAAGACTGTACATCTCTTTGATTTTAGATTCGCTAATCTTTTTTAGACTCGTTATCTTAACATAAGTCGCTCGATAGCAGTTGCCAAGACCTTGGGCGCCAGTTTTTTCAACTTGAAGTAACGGACGTGGATTTATATATACTGATGACATTTAAACCTTTGCAAACAAACCAGTAATTACTGGTACAGTAAAAAATGAAATAGCAAAATTTGGATTATGTAAAGCTACGCAAATTACCACAAGTGTAGAAAAAACAAACGACGGTATCCAACTTAATAATTTTTCCATTAACTTCTTTCTAAAGGAAAATCATTCCTTTTATTAAACTCTATTTCTTTATTATGCCTAATAGGCGGACCAAATAATCCCACATTACTACCCAAGAACTCATCCTGAATTTCTAAAAGATAATTATTAATTAAACTTTGAACCTTATCTAATTTAGATGAGCGGTCTTCATGATAGTAATTGATATAGATCTTACTATTATGTCGCCAAAATTTACCACCCATACCAAACACACCACCAAATCTATATTCATTTGTGGGATGTTCTTCTATCAACATGCAATAAATAAAATGATTTTTCATACTGTTGTTAACGCCAGCATGCTTAATTAAAACATTCCAACACCTAGAATAAAATTCTCTCCAATTAATTTCTTTATCTATATTCATTTGCTTTAATTTAATTTATCTTTAGGAATATCTATATTTGTTAATTGATTAATTAGTTCTGCAAAAACTAAAATAGATTCTTCTAAAGATCTGTCCCAGTCTTTAGCATATTTAACTAACAAATCCCTAGCATCCTCAAGCTCTTCTTTAGTTATTTTCATTTAATTTATTGTGGTTAAGAAAATATTTTTTATTCATTTCATTATTCATCATCTTTTTCTAAAAAATCAACCCAGTACTTAGGTTTAGAAACAAACTGATCCAAAATCAAACTTACTTCATGATTTTTTGAATTAATGGTTGACCAAGCATAACCAATATCTTTTAAGGCTTTCTTAAGCAACTCGCCTTCTGCTCTTAATCTTTTGAGTTCATCAACTCCTGCTAAGATGACTTGAGTGTTGGTTACAACATCATCACTAAGTTTTGGTAGATACTGTGCTAATTTATCTACCGCCTTATCTAATTTATCAGTACTCATTTTTAAGCCTTAACCGAACAAAAACATCAGGAACATTTAAAATCATATCCAACACGCTAATGATAATACTTGTTGGTTGTTCCATGCCAGCCATAATCTTAGAAAAGTAAGAACGATTAATTTTTAATGCGTTTTCAAATTCATATTGAGTAGTATTATGTCTCTCTATAATATCACTAACAAATTTTCTAACTATTAAAGTTAACTTTTTCTCCAACGCAACTTGAACTGCTCCTGTGAAAAGAGAATCGCTTAGCCCGCCATCACAATTATCACACTCAATAGTAGGTAAGTCTTCAGGGATCTCTAAGGAAACACCACGTAGCATTTCATATCTCCTACCTAAACCAGTTGCTAACTTATAATAACCCCCACAATCCCAACACCTTCCTAAATCTTCGGAACTAACCACTGTTAATATATTATCATCACGTTTAAATTCCAATGTATTATTCATTATTAAACCTTAAGTGCTCAAAAGCTCCTGGAACATTTAAAAACAAATCCAACATGCCAATAATTTGACCTGTAGGAAGTTTTTCTCCAGAAATCATTTTAGGAAACAGTAATGGGTTAACTCTTAACCCTCTTTCAATTTCCTCTTGAGGAGAATTATGTTTAATTATAATATCTTTAACATAATTTTTAATCATTAAAGCTAATTCTTTATATAAGATATCACAAATCTCTTCACACTCTTCAACAGTGGAAAGAGAAGACCCGCATTCGCATTCAATAGTTGTTATATGTGAAGGTGTTTCTAAATAAACGCCCTTCAATAAACAGTATTTTCTACCTGGCCCTGTCATCTCTTTATAATAACCATCTTCACAGTTATAGCAATGTTGCTTTTTATTATCACTCATATTATTCTCCTAAGAATACATTAAGGAAATCTCGAAGTTCACGAGCATCATTGATAGTTAGACCAAATCTAGTTTTAACATCTGTTGAGAATCCTTTATGAAGCTTCTCTTCAATAATTAAACCTTTGCCATTTAAATAATTAGCACTTGCGAATGTTAATATATTATCATTACGTTTAAATTTTATTCTTTTATTCATCAGAATCTTTCTCAAAGAAATTTATAAAGTAAAAATATAACTGCCCAAAAAGTAAAAGCAAGTGCAACATCATTTATCTCATCATTAAGCATTAATTAAATTGTTAAATATTACTTACTAGTGTTTTTAATAGTAACTGTTGGCACTGCTCCTTCAACAGGTTTGACTCTATTAGTCTTGTAATCAACCTCAACTGGGAATGGATAAGCTGTCACTTTACTCTCAACATAAATTGGAGCTTCAACATCTTTACCAACAACCAAAGTTACACATCGAACCCAAGTAGCAGTGCTATTCTTAGAAGAATAAAGACCATTAGGTTCTGCTTGCTCAAGCACTTTGGAATGTTCCATACTTGAACGAGCAACTTTAAGTGGATTAGTTAAACTGGTATCATAGGGAAGAGGATAACCAACAGATGGACAATCACCTTCTACAATTCCAGTATCAGAGCGCCACACTGTATGTGTAGCTACCTTGTTATTCCTAGCAATATAAAGCTGAATTGCTACTGCTCGCTCTGAACTATGATCAAACTTAGGAATTGGTTGAGCTACTTGATATGTTTTTTGTTGATCCGCAACGGCTTCTCTGTCTTTATCTTCAGCAGAGTCCATACAACCAACAACGCTCAATCCTAAAATTGCAATCAAACAAATATTATTCTTAATCATCTAAGAAACCTTTCCATCCCTGCGGGACGATCACTTACTGGAATTTTAATTAACGTTGCTCGAATCTTCTTCTTCAAAGATTTTTTTTGAGCCTTCAAACCTAAAACGATCTTATCTTTACCCAAGTCTTCATACTTAGCAATATCAACATCTAATTCATCATACGTTTCAACAAATGTTGAAAGCTCAGTTTTCCTTGCTTCAACATATTGATGGCTTTGTACGTCAGTTTTTCGTTTCATTGCAAGACCAACAGGACGTAACCAGCCTGATACGAAGAAAATACCTACACTAATAAAACCAATCAATACAACATAGAACAAAATCCTACGTGCAATCTCTGGATCATCATCTAAAAAATCACCCATCATCACCTCTTAAATACTTAATGGTCTCAACTTTTTGGCCAGTTTCTGGATTTGTATCCCAAGTGTTAGTAACTTTTTCAAGCTGACAATATTTGCAAATTTCTCTGATGATTAGTCCGCCTCCATTACCAGTAACTCCAGGGTTCTCTTTTAGCCCACCAACAATTTCATAAGGGCTAGTCCACTTGTGACCATCACCAGTACAACTGTCAGCAATAGGATCTAATCTGTGATAATTAGATGGGCAATAATCTCCATAATTAAGCTGTTTAGATGAAACTAAAAATTCTACATGGATAGTTTTGTTTGCATCAGGGATATAATCTTCAATTGAAACATCACTGAAGTACTTAGTGATAGCTTTCTTTTCGTTATCAGCTTCAATTTCAGTTGCGCAACCTTCTTCTTCAAAATAAAAAATCATTATTATTTTCTTTATGCGTAGAATTAACTTGACATGGCTAAATAAATAATACCATGTCAAGTTAATTGTTATTTAATTCAAAGACCTAAACGTTTCCTTTGATTAAGAGTGGGCTCAAAAGTACTAAACCTAAGTTGCTTAGCGTAATTAGTTGGAACAATACCAACACCCATACTCAGACGGAAGTCTGAATAAGCTCCAGCTTCAAGTGCATGAGAAACAACTCGATGCAATCTATGATGACCAAAGCCTTTCATTTGAGTTTTAACGTCCTTGTTGGTCTTTAGATAAGACACAAAGTGACTAAGAGTTGCTCTTTGGTTGATTTTGCGAGTACGCATAAAACGTCCGAGAAGAACTTCAATTGCTTTGTGTTGATTTGTAAAATTTGTCATAGTCTTTCAATTACCTTTATTAAATGTTGTTGTGTGTTTTTAGAAAAAGTTTCAATTTCATCTCGAAACTTTTCTAAAGCTGGGTTGTCTGATGCAGCTCTGATGTCATCAAACAAAGTTCTGATATGATTATAGTACATGTCTTGAGCAAAAGCAAGATCTTTCTTGATCATTTCTTCAGTTGGTTTCTCTACCATTGCTAGCTCAACCTCAGCATGATTAAAAGTTTCATGTGATTTAATTGAATTATTCTTTGATTTAGAAATTGCTTTTTCTTCAAAGTACTTTTGAGGGGCATAGCCATAAGTATTTTTAGACATCCAACCATTTCTTTTTAAGAATGGTAAGAAATTTGTGTTAAGTGTTTGACGTTTTATTTGAAGCGTCAACATAATATCTTTAATAGAGAAGAAATTATTCTCTCTATTAAACTCTTTATTAAGAACAGAAAGATAACTGTTCATTTTCAATAAATATTCATTAGATTTTAACTTATCTTTAATATAACCAACTCTAGTTTTAGTTACCCATCCATTTTCTTTTAAGAATGAGCTTAAATGATAAATAAATTTAAAATCAGATATATTTAGCATTTTTTTTATATTGCTACCACTAAAAATATTCTTTTTATTCTTATCATATTCTTTATTAAGAACAGATAACATCTCTTCAAGAGATAATTCTTTTGACTCAACTAAATTTAATTCTTGTTGCATAATTCTAATTGCCGCTGTTAAGTAGGCTTTCGCGGCTCTCCTGTACTACCATCAAAATAAATCAAACGCTAGCTTCACCCACATCAGGATCATCATCATCATCACTAGTGTTTGCAACTCCAACCAAGAACTTAACAACATTAAGACCTGTCTTCATTGAACTAAGAGTTACTACCTCAACCGAAGATCCAGTAACAATACAACAATCAGTGCTGCTTCCCTTAACTGGTTTAAGGTCTGCTGAAACATTCAGAAACCCTTTAACCTTCTGAAAATCTGCTTTAACCTCTTCAAAAGTTACTTTTTTACGTGCCATTTTGTTTTTCCTTAATAAATAATTTACTACTGTTTTAATAATTAACAACATTATTGTTGTTTAATCAATTCTTAATTCGCTAAGAATAGCGAAACTTTTACCACTAATAAGTTCACGATCATAATCATCAACTGACCGTCCACCTTCAGTGAAATATTCTTTAACAGTTTGGGGTTCATCACTAAACAAACATACAATTATTTCATTGTCATTTCTATAAATAATAAATATAATAGCTTTATCAACAGTTAATTCTTCTTGCTTTGCGTTTTCTCTATAACTCATTTATCCACCTACCAAACTACCATTTGTTTTAGTCTTGGTAAAAATTCTTGGCTTATTCTCTTCAAGCCATATGTTCATTTTGTTTTCTGAAACAAATTTAATCCAATAGAATTTACCATCTCTCATATAATCAATTCGCCACATGGTTACTTCATTAAAATCTGGGAACTCATCTTCCATTTATTCCTCTGGTTCTGTTATTGGTCCTGCCCAATCAGCATCTAAATCTGAAGTTAACTCAAGTAAATCATCTGTCCAATGACAGCCAGAAACAGTTAGGTTACTCTTCAATAAACCAACAGTTGCCGGCCGATAAATCTTAATAATACCTTGCCACCAACAATGTTCTATACTTGCTCGATACCAATAATAACCAGATTCACCTATTTTTTTACGTGCCCACTTCATAATCAATCAAAGATTTCTTTAAGTCATTAAGGATATTATCTTTTTTTTCTTGTTTTTTTTCTTCAGACCATAGCTTCATTAAATCATAAACGCCTTGGTCTACACAAGCAAGTTCTATTACTTGATTAATAAAATTAAAATCAAGATCTGATAACAACATTAATCCACCAAAAGATATAACTTTTAATTTTTGATCTTCGTTGGTTCTGAATGGAATTAAACCTCTAGCAAAACTTTTACGTTGTTGTTCTATTTCAGTTGAAGACATCTTAACATCTTCAGCCAAAACCAACAAGTCTTTTAAACTAAGTTTATTGCTCACTTTTGGTTTCTCGTGGTTGACCTTTCTTGGCAAGACGAGCTTCGAGCTTGGCTCGTTCTCTCTTGGCCCCTTGCCCGACCCCCAGGAGGTCGTCAAGAGCCTTAAGCTTCTGAGCCATAGTCAACTTGGCACGAGCCTTTGCTCGCTCTGCATGCTCTCTCTGACGAATTTCTTTGAGAGCGAATCGGGGTGGACGGGACCATATATTTTTTTCATTCATAATTATCTTTCTTTTAATCTAACAATTGCTTAGTACATTCTTGATATTGTTTAAGGATTTCTTTTTGTTTGTGTTGTTCTTTAATGTTCTCTCTGGATTCATCAATCTTTTCGAGAAGTTTGAGGTTTTGAAAAATGCTATCTAGAATTACAATATTTTTATTTATTACCATTATGTTTATATGTTAAAATGTTAGTGGGGTTGGTGGGATTCGAACCCGGCTACCCATTGCCTACCTTGTCATCTAACGGGTTAGTGTAGATAACTTCCAACCCCTAATTCAAACCTCTTTAGCTATTCTATTGGTGGATATTCACCTTCGCTCATCCAAACATCTAAGTCTTCAAATTTAGATGCAAGTTTGATTCCTAATTCTGCACACTCCTCATCGGTAGTTGCTTTATTGATAGCTTTGGTTAGCTTTCTAATATCTTTAAGTAGAGAATCTGATGTGTGAATCATAATAATTACCATCAACTACAATTGTTATTGCAAGATTCTTGTTTGGTTTTTAAATTTTTATTAAAATGTTTAAGACCTGTAAGGTATGTGTGTTCACAAAAAGTGAACCCATCAATAAACCATTCTCTACCCCATCTGTCCCACTCAATAGCTGCCCCATTTGTTCTATGAAGCCTCCCATTTACAAACCACAATTTGGAGCCATTTGAAAGTATTTTAGCAGGTTTATTATTCTCTCTATGAAGTTTACCATTCAGCCACCACTCTTTATGACCCTCTGACCTCTCAACAGCTGGCAAATCTCCTTCTCTATGCAATTTACCATCTAAACGCCAAACAGTTTCATTATCATAAACTTCTACTTTATACTCAATCATAATAATTATTCTAATTCAACTAATTTATATTTCTTACCATCAACTTCAACCATCTTACCATTACAAGAATCTTGTTTGTATTTGATTTTTTCGTTGAACTCTTCTTCAAAATAGTTTTTACCTTCAAGCCACCAATATTTTTTTCCATCTGGAAACTCAACCGCTGCGCCATTTTCTCTATGGCGTTTACCATTTACATACCAAATATTAAGTCCTTGAGTATATTCAAGAGCTGGCTGATCGTCTTCTCTATGAAGTTCACCATTTAAATACCATTTTGTTACATCATCGTTAACTTCTACTTTATACTCAATCATAATAATTATTCTAATTCAATTAATTTATATTTCTTACCATTAACTTCAACCATCTTACCATTACAAGATTCTTGTTCAGGATTCATTTTTTCATTAAACTCTTTTTCAGAATACTGAACACCTTCAAGATACCATTCTTTGGATCCATCTGACCATTCAATAGCTGCACCATTTGTTCTATGATGTTTCCCATTTACATACCATTGTTTATAACCATTTGTAGACTCAATAGCAGGCTTATCATTTTCTCTATGAAGTTTCCCATTTACATACCAGCATTTATCTCCATTTTCATATTCAATTGCTGGCAAATCTCCTTCTCTATGCAATTTACCATCTAAACGCCAAATAGCATTGTTATCATCAACTTTTACTGTATATTCAATCATATTTTTCTCGTTTCAATAAAGAATATTGCCAGATTCATTTTATGTCTAGCAGAAATATTCGCAGAATGAATTATCATTTCAGGATAATTAAAATTATTTAATACCACTTGCTTCTCAATCCAAAGAAGAACATCATAGCCAGTACCATGATCATCATCTCCTAAATCATGATCCAAACTGATAATCTCTACCTCATTGGTTTTCAATAAAGCAATTACCTCTTCAGGCCAGTAACATCTAACCCAACCTTCTGGTTCTTCTCTAACATCATCCAACCAAATTTTCATTTCTGATTTCCTTTTACACTACATCAATTTTTAATGTAACATCAAATGTAATGATTACTGAAGTTTCCCTTTCACATTTTTTACAATATAAAGTAAACCCTTTTGTTGGATCTCCATATCTCATCCATTGGAAATCATATTCAATATAATATGTTTTATTTTTACTGTTGCAAGAAGGACATTTCCATTATAGCTCGTTCAATCGCGGAAGTCATATCTATATTCAATGATATCCAAACATTATTATCACTAAGAAACGTTGTTGAATTTTTATTCATTTTGTTTTAAACTCCACCTGTTAGCAAACTCATTAAATCTAATACGCCAAACTCTAATAGTAACTGATGGAGTAGCTGTATCATCAGCACTATCTTGACCTATTGCTGGTTCAACTGGGATATCATGAATATTTTTTAAATTAGTAATGAACTCCATGTTATCTTTGTTGGTTTGTAAATGTTTTTCTGGAGCATCATATCCAAATAATGCGTTTCATGCAGTATTAGATAGTTGTGAGAAATCATTCTCATGTTGTTTTAATCTTGTTAAAATTTCAGGAAAATTTACTTCAAACTTCTTAAGCGTTTCCAGAGAAAATTGCCAACCTAATGAACATCTTCTTCTACTTTTTGATAAAAGAGTAGGTAAACCATTTCGCTCAGCACGTTTGCCTTGTTTAAGTAGGCAATAACGTGCTTTATTATATACTTGTTGTCTATTCATTTTGTTATCCAAATTACTTATTAAACCAACTGTTTTTCTTAAAACCATCAGGCTCGTTACATGCCTCTTCCATACTTAGTAAGTCTCCCCAAATGATTCGTGAATCATAATAATCTGAAATAGATTCAGTAAAATAAAAACCTGTACTAATAATTGAAATGAAAGGGCTTCCGTCATCACAATTTTTATTCATGTAAGGTGTTCTAAACAATCCTTTTTTCTTTATTTCAGATGGTATATCTATAACTTGAATGTATTCACCATCCACCTCAACCACTCTGTTGTTAATCAAAAGATAGACTGCATTCTTAGGAGTCACCTTAAACTTTACAAAAGGCCCCAAAAGTTTTACTATGTTTTTCATCTGTTTGATTTGAGACTCCGCTCTATAAAGACGATAGGTTAAAATAAAAACAATGCAAAAAATAATAGTGTTTATTAGTAGAGGCATAATTGTTTACTCTTCCATATTTGGACAACCATTTAACTTAGCATAAGTTATAGCCTCATCCAAACTATTAAAAGGACCCCAATTTGAGATTGGATGCCACTCACTATAAGCATAGATAGTGGTTTTTTTAGGATCGGAAGTGTTAACGTCAAATTTACAAGATGTTATTTCATTACTAGACAATGAGTATTTATAAACACTATACCCAATTCCAAACATGGCTGCTGAAATACATACTATTACAAATATAGTAAATGCAAAATTTATCAGATCAAAATCTGTTATTTTAGATCCAATTGCATAAAAAATTGGACTAGATTTTTTAGGTTCTACCCTTTTTAATTCGTCTAGAATAATATCTAACTTGTCATCAACCGTATCTAAATTCAAAGGTTTGTTTCTGTATGAGTCCATATTTTCATCCTCTAAAAAATCATAATTACGAATGAGTTCTCTTCTTCTTTCAGTTTCTGGATCTGTAATAACCATTTCATCATTACAGCAATCAAAAGGCTTACTCATTACACATATCCTTTAAAGCATCAACATCATTTTTGATTGTTTTAAAAGCTTTTTGCTTGTCTAACAAGTAAATCTTAGCGATACATTTTTCATATTCAATCATAGCCTTTTTGGCTTCTTCAATATGAATTGAGATTTTATCTTTCATTTTATTAATAGCAGTAATAAAAATTGTTTTGAATAAACATTAAAGAATTATCAAGTGTGTCCCAATTGGTAATATCTGATGCTTGACCATGACACATAATCTCAATTCTAAATTGATTATTAAACAATGTTTTTAAACTATAACAACCATATTGTCCACATGATTCCTCTAAAATAGAAAAATCATATTCATTAATTTTTAAATTCATACCTTTAATTTTAGATAAGATTAATTCAATCTCTTTTTTAACTAAAGATAAATCATCAGTTTTTTTGATTTTTAAAAAGAAACCTCCAACCGTAGTATCATCTTTTAAGGTATGAAAACCATTGTTCATAATGTTGGAGAAATTTTTATCTAAAAAATCACTGTAAGATATATATTCTCTCATTGGAGTGCGGTCTTTATTATTATGATGTAAGAAAAAATCAATAACATTATCTGTAGTAAGAGATTTGTCAAATTTTTCTTTGTCTTTTTTTGAAAACGGTTTCTTTTCTTCCACAAAATCTATAATAAGATTCAGGCAATTATTTCCAGGTTCGGTGATAGAGTCATCAACCAAAAACTTCCTAAGATAATCTTGATTATTTTGTACTATGATAGTAGAGCCAACTGATAAACAATTTACTAATTCATTCTCAATAGATAAAAACTCTTCTTCGTCAATAATTAAATGTGCCATATTACTCTTTATTAAACAAAAGACATCTCAGTCTTAATCGAAACTGTCAACTTAGGCATCCCAACTTTGTTGGCCAAGTTATGTTTTACACATTGCTTTGGAGTTAGATACCAGTCTCCTCTATTTTTCTTCTCCAAAATATCATTAATATAACCTGGAGACTTACCAATATTCTTCTCGATCATTCCAATCAACAACTTACCAAGACGAGCAAACTCTTTAACTGAAAGCTTCATATCTTCCACTTTACCCCAAGTTCCGGCAGAAACATCATGAATCATTACAGTAGAATGTTTACTAACAAAACGCATACCATCAGTTCCACAAGTCATTAACACAGCCCCACAACTCATCGCTTTTCCAGTTACAATTGTCGCAACAGGAACTGGTGATGTATTAATTGTATCAATCATACTGAAAAGAGAATGAACTTGTTCTCCATAAGAATCAATTACGATTGGTACAACATCTTGTTTCGTGTTAAGAGCCTCAGCAAAATCATTACGAAAATCTCTGGCTGAGTCTTCATCAAACTTATTAACTGTAATAACTCTTGGGAGAGTCAATAAGCAAGTTAAAGTGTCTGCATCTCTAGTTGAGATTAGTTTCGAGTCAACATTATATTCAATCATATTTTATCTTTCTTATTATTCAGGTGTTACAATGATTCCAAATTCCCCAACACAATTAGGTAAACGAGTTACTTCTGCGTAAACTTCCAATTTGGAATCGTCTTCAAATGTTAACGTAACAACATTGACGCAGTCAACATTAATTTTTTTAATAGTTTTCCCAACAAGGTCTTCACTTTTTAATCCACGTATAATTATTTTCTTTCTTTTTAATTGCTAGCAATGAGCTTCTGCTTCTTCTTCTGTGTTAAACTGACCAAAACAGAACCCCGAGTCCTCACCGAACACACCCCAGAATCCAAACTCTGGATCGAATTCTGCATATTTACTTTCACCTGCTACAGATCTAATTTCAGTACAGTTACGTTCCATTTACTTTTTACTTTCATTCAACATTTCTTCTGTACAATTGCCGCTCATCTGTTTTTTACACTTACAAATGATTCCACTGTAATTAGCAGTTCCATAACACAAAGCATCACATGCACCATCGCTATGATCTCCTATCCCATGGCTAATTAAACAACCTTCATATACTACATTTGTATTAATATGTAGTAGCTTCATAAGCAATATAGATTGCACCAAATAAACCTATACCACAAAAAGTACTCCATATAAAAATTAAATAATTAGTCAATTCCTAAACTCCTTCCCCAATTAGTACTAACACACTTAGAATACCAAGAGCCTAAACTGCCAGGTCTTGGCCATCTTCTATGAGCTTCATGAATACCTTCAAGCTCATCACATTTATGACATCGATAACCAGCCATTACAATACCTTCATCAATCCAACCTTCAACTTCACCACGCCATTTACCAATATTTAATTTGTGGCACCATAACTTATGAAGCTTTACTTTTAAAGATTTGTTTTTATTAACTGCGGGTTTATATTGTGTTCTATAAATCATTCCCAATCTTTCATCCAATGATTCTTTTTATTATCAGAACGTTTCTTGTTTCTATTTTTCATTATCTGTTTTCTAGGATAACGTCTCATCATTACACTAAAAAAAGAATTCCTTACTTTGATTCTCTTTTTACGTTTCTTTTTTCTTTTAGCCATTTTATTCTCCGTTGTGTATCAAGCAAGAATCGAACTTGCAATAATTCGTTTAGAATGAATTGATTTACCATTAATCTATTGATACAAGATAGCATCTATATGCGTAGATGCCAAGTTGTTTTATCTAAAAACTAAAGATAGTAGTGATACTATTCCAGTTAAGATAACTAGAATCACAAACATGTAGCAATACCAAAGAAAAACATATCCAATAATTTTTGATGCCTATTTTCTTTTGGTGGTTTCTTTGGGCCATCTGTAGGAATAGGTCTTGTTAGTTCATTCTCTTTTAAATGTTCAAAATTCATTTTAATAACATGTAAAACAATTGGAATTTGTTTTGCAATTTCTAAGGTTTACCCAATTAGAATTAGTAAAACCAGTACCAAAAGCGCAATTACCAGGAGTGTTAGGATTATTCAATCTACAACTAACCCAAATATTATAGTGACTAACACATTCAGAATCATTCATACACGAATCCATTTCATCACAACATCTTTCTCCCAAACATGATGTGCAAATATCATTTAGAGAAGAAGGTAGAGAATCACATTTGCATTTAGATCCATTCAAACAATATGAACTACCAACACAGGTTGTGTCACAATCTCCACATGTTTCATCGGAAGTAAAATCAGATTCGCAACCATTGCCTCTACTTGAATCACAATCTCCTTTACTAAAGTCGCAAAGGCAAGTGTTATCTTGAGCTAAACTGCAAGAGCAGAACCCACCATTGCAAGATACTTCAGCTCCATCAGAAGCGCATTGATTATTACAAGAGCCGCAATTCATAACATCCGAGCCGGCTGATGTTTCACAACCATCAGATAATTCTCCATTACAATCTGTAAAACCTGTAACACATTTATCAATAACACAATATTCATTAAGACAAGATGTGAACGCATTATCTAGTTGACAATCGCAATTAGATTCACCTCCACTTGAAGTGGTTGAGGTTGTTGAGCTATCGTTTCCTCCTTTGGAGGTGTTACCACCAGATGAAATTGTGTTATTGAAAGATTTTCCATCGTCATCATCAATATAATTACTTGGAGCTGCAGCGCAACTAGCAGCCAAACAAGCGAATAGTGTTAAGTTAATATATTTATTCATTATTTATTCCAATTTAAATTCGTCAAACTCTGGTCAGCTTACATATAAAGTGTGCAATTCTTCGGTACCTTTATAATAAACTAACCAAACGTTTTTTTCTCCATGACATTCTAGTTCAAATAAAACTGTTGGGAATTTTTCAGATAATTTTTTCATATCTTTTTCTTTATTATCCCATTTGCCATTGTACCATTCGTCCGATCTTAATAATAAAGCTAACACGCAGCTTCCCAAAAAACACTTATTATCTTTATCAAGTTGATTTTTAATTTTAATTTCATCATCGTCATCGTCACCACAACCCATACTTAATTTGTATTATATCCCATTATAAATAACCATTCCTTACGCCTCTGTTTTTTTGATAAGCAGTTTTAGCTTCCTCTCTGCTTACTTCTTTAATTTTTGATTTGTTAATTAGTTTATTTGTTGTATCGTGCCAACCATCAAATTCTTTTTTATCTGTGACAATAATTAAATCTATATTACCAGATTTAATTCTTTTCTTTCCACCATGAAGCTCTCTTAAATGGGCGCCAGTCTCTTCACTTACGAAAAGAATAATGTCAGTATCACTTGCTGCCGTTCTGTAATTACTACCATAAGCTTGGCTGCCTATAATAAAAGAACGCCTGTCTTTTTTTAAGAGATAGATTAAGGAAACGGTTACATTAACCAAAACGGCAACAATAATAACACTAATAAGAAACATAATATATAACCTTTATGATAACCATGCTGCAGTTTCACTATAATGAAAATTATGGTCAGGGAAAATTTCGTACTGACGATCAGCTAAATTAACTCCTTTTAAATTACCAGATGTCTCACGCCAAATGAATTCATTTTCAGATGAAACCTCAACAATATCAAATGACACTAATTGATTTGCTAGCCTCCATTTAGTAGCGTCTTCAATTGTTTTGAAAACATAATTGATTCGTGTTGCTCTTAATGGTCTCCATACAACATAACCTTTGTATATACATTTATCATAAGTAACACCATCACACCAATCACAAACTGATGAAATGAATAACAGCTTGGTTGGTCTTGAACATTTTTTACATAGTGGGATCATATTAATTTACTCGGTAGAAATAATAATATTTACTATTAATTTCAACCTCAATCTCTTGACCATCATAATTAGAAAGACTATGACCTCGCCCATCAGAAGATATTGCTGACTCAATAAATTCATCTAAACCACAAGTAGCTTTAATAATGCTTAGCATTGCGAGATTATTATCTTCGCAATTATTATTGCTTTGAATAGCTTTAAACACTTCCTCATCAATACAAGTCTCTTGACTTAAGAATGAAGAATTGAATGACCAAACCAAGTCTTTAATTACTTCACTAGCTTTTTCGTTCGCTTCTGAATTAGTTAATACCATCCACTCTTCATCATCTGCAATAAAGATGTTATCATCATAATATGACTCCTCAATATCATCTACTTCACATGATACATCAATTTTATTAGAAATTAAATCCCAATTTAATTGTATAATATTGTTTTTCATTTTAATTTTCCTTCAAAGAAATTCGTAAGGACCTGAAGGACGATTGTTTTCTTCTTGCTTAGATTTTTCTAAGCTTTCTTTAAGTCTTAATTGATAAAAACTTTTGTGTTCGTTATTGGTTTTGCTTTTGATTTCAGTTGATATTTTAACTGTAATAGCAATGCCTAGTCTAATAATTTCTTCATTAAATTCTTCTTCAGAATAGTTCACACCTTCAAGATACCATTCTTTGGATCCATCTGACCATTCAATAGCTGCACCATTTGTTCTATGATGTTTCCCATTTACATACCATTGTTTATAACCATTTGTAGACTCAATAGCAGGCTTATCATTTTCTCTATGAAGTTTCCCATTTACATACCAAATATTATCTCCATTTTCATATTCAATTGCTGGCAAATCTCCTTCTCTATGCAATTTACCATCTAAACGCCAAATAGCATTGTTATCATCAACTTCTACTTTATACTCAATCATAATAATTATTCTAATTCAACTAATTTATATTTCTTACCATTAACTTCAACCATCTTACCATTACAAGATTCTTGTTCAGGATTCATTTTTTCATTAAACTCTTTTTCAGAATACTGAACACCTTCAAAGTACCAAAGTTTAGTCCCATCACAATCTTCATAAGCTGGGCCATCTATTCTATGACGTAAACCATTAACATACCAACACTTATCACCATCTACAGACTCAAAAGCTGGGCCATTATCTCTATGAAGATTTCCATTTAGTAATACCCAGCTTTTATCACCGTATTTATCTATGGTAAGTGTTGATTCCATATCATTATTCATTACTCTACATTACCAAACCTACAAGCCATGACAGTAAGAATCCAATAGGCAATCCAGCAGCCAGCCCAACAGTTAACCCAATCCAAAAGAATCTCTTCCCAATGCTCTTAACCAATTGCATTCTTGCCTTAACCGAACTTAAAACCAAACCAACTAATCTACCTAAAATACTTTTCATACTAAACTCCTTTTGTTATTTGTTGTTTAAACTCTTCTTCAGTATACTTTTTGCCTTCGATAAACCAATATTTTTTTCCATTGGCTAATTCAAATGCTGGTCCATCTAATCTATGAAGTTTCCCATTTGCATACCATTTTTTATTTCCATTTGAACTGATCCAGGCGGGACCATTTTCCCTATGCAGCTCACCATACCAGAACCAATACTTTTCTCCATTGGCATATTCAATTGCCGGCAGATCGTTTTTGCTATGATATTTCCCATTTACCATGCAGTATTTTTTATCGTCCTCTTCATAACATTTATAGACTTCGCGAGGTTTATCTCTACATAACTTAAGAACTTCTTCTTTTGTTTGAGCCTTTTTATTTTTTAATTTCTTTAAATCAACTTTATTTTGTTTTAAAGCATTTTCAAGATTGATTTTTTGTTTTCCCAATCTCTCTAAGCGATCTACATGTCCAACAGCTTCTCTCCACTCATCACTATAACCAGAGTCACGAGCGAATACTCTTGATTTGATTTTATCAATAATGTCTTTGTTTTGTTCTAAACATTTTTTAGAAGGCACAAGGTCACACTTAACAAGAACTACTGCATCAGTTATTTCTTCATTCATCTTTATAACCCTTAACTTCTTGGGTAAATAAAAGCCAAGTGCCCAACAAGATCATCGATGTATTTATTAAAGTTTCCACCATCTTCTTCACCTTCACTATCATCAAGAACTAATTTGCCATCAATCTTTTTCCAAAATTCATATTCAATAGTTTCATCTTCCATGAAAGTAATATCTAAACTTAACTCTTTATAACTCCAAGAGACTTGAAGCATTGTTTTGCCATCAATAACTCTTGATTGGGCTCCTGGCCATGGGGCAGTAGGAACTGAATGAAGCATTCGCTCAACACATTCGCTACATTCTTTAGTAATACTATTTGGCTGTTTGTCAAGATAGGAATCCCAAGTTTTATTTTCAACATATTGATGTTTACTAAGTATCGTAGTAAGATTACGAAACATCTCTTCGGGATTTTTACCTTTAGCATACTTTAGGGTAACATCAAGATCATGCATATAAGAGCATGACCACATTTTTTTATCTATAATATACGTAACATCAAAATGGAACCATCTATTATTAAAAATTCTATTAAATATAATAAAAGTTTTATTATGAACATAAGCCATGGATGTAATATGAATTACTTCCTCACTAACATCCAAGTCACTAATATTTAAAGCTGTGATTAATTTATGAAGTCTTTGTAGTTGATATGTCATCCAGTAATCTCAACCTTATCCATAATAATCGCTTCTGAAAGACCAAACAATTCATTCTCTCCACACTCTGGACATTCATAATTGCAAGCATCAGGTTCACACCCTGCATACTCATCAATCATATCACAACTTAAACATACTCCAGGGTTACCTAGCCCTGACATTAAGTCACTTGCTTTTTCTTCTGTTAATGTAATCATTTTTATTTTTTTAGTTTAATTTTTTAATATCAGTTTCAATATCAGTGTTAATATTTTTATTCTTGTCTCGCCTACCTAAAACTTCTTCTTCAATAAATTGTATGGCTTTATTAAATCTGTGTTGATTTAAATCATCAATAGATTTAATATATTCTAAATCTATTTCTCTTTTTTTAGATAAAGAATCCATAGCATTGTTTGCTTTTTTATTTGCGTAATTAATGTCTATTCTAAGAATATCAATTTTATATTTCAATACAATACAGAATATACTTAAAAGAAAAATAAAGAACAAACATAAACCAGTTCCAATATTCATAACGTTCCTAACATACGGAGATAAAAGCTTCAATCGTTACAATCATAATAATTGTAAATGAACCATTCATAAACTTATCGATCATTTTTCCATCCTTGAGGACGGAATCCTCCAATTAAAAACCATTCATTCATTCATTGCTTCAACTAATTCTGCTAAACGTTTCCCGTCATCATTAAAATGCACATCATTATTAAGACGGTCTGCAATTTCTAGTTGCTCTTTTAAGTTTGCTTCAATATCCATAATATCTTTATGACATCCTTTTTTCAAAAATTCTTCACCTTCTGGTGTTAAGAAACAATAACCAGAATGATCTTTAATTAAATTACAACTGATTAAGTAATCTGATAAATAATATTCTTCATCATTTTTATAAGTGATTGGTTTAGATTTATCTTTAAGTCTTTCTAAAAACTTAAACATTCCTTTTTTAATTTAATCATATTAACTAGCACCTCGGGAAGGACTCGAACCCTCATTTAACTGATTAGAAGTCAGCTACATTATCCTTTATGCTACCGAGGTATTGGTAAGATATTATCTTACCTTTTGTTTATTTAGCTACCATTTTTAGCTCTTGCTTTTTCTTTGTTTCATTTTCAATCTCAACTTCAATATCCTCATCAGAAGAATTAACCAATTTAGATTCAACTCTCAATTTATCTTTATCTTGAGCAATTCGAACTTTGTTTGCGTCCTTCATCATATTTTCCATAGCTACTTGTGGATCCATCATTTGAGCAGCATTCATAAGAATAGGAATAAATTGTTGAGCAATTGCGGAGAAGTTATCTTTGCTTTTACCTTGGATAACTAATTCACATCCAGATTGTACCTTATCCATACCAGGAATTTGATCTTCAAATACAGTTGAGCCTACATGAAGTGCGGCAACAGCCAATCCCATAAGAAGTTCTCGTTGAACTGGATTGTTCAATACTTCTTCTGATAGCCCAAGTTGCTTTGCTATTAGATTGAATGCGTAGTTAGCTCCTTCGGTTGCTGCTCCAATTGCAACGCCATGTTTGATTGAATTAGTGATTTTTTTTCCAGATTGTTTTACCAAATCCATTTGTGATTTTTCTTCGTTCATTGTTTTTTCTTTCTTTTGTGTTAGCTTGTGTTTGAACTTTTCTTTTAAATCTTCTGATAACTTTTGATTCAAAGATATATTAGTCCAATTTACTTTATCTTGAAATTCTCTAATAAAATCTTCAGATAAATCTTGATAGCTAGAAATACAACCCCAATTTACTTTATCTTGAAATTCTCTAATAAAATCTTCAGATAAATCTTGAGAGCTAGAAATACAACCCCAACTCACTTTATCTTGAAATTCTCTAATAAAATCTTCAGATAATTTTTGATTATAAGATATATCAATCCAAATTACTTTATCTTTAAATTCTCTAATAAAATCTTCTGATAGTTTTTTATGCCAAGATATATAATTCCAATTTACCTCATCTCTAAAATTAGCCAAAAACTCTTCTGATATAATAACATCTCCATTTACATCAAACTCAATTGCAATGTCATCATATAACAAAGCAATATCTTTAATCTCTTCCTTTAAGGACTTTTTCATTGATTCTTTTTCATTTGGTTTAAGTTTGTGTTTGAACTCTTCTTTGAAATCTTCAGACAAGACTTTATAACAAAGTAAACCCTGCCAATCATCTTCATTAAGATGATTGGAAAAATCATTTTTTTGTTTTTCAGAAATTTGATTCCAATCAATTTCGTTAACAAATTCAAAAAGAAATTTGTTAGATAATTTTTGCTCTGATGAAATCTCTAACCAGTCTACTTTATCTTGAAATTCTCTAATAAAATCTTCTGATAAATTTTGATATTGAGATATTTCATACCAGTCTACTTTATCTTGAAATTCTCTAATAAAATCTTCTGATAATGTTTGATGAGAAGATATACATTCCCAATCTACTTTATCTTTAAACTCTCTAATAAAATCTTCTGATAATTTCTGATAATAAGATATAAATATCCAATCTACTTTATCTTGAAATTCTCTAATAAAATCTTCTGATAACTTTTGATTCAAAGATAAACCATTCCAATATACTTTATCTTTAAACTCTCTTATGAAATCTTCTGATAACTTTTGACACCAAAATATAAATTTCCAATCTACTTTATCTTGAAATTCTTTAATAAAATCTTCAGATAAATCTTGAGAGCTAGAAATACAACCCCAACTCACTTCATCTTGAAATTCTCTAATAAAATCTTCAGATAATGTTTTATGAGTAGAAACATAAACCCAAGATAATTTGCTTTTTATCTCTTGGATAAGATTATTAGTTATGATCAAAACTTCATCTTCATCATAATCAAGAGGATTAAAATTTAAATTATCACAAATGATTCCATCTATTTCTTCTTTAAGAGATTCTTTCATTGTTAAATTTAACATAATATCTGCAACCCGTTCATCTTCTAATTGAATAATATCTTTTGCGTATTGAAGTTTGATTCTATCAGGAATTACAGGTTTTTTACTCATTGAAAGTGACTTATATTAATTTTAAAATCTTCTGAAAATTTGTAGATAATAATATCACGAAATTTAACTTCAAGAGTCGCGGCCTCTTGAGCTAACCAAAAAAGAAAACTGTATGGCTTAAAATTAGAGTAAGTATTTTGTTTATTAATAAACAAAATATAGCTATCACAATACAGTGAGAAATACCAACCGCATCCTTTGGGACAACAAAGATTATCTTTCTTAAATTAAAGCCTTTTCAAGTCAGATAGATCAACTTGAAATTCAGTTAGAACCTTAAGCTGATCCAAACTAACATCCAATTCAGGATACCAACCACCTTTTACCTCAAGCTCTTCCTCAAGAAGAGCGATTTCTTCAGCGTTAATCATTAAACTTCATGCCTCCCATTCTTTACCATCATGAACCGCTTTTTCAATAGCGAAACAAGAATACTCAAAGGATTCGTCACTATAATCTTTTAATGTTAATTTCATTTTTAATCCTTGTTTCTAAGAAACTGCATAGATTTTAAACTACGCTGGCTAATCATAATACCATGTTTATTTAAATTTTCTCCACGCTCTTTGGAATAAGAATCGTACTCCTCTAAACAGGCAAGACTATCTTCAGAGTTTTTAATTAAAACCTTAATTTCAGAATAAGTCAAATATTCCTGAGCATCAAATTTATCCCACAGTATTAAAGTTTCATCTACATCTGACTCTAACATCTTAGAAAATTTTGTCAACAACTTTGCTGACATTTCCCTCGCTTTGTCAGTTATTAAATAATTTTTAGGATCATCCTCATCTTTAATTATCAATCCATTATTAATAAATAACTCAATTGTATCAATAAGAACTAAATTAGGATATAATTTTCCACAATATAATGCGGAAACAAATGCTTCCAGGTCATGATGATCTGGTAATACTGTTTGCTTGTTCATAATCTCCTTCCTCTTCATTAATTAATTCACCAGATGAAATTGCGTTAACATTTTCAACTCTTAGCTTCTCTTGCTTAGTTAATGAATTAATAAGAGAATTCGGTTTCATTAATTCACTTGCTTGCATCAACATTGGAAGAACATGTGAAGTTAGCGCTGTGAAGTTATCTTTGCTTTTACCTTCGATAACCAACTCACAACCGTTTTGCAATCTTTTCATGCCAGGAACCTGTTCTTCATAAACAGAAGACCCTACATAAAGAGCGGCCACTGACAACCCCATAAGAATTTCTTTCTTAATTGGATCATTTAAGAATTCTTTTGGAAGGCCAAGCTTCTCAAAGAAAAAATTGAATGCCAAATTTGCCCCTTCGGTTGCTGCACCAACTGCAAAACCATGCTTGATTGAGCTTCCGATTTTGCTTCCGGCACTTTTGACTTTGTCAAGTTTTGATGTGCTGCCACCTTCTTCATATTTCTTTTCTGGTTGTTCGTCCATTTCATTTTCTTTCATATCATTTTCGTTTTCGTTTTTGGTTTTATTAATATTATTATACTCTTCTTCAGAATACCTTACACCTTCAAGCCACCAGTATTTATCTCCACCTGCATATTCAACTGCTGGACCATTTGTTCTATGATTTAAACCATTTACATACCAAAATTTACTTCCATTTAACCATTCAGCAGCTGGCAAATCATTTTCTCTATGAAGTTTACCATTTGGTAATCTCCAACGTTTATCTCCATTTTCATATATTTTACATGTAGAAATCGTTTTAACCTTCTCGTTGTACTCTTCTTTAGAGTAACGAATACCTTCAAGATACCAATATTTATCTCCATTTGCCCACTCAATAGCTGGACCATTTGTTCTATGAAGTTTACCATTAAAAAACCATTTTTGAGTTCCATCTGTGTATTCTTTTGCTGGTAAATTATTCTCTCTATGAAGAGAACCATTTGGTAATCTCCAATGTTCCACTCCACTTCCACTTGTTGAATATGTAGAAATCATTTTAACTTTTTCATTAAACTCTTCTTCAGAATACCTGACATTTTCAAGATACCATAATTTATGACCACTTGCATTTTCAAATGCTGAGCCATCAGTTCTATGTAGTTTCCCATTTACATACCAATACTTTTCTCCATTTTTATATTCAATAGCTGGTAAGTCATTACCTCTATGAAGATCTCCATTTAACCACCATTCTTTAGCTCCATCTGCCCATTCAACAGCTGGTAAATCATTGTCTCTATGTAAATCTCCGTTTGGTAATTTCCAATATTTATTGCCAAAACAGTTTATTTCCATTACACTCTTCATAATTATTTTTTCAACCTACATAAACGTCACCATAAAAATAACGCATAACAAAACTGAGGTTAAACCAGCGACAGTCGCAAACACCAACTCAGATAAGTGCTTCATAGGAGCTTTCATAAGATACAAGCTTACTATGAAACTGTACACAACGAAACTGTTATTGATAGATCCGAAAACAGTTTTTTCAATATAACAAATTAAAGGAAGCAAGGCTGCCAAACAAATAGGCTTGGCAAAGAATTTAATCTTATTAATTAATCTAATATTTATCATAATATTTTAGAAGAGCCACAATGGAATCCCAATGAACGCAAACGAAAGACAGAAAGCGATGAATCCAATTTGCGCTACATTTACCATTTTTTCTTTTCTTGTTTGAGGTTTTACAATTGTTTTAGGTTTAAATTTACCCCAGCTAACGTGAAAAATCATGTTATCATAATCATAATCATCTTTGATTGTGTATTTTACATTAAAGTTTTTTAACCTAAGAATTTCAGCTAGATTCTTAACAATATCTTTTTTAAATCTATATTCAAATGAATCCAAATCAACTGTCATTGATATTTCTTTTTTACCTCTTGCTGCTGCAGCTTTTATTAATGTAATAAATCTATCTTTGTAGATTTCTTGAGGGGAATCTACTATGATACTCTCATCATTTAATTTAGCTAACCAAGCAGCTTGATTTGCGTTTAGTTCAGAATCATTTTCCGGCAAAATAGCACTAACAGAAACATCCCATGATACATTGAAATCATCTGATATTATACTATAATTTATATGCTTATAAATAAGTTTAGTAACTATAAAACCTTTTTCTTCAAGCTTTTTCTTAAATAATCTCTTAAAAAATCAATATCATCAGTATTACTATAAGAAATATTATAATCATAAAAATTAAATCCAATTTCTAATATACTTTGCTTACTATTATGTTTAACTTTTTTAATAAAATCACCATAGATTTTTTTCGATTCAAAAAGTTTAATAAGCTTTTTCTTATGCTTCTCTTTTTTGTTGTGTTCTTTATTTAATTGAAGCGCAGAGTTGGCGTTAAAATCATCTTCATCCGTTTCAATCTCAACTTCCTTTAAATTTCTATAGCTCATTATTAGACTCTTCAATCAAATCTTCTCGACTCAATCCAACCAACTTGTAAACAGTACCAGACTCCGTCTTAGCATAATTACCATCATGGTCACAAAATAGATTAGTAATCTTAGATGTTCTAATGATTTTCTCGCCTCTAAAATAAACCATATCACCTTGAGCGACATGATTAGGAACAACTCCTTTCAAACGATCATCTTCAACAGACCACATCTTCATAGGAATCTTAACTGAATCATCTTCAGTACTAAAAACAGACTCAACAAACTTATCAAGACTAATCATATTACGCAACTTTCGAACGCTTTGTTTTAGGAATGCTTTCCATTTCATTTAAATTACTCACAATCTTACTTGAATGCTTGGCATTCAAATTAACCTGCCTGTAACTTTCAAAGTATCTATCTTCAGCTTTTTTCTGAGCTGCCACAACCAATTGATCTGAATACTTCAAAGCCATCTTCTTGGCATTCTTAAAATGCTGAGCACCCAGTTTATAACCAAGCTCAACTAAGTTAGCATAAAAAGCTCCATTGCACCAGTCACCTCGATGAAATCCATCAACATCTTTTTTATTATGCAAAACCAACATCGCTTTGCGAACCGAAGCAACTCCAATTTCATCATTTCGGTTAAGCAAATTCTCAATATGTTCTTTGTTAATCTTATACATCACGCTTCTCCAATGTAAGAATCAAATTATCACCTTGTTTCTCAAACCAATCACCTTCCCAATCTTCAACTAAGACTGGAACTAGATCAAAACAACCTTCACACATATCAGTAAACTCTTTTACAGAGGAGTAACCAATGCTTCCATCGTTATCCCAATTTTCATTAACACAATAAAGCATTTTATTTATCTTCCATGTTTAATTCTTCAATCATAATTCATTCCTAACCGTAATCATAAGCTACAAGTTTACCTTTTTTATTTAAACCAACTTGACTGCAATCAATGTAACTGCACCAATTAGGTAAATTTTTATAATCCGATGAACAACTAAACGTTTTAACAAATTCCATTACTAATAAAAATGTTCCTGGAATTAATCTACAACGAGCAAATTGTTCATCATAGTTTATTCTATTTTTCCAAAGATAATCTTCTCGACAATTAACAAACTCACCATTAGTATGAGGGATAGGAATCTTAATAACATTACCGGAAGGTAATTGATAAACTTTTCTATCATTACCTTCCCCAATAAATTTCCAAGCTTTTGATTTATTTTCCAAATTAGCTGTTAAGTATTACATTTTAACCATGGTGGTTTAAAACCAAATCCTCTTTTTGCATAGTAACTCCCTTCCATAAAACATGGGAAACTTTTGCTAGGATAAAAGTACATTTTTTTTAATTTTTTAAAATCTCGTTTTGAAATTGTAACATTTTCTGTTGTGTAAAAAATAGACGAATCTAAATCATAATCAAAATTATATTTTTCAAAAATGGAAAGTGCCTTTTTTAATTTCTTAATACCACGCATTTTCTTCATAATTCATTTCTTAGTTGTTACAAATTACCCTGCAACATAATTACTCTTAGGTAAAGAGCCAACGCTCTCACCATTCTCATTAACCAATGTTGCATTGGAAAAGAAATTAGCAATCACTTGCTTGACAGCAATAATAGCACTAGGGGTTGCAGGAAAAGACCACATACTAAGTTTCTTAATCCACTTAGCATTTGTCTGACCAACATTATCTAACGATGCAGCCTTAAGGCTTTCTTTAAAAGCAAACAATCGCCTGCTACCAGGGTAAGGAGTCTTAAAATAAACTCGACCCTCTGAAAAAACCATTTGAACTTCAGCCTCAGGCTCCAAAACAACTACCTTATTTTTACTCTTAACTTTTGCTCGCTGTAGTTGAGCCTCCAGAACCTTAATTCTACTAAACATTTGTTTAGCCAGCTTGTTTTCGCCAACGGCTTCCAATGATGCCGCTTGTGCTTTCAAAAAAGCAATTGTCTCTATTTTTTTAATCATTTATTTATCTTTCTAAAATCTATCTTGTTAATTTGTTAATGTTTATTTAATTTCAATCGTAGAGCATTCCTGCTCTTTCAGCTTTTTCTTCTTCGTCATCATACCATTCTTCTTGAACATCTTGATAATATTCACCGCCTGGCAAGTTTCTATGCTGACTAACCAAACTAATAAAATCTTCTTTTCTATCAATAATGCAGCAAGCTAAATCTAATGTTTGCAAACCCGGCTCTAGGTAAGATGGTTTTTCCATATCTGACCAAGCAAAATGGTATATTTCATGACAATTATCTGCGAAATCTTGAGCGTCTACATTCCCATCATTATCATTAACCCAATTAATTAATTCATATAGTTTTTTGATTGCTTCTAACTTGTTTTTATTCATTTATTTTTTGACCATTGACCTTGCACCATCATTGGCATAGGTGGTACAGGTAATGCTGGTGGTTTTTTTCTATTGTATAAATCATCTACTTTATCAGTAGTATTGTATCTATTTTCTAAATTAACTTCTTCTTCTTTTTCATTAGGTTGCCACTCATATTTGCAGTTCTTACATGTTACAGTAAAAAGTTCATTACTAAAACTTCTTGAAGATACAGTAACCATTGATGGAAAAAATCTTCCTTTAAACCAACACTTAGGCCAAGGAATATAAGTCACATCAATATCACAAAATGGGCACCTGTCTGTGTCATCTACTTTAGCTAAATAATTGGTACGGTAATTCATAATTCATTAGAGTTGCATGTACTCCGCTTTCCTACTTAGATAACCTGGTTCATGAGTTTCGTTATATTCTTTGCAAAAATCTCGGGCTTCTTTTTCAGAAGACATATAACCTAAAATCATTTTTCTTGCATTAGAATCAGGCTCTCTTCCACTAGGACATTTAGAATTTTTCTTCCACCAATTTCTTACAAATACTTTATACATATTAATCCTTAGATGTTAAAAATAACTTCACTAAATGCTCTGTAAACTTTTCGTTATTCATAGCTAAATTGATTAAATTAATTTTATTAGATAATTTTTTAATAAAAGAAATGCTTAAAGCTTGATTCATAATAATGCCGTTCCAATCTAAATCATTTTGAAACTCTTCAATAAACTCTTCTGATAATGTTTGGCCATCAGATATACAATACCAATCTACTTTATCTTTAAATTCTCTAATAAATGTTTCAGATAATGTTTGATATTGAGATATACATTGCCAATCTACTTCACCTTTAAATTCTCTAATAAATGTTTCTGATAAATCACTGTTACAAGATACCCAAAACCAATATACTTCATTTTTAAATTCTCTAATAAATTTTTCTGAGAATCTTTGAGTGGTACTTACTTTTGTAAGTTTATCCCCGAACTCTTTTTTGGATTTAGCTGTTAAAACATTATCTTCAGTGAACTCTAAATCTAATTCATAATCATATTTAATAGAGATATCAATTATTTCTTTTTTTAAATTACTCATTCAAAACCTTTATATAATTTGTGATCAGCAGCGCCAAAAACCATCTTAACTTCATTTTAACCACAGCGCGAACACGGCCGGCATACCGTGCCGCCATGGTGGGCCCTGCCATAGGTGACGGGAGGCTTTGTAGGGCCTGCTAGCTACCGCCATACGCTATTGAGCGAAGCCGTGTGGGCTCACCAACCAACACAGTCTATGTAGCATTGATTTTATCTATCTAGTATTGATTTTATCCACATACCAAAGCCGACACTTACTAGAGCGACTTTGAGCTACAACAGAATTATCTTTAGATGAAATCTGAATTGCCGAATTCGTTCCGTGTAGCTTAATTTTAGCTATGTAAGAAATCTTTAAACTAGTACCACAAAGTTCAGGGTATTTGTTAACTGCCTTTCGTACATTATGAAATGATGTAATCTTTGGCCACTTAATATGTTCTGTCATGTTATCTTTCTTATTTGTTATTTAACTAGAGCCTGTCAAAGGATTTGAACCTTCGATAAAATCGTATTGAAAATCAAAGCAAGTGCATCTATGAATATAACAAAACCCGGAAATCAATACAACTCCACAAACCAGTCAGGCATAATGACACTCATGCATGAATGCCAGATGATCTTGTGGCCAATTAACAATCTATCATCATTGTTGTTAACAGTTTTTTCACCTCTACCTCGCTCACATAAATATCTCCCAAGATAATTACATAAACCGCAACCCAACTTAATCAGATTATCTTAACTAAGTTGTTGTGCATACGTGCGTGATTTGGGACTCATCAGTAAAGGCTTCATACCATTATACATGCTAATCAAAGCATGTTTCGTCCTAACTTTCTTTTTTAGCACAGTCTCTATATTCGCTCTTCTTCTCTTCTACTTCAGGGATTGTTTTCTCCTTTGGAAAAGCAATTAGATTGAAAAATGTGTAAAAAAATATAGCAAATACAGTAATTGGCCCTCCAATTATCATAATAGTAAAATGAGCTTTAGCTGCATCATTTTCAGCTGTTTTAATTACAAGCCTTGCTAACTTACCAATAGGTAACCATCTAATAATTACTGCCATAAGAATTAAATTAACAATAAAACCAATAATATAAGTATACATTTAATAACCTTCCTCTTCTAGAAAACCCAACTCACCCAAACACTCTTTCATTTTATCATCGCTTGGATAACCACCGAAACCATCTGTGTCCTCAATCTCATTAGGACAATTAGATTCAAACCAAGAATAACATTTGCTAATCCAATCATCTGGAATCTCATCTTTGGTCATACAAAGACCAACGTTACCAATATTTTCAATTGTAGCTTCAAAAATCTTGTTACTATAATCAATCTCATTGAGAATAAAAGATTCTTTTAATGTATCAAACCATTCTGTTAACACTCGGAAAATTCTCGTTGGAACCTTTGGGTCATCATCATTTTTAAAATCTTCGATAGCTCGAAAACTAATATGATCAACCCAACCATCACCCCAAAATGAACACCTAGTAATTGCCCACTCTTCTGATAAACTTTCATCAGATTCAAGATGTTTCTCAAGCATATCATAATTAGATTCATCAACAAGGCATGAATCATGATTCAAAATAATTGGTCCCAATGACCAAGTATGAAACATGTCTTCATTGTGACCAGAATAAGCAAAGTTAGCTGGTTGTCTCAATGCATCTACAATATCTTGCTTAGTGATATCAACTTCTTTAGAATCTAAATGTGCCATTTTTTACTTCCGCCAAGAATTTAATTTCAGATTTCACTATACGATTCGTTTCTTTTCTAAAAAGATAAGTTAATGTTATAATGGTGGTTGCTTGGCCAACCATAATGTATATATAGTTAGCACCTAAATAGATTGAAAGACTGTAAATTATACAGCTTCCAATCACACAAAAAATATAAACTTTTTCCGCTTCTTTCCAAGATTTTTTATAAAAAGATTTCATATAACGAATATCATCAGCTTTTATTTCAGAATTCTGCCCCATAATTTCTCTTGTTCTTTAGCAGTAACAGGAATAGTTACCTCAAAAATTTCACCATAATCAACACTATATTTGAGGCTAGAAACTTTTTCCTTTGGGGCCCCAAACTCTTCCAGTTGATCTAATACTTTCTTAAGTTCAGGATCAGAACCTTCAAACACAATCCCAACTCTTCCATTATTCTCAATAGCTTCCCACTTACCAACAAGAAAATCAATAGCACTAAGTGCTGATTTCATATCGGAGAATCCGATTGCGATTCTTGCAGAGTATCGTCCAAAAAACTGATGCCTTAACTGTCCTTCACCCTTTACAAATGTCATTTTAATCTTTCTAAAGAAACTTAACTAGTTCAATAATAAAACAACTCAATCCCATTGATAGAAACATCGTTGCATAATGATAATCTTCAATCATAATTCCTACATGTGGAATTGTGGATTGTCATACTCACAATCATCACCAGGATAATCATAATAAGAATCTGACATATCATGTTCCAATTCAATCATTCCTCGGGAACTTTTCCTATAAGATTGTTGAGATTCAAAACATGTTTCGCAAAACATGTCCCCTTGGTATGATTCATACGCATCATCACAGCCACAATTATTACATTTATCATTCTTACTCATATTGCTCATCTTCTTTAATTTTATCTTCAATTGAAGAGTAAAACAATTCCAAATCTTCATCTAAATCGTCATCAGAATAAACAACGGTTGGATTTCCGTTTACTGTTTTAATAATTTCTACATCATAAATGATTTCATCTGCAAGTCTGATTAACACCATACTACTAACAGCTTTTTCCAAATTAGGATACTTAACCGTGTTAGTAACAGCCCCAAGTGTTAGTCTATAATTAACATGCCAATCTGCATTTTTCTTATCTAAATGCATTTAGAATCTCTTTTGCTGCATCATTACTCTCAGAACTTAGCATAGTTTTAATGTATGCCTTTTGCCCTTCGTTTAACTTATCGAAGTTATTCATTTACTTTTTAATTTTCTTATTGAAAGGATTCTCACAATTAATCTTGTGACCTTTATCCAAAGAGGCAATGTCGGATTGCCAAGTGATATTGTTCTGTTTCTTTACATTTTTTCTTTTCATAATTCTGTTTTTCTTTAAAAAAAATAAACTGGGCTAAATTTTTGATTGAAACCTTTTTTGATAAAACCATCAAATTCTTCCATTCTTTTATGTTTAATACGAAAACTAATAAAGTTTCTGTCAAAAAACAATTCTATCATATAACTGTCAGTTTGATTTATAATTGCGGCAAGGGATTTTTCCCCTTGCACATCTATATAATCATCCTCATCTTTAAGTTCATTAAGCGCTCTTTTTAAGAGGGCAATAAATTTATGATGCTCTTCTTCTTTCATAGAGAAAGATGTAGTTAAATTTCCATCACAAATCCAAAGATTATCATCTGCAAAATGCATGTCCAACTTATTTTGTCTGAAACAAATTATATCATTCATAATTTATGTTTTCTTAATTACTTAATCTTCTCTGCCAAACAAGCATCAGTTCTATAATAACAGATAAACAAATCACTATTCCAACCAGTCTTGCCATACAGCCTATCTCCAAAAGATAGAGCAGAAGGTTTTGTTAAGTAATCATTAGCATCATCACAAGATACTTTGATAACACCAATATCATTTGGTAACTCCTCAACTCCTTGAAGAGCTACATAGTTTGATTCAATTTTAGCTTTCATTAATTAAGCTATCTCTTCTAGTTTGTATTTTTTACCATCAACTTCAACCATCTTACCATCATAAGAATTTTGATTAAGATTCATTTTCTTGTTGTACGCTTCTTCTGAATATTTTACACCTTTAAGGAACCAAGATTTACGACCATCTGAAAACTCACAAGCTGGACCAGCTGTTCTATGAAGCTTGTCATTCACATACCAAAATCTAGATCCGTCTGTCCGTTCATTAGCTGGTAAATTGTTATTTCTATGACGCAAATCATTTACATACCACTCTTTATTACCATTTGAGTGAATGATAGCAGGTTTATCATTATCTCTATGAAGTTTACCATTCAGCCACCACTCTTTATGACCATCTGGTCGGACAATGGCTGGTAAATCTCCTCCTCTATGAGACAGATCATTTAGATACCAATTAACTTCGCCACCTTCATATACTTCTACTTTATATTCAATCATTTCATTCCTTTAATTAACCCTTCAATTAACCCTTCAATCACAGGTTTATTAGATTCACCAACCAATGTACAATTCAAATCGATACCATACTTGTCAGAGAAAAACTTGTCGCCTTGGTTAAACCTTAAGCCATCATTAAAATCAATGTAACGAAACTCTTCAGGTAAATCATATTTAAACTGACCATAATTAAAAGTATTACCATTGATTGCTTTAGCTTCAAGAAAAAGATATTTCCTATCATGCTCATTCATCTCTTTAATGAAAGTTTTTGCTGATGAACATACAGCAAACCGTTTTCTAACAGTTTTTAGAAGAAATTCATTTTTTAGATGGTTGATAGTATCTTCGTTAACCCCAACCCATTTATCTTTATCATATCCATAACAACTAACACCAATCATTCCAGTAACATCTTTACCATACCCAGACCAGATTACTGCACAAATACTATTCTGTGGACCTCTAACAGAAACAATATTAGTATCTTTGTATGTAATAAGACCTTCGTGAAACTCCATTACAACATTGTTGGAAAAAGAAACATCTTCATCATGACCTTTCTCGTCTCGAATGTAGATCCAATTTTTATAAAATTCTACCTCAATACCATAAGGGGAAACGTAAATACCATTAACGCTCTCACCTTTTTCATTTAAAGCCAACGTATCATAACCCATATCACTTATCCTTTAAATCATTCTCCAACAACAGCACCAAATCATCAAACCGTTTCTTAATTCTACTCCACTTAATCAAGTTCGATGTAGATAAACTTGTTGTGCCAACACATAACTCAGGATGATTTAATCTATCAATGAGCTTATTCAGTTCATAAATAATATCATCTGGATTTTCGAAATCAATCTTCATAAGATCTTGAGTTTAATAAGAATTAACCAAGCACTAATTCCAACCGCACGACCTATAGCTAAACCAAAATGGGTTACCCCAACATAACAAAGCAAAAACAAGAAACAAATATAAAAAATTATTACAATTAAATCAATAGCATCATCTGATTTCATATCTAAACTTTTCCTTTTAAAAACTTACATTAGCTAAGACAAGCTAAGTAATAATTCCTACAACACATCCTAAAATTATGCTAATATAAAATAAAATCATAATTAACTTTTTAATTATTTTCATTTCTGCCTTAAAGAAACGTCAATCCAGATGGCCCCATTGTCTCACCTTCTGGACCTTTGCCATATGGATCATTCATTAATGGACTGAAATTCTTTTTATCTTTAACTTCAATTACATCATCTTCAATTCTACTTAAGACTTTACCCATACCTTTAATTAAATTAGCTGAGGAGTTTACGTATACCCACCAAGAATCAAACAGAAAACCTTTAATTTTCGCCTCTTCACTAACTTTAACCTGAACGGTTGAATCTGTTAAATCTATATCAATAACAGATGTATTAAACTCAAATGTTACATCTACATAATTTGAATTTATTATTACTACACGAACTTTATCGCCAACTTTTAAATCAAATATCATTCTTTGGTTTCCATTTAATCTTATGATGCTCAGCAAGTTTAACTAAAAGACTTAACCAATTTTCTGGGACCACATTATCATGTAACCATTGAAGATCATCAACCAAATCCCATTCTACAACTCCAGACTTCATTAACGCTCTTTTTACTTGAGTAGAATTTGTATCTTGTCCCTCTAAATCAGAGTTATATTGTTCATCATCAATTAAGAAACCTATTGTGCATTTTAATCCATTGCTTCTGTATTTAAAGCAGCAACCATCTTCTCCTGCGGAGATTACTCCCTGTTTTAATATTCCATCTGCCGCTTTGGCAAAAACTTCATCTTTAGTTAAGTTCATATTTTCCTTCTTGGTAGGGTCTTCGGGGTTCGAACCCGAAACATCCTAGTTATGAGCTAGGTGCTCTAACCAATTGAGCTAAAACCCCATTTCAACCATTGCCAAACGCTTCTCTTCAAAATCATTTTCCCAATTAACAATTCCACCATTAATATCATGAAATATTTTAGCTTCAGATAATTTTTGAAACCAAAAACCAGACCAAAAAACGCCATCTTCTGATGTAAATGGCAAACCAGAACGAGTCCAATCTCGATAATAAAACAAACCAGTTGCAATATCATCAAAACTACCAGCCATCTCTTTTGATTTATTTGAATCTGTATGCTCAAACATAACAAAAGATACATCTTTGGTGTCATCGATAGGATGATCCCAACCTTGATAAAGGTTTATTATTACTGTATGCCAATCCCATGTAGACAATAAAGCTCTCCAACCAGAATTTGATGTTGAAAAATCTTCTTTATTGCTTTCTATTAATTTTTCTAAAGGTGTCATTGATTCTCCATCTTTTTTCATTTTAGATCTGTTTATTTATATTTCTTTTAAATTGTTTTTGTAGCCATGGTGGGAGTCGAACCCACACTGGATCGGTTTTAAGCCGACTTTCTCTGCCGTTGGAATACATGGCCAAACTCTTACCTATTAAGGTAAGAATCTATTTATCAATCAGTGTCTCTGCTTATCATCATAAAACAAATACCTGTAATAACCATTCTTAATTTCAAAACCAAACCCCTCTAAAGCCTCTAAACTCATCTTAAATCCTATTTGCTAAATCAATAACTTCAATCATCTTAAACTCATGAACTTCTTCTTCAGAAGAATGTTTGATAGTCTCAACTTGCAAAACTTTAACATCATCTTCACAAGTAAAGATGCGAGCATCCAATAAATCCCCATAAGTATCCTCAATGAAAACCAATGAATCCTCAAAAAACTCTACATCATTCTTATCATGATCCCATATGAATGATAAAATAACTTTCGAATTAGATGCTTTACATTTATACCAACTCATTTTATCTATCCTAGGATTTCTCTTTTTTCTTCATCAGTAGGAATAACTTCACAATCATCTAACAAATCATTAAAACCACCTTCATCTAATAATCGATATACTAAATTGCCAGCAATAATAAACTCACCCCCGAGTTCATCAAACATTTTCAAAATCCTTAAAGCAGCTTTTTTATTAGATGTCTTGAATTTAGGAGAATTAACCAACTTAACAAAATCATCTTCCCTTGTTTTCAATCGAAAACGAATATCAGAAGATACTTTATGTAGTAGCAACCCTTTTGCAATTAACTTGTTCCTAACTTCTCTTAGTTCTGATAATTTCATACTTACCTTTTATTACACACCTAAACTAACTGAAACATAACGCCCCAATCCCCAAGGATTATCATGCCAATCACCCCTATCTCCTTTTAGGGATGAAGGATATTCGTCACACGCCTGTATAATCAAGTAATCATCATCTTTCAACTGAAGTAAATCATACTCAGGATAAGAATCCGCCCAATTTTTTGAGCTGCGAAATACAAACAACGTTCCTTCTACATGACAATGCGTTTCATCAGCAAAATCAAACAAAAAATTATAAATCTCTTTGCTTTGCATCACCTCTAAAAGATGACTCTTGAAAGCAAAACCAAAATCAGACCTTATACTCATTTCATTTACCTTTAATACAAAAATCAACCAACAACCCGGCCAATACCAAAGCGTCTTCTTTATTTAAGATAATAACTGACTTATAAAAAGGGCGACTCATTCCAAGCTGATCAGTACCCATAACTGATATCTTAAACTTATCCTTAAGCATGATAGGAATTTCATCACAATCAGTAATGTCAAGTTTGTTTTTATCATCTACAATAACACATTGATGACCATCATAATTAGGATACTTTTTGTTTGTGATTTTCATAGATTTTCTTTATGATTTAATTCTCTACTAATAACACAACCCTCATGTGCGTAATAACCATTGTGGCTATTGTAAGCTGTAAATTGCAAAGTGCCGCTATTCGTCTCAATGGTAACAAACATTACACTTAAAGGCTCATTCAATTTCTCTTCTAAAGATTCTAATTTCTTAGTAACTAAACCGCTATCTGTTAGCGATATTGATAGAATCACACTGCCAATAAAACTATTAACATCATCTTCTGATAAGAAGTAACCCCACTCTTCACAGCAATTATACCCATTGCTAATCAGTAACTTAATAGTTTCATCTTCCGTTTCAATAATGAAACCATCATAAGGGCCTTCATCACCAAACACTTCTTTAATTGACTTAATTCTATTCATATCTTATCCATATCTTATCCATATATTATTCATCTTCATAAAGCATATTAAAGACATACATTTCAGGATATTTATGCCTTATTTTTAAATAATGCCCTTTCATTTTTAAAATATAACTTATTATATATTGTTCTCTTCGTTCGTATTTGTCTGCACAATAACACGAGTCGTAATGAAAACAACCGCAACCATAATCTCCTAATTATCCATAATATTTCCTAATTATCCATGTTTTATAGTCTTCTGAAGAATTGCGGGAAAATCAGCTCTATGCATTCGGGGTGGACTATTATGTTCACACATATATTTCAAGTTAAAATCTCTACCTTCTTGCAATCTTCGTTTTCTTCGCTCTGCATTAACAGAACAGATACAGTAACTTACACAATCGCAACATTCATCTTTGTGAATATCATCCATAATATTTCCTTTTTGTTTTATTTATAACTATCAAAACTAATTATCTACGAATTAAAGGCTTCAGCAATATCGTTAGCTTTTGCTTCATTGTCACACCATATGGTAAATGCGTTAATACTAATATTAATACCTTCCTTTTTAGGATTAACAATGAGGACTAGAAACTTAGAATTATCGAATGGTATTTTTTCAACGAGCACTTTTTTTGGAATCTTAAATGATTCAAGAATAAAATTACGGCCACTGGTTTCTCCACCTTCCCAAGTCGCCATAGCCTCCGATTCAAGGCATAAATAATTCTGAATATTAATATCCCACCACTCATTAAATGCTTTCATAGTAATCACTTCTTTCAATAACCATCAATCTTAATCAAACTCTACTTGCCCATCAATCTTAATCAAACTCTACTTGCCCATCAAAAATGGTACTGCAAAACCCAATACAGACCAACCTCCCAATGAAGTGTGAAAAAGCAAAACTCCAAAAAGAACTAACCCAACAATTACCTTACCAATAAATTCAAACATAATCTTTTACTTTCTTATTATACTCTTCTTCAGAATATTCTACACCTTCAAGATGCCACGATTTATGACCACTTGCATTTTCAAATGCTGGGCCATTAGTTCTATGGCTTAAACCATTAACATACCAAGATTTTCTTCCATCTCCCCATTCAACAGCCGGTTTATTATTCTCTCTATGACGTAAATCATTAACCCACCATTCACTTGTCTCCATTTTCACATTCAACAGCCTGTAAATCGTTTTCTCTGTGTAAATCTCCATTAGGTAATCTCCAAAACTTATCTTTTGTGGGTATTACCCAAATTTCATTACCGTACTTATCTAGTGTCATTACTTTTTTCATAACAATATTAATTCAGTGGGTTCAGAGGGATTTGAACCCCCGCTCTTCGGATTAAAAGTCCGCTGCCTTACCATACTTGGCTATGAACCCAGTTTATACCAATTGAAATCAACAGCTGTTTTCTTTCGATGACAATTGGCACACCTTATTTCGCATTTATCTATTTCAGATTTAATTGTATTAATGCTGCATCGTCTTTGTATGAGAGACGATACAGCATCCTTTTTATCTCCTTTAATATGATCGAATTCAAGAACCACCGGATTACCTTCGCCACAATCAACACATGGGTGCAACTGTAAATACTCAACGATAAATTGGTGCACTTCTTTTCTTCGTTTTTTATTTTTTCTTGTGACAACTGCTAGGTGTTTCTTGCGATTCTCTCTATAATAGAGCCTACTTCTCGCTTGCGAACATGCTCGACAAATACTATTAAGGCCATCTGATTTTGCCTTATTCTTATTAAAATCCTTTTTATTCCTTTCTGTTTGGCAAGTACAACATTTTTTCATAGCATAAATATATATATATATATCATGCTTTTAACCTAGTTAAACTTTTAGGGATTAAAGATAAGCCTTTTTATTTCCGAATGCTCAGGAACCTCTGCACTACCGTTGTGCTATAGATCCAAGATAGTTACTAACTACCTTAAAATAAAAGAGAAAAATATTTTCGTAGACAGACCCATATAACTCTGACAGTTTGCTAAAGAACGTCTTCAAAAGCAGGTATCTATTGTATTCTCTGATAAGTTGCGAACTTATCGCGAAAACCAGCTGGGGCTAACTGGTAACATTTTTCTCAGCACCTCCAATCCGATTCGAACGGATGACCTTATCTTTAGAAGAGATTTGCTCTATCCAACTGAGCTATGGAGGTAGCTTACTTGTATTTTCTAATTCAATAGCTGCTTAACTTTTTCTCTGTGCTCTTCTTCTGTATACTCCACACCTTCAAGATACCATTGCTTAATGGCAGCAATAAAAACTTTGTTATCATAACTTCTCTCTGTATATATATAAGAGCTGCCCCATGCAACCGATGAAGTTTTCCGTTTTCTTGCCAAGTCTTATCACCATAAGATGATATCGTTGCCGGCAACGGCATCTTCTCGATGAATTAAACCATTTGGTAACCGCCAAATTTCAACACCAAGCCAGTCTTCTGTCATTATACTCTTCATATTATATCAACCCCGCCCAGTCTTATATTCATAATATGAAGAGTCTTCAATTGATTGATCTTTTAGGACTTCGCTTTTTTTACAAGGTTCTTCAGCTTTTACATTTTAACTTCAAAGTAGCGAACACCAAACCAACAGAAATTGGTAAACCAAATATGATTATTGTTTCATACATTTTTCTTTTATTGCCTTATCAGCTTTCTCGATTTTCGATGCAATCTCATTTGAGTTATGATTAACCTTAACCAAATTTGTATCGCCTTGTATTCCAGTACTAATCCAAATTTCTTTGTCTCCAAAAGATGACATATTGCTATCTCTTGAACAACTACCAATAGATTGACTTGTAGTTGTTAAAACATAATATCTATTAATACCATATGGTCGCATGTTTCACCTAAATTAATTATATTTTATGCCTTATTAAGTCTTTCATGCTCGTTGATTGCATCTAAACCTCGTTTGGATATTTGATAATCAGTTCCCCACAAAGCAACCTTACCTTGTTGTGACTTACCATCCAAACGATCCCAAAAGCCGTAACAATATTCATTAATTGTAACAACCATACAATCATCGTAAAAAATCATAGCATGCAAATCTCCACATGCAAGATTACGAATCTCTTCTTCGCAACATCCCTCAGTCGATCCTACAAAATCAATATGAATCGGCCGAATAAAAGTAGGATGATCCTGATGCCCACAAATTGGATGACCACTAGGCCCTAACCATATCTTTTTCATATTTTATTCTATCTTAGATTTAACTATTCTCTTTAATGAAGACTGACCCATATAACATGATAAAGCTACCCAAGCTGAACCATCATCTTTTGGATTCGGAGATCCAGACCAAGTACCAATATGAAAATTAAAACAATCATCTGCAATATCATCTGGAATATGATATCCAAGTTCATCCTCGATAGGTTTAAGACGTTCATCTTCTTTTGATAGAACATACATCTCTATGAGTACACCAGTTTCTCTTGAAATTTCTTCTTTTGCTAATGATTCTTTCAAATAGTCCAGCAATTCGCCAACAGTTATATCTTTAGGTAATGACATTTTTAATTATCCTCAAAGAGTTTCAAATGATACTACGAACCTAACCCATTTAGCTGTCTCATCATTAAAAACATGCGTCCAGTTCCGCAAAGCTGTAACTTGATTCGGTTGGGGCCAACAATAAAGACCATTACCGTTACGACGGAAGCTTAAACAATTGTCGTTTTGATATGCTTCAGGCAATGCAGCAAATGCTTTTGGTTCCTTTTCTTCTAAAGAATTACGCATCCCCTTGATTGCTCCAGTTTGATCACTTCGCCAGTTAATCTTGAAACTATGTTGCTTATTCATTAGCTTAATTCTTTCCTTACACCAAATTCGTTCAGTTCCCAACTTTCATTAATTGATAAAGTTGGGTGACTTTCAAAAGAGATTTTGTTGGGAGGAGGAGCTTTATCCGTTAAACCGTTGTTGTAATCTTGACATAATTTCTGTTTTTCGAAAATTCTTTCGATTACTTTTATACATCTTTCCATATCAATACAAGCAGGACGTGTACATGCATAAAAATCAGATTGATCCAAACAATCTAACTCTAACCAGTTAACCCAATCAAGCTGATCACATATTGGTTTTGATAGGTCAATCGAAATCCAATAAACATCTAAGTTAGATTTTTTATTGCTATAACCAGAAGAACCATAAACATAATTAATGGTCCAACGATCTCCCTCCACAGTTCTATCATAAAAAACAACTCCACTACCATCAATCAATGGTCGAGACATTCCAAACCTCATCATAATTTTACTTGATGGGGTTTTGAACTTGTTGTTTCTTGATAACAACTCAATAACAGCAGCAGCTTCTTTTTTGTCCAAATCAATTTTTAACATAACTCTTTTCCTTTTAAATATTCAGCTTATTCGTTTAAGCTTGTAGTCAGGACGGGATTCGAACCCCGTAAGAACATTACGTCCCTTTAATTGCAATAACCGCTTAACTTTTCGTTATACTCTTCTTCAGAATATTTAAAACCTTCAAGATACCAATATTTACGACCATCAACTAACTCAACAGCTGCACCTTCAATTCTATGAAGGTTACCATTTAGATACCAAATTTTAGTTCCATTTATTTGTTTAATAGCTGGCTTATCATTCTCTCGATGTAACTTACCATTAATATACCAAGATTTATACCCGTTTAAACTAATATAAGCCGGTAAATCGCCCTCTCTGTGAAGTTTACCATTAGGTAATTTCCAACGCTTATCACCCCAACCGTCTATTACCAGTATACTCTTCATAATCATAACCACATCAATCCTGAATGACCATCAATATGCCCTTGAGAATATGAATTGTTTTCTTCAGTTCCTTCAGATTTATACCCTTTTACTTTCTCGTTGTACTCTTCTTCAGAATAACGAATACCTTCAAGATACCATAATTTATGACCACTTGCATTTTCAAATGCTGCACCATCAGTTCTATGAGGCTTCCCATTTACATACCAAAACTTTTCTCCATTTTTATATTCAATAGCTGGTTTGTTATTCTCTCTATGATGTTTCCCATTTACATACCACTCTTTATCTCCACTTTTACGTTCAACAGCTGGTAAGTCATTACCTCTATGTAAATCTCCGTTTGGTAATTTCCAATATTTATTGCCAAAACAGTTTATTTCCATTACACTTTTAATAATTACCTTCTTTCTTGAGCCTCCCAGAGGAATTGAACCTCCGAAGTCAACAGTTACTACTATAATAAAAAATGAACCAACATTTTCATGAACATTAACATATTCTCCAGCTAATGCCCATGTCTTTAAATATTATTTCGCAACTTGGTTGCGTCAACTCCCACCATAAGGAGACATTGAGGACAGTTTTATAACTTGTCCAGGTTAATTATGCATATTAATTTAACTCGGAGGACCGCGACTGTTATTCATGGTTTACACTCATTTAGATTAACTCATTTATTAGGTTTAACTTTTCTTTAGCTAGTTATCTATATATTTATAACTATATACCCGGAGGCCCACGAGAATTATTCATAATATTCTTTCTTAAATCAAACCAGTAGGCAGATGCTCTTTCTATTGATTGGCAAAGCTAAGAAGCAAAGTCCCCAATGCCAAACAATCTTCCTTGGTTAGAACTGCTTGCATTCTATCATCACCAGATTCACTCGAAATCTCAACTATGAAAGAATCAGTACCAAATCTGGTAATTTCAATTAAAGAACCAATTTCTTCCGGGAAACCAGAGATATCAGTTTTACCACAGTTTTTATCACATAGTTTCATAATGTTTAAATCCCAATAAAGGTTTCGAAAGCAAGATTTCCACGTACTTGCATGCTCATATGCTTTCGATCTGTTAAGATTGAAATCACCTTGCCAATATTGTTTTTCTGCCAGTTATTCCAACTCTTAAACCTTCGGGCCAACTTAATGGCATTAATTAAATCCTTGCTCTGACCCATTGCCAAAGCTCCAAGCGCATTGTTTAATTTTACTGCAATACTCATCAGTCTGTCATCCTATTTTTTTTTCAAAATCTTCATGATCTTTCTTCATGCTCTTTCCCAAAGCAGCAATGAAATCTTTATTCTCTGGGCAATCAATTTTACAAGATTCAAAGATTGATTCAACTTTCTTTTTTCCCAAAAGAACCATGGCTCCTTCAATAGTTCGAACCAATTCCAATGATCCTTCCCACCATACTCGTTCGTGAATCAAATCACCTTTCAAATCAACAATCCTGTAAACTAACTTGTATCTTTGAATGCCAAGATGGCAAGTTTGGTTTTTATCGATAATTTCAGTTTAAAGTCGCATATCAATTATTTTTTCTTTGTGATAAGGTCTTCTACTATTTTACCATTCCAACCTTTTTCCAAACATGCTTTACGAGCTATTCCAAGAACATTAAAACAAGGAAATGGTTGGTGCATTGACGTTGGGTGTTTAGCAACTACCCATTGATCTGAACAGATGAACTTAGAAGTATGATTACACATTGAAACCAAATCTTCCTCTTCTTCATCACTCATAGGATTAGCAGCTTTTGAACAAGCAACAATATAAGTAGCTCGTTTATCTATCTCTTCTCCAATACATTTTGTACGAATGGTTACCATGAAATCATTTGTTGTTAGTTTTAAATCTCCGCAACCAATCAGAGATAAAAACATAATGGTTAGACTTAGTCTTTTAATCATTGATCACTACCGTTTGTTTCCTCTTTTACAACCCCTGAGAATTAGCTCGCCTTGCCCAAGTTCCTCCTTTTCGGCTATCCTTTGCTTTCATCCACGGACCATTTACATTCGTTTGTCGCTGATGACATACCTGCTGAACATCTCGCGGTGGTGGCAACTCGCCCCGACTCGCCTTAATTCGATCATCAACCGCCATATCTTCCCATTCAATAAGATCCATAATCTCGCCACCTTCAAAAAAGGTCATTGGCTCAATCTCTTCAGCCAAATTCATGATTGCCTCGCCACGAGTTACCAAGACAACCTCGCCCAATTCAGGACAATCATAACTTACACTATGTGCAGTTACAGTTCCGTTTCGGCCCAATCCAATATCCAATGCAATCTGCTCAGCCCGAATTCTCGGGCCACTTCCAAGAATTGTTGCACCATCCTTGTTAATAACATTAGTCGCAGGACGAGCTTTCCGAGTAAATGTATTCATACATACATCATCCTCAAATTCATTCTGCCCAGTCACAATAGGACCAACCAATACAACATTGTACACAATCAATCCGTCAATCTCAGGAAGAGGTAGATCAACATCGCCAATGTAACGATCATCAACCAACAACCTGCGACACTCAATCATCAAATCACGCATACTCTCACTGTCTTTGATCAATGAACCCTTCGCTTTATGACCAGCCAACTTATTATGCAAACCAAACAACGCCTGCTCTTTAGGTCGGCAAATCATACCCCCAGGCTTAACCAAACTTTGATCCTTTGGACCCCATCCAGCCTTGGGCGCTTCGCCATTTATAGGAGTACGAAGAATCGCACACATCCAACCGCTAGATTCAAGTAGATTTGCCCTTCGGTAAGCTGCAAACAATGGATCAGAAGAATTGTTGGGGTTGAAAACTTCATGTTTCTCAGAATGAATCCCAGTTCCGTCCTTCTTTGGCATCAATGCAAACAAGATATGATGACCGTCAGGAATGCGAACATCGTAATTTACCTTCTTAATTCGCTTAATACTGACTTTTTTGCCAGCCTGCTTCTTACTCGTTGCAGGAATATGTTTGATTCGGGGTGACCCAGAAACCGAATCCCGAACTCCAGACTTCAAAAGAAGATTAAGAAGTTTCAAACAATCAAAGAACAACTTCTCCTTGGGATTGACCGAACCCAATACCTCACCCTTCCAAATTGGTTGCGTTGGCAATGTCGATTTCTTGTGATTCTGCCATTCTTGGCCTTCTCGACCTGCCTTCCTTTCAAGAAAAGCATCTTCTCGCATCAACTTGGCCTCATTCGCATCAATCGAACCACCAATCCGTTGCTCTTTGATCTCTGCCAAACGTGTCTTTAACTCTTTGTCTGTTTGCATAACTACCTTATTGATAGATCTTTATGAAATATCTACTGCTGGCGTATTACTTCGATGGTTTTTACCATCGTCATACCATTTTCTGTTAGTTTTTTTTCCTTTTTGAGCGAATTCTTTCAGTTTCTTCTTTCTCTTTCAGTTTCTTCTCAATTTTTTCAATTAAAAGACGTTCCTCTTCAGCAATCTTACATTCAGTCACATTAGCTTCTTTACACTCATAAATGTAAAATTCAAAAAGTTCATCGTAACCAGTGTGGCCATCATAAGTTGATATTTCTAAAAACTTATGATCTTCAAATATTCTTACTCCTTCAATAGAACCACTAAGTGAACTGAGAACTTTTTGACTTTCTTTTAGAAGACAAAAATCATGCTCCTCATTCCACATGAATGAAATAATTCCACTTGAACTTACTGACTTGCAATTATACCACATTTTGTTTACCTTTAGTTACTGGTTTATTTGCTTTAATTTGTAGCCAAGATGGGACTCGAACCCATAAGGACTTGCGTCCCAAGAGTTTTAAGCTCTTTATGTTTACCAGTTTCATCACTTGGCCTTTGTAACATTTTTACAATGTATAGTTATATAATAAGTATGTCAAAGAAAAAAGTGTCAATGTTGACATTTGAATTGTTTCTACCTTTGAAAACATCGCAAGAATCGAACTTACATGCATATATGCATAACCATTATGTTTAAACCATCTCAACATACAGAAATGAATGCTTGCAATGTGCAAACAAGACAAAACATCAAAGAACCATTAATAAATTGCTTCATTCTTTTTCTTCCCCAAACCATGATTCGTCAAGCTCGGAAACCCTCACTAAAGCAGGATGTTTATTCAATGAATCCCAACCAAAAAGCGTTCCAATCTTTTCAATGATTTTAATACTTTTGGCCATATTCAAACATGCCAGCTTTTTAACTGATGACTTAGTTTTCTTCCCAAAATTATCAAACAATAAGTTTGGTTCACATTCACTTAAATTAAGTTGGTCCGACAATGACTCAACTGGGTTTATATAAACAGTGTAAACAATCAATTTATCTGGCTTATGTTCAGACGCTGGAATTCCTTTTGCCTCAGCATCATGCTCAATTCCGTAAGTGAATTGAATAATCCAATAATCGCCAGCATACCAAACAACTCCACCACCATGTTCAATTGGATCCGCATCACCAAACCTCATCACAATTTTCGGTCGCATTGTTTTTCCTAACTAATTGTTAAATCAAATGGTATGGTTTAAAGTCGGCCAACAATTCACGAATCCTTCCCTTACCATAAGGACTTGTTACTTTTACAGTTCGCATCAACATTGTTTTTGTTTTCATCTTCCCATGAACAAGTGGCTTCATTAAAGAAACATATCCAAACACCCAAAGCAGCTTGTTCGCTTTTTTGAGGGCAACAATACAACACACCGGTTTTGCTGTAATAGTTCAAACAATTATCGTTTTGATATGGTTCGGGCAAAGCAGAAAAAGCAGAAGGAAACTTTTCCTCCAAAGAATTCTCACCACAGATACCTGTTTGATCACTTTCCCAATTAATCATTACAACTTTTGATTGCATTGCTTTTACTCTTCTCGCAAACGTTCAATGGCTTGATAGATAATATTGGCACCGCATCGAGTCAACATTACCAGCATCATCAAAAAACAACCATCGAAAAATCTAGGATGAATTATTGAAACAATCATGCCACCAATAGAATAACCAAGGGCATGTTGAAATCGTGTGTAGTCAATCTTTTTTTTGTTCATGATAATCAAAAGGTTAGTTTGACTTTCCAAACCTTTCCGTTTTCTTCTCCAGAGTAAAGTGAGTAACCCCTACACCATGACGCATGAGTACACATGGCATTAAGATTAGTACTAAGAACTTGGTCATCTTTCGCTTCAATGACTTTTCCCTTTGCCGCCAAACTTTGATTGATTAGTTCTTGATAATTCATTCATGCTCCCTTGAGTCAATGTCAGCTTGCGATTCAACAATTCCCTCACGCTTAAGAATACCATCATAGATACCCCAAGCATTAAAAGATAACTTGCCAAACTGCATGCTGTGACTTGGACTGTAATATGTTAACAACTTACATAAACGTTTATATTCATGTGAGTTTTGCCCACCATGATACTGTAAAAAGTACCAGTAATAAGCATCGACTATATCAGAACGATTGTACACCTTATGGGTTTGCTCCTGACATGAATTGATCAATCGTTCCTTGGTTCCAAAGTTGAACCCTTTGACCAGACACCCATGTGTCCGTCCAATCCCAATTGATTCGTGGTTTCACTCCTTTGCGAATCCACATCTTACCTTTTGCATCTGGCGGATTACTCCACACATCAGCATGAGTTCGGAATCGATTCAACACTCGGTTTACGAATGCATGAAACTTAATCCAATCCTCCCATTCCAAGTACTTGTTTACTTGTTTTTTTTGCGGCCCAAAGAATGGGTTGATCAAACATTCACCAGGATGTTGACCACAATAGGGTTTTGCTTTCGTCAAACGAACTAGCTTAATATGAATGCTAGGCAATCGCTTGTCTGTAGCATGAAACACATTAGCTGTGAACTTGCCTTCTTTTGCCATTCGCATCAAAAGATAAGACAATACCCGATTGCGTTTGGCTACTCCGCCTTTGAGAATCTGAATTGTATACATACGTAATTCCTTTCGTGAATTGTTTCAACAACTTTGAAAACATTACAAGAATCGAACTTGCACATCCACACATGTAGACACAACCATTATGTTTTAATGATATGGCGTTCTGCGAAATATTGTTTAATCTTCCCAACATCTTTTTCCCAAAAGGAAACCTTCCGCATGACCATCGGCCAACTTTCTTTCATCTTCAGTATAATGAAAGTCACCAACTTGAGCACCGTTCTTAATAAAAAGAACAGCAAAAGTTGGTTCGCTCCAAGTCAAGATAGCTTTATAATTGCTACCATCACGAGTGATAAGCATCTCTTTTACTTCGTTTACTTTGATAACTTCTGACATGAAACTTTCTCCTTCAATTAATAAATGACAATCCAATTACCCTTTGGGGCTTGAACATAACAAGTGCCCATGTTGCTAAAGATGCAACAATATACTCTTCGCCAACGGGGTGATCCTGGCAAACGTACCATGGTCGGAGTTGGTATCTTTTTACCATAACCCGTACTTGTATACGAAAGCCCCAACTTTTGCCAGGGCAATAGCTCACGCTTCGTTTCAAGATCTTCTCGGTTATAGGTTTCGATAATCATAAACAACCTCGCAATCTCGTTCGCAATCAATTGATTGATCAAACATGTCATCCGAATCATTCGAATCAAACATGTCATCCACATCGTTGGAATTAAGTAAAGAGTTTATATACCATTCGATATTCAATTCTTTCATTGAACTTTCCCCTTATCAAAAAGACACGACTCGGGTTGGGTAATGTCCAATGATTCCTTCCCCAGCGTTGGCCACCAACAATGATTGCAATTGCAACCAGCTGTATACAACCGTTTACCATTGTCAAAAGATTCGACACATGTGGAACACTTACAACCATGGCCGTGCATAGTGGGATTCCACATACGTGCTAGGACTAACTAGCTCCCCAACAAGATCTCGACCGTGCTGGTTCTTTGGCCATGGTACGGCGTGGCACACCCATTCCCCAAACATGCTTTTCTCAATGCGGTAGTACAAGCCATGCTTGTCAGCCTTGAATTGCGCTTCGCGCTTGATCGTGTCGTAGTCGTTCTCGTTCTCTTTTGGCATGAATCGTGCCTTCTGTTAGGGTTAGATATATTGGAAAGTGAGGTAGGAGTCGAACCTACATTGTGAGCCTATGTCACCTCACCTTTTTAGAATTCAACCAACAGCAGAAAGTGGGCTTGAGATTGGAGCAACATCAGATGAATCATAATCAGATTCAACTTTCGGAACCATTAGATGATTCTTGATAAACTCCAAACTTGCCTTCAATGAAGAACATGAGTACTCTTCAAGTTTGCCATCTTTGAGAATAGCACACTTATTATTACTCATCGGAAGTAGAGTTGCACCATCAAACTGTTCGAAGTTAGGTGCGACTTCGTTGAATAAGTTACGGACACTGTCAATCGTTGTTGCTGTACGGGCCATGATATTATCTTTCTTTAGAATTGTTGTTTAAACTCGAACACTTAATTGTGAATGAGTCAGCACACGCAAACGAGAGTTGCACTCGTACCATAATCACAACAACCCTACCAGGTTATCATAACCGTTTATTGGCCCAACTGTGGAGCGTGTGAGTCAATGTAGGTAACTAACCTACGCATCGATCATACAGAAGTGACTAACAATATTGTAGGGGACTTACCGATACCGGTCCCAATGTTAACCGTTTGATTCTTGGTGCTTCCCTTAGGAAGATTAGAACTTAGGCGGTTAACCTACTCACTGCATGATTCAATTGTCAAAGAACTAGCGAGTCACCCAAGCCGTTGGTATGGTTCGGAACACCTTTCTAAAACTTCAAACGCTAAGCGTATAAAACTTAGTCGCTTCCAACTTCGCTGATAATTACATCAACCTAGTTTGGCCACTTTGGCTACGCACTAGCGGAAGAAAAACGTTTGAGAGTATTAGTGTGACAACCCATTACGAGATTGACAGTGTTAACTCTGGCAACTTGACCTTGCGGCATCATGGCTTGCGAAACCATCCCACGTTGAATAGTGAGATCTTGACTTGTTTTGGAATAACTGAAACCCTAGTGGGTGCCGCACCTAGTACAGCTGGATAAAACGCATGACCCTACCTTGTGGGAGTTGTGGTTACAATGTGGAACACCATTGTCCCTTGGGAAGTAGGGCAAGAATCGAACTTGCCAGCTACCTACTGACCTCGACTTGGGACAATGCACCGACCGTGCCAAGTGGCGTTGGGCCGTTGTGTCCGGTGAATACAGACAATGCAGGCACCATGCCAACTAGCCTAAGTGCTTGATATCATTGGAGCCGTACCATGGGGGCCAACCGCCTAGCCTCGCCTCGCCAGTTGGGCCCTACCCATGGTGCGGCATTGTTGTCGCACCATCCCAATGATATCAATGGTTTACGGGTGCGGTAGGATTGTCGCATAGTGTGGAACGATTGTCACATGCGGCAAACATGTCGCACCATGCCAATGATATCAAGCACTTGGAGTGTGACAGATCGGTCGCGGTATGTGGAGTGATTGCCGCACTTGGGGAATTGTCTAATGATATCAATGGCTTGGCCGCTTCTCTCTCATATATCAATGTGCGCGATGTGCGTAGCAAAAACCTTGCCAAAAGTAAAAGCAATTAGTTCAGTGAGTAATGTTCAGTGAGTAATGTTCAGTGAATAAAAAAAGATCCATGGTAGTAAATTAAACCTGGTAAAAAATGATCCATGGTGTGGGGTTTGACCTGGTTAGAATGTTTACCATGGGGCACGTGTTGCCCAGGGCGCCCAGTAAAAACGAGTTATGGCTAAAAAAGAAGGGAAAAAGAGTAGAAACAAAAGGAACAAGATAAGTATGTGTATATGTATAAGGTTTGATTATATATTTATTGTACATTGCGTATTCTATATAAGTAGATAATTATATATACATTACTCTTACCTTTTACATTTTAATCATATACCTTTTATATTCTTATTCATTTACTTCTTTTAATCATACACCTTTTATCTTATACATTTTTATCTTTATAATTTAGCTCTTCTTTATATATTAATCATTCTTCATCTTACTTTTTACATCTACATTTTAGATTAGATATAAATTGACTTATATTTATGTTGTGATTATAATTGTTGTTGTCATCTTTCTTACCTTTTAGATTTATGATTTTTTCATGGGAATTCATGGGATTTTGTGGTACTTTATGGGAGATCTTGACACAAAAGTGGATCGGTGTTAGATTCCACAACGAGAAAATTAATATTTTTGAAAATTTGAATTACATCGGTCATTTTTGGCCAGAAAGTTTGTAAATATATGATATCATTGAGTTTTTTGGGTAGTGTTTGGTATATAATTTTATATTATGGTTTAGTAATTAGTTATTATAATGTAACAAATTCGATATGGATTGAGTATTTGGTTGGTGAGAATATCGAGTTGGTTGAGGATATTTCGTTTTTATTTTTTGGGTTAAGAGATCGGGTAGGATTTTAAAAAAAGTCGGTGTGGAATTTAGTGAGATTTGGTTATAAGTATATGAAATGATTGAGGGAAGTACAGAAATGGTGGTGATTTACGGGTAAAGGGAATTGAGATTGATTTGGATGAAGGTTGCAATGCTGAGGTAGTTTGGTCTATGAATATATTTGACATTGGAGATCGTTTTTTGGCAGTGGAAGCGTTGGAGCAGTGGAATGAGATAAGATTTCCTAAGGTTGGAGATAAATGGAAGCAAGTTTATTCATCAATAGATGATTGTATATTTTTATCTAGCGAAGTGACGGGAATAAACCTTAAATCTAATTTAATCCATATTGGATCTGATCGTACGCTTGATTTGGATTATTTCATGGGTCATTATGATTTGGAAGATGATATTATTGTTGAGGATCAGGGATATAGTTCTGGATATTTATCTAGGGGAGGTGGTTTGAGAGAAGTTGGAGGGCTTTTCTCCATTTATATTTGTTGGTCAGAGGTATAAGTATGATGGTGATATGATTCCAGGGCTGTGTCGGGGTCTTTACGAAGTTATTGCAGTGGTAGATGGGCGGAGGTGGGAGGAGTAGTAATAAAGCCTTCAGGAGGCTGTGAGATGGATTTATATTATTATGATTTTGTGGCGATGATAAAGGATTACGGATTTGAGTTGGAGGTTGGTTATGAGTATTGAAGAGATAATTGAGGGCATGAAGTTAAATGGTTTGGTTGAAAACAATATAAATGATGAGTGTGAATGTGGTGAGAAGATGAGGATGGGGAAGGGGGTTAAGGGTCCTAGTGTGATGTGTGGCTTGAACGGTTGGGTTGTTGATGACAAGTTTATATGTACTGCATGTGGTTTTTCTGGTAAGGTGGTTTAGGTTGGTGATTTATACGAGGCGATTTACGGAGGTTGGGTTGTTTGTGTGGCAGAGATTTTTGAGGAGTCTGGGAATTGTCGTTGCGAAGTTGTTGAGGACGACTTAGCTTATTTGAAGGGGGCGGATGAGGTTTTGTTGGATTTAAATTGGTTGAATGATTTTCAATTTTTCAAGGAGACACTTAAGAATGAAGAGTGAGATGATAGAAGATTCAGTTGGCAATAAACGTTGGAGATTACCAAATGGAGATTTACATAGAGAGAATAATTTACCAGCTTATGAAGGTATAAATGGAGCTAAAGAATGGTGGTTAAATGGTAAACTACATAGAGAGAATAATTTACCAGCTGCTGAATATATAAGCGGATCTAAGATTTGGTATGTAAATGGCTTACTTCATAGGGATAATGGTCCAGCTATTATATTTCCAAATGGAACAAAACGTTGGTATATTGAAGATATTCATTATTCTGAAGAAGAGTATAATGAGAAGGTAAAAGACTATAAAGTAGAAACAACATCTATTCAAAAGAACAATTCATATTCACAAGGGTATAGAGATGGTCATTCTGGATTGAGATGGTTATAATTATGAAAAGTAAGATGAAATCAATATGTGAAACAGATGAATATGGCAATAAGTTTTGGAGATTACCGAATGGTAAACTGCATAGAGAGAATGATTTACCAGCCATAAAATGGCTGGATGGAGAAAAATGGTGGTTGGTTGATGGCAAACTTCATAGAGAGAATAATAAACCAGCAGTTGAGTGTCCAGATGGGACTAATTTTTGGTGGGTAAATGACTTACGTCATAGGGATAATGGTCCTGCTATGGAATGTGCAGATGGTGAAAAGCATTGGTATCTTGAAGGTATTAAGTATACTGAAGAAGAATATAACAGAAAGATTTGGAATTAAAATGAGTAGTTATGTAGATGATGAATACGATGTATATAATGAGAATTTGGTTTGTGCTAGAGTTGAGCATAAGTGTGCAGCATGTAAGGTAAAGATATTGAGAGGATTTAAGTATTATCGAATTGGGATTGTATTTGACGGGGGTGCTGAGACGATTAAGAGATGTTTAATTTGTCAGGCAACTCATTTGCATTTGCGTCGGTTGGGTGGTTATCAAGTGTGGCCAGATGAGAAGTTGGATTGTGAATTAAGGTATGAGGATGAGTGGGGCGAGTTACCTGATAAGATTGCTAGTTTGGCATTTGAGACACAAGAGAATATGCAGAAGAGATTTTTTGAGGAGAAGTGGTAATGAAAAAATTAATTGAAAAAATAGCTTATAAATATAACTGTTCAGAGATGAAGTTTGATTTGGATGGTAAGTTAACAAAAGAATTAAGAGAGGAATTTGAATATAAAGTAAATTGGTATCATATATCTAGCTCTCAAGATTTATATGAAGAGTTCATAAGAGAATTTAAAGATAAAGTATGTTGGGGTCAGGTATCTTGTTACCAAAAATTATCAGAAGATTTCATTAGAGAATTTCAAAATAAAGTAAATTGGAAAAATATATCAAGATATCAAAAGTTATCAGAGAATTTTATCAGAGAATTTAAAGATAAAGTATGTTGGGGTCAGGTATCTTTATATCAAATATTATCTGAAGATTTTATTAGAGAATTTAAAGATAAAGTATGTTGGGGTCGGGTATCTTGGCATGAAAAACTATCAGAAGATTTCATTAGAGAATTTCAAGATAAAGTAAGTTGGACCGATATATCTATTGGTCAAAAGTTATCAGAAGAGTTCATAAGAGAGTTTCAGGATGAAGTTAATTGGTTAAATATATCTTATAATCAAAATTTATCTGAAGATTTTATTAGAGAATTTAAAGATAAAGTAAGTTGGAAAAATATATCATATTGTCAAAAGTTATCTGAAGAGTTCATAAGAGAGTTTAAAGATAAAGTAGATTGGGAATGGGTGCCTAGAAACCAAATATTATCAGAAGATTTCATTAGAGAGTTTAAAAATAAAGTAAACTGGAGGCGAATATCTTCTTATCAAAAATTATCTGAAGAATTCAGAAAAGAATTTAATTTAGATAAACCTAACCCTGAAACAAATTGGTTATACAAATCAGTTGAAGATAAATTAAAATATATTAAAGAAAATACTAATTATGAAATTGTAGATAATGAAACAGCAATTATAGCATATAAATCAGTAAAAGAAGATGGTCATAGTGTTTATAATTTTCAATATAAATATGAATTAGGCGGAACATATGAATGTCATTGTGATATGAATATTAATAATCAAAATTCATTTGGTTTATCTTCTTGGACAATTGAAAAAGCAAAGAATTATTATTCAAAAGGAAAAATATTCAAGGTAAAAATTCCGATTGAGAGTATTGGAGCAATTATACATAATAACAAGAAGATTCGTAGTTCAAAGATAGAGATATTATCGGAGGTTAGTTTTAATGATTGATTTTGAGGTTGGGAAAATATATCGATTTATTTATGATCGAGTAGGTAGTGAATTGCTTGAGCGAGTCAAGGTTGAGTATATTGTTAAGGTATTGGAAAAATTTGACGATGAAGTATCATGTTTGGTATATTCATCTAGATATGACGGTTTTGAGAATCATGTAGGTTTGGATGGTTCTGAGACATATTTTATGCTTAAGAATGTGGTAAGTGGAGGAGAGGTTGATTTTGGTCTTGACACTCGTTGGTGCATGGATATATTTGAGGAGCGAGTGAATTTGTTATTGAGCGAACATTCTGACGACAATATATATTTTATTGGTGAGTTATCTGGGATAAGGTCATGTTTGGGAGTTGGTATATTTTTGAGGAGATATCGTCCAGATGGTTTAAGTTTTAGATTCGAGGTTAAAAATGAATAAAGAAGCATTGGTAGAATTGGTGGGAATAACGGATTGGTTTACTGTATCTAGAGAGGAGGATTTATCTGAAAATTTCATTAGAGAGTTTTCGGGTAAAATGGATTGGAATGATATATCTTGTTATAAAAAATTATCAGAAGAGTTTATTGAAGAGTTTAAGGATAAGTTAATAGAAATAACGGATTGGTTTTCTGTATCTAGAAACCAAGTATTATCAGAAGATTTTATTAGAGAGTTTCAAGATAAGGTAGACTGGAAAATTATATCTAGATGTCAGGTATTATCAGAAGATTTTATTCGAGAATTTCAATATAAAGTGAACTGGGATTATATATCTATTCATCAATATTTGTGTGAAGATTTTATTCAAGAGTTTAAAGATAAGGTAAATTGGTTTTATATATCTCAGTTTCAAACATTATCGGAAGCATCTATTAGGAGGTTAAAGGGTGAAGTATATTGGGTTAATGTATCTAGACATCAAAAAATGTCAGAGAGTTTTATAAGAGAGTTTAAGGGTAAAGTATGGTGGGATAGTATATCTGTATGTCAAAAATTATCTGAAGATTTTATTAAAGAATTTAAAGATAAGGTAGATTGGAAAATGATATTTAGATATCAAGAATTATCTAATGAATTTAAGGAAGGATTTAAGGATGAAAGTTAGAAAATATTATAATATTAATTATGAAGCAAAGCCTTCGGAGAGTGTGAGATATTTAATAAGAGTAATGTCTTTTGATGCTGATGTTATAACTGCTTTGGTATTTAATGAGGATTATACCATAGATTATTCATTGAAGAATTGTCGAGTGAAGTTTTCTTTAAGTAAGATAAAGTCATCGGAGCTTTTGGAAATTAAGGTTGGAGATATTTGGGCTAACACTAGGTCAGCATTTAAGGTTACCATTTGTGAAAAATCTTTTAATATGATCAGCTTTATTGGTCGAGATGGTTTAAATATAAGTTTAAATAATATTGATTTTATGAGGAGATTTTATAAATATGAGAAATGAAGAGCAATTGACGAATTATTTTACTGTATTAATATGTGTTTTAGCATTAATTTTAGCTATTCTTTTAAGTAATATTTGGTTATTTTTGATGTTTTTTTCATTTTTATTAAGCTTCATTTATTTATTTATGAATGGAGATCGGATAACTAAAAAGAAGAGTAGTTTAATTAGGAATGGTAATGCATTTATTTTTACAGTTTATTTTTTATTAATCAGTTTACCCAATGTTTTATTATCTTTATTATCTTTATTACTTTTATTAAATTCTACTTATTCTTTTTATAAAATAGTTAAAGGTGAGTTGAATCAATGTAAACTTAATATAATTGAACCAGTTCTTTATATAATCTATTTGGCTTATTTTTGGTTTTCCTTTAATGGAGGCAAGTTATGATAAATAGGGATTTTATGTCAAGATTAAATATGTTTTTAAGTTTAATTCTTCTTTTTATTAGTATAATTGTTCCTTTTAATATTTGGATAACAATATTACTTGGTTTAAATATATTGAGATTGGTAATTTTTCATAAGAGTTTGGGTAAAGATAATATGAGTAAATTTCATCAAATCATGCATTTGGTATGGGATTCATTTATTTTATTGGTAATGGTATTAAATTATTTGGTGTGAATATGATTGAATATAAAGTAAAAGTTTTTGATAGTAGGACTGAGTGGTATTTAGATGGCAAACGCCATAGAGAAGGTGATTTGCCAGCCATTGAATATGATAATGGGACAAAATCATGGTGGAAAAACGGTTTACGTCATAGAGATGATGGCCCGGCTGTTGAAGATTCAGGTGGCAAAGCTTGGTGGGTAGATGGGCTGCTTCATAGAAAAGATGGTTGTGCTGTTGTGTGGGAGAATGGTTATAAAGCTTGGTATTTGAAGGGAGTATATTATACTGAAGAAGAGTTTAATGAAAAAGTTGCAATTGAAAATAAGCCCAAAGTTATTATGGATCTTTTAGATGAGATAAATTGGGTACAAGCATCTTGTTCTCAAACGTTATCTGAAAATTTCATTAGAACATTTAAAGACAAGGTAGATTGGGATAATATATCTTGTCAGCAACAGCATTTATCTGAAGATTTTATAAGAGAATTTCAAGATAAAGTAAATTGGATGTATGTATCTGCATATCAAACATTATCAGAAGAATTTATAAGAGAATTTCAAGATAAAGTAAATTGGGTTAATATTTCTGAATATCAAACATTATCAGAAGATTTTATTGAGGAGTTTCAAAATAAAGTATATTGGCAATATATAAAGTGGTACCAAAAAGATTTATCAAAAGGTTTCAATAAAAAATTCAACCTTGGCAGATTTTAAAGAGTGATTTAATTCTTTTATTATGTGAATCTTTTTCTATATAGGTGAGCAAAAATGCTTATAAAAACAATATAGGAAGAAAAGTGATTATAAAAAATGCAATGCACATTAAGGCTGGTCAAAAATGGGAGTATAGAGATTCTCTTGAGAGTTTATGGCAAGATGATGTTAAGAACTTTGTTGAAATATTAGAGGTAAGATCCAATATTGGAATATTTGGAATCCCAATGCCAACTGCAAAGGTAAGATTTGATGGTAGCGATGGAATGACTGTTTACAAAGTTGGTGATGAGGTTGATTTTGCGGTATCAAACTTTGGGACTAGCAAGTATTTTAGATTAATGGATTCTGAGGTTGGAAAATCTGGAGTATATTGCGGAAAATGTGGAGATTATTATAAGTATGCTTTATTCCATGTTAATTTTAATTGTTGGAGTTGCAGAAACGGTTGGTAAGAATGATTGGTTTGAAATTTTGTCGAGATAACAAGAGGTATACGCTAATAAATATTATTGGTAGTGATTTCCTTGTTCAATTATCGGAAGATGATTGTTGGTTTAAGGAATATTTATCGGTAGATTTTGTTGAATTAAGTTCATTTGAGCTATATTTAAAGGTTGATCAAGTATATATGAGTGATAGCAACAGATGGTTAATCACTGATATTTATAATCATTTTGATAATTATAAAGTTGAATTAAGAGATTTAAAAGGAGAAGTTTCCGTATGTGAATATAATACTTTTATTGATTGCATTGATGATGAAGGTTTGGTTGAGTGTGAAGATTTTTTTGAAGAAGATTATTTAACTAGTTTGTGAGGAAAAAAATGAAATATATTTTATTGTTGATTTTGTTGGGTGGCTGTGTGGTTGACTCTGAGGTTTTTAATGATGCAGACGAGGTCGAGTTGGTAGATGAATCTCCAAGGCTTCCTGAAGGGGCTGAAGCAGGAAGGATAGGTGGTCCAAGTGGTTGTGGATCAATCATTCAGATTATTAAAGTGGATGGAGTTGAGATTGAGGTTGAAATTCCGGTTGAGTGTGATTATATTGAGATTCCGGGGGATGATTTTAGGCTGAATCCTTTTGGTGAGAAAGGTTATATTAATGAGCATTATTAACGAGGTATCTTCCTGCAATATAGATGAATATGGCAACAAACATTGGAGATTGCCAAATGGAGATCTTCATAGAGAGAATAATTTACCAGCTGTTGAACGGACTGATGGAACTAAAAAATGGTTTATAAATGGAAAACTTCATAGAGAGAATGATTTACCAGCAATTGAATATGCTGATGGAGATAAATGCTGGTATGTAAATGGTTTACATCATAGAGTAAATGGTCCAGCTTATGAATATGCTGATGGATGTAAATATTGGCATCTTGAAGGTGTAAGATATTCAGAAGAAGAGTACAACGAAAAAGTAAAAGATTATAAAGTAGAAACAATTCCTACCCAAGAGAATAATTCATACTCTCAAGGTTACAAAGATGATAATACAGGATTAAAGTGGTTATGAAAAATTTTATTTTAAGTTGTTGTGTTGTTGGAGTTAGCTTTGTTGTTAACTTATATATTGGTCACAATAAAAAAGAGGTTGAGTAACCTAGCATTGTTGTTATATTAAATGACAGCAGATGTTGGAAGGGGCAATATTAAGCGTTTGGATTAAGTTGTTTATTTTTATTCTATCAATAACGGAAATAATTTATATATTGTATATTATTTTAAGAATTTTTGGGAGTAAAAATGGTAATAAATAGCTACTAAAATGGTATATAAATAGGTTTGGTGAAGTATGATAGAACGAATTGGTAAATGGATCCCTGTGCTTTTATTAGTTTTATTATCTGGAATAATTACAGATGTATTTTTTATAAAAAGTTTTAATTTCGGTTGGTTATGGTTATTATTAACTGTGTCTGGTGGTTTGCTTCATGTGAAGTATTTGAAAATCAAATCAAAGACAGACGCTAAAAAATTAAAGAAGTGGGAAAATGAAAGAGATGATTTGGCAAAAACTTTTTCAGATTTGGAAACTAGTTACCATTCTCTTCGTGTTCCTCCAACAGTTTGTGAAAAGCTTGATAGTTATCATAATGATAACGATAATGGCAATAGCATTAGCTAGATTATCTTCTTTATATATTTTTGATGTTATTTTTTGGATTGACATAAATTTCATAATGGATTAAAGATTTGAAAATTATTTATTCGGCTGGTAAGCGAGTTGGAGCTGATTTATTATTAAAGCAATTTTTATCTAATTGTGGTGATGACCATGAAATAAAGGTGGCAGCTTATGATATAAGCAGCCGATCTGTTGATAAGGTTGACTGGATGTTGGATTCAGTTTACAATTGCTATACAGGAGCAGCTCGTGTTAGATTAAATCAATTATTCAATCATCCTCATTTACCATTAATGGGTTATGATCAAGCTTTATTATTAATGAAAGAAATGGATGCTTTTAATGCTGATTTGGTAATTTGTGATTATGATCCGATTGTGTCAAATTTTGCTAGTATATTAGGTTTAAGATTATGGCACTGCAGTCCTGTGCATTTGTTGGATGGTGTGTTTTGGCAGAATGGAGATATGCGATATACAGGTTTATTAGAAGTTGATCGTAAGAACACTAAAAAACTACCTCCAGCTGAAAAAACTTTTGTATGTTCTCCTTTTGCAATGGTTGAAGGTGTTGAGTTGAAAACTGGTTATGAGTGGTTGATTCCTTTTTCCGATGTTGATGGAGAGAAATTTGATGGAATTGGTATTAGTAATGATGATAATAGGCGAGATGAGTTGGGGAAAATTTTAAGATGCATTCCTCCATTTAAATTGAAGGTGTTGAGGGAAGCTAAAATTGGTTCAGCTAATTGGTTATTTTGTGGTGGAGAGAGTCAATTAATAATGAATGGCTTGGTTGCTGGAGTTAATAGATTTTGTGTGTCTCCTGATTTAAATGATTCTGAAGCTTTATTGAATGGTATTTTGGTTGGCAATTTAGGTTTGGGAGATGATTTGGGTCAGATTGAGTATTTAGAGCATTATTCCGTTGAAGAGGTCGAGAGATCTTATGAGAAACGATTTGAATGTGGATATAAGCTAAGGGATGCGTTATTTTTTAATTTGAAAGATAAGATAGATGAAATTAATATGTGAAATAGATGAACATGGTAATGAGTTTTGGAAATTACCTAGTGGTGATTATCATAGAGAGAATGATTTACCAGCTATTGAACGGGTAAATGGAACTAAAGAATGGTGGTTAAATGGAAAGCTTCATAGGGATAATGATTTACCAGCTTATGAGCATGTAGGTGGGGATAAAGCTTGGTATGTAAATGGTGAATGTCATAGAACAAATGGTCCAGCGGTTGAATATGCTGATGGAGATAAATACTGGTGGCTTGAAGGTATTCGTTATACTGAAGAAAAGTATAATGAGAAGGTAAAAAAGTATAAAACTGAAGATAAAGAAAACATTAACTCATATTCTCAAGAATATTTAAATGGAACTTCTAAACAGAAATGGTTATAAAGGTTTAAATAATTATGTATGTAGCATTTGATATTGGAAGAGTTTTATTGGAGCTTAATTTTGAACCATTTTTTAAAAAATATAATGAGCTTCATCTAAATCAAATAGAAGATTCAATGGCTTTTTTATGTGATTTACAAACTCGTCAAGATCTTGGTTTAACAACAATTTCATATGAATTAAAGGTAAAATTTGGAATTTTTGAATGCAAAGAATTAATAGACGCTTGGAATGAAATGTTAATTCCAAATGAAATTATGATGAAATATTTGGCCAAGTTAAAAAGCGAAGGTTATAATGTAGCTTTGCTTAGCAATATAGGGTTTGTTCATTTAAGATATATAAAAGAGAATATTCCTGAATTATTGGAAGGTTGTGATTTACATTTAAGTTGTGAAGTTGGAGCAAGAAAACCTTCAAAATTATATTTTAAAAGCTTTTTATTGGAACATCCAGATTATTTTGGTTGTGCTTATTTAGATGATTTAAGCAAAAATATATCAATGGGAAAAAAGTATATGTTTAATGCCATTCAGTTTAATTTGGAAAATGGCGATGAAAAGAAGCTAGATAAAATTAGAAGAAGAATTGAAGGTTAAATGAAAAAATTAATTAAATTACTTGTTAAGATTGGTATTGTATGTAGAGAGGAAGATGGATCTATTAAGTGGCCAATACATATTTTACCTTGGGATTGGTGGGTAGCTCTTTTTCGCGGGTCGGGCTCACGAGCTGGATTTTTTCGCAACCGACCTGGTGTTATCAAGTGGATCCCAGGCAGGTTGCTTCCACGTCGCTGGGGATTTTATATACTAGGTTTCGAATTTGGAGATAGAGGGGCGGGCGCAACTCTTATAGAAGAGAAAGAATTATGAAAAAAAATAAAAGGTGATACGAAAGAATTAATTAAATTAATAGCTAGAACATATGATTGCTCAGAAATGACATTTAATTCAAATTATAAGCTACATGAAATGTCAAGAAAAGAATTTGAAGATAAAGTACATTGGCATGATATATCTATGAATTTTATATTACCTGAAGAATTTATAAAAGAATTCAGTAATAAAGTAAATTGGTTTAACATATCTAATTGCCAAGATTTATCAGAAGATTTTATCAGATCATTTCAAAATGAAGTAGATTGGAGTTGCATTTCTAAAAATCAAAAAATGTCTGGTGATTTCATTAAAGATTTTCAAGATAAAGTTGATTGGGTTTATATATTTGAAGGTCAAGATTTATCTGAAGATTTTCTTAGAGAGTTTAAAGATAAGATTAATAGAATTAATTGGGAAGCAATATCTGTTTATCAAAAATTATCAGAAAATTTTATTTTTGATTTTCAAGATAAAGTAAATTGGTATTGGATATCTATTTATCAAAAACTATCAGAAGATTTCATTAGAACATTTAAAAACGAATTATATTGGGACAAACTTGGTCACAATGAATTATCAGATGAATTTATCGAAGAATTCAAAAAAGTAAGATGGAGTTTTAATTTAAAATATAATAAATTTACTATGATAGGCTAATTATTAATATTTATTAATCCCTTTAACTTGTGAAATATACTTATAAAGTTTTGGGTGATTCATTACTTCATCCATAGTTGTTTTAATAATTTTACCATTTGGAAGAGTAACTGTGATTTTTCGATCTACCAACCTTGTTCCTGCTCCGTACTCAGTATGTATAGACGTGTCATGAGATGTTATTGGTGATTTTTGAATCGTATCCCCTTTTTCCCCTCTCCATCCATATAAACCAAGTTTACCTGGTCTAAGAGGCATGATAACAGACTTCATATGCCCAGCAATTAATCCTTTTTTTCCTTTCTCTTTAAGTTGTTCTTCAATCATTTCACTATAAGCGACTGCTGAATCGGAATCTCCAATTTTAGATTTCACAACTTCTTTCCCAGAATAATATTTACCACCAATTCTACCACCAGAAGAAAGAGGAGCTGGACGAAGCTTAACATCTGCTGCTTCCCAGATTTGATCTGACATTTTATCGGTTGGAAGTTTCATTTTAAAATGGTCAGCAACTTTTTGAGCAGTTTTACCTGCCATAGGAATTCTAATTCCATCAATGGTAATATAATCAGGCATCACACTATAAGTAATTTTAATTCCAGCTGGTCCATCAATAGTAACTGGGATCAAGTTAGCTTTTAAATTACTTTTGATTACTTGTTCATAAATAAGCTTTTCTCTTTCGAGACCTGGTGGTAGCTTAAGAAAAGCTTCTTTGAAGGAAGATTTAAGTTTTCCTAATTCTTTTTTAACAAAATTGGTTAAATTACCTGCTAATTTTTGTAAGGTTATTTTTCTGAAATTACTCATCTACAATTATTTGGTAATATTATATGAAAAAATTAATTAAAAAAATAGCTTCTGAATATAATTGTTCAGAAATGAGGTTCACTAAACAAGATAAATTATATAAGAAATCAAGAGAGGATTTTAAAAATAAAGTAGATTGGTATTATATATCTCAATTTCAAACTTTATCAGAAGAATTTATTAGAGAATTTCAAGATAAAGTAGAATGGTATGATATATCTTGGTGTCAAAAGTTATCTGAAGAATTCATTAAAGAATTTCAAGATAAAGTAGAATGGTCTACAATATCTGGTTGGCAAAAGTTATCAGAAGATTTTATTAGAGAATTTAAAGATAGAGTAGATTGGGATTATATATCAATCCGTCAAAAGTTATCTGAAGATTTCATTAGAGAGTTTAAAAATAAAGTAAACTGGAGGCGAATATCTTCTTATCAAAAATTATCTGAAGAATTCAGAAAAGAATTTAATTTAGATAAACCTGATCCTGAAACAAATTGGTTATACAAATCAGTTGAAGATAAATTAAAATATATTAAAGAGAACACTAATTATGAAATTGTAGATAATGAAACAACAATTATAGCATATAAATCAGTAAAAGAAGATGGTCATAGTGTTTTTAATTTTCAATATAAGTATGAGGTAGGAAATACTTATACTTGCCATTGTGATATGAATATTGATCATGAGAATTCATTTGGTTTATCTTCTTGGGCAATTGAAAAAGCAAAGAATTATTATTCAAAAGGAAAAATATTCAAGGTAAAAATTCCGATTGAGAGTATTGGAGCAATTGTACATAATAACAAGAAGATTAGAAGTTCAAAGATAGAGATATTATCGGAGTTAGTAGATGTATGAAAAATTAAACCAATTGTTAAAGGAATAAAATGAAAGAACAAATAATGATATTTTTCTCCACATGGAATGATGGAATGATTTTAGATTACTCTCGCAATGGAGAAGTTGCTGAAGATATTGAAGAAGGAGGTTGTCATAATACATCTGATTTATTATTAACCCCTCCCAATGAAGATAACATTTATGGATTATGGATATGGGAAGGTTTAATCGGTTTTAACCAACTACTTGAAAATATTGAATACATTGGTGATTATAGAATGTTAACTCCAGAAGAAATTGTATTATTAGTACGTGGCCTTCGAGTGGTTGATGATGTACCTGAAGCTAAAACACTATCACCAATGGCAAACTAATATGAAAAGAAATTAAAAATTGGGATATATGAATTTCATATGTCTTTTAAACACTGCATGATGTTTTTAAGACCTGTAAAATGGCATGTAGAACATTCTAGCGAAAGATATTACGCTGCCAGATATAGATGGTTATTTTTATGCTGGGGGCATTATAAGAAAACTCGCTGCGGTGAATTAAAATGGTTAGAAAGATGGGGATAAAATGATTAAAGTAAAAAATGTAGTAAAAACAATTAAACATGATACAAACAGTCTTACATTAGAAGATAGTAAGTATTTACTATTAGTAGGCAGTTGTAATATAAGAAAAAGTTTAATAACTATTGCTATTGGTGATGTAGAAGTTTTAGTAAATGCAAAAGATTTACAAGCGGCTATTGAAAACTCTAAAAATGATGGCTCAGGTTTATATTAATATGAAATTAAATATTGGAAAGTATGATTTTAAAATAGTGAAATTTTATTATAAAGACTATAAATTACATAAATGGTATATTGAAAACCCTGACCAGCAAAGCTTTGTTAGATATAGATGGTTATGTTTTTGTTGGGGTGAAAATCATTATGAATATTGAAGATGTTTCTAAGTTATTAGAGAGGGTGATCCCCAAGGCGCAACGTGAACTAAAATTAAAAGGGGCGCCAATGGTTATATTTCAAACAGAGAAAGAAGCTGTTTGGATAATGGAAGACCAAGAAATGTTTGTAGCTACTTGGGACGGATATGATTGGGTGTTTGCGGATGAAGAATTATCAATAGACACTTTGAAGTTAGCTCTTTTTGAATATGCCATTTCAGCAAATTATGATACTTTAGTTATAGGGAAGGAAGTTTAATGTTAAAACATGATAAAGATGTTGTATTAGATGTATTAAAAAGTTATTTAGATTTATGTAGCGAAACTGCTACCGAACAATTTATGGATAATCAATCATGCATGTGGCCTAAAGAAGTTGGAAAGAAATTTAAGGAGAATTTTGAAGAGCTTAATGCTTATGGATTGAAAATTCGAGATGAATTAATGTTGGAATATCAAGAAGGCAAAATTGAATTTAAAGAAATGGTTATTGCTCTTAATAAAGCTGGAATGAATCTAACAAGTAAAGCACATGTAGATTTTCTAAGAATATCATTGGATTATGAAGATGAAATTAATGAGTTTCAATTGGAGAATATTGATGAAATTAAGGAAAAGCTTAAAGAGGCTGGAATCAACTTTGATGTGAAATAAATTATGATTAAAACAATATTAAAAAAAATAAAATCTCATTTTACTCTATATAAAATAGCTTTATCAATTTTAGATTGGAATAGGATATCTTATAACCAAGTATTATCAGAGAATTTTATTAGAGAATTCCAAAACTATGTAAATTGGAGGAGGATATCTGAAAGTCAAATATTATCTGAGAGTTTTATTAGAGAATTTCACGATAAAGTAGATTGGTATTTTATATCTAAATGTCAGAAGTTATCAGAAGAATTTATAAGAGAATTTCAAGATAAAGTAGATTGGCATCAAGTATCTGCACATCAAGAATTGTCTGAAGATTTTATTAGAGAATTTGAAGATAAATTAAATTTTAGGGGGATACTTTATCACCAAGTATTATCAGAAGATTTTATAAGAGATTTTCAAGATAAAGTAAATTGGTTTTATATATCTGAGAATCAAAAGTTATCTTCGAATTTTGTTAAAGAATTTAAAGGTAAAATAAATTGGGAGGTTATGTCTAGTAATGAGTATTTATCTAAAAGTTTTGTGAAAGAATTTAAAGATGAAATAGATTGGTTTAGTATATCTTGGAGACGAGATTTATCTGAAGAATTTATAAGAGAATTTCAAGACAGATTAGATTGGACATCTATATCTGGGTATCAAATGTTATCAGAAGATTTCATAAGAGAATTCCAAGATAAAGTAAACTGGGACAAAATATCCAAAACTCAAATATTATCAAAAGAATTCACTGTAGAATTTCAAAATAAAATAAACTGAATTGCTATATCTTACCCTACAAAAATGTCAAAAGATTTTATAAAAAATCCATTATGAAAAATGACAAAAGAATATAATTGCTCAGAAATGTTATGATTAGTTTAAAAAATAAAAAACAAAACTCAATCCAAATAGCCATAAAATTAACATTGGATGGTATGCATATGGGAGAATCATACTTCCATAAAAACATTCATTTAAATGGAATTGGGCCAATCAACAATAAACAGTACTGGATCATTTACAATGAATCAACTCAGTCTGAAACACGTATAGATGATATTCAAACCGCTTTATCAGAATTCCTTAAGCTTGTTTGGAATCATAATCAGACTCCCAAATAGTAACCAAGCTATATCCCCACTTTTTAATCAGCTCCTCACGTTCAATTGTTCTCTTATAAAAATCTCCAAATGTTTTATTAGGGAAACACTCCTTATCTTGATTATAAACATTTGGATTACCATGCCAGTAATCACCATAAAACTCGTAAATTGTCTTAGTCTTCTTATCAAGACCGTTAACAAAAACAGATTCGCCATGTCTAATCCATACTGTTTGATTTCTAATTTTGATACCCAACTGATCTAACCAAGCAGCTGTTTTTTTAGTCACCATATCTACGCATTTTTTACAACCAATTCCTGATAAGTGATTGGTTTTAGTTTCAGAAAAACTTCCATGATTCTTGCAAACTATAATAACTTCCTTATTTTTAATATTACATCTTGAATAATCATATTTATTATCATGAACTACATTTGCTTTATTAATAAAATCACCTTTAGCTGTTATTGGTGCTGATTTTTTAGGTACAATTTTCTTTTTGGTAGTTTTTTTAACCGCTTTCTTACGAACTGGTTTTGATTTAACCTTCTTCTCATCATTATCACATTTAATACAACCATCACCATACTTGTGCTTGTAAGGAAGCTGTTCAAAAACGCCATGCTTTTTACAAGTTATTTTGATATTAGTATTGCGATTAACAAATACAGTTAATGAATAATCGTATTTGTTTTTATGAACTAAATTCACAGATTCAATAAAATCATTGGTTTTTTGACATGATTTGCATTGAATATCGCAATCCAACAAAAATTTTGCCGTTATTAAACTTCTTAAAGAAGAACATTTAATACATTTAATTAATAAATTATTTTGCAGCCCGGTAAAATCAGATGATAAGCTAAAACCTTTTTGTTTAGCCAAGGTGACAAAATACTTTTTTGAATAATTCTTTTTCTTAGTCATACTTATATAATAACACTAACTTTTATTAAGAGAATCGATAATCTCTTTAAATTTATTTAGAATCATAATCAGATTCCCAAATAGTAACAAGATTATATCCTGCTTTTTTAATTAATTTTTCGCGTTTAATTGTCCTTTTATAGAAATCCCCAAATGTTTGATTGGTAAAACAATTTTTATCTTGATCATAAACGTTCGGATTCCCATGCCAATAATCACCATAAAATTCATAAATAGTATTGGTTTCTTCATCTAAACCATCTGCAAAAATATATTTTTTTGAATTTAACCAAATAATTTTATTTCTAATTTTAATATTAAAAGAATCCAACCAGTCAGTTTCTTTTTTAGATATTCGTCCGACACATTTTTTACATCCAGAGCCATTTAAATGATCTGATGGGTGTTGAAGGAAATCTCCATGAATTTTACATGTTATTTTTACTTTTTTCTTCAATTTAATATATTTGCATTTTGAATAACTATATTTGCTATCATGAACCTTGTTAGATCTATCAATAAAATCTTTATTAGTAGTTCTTTGGCCTTCTGACATACATTTAGAACAACCTTGTCCTCCTTTATGGGCATCAGCTCGTTGCTCAAAAACTCCATGTTTTTCACATATTATTTGAACTTTACTTTTATTACTAATATACTTCACTAATTTGTAATCATATTTATTTCCATGTATCTTTTTACAAAGATTAATAAATTCATCTTCAGATAAAGTCTTTTTTTGAAGAGAGCATTTTGGACAACCACTTCTAGATTTATGATTATAGGGAGTTTGTTTAAAAATACCATGATCTCTACATATGATTTTAATTTTAACATCATAATTAATATATTTAGCTAAAGAATAATCATATTTGTTATTGTGAGTTATGTTTGAATGTTTAATGAAATCAGCTGTTTTATAACATGGCTTGCAGTAAATATCACAATCTAAAAGAAATCTTGCTCGGGCTAATTTTCTAATAAAAGAACACTTAATACATTTAATTAATAAATGATTTTGTAGACCAAGGAATTCAGATGATAATCTGAAACCTTTTTGTTTAGCTAAATTAATAAAATACTTTTTTGAATATTTTCTGCTCATATGTATAATATCATGAGCTTTTTTTGAGGTAATCGATGATATCTTTTAAGCTACCTTTTCTTCCTACCATATCATCTAAACCCTTAATAATATTAGCAATAAATTCTGCTCGTTTAGATAATGATCCGACTCTTTTGCCAGTAATGCTTTGTGGATCAATCTTTTTTCCTTCAATTTTCACTTCATAATGAAGATGAGCACCTCTTCCTTTGGCATTTCCAGTGTCTCCCATATTACCTATGACAGATGATTGAGTAACCTCTTGTCCAGGAGACACATGAACAACATCCATATGAGCATAGTATGAGACAACTTTGCCGTCTTCATGGGAGACTTTAACGGTTTTACCACCTTTAGGATAGTCTCGCGCCTCTGTAACTATGCCAGAAGCAATTGGATAAATAGGTGAACCTCTATCAGATTTTAAATCGATCCCCTCATGCCCTTGAATATGGGTTACATTTATATATTGACCCGGAAGGTAAGTCCCCACAACCCAAGGTTTATTATCTTCATCGATATCCTTGCCTCCCTTAGTATGTTTAACTGGCAGCTGGTAACTTTCATCAATTTTATTTGCCTCAGTATCAGTCTCAACACTTTCTGAGCTTGAAGGCACAGCTTTGCCTAATAATTGATAGATGAGAGAGTCAATGTCAGACTCTAAAATTTGAGCAAACTTATTCATAATTAAATGTGTCTAAAATGATATATACCTTTTAATAGCTTCGAGAGCAGTTGAGTTTTTGAACTATTATTAATCTAGTCAAGAGGATATTAAATGAGAAATGCAATTGTGTTAAGTGTAATGGTACTATGTTTTGGGTTTTTAACTTTTGGATGCCCAGGAAGTGAAATGGTAGACATTCCGTCAGCTTCAACTACAGTAGGAGGAGATGGTGGAATGAGTCAAACTACGACTAGTAGCCAAGGAGGTGATTCAACAACCGTTTCTGTGGGAACGGGAGGTGTTGGAGGTGAAGGTGGAGCAGCAGTCAACAGTAATGTTGGTGGTTTAGGTGGAGCAGGTGGGGTTGGCGGTTTAGGTGGAAAAAATGCTGGAGGCTCATGTAGTTTTCCAAGCGATGATGATGGTTGTGGTTGTAAAAAATAACTGAAAGGAAAAATTTATGTCTGGTTTGAAGTATTATGTATTGGATTCTGAAACTTGTGGATTGAAAGCGGGGTATCATGAAATGACTGAGCTTTCAATCATTAGATATGATGACAGAGTTCAACTAACAAAAAGGATTAAGTGTGAATACCCTGATAGAGCTGATGGAAGAGCTTTAGAGATCACTGGTATGACCATTGCTGACTTAATGAAAGGAGACGCAAAAGAAGAAGTTGTTGAAAAATTCGAAAAATTCATCAATCAAGATGAGTTAACTATAGAACACCGTTGTATAGTTGCTCATAACGCTCCTTTTGATAAACGTTTTTGTCATGCTTTGTGGGCAAGTGTAGGTAAAACATTTCCTGCTATTTGTTGGCTTAATACTATGGATGTGGCTAAAAAATGGGCGCTAAGAACTGGAATTAAGCCTAAGAATAATCAATTGGGAACACTTTTAAAATTTGCTAATATTAAAACTGTTAAAGGTATTCATAATGCTGAGTCTGATGCAAGGAATCTTTATCTTTATTGGAAGAAGAGTGTTGAAGAGTCAGGACTTAATCAAGTTGATTTTATTAAACGATACCCTCATCATTTGGCAGAAGAATGAAAAAAGAATGGCAAGATAGGTTAAATCAGCTTTTAGAAACCGGGAGGTATAATAAATCTGATGATGGTGAGATATCAGATCTAGAAGTTAGATTAGCTATAGAGTTAATAAAACATTCTGCTGATATATATCCAGACTATTTGCTTCAATCAATAGTAATAGTAGCTTCTTTTGATATGATACCATTAAGTTTATCTATATTATTAGCTAAAGGACCTGATAAGTATTTATCTAATCCTATTAAGAAAAATAATATTAGCCATATGATGAGCCATTTAAACCCTGAACAGTTGTTAGAAATAGCTGAGAATTTACAAAGTAAAGTTTTTGGCAGAGGCTTAGGATCAAGACCTCAAAAAATGATACGTAAAGTCATGGAAAATTGGTCAGATATGGTTCTTGAAGAGTATGTTTTGAAATTTAATAAGGAGTTTATAATTTTGTCAAAAATAATTCATCCAAAATTCAAAAAAGATGGTTTAATTAAAATTTTGATGGAAGAAGAATAGGCATTTTTAGTCATCTAAATGTATTGCATCATATAACCATAAATAATGAATCAAGAAGCTAAAATTTTAAGTTATACAGAAGATAGTTCAACCTCAAAAGGTGATAACGTTATGTCTATTAGAATGGCTAAGTTAATTAAATTAAGAAAGCAGCTAAGGATATTAAATAAAGAAGTTTCAGATGATTATGGGAAAAGAAAAATGATGGAAACAGAGTGTAATAAAGCTTTTAAAGAAATTAACACTATACTTGGAGAATTGCATGATGCAGCCGGAGGAAAAGAAAGTATCAGCAGCTGAAAAAGATTTAATTGAAGATTTTATTCAAGAATTAAATCAAACAGCTAAACAAGTCCAAGCACTTCTTGATGAGATTAGAGAAAGTAAAGTTTGTGCCGCTGTCATACAGGCAGATTTAAAACACCTAGTTGAAAATGTTAGGAGTTTATCAGCAATCATTAGAGAAGGCGGCAATTCTGGTTCAGTCTTAACCAGATTAGCATTATTAGAACAGTCAGTTAAAGATATTAAAGAGTATGTTAGTAAAGATTCAGATGCCGGAAGTCAAGTAAATATAAAAGTAGCGCTTTTAGAACAGAAGGTTGACGTTTTGGTTTCCAAGAAAGAGTTTGTTACTCAGAAGAAACCTACTGAATCTGATGGTAAATGGAAATTATATATAACTATTGCCGGTGGTGTTTTTACGCTACTTGGATCTTTAGCAGCAGCACTACTATAAATGCTACCAGTAGAACGCTTATACGTTCATTAGACAATTAACTTATGATGACGCATTTCGTCATCTTTTTTTTTGACGTTATATTAAAAGATAGAGAAGAATATGATTACATATGAATACAAATGCAAAGATTGTGAACATTGTTGGCAAGAGATGCAGAAAATAAGTGATGATACAATAACCATTTGTCCTGAATGTGAAAAAGAAACCGCACAAAGATTAATATCAAAAGGAAATGGATTCGTTCTAAAAGGTAGTGGATGGTTTAATTCTGGAGGCTACTGAAATGCTTATTAATGTTTATAAAACAATTAAAAAAACAGTTGAATGGATAAGATCTTACGTCAAAGATCATAATAAAAATTCATTAGTTGTAAAATTAGAAACAGATAATATAGCTTCATTAACTACTGCTATTTTGTGCTTTAAATCAGGTGTTAACACTGGATTTATTACAGAAGATTATAATGATTTAGATAGTTCATTTTCAGATTTATTCAAAGCAAAAATTTTAATACCAAATATTGAATTAGATTTAGAAATTGGTGGTGCTATGTTAGATAATCTTGCTTCAATGGATAATGGAATTGTAGTTGGTTGGTTATCTCAAGAATGGTATGAAGCTAGGCTTTATAAAAAATGGTCTACTGGAGATATTTTACCATTGGCTAATTTAAATTTATTAGAAATTAAACAAATGTTCGAAATGTTAAATGAAAACAATATATATAATCAAGAGCAAATATTTAATACAGAATCTCCAAATGAATTTACTTTTGAAGAAATCCGGTGGGCATTAAAAGAAGAAAATATTACCGGGATTTTATCTTCCAATATTGATCCAACAAAAACTCGTGATTGGGGACGGTTTACTTCTAGACAAAGGAAAATAATCGCCAAGTTAAATCAATCAGAGAAGTTAACCAAACATAAACAAGTTAATATACCAATATGTAACTTAAAACAAATCCCCGGCTTAGTAAGGTAAAATCATGAAAAAATTATTTCTATTTCTTGTTTTGTTTTTAACAACATCATGTTATATTCTTCCACCAACTCAACTTCAACCAAATTTTGAAAAAGAATTAATTGGTTTAACAGATATCCCTTTAACAAATATGCCTGGCCACGCTTTTCCAGAGTGTCCCTTAGAATGTATATGCCCAAAGTGGTTTGGTTTGCCTAAAAGCCCATGTGAACCTTGTTATGATAAGAAAACAAAAACTCCTGAAGAAGTTGTCTGGTATAATGAGAGTAACTTCTTTCTAGCTATTAAAAAAGCTGGAGATGAAGGTAAAATGCTGTTAATTGTTATGGTTGATAAGCAAGATAAATTATCTATTAAACTAACAAAAGATTTATCCGATAAACTTGATAGTAAATGTGCTCAAGATGAATTAAGAAATCATTATGTGCCTATTTTGGTTGGAAGAAAAGGTTATCAATTTCTTAGAAAAACATCTGGAAAACAATTAGTTTGGTTGCCAAGTGATTATGTCCAAACTCCAGCTGTTATGTTTGTGGTTGTTAAAAAACAAGGCAACACTTATTCAGAACATGCTTTACCAATTACATTTCAAGGAGAATTTCAAGGTAACATTTGCTTAACTCTTAGAGGCTTTTATGAGGTGTCTAAGTGAAGAGATTTTTTTCACTGTTATTGTTGCTTATTTTAACAAGTTGTGCCACAGTTAACCCTTTTTTAACATATGATGAAAAGCAACCTTTCACGGTGCCTACAGCTAAGCCTGGAACTATTCCAAGAGAGGCTCCTACTGAAGTTACAAGAGTTCATTGGAGAAAAAACTTAATAACAGCATATATTGACAAAGCAATTAAGGAAGATAAATTAATTTTCATTTTCTTTTATAATGATTATTGTATTTATTGTAAAAAAATGATTGATGAAACTTTTACTGATAGAGGTTTAGTTCAAATCATTAACAAAAAATATTACGCTTTTAAAATTAATACAGAAGACATGGATGAGGAGTCAGTTGAAAGATTTGAAGTAGATAGAGTTCCAATGGTTTTTATATTAAAACCAAGAGATCCTGCTAGTAAATCTAAAACAGATAGAATTCATGGCTATAAAACTTCTGATGAATTATTCTTATATCTTTTAGAGAATACTAGTAAACTATGAAAAGAGGAAGAGCTATTCAAAGTGCAAAAGCTTTCTTAAAAAATCATAAAGATATTGAAAGCGTTATTAGATTTTGTGATTTAAGACCTTTAAATAAAGGTTGGTTAAAATGGGGAGATAATTTAGGTAACTTTATTAGGATTTGTAGCAACAAAAGAATAGATTCATTTGAAAATAAATCATATAAAAAAGTTGTTACAGATCTTTACTATAAAGCTAAACCTAAAGATATAGCTAATATCAGTTGTAGAGTTTTTGTAACTGGGGATGAAGACCTCTGTTTTGTTTGGTTCTTTGGACATGATTCTAGATTAAGATTCATAGCTTTTGATGGAGATGATTGGATTAATGCTCCAGTATTATCAAGTGGTATTAGTGCTATATTATCTGTTATAGAAATGATTAAAAGTAAAAAACAAGGAGCGACTGATATATTAGATCAACATAAACCTGTTTCTAATAATCCAGCTTGGGTATTTGATTGGCCTTTATCAGAAGCAGCAAAAAAACAAATTAAACACATAGAGATAATAAAATTATGCTAACAGGAATTACACCAGGAAAAATAAAAAATATGACCGGAGATGCTTCTTTGCCTGAAGCGGGAGGTCATAGAATTGTTGCTAACTTAGTTGATGATTCTGGAGATTGGGACGAAAATAATGAATTCCATCTAGCCCTTGAAAAAAGATGGCCTAAAGCTAAATTAGAATATAGAAGAGGGTACATATCCCAAAAATATTTCAAATTAGGTTTAATTCAAGATATTGGAATTCGAAGCGATTTAATTGTTGTTAACTTAATAACAATTCATGAAGATAAATTGGATGAAGATACCGCAAAGTCTTGTCTTTTAAGTTTAAAAGGTTTGGCAGAAGATTATGGAAGCACCGTTCATTTTCATAAAGATGAGCTTTGGGATCAGTTACTTCCTTTGGTTGAAGAAAATTTAATTAAACAAGGCATTAGTGTAAAACTTTATGAGGTAAAATAATGAAATATACAGTTAAAATTAAAAACAAAAAAGAAAATTGGTTTCTAAAAGGTAAACTTCATAGAGGAAATGACAAACCTGCTAGTATTTGGGCAGATGGCTCTAAACGTTGGTATATAAATGGCAACCTTCATAGAGAAGATAATAAACCAGCTATTAAATAGGCAAATGGAGATAAGCACTGGTTTATTAATGGTAAACAACATAGAGATAATGATGAACCTGCAGCTGAATGGCCTGACGGATCTAAATCTTGGTTTGTGAATGGAAAGCTTAATAGAAAAAATGGTCCAGCTTATGAACATGTAAATGGGGACAAACAATGGTATGTAAATGATAAATTACATAGAATTAATGGGGCAGCTGTTGAGTTAGCAAATGGGGAAAAATATTATTTCATTAATAATGAATTGCTAACCAAAATAGCTTTTGATAGAAAAGTAGCACAAATTACTGAAAATTATGCCTAACTAAACATGTAAATATGGACATAGTTAAATTAGTCAAAGAAGGTAAAGCTTATTATGAATTCAAAACTGTTGTTTCAAAACATAATGATTATGAATTAGAAATTAAGGTATTTAGGGATGCTATGAAATTTAACAATGTCCCTAATCTTAAATATAATAGAAATGTAACATTAACTACCGAAACAAGAAATGGAGTCAGATTACCGGCCAGTGCTTATGAACTACAAGAAATTGCAGATCTTTTAAGTTGCATGTTAATGACTCCAAAAGTTATTGATCTTATTTGGCTTCAAGCAGAACTAAAACTTGATTCAATTGTTAATATTAATGGACATATTGTTGCGACTTGCAATATTGAATGGGTTCATGATGCAATTGAAAATAAAATCAAATCATTAGGTGGAGATGATGGTTCCAAATTAGTATCTTGTGTTGGAAAATATTGGTGTTTAATAAACGCTCTGGTAGGTGCAGGAAAGCTTCATGGAGCTTGGATCGCATGTAATTACGGATGGTGTGGAACAAACGCTTCAGGGCCCGGAATAACACCAGGAGTTAAGTGTTGGCAACGTCCTGGCTTTCGACATAGAGGAACTCACCTAGACCCTTCTCAAACAATTAGATTAATGCACAGAATGGCTACTCTAAAAAGACCAGATGGAACTTCAGAAGAAGTAGATTTACATGATTTAGCTGCTGATCCTGAGTTGGCGCCTTTGCTTCATCATGAAGGGGTGCTTAAATACTTAAGACAAAAAGGTCCAGAACAACTTGAGCCGCTCTTAGACCTCAGTTTCGATCCTGATATGTGGTCATTAGGTTCTAAAGATAATATTTCTTAACTAATTTACCAGTTAATTTAGCTATTTTAGTAGTTGGGGGCGGTAAAATAATTGCCGTCCCTCTTTCTTTTTCCTCTTGAACAAATTGCTTATAAAGATTAAGCAATCTCATATATTCAACTTCATCTTCTTTATCTAAAAAGACTTTGCCTGCAGGTAAACTTTTAATATCAATCCAATGACCTATTCCAGGTGAAGGTATATGAGGTGATGAAGTCTTATCTCTTATTCTTTGCTTCATCATTTTATTTGACCATACTTTAGGATGCTTATCCATATTACGATACAATCTAGGATCATAAATACCACCAATGCCATTTGAACCTGGCCTCCAATTCATAAACTCTTCATAATAAGAAGCTTGACATTTTGGTCCTGTACAATTCCATTTTCCACCAAAATCTCTTTTTCCAAGTCTTGATAAAGCCCATGGTTTTGGGAAATATCCTGGATAAGAAGATGTTCTCATATAGTTTTTCATTTCTTCTTGAGTCCACCTACGTAAATCAGGATGCTTTTCAATTAATTCAGATGGTATTTTTCTAAATTGATGAAGAGCGTTATCTAATTGGCTCTTGGCAACATAGGCAACTGACTGAGCATTGTCAAAATCTTCTTGAAGAATATACTGAGTCATCTTTTTAAGATTTGGTTCATTAAAATCTTCACCAACTTGCTTTAAATACTCAGCATATTGTCTTGTTTTGCCTTGAAAAATTCCATCCAAAGACAAATTTGGTCTTGGTTTACCTAATTCATCCCAAGGAAATGTATTAAACACTTTCTGAAGTTGCTTAACGGCAGTTGATTGATCCATAATTATTCACCAGATTTTTTTAAAGTGTCAATAACATTATCACGTCTAAGATTTGAATCTAACTCAGCTTTTCTAACTAATTCATTAATATCTTTTTCTGATTGATCTGTAGGAAATCCCATTGCATCAACTTTTCCACGTTTAACATGATAATGATGCAATAAACCAACTCTTTTTTCCATTGGTACTACTGTGGAAATCAATTTGCCATCATCATCTCTAGGAAATGCTCTAGGAAGATCTGGAAAAGCTAAACAATAAGCTGCGGCTAAATGATTGCAAGCTTTAACTTGAGCCGCAGTTGGCCCCCAACATTTTTTAAAGTGATGACCATGAATCGTATCTGAAACAACTGGATGCTTATGTACTCCAAAACGTTTTCTGTTGTAAGATGAATAACGAGATGGTTTTCTCCAAGAGTCGGGGTAGTAACATATCTCCACTCCTGCTCCGTTATGATTATGAACCCCTCCCTGAGACCATCCTCCGTCTTTTATATCCAACATTTGGTAAATGGTGGCTGCTCCGGTCTCGGGGTCAATGTCATCATCAATCATAAGGTTGCATGAAAGTCCACGAGCTTTGAGTCCGCGAAAAGTAGAGTGAGCCGTAAATGTGACACTATGATGGATGTAGAAAGCTTTTATTTTTTTTCTTGCTTCTTCAAGACCCCAATCTCTTGCATGAAACTTTCTAGCGGGATAAAAATTAAGTCCATCTGGTTCATCCCAAAGGACAACTCTAACTCCTGTATCAAAACTTTCTCCACAAACTTTGATTGATGTATTTTTACTCATAATTCCTCTGTATATTTTCTAAACCGTCTAAAGGTCTCAAATTTTCCAAACTCCAACATTTTTTAAAATTAGGATGCTTCATAGAATCATAAAATAACTCACGTTGTGGTATGATATGATCTATATTCCACCTTCTCTCTTCTCCTATTTTATAAACACCCCAATTATCCCAAGTCATCCATTTTTCAAATTTACTTTCTAAATGATTTTTGAGTTCTGTTGGTGTATAATTAATATTCTTAAAAAAAGAGCCGCCATTTTTATAATATCCATTTTTCCTAAGGTATTTTCTTATAGAAGAACTGGCTCTACACTTTAGTCTATATTCAATGTCGTTTTTTAACCTATTTCTCCTGTTCTCGTTTCTTCTTTTTTTAACATAAGGTCTGTTTCTATACTCTTTTGAGTATAAATGCCTATCTTTTATGTTTTTCCTATAATTTTCCTTTTGATAATTAGGGTTCTTTTTACGTCTTTCTGTATTTTTAATATTAATTTCAATTTTATTATCTTCATAATATTGTTTATTTCTATTTAAAATTTTACTTTTGTTATTTTCAGCATATTTTTTTTGATAATATTTAACTTTATCTGTATTATTTTCATAATATTTTTTTGTCATGTTGCATTTGCATTTTTTACATGTATTATTATATTTTCCTGAATCAGATCTGAAACTAAAACCCTCAACATTTTTCTGTTCATTACATTTAATACAAATTTTCTTATTCATATTATTTCTTATAACGAGCAATCATTTGAGCAACATAGCTCCAGATCATATGAAATGTTCTAATAAGGTAATTTAATTTTGTTTCACCAGGTGGGAGTGGGACTAAATCTGTTAATGTCTCAACAGGTTCTTCAATAATTGGAGACTCAATAATCACCTCAATCTCTTCTTCTGAATGAGCTTCAACTTCATCTATCATGACCACTTCAATAGGCTCTAACTCCTTTTCAAACTCTGGTTCTGGAGTTGGAGGAGTCCACTGCATAAGTTTATCATGTTTCTTTTTAAACTCATTGGTAAGCCTTACAACAACTGCAGTATACTTATCTAATGGAGCAGTGAAATAACCACCAGCTTTAAGTTCTCTAACATAACCAACAGTATTACCCTTAGTTAATTCAACCCAAGCTTTTGTATACCTTTTTCTTTTACTTAGAAAAGTTAAATAACCAAAAGCTCCTTCTAATGGAGTTCTCCAGGCTGCGAACATAGTTTGAGGATGGTATGAATAAAATAATTCGTGTTTACCATTAAGGAATTCTCCTGCTTTATAACTGGTATAGCAGGGTGAGTAATCAAGATTCAGCTTGATATTACCAAAGTTATTATTACGCATCATTGAGCGGGCATTTCTGCCAGTTTCTAGAACTGTTTGGCTCCAAGCGATGGCGAGCGTATTTTCTGAAGGATATGAACCATGCATATCTCTCCAAGCTTCGCGTAAATAATAAGCAATAGCTCCTTCATCTAAAGGAGTTTTCTTAACATCAATAAAATTCGGATCTTCGGGTTTTTTTTCGTAGCCAGGATGTAATCTCATGCAAATATGTGCAATTAATAGCAATAATCAATTGAAAACACATAATTTTCCCCAAGTTAAATCAACAACTGGGAAGGTTAATCCTGGTGGCCCTAATTTATTCTCTAAAATGGCCGCTAAACCATGAGAAACAAAAATAACAACACTAGCAAGAGAGCGATTTTCTAGTTCATCAAAAGATCTAACAACCATAATTCTAAGATCAAGTTGACATAACTTAGTTAAATAATCTGAATCAGAAGCAATGCGAGCATCAAAAGTGTAACCATCAATAACTTCAGTAATATGAAGTTGTTTAACTATAAAACTTTGAACATTACTTGTTAAATCATTATTAACAAATACAACTGCGCCTGAAGGACGAATAGACATTATTCTTCCAGAAATCTAAGGTTAGGAATAGTGAAATCATCTTCGGCAGAATTTTCATCTTCCTCTTCTTTACCTTCTTCCTCTTCATCTGAGACTGAATTGCTTTCTGAAGCTTTTTCGTCGGCTGTCTCTTCTGCTAATCTAGCATTTTGAGCATCTTTCTCGGCTTGACGTTTTTCTTTTCGATATTCTTTCATTAATTTAAATGAAAGCTCTCCATCGTCATCAACATCTAAACTTCGTTCTTCTCCATCAACAATGTAACCACACTCATTACTATCTTCATATAAAATAACATAATTACAGTCAGCAAGATCCATATTGCTTAATACTTTTTTAAGTTTAAGCATATCTGACCGAGAAGTTCTCTGCACCCCTTTTGCTAAATTGATATCATTTTCAATTTTCTTAAGATTTCTCTCTAAGTTTTTAAGTTTTTTGCGTTCAACTTGGTAAGTTGCTTTGGATTTATCAATCCTTTTAAGAACTTGTTTGCGAGAAGTTTTGGGTTTACTTCTGGCTGCAGTTTTTCCAAGATGATCCTTGAATTTATCTGATAAATCGGTTAATTTGCTCATATCAGTACTATGTATAAATATTACCGTCTTAATTAAGAGATAATAGATAAGAGTTAACATCACGCATAGTTTTTTCATCATCAATTTCTTCAGTTACTGATGTTTCATTATAATAATCATTCCATGACATTACTGAAGTGAACAGTTCTTTTGTAGTTAGGTCTTCAAGTCTGCTTTGTAGGAGATTTTCTTCTAAAACAAGTAAAGTTTTAGGTGCTTTTCCTTCGAGTAGCTTTTTGTATCTAAAAACGCTTCGTAAAAAGGAGTTCATTTTGTCTTGACTTTCATAATCCATATATACCTCAATTCCATTTATATTTGTTGTCATCTTCTTTATTGGGTTCTGTTTTTAGTTCATTAATTTCTTCTTCTGACATTTCTTCATCTTCTAAATCTCTTTCTGATTCATCATAACAAGATGAAACCATATTTACACAAGATTTTTTATCAAGACCTAAATCAACTGATAATTGAGCTGTTAAAGAGAATAATAAGGTTAATAATTCAACTCTTCCATCTTCAACTCCTTCTAAAGATTCATTAATAACCTTTTCAAAATTTTCAGAAAGTTTATTTATTAATTCATAATTAAGTTCATATTCTTCTAAGTTATCTTCTGCCATCCAACCCTCCAAGTTAATCATTCATTTATATGAGAGATTATCTATATTAACCAAAAAAATACCATAAAAATCTTTGAAATCCAGTCATATTATATAATATCACCTCATCACTATCATCAAACTTCATCTCTGAACATTTATACTTTTTTGCAATTACTTTAATTATTTTTTTCATTTATACCTTTTATTGATCTTTATCAGAATAACAATCTTTAAACACTTCTCTAATAACACTAAACAATGGCGTTAACATCTTAACCATAAGATCAGTTGTCATTTTAGTATCTGCATCTGCTCTATGAGCTTTTAACTTCTTAACTCCAAATGCACTAACCAAAGCTCCTAAATTATAAAACCTTCTTCTTCTCCCAGTGCAAAGATCAATCATCATTGCAAACATTTTGGTATCAAATGTACGATTACCATTTTCAACTGAGAACGGAAAAGTATTTTCAGAGCCAACTTTTTTCCATAACTCTTTAATGAACCTTAAATCGAAATCAATATTTTGGCCAGCAGCTACTCTATCAATAATAGACACTTCATCTTCAGCCATCCATTGTTCAATTTCAGCAACTACATCTTCTGGTTCTTTGTAGTTTTCTTTTCCGAATTTGGTAAAATGCAAAAGGTCTTCTCTTTTGTGTTTGTTAACACGAAGAGCTATATCATCAATTGCCATTGGATTGATAGGTTTAATTAGCCAGGTTTTCTGATCTATATCATCAGGGTTATTCATTGACAATCGACACATAGAAATTTCAATTACATCATTTTCAACAGGATCAAGGCCAGTTGTTTCTGTATCAAAAACATATATAACATAACCACTTCCATTATCCATTAAAACTAACCTCCGATAATATCTCTATCTTTGAACTACGAATCTTCTTGTTATTATGTATAATTGCTCCAATACTCTCAATCGGAATTTTTACCTTGAATATTTTTCCTTTTGAATAATAATTCTTTGCTTTTTCAATTGTCCAAGAAGATAAACCAAATGAATTTTGATTATTAATATTCATATCACAATGACATTCATATGTTCCGCCTAATTCATATTTATATTGAAAATTATAAACACTATGACCATCTTCTTTTACTGATTTATATGCTATAATTGCTGTTTCATTATCTACAATTTCATAATTAGTATTTTCTTTAATATATTTTAATTTATCTTCAACTGATTTGTATAACCAATTTGTTTCAGGATCAGGTTTATCTAAATTAAATTCTTTTCTGAATTCTTCTGATAATTTTTGATAAGAAGATATATAATCCCAATCTACTTTATCTTGAAATTCTCTAATAAAATCTTCAGATAAATTTTGAAATATAGATATCCAATTCAAATCTAATTCATCTTTAAACTCTCTAATAAAATCTTCAGATAGTTTTTGATATTTAGATATATAATCCCATCTAACCACATCTTGAAACTCTCTAATAAAATCTTCAGATATTTTTTGATGATAAGATATATTAGTCCAATCTATTTTACCCTTAAACTCTCTTATAAAATTCTCTGATAACTTTTGATTATTAGAAACATAATCCCAATTTACTTTATCTTGAAACTCTCTCATAAAATCTTCAGAAAACGTTTGGTGTTTAGACATACTAGTCCAATGTAATTTATTTTGAAATTCTTCCTTGAAATCTTCTGATAATACTTGGTTACAAGATATTTCAGGCCAATTAACTCTACCTTGAAATTCTCTAATAAATTTTTCAGATAGTTTTTGATGATAAGATAATGTAGTCCAACTTAATTTATTCCGAAATTCCCTTATAAAATCTTCAGATAATTTTTGACTTTCAGATATGCAAACCCAATCTACTCTATCTTGAAATTCTCTAATGAAGCGTTCAGATAATTTTTGATATTCAGAAATATTAACCCAATTTACTCTATCTTGAAATTCTCTAATGAAGCGTTCAGATAATTTTTGATAACCAGATACGCAAACCCAATTAATTTTATTTTGAAACTCTCTAATAAAATCCTTAGATAATTCTCTATACCTAATAGATAAACCCCACCAAGATACTTTATCTTCAAACTCTTCTCTTGACTCTTTTGTTAGCTTACCACTACTGTCAAACTTCATTTCTGAACAGTTATAACTTTTTGCAATTGTTTTAATTAATTCTTTCATTTTATAATCTTTCTATATAAACAGAGGTCTAGCAAGTTGCCATCCATTAACAATTCGAACCAAAACATCTCCATGGCAAGCAAAATAAGGTTTGCACCAGCATCCTAAAATTTTTCCTTCTAATTCCTTACAAGCCTCAGCAATTAAATCAGGCCGAGATTGAAGCCAAGCTTCGTACATAATAATAACATCTTCACGAGAACCATCTCGACCAATAACATATGGAGATCCCCACTTGGAAGGTCTGCCAATATAAATATCACAATAAGAATCTTTAAAATTAACTACAGGCCACATTCACTCAGACTTTTCATCATTGTTCCGCTCAACAATTTTACGATCAACTGTAGTTAACTTATCTAAATAAAGGGCAATTCTACGAGCATCAAATTCGGAAATTGGAATGTCTATTTTTTCATTTTTCTCATTTGAAAAAGAAATCACTCCAATCTTATTACTAATTTTAATTCCTTCATATTTAATTAATGATTTCATGTTATTTTCTTTTAATTAATTCTTTAATTTTTTTCTTAATTCCTGATACAGTTTTATTTCCCAATTTATACTCTTTAATCAATAATTGGATTCCTTCCAAAGTATAGAGGACGTTTTTTTCCTTCTGAGTCATCTTAATACCTTTTAACGTAAAAGCAACCTTATTATTTTCAAGGACTTGCCAGTCCTCACCTTTCTGAGGCAAACTTATTCTTTTTATATTAATTAATTTATGAATTACATGAGAATCTTCATCAAATAATTCATTACTCTGACTGTTTAATATTGGTTGTTTCATTATTTCATTTTCGGAAGTCGACATTTATCACCTATTTACATGCACTATCAATAGCAATAGTTCCCATAATAGCTGCTGCGGCAATTCCTTTTATACCTGCAGCCTCACCAGCCACAAACATACCCTCAACTTCAGTCTCTAAATTAGAACCAATCTTAATTTCAGCTGGTTTTGGGTTAATGTCTGGTACATGAAAATATCCTTTCTTAAGAATTCCTGGAATTAAATCTTCTAAATTTTCAAATTCAGATCTTAACCAATCAAATTCAGGAACTAAATTAAGCTGACTGTTTCCTCGCATAAAAGTGCTTACTTTCTCTCTACTAACTCTATCATTAACTAAAATGCCAGCTAGCTTGCCAATTCTATCAGTTTGAACACTACCTTGATCGTAATGATAAACAGATTTCAGAAAAGAAAACAAAACTTTATCCGATTTCCATCTATCTTCATTCGATCTAAACGCAGATATTACCAGATCTGAATGATCTTCTTGAATTACCGAACCATTCCATGATAAAGGACCAATAGTCATATCTCCTTTTTTCATAGTCATATGTGCTTTATTAAAACCAGCTAAAAGACCAGCTGAAGTTTCTATTCTAACTCCATACTCCGCATAATCATCATTAGAAATAATACCTAAATCATCATAAAGATTAGTTGCCCAACGCCAACCAGAACGACCAACACAAATCACAATACGTTTAGCTAAATAATCTCCATCTTCTGTTACAATTTGAAACAAACCATCTTTATTTTTCCTAACAGAATATACTATATTATCAAAAGAGAAAACTAAATTCTTACGGTTTTCCATTTGTTCAGATGTTATTTTGGAGAAATCATGAACACTTTTTGGCTTCCACTGATAGTGATCATGATAGTAAGACTCAAAACCCATCGAGTCAACCTTTTCCTGAGTCATTACGGTAGGCTTAGCGCATTTTACAAGCTTCATTGGGTTCACCTTTGATAGATGACTCAACACCCATTTAAAAGCCGGCCGAGCCCTTCTACCATCAGCTACTTCTTTAACTAATTCTAAATCTCCAGGGTAAATTTTCCCATCTCCAACTGGAAAACAACCTAAAAAACCCTCTAATTGTCTACGCCTCTTCATAGGAGGCTTTCCTAGATCAATTACAAGAGTTTTAATATTATTATATTTTTCTGAAACTCGCAAAGCAGCAAATGTTCCGGCAACACCTGAGCCAATAATACACACATCAAATTGTTTAAACATATTCACCTTTAAGATACCTGTTAGATATCAATATTATATAACGAGTGAATATTATTTTCTTTTATTTAAAGCTGACTTAACATCTAAATAATAAGGTTCATTAAAAAGAATATCTTCAGAAAGAATATCCTCAATTGCTTTTAATAATTCTAACTTAACCCCAAATGGCCACATAAAATAATAATTAGCACCAGTGAAATTTTTATTATGCCTATCAGCTAAATGAACTAAAGTAAGTCTTTTAGCTTCTAAAGAAGCTTTTCTCTCCTTAAAAAGCTCATTATGAACAAAAAGGCTCATAATATATCCACGTAATTCAAAACGTTTTCTGAAATAAGCAGGTAAAGGAACTAAACACAACAAGAACAATACTAAAGCTAATACCCAATGCACAAAACCAAAAAGCAACATTAATGGAGCTAAAGATAATGGCAATAAATATAAAAACGAAAAAAGAAAACCGCTAATTGATTTAGCATCTTTCGCATGAACATATTCATGAGCTAAAGTTAATACCGCTCCCATTTCATTTTTTTTTACATACTCTTCACTTGGAAAATAAATTGTACTTCCAAGTGTAGTCGTAAAGCTAGTCATAAAGTTTTTGTTGAAAAACAAAATATAACTAATAACCTTCATTAAAGTAGAGGTATTTTTATACTTAACTTTTAAATCTGGCATTTTTTCTTGTAAACAAGAAAGAAATCTTTCAAATTGACCCATTAATAACCAACACCTGAAAGCCAACCTAACGTTAGGTCACTGGCAGGAGCGTCAAATTTCTTCATTAAACCTTTGACAGCTGAAGACATAGATGGCCCAAAAACTCTATTAAGATCTTTTTCAATTTCTTTTGCGTGTTTTGGTGCTTTAACCTTAACAATCTGAACTTTCATATCTTTAGGAACAAGAATTGAACAGCTAACTTTAAAAGCTCCTTCTTCAGGCGCATACTTATCTAAAATCTTAAAGACTTTGTTTGCAGTTTTGCTGTTTGGGTTAAATCCACCATCAGTTCCACCCCATAATCCTTTCTTTTCAAGAGTATTTTGTATATCTCCTTTTTGAAGGCTGGTTTTCTCACCCTTGGTGGCTAACTTTTCAAACTGTTCTGCTAATTTTAAAATATCCATCATAATTTACCTCATTCTTATACCTATTTATGCTATAAAAAAAAAGAGATGTATAAAATACATCTCTTTTAAATATGTTTTTATTTGATTATCAGCAATGTAAAGTGCACAAAAGAACAACACTTCCCAATACCGCCAACCAAAAATACTTACTCTTAAGAGTTTGTTTCATTTTTTCTAACATAATTACCCTCCTTTCTATATATTATATATCCTCAATCCACTTAGCTGAAATTTGAACATTAATTACTGGTCCAAAATCTGGGGTGGCCTGCAAAGCGTTGGCATCTGGAATATCCCTAACAACCCAAGATGTATAGGTAGGATAGATTGGAGCACCAGAGTCAATACCAATCATTTGATAATATTGTACTTGAGCACTTGGAGAATCATCAATTCCAGTAAAATGACCATCATAAGATTCATATGGTTGAACAGTATTAATTCCAAAAAATGGAGTTGTACTATCACCTGTCCAAGGCATAATAACATCATTTGATTGTGCTAATTTTCTTATATTAGAATTTTTTGGATATGTAGTTCCAGGATCGGAGGTTAAAGCATCTGATCCCCACCATAAATCATCAATAAAACCATGCATTCCTCTATATCCATAACCAGAAATAACCGAAATAGGAACAATTGGAAAGGCGGGGACGCCCGCAGAATCTCCCATTAACCAATACCCAACTAAACCGCTATCTAAACTTAAATCAGTAGGAACACTATCATTATGAATAGCTAATATCTCCCCAGAAGTTAATTCTTTATTATAAACAGCTACATCATCTATTCTCCCATTAAAAGGAGAGCCAGTTCCATTAATTGATCCAATTTGAAAAGGTGTAGTAGTATCAAAACTGGTGCCGCCATTCCCAATAAAAGTATCATCACTAACAGTTGCAGCTATAGAATTACCATCAATATAAAGATTAATATCATTTCCAGCTTCTGTTAAACCCTTAGTTATAGCCACATGATGCCATATACCATCTGCTAAATTTGTTGCCGCTGTATCAATAACTCGTGTGATTTGCGGAACAGTACTATCATCAATAAATTGAAAACTAAGCTCACCACCAACCTCTAAAGCTAAATCATAACCAGTATTAACTCCACCATTTAATCTTTTAGATACTATTCTTTGAATTGAAGCTGATACACTTGTATTAATCCAAACACTAATACTAAAAGCATCTCCAACATCAAATTTTAATTCAGCTACATCTCCAACAACAACATGATCATTTGAACCATCAAATAACAAAGAATATTCTGAAACTCCACCAGGAGTATAACCAGAAATATCTAATGTATCCATATTAGTCGCAGTACCATTATTAAAACTAGGTGATAAATCTGTAATAGTTGGGAAAAGTGTGTCTAATTCATTAGGTACATTAACTGCTGCTCTCTCAGTTACCATATCTAAAGTTCCTATACCAGTAGCACAATTTTGACTACCTAATTTAAATAATAACAATGGGTTAGAAGGAGAATCCCCTTTAATATCAACATCTTCCATATTAACCATAGTACCATCATTATGACTTTCTCCAAGTCCCCAATAGCCAACTAAATTAAATTCAGTTTTTAATAATGTATTATCAGTAGGAACACCAGAATTATATAAATTTGACACTTCTGTTAAAGTAAGAACTTTGTTATAAATAGCTACATCATCAATTTGCCCAGCCCAATAATCGCTGGTTCTTGATCCTATAATAAATTCAGCAGTTGAACTAATTGTACCTGTTAGGTTGTCAGAATTAGTTGTTAATGATTGATTGATATTATCTATATAAAAAGTTATATTGGCTGCTACTTGAGTAGAAATGCCATCCCAAGTTAAAGCAACGTGATGCCATGCACCATCATTAAAACCTGTATTAATGGTAGTTACTTGGGTTAATAAAGAACCTGCAGCATTATTCCGCAAAATAACTGAGAGTACACCGGAAGCACCAGCAGAAATAGACCATCCTCGTTCAGTTACAGTAGGAAGCATTTTGCCAACAATAACGCCAGAAGTTGAAGTGAATTTAACCCAACATGAACATGAAAATTGATCTGTGTGCTCAAATTGCAAATCAGTCACATTACCAAACCTAATATCTTCATCAACGCCATCTAATGTAGATGAAAAACCTGATATTCCACCTGGAGTATCAGTAGTAAAATCAGCATCCTCCATATTAGTTGGAGTACCATCATTTCCGTTTGAAGTTCTATCAACTATTAAAGAGGCTGCCAAAATGGAAGTAGTATTAGATCTGTCTTTAATAATTGTGTGCCTGTCACCATCTCCCATTAACCAATACCCAACTAAATTACTATTAAAAGCTTCTAGCCGTAAATCAGTTGGAATACCATTATTATAAATAGTAGTTATTTCCCCAGAAGTTAATTCTATATTAAACACTGAAGTATCAGCAATACTTCCGAAGAATTCTCTACTAGTTCCATTATCAACTCCACTAATATTAAAAGCATCAACAGTAACAATAGTTCCAGTTAATGTATCATCATCAATTGTTGATAAAGTTAATGATCCGTCAATATAAATCAACAAACCAGAAGCATTGGAAGTGCCATCATATGTACAAACAACATGATGCCAATTAGCATCTATAAAAGTTAAATCGGTACTAATAGAAGCAATATCACCAGCAGAGTTATTACATAGTTCCCAAACTAATTTTCCTGTACTAAGATATTGTATATCATAACCAATATTAGTACCACCAAAAGATCTTTTAGAAATAATACTAGTATCAGTTGAATGAGGAAGTGCTCTAAACCAAAAGGAAATCGAAAAAGAATCTAATCTATCAAACTCCAACTCACCAACATTACCCATAGTAATATATTCATTTTGAGTTGTTCCTGGTTTATTAAAAATAATAGATCTATTAGAAAAATAATCAATTGTAGGATCGTTAAGTGGAGAACCCAAAAGTGTTATCCTATTTCCAACTCCTAATATTTGACCAGGTAGATTTGATCCGGAATCAGTTGTCATCCAATTATTAAGATTAAAAACAGATCCGCCAGAAGTGCCTTTATGTAAGGCTATTAAAGCTACTTGTGGCTCAAACCATAAATCTGAGTTAGTCTCAAATTTATCAAATAACCAAAACATTCCTTGACCAGTTCCTGAACTAGTAGAAACATGAACTCTAGTATTATAACCATCAGAAGATTGCCAAACATGAACCCAAGAATCAAAACTGCTAACAATTGGACCTAACCATTGTTGACCATCTCCTGCAGAGATCTCATCACAAGCTCTAGGTCTATTATTATTATCACCTCCAGAGAAATTTCCACCAAAAGAAACTAACATACTAGATATTCGCCCACTAACACTTGATTGATTACAATCAAAAAGAACCTGCAAACTTCGCTTTGGATGTTGTAATACAATCCATGAATGAATTGCTGGTTCTGTTGCCCAAATTAAATTTGTTGATTGAAACCATGTGTCACCAGGTGTTTCTGATGTAATTCCAGTATCTCCCATTAACCAATAACCAACTAAATATCCATCTGGGCCATTTAAAATTAAATTATTTGGTATACCACTATTATAAATAGTTGACACTTCTCCAGAAGTTAATTGCTTATTATAAACAGCTACATCATCTATTTTCCCACCAAACTCGCCAATACCATTAGAAAACCCAGAGATATTAAAACTATTAGAATTAAGCATAGAAGTACTTAATGTGTCAGCCACAACAGTTAATGCTTCATCAGTATTATCTACATAAATATTAACTCCGGCGGCAACTTCACTACCATCATATGTAAATGCAACGTGATGCCAGGCATTATCATCAAAACCACCTGCAGTTGTATTAACCTCAATTCTATTAGGATTATTAAATCTAACAAGTATATTTCCAGCTGCAAGAACCTGAATATAATAACCTACTGCCCCTGTGTATTTGGTAATAGCCCAAGTGGAACCGCCTGCGTTTTTCTTAAACCAAAATGAAATTGAAAAACTGTCTTCTTTATCAAAACCAAGGACATTTCCCATAGTAACATATTCATTAGAAGTATTAAAAGTCATAGATGATGTAGAAAAAGCTCCTCCAGGAATATCTGAAGTAATATTAGAATCTTCAATACCAACCGGAACACCATCAAATCCACTAGGAGATTGATCAGGCATAGGTAAAGCTATTATTTGATCATCTCCTGTATAATTAACTGAATTACTGGATGAATGAACTGACCATGGATTGCTAGATAAATTAACTAATGTATTTTTAATAACAAAAAGAGATTTTTGATATGAGTCTAAAAGATTTACAGAAGTAGCAGCAACATTATTAGCACTAATTTCCCATGTATTTTTTAATGTAGGTAATTTATCAGACATATTATTCCACTGTAGTATATTGGGCGCTAACATTAATGTCAACTAATGGACCACCAAATTCCAATGCTCCAGCTCTATTTCCATTTGAATCTGGAACACCTTGAACAGTCCAATAATGATATGCCGGATATTGACCAGAAGGAACTCCAGAATCTATACCAACCATAATGTAATTAACAGTTTCTTTTCCCGCCTCATTCCCCAAACTAACTCCAATAAAACTGCCATCTGCTGTTATTTCAGAATCAGAAACTAAATTTTCATCTCCCATTAACCAAAAACTAGATAAATTACCTATAGGGCCATTGATAGTTAAATCATTTGGCATACCTTCATTATAAATTGTAGTAATATTATCTTGCGTTAATTCAATATCATAAATAGCCACATCATCAATCTCACCACTAAAAAGCAAACCAGTATTAAATGCCCCAATTTGAAAATCAACAGTAGCATCTACAATTGTTGCAGATAATGTGTTATCTACAACCGTCTCTGTTCCAGTATAACCATCTACATAAATAGTAACTCCAGAAGCTAAAGATAATCCATCATATGTAAAAGCTGCATGATGCCAAATATTATCATTATAAGTAGACGATGTGTTTACTTCAATATAATTAGTGGCAACTGTATTGGATATTTGAACTGCTACTTGTCCACTTGCGTTAATAAATAAACCATAACCTCTAAATGGAGCAGAATTATCTCTTTTACCTGCTAAAGCAATAGTGTTTCCAGAAGTTTTAAACCAGCAACTAACAGAAAATTCATTTGTTCTTTCAAAACCTAAAACATTTCCCATATTAATGTAATCAGAAGCACCATCAAAAGCAAATGATTTAATCGAAAAACCTCCTCCTGGACTATCATCAACAATAGAAAATAAATCCATGCTAGTTAAAGTTCCATTATTAACAGCTTGCTGATCCGTTACAGTTGAAGAAACAACAGGGGAAAATAAAGGAATAGTATTATCATTAAACCATGGTAAAACAATTTGATTTAATTTAGCTAATCTTTTAATTGTTGTTGAATTAGGAAATGTTGTGCCTAAAACTCTGTTATCATGGCCCCACCACATATCAGTAATTTTGCCATGAATACCTCTGGCTCCAGTAGTATCACTAGAAACAATCACACCAGCAATAGGATAACCATTTTCAGTTTGTAATTCGTTTTTAACCTCTCCATAAAATTGCTCAGTCATCCAACTAGAACCAGGAAAAGCTACTGCTTGAGAATCATTTCCCATTGCACCTAAAACTATATCAAATGAAGATCCTAAATTACTATCATAACCTTTGGCCGCATTAGTAATTACAGGAGAAGCTGATATTATATCTCTCTCAGTAGATGTGTTGCCTTCAAAAATACAAACAATTTCAGGATTAGTCCATTGACTAGATAAAGGAGCTTCAACCTCATCAAAAACCCAAAATGCAGTTGGATCATCTTGATCTGAAGAAACGGCAATTCTAGTTAATGCCCCATCAGCAGTGTGCCAAGCATGAACCCACGAACTATAAGAAGATAAATTACCATTCCAATTGCCAGAGCTTTGCAATGTTACTTCATCAGTCGCAGTTGGTTTATTAGTAATATCACCACCAGTATAAAGACCATCTGGAGACCAATACATTCTTAAATCAACAGAAGATGCTCGCTCACAATCTATCAATATTTGTGAGTTAGTTGTTGGTTTTTGTAGAATAATCCAAGAATAATTACCTGTTGACCAAATAATATCAGAGTAATCAACCCATAAATCAAAATCTGCTACACCAACAGAATCACTCGAACGAACAATAGTCCATGGGTTACTATTGAAATTAACTAAAATATCTTTAATAGTAAAAAGAGTATTTTGGTTGTTAATTAATGTAGATTCACTTTTAGCAGCTAAAACATTAGCGTTAATTTGCCAAATCTTACTAACTTGCGGAAGTCTTGAAGCCATAATAATCCAATTAAGTTATTGGTACAGATTTTATAATAGCATATTTGCAAATTACCCTATCGGAAACTCCAGCTTCAGTTAATAGCCAAGACCTGCCTTCAAGTAAATTATCTTGTGCTGCCTCCAAAAAGAAACCTGATCCAACAGTTAATGTCGCAGTAAAAATAGTAGGAGTTAATGCAGTTGTTCTAATTTCATCATGCGTAACCGCAAAACCTTCCGTAACATTAAATAATTCAAAATAACCATCAAATGAAGAATTTGAAACCTGTAAAATTACCTCTAAAGTTAAAGTTATTTCTGGATAACCTAAATTTGTTGGATTAAGTATACACGCACCAACTCCAGTTGGAGTAGTTGATCCTGTATCTTGAGTTCCAGCCACCAAAGGAGTTATAACAACACCAGTTCCCCCATTACCTTGAGAAGATATTTCAATAGTTTCATTTGCTCCTGAATTAATTTTGGTAAGAGTGATATTTTCTCCAGCGACTAACTTAGTTTCAAGATTGCTAGGAGTCGTGTCACCAGATGATATCGATAATGTAGTGGCGGAAACATCTGCAGTAGCTTGTGCGGTATTCGCATCTGCCTGTGCTGTGTCTGCAGCGGCTTGTGCCGTGTCAGCTGCTGCTTGGGCGCTGGCGGCTGCTACACCTGCGTTCTCGGCCAAAATACGCAATGATTCTAACCTAGCTCTAACAGTAGAAAACGTTCCACTAGGCGTAGTCCCAAGTTCAGCTTGAACAGCTAATACAGAATCTCTTAACCTATTGGTTACCTCTACTTTAACATAAGTAACTAAATCCGTTGAAGGAGGTAAAGTTGTAGAATTATCTAACTGATCTGGATACTGTGAAAAAGACAAATTGAACCTGTTTTATATGTGTAAAATTACTACCAGAATATCAAATTAATACACAAATATGCATGCAGCAAACAAAAAAAAGGTCCAGCAAAACTGAACCTTTAAAATTAAGCTAATTAATTAGCTCAGCTAATCACCCCCTTAAAAACCACTCGAAGTGATGATTCAGTAACTGAACTTGGCACAACACGATAAAAAGTTTGTTGATCAGTTACTGAAGAGCTAACACTTCTACGTGGGCTAATTTCTTTAAGCTCACCAGCGGTAACACATTCAACATCAAAACCGCCAAACTTAGATGTACGCAAACTTCGTACACTAGCAATAGAATTAACCGGAATAGCGGTTCGCGCTACCCAACCATCCTTAGACCTAGGCTTAAGGAGGGTGAGCAAAGCTCTCTGAGAATCATTGGTTAAAGTCCTACGACTAATTTGATTTACCATTTTGGTAACATTTTTACTTACAGTACTCATAATATGAGTTCCTTTCTTTGTTTTATTTGGATTCTTATGAATCCTTCCCTTATAATAAGGGAGTTTTTGATCAGTCATCGACTGAATCATTTTTTAAGTTAAGGTCTGATAATAATTTAAGAAATTCTTCCTCTGACACCTCTGCTGAATTAATAACTGAACTTCTTGGAACAGATGCACTTTTAGAGGATATAATAATAGAAATCCCTCCCTCCGATTTTTTAAATTCCAAAAAATCATAACCATTTTCGTCAAATTCAATTCGCATATCTAAAATCCTCTGGGCATTTATGCCATTCTATTTTACTAATAATACAATTAGAATCATTTATTAGTAGATTTATTGAGTTTTCCATTGTTCCAAAACCAAAATCATCAATCATTTTAAATTTCATATTATCAAAATCTAGAACTTCGGCAAAAATAAAACTTAAAACAGTTTTGGTTTTGTTTTTAGCTACATCAAATTGAGATGTGTAAATACAAACATCGCTAAACTCTCTTTTACCATTGCAATCTTCACAGGTGAAACTATCAAAAGCTCCAACAAAAAGATCTTGATTGAAAATCAAACCAATTCTTTTATGTTTATAAAAAGGTTTTGTTAATAACATATTTAAACTTTAAACTTATCTACAAATTCTGGGTCATCTATATATCGCCAATTTATTTCGCTTCGAAACTCCGTAATAAAGTCTTCTGATAAATTTTTATATTTATATATATAATACCAATCTACTTTATCTTTAAATTCTCGGATAAACTCTTCAGATAAATCTTGACCTTCAGATATACCACACCAATCTACTTCATCTTGACATTCTCTAATAAAATCTTCAGATAGTTTTTGGCAAAAAGACACCCACTCCCAATTTACTTCATCTTTAAATTCTCTAATAAAATCTATAGGCAAATCAAATTGAGAACAATAACACCAATCAACCTGGCGTACAAAATGTTTTCTTGATTCTACTGTTAAAGTATTGTCTGAATTAAAACTCAACAAGTTTGAATCATAATCAAAATCTTTAGCTATTTCTACAATTAATTCTCTCATAACCTACCCTTAAATTCTTCCCAAAATTCATCGGAAACTTCATGACATTCAAATACCCAATACCAATCTACTTCATCTTTAAACTCTCTTATGAAATCTTCAGATAATGCTTGGTTATAAGATATTTGCGACCAATGTACTTTATCTTGAAATTCTCTAATGAAATTTTCTGATAATTCTTGTTGAATAGATACTGTATGCCAATGTACTTTATCTTGAAATTCTCTTATGAAACTTTCAGATAAATCTTGATATTCAGAAATATTAATCCAATTTACTTTATCTTTAAATTCTCTAATAAAATCTTCTGACAGTTTTTGACAACCAGATATATGTTCCCAATTTACTTCATTTTTAAATTCTCTTATAAAGTCTATAGTCAAATTTTCAAATTGAGAACAATAATACCAATCAACAAGTTTAACAAAATGTTTTCTTGATTCTACTATTAAAGTATCATCTGAATTAAAATTTAAATCATAAAAATCAAAATATTTAGCTATTTCTTCAATTAACTCTTTCATAACCTTTTTTTAAACCATTCCCAGTTTTAAATTAAAAAACAACTTATTCGAAATTTCTTCAGACTCTTCTTCTCTCCATGTCATAATTTCAACACAATCATCATGAACAAAAATAGTATGTTCTGCATGACTATTCAAACCAGAAGTAGAAATTGTCCAACCATCATTTGATTTTCTAGTCTTGCTAGATCCAATTACCAACATAGGTTCAATTGCCAACGTTAAACCAGATATAATATGAATTCCCTCATCTCTCTTAGACTTGTTTGCTACAAAAGGATCTGAATGAGGTTTATCCCATGTTAATGAATGACCACCGTAATTGGTTACCAAAGAGAAATTGTAAAAATTAGATTTATTACACTTGTCAATCGCATTTCCAATACAACCTAAGTTGTTACCCAACTTAATTGCTTTAATTCCACTATAAAGAGCCTTCCTACATGATTCAACTAAATCAACATGCTCTCTTTTCTTTGGTTTACCAGAAATTACAGTTAAAGCTGCATCAGAAATAGCACCACCAAATGTAGCTCCCAAATCCAAAGTAACAATATCTCCAGATTTGATTACATAATCCTTAGGAATTCCATGAACCATATCTTTGTTTACAGACAAACAAACAGCTCCAGGAAAACCATTATAACCCTTAAACGTAGGAAGACAATCATTATCTGAAATTATTTTCTCAGACTCACGCTCAACGTCTTTGAGGTTAACACCAGGCTCTTTAATCATCTCCTTAAAATTACTCAAACACTTAGCAACAACAAATCCAGCATGTCTTTGCTTAACAATCCAATCTTCATTATGCAAATGAACCAACTGAATTGGACTCATACCAGAGTCTTGGCCAAAAATCAATCTAGAACTCGTTTCACTACACTCTTTGGTGCCTTAACTTTAGGAGCCACCTTTGCTTTGGTTTTTGCTTTTTTCTTTTTTGTTGTTGTTGGTACTTTTGGGGTTGGTTTCACTTCCTCCACCTTTCTCTCAACTTGTGCTGGAAAATCTTTCTCATGTCTCATCTTAGCACGAGCTTCAGCCATGTCAAGATCTTTTTTAGATGGGGCAACTGGTTTTACCTCAACGCTATTTGTTCCAGCAACAATAGATGCAACAGTTTTCTTATCAACCATGGAAATATAAGCATTTAACAGCTTTACCTCTTCTTTAGAAGTAAAACCTCTGAAAGTATTTATAATTAATGTGGCATGATTTCTGATGGCAATTTCTGCTGCCAGTTCACTCTTCTTTGACGGTGTCATAATTTTCTTCCTTTTCTTCCTCTACAACTCTAGCAATAGCACCAGAATTTTGATCAATAGAATCTTTAGATGTTAAGTTATACTTTAAATATATCTTCAAGATTGTATTTTTTCTTGTTAAATTTGCATTTTCTTTGATTAATACAGAAAGTTTATGCTTTAATTCAGACATCTCTTCATCTTTTAAAGCAACCTCTTGTCTTCTTTGCAACTCCAAAAGAACTCTCAAGTCCTCATCAGAAATTTTTTCTTCATTTTCAATCATCTTCATCCTCAAAAGAAGTCCAAATATCTGCTTGAACTTCCATATAAATACGTTTGTTAGGATCTATTTCTTTTATATCTTTTTTGTAAATAAATTTACATTTTTTCCATTCTGCTACCATTATCTGCTCTTCCAATTCATCAACATATACATAAATCTTAATTCCGCCATCATGATCATCTACAATGGTAACATTACGTTTCTTCATGTGTTTTCGAAGAGATATTTTATGCTTTGGTTCAATTTCAAGAAAATTACCATCTTCTGGGACGCACTCTTCAAGTTCTTCTTCTGGAATACCAATGCTGGTTAAGACGTGAAAAACAAACTCCCATCGCCATTCTTCCTCAACCTCTCGGAAGTTATCACGTGCTGCTAACCTAGATATTTTCATCTTCTTTTGTTAAACTCTTCTTCGGTATACTCTATACCTTTAAGAAACCATTTTTTAAATTCATCTGACCCCTCAACTGCAGGACCATCATCTCTATGAAGTTCTCCATTAACCCACCAGTTTTTATACCAATAAGTTTTAGTCATAACATCAATTGCCGGTAAACCGTCTTCTCGATGAAAATTTCCATTAACAACCCATTCTTTACTACCATCTGCCCGCTCTATAGCAGGTTTGCCATCATCTCTATGACGCCTACCTTTAATCCACCACTCTTTTCTTCCGTCAGAATTAATAACAGCTGGTAAATCATCACCTCTATGCCTTTTATTATTAACATACCAATGTTTATACTCATCACTAATAAAAGTTGGCTTCCCATTTTCCCTATAAGTAATACCATTTTTAAACCAAGATTTTTGGTCACGAAAAACTATTGCAGGTTTATCATTTTCTCGATTATGTTTCCCATTAATATACCAACCTTTCAAACCACAAACCTGCACCTCAGCTGGCTTATCGTTATCCCTATGTATTAAGCCATTTTTATACCAAAATTTAGAACCGCATGAACTAATACGAGCAGGTAAATCATTACCTCTATGAAGTTTACCATTAATCCACCACTCTTTACTTCCAGTTCCATACTCAATAGCCGGATTACCATTATCTCTATGAAGTTTCCCGTTTTTATACCATTCTTTATGTCCAGAAAACATTATAACAGCTGGCAAATCATTACTTCTATGAAAAACTCCGTTTAATCTGAAAAACTTATTTCCTACTTTATCTGTTTCAATTACATTTTTCATAATCATTTCATCTTTTCATTAAACTCTTCCTCAGAATACTGAACACCTTCAAGATACCATTCTTTCTCTCCATTAAAATATTCAATAGCTGCGCCATTTGTTCTATGAAGTTTTCCATTTACAAGCCACTCTTTATGCCCACTTACCAAAATTACAGCAGGTTTATTATTCTCTCTATGAAGGTTACCATTTACCCACCATTTTTTAGTTCCATCAGTCCATTCAACAGCTGGCAAATCATTCTCCCTATGATAATCTCCATTTGGTAATCTCCAACGTTTATCTCCATATTTATCTATTTTAATTACACTTTTCATATCAACCACACCCAGAAAAAGAACAACTAGTACATTTCTTACAACCTTCTTCATAAACTATTGAGTGACTACCACATTGAGGACACAACTCACCCTCTTTCTCATCACGCTTCTTAACATACTTCTTCAATAAACGAGACAAAACATTATTAAGATCAACAATAGATCCATCTTTCGATAACTGCTCAGCCAAATACTCAATTGGAACGCCATGACGAAGTGCCACACTCATCATCCTAGTAATCCAAGCCCCCTCATCAGAATCAGATATCTTAAGAATATCTTCAATCAACAACTCATTGCTTACAGACAACAAATTATAAAAACCTTTTTTAACTCTTACAATTTTACCTTCTGTATATCTAGTTGGCACCTTGAAATTATCAGCTTCTCCCATAAATAGCTCATACGGTTCTCCACCCAACAAACCCACCAGAACAGTCCATTTAACACCTTTAACGGTTGAGTGATGAATTTCAGTTGATAGCTCCTTTAACCTTTTGGGAGATTGAGATGCTACTATGTTTTTTGGTCGGCCATTCTCATCTAATTTTTCCTCACTCTCAGTAATCAAAACCCCAGACCTAGAACCATCAACATAAACAGTAATACCCTTTAAACCTTTTTTCCAAGAAGATAAGTAAATATCACTAACAACATCTGAACTTGTACCTTTAGGTAAATTAATAGTTGAACTAATACTGTGATCAATATACTGTTGTTCAACAGCTTGCAACTCAACTCTCTTTTCCCAATTAATTTGATCTGATGTAACAAAATAATCAGGCAATTCTTCAGCATCTGGAAAAGTCTCAAAATAATTTGAAGCATTAGAATGATAAACAGTAAATTCTTCCCAACAATCCCCTAAAGAATCCACAAAATCAACCCTAACATTTTTATCATTTGGATTAATTTTCTTTCTTCTAATATAAGAATTCCTAAAAACCGGTTCAACACCTGATGAAACATTAAAAGCATCAAATTTACCCACTTTACTAAGCAAACTTACAGATCCTGTCGGGGCCTGAGTTAACAAAGAAATATTTCTTCTACCATGCTTAATAATTAAATCTTGCACACTCTGTGGAAGCCTTTTAATAAATAAACAATCTTTCTCTTGCTCCCAATCAAAAACAGGAAAAGCTCCTCTATCTCTAGCTAATTCGGCAGATTTAGTGTAAGCTTCATCACGTAAAGTTTTGTAAATACCATCAATAACTTCTAAAGCTTCATCTGAATCATATTTAACACATAATTGTGATAAAGTATCTGCCAAACCATGAGTTCCTAAACCAACTCTCCTACCCTTTTCTCCAGAATTATAAAGCTTTTCCCAAAGTTCTAGCTCAGAACCTGGCTCACAAACTCCTTTAATTCGATCAATAAGCTTCAATTCAATACTAACTAAGTTATCCGCCATTTGCATAGCTAACCTAACATCACTGGAAAAAGAATCAAAATCAAAACTTGCATTATCTTTAAATGGATCCTTAATATAACCAGTTAAATTGATTGAAATCAACCTACAACTATCATAAGCAGAAAGCGCAATCTCACTGCATGGATTTGTCGAAATGCATCTAAACCCCTCATAACAGTGAGCTGGGAGGTTATCAACCATGCTGTCCCACATGATAATCCCTGGTTCTGCATGATCTGTTGCTGATTTTGAAATAACATCCCAAACATCTCTAGCCCTAACCATTTTGCTAACTTTAGGATTGTCAGAATCAACAGGCCATCTTAGCTCATAATCAGTATTATCATCAACAGCTTGCAAAAACTCATCACTTAACTTCAATGATATATTAGCTCCAGTCACCTGAGTCTTATCATGCTTCATTGTGACAAAATGAAACACGTCAGGATGATGAACCGAAAGAGTTATCATAAGAGCCCCTCTCCTCGAATTTTGCCCAACCTTTCTAGTTATATAAGAATAAAAGTCTGCAAATGACCAAGCTCCAGTAGTAGTTCTGGCCGCATTGTTAACAAAAGCACCTTCAGGTCTTAAGGTTGAGATATCTACCCCAACTCCACAATTATGAACAACAACAAAGCCAAAATTACCACAATAAAAATTATTTGTTCCTTCAACTTCTATATCAACATACTTTTTATAAGATGAATTATCAGATATTTCTTTTACATTAACTCTTTGTAATATTTCATTAGCCTTATCTTTAGAAAATAGCTCAGATTTTACAAAAGAATTAATACCAGCCAAACCCAGCCCTTTTATTTTATCACTTTTTAAATTTGATAAATTAGCAGAGATAAGATTTCTAAATTTGCTATTACCAATAGCGTTATTTTTTTTGAAACTTTTATATTTATCTAAAATATTATTATACTCATAATTTGTTATTGGCTTTTTAAAACTATGAAAAACATGTTTTTCTCTATTATATTTTTCTTTAAGAGCTAATACTTTTACGTCATGCCGCATTAATTCTGAAAATATCTTCCAGATATCATAAGAATAATGCATACATATCATATGAATAGGTTTTTCATTTATTCTAACATTTGTTCTAGTATAACAATGAGTTGATACTCCATTACTTTGTAAGAACGCTGCTGTTTCTTCTATAACATCTTTTGCGCATAATCCAATTACTATCTGTGTCCCATTTTCTTTAATAGTTCCATCTGAATCAATTAAACCAGCAATAAAACTCCACCATAAATTATTTTTTCTAATGAAAGAAGGAATCTTAGCAGAATATGTTTTGCTACCTACCTGATGATCAAGTAAAGTTTCCGCAATTTCTTTATTGCCCCTTCTGGAGGAAGCAAAACTCCAACATTTAGTTTTATAATCCTTCCTATGAGAAATATGATAATTAGCTTTAGTTCCAGCTATTGAGTTAAATACATCTTTATAACCCTCAATTACTTTTTCATTATCTCCAGTAATCCTAAATCTATAATGTTTATATCTATTATTATTAGATCCTTTTTGCATACGAATGCCGCATGATCCATCACCTATATGAGTACCAATAAACCACCCAGTATCAGATAAACTATTTAAATCTTTTTTACACCCATCACCAATTGGTGGTCGTAAGTTAATATCACCAATTTCAATAGACCCAGCTAATTTATACTCATATTTTTCTTTTAAATTTAAAACAGGATGTTTTTTAGATGTATTTAAAGTTGCTCCATTAGAATACCTAATAGAAATCCTATCTTCTGGTTCAACAAAAGCATCAAATTTATCTAAAACTTTTTTATAAACATTTTTTTTATTTTTAATATCAAAAGATAAAACATGCATACCAACTTTTACATCTTTAATATAAAGATGCCCTTTTTCTTTTGTTATAACAAAAGAGTTTTCTTCAACACAGCGTCTTTTATATAGCTGAGCTAATTCCTTCCCAGAGTCAACAATACTCCCCATATCATCCTTTGGAGAATCAATAACAACGCAATTTGAAGCACTAATAACTTGATGAGAATTTCCAACGGCAGACATAACAGATCCTTGAGGAACTATCCTAGCAAACTTATCCATAGCATTTCTATAAAGGTCAAATCTAGTTTGATAATCAAACCCATGATTAACATCTTCTTGAGCAAATTCATGAGCTAAACGATCATGCATAGAATCTGGAGTTAATTCAAACAAATCACCTTCTTTATTATGTAAAGCATATTTATCAACAAAAACCCTTGCAGCCAAATCGTTACCACCAAAATATTCTTTTGAAGCCTTAAGAACTTCTTCATAAGTGTATGTTTTTTTATCTTCCATCTTCTATTTCCTTATCTATCTAAATTAAGACAACCTTTTAAGTTTCGTTTGGCTTGAGTTAAAAGCTCACCATATCTCTCTCTTGTAATGGAGAGATTATTCATTACATTCCCAATCGTATTCGGACAATCTCCATTTAATCCATAAGTCATATTAACAACTTCTTGTTGATCAACTGGAAGCGAACTAATTGCATCTAATAAGCTAGAACTATTTTCATTTTCTTCAGCTTGCTCAAAAGGGTTTTTTTGCATTCCGAAATCAGATTTTCCTTCAATCATAATTGGTTTGAATTCAACTTTATGAGGCTTAATTGTTTGAGCTTTTTTGATTGGAATTCTAATTGTCGAATGAGCATTGGCTTGTCGACTGACTTTAGTTTTAATATAAAAACTAGCCCAACCCCCAAAACTACCTCTTTCAGGTTTAAAAGTTTTTAACGACATTAATAATGCCTCAAAACCATCTTGAACCAAATCTGGGTAATTGGAAAATTTACGATATCTAGCAGTTCGAAAAAGAACTAATGAACTCAGTTTAGTAATGCAATAATTTTGATATGATTTGTAGATTTTAATATCTTCCTCTAATCCGCCCTTTGCTTTTGCGGCAAGTTCCAGGTATTTTATTGCTAGTTGATCTTTTTCTTTATTAGTTATTTTGCTCATATTTCTCCTTCATCATCGTCATCATCTTCTAAACTTTCAATCAATGATTCTAAAGAAAATTTGATAACATCAACATCATCGACTTCTAATAAAAATTTAAGTATTTTCAGCAGATGATTTTTGCCATTAATATAAAACACAACAAATTACTTTTTAATATCAGTGCTTTTAATTTTGGAAGCTTCTTTTCCAATTTTAACTAATTTTTCAGTTAGGGCATCTTTTTTAAGTTGAGTTTCATGATATGAGTCTCCCAAAACATTTGCCCTAAAACTTTCATCAGTTCTAGCCCTATCTCTTGCAGCAATAGCATCTTTAAATACTTTTTCTTTTAATTCTGGGCCAGTTAATTGAATTCCCGAACAAGGAACAGCGAAAATTATCCTAATAACTTCCCCATCAGTTCCACATGACACACAAATAGTTAAGGGATCCTCTGACATTCGTTGAATCATCTCCCATTCATGTTTACAATCATTACATCTGTGTCTATAAGTAGGCATAATTCTCCTTTATTCTTCATTAAATTCTTTAAGTGTTTTACCATCCAGTTTAAGATCTATATCCTGAGTCCAATCTTTTTTTATTTTTTGTTTAAACTTTTCATCAGTAATTTCGAAAACTAAATACATAGTATCGCTATCTTCTTTGTATTCAACTCTAACAGCAGTAGCAACTGGTTTATATTTGTCTTTTTCTTTCATATTGGCCATCCATAACCTTCAAGTATTCCTGAGATATCTTCTAAAGCTGGGTTAATTGCAACAAATGATGAAGATGTATCAATTCTGGGAGTATATTTATCTTTAAAATCAACGATGGTTGCATTTCTATATCTTTTTTCAAGAATATGACTGCCATGTTCACCATTTCTGTTTTTAATAACATGATATTTCAAATCTGGCATAGAAACCTCATCATGACGAGTTTCAATTTGAATACCTATTGATGCATGATGAATAATTTGAGAGGATCTTCCGATTCTATGCATACCAATTACATCTTCTGGTTTCCTGGAAGAAGCTCTATTAAGCTGAACAGCGGTTAGAACCACTAAGTCATAAGTTCTAGCAAATTCATGAAGTTGACTAGCTATATTTCCCAATCTTAACCAATCATCACCTTCCGTATTGCTACTATGCATAAGTCCAAGGTAATCAACTACAATAATATCATGTTTAATACCTCGTGAAAGTGCATCTAAATAACGGTCTTCAATATCCTCAACTGTAACGCCTCTAGGAATATCAATAATCTCAAACTCACTTGGGTAACGATGAATAAATTTAGCTGCCTGCGACATCCTTTGAAGCATCGCTGGCTTGGTAATTTTAGCATCTCTAAGGCCGTAAGTAGGCAAATCCCCAATCCTAGCAAAAGACCTTCTAAAACACTGCTCAAAAGGCATTTCTAAGGAAAAATATTGAACATTATATCCTTTGGAATAAGTTGCAGATTCAATGGTATTAAGTTGCATCCACATTTGGATTGCCATGTTGGAAAGAAGCATACTTTTGCCACCTCCGCTTTCAGCGGCAATTACAAGCATGTCAGATGGTTCTAACCCATTTGTGATATAATCTAAAAACGAATAATGAGTAAGAATACCTTGACCTTTTTCGGGATTCTTTGTTTTCTCAATATAATTACTTTTAAAGTCAGGAATATGATTCCTTATTGTCTTCTGAATAAAAGCAGATTTCCTATTTCCTTTTTTAACTCTTTCAACATCATCTAAATCACGTTTAATATTAAGAAGAATTTCATCAAGATCACTTTCTGCTTCAATAGCACGTTTAATTGAAGCGACTTTTTGATAGCTATACCTTTGTTTAATTTTAGTTAGATCAAAATTGAACTCTGATTTATCAAAAGTAAGATCATCTAAATGATCCCAAATTTGATTTGTTGTATCAGAAAGATCTGGTTCGTTTTTGACAGCATCAAGCATTACCCTACGAGTTGGTAGAGAATCATATGTTTTATAATAATCAATTGCTTGCTTAGCAAAATTAAAAGCATCACCTATAAAAAGCTTACTATCATTGGATTTGGCGAAATTCCTAGCAATTTCTTGATCTGTAACAATACTTTTGATGAGACGAAGATCTTGTTCTTCTACTCTTAGCTCTTTTTCATCATAAAGATCATCAAAATCATTATCATTATCATTATCAAAATCGCTCATTTACCACCTTTTCTAAAATCTTTTCCTAAAACCGGTATAATCCTGGCATAATTCATTAAACTTTGGATACTATGCTTAATTGGACCTTCAAAACTCTCAACAACATTTGTAGAATTAGTACATAAAAACAAAGGTAATTGATTTTCAACTCTTTTCCTTAAAACATCTTCTAAAGTTTTCCCAAACAAATCTGATGAAGCTCCGGTGCTCATATGTCTTGGGTCAAATTCATCAATAGCTAAAAAGTCAACTGAAAGCAATTCTTTACGAGCATAAAACTTATCTTCATTTGGAGCTGATACAGTAACAGTAACAATGTCACTTAGAGTTGTATAAAGACATGTAAAGCCTTTTACAGCGGCTTTTTTAAGAATAGAAGTGATTGTCATACTTTTGCCTACTCCATGACTACCAGCAAGACAAAATGTTAAACCTTCATCATAAGCTTTATTAAGATCACCTGTAGTCTCTTTATATAAATTCAATAATGTTGAATCTCCATAAAAGTCATTCTCCATAGATATTCTCCAATATCTAAGCGGAATGTTAGCTTCTTCAAATCTTCTCATTGCAGTATTAATTGCACCACAACGAGTACAAGCATTGGACAATGTAATATTTTCTTCTATAGAGCATTTTTCACAAGCTTTTAAAGTTGATAATAATACCTGATTCTTTTTCCTCTCAGGGATACTGGAGAAACAACCACTTCTAATTAATTTTGCCATACTACCTCAGGTTTTGTAACATTTGGATATTAAAACCAACGGCATATAATTTATTAAACATTTGTTCATAAACTTTTTTACCATCTGAATTAACATCTAACGCTTGTTTAGCAAATGCTAAATCTCCAAAAGTATTAACGGGAAGATCGAGGTCATCGACAATTTGCTTGTAATCTGGGGGAAGTTCCGTTGTTCTATCAATTTTCTTCTTAGCTTGGACTATTAATTTAAACTCGTTGCAAAAATCTGCAGTTGATAAAAACCCTATTGATCTTAATTTTCTTTTAGTAGGAATTATTTTTGTATCAAACATCCAATCAATATAATTTTTAACAGTTTCTTGATTAGATGTACCTAACACAGCCATTAGGTGATTTATTTGATAGACTTCCTTACAAGAAGAAGGTCGGCCTTTTATAGTAAAAGAGAAACGTTTGCCAAAATGGTTTTGGTATCTTTTTGAAAAATGTGCTAATAAATGATGAGTTTTCCATTCATCAAGTGGCAGATCTTCAATTTGATCAAACTTCTTAAAAAAATTAACCCACCATTTTGATGGTAATAAATCCAAAAATTCTTTATCTTGCGCTATGCTGGCCATGTTACATCAAACTCCTCTTCCGATGAATATATCTTATATCTAATTGCTGAATGTTGTCTTAAAAACGGGGCTTGATCATAAAAATCAATTACAGCAGCCATTGTTTTAGAAGGGTAACTTCTAATCACTCTTCCAATTCTTTGGCAAGCTCTAACGGATGATTTGCCTCCACCTGCTATAATAAGACCTGAAAGAGCTGGTAGGTCGACACCAATATCAAAAATTGTTGAGGCAACAATACATTTTATTTCACCACTCTCAAGTTGATCTTTGGCTTTTTCTCTATCTTCTGTTTTACTTTTTCCACTCAATAAAACTGAGGGAATAGTTTTGGAAATCTCGTCAAATAATTTTTTACCATGATTGAGCCTAGTAAACAAAACAAGAGGCTTAAATCCCTGTTCAACTAATTTATTAGCTCCTTTGATTATTTTATTGTTTCTGACTTCATTTTCAATTATATAATGCTTATAAACCGTGGGGTATTTTCTGGGAAGCTTAACATTAAGTTTAGGAACTTTAAGAAATTTAATATAAGGTTTTACTAGGTAGTTATTTTTAATAAGATAACTAGCTGAAATGTCTATTATATTGGAACCGAAAATACCTTCAATTAATAAACCCGCTCCATCATCTCTCCAAGGAGAAGCGGACATTCCATATATGTATTCTGGATTAATTTTCCTTGATATTTTTTGAATAGTATCACAAGCAGCAAGGTGACACTCATCAAAAATATGCAACTTTGCCGTTTTCATTAAGTCTAGAATTTTTCTATACTTATTTTTATCAATCTTCTTTTCTGAGTCAGCAGTATCTAAAAGTAATTTAGATTTCTCTACACCTACAGCTTGGCCAACCGACCAAACACTGGCAATATTAATATCTCTAATTTTACAAAGACCATCTCCAATAATACCAATTTCTTGATCGAAAATTTGGGAGAAAAACTTGTGCAATTGATGAAGGAGATCTTTTCCAATAACATAAATAATTGTTCTTTTTCCAAAATATGAGGTCATCATTGCAGCTACCAAGGTTTTACCTGAACCGGTAGCTGCACGAATGATTCCACAATCATTATTTTTCACCGCCTCTAAAGCTTCCCATTGATATGGATAAGGATCTTTATTGATTTCAATTAATTTTTTTTGAATATCAATGGTTTGAATTGGTGAAGGCGTATTTCTTTGGTCTTCTACATTGAATGGACGACCATGTTTTCTATAAAAACTTTTAACTCTACTTAATAAGCCATAAGGAAATGTTAAGCGACGTGTGAGGATTCTATGAATTCCATCCCACTTAACAAATTCCCCATGACTAAAATAACCTTTAAAAGCACGAGTATGTTCAGCACCCTGAACTTTAAAGGCGAGTTCGTTATCTAGCTTCTTAAGAAACTCGGTATCGGTCTCGCCTTTAATGGAACATTTAGTACCATTAATTATGATTTGAATCATTTATTTTCTACGCTTATCAATAAGCCCTTGCTTAAACTTATTGAAGCTAGATTTCTTTGATTTAATTTTTTTATTAATTTCGTCTGCTTTTGATGTAGTCTTATTTCCAATATCTAAATTGAGACTAAGATTGCGAGAAACCTCTTTAGTTTTCAAAGTAGCAAGTTGAGTAGCTACTTCCTCCTTAAGTTCATCTACACGAGAATCAGGTAAAGCCAAACCGCTAAAGAAAGAGTAAACTTTAACTTCATCATCCTCAATACTATTATCAACATACATACCTCTAAACTCTTTAGCTGTACCTGCTACTTCTTGAACCATAGTCATAGCATAATTGATAGATGAAGCTGGGATTTTACTCCAAACTTTATCATTGGCCAAAAACATAACTCCGAAATATTTCGTTTGTTCAAGATCAAAACCTTCTGCCAATAAACCTGAAGTTAAATTCTCAACCACGGCTTCAGCTAAAGCATATTCTTCTTCATAATCTGGAACGCTAATTTCTCCATACAAAGATAACCCACCACCATCAATTAAGATTTTGGTCCATTCCATAGGATCAATTACCTTCATACCTTCCGAAGCCATTGAAGAGTAAGTATTAAAAACATTTAAAGAATTAACAATTGCTTCATTACTAACCTTGTAAAAATTCATAGGGCTAACATCACTAAAGATCATTTCAATCTTTGCATTATCAACAACTATTAAGTTATGAATTGTACCTTGTTTAAGATAACCAACTAATTTTTGAAGAGCTTGAAGAGAGTTGTCTTTTGTCTGAGTATCTTCATTGGTCATTGGCAAAACTGTCATAACAACAATTGGCTTACCCATTGAAGACATGATATCAATCATAATATCAATTGAGCCTCCACCAGAGCCACCACCTAATGATGTGCAAAAACAAAACACATCAGCATCACCTAATTGTTCATGAATCTTAGCGGAAATATAATCTCTATGGGTTTCAGCAGCTTCATGACCAATTTGAGGATCCTTACTAGCTCCACCAAGACCGTATTCTAACAAACACTTATTAGCATCTGGAATATTAATATGTTCTAAATCTTGAATTGCAGTATTAAAAACAACTGCGTCATAACCAAGCTGATGCATCGAAGCGGCTAATCTTGAACCCGCTTGCCCGCTACCAATAACCCCAAATTCAAGGCTTCTTGTTTTTTTTTCTAAAATTTGAATCGGCATCTCTTCCTCTTCTTCCTTTTCTTCCTTTTTAACTTCTTTCTTACCAGATTTTGCTGCCATCCTAGCTTTTAAAGCAGCGAGTTTATCTACATCAACGGATTCACCATCATCAGACGTTGATTCAACTTGAACATCCGACAGATCATCAACAATCTCATCATCTTCATGTCCTATATTTTCAGTCTTTACACCCATATAAAATTCCTCTTTCATTAAGAATTACGAATACTTACGCAACTAACCATATGTCTTTTAATGCGTAAAAAGACATGTGTTATTATTGATATAACGAGAAAAATAACTGTTTACCTAAGCAGCCATTTATTTTTCAAATAAAATCTTACTGTATGTTTTAGTCCATCTTTAAATTTAAAAGTTGGTTTCCATCCTAAAGATTTTATTTTATTGTTATCTACTGAATATCTAAAACCGTAACCTGATGGTTTGTCGACAAACGAAATAAGATCATGTCCTAATTCCATTATATTACAAATATCATTAACCAATTCTAAATTAGTAGTTTCACATCCTGAACTGATATTATAAGTTTGATTGGTTGGTGCCTTATCGAGGATTGAAAATATTGCTGAGCAGTTATCTGCTACATGCATCCAATCTCTTATTTGCAAACCTTGATCATAGACAGGGATCTTTTCTTTATTAAGAATGCATCTAATAACTTTGGGAATTAAATTCTGATAAGATTGTTTAGGACCGAAAATATTGCAAGAACGAGTTATGTTATAATTTAATCCATAAGTTTTGCTTGCTGCTTTAACAAGCATTTCTCCAGAAACTTTGGTTGCAGAATAAAAATCATAAGGATGTAATTGAGAATTTTCCAATGAAGACTGATCATTGTCTTTAAGTTGATCATAAACTCTACCTGTACTAATATAAATAAAACGCTCTACATTGGATTTTAAGGCACTTTCAATTAAGACCTGAGTACCACCTATGTTGGACTTGATAAGTTGACTGTGAGGCTGATTTGGTGGATTAATGGGAGCTTCTGCTGCACCATGTATGATTACATCTGGTTGTTCTAGTTTGAAGATGGTTTCTACAAAATGTTTATCTGAGATATCTCCTAAATAAAACTTATGACTACGATTAGCATAGATATTATGTAAGTTTTCTGGTTTAGTAACTTTATCAATGCTAATAATGTCATAAGGTTGATTTTCTTTAACTGATTGTCTTATGAAATTGCTAAAAACAAACCCACAACTTCCTGTAACTAATAATTTCTTTTTCATTATATTTCCATTATGGATTTGTTTGTTTTAAAATTTACATTCAAGTATATTTTTAAGGGCACCTTCTTTGGATTTAACTGCTTTTTCTAAATCATCAACTTTAGTTTGAACTTCATTTAAAATATGTAGTTCTTTAAATAACTTAATTTTAAGATCTCCTAAAGTAGCTGTAATATTTTTTATTTTTCTTTCATCAATAGCATAAACCTTTTTTTGTATAAAATCAAAATCTACATGCTTACCTTCTGCAGTGAAAACTTTTCTTTTGTTATTTTTATCTAAACATTTGCCCCAATCTTCATCACTACCTCTTCTAAATGAGGTATGGTACTTAAGTGATTCTTTAGATTTAGTGGGGTCATCTTCTAATTCATTTAAAACAGGCATAATAACATCAATTTTATTTTCAGGTTTTTCCTTATCAAGATCTTCAAAAAAAGGCAATATATCTTTTGTAACCCTATCAATATTAGCTAAAAAATAACCTTTCCTAGATTTTGATAAATTTTCCACCCATCCACTTCCGTTTTCTCTATTAAAAGTATTTGATGGTTTACTTAAGCCTTCAGTGGCTTTATCATGAAACATTTGAAAAGTTTTTTCTTCTTCTTCTTCTTCTTCTTCTTCTTCTTCCTTTAACATTAATTTAGTTTTTAATACAAATTCTTCCATGAAATCTTCTGTACATTTTATTGATGCAAGTTTTTCTTTTAATGATAAATTTTGAATAGATTTAAATCTAGGAAGACTTACCTCAATTTCTTTCATTAAATCTTCCAATGTATCTTTCTTATCTTTTAATAATTCAAATTTTTCTTTTACCAAAATAATATCACTCAACCCATGTTTTTCTTTATAATCTTCATTAAGCTTTTCAATTTTAGTTAAATCAGTATAGTTTTGATTTCCATCGGAAGTTAATTTTAGCTTATCATAATTAGCTTTAGCTTCTTCAAGTTCTTTTTTAGCATCAGCAAGTTCTTCTTCAAGTTCTTTTTTAGCATCAGCAAGTTCTCCTTCAAAAAAAGAATCATGCCCATAACCAATTGTTACTTTTTTACTTTGTTCGTCTTTCATATTTTCCATTATCTTTGTACCACTTAATAGTTTCAATCAAACCTTCTTCCAAAGAAATTCCAGATTCAAAACCCAAAACCTCTTTAGCTCTAGAAACATCCAACCTTCTCTCTTGCTGGCCATCTGAAACTTCACCTGTAAACTTCACATCGCCTTTAAATCCAGTTAATTTTTTGATTAAGAAAGCTAAGTCTTTTATAGATATATCAACTCCAGTACCAATGTTAATTGGCAGCTCATAATCTAACTTAGATGTTACTGCCAACTTAATTGCTCTAGCACAATCACGAGCATGCAAAAATTCTCTTGTAGCAGTACCAGTTCCCCATACAGGAACTTCAGGTAAATTATTTTCAGTTGCATTAACAAACTTATTGATCAGAGCCGGAATGACATGACTATTAATTAAACCAAAATGATCTGCTGGTCCCATCATATTAACTGGAATTAAATGAGCACCTTTAATGCCATGTTGTTCTCGATAAGTTTTTCCCATCATATAAAGGTGACGTTTAGCTAATCCATATGGAGCATTTGTAGGTTCTGGGAAACCATTCCACAAATCATCTTCTTTAAATGGAACTGGGCAGAATTGAGCGTAACTACACACGCTGCCCAACGTATAAATATAAAGTTCTTTTTTTGAATTTCGTTTATAATCTTGAGCACACTTATAAATATTAATATTCATTTCGGTATTTTGAGTTATAAAATCTGCAGGTGAGTTCTTGTTAGCAAGTATACCACCACATACAGCTGCCATATGTACAATAATATCCGGTTCGTTGTCATAATACATATCTTCTACTTGAGAAGAATACGTTAAATCATAATCATCATAACCAAAAAACAAAGCATCTAAACCTTTAAAAGCCTCCTTCACATGATAACCTAAAAAACCATTAGGACCTGCTCCTGTAACTAATATTTTCATTTTATTCCTAAATAATGATTTTGATCATTGAACACTAAACAATTATATAGTTTATTAATTTCTTTTATTTCATAATCTTTCTTTTTCCGCTCTGCTCCATGAAAAAATTCAACCGTAATACTTCTATCTAAAACATTTGAAGTCACTTCAGTTTCAACAAAATTACAATACTCAAATCTATTAAATAAAAAATTAAACCAACTCCTAACTTGAAGTAAAACCAAATTAGTTAAAGGGGTGCCTTCTAGTTTTTGGCATTTTTCCATAGTTGACTGAAATTCACAACCAAACTCTTCAAAATCATCAAGATTTATCATAAGTATTCTCTTCAATTACTTTTTCCCAAGTTATAATATTTTTTTCATTCTGGGCTAATTTAAGATCATGATCAATCATTTCATCAACCAGCTGCTCAAAAGAAATCTCTGGTTCCCAACCTAAAGTGTTTTTGATTTTAGTTGCATCGCCACATAAAGCATCTACCTCAGCAGGTCTAAGATATTTAGGATTAAACTCCACATAATCTTTCCAATTGAGATTTAATTTGCCAAATGTTAATTCAAGAAACTCTTTTACAGAATACATTTTACCAGTTGCAACTACAAAATCCTCAGGTTTATCAGCAGTTAAAATCATATAAAGAGCGCGGGCAGTATCTTTGGCATGCCCCCAATCTCGTTTTGCATCTAAATTACCTAACACAAGTTTATCCTGAAGTCCTAGTTTAATTCTTGTGGCAGCTCGGGTTATTTTTCTAGTAACAAAATTCTCTGGTCTGCGGGGACCTTCATGGTTAAAAGCAATAGAATTAACAGCAAACATATCATAACCTTTACGATAATTAACCGTAAACCAATATCCAGCTAACTTGGCGCATGCATAAGGAGATTGCGGACTGAACCTAGAATTTTCTTTTTGGGGAGGGGAAGTGTCCCCAAAAAGTTCGCTGGTTGAACATTGTAAAAATCTAATTTTAGGATTAAATGCTCTAATAGCCTCTAAACAACGAATTACTCCAGTTCCGGTTACATCAGCAGCATACTCTGGAATATCATAACTTACTTTAACATGAGAAAGGGCACCACAATTAAAAAATAAATCTGGTTTAGCTTTTTTAACAAACGAAACTAATGAGGAATAATCAGATAAATCACCATAAACTAAATGAAATTTTGGATTATCATAAATATGATCAACCCTTTGAGTATTAAAGTTGCTTGCGCTTCTTTTTAAACCCCAAACCTCAAAACCTTGGTCAAGCAATAACTCAGCCAAATAACTTCCTGTTTGACCACAAACTCCAGTAATACATACTGATTTCATACCTAATTCTTTAGCTGTCTTCATAACCACCTATATCTTTAACTGAATCAAAAGTTCTTCTAAGACCTTCCTTTAACCCAACACTAAAACTCCATATCTTACCAATCTTATCACTACATAAAACACTACGATAAAGCTCTCCTGGAATTTTATCTTTATAAACAATTTTAGATTCTTTTCCAGATATTTTAATTAGACCCTCAGCTATTTCATTAACTGAAGTGCCTTTATCGGTAGAAACATTATAAATACCGTATAAATCATTTTTAAGGGCTGACAAATTGGCTTTGGCTACATCTTCAACAAAAACAAAATCGCGCACCTGATACCCATCTCCGAAAATAACAAGATCTTCATTATTATTAATTTTGTCAATAAAAATTGAAACTACACCAGCCTCACCTTCACTGTTTTGCCTCGGGCCATAAACATTTGAATATCTTAATGCTGCATAATTAAAACTGTAAAATTTATCATCTCTTAAACTTCTATACATTTCAAGATATTTTTCTACAGTTAATTTACTTAAACCGTAAGGGCTAGTAGGCTCAACAACATGCGTTTCAACCCAAGGAAAATCATTTTTAGCTGAGTAGATAGCTCCTCCAGTAGAGCTAAATATAAACTTTCTAACAAAATTTCTTGAACTTATATCAATTAAATTGATGCTTCCCATAATGTTATTTTCACAATCATTAACAGGAAATTTAATTGAATCTCTTAAATTAATTTGTGCAGCAAAATGAAAAACATAATCTGGTTGTTCTTCTTCAAAAATTTCGAGAAGGGAATCGTAATCTCTAATATCAACATTATAAAAAGCAGCTTTTTTATTAATATTTTCAGTGCTTCCTGTAGATAAATTATCTAAAACAATAACATTAAAACCTTCCTCAACTAAAAGATCAACTACATGACTTCCAATAAATCCAGCACCACCAACGCAAAAAACTTTATCATTCATTCTTCCACCTTAAAACCAGCAATATAATCTGAACAAATTCCAGCACATTCAGAAAACTCTTTCATATTCCAATCTGCCGTCTCTGGCATAACAGCTATAGATATATTGGTAAGTGGCCTTTTGCCAGGATATGTCCATAAGTATTTACCAGTAGTTAATGTTACATCATCAGTTTGGTGATAAAAAGCTTCAACAGTTCCAAATGTAATTAAACGATACATAGCATCAATATTTTTAGCATGACACCATAAGTATTTTTTATTTTCTAAGATCCAACGTTCATCAACTTTATATTCAGGCTTATCATGCCCTAACCACCACTCTCCATTAATTAAACGAAAATCAACCTCAACATCGAACCCTAAACTATATGCATGCTGAATATAACCTGTGGTGTTTTCATTTTCTAATTGTTTACCAAAAGTATTTCCTCTACGAGATATTAAGCGCATAACTAAATAGTTCTATATCACTAATAAAACTTATTTAGGTAAATCTTTTTAGATATTTGTTAAACATTGGTGAATATCTTATTTTTTTATCTACTATAGATGAAAGACGTCGGAATCTATTTGAATGGAAGGTTAGTTTATTAGCTGCACCTTGAGTAACAGATCCTGGTTGGTAGTTTTTAATAGATTCAACTCGGTGATATTTTATATTTTTAAAAAAAGGCTGGTATGTATCTTTATTTAGATTAAGAAAATTGAAAATTCTTTCAAACTCCTTTTTTTCATTAATTATCAAATCTTCATAATAAACCAAGACTTTATTTCCATCAAAACTATCATAGAAATCTAAACAATGAATATAATCATCAATATTTTTATCAATAACTTTTTTATCCTTGTAATTCTGAGTGATAAGATGACGTATGATTGCCTCTTTATAAGATCTAACTACTAGTATTAAGTTAGTGTTTTCTTTGGTAAATGAATCCCAATGATGATCAGCCCTATGACGTTTAATAACAATGCATTTTTTTAACACATCAACATTTAAATTAGTGGTGCTTCCAATCGAATCTAATTTATTAAACCCTTCTTGACAATCTGGTACCATTTCAATAGAAGTAGGTTGCCCAGTGACACACTCTAATGCATATCGAATCCATGTATTTCCACTTCTTGGATAAGATAACAATATATTATTCATCACAGTTTTCCGAATATTATATTAAGATTATTATCACACAGCATTGCATAACCATTTTTTTTCATTAAACTAGTTATAGCTGCTCTATCAGCCCCAGCCTCAACGCAAACAATTTTAATTGGATATTTTTTCCAATCAACAGAAGATAAAATTCTACAATCCATTCCCTCAGTGTCAACAGATAATAAATTAGGCATTTTACTCATTTCTTGAATAACTGCATTAACGCTTCTCACAGGAACTTTAATTACCTTCTCAATCTTCTGATTACCATATCCAGGAGATTGTTCTACATTCTTAGCTACCTCAGGTATTAATGTATTTAAAGATCTAGCTGTCATAATATAGAAATCAGATTCTCCATCATAGTCACCAACACAAACTTTTATTAACTTATCTTTAGGTCTATGTTTGCTAATTCTACCCCAATACATTTCATCAGGCTCAACCAAAACACCAGTGGCACCATGCATATAAAACAAATAAGTATTATTAGAATCACACGGATCATTCGTACCGATTTCCAAATAAATAACTTCGTTGGGTTTTATTCCCCGTTCATTAAGCAGATTTTCCAAAATGAGATCTTCTCCCATTTGGGACCAGCTTTTTCTTGGCCAAATTGACATATATTACCTTATCCTATATAGAGTTAATTTTCTATCATCTGGGGTTATATCAAACCTCTTAATTCGCTTAATACCCTTACTATCAAATACTTTATCATAAACAGCTAAATCTTCTAATGTAATATTCTCTATAAGGATATACTTATTACTAAGGTTTTTTAACAAATCAACAAATCTACTTGGTGTTGTGCTTTTGTTGTTTTTGTGAAGATGATGAATAATGGCAAGTGCCATCACCATGTCAGACTTAAACCTTTTGAATAAATGAAATTTATTTTCAGTAAGACTCTCAACCGTTTGAGAAGAAAACTTAGCTGGTAGATTCAAATCAGAAGCATACTTAGTAGCTCTAGTGATACATGTTTCATCAATATCAATACCAATAGCAGAATCACAATATTTAGATGCTAATAATGTATAATATCCAATATGACACCCTACATCAGTTACTGACTTAACATCTTTCATATCTCGATTAAGCTCCCAAATTATTTTAGATTTAATACTGTGACTTGGGTTATCAAGCGCAACCATCTTATCAGGATACCTTGTCCATTCAGTAGTTCCAAGGCCAATTGGCAACTTCGAAACCATATCATTAAGTTTTTCCCAAGATTCTGATTTAGAAAAATCCATACCAACAGCTTTTTTTAAAGGCCCATCAGATATAGAATTAACGGTAAAATAAGTGTTAAAATCCCTATTGGTTGGCGAATGAGTATGAAGAATATGCCAATGAACAAGGGCGCATGTATATAAAAAGGATGCGTTAATATTTCCTTGTGATAAAAGTTTAAATGCACCTAAATCAACCCACTTAATTCCATCTATTGTATCAAAAATATTATTTTCATGTATATCTGTGCAAATAATATTTTTCTTGACGGCCTCAGCATTAATAGAACAGATAGCTTTAATAAAATCTTTTCTACGAGAATGCGAAACTTCATCTATCCTAACAGGGTGAATGTAATGCTTATGTGCATATACTGGCAAATGTTCTCCATTCCAGTCAAGAGTTAAAGTTGTTTTAATTGTTTCTTGAATAAAAGGAATACCAATAATTTTATCAAAAGTATCTTGATATTCCTTAAATGGAGATCTTAAAAGGCGACCTTTGTAAAAATAAAGCAAACCTGCACCATCTAATAATTTACCTACTGCACCTAAAGAAGATAAAGGGTGTATTTTAATTTCTTTTTTACTTATCATGCTAATCTCCAAACTTGAACCTGAATATTACTATTAATAGGTTTTATGTTTACGTTGAATAAACTTACCATTATCTAGTTCTTCTCCACTAGTAGCGGCTTTAACTATTTCAACAACCTTCTCGTCAACTTCATCTATAAGATGATTTCTCTGTACATTAAGATCGCAAACTTTCTTTAAACAGACCCAAAGCTCTTCAGCACCATCTTTACTGGAAAAATATTTTTCTTTATACTCATCAAATGTCATTCTACGAATTTCATAAAGAATTTCTTGATTATTCCACATTTTCAAATCTACAGTGCACAATTTATCAATTAAACTTCCTAATGTATCAGCCATTTTTAATCTCCTTACAAATATTGTATTCCAACTTGGCAAATTCCTCCAAAGTCTTCACCTCAATACCCTTATATGTAGCGTAGGGGTATGGTGGGTAATTCATAGCCCTTAAAAATCTATCAAGCTTTATTCTCCAATCTAAAACGTTTTCTTCTTTAGCAAAAAAATCCTCAATCGTTCCTTCATATGGAACACCACGTTTATTGTAATTGCCCAATCCTTCCTGCGGAAAACCTTTAAAATTATTGCAAACCAAATGAAAAGCGGCAGGCCAATATTCAGCACCCTTTCGCATACATTTCTCGTACAATATTTTCTGAGTCTCTTGTTGGTCAATTTGAATAGATGCCTGTAAAATTATATTACCAGTATCAATATTTTTATCTATATAATGAAACGTAACACCAGTAAGTTTGTCTCCTTCAATTATAGCCCAAGGAATCGAGGAACAACCTCTATGTTTTGGGAGCAACGATGGATGTATATTAAAACATCCCTGCTTAGCTTTATCAATTATATGATCTTTAATAATATTACGATAATAAACACTGGCAATAATATCAGGCTTAAAAGGAGCTTCTATGTCATTCACGCTTTTAGTAGTATGCCATAACCCAGCTTTACTAGCTATATCCCTAATATCTGGAATATGCAACATATTTGGTTTGTGAGTAAATACAGCTATATTTTCTACAAATAAGCAATCATTAAGTAGGTAATTCAAAACATCACAACCTATCTTATTATAGCCACAAAGGTAAATATTCATATTTCACAACGCACTTTATTTATAGTGTTTTTACGTATTCGTTAACACACACAACTATATAATTAACTTCATCTTGCGTTAATTCTGGGTAGCTTGGTAAAACAAAACATTCTTTATTCAATAACTCTGATGTATCTGTATTTACGTATGTAATACCTTCATGATGGGCCAAATGTTTATGAGCTATTATAGGATAAAACATCGGTCTAACTTCTATACCTTTGTCTTTGAAGTATTGCTCTGCATGGGCATACCCATGACTTCCAATTATCCTAACTGCAAACATCCAATTGGAATGTTCTGTATTGCAATCTATTTTTTGGGTTTTAATATCTTCTCTATCAAAAAAAGCTTTTCTATAACTTTCAAATATATCAAGTTTTTTCTCAATAATCTCATCAAGTACATCTAACTGCCCTAAAAGAAGTGACGCTTGAATATTAGTTATCCTATAATTATAACCAAGATGACTATGAATAAATTTCTCACTTGACTGACCTTGTCCATGAATACAATTTGCATACTCATATAAATCAGTATTGTTTGTTATTAGCGCCCCACCTTCTCCAGATGTGATATTTTTGTTACCAAAAAAAGAAATAGAAGAAGCTAATGATGCTGTTCCCGAATACTGCCCCTCATATTTACCTAAAAAACCCTCGCAGTTATCTTCCACAAAAACCGTTTCTGGATATTTACGCTGTAGCTCTGGAACATTCACTATGTTACCTAAGTTATGAACAACAAATATTGCATCTCTATGATTTTTTGTATCATCTAAAATTGATAAATCAAAATTCCACGAATCAACATCTGCTGAAATAGGCTTTAAAATCAAATCCTGATCATATATAAGAGAGTTCCATGCCGCAACATACACATTATCAGGTGTAAGAACCTCTAACTTAAACTCACCTTGAGATGAGTCAAGATGTTCTTTCTGCAACGCTTTAGCTACTAAATGAGTTGCACTGGTACCATTATTCGTTAACAAAACGTGTTTAACCTCAAGTAGTTCTTGCAAACGTTCTTGAACAATATTTATATATTTCCCTTTGGAAAGCCATCCAGAATCTATGGCGTCATGAGAATACCTTAAAGTTGCTTTTGGTAGATATGGTTTATAAATCGGTATCATTGATTGTTGTTTTCCAGCTTTTTGGATTGGCAACAAACTGCAAAATCGTTACATCATGATGTATCTTATTCTCATCGATAAGTACCCATTCTGGAAACAAATCCTTTATCTGTTGTGTGTTAAAATCATGAAAATGATATGAGTTAAAATGCGTGCTTTTAATATGAGGAAATGATATTATCAGTTTTGGAATCTGAAGATCTCTAGCCATCTGTGGTAATATATTTATGTCTTTTATATGCTCTATAGTTTCTATTGATACAAGAACATCTATTTTCAAATCTTTTTGTTTAACATCTGAACAAAAAAGCACCTTATCACTAGCGTATTCTTTATTAGCAAACTCAATAGCTTCTTCATCTATATCACAACCAATTACACAATCAACATCTGGATTCATAGCAAGTAAATGACTTCCGTAACCCACCCCACATGCTAAATCAAGAACATTGCCATATACCTCAGAACGAACCGATATGTATCTTTCAATGTGTCGCCAATATCTCGCTTCACCTCGCTGAGCTTCAAGGTTATCTTTTGTAAGATAGATTCTCTCTTTCGTATTTTTCATATGTGCTTCTCTACTTCTTGAACTATTAAATCAGTGAAGTAATCCCAGTTATTATCCGTTCGCCCCATATGTTTTGCCCAAACACTCTGACGAAGTTCATGGTATTTTCCAATAAATTGATTTGATAATATTTTCTTTAATTTAGTAATATTTTCCTCTTCTTTTTTAGGATCATATGACCAAGTAAGACAATCATTACCATATCCATGCCACCACTCTTCATGTCCATACAACAATATTCCTTGGCATAATAAATCGCTGGCGAAATATGGAAATGCCTCAGAAACCGATGTATGTGCTAAATAAGCGTACTTGGCCAAATATCTTTTCACATTATTGTCATCTTCTTTATCCATACTGCTAATCACATCGAATTTATGTTGACAACCATGCTTATTAAGCAAAGTGATTAATTGTTGAGCATTTTTGCGCCAACCGTCATGATAAATCAACATTCTCAAATCATTAAATCGCTTATTTGGATCGTAAAGGCGCTTCAAATAATCCTTATCAAGAGGCGCTTGTGTTAATACTGTTTTACCAGTATTTGCTTGTAACCACCTCTTCTTTTCAGCTACCTGCGGATCATCTGCATTCCACCTTTTAATAGCTAAATCATTTGTCATCCAAAATCCTGCCAAAATATCTTTAATTTGACAATTGTAAGAAATAGTATGATCTGTTTGAAGATTTAAACCATATTTCCTAAACCTGCCATGTTTCCATTTATCAACATCAAATGTATCATTGGTAACAACGATACTTCTTTTCCATTTGTTTAAATTTTGATTTGGAAGTATGGTAACTAAAAGATCGTTACCACTTAGGGGTAGATCATCAGTCCACAATGCTGATACTACTCGTTTCCCAAACTTCTTTTTAATGGCATGATAAACAAAATGTGATATAGCAGGGTTCGCGCTGTGATTTTTTAAATAATCATCCGGCTTATTCACAAATGTAACATATATTTTATTTACCATTAAGAAGTCCTTTTATGATTTTACAAGCTGCATTTCCATTATTAGCTGATGAGTGCGTAATATTCGTTTTGTAATCAATTTTACTGCGTAACGACTCGCCAAGCCAATCAGATTTTAAATAATGTGCGTAATTTTCGGTCTCATAAGAAAACGAAACCATTTTTACATCCTGATTAAATAATGTCTTCTGATTAAAACAAAATGTAAACACACTGGATGCTCTACCGACAATAATATCACAAAATGTTCCTAAAAAAGCGTTTTCATTAAGATCTGTATCACTTGATTTAATTATATCAGGAGAAAAAACTACATTGGCATGTGATTTAAAATTAATTCCTGGTTCTTTATTAGTAATTATGAATATTGTTTTTGGGCAGCTGAGTGCTAAAGATTTTATAGCTGGTATGAAATTAAAATTTGGGGCTTGCCCAGATTTTGCTTGAGCATTTGATACGAGAACTTTTTTAAAGTTTTTATGATCATCTAACCACTGCTTAGAAGAATTAATTCGATATTCATCGAACGAAATTATTGGAAAAAGCGAACGAAAATCTCTATGTAAAGTGAGATTAAAGTGTTTTTTAAATAACTCATCAAATATAAAGAATAAACAATCAAAACTAATACCATACTTATTCAAAAATATAAAGTTATCAGCACCATACCATGTGTTAATATATAAACAATTATCTTTAATATACGACCCAGCTGATTGCGAAAGGGTATTAATTATATTACCATCATACTTAGCATTAATATCTTTTAGTACATATGGACCATTACTATGAGTATACACTACCTCAATATTTGGATCTAATCCAGACAGCACCTGTATCGTATGTCTTACTAAACCACGTGACAAATGCAAATCACCATTATGATGATGATTGAAAAATATTACCTTACTAAACATCATAAAAACCCAATAACCACCTTATCCAACAAACGAATTGGTCTATTGTTGAAAACGCTTTCCATCATTTGCTTATCTTTATAATTAATGTTGTATAATTCAAAAGCTTCCTTACAATTTTTGGTCATAATATTGGCAGCCCGAGTTGTTTCACCAAAAATAGCTATATATTTACGAGGAACACAAATATTATGAGTATAAAGATGAGGATTAACATCCCTGTCATTTCCAATTTTTTCCATAGTATGATTATCTGTTATTCTGTCAGACAAAAAACATCTTTTGAGTATTTTAGCTTGCATGAATTGATGAAACCAAAACCCATAAACTGAAAAATTAGTATTAACAAATACCATATCTCCAAGCTGAGTATTTACTCCAGATTCAGCCCCATTAAGCGTGTCATGATTAATAAAACGCAATGCGTTGCATTTAACATTGCCAGCAACAACGTGGTTATGCATAGCATAAAACAAATTTAGATCTAATATTTTATGAGGATAGATATCATCCAAACACCAATAAATAAATTCATCATCTGGTATTCCCTTCAAAAGGGCGGCCATAGTTTTCTTAACGCTTGACTCAGCCTTAACCCATGTAATGTTGTTATACTTAGATGCATAAGAAGGTAAAACATCATTGTATGGGATGAGGAATTCAAGCTGGTGCTTAGGTGCAAGTGTATTATATGACTTGACTACTAATTCAGAAAATTCAAATCTCTTATCATATGTTAATACTAATGCTTTCATTATGTTTTTTTGCTCCAACTTTCCCACACAAAAGCATAGTCATAATTTTTATTATGAGTTTTATGTAGCTCAGTTTGTATAAAATTTCGTCTCACATCAAAATTTAACACTTCTCTATGATACTGTATTTGAATATGTTCAAATTCCTTTAGTTTATCATTTGCAATGAGGTGTTCTAATAAATCAAACTCAGCTCCTTCTATATTTATTTTAAGAAGGCTAACTTGATTTAAATTTAGCTCATCAAGCACTTCAACCATATCTCTTTCTTTAACCAACTCACACTCGCCTGAAGAAACAAAGAAACTAGAACCATCTTTTTGCACATTTATTTCACGATGACCGTTTTTATCACTAAGAGCAAAATTAAAATTCACTATATCATCACAATGATTGGTAGCTTTTTCTAAGGCTAAAAAACTACTATTAACTGGTTCAAAACAATAAATTGGACACTCATATAAATCATACATTCGCAATGCCCAACCGCCAGTATAAGCTCCAACATCAAAAATAACACTACTTTTATCAAGTGGGTACTTTGTTGTTAAATGCTTAACATCGTTTACCTTACAAAAACGATCAACTAAATCCAGATGCTCTTTTGTGTCTGCCATTTATTTTAAACCTACCATTTTTAATAATTCATTAACTATGCTTAAATAAGCATGTTCTGCGAAAACTTTGGCCGCCCAGATTCTCCAATAAAATTAGCTATATCTGGATTATTAATTAATTATTCAACTTTTTTAACAATATCTTGGAAACAATTATAGATTTTCATGTGTTACTAACTTAATCTTATCAATAATGTATTCTTTTTTTAAATTTTCTTTATAATTAAACCTTACAAAATACTTAACATCATTGCTGTTTTGTTTAATGAGATTGTTTTTAATAATATCTCTTTCCTTTTGCTTGCTGAAGGCTTTTGCAGCTTGCTTTTCTGACATACCACCAAACTTTACAGGCATAAAATGCTGTTCCCCATCATATTCTATTGCTAACTTTAGCTCAATAACAAATATATCCAACTCCATCTTACCCCTAGCAGAAGTTTTCAACCAATCAAAATCTTTATAGTTAAACATAACTGTGCAAGCACTAAAATGCTCTTTTAAAATATTATAAATATATCTCTGACTTTTAGAGGCTCTACATTTAGAGCACCAATATCCTTGCTGAACAGCATTATATGTTGATTTCCACTTATGACCTTTTTTACATTCCCACAAATACTTAGAATTTGATTTTACATATTCACTACTAAGAAATTTGCCCCCATTAGAATTTGCTATTTTATTACAATCTTGTGTGGTTGGAGGATTTCTTTTGCTATTAAAACCTTGACACTTTGGGCACCAGCGGTTCTTATACTTAATAGACGCTAAGCTAGACTCCCACTGATGCCCATACTTACACTGCCACAACATTTTTGTTTTGTTATTAACATAACATTCACTCAGGAACTTCCCACCTTTAGCGGTAGCAATATCAATACAATCCTGAATGCTAATTGCGCCATAACATTTCGGACACCAATAACCTTGTTCTATTTGATTATATGTGGCTTCCCAAATACACCCCTCTTTACACCTCCACTTATATTTAGTATGAGCATTAGAGTATCTCTCATTAAGGAAACTTCCGCCATTTTTAATGGCTAAGTTTTGACAGTCTTTTACTGTTTTTCTTTTTCGGTTGGAACAAGATGGACACCAAGTTTTTTTAGAAGATACTGAATCATAAGTGGCTCTCCAAATATGCCCTTCCTTGCATTTCCAGATATATTTAGTTTTAGCATTTGTGTATTCTTCGCTTAAAAAATAACCATCCCGAGATTTTGCCAAATCAATACAATTATCAATTGTTCTATTGCTTTTAAATGCACATTTTGGGCACCAAGAACCCTGTCTAACTGAAACGAATGATGTTTCCCAAACATGACCTTGGCTACACTTCCACTTATAAGCGTCTTGAATCTTGCCATATTTATCGCTTAAACAAAGCCCATTGTTTAGCAATGCTGCCTCTCGACAAGTTCTAATTCCTAACTTTTTACTCACCTAAGCCCAACCATTTTCAATAATTCATTAACTCTACTTAAATAAGTATGTTCGGCAAATACTTTGGCAGCGCCAGATCGTCCAATAAAATCAGCCATATCTGGATTATTAATTAACCAATCTACTTTGTCTCCTATTTCCTGTATAGTATTTGCTATAACAAGATCGCCCTTATTCGCAAAATAAGATTCGTATTTAGGAAATCTATAAGATATCGTTGGACGACCCGAAGCCATGCACATTAAGAGCCTGTCAGAAAAATAATGATCGATATCGTTAAAGTGAGAAACGCTTATCAAAACTTTGGATTTATGATATGTTGTCGCTAAAACTTTTTGATCAATGGAACCTTTCGATCTAAGCTTTCTTGACCAACCATCTCCATACAAACAAAATCGTTCTCTGAACTTATTTCTTAACAATTCACAAGTCCTAGTTCTTTCTCTAGTTCCTGGATATTTTTCTTTAGGGTTGTGATTAGCCACAAAAATACAATCCCAGGTAAAATTATTATTAGGCTTAGGATCTGGGTAATATAACTTAGGGTTATACCCAATTTGTAAATAGTTTACCGGTTTGTCAATTTCTTTTCGAAACATATCCAACTGACCAGTTGATGATATAAAATTATAATCCGAAACCCGAGCTACATCCTTATATGTTTTAGGAACAAACCCTCGGGAATCACCCGTCCAATTGGATACAACCATATTTGGATTTAGTCTCTTAGCTTTATTAACAGTAACACCATTAATAATATTTGTATGTTGAATTTGCATAAAAAGAAGATCTGGTTTTACCTTCTTAACCACATTAATAAACAACTCTCTAACTTTATTGATGTTTTTATTATTATTAAGATAAATAGTATAATAATCAAATACATCAAGATGACATCCAGCTTCCCGGAACGCATCGTAATTTCCTTCTTGGATTATTTGGCCAAAATTTAATGGGAGATATAATACTTTAATCATGTTTATTTTTTACACCTTAAGCCACCTAGAAGGGATTAAATCTTTTTCGTCATGTGTGGGTGCCAACTTAGGCCCAAACCACCTTCTTGGTGCCACCACAGTCTCGGAATCGCTATCTAACCAGGAGGCCCACCATGAATAGGAAGAATTTGCAATTATATGGTTAGTACAACTGATCATGTTGGAAAAATCTTTAACTGGATGCTTCTCTTCTGAAAAATCAAATTGATTTCCTATAAAATGCTTCTTGCACCATTCGATATCATCCGAAAATATTAAATACTTTTTACTAGGACATGCTTCCATAGCTTTTTCATAATAATTCATATCCAAAATATTATAACAACCAACATGAGTTAAATAATCAGTTCTACGAACATGTATAGATGCATATTCTTGATGATTACCTTTATATTTTGGTGTTAAAAGCTTCCTAATTTCATCCTCATAATCAATAAAATAAAGTTCGCTCTGGAAATACCCATGAATATTTAAATCATGCTTAGTATGCCTTGGAATAGGGGTAAAATGAAAGCTAGGCTCATCATAATTAACTGTATTAGTAATAACATTGTTTTTGCTCCTTTCAGGTAAATTAAAATCATCTTGATATTCCCAAGTCGGAAAACCAAATGAGTCATTTGTCCTTAAAGCTAAGGCAATTGCCGCCGCTGACTCGAAAAGAATATTACCCATTCTACCAAGCTTACCCAATTCTTTAAAATAAACAGTCATTTTAATCACTCAAATTTAAAAAAAGTATCCCGCTTCCTGCTCAAACAAACAGATGCATCCTCATAAATAAATTCTGCAATTTTTTTTTATTTCACTCATTCTTTCAATTAAAACCCTACCAAGCGGTTTAGAATAATAATTTAAATTAACTAATCTACAAGATATTTTATTTTCTATTAATATTTTTTGAATAGCATCACATACCTCAACCGACCCAATAAAACTAACTTCGCCACACCTAGGTGTCTTAAAGAAAACTCCCCCATCACCATCAAAAATTCCACGAATAAGATGCTTAATTAATTTATTGTTAATTAAGGGAAACTTACAATTAAATGATTTATTAGGGCCTAGTTGCAGCTTAAGCAACTGATTATAAATGTTATCACTAATTATTTTTAACGTAACGGTATTTTGCCAAGTATCTTGCCTAGCACGTCTAACATACAAAGGCCTATTATGACACATGTTTTTATTGATAAAATCTAATATATAACGATCTCGTTCTTGAATTTCTATTGTTACCATATGGCTACGAGATTTCCCACTGCCAGAAATTAAGGAGCCATCTGCTAAAATAAAACCTAATGCATACGCTTTAACTTCTGAGTCAATATCGTTAAAATAATTTTCATTAATATTATATTTTTTACCATATTCTTTACCATATTCTTTAGGCCCTCTTAAGCGCACACTATTGGCAATAAGCAAATTCCTAACGCACTCTTGCGAAACCACAAATTCATTAGCAAGACTAACAATAGATTTTCCGTATTTGTATTTGTTAATTAATTCACCTTTAAAAAGTTCTAATTTTGATTTTTTTCTAGGAATAATCCCATTTTTTTTGAGTATTCTATATATTTTTGATGTTGATACATTAAACTCTTTAGAAATATCAGGACCAGTTCTTCCTGTTTTATAAGCTGCAATTATATTATTATTTAATTCGATCATAAGGTCTCCTTCCCCTAACAAGCCTCTCAATTCTTTGTTGTTCATGCAGGCGAATTTTAAAGTCTTGTATTGGATTTAAGTTATTATATAAATACAAAACATCAGGAATATGACGTATTCTATTACCTGAAAGTTCAGCCAAACCAAACATAATTGGCAAATCCCACCCAGCCATCATCCACTTATCACCTTCTTTAAAATCTGATTCTGGCAACTTTTTAAAAATACCAGCTTTAAATGTCCTCAAATGAGAAAAACACCACGGATGACGTCTAAAACTATTTGCATTAATAATATGTTGAGGAATTGGTTTTGCGCAACCTTTTGTGTTTTGTGGGTGGTCAACATAAGATCCCCAAGTCATCCATACTTCACCAGATTCATATTCTTCATTAATCCTATGTAATACCCTAGAATGGGCAAGCATATCATCCCCATCAGTAGTCACAATCACATCATTATCATCACAAGAGTGAATCATATTATATAAATTATGCATAGCACCTAGTCGTGTAGTATTACGAATTAATTCAACTTTATCACCAGCTTTATGCTGCTTGATAAATGCTTCTACTTTATCAGCCGTTTTGTCTGGAGAGCAATCGTCTGTATAAATTACTTTATAATTATCATAATCTTGTGATAATACTGATGATAAATTTTTCTCGCACCACTTCTCATTTTTATAAGATGGTATTACTACTGTTATTTTTTGCATAATTACCTCTGATATGATATATATCATATGAGTATTTTGTAGGTCTTGAAAAAGGAAAAAATGGCAAAAAAATCAATTAATATAGTTTACGCACCTGGAACTGGTGCTCCAAGCAAAGTTTTTGAAAATGAACTTGGTGAAATTTGGAATAACAACAAAAGAGATCCGAATAAAATTAATATCGGAATGGGTTGGTATTCAATTAGGGATCCAAAGCCTGGTGAAAGCATCTTGGTAGTTGAGCCTTATTGTGTTTTAGAAAGAGATTATGAATCAAAATATGTAGGAGGATTTGATCATATTTTCACTTGGGCATCAAAAGCTTTTAATTCCAAATTAAGAGAAAAAGTTATTGAAATACCTCATCCAACTTATCACCAAATCCCTGGACCAGGAATAACTGATAAATGGCCAGAGTGGTCAAAAAGAAAAAACAAAATAATTTTTGTCGCAAATAATAAGACTTCACAACATCATTCTGAATTATACTCTTTTAGATTGTTATTAGCTGATATGTTACATGCGCAATCAAAATTTAAAGTAGAATGGTATGGTCAAATTCCCATTAAGAGAGATTACTATAAAGGAAAAGCTAAAAATAAGCAAACGTTATTAGAAAGTAGCAAATTCTCTGTATGTACTGAGAACTCTTACGATCCAGTTTTTACTCATAATTATTTTACTGAGAAAATGCCTGATGTTTGGAAAACTGGAGCTGTTCCAATATACTTTGGTTGTCATAATGTAAATGATTTTGGATTAGCAAAAGAATCATATATTGACTTAAGAGAGTACTGTAGAAAAGAAGGTAAAGATTGGATTATTAATAAGCCCAAGTTGTTATCTAAATTAGAAGACTTTTCCGCTCAAGATCATCAAAATTATGTTAACACAGTTAAAAATGACATTTTAGGAACTAAAAAGTTTTATGATTTGACATCTAATGAAAAAACATATAAAATTATATTGGAAACAGTTTAAAACATACGCTTAAATCTTTCAATTTCCGTATTACTATAATCAATTAAATCAGAATCGCTAACCTGGGTTTTATTAAGTAGAAATACTTTTTCAAGCCCTTTTTTCATATTATCAACAGATGGAATAGATATATTTCCTACTTTATCTTCTCCAACAAGAAAAACTGAATTATCTTCATTAAAAATAAACCAATTTGTACTAACAACAGGTGTTCCTACAGCTAAAGATAAACCTAAAAGAGAAGATGCGTAATCTCTAATCATTGGCAAATCAATAACACATTTGGCTTTACTAATAATATTAACTAACTGAGAATATTTTATATATTCATTAGTTGGTATTACGAAATCTGGATAATTACCTCTTGCTCCTACTAAGACTAATTTTGGAAGGTCATTGGACCAAGCTTCTATAATTCTAGAAGTAGAAGCTGAGCACCTATTAAAAGCTACCACAAATTCAAACTTATTAAAAATATTTTGGCTTTCAGGTTTAATCCACGGTAGAGGTAATTTAAAAAGCTCCACCTTTGTGTTAGGTAGTTTTTTACTTAATTCTTGGTAATTAGATAGAGATGGAGAAAAAACTTTTTTAGACTTAGATAATATAGATAAATCCGTATCTGATATAGAATTAAAAACACTCAACCAAATATTATTTTTCTTTTTAATAGAGCCTACTTCACTAATACTTAATCCACTATCAGGATTTTTATCATCAATATAAATTTTGGGACAAAAACTCTTCATCTCATTAAACCACATCATACTATTTAATGAACTAACAGACATATTGCCGTTAAACATTTGATCAGCATTAACAGCTTGCTTAGGTTTAGAATACCTTAAAAATCTTTTTGAAGAAATGTACTGTTCATCATTAGACTCAGAAATAGTAACATTATAATTAATTAAAGAAACAGGCGTTTTAATAGTTTGTGCATAAACAGGTGGAAAATAGTTATACCTATCACTCTTAAAATCAATATCATTTAAAATAACAATACGATTAATAAGTATTTCTCCATTAGAAGATGTGGGCGGCATTGATAAATGAATTTTTTGATTTACATCATTGCTGGTTCTTAGGTAAACGTATTTGCTATTTATATTTTTAGAGAATTGAACTTCTCCGAAAAATTCATTAATAACATCATTTTCCGACAAGCCAACACGAATTTTACCATTACCATTAAGTTTTTTGGCGTAAAAAACACAAATATAATTTTTATTAGGTTCTAATATTGAAATTGGAATATTAAAATTACCATTTTGCCTTAATAATATATAATCTTTTCCTAGACTTTTAATAGGTTTAACGTATTTGTTTTTACCTATAATTGTTTTAGTAAAATTGATATTATTAGAGTCAAAAATTATCTGATTCTCCAAACCACTAAAAGTGCCATCAACAATTGGCCTAGGAATAGGGGGCAACTGTCCTTTAGGTGTGGCTTGCTTGGGAACTAAATTTTGAGCTACCTCAATTTTGGTAGGAGCTTGCCTTTCTACATAAAGATTTTTGATTAAATTCTCTTTTGCTTTAACACCCATGCCCACAACTAAATTGGTGACCTCACAAGAGTTAATAAAAATTAATTTACCACCATCATATTTAAACATATTAGGCGGGCTAGTTTCAATTTCAGAAACCATTTCTCCACGTTCAATAAAACCTCCAGAACCAGCAAATAACCTACCTTTGATAAGTCTGAGATTTTTATATTTACCACATCTACGAATTAAACCTTTCCAATTAATTGCCATTGGTGCCTCTTTTATATTAGGATCAAACGCAATACTTATAACACTAATTTCTCCAGAGCTATCTGGCGGTCTTAATATTTCAAATAATTTATCTTCTCCTAGTTCAATATTAAACGTGAAAGATGATTTAGATGCTATAATTATATTACTAGATTTATTTCCAATTACAAGTTTTATCTTACCATTTCCAGATAATCTTTTAGCTCTAACTTTGCAATTGGTGATACCGCTAAAATCTGAAAAGTCAAATTGTACACGGCCAACACGAGGTAAAAGCTTACACCCATCTGTCATTAAATTAACAGATTTAGATGAGCTTATATATTTTTTAAGTTGACCAGAATTTATTTCCATACTGCATTTATATCACTGGGAGAAAAGTTAATAAATAAAGGACGTTTACGCTGCATGTACTCTCTAACATTACTATTAAATACTTTCATGTTGTCTTGATGAGACTTAGTTTTAAACTCACGATATTCACCCTGATCACGCTTACCTTCTCCTAGATGATTACCCATTTTTTCAATATAACCAAGCTTTAAACCAAGAACTCGGGTTCTCATCCCCCAGTCGCTGTCTTCCTGGCCGTAAAAATTAAAATCCTTATAATTAAAGAACCCAAGCATTTTTTGCAGGCTTCTACCAAAAACCATAGCAGCAGTACCTAAGTTACCTTGAGGTTTACTTTGAAAAGTTTTACCATTCTTAGTAACCATTTGGTATTCTACTCTCTCCATGTTAACACCAATAGATGCATAAGCTGGATTAGACTCCATGACACTAATAGCTTCTCCAAGCCAACCTTCAGGAACTTCAACGTCATTATCAATTGTAGCTAACCATTGAGAGTCATACTTGTTAATAGCTTCATATAAAGCTAAATTTCTACCAATAGCAATACCTAAATTTTCTTTGCTGGCAATAACTTTATAATCTTTGAAGGCTTCATTACCTTCCATTTCTTTACTTAAGATCTTGTCCAAATACTTAACAGTTTCATCTTTCGAACCATTGTCAACAATAATTAAATTGAAAGGATATTTTGTGTTTTTAAATAAATTATCCAAAGTTTCTTTTGTTAAATCTAACCTATTATAGGTTACCATCATTATGCTTGCTGTCATTTTCTTCCTTACATGAATTTAATTGCTGTTTCTGGCAAAACCTCTCCTTCAGTATATATAACTGAAGAGGACTTAAGAAACTTAACATTTCTCTCTAAATTAAGACGAGGATCATCCTCATTTTTCATAAACCATTTGCGTTCATTTGATATTATATTAACATCATAACTTAAAGCTATTAAAGAATAATCAACCTCTTTAGCAATCAAAAACTTAACATGTTCAATTAAAGAAAAAAACATATTAATTGAAAAAGGAATTACCTTAGCAAGAGTTCCCCAATATGCTTCTGAATTATTGGTTAATAATATAACCTGATAATTAGCTTGAGTAGCCATAACAATAAAAGATTTTACTTGATGTTTATTCCAATCAATATTAGATTCTTTATGAATAGATAACTCAGTTGAATCAGGCATCAACAATATAGTTTTCTTCTTTAAAGAAATATTTCTCATCTTAAAAAGATCAGTAAAATCTCCAAAAGTTTCTTCAAATCTAAACTTAGGCAAACAACTTCTGTCCCAAGGAATTGTTACCTTCTCAACAATCTGTTGTATTACTGGTTTAGGGTTTTTGAATCCCTTTGAAAAGAAAGTAGAATGATAAGGAGTTTTTATCAAATAGTTATTTAAACAATTAAAATAAGCCCTTTCATTTTTATCAAAGAATATTGGAGTAGGAAACCTTTTCATGTCATAAGGAGTAACTTTCTCTAAAAATGGAACAGCTAACCCTTGAGCTTCAAGTAAACCATAATACTCTGGATAACCACACCACTTTAAAGTATTTCTTAAGTTCTTATTTAAGACTTCAAATAAACATAAAGAATAGAAAGACTCAAACAATCCTCCATATACTCCTACGACTAATTCTTTCTTTTCAAGTACCGTTTCAAATAAATCAAATGGTAATTTTGGAGATACGCAGCTTTTATAATCAAGTTGCCAAGGAATTCCAGGAGACCAAGGGAATGATACTATCTTATTACTCATTTAATTAATTTATAATTTGAGTCATTTAAGTATTTATCATGATCCAAACTATACTTTCCAAACCACTTCTTTTTAAAATATTTAACATTTTTGTTTAGAAATAATTTATTAACTGGGTTTTTCTTTAAAGAGGCAGATGTTAGATGTATTATGTTTGTACTCCCACAACATATTACTTTTTCTTTTTGATTAATTGAAATCTCTAAATTCATATCTACATCTTCAAATGCCCATTTCAGATTCTCATTTAGCCCCCCCGCTGCTTTAAAATTTTTAACCTTAATAAGACAGCAAGCAGCTGTTACCGCCTGGAATTCTCTTGAACAAAGATCAAAAGGTCGTGACCTTTTACCTTCTCTATAATGCCAAGGCATATTCCCATATTTAGGCGAAAATATAATTCCATTATGACTTATATTTCCATTTTTATACAAAAGTCGGGCGCCAACAACAGCTGCTCCAGTTTCATTCATAACATTAATCATATTATAAAGGGATTTATCATCTTTAAACTCAATATCATTATTTAATAATAAAATAACATCTTTATCATTAGGCTTAGCTAAATTAAATAAAGAATTAACTCCAACTGAAAAAGAATCACGATTATGATTAATTTCCAATAAGTTAACGTCTGAATGATTTTCATTTAAATAATTAATTGATTGATCAGAGCTGCCATTATCTCTAATGAATATTTCATAGTTAATTTGTTTTAAATTTTTTAAGTTATTTTTAAGTGACGGGATTGATTTTTTTAACAACCTACAACCGTTCCAATTTAAACATAAGATTATAATTTTATTTACTTGCATTTTGGGCACCATTTACCTTGCTGTATTCCGTTTGGAGTTGCTTCAAAAATATGATTATTCTTACATTTCCATCTTAATTTATATTGAGAATTAATCCATTTATTATCTAAACAGCTTCCCTCTTTTAATTTAGCTATCTCTCTATATTTTTCTAACTTATCATTAGCATAAACTAACAAATCAATATTATTGATATCATCAACAACATTAAAATCAACTTTTCTTTTAATTTCTTCTTTTATTTTTTTTAATGAAAATGGGCGAGGTTCATTTATTACGAATAATTTAATACCCAAATCTGCGCAAATATTTCTTTTAATTTCATCATGAGTTTTAACTTTTTTTAAATCGTTTTCGTCATGAAAAGTAAAAACTAATTCATTATGATAAACCCCATTATATTCAAACGCAATATTTAAACTGGAGCAATAACCATCAAGCTCTAAATTATTTCCATTATGATTTTTAAGCCAATCAGGTCGTATTTTTTTAAATATTCTACCTGTAGATTTCTCAAATATAATCTTACAACACCTATCTCCAATTGAATTATTACATTCAGGGCACCAATTTCCTTTTTGAATTACATCATTAGGTCTCATTTCCCATCGGTGCCCAATAAAACACTCCCAAGATAATTTAGTGTGATTATTAGTGTACTTAATAGAGTTACATTTACCTCCTCTTTTGCTTGCAATCTCATTCATTTGATTAATATTTAACTTAGCATTACCAGCACAATGTGGGCACCAACGATTATGGTTTTGTATATTTCCATAAATAGCACTCCAAATATGCCCCTTTTTACATTGCCACAAAAGCTTAGTTTGGTTATTTTTATATTTTTTAGAAATGCACAAACCCCCAAATTTATCACCAACTATTTTATTTATTTTTTCAATAGATAACCTTTTTTTTTCATAACTGCATTCAGGACACCAAGAACTGTTAATAACGGTACTATAAGATGTAATCCATGTATGATTTTTATCACAAATCCACTTAAGTTTATCCGTTACTTTATTACATGTTTCAGATAAACACTCCCCCCCTCTGCTTAAGGCTTTTTCTTTAGCTTTTTTAATTTTATTCATAATTCTAAACTATATTTTTCCAGATTTTCTTAAAAATTCTTTTTGACTTGTTTAAGTGGTGAAACATGTTGAATTTTTTTCCTGTAACTCTTGAGTAATGATGTACGGGAACATCAATTATTTTCAATGGTAATTTTGCTTTTTTAACTCTGAAAGACAAATCATTATCTTCATAATAAAGATAATATAAACTATTCCATGGACCTATTTGTTCATCTAAAACTAAACTATCCCAAGTTGAACGTTTTGCTAAAACACACCATCCACTCAAATAACCACCTTTAATATTAGGATCAAATTTACCTTCTTTAACAAACTTATATTTGGAATCAATTAACCCAGATTGAGTACCAACAACGCCATTATCACATGAATCTATTAATAATTGTGGCCAATCTTTTATTCTATCTAAAACTTTAATGTCGTTATTAAGAAATAATACGTATTCACCACAAGATTCTTTATAACCTTTGTTATTAGCTTTAGAAAACCCTTCATTAATATTATTTTTTAAATAAATAACATCTTCAAATTGAGAAACTATATTAAAAGTATCATCTGAGCTATTATTGTCAACAATGATAATCTCTTTATCTATTTCTAATTTAGATAAGTCAGATAAACAAGCTTTAGTAAATTGGCAATTATTGAAAACAGGTATTATGATACTTAACTCTTTCATTTTTTTTCTTCCTGTTCTTCCTAATTTTAATTAAACTTTCAATATAATCATCTTCAGATAAACCGCTTTCTTTTAATCTTTCATCATAATCTAAACGCTTTTCTAAATAATTAATGAATGATTTATTTCTCTTGCATTCTTCACATGTTACTTCACGAGTATCAAATGAGTAGTTAATAATTTTATCATCAGGACCAAGCGCTATACAAACATATGTTGGTAAATGTTCTTTTCTTGGTTGCACTGTATACCCGAGCTTACTACAGCTAACCATAATAGTAGGTTGAGACGCCCAATTAGACCAATGTACAATTAACTCTTCTTTTTCTTCTTTCATATTTTCTTTCTTTGAATATAATATTTAAACTATTCCTGTAATTAAAAATTTAAAAACATTACTATCTTTACACTCTTCACATGTGACTTTTTTGAAATCAAAAGAAGAATTATCAACCATACTATCACTACATTTATCATCACATATACTTGATAAACATTCGTTAAAAACATTAGGCTCGCATGTATACTTTTGACAAATAGGTGTTTTTATAGATGGCCCTACTAAGGACGAGAAAAACCAATGTATAATTGGCTCTTCTTTATTCATTTCCTTCTCTAAATTAAATAAAAAATCTGAAGATTTCTTACATTCTTTACATGTAACCTTCCGTGGATCAAATGAAAAAAACTTTTCACCATCATCCTCAGATAAAACGCACCCTACACCTTCAGGTAGATCACGGCCGACTATATCTAAAAAAGATATACATCTACCATCATAACAACAAATTATAACATCTGACTTGTGGGCCGAATTACTCCAATGTACAATTAATTCTTCTTTCATATTTTCTTTCATTTATTTACACATCTCCAAAAATTGTTTAGCAACATTACACCAAGTAAACTGTTCAACCGTTTTTTTAATATTGGGAGTTAACTTGATTAACAAATCATCATAATTATTTACAACATATCTTAATTGCTTAACTGCATGGTTTATATCAGCATCAAACATTTTAGCATGAGGAGAAGGTACCCAATATTGATAATCTGTGGGCATTCTAATTATTTTACCATCAATTAAAACGGAATTATCTTTATTAAGATATTGTAGCTGACCTCCATGATTGGTAGCTATTACAATTTTACCATTAACCAAAGCTTCCAATCCAGGCAACCAAAAACATTCAAGATTGCTCATCATAAAAATTATATCGCAAGAGTTATAAAGTTCAGCTAAACTTGGAATGAAACCTTGAACAAGCTCAATCTCTGGATGGTTTTTGAATTTCTTTTTGAATTTAGATAATAAGTCAATAAAATTAACATGAAATTTTGCATCTCTTTGTTTTTTTGTATTAACTTTAATGACCAAGCAAACATCGTCTTTATTGGTAAAAGCTTTCCCAAGTGCATTTAGAGTATTTTTAATATTCTTTCGTTTATGTGGAGTAGCAATATTAAGTAAGATTTTTTTATTCTTAGTTGTTTTTAATTTATATTTCTTGTCAGTTTTAAACTCGTCTATATTAATACCATGAGGAACTGTCACCAATTTACTTTCAGGAATATTAGCATCTAAAAAGATTTGCTTAGCAAAATCTGATGAAGGACACATTTGATCACAATAATTATGCCACTTAACCATATCTTTAGGAACTACCGTAGAATCTAAATTCCAAATCCCAAATCTATTTTTATTGCCATGACGTAAATAATTAGGGAAATTATGCATAGCCGTATAGCTAATTTGCATATCATAAACACCTGTAGGTGTTTTCCTAACATGTTCTTTTAAATCATTTGGAATATATTTATCTTGAGGTTCATCTGTAGACACAAACTCTACATCATGACCTAATTTAATTAATGAACGACCTATGTTTTGGCCCACAATTGCCCAAGACATAAGTGTATTACCAAATAAAAATTGCTGAATCTTAACTCTCATAAAATATCACAAACTAAAACTTTTCATGCAACCACATTGGCTACTAAACTTAGCGTTAGTAAATTTAAATCCTCCGCCAAGAAACGAATCGACATGATCAATTTCAGTACCATCAACATATAAATCTACTAATTGATTAATAACAACAGTGATGCTATCAATATTAAATACTAAATCATCATCTGTTGGTTTTGTACTGATTTTTTGTTTAAAGATGAACATTTCTCTTTTAAAATACCACATATTTTATTTTTCTTAGCTTTAGCAATAGGATCGCGGTTGTACTGAAAATATTTACGTACATTAACTATACCCCAAAGTAATTTAGCTTGCTTTTTTTTTAAAATTAAATATGGTGTTATTCTTTTTAGTGGAACTTTAGAGGCAACTGCAGTTATATCACATTGATAAGATAAATTCCAACCTTTATTTTTACGATCTCTAACATAATAACTACCACCATATAACTCATTAAAAATATGGATTACTTGCAAATTGTTTGAAGATAAATTAACTTTAGGCATATTATTCTTCCCATAAATAACAAAAGACCCATCAGAATCTAATAAACCAGCAAAATATGAATCAACATATTCATTAATATAATCAGAATCTGGGGCTTTCCTAATAGCCTTTTTAATACCTCTACAATTAATAGCATTACATTCACTTTTAAGCTTACCAAACAAAATAAAACACTTATCGCTAATTTTTGGATGCCAACGTCTTAAAGTTCTATTATACTTCTTATTTATTCTGTTAAATCTTAATACAAGTCTAGCTTGTCTTTTTTTTATTATTAAGTATGGATTAATGCTTTTAATGGCAGCAACAGCTCTATCATTATAAATACACCATTCATAAACAGGGCGCCAATTATCGTGTTTAATTTTACCTGTTTTTTTAGCCCTAACTCACCCAGCTCCAAAATAAGTGTTCATAATTTGAACCATTTTGGGGTTACAATTATACACAGTTAATTTTGGTCTATAACCAGTCTTTTTTCCATCATTTCTTGCTATTATAGTAATGGAACCATCCCCATCTACAAACCCAGCTAAATATGATAAAATCTGTGGAGTCGTTACTGCTAGTTTTTTATTCATAATTTTAATACCATATTATTACAAGCTAAAACTGTTCCCACATCCACATTGACTACTAAATTTAGTATTAGTAAATTTAAAACCCCCACCAAATAATGAATTTATATAATCAATCTCGGTGCCATCAATATATAACCCTACTAATGGGTTAATAACAACATTTATGCTATCAAAATTAAATATCAAATCATCATCTGTTGGTTTTACTTCTTCAAAAAACAAATCAAAAGAAAAGCCGGCACACTTACCGCCTAAAATATTGATTCTAAGATGTTGATCTTCCAATTCTTCCTCTTCAATTATTCTTAGAATTTTGGCTTTTGCTTTATCTGTTAATGTAATCATTTATTATTTTACCATACTTACATTATTAAATCGCCATGTTCATCAAATGGCCATGTTTCATCACAGCTAACTTTATCAAAAACCTTAGGAGAAAAACCATATTTATGAAAAGCGTAAAGAGCAGAACGACCCGCTAATGTTAAACTAGCATCATAAGTACTATAACTATGCATAATAAGACCAGCATCCTCTAATACCATTAAAAGAAGGTGGACATGACAATCATTAAGCATTTCCGATAATCTATATAAATTACCTGCTTGGCAACCATGAAGAGCCCAAACAAAACATGCCATTGACATAAATAAATCACCACAGCCACATGTAGGTAACTCCAAAGAGTAAAGTTGCTCTATCGATAATTCAACTACTGGAGGTGGCTCATTATCATCAGATAAAAAATCACATAAATCATTCCAAAAATAGTTACAATTAACTTTATCAAGTTTCCACCTTATTACCTTCGGTTGCAGTTTTACATCAAATGCATCATCTATTGCCATAATATCACTTACCTTTCATTTTTTCATTAAATTCTTCTCCATCAATAAACCATTGATAATCTTTAATAAACCAACCAAGTTTTAAAACTAGTTTATAATTTTCTCTATGACAAATTTCTTCAAACCAAGCTTCGGATGCTGAGTTGGTCAGTCTTGAACCATAGCTTTTTACACAATGAACAGTTCCACCAGGAAAACTTTGATACTTTTTAACCTGATATTTCATAATATAACCGTCCTAGTTTCAACAAGAGTCTTTAAAATTCTATCAATAACCTCATAAGGATCAGCATTAGCTGCGGGACGTCTATCTTCTAAATACCCATAACCTTTTTCTTTGGTGATATTTGGCATCCTAATAGATGATCCACGGTTAGCGACTCCATAACTAAAACTATCAAAAGGGGAAGTCTCATGTTCTCCAGTTAATCTTTCACTGTTATTATGCCCATAACATTTTTGATGTTCTGAATGAGTATCTTTAAAATGAGCTAAAACATCTTTAATACGAGTTTTACCATATTTTTCGTCACGCATACGGCAATCACTAAAATTAGTATGCATACCTGAGCCATTCCAGTTACCTTTCTTAGGTTTAGGATCTAAGGTTGCCCAAATTTTATATTTCTCCCCAACTCTATACAATAAATATCTAGCCATCCAAAGATCATCACTAACTTTAAGAGGATCAGCTTCTTCATCAGTTGAAAAACCTCTATGACCAACCTGAAATTCCCATTGACCAAGCATTACCTCAGCATTGATTCCGTAAAGCATGATTCCTGTGTCCAGGCAGGCTTGTGCGTGCTCTTCAACCACTTCTCTACCCACCACCTCATTCGAGCCTACGCCGCAGTAATATGGGCCTTGTGGATCGGGGTTTCCATTTGTTGGCCAACCTAGAATATTACCATCTTTCATTAAACAATATTCTTGTTCAAATCCCCACCAAGTTTTCAGCTCTTTGTTTTCTTCAAATCTTTTTCTTAGTTGAGATCTCGTATTGCTTTCATGAGGTTTGCCATCAGGCATCATTACTTCGCAAAGCACAATCTTATTATGACCACCTCTAAAAGGATCTGAATAAATTCGAACTGGTTTAAGAATTCTTTCTGAATTATCAGATGTGCCTTGATTGGTGCTTGATCCATCAAAATTCCAATCTTCTTCAAGAAGAGACCACTCAAATTCCTCATGTCCAACCTCCATCATTCTGGCTTTTGAACGTAATTTTTTAACTGGATCTGTATTATCAACCCATACATATTCAACAAATGCTAATAAACTCATAATGCCTCGTCTCTTTTATGTTTAAATTCTTCATAAAAATCAACAGATAAAGGAAAAGATAATCCTATAGTATAAACGGTTGGTATGACAGGATCATCATTCGTAATTTTTTGTGCTCCATATAACATAGCATGAGTTGCGTATTCTTTCGCTATTTGAAAAGATTCAGTGATAAAAAATAAATTACCTTTAATCTCTGACGCTGAAGTAAAACCCAAAGTTGGACTGCCATGGTACCAATTTTGGGTGGTTGATAATTTATAAAATGTATTAGCTAATTTTAACAGTTTGTATATATATATATACATTACCAGTATAAAGAAGAATAATGGAAAAATAAAAAAAACATTTTCGAGATTTATATAACTCAACCCAACCTATCTTTAAATTCCTTTATAAAGCCTTCTGATAAATTATAAGTTTCAGATAGATAACCCAAAGAACTCATAAATAAAAGACTCCAATTAATTTTGTCCTGAAATTCCCTTACAAAATCTTCATTTAAACTTTTAAAATCTCCGCGAACATAAAACCAATTTATTTTATCCTGAAACTCTATTAGAAATTTTAATGATAATTTTCGTGAAGATAAAATTTCTTTCCAATCTACTTCATTTTTAAATTCTCGGATGAAATCTTCAGACATTTTTTGATATCTAGACACAGTATGCCAATCTACTTTATCTTTAAATTCTCTAATAAAATCTTCTGATAAGTTTTGTTTAAAAGACACAGTATGCCAATCTACTTTATCTTTGAATTTTCTAATAAACTCTTCTGACAATTTTCTATGATAAGTAATATCACTCCAACTTACTTTATCTTGAAATTCTATAATGAAATCTTCAGATAACGTTTGGTGTCTAAATATATTTCCCCAACATACTTTGTTTTTATGTTTCCTGATAAAACCTTCGGTTAAATCTTCCCGTGCAGACATTCTCATCCACTGCTTATGTGATAAATCTTCTTTCATTTTTAAATCCAATTCTTATTATTCTTTGCTATTTTAGCTCTAAGCCTGTCGGCATCTTTTTTTAATAATAAAGTTACGTTTTTAATGATTTCTTCTTTAGGAGCAAGATTAAATTCTTTCCTGAATTCTTCTGACAATTCTTGATGTATAGATATAGAATACCACTTAACATCATTTTTAAATTCTCTAATAAATTCTTCTGATAGTTTTTGGGCAGCAGAAATACATCTCCAGCTCACTTTATCTTGAAACTCCCTAATGAACTCTTCCGATAATATGTTGTAAGCAGATATTTGTATCCAATCTACGCGGTTTTTAAATTCTCTAATAAAATCTTCTGATAGAATTTTATTTCTAGATACCTCTAGAAAAGATATTTCATCTTTAAATTCTCTAATAAAGTCTTCAGATAAATCTTGAGAGCTAGAAATACAACCCCAACTCACTTTATCTTGAAATTCTCTAATAAAATCTTCTGATAATTTTTGATTATAAGATATATCAATCCAAATTACTTCATCCTTAAACTCTCTAATAAAATCTTCTGACAATATTTGGTCTCTAGACGTTTCTTTCCAACATACATTATCTACAAATTCTTTTTTAGATTTCTTAGTTAACTTATCTTTATAAAATTTTAATGATAAACTATATTCTTTAACTATTTCTTTAATTAATTCTTTCATCTTACTTAATCTTCCAATAAACCAATCGATTCAATAATTTCAATCTTCAACCTATCAGCTTCATCCAAATCATCGTCATCAATATTCAAATCATAATACTCCAAAGATACAAACTCTTCAAGCATTAACATCAGTTTATCTATAACCTTCTCATTAACCTTAATGCCACCAGCGTAAATTTCATTAGTCCAATCTTCAATTTCCAAAGAAGAAAATAAATCTCCACAAAGACCTAACACCTTCTCAATACAAACATCCCTCTTAACCTGTGAAGCTAATTGTAAACGAATGAAAATTTTAATTGTTGCTTCGCTAATAATAATCATCTAATTTGCTTCTTTTTTTTTGGATTTTGGCACATTTAGGACACCAAGATTTTTTATACAAAATAGTACTTACTAACATCAACCACTCATGACCTTTATTACAAACAAATTTTAATCTACTGTTGTTTAACTTATCATAGTCTTCATCTAAAGATAAGCACTTGCCACCTTTTTGTAAAGCTAATTTTCTAAAAGTGTTAATAGAATGTTTTTTTAAAGTGTCACCTCTTCTATTCTCATAACATTGAGGGCACCAAGTTTGAAATTTAACCATAGCAGGAGTTGCTTTCCAATGATGGCCTTCATTACAAGACCAAGTTAAATGATAATTTGCTCCTAAATACACCTTAGAAATTAATTCTCCACCCTTATCAATAGCTATTTTTTTCAACTCATCAATTTTAGAAGAGTTTAAATTTATTTTATTTACATCAACCTCATCAAATTTACTTGGTATATCAATATTAAGTTTAATAAATTCATTCCTTAAATGATTTTTTAACTTTTTTATTGGAAGAATTGTATATAACTCAGGTATTATAATTAATTTAACACCTTTATCTTTACACAGAGAAATTTTCATCAAATCATCTTTTTTTCTACCTTCAAATGATAACTTTGTAGTGAAAAACGGAATATCTTCATAATGATACTTTCCATTATGTTCAAAAGCTAAACCTAATTCTTCACAATAACCATCTAATTCCATTCTGTTATTTCTAGAATTTAAAAGCCAACCAGGTCTTTTAGTAGGAAATTTTTTATTAAAAACCTGTTCTAAAAATTGTCTACATAACCTTTCATATAAACCAGTTGAACAAGAGGGGCACCAACTACTTTTAGATTTAACATCTTTATAAAGAGCTTTCCAAATATGACCATATTTACACTCCCACTCAAGTTTAGTATAACTGCCTTTAAAAGCTTTAGATAAACACTTTCCTCCACGCTTTAAAGCTATTTTTTGAGCATGACCAATTGTTATTCTTCTTACACATATTATACACCAACAACCTTTCCTCAAACTATTATATTTAGTAACCCATATATGATTGTTTTTACATTTAATCTTTAATGGGGTGTTACAATTTTGATAAAAATCGCTTAAAAGATAACCATCCTTTTTTTCGACAAGCTCCCTAATAAACTCAATACTTTTAGCTTTAGGCATTAAGATAACAGCCCAGGAAATTGCTCTGGAGTAACATCTATTGGAGTATTAACCCAACCAGATTTTTTCAAATATACATCTATATGAATTTTAGTAACTAATGTTTTAAATACTTGATCTACAAACAAATCTTTAACAGATAATTTTAAAATACCAGTTGTAGGGTCAACAAAAATACCTATTATTTCATCACAAACTATACCATACCCATCCTCTTCACTATAACCATCTAAGTTGGGAACGAAAGCCTGAATCGACACAGAGAACCTAATTTTATTCAAACTCAAGTCCTCATCTTGAACCGTAGAACAATCTGCATACTTCATAGCAGGAAACAAAGCTCGTGTCAAGCCATCTCCACGATCTGCCACAAATTTATCAAAAATATTCAACGAAACTTCCTCTAAAGGAGTATCTGGTAACTGCAATGTTACGCTTCCAACCTCAAAATCCGGTCTAAACAAGTTTCCATCAGGTCTTCTAATCTGCCCTCTATCAATAATTAAATCTCCAGGAACATAAAATGTATTAACTCCAGGATCACAAACTGGTGTAATAGCGTTCCTATCTTCACAAGAAAACAACACAGGATCAGCTTCACAATCAATAGATGGCAAACTTCCAGTCAAACTACAAAAAGAAGATGGAACAACTTTTGCACCAGAATTAAATGCAACAAATTGAGGTTGCCAAAATGGTTGAGAAATTATTTGATATGTAACCCCCGCAAATGGCACTGTGGAAAACGTAACATCCGCATCAATCATTGGATCCACAAAATTACCAAGATACTTAATTTGCGAAACACTTAAATCATCAGGATCTACAATGGTTGTGCCACTGTACCCATCAATTCTAACATAACCATCACAATCCCAATATCCATCATAACGACCAACTGTGTTTTGTACAGTGATACATAAATGTTGAAAAGTTGCTCCAACCTCAAATGATGATATCTCCTTGTTAACAAATTGAGTGATCAAACTTACATCACTAGATGTAACATAACCATCTCCATCAACATCCGCTCTAATAACCTCTAAGGTTGAAAAATATCCATCAACTATCTTTTGCTGAGTAGAATCTAAATCTAAACTTTCACCAATTAACTCAGAAGCCCTAGCAACATCAGCTAAATCAATAATCCCGTCACCATTAACATCTCCATAACCATCTGTACATAATTCAACTTTAACAATTAAAAAGTCTTCTTGAGAACAAATAACGTTAGGAATTAATTTACTACCAACTAAATTTAATGATAACAAATCAGGATCAGGATTAATAACATTAAATTTGTCGCCTTTAGCTAAACCTGGAAATGTTTGAGTTTTAGTTAAATTAACATTTTGCTTAGGGTTCAAATCCTCTGCACAACCAATTACAATTGGATCTGTATTAGTACGTAAACTAGCTAAACCACTCTCACTAAGAAAATTAAACTCAGGGGCAAACTCTTTTCTAGAAAAAACATCATTACCAGTTCTCTCATCCTGTTCAGTAACAGTTTTATCTTCACTAGCTTGTAGCACACCAATATTTAATACACTTTCTCCAGTATCAGTAAATGATTTTGAATTAATCTGATTATCAATTGTTCCACCAGTATTAGGATCAGTTGCGGTTTTATTAAACTGCATACCAATGCCATTATCATACCCTTGACCATCAGCAATCTTAGCTGCATCTGACCAAACCTGAAACCATAAATCTTCTTCAACTACATCTGTCCAAACACCACTGAAAACAGTTAGTCTAGAGTTTTCAACCCTATCTGCACCAATTTCTAAAAATAATGTTCCAGATGTGGAAGCACCAGACCTTCCAATTGTAACAGCATAAAAACGATCCGAAACAACTGTACTAGTAGTACCAGAACTTAACTTGGTAGAATTAAAAACAAAATCAATTGGTTGCGCCACATCAGTTAATACATAACCAAGAGCTTCCAAAGATGCTTGATCAAAACTTAATTGAGCAATAGGTTCATTGGAAGGATCAAATTCAATAGCTAAACCTGGAACAATATCAGTTGGGCAATTGGTAGTAGTTTGTAATGAATATACACTAATAACAATATCGCCTAACCAATCAAATTGAGTTGCTTCTACATATCCATCTAAAGAAGCCCCCATTAAGAATGTAATTTTTTGAATGTTATCAGTTTGCGCTTGAAATTTTTGACCTAATCTTTTAACAACATCATTCGCTTCCAAAAACCTAAGATTCCTCGGAGTTGTTGTGATATTTAAAGAGTCAACACTATAACTAGAACCAATTCCATTTTGAATAGTGGTAAATAAAGTTAATGCCGGATCAGATACCTTCCAGTCTCTCCAAAAAATATCAGGTTCCAAATCTTGCGCAACCATAATTGAATCACGTGACAATTGAAAAGAAGCGGCTTCGCTAATAACAATTGAACCACCTAAATTGCGTGAACAATTATTATTCCCTTTAAAATCATTAAAAAATATAGATAAAACTTGCTTATAATGATTTCTGGTTACTTGTTTTTCATTTTTGTAAAAATATAACCTATCTACTATAAGAGTGCCATCAAAAGCTAATCCAATAATAGCAACTTTGGTACTAAATCGACCAACAGCTCCTACAGTATTAGTTAATTCTACTTCTAGTTGATTTCCTAAACTAGAATCATTAGGTTGTTGATGAGCATCTAGACCTAATCCATCAAAGTTATTTGCTGCTAAAATTGAAGCTTGACTTGAAGTTAAACTATCAGAATCAAAAACAACATTCTGAGTAGGCCCTTTAAGAAGAACGCCAGAACCAAAATGGTTTTGAACAATAGAAGCATCAGTCGCAATATTACGATCTTGCTCTAAGTTAAAATCCGTTTTATCTACTCTTTGTGCGTCATTCCAAAGATTATGTGGTAAAGATACATCTCTTTTGTTTGTCATTTATAACCTTTTATTGCGAAAACTATTTCGCATATTCAATATTAACTTTAGAAGTAGCAGGTTTGAGAGCTAAAATAAGATTTTCTAATACTTGTTTAATTTTGGCGCTACTTAACACTATGTCAAAAGAATCAATGACTGTAATATCAAAATTAAACAAACCAAACACTTCATCTCTTAATATAGCGAAATCTTCTGCTTTAAATACTAATTTATTAAAATCTAACAACTCAGTAGTAAATAAATCTTCAACAACTGGAAGAACTACCGCTCTATTAGAATTAAAATTAACATCTTTGTCTTGACCTCCTACTGTAAAAGGCTCTCTAACCATGTTGCTTAACCTAATATTATCATACCTAGCCTGTGCAAAATTAGCATTATCAAAAGATGACCCAATAAATAATTGATTGATAGGATCATTAAAATTTATATCACTAGTTAAAATTGAATTATCTTCTCCAGCAAACCCTTGACCAAAAACTGCTCCCGCACCAAACAACAAACCACTTCCAAACAAAACCGCTCCTTGTTCATCACCATCAACAAACAATCTAATTTCATCCTGATTGTTTGGAGAATTAACTTTATAAGTGGCCATAACTCTATGCCAAGTATCTCTGGCCCAAAAAATAGGTTGACGAACTTGATAATCTACTCCTGTAGCTCTTACATTGAAATTAATAAAACCTTGATCGTCCTTGAAAATTGAAATCCTATCACCTTGTAAACCAGATGGTACATATGTAATTTTAATTGGTGTATTTTGTTGTGGTAATGCTTTACCCAAGAAAACAGTCAAGCCATCTAAACTAATACTACCTCCAGCAAAATATTCTCTTCCCGTATTGTCTAAATCAGTCTGCAAACGAACACTTAATACTTGAGAAGCGCTACCTAATAAACTAATTGATCCGCGGTTACTTGTTTCAATTTTTTCAATGACGGCTGCTGAAGCGTCAAAATAAAATCTAGTATTAGGATCATTAAAGGTGTCAAACCTAGGACTGATCCAAAATTCAATTGATCCTTGTTCATTTGTTAATGAATTCTTATTATCTAAAATCAAATTTCTATCTTGAAGAACTATACTTTTCTCAAATGAACTATTTAAACTACTATCTGATTGAATAAATCTCCTATCTGATGATATCCATAAATCAGAATCATTTGTAAATGGAATGTTATCAAAATGAATCAACATTGTTGTTTCATTATCAGGCTTAAAAGGATTTAAAGCTGTAAAGTCTGTAGTAATTGATTTTTCATTATCTTCTAATGTTTCACCAACTCTAACATCATCTAACTTACGTGTTAGAATCCTAAGTTCATCAACTATAGCTACTGCTTGATTAGAACCTGTAAAATCAGATCCTACAAAAGCTCTAATCTCAGATACTGGGTCAATAGGAATTTCTAGATATGTAGCATAATCAAAATCGTAAAAACCTTCCGTTAGTAAAAATGGCACATTAACAAACCCAGCAGTCTCAAAAGTAAAGAATCCATTTTGGAAACCGCTTCGCCCAATAGAAGTATTGAAAATAGTATATGTACCACCAGAAAATGAAGCTGGTGGAGTTGGAGTAACTGTGACTCTATTATTATCTAATTTAGAAGCAATAACATATGTACCAGCAACTGGAGCAGGAGAGCTGATAACCAACGTTTGGCCAACCATCGAATCTCCAAAGAAACCGCTGTCATCAATTATGATTTGATTACCAGTCCCTTCTAAGGTTGCTCCTTGTTGAGTTTGATAACTAAAACGAATAACTGGGAAGCTTGCGTTACCTTCTGATTCAGTTATAACAAAAGCTTCTTTAATTTCTACAGAAGTAGAATTTCTAGTATCATCTAATGGAGTTGCTTCAATATCAACATCTGTAATTGTTTTCCATTTATTAACAGTATTAGACATGCTAGCTTCTGTAAACAAAATAGTCTCAGTAGTTGGGCCACCAGCAGTAGTTCCATTAATAGTAACCATAACTGCAGTACTAAATGTTACATTGTTTCCTGTAACTTTAATAGATAACGTTCTACCTTCAGTATTATTAGTTGTTTGGTCAGTAGTTAATCCAGAAGCTACAAAAACTCCACTAGATAAAATCGAATTATCAAGCCCAATTGGAGTGTTAGACATAATAACTTTTGTTATGCTAGCTTCATCCAAACTGATGGGTGGCGGTAATTGAGTTTTTATAATGCTTGAAGAACCTCCCCAAACAAATTTTCTATCTCTATTTCTTCTATGATTTAAACCAAATGTTCTAATAGCTACTTGGTCACCAGCGTTGGCGCTGCCTAATAGTGTTAAAACATTTTGATTGAAAAGATTTTTAGAGATACTGTAAGCAGGAATAATTGCTTTCAATCCAGGTATTTCTATCTCATCTCCTGAAACACCATCAATTATAGACACAGCAATTTCAGTAAACAAATCAATTTGCGTTTCAACTATAGAAGTAAATTCATTAACTGAAAATCTAGCATCAGTTAAAGTAGTTGACATAACGCTATCTAATGTTAAGAATGCACCACTAACTGCTAAGATAGTAAAGACCCCAAAACCTAATTCCAAAATATTAATTGTATCACCAACAAGAATTCCAGCAACATCAAAATCAACTGAAGATTCTACAATAGCAGACCCTTGAGTGGTAATTAAGTCATTACTATTAACAACATTTTTAGGGATTGTTCCTGCAATAATTTCAGGCTTAACAGTTCGAAAACGATCTGAACTGGTAGCAGCAGGTCGTCCACCATATCGCATAATATTAAAAACTTCTTGACCATCTACAAAAAGATGTATCTCATCTTGCCTGTTAGATGTATTCATTCTCCAAGTAGCAGCTATATGATGACGTAAACCAGCTTGCCAATCAGAAATATCAACAGAAATAGGATATTTGTTTTTATTCTTATCATAAACATGTAAGTTCAAATAACCTCTACCATCTTTGAAGATTGAGAACCTATTTTTGTTTTTTTCTTCTGCCCAATCAAAAAAGTAATGAAGGTCATCTGCCATAAACTGCATTCCATCAAAAGAGAATCCAGGTACATAACCATCTCCAGGAAAATAACCGTCAATTATTGAGTATCCATCAACGTAACCATCAGGGCTAGATTCATCATATCCATCTAAGTTAAAAGAAAATACAATATCGTTTATTCCACTTCTCAAGATATCATTAAGCTCTCCTAAACCGGGAATAAACTTAACATCATATACTTCTCCAGAAGAAATAATTTTTCCACTATAAACAGTATTATTAGGATCTATTACTTGATCTCTTGCATGAATTTTCCAATCCTTCTCATCTAAATCATAATGAATAAAAAGACCTGTATGAGTAAAAATCTTAGAAGGAATTCCAATTGGGCTTAATGTATCAGTTCTATTGATAGAAAAAGCTCCATCTTCACTAAAAGTTGGATTAAAACTACTAGCTCCAATAAAGATTTCAGATGAATCTAAACTTGTGCCATCTTTTAATAGATTACTAAAAGTTAAAGTGGCATCATTATCAATCCCATCCCATTCAGGAATTGCCCAAAATTCCAATGTTCCTTCTTCAATTCTAAAATTAGAAGATAAAGGAAAAGAAATTGTTTCATCTGGGTTAGATATTAAAGCACCATTGTCAAATTTAGCACTCATCAAACTAACATCACCTGTATCCAAAATATCATCTGGAAAAAGATAACCAACTCCTAATGACCATACATTAAAAACAGCCTCTGTAATTTCAGGATCAATTTTAGTAATACTAGATACTAAAGTCTTCATTGAAGGAATTGTAGGTCCTTTAGTGAATGACTGAAGCGCCCCCTGCAAAGCATCCCTATAAACTTCTCTTGGTAAAGTGGTATCAAAACTATTCATTACAGGAACGTCAACTAAAGAGCCAAAATTCTTAAGAAGAGCATCTCTTAAAGCACCAACTTTATAAGTAACAAAATATTCATCACCAAAATCTAAAGTTGTTGACTCCCTAAAATCAACAACATTATCACCATACTCATAACTAACCAAAATTTCATCAGCTAAATATGTGTAATCTATAAAATAATCACCGCGGTTATAATCTACAACAGGTGTGGCAGCTCCATTCAATAAAACTTTATAAGTAACTGAAACAATATCACCAGGTACCGGAAATCCTACTCCTGATAATGTAATATCATATCCAGAAAAAGACCCGCTAGTATCAAATAATTCAACACCATCACTAACTCTTAGTACACTAACAACATTTGAAATTTCAATTCCAGCAGAAATAAATGATACAGTTACAATTGGGCCAGCTAAAATAGTTGATAACTCCTGTTTCTGAATCCCATCAGAACTTAAAATTATAACGTTTGCCGCAAATGTAGAGCTACTAGCAAAATCAGTTGGAGATGAATTAGTAGTTAAATCAGCAGCATCAAAAATACTCCTAACATTTTTAATATCATCAGTAACTGTTATGGTACTACCACTTATTATGTAAGGTAATGTTGAGTCTTTATTAGTAAATCTTTCATCAGTTCTATCAATTGTTTGCGGAACTATCTCTCCATCATCAAAAGATGATAACGCTGTTCTTTTAGCAACACCGCGAATAGTAGAAATACTATTGTAAATTTCATTAACAGATATTAGATGAGAATTTTCTGGAACTATTAAGGCTGTTTTATAATTAATAGTTCCAATATCAACAGCTTGACTACCTGAAACACCAACATATACAACACCATTATCATAATCAACTAAATATTGACCAACAATAAGTCTATCAGTATTCTGAGACAAATTAATAACTTGACCATCAAAATAAAGTTCTGTTCCAAATACATCATTTCTATCAAAAGTAGCGCTACTATTAAAACTAGACCCTAATGCATCTTCAGAAGCTGCTGTTATTCTATTATTCTGAAGAAGAACAGTGAAAATTCTTACACTTGAAGCATTTAAAAATTCATTATTAACAATTAATAACTCATTAAATATATCTTTAAAAGATGAAGCTTCTCTTTCTGCATCAAAAATTCTAGGAGGAATTCTTGAATTAAAGAAAATAGTATTGTCATTAAATCTAGTAATCCCGTAAATTTCCCCAGACGTTTCATTGAATACTCTAAACGCATTGGTGACAGGAGAATTTAGAACTCTTAATGAGTTTGTAGATAATAATCTGTTATCAATTCGCTCATCTAATTCTTCTTTATGATCTTGAGCTATAAAATCAATTCCAGGAACCAAAGTAGGTTCAAAATCAAATGAAATCTTAGCTGTTTTGGTCCTAAGATCTCTAAGAGGGTTGGCAACCAATTCATAAGTTTCTGGATTATATGTGTAATCTAATCTGGAAGCGAAAACATTACGATATTTATATGTTGCAACAGGTGGAAAATTACCAGTCCCATCATTCTCAGAAGCTCCATAAACAAAAATACGACCTGTTGAATATTCAACCGAGTATTCTCCAGTATTAGAAGGTAACTTTTCGAATCTAAATGGTATTTCTCTAGTAAAAGCTGGGTGAATCCCAGAAAATGGTGGGTTAGACTGAGAGTCTAAGAACTGAATCTCTCCTGATGTAGGAATTTGATCATTAACATTAACAACTGGAGCATTAATTAATGAAAATTCATTAGAAATTGGGGGAGTTAATTCACGAACTGCATCTAAAACTTGACTAACAGTTACACTATCTTCATCAACAAATCTTCCTTTATTTTGATAGTCATAATTAACAACAACCGTATCTCCAGATACAGGTGCGACAAAACCAAATCTAACAGATTCTTGGCTTAATTGAATCTGATCATCTCCTAAGGTTAATAATGTCGAAGCAAATTCTTGATCATACCTTGGGTTTTTTAGCTGGTATCCAAACTGGCTAATAGAATAAGTAGCTGAACCACCAGCATTATAATTAATAGTTATAAAATTAACTTTAGTAATTGGAAATTTAGATGTAGTTAAAGTTAGACCATTAAAAGTAGATGGACCAGCTCCAGCAATTAAAGTTTCAGAACCAATATTAATGGCTTGTAATGTAACTGGGCTACTTGGAAATGAAGTAAAACTAATAGTATCTGAAACTGTAGAACCTGTTTCTTTCAAACCAACTCTAATAATACTAAATGTTCCCTCTTCATTTAACCTATCAGTAGGTCCTCGGCCTCTTTCATGACGTTCATCGGCAACTAAAACTTCTAAATAGTTATCGTTTTTAACTTGTCCAATATCATAAAGGGCACGAGATAAAACTTTTGCTTGAGAATTGACAATGTCACGACAAATACTGCCAGTCATTAAATTATAAACACTATCTTTTTGATAGTTAATAAGAATATCTCTAATATTACTGTCAGGCTCTTCTGCCCCTAAAACTAATGGAGCATTAGTAATACCATCTTCAAGTAAAGACGATTGACCATTTAAAGAATTAAAAACAACTTCATCGGTAGATTGAAATGTAACGAAATAAGATGAATATGGAGTCATTGGAAGAGTTATAATTTCCATTATATCTGCATCAATAGTCACTTTACGAACAAGTGCATTAGGAACTCCTGGCACATTAGAAGTAACGGTAACATTTCCAGTATTAATAAGAGGATTAAGGTTGTCATTAAACCTAACTCTAATTAAAGAACTATCAATAACTTTTATTACAACAAATCTTAGATTAACCATTATCTCGACTCAATATTAACAGTAACTAAATTTGACTGAATGAACTCATTTTCACCAGGTACTATACTAAGGACAGAGCCGGCTTCCCCTGTTTTATTAAAAAACAAAATCCTAGCTCTATCAACACCATCAACTGTATAAGCAACATCAACTAAATCTGAAGAGTCAACAATCACTCCTAAAGTTTGAGTATTAAGTTCTGCAGTAATTGCATCTTTAACATTCTGTTTAACAGTTTCTGTGTTGTTAACAAATGCTTGAGTAACAACTATATTCATAGTAACATCAGCCAAAATTGATATAGATTCTTTTGTAAGAACATCTGCACTTATAGGTCTTGTATTTTCAACTGCTAAAGTTACATCTGTAATTAAACGGTCATAATTGTAACGTACATTAATTCTTTCATTAACTTTCGGAGATGTGTAATCATAAACTGCTTGATATCTAGATCTAGATCCTGGTTGATTCAAATTAACCAAAGATAATACAGCAGAAGATGACGCTGTAGATAAAAACCCACTTGAAATTGCTACAGTATCAATAAAAGAAAACACTTTATTAGTATATAACAATCCAGATCTGCTAAACGATACGTTTTCACTGTCATTATATGTGGTTATGTAAAAAGTGATTCTTAACCTATCACCAACTGTTGGTTGATTAGATAAGTTATCTGGAGTTGCTGGTAATTCAAACTCAGTAGCGGTCAAAGAAATATCTTGAACAGATTCTTCTTTAACAAAGTTATTATCAAGCAGTTTATAACCACGTAAATCATATGCATTTAAAACTTCCAAAACATCTAGATTAGAATTAGTAGAAACTCTTTCTAATTTAGATATTCTTCCAACTCTAATATTTGACGGAATGCTTTGATTGGACAATAAACCTAATGAACTTTTAATAGCTGAAGATAAATTTTGCTTTAAACTATTTTGAGTAGCTGTAAACACAATATCAAAAACACTTGAAATAGTTGTACCTGTTAAGGTAATAATTCCTGCAGAAATAGACCCTGTAATATTTAAACCAACTGAAGATGGTGCTTGCCTTAAGTTTGATACTATGGTAGAACCACTAAATACATGAGTTGTTGGCTGGACCCCTACTTCTGAACTTACATTGGTATCAAAAGTGTTGTTATTTCGAATAGCTGGTAGATTACCTAAAGTAGTTCCAGGTAACAATGTGCTAACATTGGCAATATAACTAACCTCAACCAATGACCCAGCAACAGCATCAGTAGATGGAGTGATAGTTATTACGTTTTCATTGAAGTTACCTTGTGTGTCTGCGTTATAAACATCAATTGAATTATAAACTACAGTAACATCTTCTCCAAAAGAGCCTAATGTATCTGTAGGTAGAAATATTGTTAATCCACTAAAAGATCCATCTTCATCACTAGTATTCCATAACTCAGCTTCATCAGAATCTCTAACAATGCTAACAACATTAGCAACTGAATTAACAGATATAAAAGAAACTCTTCCAGAAGATAAGGTTAATGACCCAGTCTCTTCTGTAAAGACATTCGTGTTAACTACAGTACTAATCGGATGAGTTGTTGTTACTGTTAAAATTGAACCTGCAGCTATTAAAGTTGCTCTTTCTCTTCTGACTGCGTTAGAGAATCCCCAATCAACACTATCTCTAACATCTCTTGGGTTAGTACTTGTCGTTCTATCATCAAAATCCCAATTAGGATCAAAACTAAATGCCCAAGTGTAATCTGTTTGTAAAGTATCGCTAATTGCTGGAAGAGTTTGCCCATTAATAACAATCCTACCAGTATTATTTAAAGTTCCGCTACCATCTGGGTTCTGACTAGTGACAACATACCTTTCTCCTGTAGTTACATTGAAAACTCTGGTAACATTAGTTACTGGAAAATGTGATAATTGAATTGAGCTTCTATCAGTTGATGACACTGTACTATTTTCATTAGTAACAGATATATTTTGATTAGCGCCATTAATTTCAGTAAGATCTGTAAAAGCTAAAGGATCTTGACTATTAAAATCTTGTTTAGTTTTACTCTCTTGAAAATCTTCAATGGTATTAGATATCCAACTTAAAGCGTCAAAACCAAATGGCGAACCAGCAAACGCTCCAGTATCTTTAATGATTTCAAAATTACCTGTGACTCTACCTAAAGAATCTGTTTGTTTTTCAACAAAATTAGATCCACTAAGTGAACCTGTAACTTGAATAACATTGTTAACTGGTTGATTAGGTAATGTTCCGCTTTTAAGATTCTCTAATCTACGTCTTGAAATTGTTTTATTTTCATCTCCAGGTATTTGACCTAATACAATATTGTTAGCTTCATTAGTTACATCACCTATATTACTAAGATCTCTAAAAATAAAACTATCAATAACTTCTTGAATCCTAGTACCCAAGATATAAATATCCACCTTGCCACCTGTGCCATCTGAGAGGATAGTTTTGGTACCATCTTCGTACTCAATCACTTGGGTGCCATCTCGTGTCATTAAAACGCTTCCAGGCTCAATTATCACAACATCAATAACTGAGGCATCAGATAAGGCGGCATTTCTATAACCTAAGGCTGTTCCAGTATTAGCTCCTGAAAATATTGAGAACACTCTATTTCTAAAAGTTGCATCATCTTCCGTATCTTTTCCGCCACTAAAAGGAAAAACATTGGTGACATTATTAACATTAGGAATATTTGTTCTATTAACAGAGTACTTAGATATGATTCCGCCAATTCCAGTAGATGTTGCTTCAACTAGAACTTCAACTGCGAATTCATCTGTAATTCCGACAAAATCAAGATCAGCTCTAAATTTGGAAGCTGTAGCTCTGAAAGCGGTCTCAAAAACTGAGCTGACAGTTTGGCTATTTTGAATTTTAAAAGATGCGCCATTTTTGGCAATAACTATTTCACCTTTATTAATAGCAATATCAGCATCTAAAGATGAAAATGTAAGAAGAACTGGTCCAGAAGATTTAGCTCCTTTATTACGAATGGCACCATAATTCTTAGCGACTCTATCTAAGTCTGATCCAGAGGATAACCTTAAAGATTGTAAGTTTGAAATTCCAGAAAGCTCTTCATACATTCTTGCTGTCTGAGTTGCTGGAGCATCAATAACCAAATCTCTTGATACAGTTCCTGGTTTAGTATCAAGTAAAGGTTGAGCTGTCCTGAAAAATTCAAGCAAACTCAAAATAATATCATTTGATGTTCTAATACGTGCCATATACCCTTCTAAAATTTATTTTTATTTTTCTAACTCTTTTATTCTCTTTTCTAAAACTCTAATTTTGATATTTTGTTTAAATCGAATTTCGGCTTCACTCCTTAAAGATTCTACTAATTGATCTTTACCCATTTCTGAAATACGAAGAAAATAAGGAGAAAAAATCGAAAATTCTGAACATTCAAGATTTGCTTCAACATCATCTAAATTTAATTCAAAGTTAAAAAATTCTAAAGTAGCCTTAGGTACAAACTCATGTGCGTCAAAAACAATATTGATTTTTTGAATACCACCAATCTTCTCACCACTTTCGGCATCACGAATTATAGTTTTTCTTGTTGGTATATAATCGCTATTACCATCGTTATCTTTATCTTTATCTTTATCTTTATCACGTAAGTGTTCTATTTTAATTCTCATACTTTTACCTATATCTTACCAGTTAAGAATATGTTAATCCAATCTTATGCTGGAAAATTGCTAATTATTATAAAGTTGGAGTGATATCAAAAGCAACAGATACTACTGATAATGCTCTTGTCGCAACTTCAACTTGAACTGAAAAATTTCTTGGGTCTGTCCTATTTCTACTAACAATAATTCTTCTAACAGCAGCTATTTGCTCAAAAGGAGTAACCCTTTGCTCTGCAGCTTGACGTTGCTGTAATCTTTGAAGAGATTCTAACGCATTTTGTATTTGAGAAGAAGCTATAGTATTAGAAAACTCAAAATCAAAAGCTTGCCCAACTAATGATTGAGAAACTAAAGATCCATACCAGGGATAAAATATATTACTACCCAATCGAGTAATTAACATTTTTAGTATATCTTGTGCTAACTTTTCTGTATCTTCAATTTTTTGAAGATCACCATTGTTTCCAATAGCAATATCTCCTTTTACAATTTTCAAATCAAATGACATAGTTAGTTAATTTAATAATATTTTATTAGCTATCTGAAGAGATTAAACCACCTTCCTCTTCCCCTGGAGCTAATGATTGACGAGCAAACTCTTTTTCAACAAAAGCAAACACATTCCTTAATTTATCTTCAAAATTTTGCAGTGCTGTAGTAATATCATCTTTAGTTCCATTATCTCTACGATCAGCTGCAGCCCCACCATCAATTAAATCACCAAAATTATTAACCAATCTGTCAAATGAAACATTATCTAATAAACTAATTAAAGCTTTTTCATCCATAGCCCACAAAGAAATATATATAGAAATAACATCAATTAAACCTAAACCACTAGCTTCTCCAACAATTAATTCAATTCTACTCATTGCCTCAAAACCAATATTACTAAGTTTATTTCTTTTCTTAATTAATGAAGATAATTCAGAGCTAATACTCTCAACATCTTTAACGTTAGTATTTTGTGCCCAAGGAGATGCGAAATTCCCGATATCTTGAGTGTTACTAGTAACTTGCCTATCATTGGCAAACTTCTGAATTCTTAAACTATTAATTCTTTTATCAATTACAGATAAAGTATTAGAAGTCCCTTCTGTAGCTAATTTAGCTTGCTTTCTAACATTACCTAATTCAGGACCTTCTGGATCTGGAATTGGAACCCAATTAATTTGATTTTGTATTTTACTAATAGCCTCCACTGAATTTTTTAATACAGAAACTAAACCTTTTAATAATTTAACTAAATCAGTTAAATATTTAACCTGTACCGTTGTTATACCTTGAAGCTCCAAAATTGAAGAACTATTAACCTCATTATCATCTAAAACAGCTTCCGCTGTACTACGAAGGCTTCTAGTATCAATAGAAGATGATTCTAAATCACTGGGGCCAATTTCATTATTGGCAATTTTCTTTAAAGTATCAAGATAAGCCGAGTCTTCTGTTGATGATTTTCTTAACCGTTCTCGTATGATTAATTCCAAACCAGGTCTCAAAACAGATTTATTTTGTTCTATCCTCAAACTTTGTTCATCAGGTAAAAATGGAACAGCAATACGACTAGTGTCAGGCATAACTGTGATATCAATTCTTGGATCAACTACAAAAGGTTTTAAAATATGCCTACTTTCTGTATAATTAATTCCTGCCACTTCTATTAAATTAGAAGTGTCACTTGAAGATAAATTTATGTTTTTGTTAAAAAAAACACCAGCTGTAAGTTGCCTAAAAGCAACTGAAAAATTTTGCTCATCTACTTCAAACGGACCTTTATCTGATATGGTTTGAAAAGGTCTAATATTAGTAGATAATAAAATAGAATACAAAGAAGAGTTTAAATCTTGACGAGCAAATATTTCTCTATTAATCTCGGCATCATCTTCTCTATTTTTTACAACATTTTTAAATGGAGCTTTATTAAATTTATCATTAATATCTTGTTTTTTCTTAGCTACACCTTTCAAATCTCCTAAAAACTGAGTTCCCGAAGGATCAAAACCTGGATTATAAAAATCACCCTCAATAGCGACTGGAAAACCAATAAATCTCATAAAAGCATGAGCACGACTTTCCAATGGTCTAGTTGAAGTTTCTAAACCATTAAAAGCTTCATTAACCTTCCCAGAAAAAACTGGGCCCGGTCTTGAATAACTCCTGATATTATCAACTGGAGTTAAAAATTTAGATTTCAAGCTTTCAATATTCTGGTCAATTGTCTGAATATCATCATCACCAGTCTCAAACCTTCTTTTAGGTAATACCATATTAGCCTCCAGATACATCCTCAGGACCACGACGTACAGCTTCTTCATCAATATCAGCAATAAATTCATATGCTGAAATTTGCTGTTCAATTGATGAAGGATTATCAAAATCTACACCAGCAACCAATGTATTAAAATCCTGCCCTTCATAAGATACAGTTAATTCTCCAGAGCCAGGCGCATCACTAGTAATAACTGCAGTAAATGATAAGTCAGCTTTATTATACTCAAAACTAGTTATCTCACCAAATGTAACACTACCAACAAGTTTAGCATTATACCCATCTCCTAATAACTCTTCCAAACATTCATCAGGCAGATTACCGCCAATATTAGTTCCTCCAGCATCTCTTAAGATTACTGTAGTCGTAATTGGACGTGTAGTGAATTGTATATCAGTATCAATTGAAAAAGTACTCTTAAAGATTGATACCGCTTCAGAAAAAGAGTCACAGAAAATAGTATTAACCTTAACTTGAAGATCTGTTAAACAATCAATAACTTCAGTCCTAAAAACTTCAACAGTTTCCAAATTAATTCCAGACCTAAATTTGTTAATTGCAGCTTGCGAACATTCCAATGTACTCAAAAGATCATCTGTTAAAGTTGATAAATCAGGAACTCTATCAATAATTGGCTCAATACCTTCGGCTAAAATGATACTATTCTGAACCGCTTTTTCAATTGTAACTTCTGGAAAACAACCTACAGTAATAAGGTTGAAGCCAGCTAAAGTAGGATGAATTGGTTTCCAAACAAAATTAATATCAGAAATGACATATCCATCATCAGATGTTGGTAAATCAATCGCAATAACATCAGGCTCATGAATAAATTCATTTAATGTTAATTGAGTTCCATTTAACTGAACAGGGGTTTCTTGATCTTCTTCAAAAACCAAGCCACCTTCCAAATCAAACGTACCAGAACCAAATCCTGAAGTTATAATGTTATTATAAGATCTTAATCCGTTAATTGGTTTTCTAATAACAATACAATCTTTAATAAAGAAAGTTCTAGGATCTCCAAGAGATGAATTAAAAACCTTTGGATCAAAAAACATTGTCATATCAACTGTATACGGCGCCCTTGATGGAGCTGTATCGGCTGCAAATTCTTGATCTGGGTAAAAAATCGATCCTCCAAAAAATATAGGAACAGTTGGAATGATGATTCCATTAATTGGAAACTCAGGATCTACAGTTTCATCATATAATTGCCATCTTTCTTGGCGTAAAGTGATATTACCACCTAACAAGCTTAAAAGAGATGGCGGCAAACCACTGGCTGATAAATCTGGACCAATTTTATTATAATAAACAAGCGTCCCGCCAAGTGCATTAATTTCATTATTAAGTCTGATGAAGTCTGGGCAAATTTCTGCAGCACAACAACCTGATTCATCACCTTCATCGCAAATTGCAAGACCAGCAAATGAGGCTAATGCCTGAATAACCGCAATGATAGCTGCGATTGCTATTAATATTGCAAATAAACCTTCCATCAAACATAAAAGTGAGGCAATTTTCTCTGCTGCAGCTAAAACAGCTTCAGAATCTTGTAAAGTTAAACCTTCAGTAAGAATAATGATGTTTCTAATGATTTGCTCAATCATTGCCAATATAGTATTGATGATATATTCAATTAAAGCTAAAATTAATAGAATTAAAGCTAAAATCATAGCTAATAAAGCTAACCAAGGGAAAATGTTCAAAAATGCTGGCAAACATTCGGCAAAAAGCCTCTTAAGTTTTGAGGCAACCGCGAATGGATTTGGAATAGCGCAAAGAACTTCGATAATACATACGATTAGGTTCAATAAAGCCATAATAAAATTATAGAAACTTAGGAAAGGGCTAATTTGGCTCAATATACTGGCAATAAAATCCAACACATCCTTCATTGAACCATCTAAGTTAGCTTTAAATAAACCAGATGGGAATAACGCTCCTAACTGTTGCATTAATGCAAGCAGATCTTCAACCAAATCTGTGGGAAGATCTAAATCAGGCAATGGTATTTGAATTGGCGAAAAAGGTGGACCAAAACCTGGGATGTCTGGACCAGGTGGGGCCGTTACATCTATTGAAATATCGCTAACTTGGCAGGGCATTATTTAATCTCGTGTCTTGTGCGTCTTGTGCCATCTAATACATTTTGTTTGGCAGATAAAGGTCTTAAATTATTTAAACTCCAACATTTTTTGAATGACTCATCTTTCATTGAAGAATATTTAAACTCACTATGAGGAATAATGTGATCTAAATTCCATTTCCAAGTATTTTGATCTTCATTGTCCCATTTATCTTTTATATATGGGCCATAATTATCCCAATTCATCCATTCATCAAAATTATCTTCTAAATGATTTTTCAATTCTGCTATTGAGAATGGAAGATGGTTAAGGCAAGATCCATCTTTACTACCATTAATATAACGAGCTATAGATTTAGATACCCTTTTCCTTAACTTAAAAGAAGGATCAGTTAATAATCTCCTCTTTTCACTTTCAATATTTTTTTTTATTATCTTGCTTTTATTTTTCTGATAATACTCTCTATTTTTTCTAGTAATTTCTTCTTTATTATCATTATAAAACTTTTTATTATTTTCTTTTATCTTATCAAGATTATTACTTCTATATTTTTTTACTTTAGCTTTAATTGATTCTTTATTTTGTTCATAATAATCAACCCGATATTCTTTTAAATAATCTGCATTATCTTTACGATATTGATCATGATATTCATTTATTTTATCTTTATTATTGATATTATATTCTTTTTGTTTATTTAACAATTTATCTTTATTTTTAATATAATATTCTTTACATTTAGCCTTATGATTTTCTTTATTATAACTTTTATTAGATTTTAGTGTGCATTCTTTACAATAAGATCTGGGTTTACCTTTTCTTAAGTAGAAATCACTCCAAACTTTATCTTCCTTACATTTATTACAGTTTTTTAACATGTTAAATTGATGTTTCTGGAAATCTATTAATAATTCGTTTAGAAGTCTCAGAGAACATAACAATATTTTCTGCTTCAAACTTCATACTACCATTTGATTTAAAAATCATATCCTGTTGTGAAGTCATAGTGATTCGTCCGGGAGAAATAATATGTATTCCAGTTTCATCCATTCTTAAAATCAATCTATTGGCACCTTGCAAAACACGAATATCTAATTTACCATTTCTATTAGCATCATTTTCATCTTCAAAACGACTATCAAAACTATTACCAATGCCTGGACCACCAATTTGAACTAATACATCTCCATCCATAGATGCGGCGTAACTAATTCCTTGTTTATCTCTTCCATAACGACCAATTACAGAGCCGGCATAATCAAACCACATTGATTGACGATCAATTGTGTTAGCCCCCACATTTAATGAAATAAACCCATCTAAAGTAATAGCCCCACTACGTCCACCCCCATTAGCATCTGGACCAGAAACAATAATCTCTTCTGAAACAATTTGATCTAATTGAATATTAGTTGTATTTAATGGATGACCTTCCCAAAATGGAACTAATAATTGGTCTACTTCAACCCAACCGGCACTTGTTTGAAATTCACTAACAGTTTTAGTAATATCATGAAAAGAAGTACCTAATTTAATTGGCTCATTGGAAAATCTATCAACTGCTTGGCCATATTCAGCTATTTCTCCTCCTGGAGTTAAGGTAATATTAGCTGTACCAGAAAAATCTTCTAAGAATATATCTTTTTTTTCTTCATTCCTAACAAATGCATTAGGATCAACTGTATTATCTTCATCAGCTAAGATATTAGAGTAATTTTCATATCTAGTTAATAGAGGGATATTTCCTACTTCACTAGATGATGGTACATTAATTTTAAATTGACCTTCTTTATCAATATCAACTGAAAACTTACTTCTATCCCTAGCATAATCTGAATTATCAACAACATTTGGAGGATTTTGTGGCGGAGTAATACTTGAACCGCCCTTTCTAGTGTTAATTTCAAAATGATAAGCTACAGATTTACGTAAACTAGTTCTAATTTTGTCAAAAGCTTCAGATTTATTAGGGTTTTTAATTAAAGATAAACCATCAGACCTTCCAATTGGAATTGCGACACGATTTATGTCTAAAATATTACCAGAAGAATCAACAACAGTGCCTTTAACAGTCTCAATAAGATGATTTGGATGTTCTAAAGAAAGACTTAATAAATCAGACCTCATTTTTCTTTTATCAACTGGAGGATCATTTTCTAAAGCATCTGCGTTCACATATGCGGCTGATTCTTCTCTATCAGTTCTAAAATTAAAATTAATATCAAATTCTGTTATAAGTTCCCTATTTTCCATTAAAGCAGGATTTCTTACGTTATCTCCTTGAGTTTTATTGGTAACTTTTAATGTAGGATCAATTCCAACCCTAAAAAGTGAATTTTCATAGTTTTGTGAATCAAGTGTAGAACCTAAAATATTCCTATTTGAATTTTCAACTAAATCTCTTTTAATAACTTGCTTTAATTCAAACCCAGATCCAGTAAAAGAGAATTCTTCATTAAAATTTCTACTATATAAATCTCTTTTAGGATTAGCGTGTAAAAAAGAGACATCGTCTCCTGCTTGAATGCCTATTTTAGGATCTACAAAAATCCTAATTTCATCTTTAACTTGAATAAGTGCTCTACCAGGAACTAAAGCAGACATTTGAGTTACATCAGCTGTAATAAATCCTAAATCAAATACATCATTAGATGTTCCATATCCGACAATGTACCATTGCCCACCATGACCTTGCCTAACATTAACAGCGCTTCCTTCAACTGGGCCTCCACCCATAAATTCACCATTAGGACCAGACCAAGCTGAAGGAACAGTTGTATTAAATACGTTTTGTGGGCCAGATAATTGACCTTCATTCAAAGCAACACGTACAGTACCATCACCATTATATCGTAGAATGGTTCCTTCACGGATCATTCCAATTTGTGTACCTAATTTACCTGGCATTATTTATTTATTTGTTCCTGCTCTTGTTGAGCAGCTTGATTTGTTTCAGTTGGTTGTTTTGAAGATTGTAATACTTGAGCAGGATCATTAAAAGTTACCCAAATATCTATAACAGAGTTAACTAAAGCTTTCCTTTCTCTATCTATTAATGCATTACTAGTCGCATCAGTTTGAGTCTCTTCACTAACAGTACCGCCAGTTTGTCCAACCTCATTTTCTTGAGTTGTAATAGGTGTTTCTACAGAAATATTTGAACTAGCAGCAATTGATCTTGCAGATGACCAAGCTAAAGAGGAGGGAGATCTTATCTCATTTTGAATAGCTGGATTAAGATCAACTTCAGTTAAATCAATTTTATTACCATTAATTGATGGTGGATTTTCACTAACTGGTATTAAAGTGTCTTCACCAAAAACTTTTGAAGAAGGATCTATCACCCAACCTCTAACTCCTTGGGCAACTCTTTTTAAATTAGAATTAGAAATCAAGCTTATTGATGTGTCAGAGTTTTTATAAATACGCACTTCTAATTTTAATTCTTTACTAGATTTAGACGGTGTTAATAATCCACTAGTCATTAATAAAATATTACTTAAAGTCTGCTTATTAGTTTCTGCGTATTCACCACTAACTAATGCCTTCAAACCATCTGCATTATTAACAATTGAAACTGAATTATCAAAAACAAGCGTTCCAATATGGGTAGAATCATCTACTCTACCATGCCGAACTTGGCGAACCAACTCAGCCTCATGCTTATTTGAATATAAAGCTTTCCCAATGATATCTAGATGAGTAGGAATATATTCCCCTGGAGTTCTTCCATATTTAAGAGTTAATGTAGTTTCAAAACTTCCATTATAGGTAAAACTATGACTTACTGATTCTGCGTAAAACAATAAATTTCTATCTTCAATATAATAAACTTCACCCGCTTGTATGAATTCATTACCAACAACGGTACAGCTAGCTTGAAATATATTTTTTCTAGCTAAATTAAGAAGAAATACAGCATATGGGGCACATTGAGTATTTGGATTGGAAAAAAATGGGGCGGAAACTTGTTGAGATCCTCTAAACCCATACATTCTCCATAAATCATAATCAATTGCCCAAGCTGTACCATTACCGTTTCCGCCATTCCCAACATTTAATCCTTGAGGTTGTGGAACAAGTCCTCCATCTAATTTTCCATCTACTTGAACTGAACAATATGGAGGTGCTTTTTCTGTTATTTCAAAAGATTTAATTTGAAAATCCTCAATAATAAACCTACCACCTGAACCAACACCAAAATCATCAATATTTTCATCCTCAATCATGTGTTCAAGGATTTCTGGTGTTGATTTACTCTGAAATAAGTTAGGGTAACTTAATGACTCTTGAGAACTACTAGAATCTGTAGCATTTACTTCTAATCCAGAGGTTAGATTCTTAATAGAATTAGCCAATCTTTTTATTATTCTTTGCCTTTCAGAAACGAATTGAGAAATCTGATTAGTAACCCTCAAAACATCTACCTGTTTTCTTCCTGATAATGATATAACTCTATCATTAGATAGTACAGCTTGTAAATTAGAAGGTTGATTCTGTCTAGTACGTTGTTTTAATCTAGCTGCTATTTTAGCAATCTCATCATTAATGTTATTAACATTACCATTGAAAGATTTATCACTTTGAACTATATTAACACGAGAAATAGCATTGAAATTAACTGTGGCATTCAATGGCCCTCTAATAAGGGCGGAAAACCTTGTTAATGGACCGGATTTTCTTTGTTCTTGTAGATCAGGGTCATCTTGATCTAATAAACTACGGATATCATTATTTAATTTACCGCTACTTCTTTCTGTTAAGAATTGAAAAGCCCCACTCCCATTACCAGAAACACCTGAAGTTAATATGTTCTGAGAGTCAAAATCAGTAGTTCTACCTAAGGCCGCCGTCCTTAATCTAATTTGATCTTCTACAATTTCTAATTCATCAGAAAGACCTTGTAAACTAGTAAAAAATAACCTTTCCAAATAACTAGGAAAAATTTGTACACCTGTTTGTGCTCTTTTCTGAATTAAAGACCTAAAAACTGAACTAGGCATTCGGTTATACTGAGGAGGTCTTGCTTGAATATGACCTTGAGAGTCAGCAAAAACTTCTAATCCTATTAATTTAGAAACAATCTTAACCTGGTCGAAAACGCTACTGTAGGTACTGTTAAATAATTCAAGATTTGTAGATAAAGCCTTTTCAAAAGCTTGAACATCATAGTTTTTGTCATATGAATCATCAACAATGAATAAATTAGGATCTTCATTACCTCTAACTTTCCATATTCTTCTACGAGTAAGATGATTAAGGCGACTCCTTAAATCACTTCTTTCTTGTCTACGTTTTTCTTCATTTTCCTCATTACCTATACCAGTTACAGCTGGATCAAACGAAATATCATCACCAAAAATACCCAATGTACCTTCATCTGATTGTAAATTGACATTATCAATACTTTCGCTAAAAGCCAATTCTGCTTGTCTAATCTGTTCATCAAATTGTTTCAAACTTGATACAAAATCATTAAGAGCTGATATATTATCATCAGCTAAACCTTCAACATTTCCTTCAGCTCCAGTTCTGTAATTTTGAGGAGAGTTTGCGAAACCTGAAGCAACTGAAGTTAATTCATCAAAAGTTTCAGCTCTTTGTCTTAAAAGAGAATTTAACCTTTCATTTTTAACAGATAAGTCTACTTGACCACTAGCTAAAAACTGATAAGCTCTTTCATTAATAATTAATTTCTTAAAAGGAATAAAATTACCCCAAGTAGCATTTTGATCTGTTATTTGAGTTATTAAACCTTTAAAAAAGGAAGAAGATAAATTTTTATTAGTTGAATCATTTTTTTGAAGCTTAGCAAACTCAACAGATCCTTTAACAAAATTATTATAGTTATACGGCTGCCCAGTTATCAATAACGATAATACATTCATTACATCTTGGCCAGCATATTGGTTTTGAGTTATATTTGGTGAAGTTTCAGCCTTGAAAGAGCCTAAACTAACATCAAATTGAGAATGAGGTTCTCCATACAATACTAAAGAACCAATACCTTCTTTCCAACGATAGACAAAACCGTCTGGAGGATGAAATTTATTTCTAGATCTTCTTCCAAAAGCCTTATTAGATTCAAAACCTTGACCTGAATTAACATTTTCCGTATCAGACAACTGAAAAGTAGACTCATTAATACTGGAACCTCTCCGTCTACCTAATTTAGCTCTAACTGAACGTGAATTAAGAAGCCTAACATTGGCATCTAAAAGAGTTGGGAATTCACCTCTATCAAAACCAGAAGCTTCATCAAAATCAGATTTAAAAGGAGTTAAAGGATCATATAATGATCCGTTAAATACCTCAACAGATGGGTTAACATTAATCTGCCCCATATTCATGAATGAAGTATTATCATTACAACTAACACTTAAAACATATTTACCACTGTTGGCTTCATATCTATGAGGCGCAACATCACAAATACCAGAAAAAACACATGTTCCAGAATTTTGTCTAGTAAAATCGTTTCTCATTAACCCATAAAGCCATAAAGGAAAAGCTGGGCCCGCAATAGCATTTTTTTCTTGCTCTAAATTTGATGTACCACTACCTCCACCACTAAAAGTGTCTTTAATATTATTAAAACTAGATTCTATATTAGAAATAGTATCATTAATATTGTTAAGTAATGAATTTTGAGCGAAATTATGTTTTAAACCTTGAGTTACTTTAGAGTCAGTCATTGTTTTTGATGACGCAAAGATAGTAACTGTATCCATTGGTTGAATAATAGGCTTACCATGATAATGCAAAAACATTTTTTTACGAATATAATTTGTTTTTACATTATATTCCCTGTTTTGCGATTGAGTTGTTTGAGCAAAACCTAATAACAAGTAAATATTATTAACGATTTGTTTAAATAAATTAGTTTCTTGTCCTTGTAAACCATTATCACCTTCAAAAGCTAATGAATCTATAGATACAGAACTATCTCCTCCAGTTAAAAGATCAACTCCAAGCACCCCACCATCAAAACTGAAATCAATTTCTCTTCCTTCTTCATCAATAATAGCCCTAACTTTTTTAAATAAAATTGTATTTTCTTGAATTTTAAAAAATATACTAGCCGCTCCACGCCTTTGTCTAATCTGAGTTAAACGATCTTTAAGATCTTGATTAGTTTTACCTAATTGATTTTGAGAGAATCTAAAAAAATTATTTTGCTTAAATAAACTTGTTGAATCAGAAAGAGCTTGCTCAATATCCTGCTCAGTAATAATCATTAACTTATAAGGATCTTCAATAGTAATATTAGCACTGCCGCCACCTAAATTAACACTATTAGTAGTATCAATAGAGCTAACTAAAGTTAAATCGAATGTACCTGTTCCTTCACCAGTTTCGGTAGCATAAGGAAGCTCTGAAGCAATATTCCAAGTAGTAAAAAATTGAGGGTCTGAAAACCTCTTAACTTTTCTAATAGTTTCTAACACAGCGCGTGTATTATTATCAATAATCCCACTAAGTGGAGAATTCGAAATAATATCTACAGAATCAAAAATAAAAGGTAACGCATAGTCGCTAATAATACCTTCATTTTTAGAAGCTATCCTATCAAATTTAGATAATCGTTCATAAGCGGAAATTAATCTGATTTTATTATGAAATAATTTCTTTGTAGCTCTAAGAAAAAGTTTTTCATAATTATCCATTAAATCAGTGCGATAATTTTCTGATAATGAAGCGAAAATTCTTTTTTTAATTACAACTGTAATATCTGGTTCTTGCATCAATACTTCTGATGCTCGTGGTCGTATATTTCTAATTGCACCAGTTTCTATATACTGACGTTGTGCTGTTGCATCAATTTTACTAGCAATATCACCTAATTTACCAAATGGCCTACCTTTGAAATCTAAATTTCCAGGAGTATTTTCTGCTAAACCAGACTGCTGCAAAAGCGAAGAGCTAAGACTATCTAAAAAACCCATATTAATTACCCAAATAAACTCGCAAATTCTTCACCTAAACTCTCAAGTTGATCTATAACATCAAGTTGAGCAGTTTTCCTCGGAGCATTAATATTTCCATCAATTAAATTACCAAAACTATGCGGAGTTCCAAAATCTGGGTTAGAATTACTGGGACCATATACAGCACTACGATGCCAAGCTAAGAAGTTTCTTCTAAAACCTCTCTTTTGAGTTACTGTAAAACCTATTTGATAATCAAACATACCTAAATTCTGAACACTTTCAGTTACTTGAAAAGATGTAAAATATCCTCTGTAAACCTCACCACTCCAATACATTTCTACCTGAAAAGCTAATGAAGCCAACGTTGGGGCTTGACCAGCCGCTTGAGGAAAAGCTTCTTCTGATGCACCAATTAAAGAATTAACAAATGTATCTCCAATTTCTCCAGCTGAAGAACCAGATAATGCAGAACCAATACCAAAAACATCTCCAGCATAAGTTTCTTGCTGTTGTTTTTGAGCTAAAAATAAAGCATAAGGATCAAAAGCTAGTTGCTCATTCCTATAAATATCATGAAGAACATTAATCCCTTCAATACCACTTGTACCTGTAGTCCCGGAAATATTCAGTATAGTAAGATCTTCTCCCCAATACTGTAAAGAGAAACCACCTTTAGTTCTTTGAGATGTTATATTTTTTTTATGATTAGTGACGATACTTTGAGGATTAATATACATTTCAACAATCGGCCCTTCAGGAACCAACCAATGAACCATTTTTCTAGTTGATGAAGCAATTACTTCAGTTGGAAGACGCCCAGTTCTAGTTCCTAAACCAGTTGTTGTTGGAACGCTGGCTGCTTGAAAACCATTAGCTGGTTGGGGATTTCTTCCCAATAATTGTTGAGAGATATCAAAAATATCACTAGACTGTAATGGTGGTACTAAAGGCATAATTTATTCCATTTATCGTCCAGACTGTCCATAAGATGCTGCAGCCTCTTTATGACTAGTAATTTTACCATATTCATCAAGTTTAACCTCTATAATTCTTTCAACATCTTTATCTGACATAACTTTAATAATAATTGTACTTGGTTCGCCAGTTGATCTACCATCAACAGCCTTCTTTTCTTGATTTTTATGATTTTCAACTGAAGACGCACCAGCATTAATATCTTTAGCTGTATTTTTAGCTACATCACCTTGGTAATCACTTTTAATTAATTTCTTAACAGTGTCTCCAACCAAAGGCATTAAAGATAAAGCATCATTAGCAAGATCTTTTGCTGAAGATAAAGTTTTATCTATTTCACTAACTAAATCTGTTGGCTCGCCAGATATCACTTTAGTGCTATTAGATACATTTTGCGATTCGCTCATTTTCTTTAAAGCCATTTGACCTATATTACTATCTTTACCTGAAGACATTTTTAAAAGAGCATCTAAACTAAAAGCTTCTAAAACACTTTGTTTTTCAATCTCATTTCTAATTGCATTAGTTGCATTTAATTGATGTTTTTGAATATCATTTCCTGTTTTAACTGATTCGGCTAAAATATCTTCTTTCGATCCCATTCCTGCAGAAACATCTTCCATTGAAGGCATTCCCTTTGTAAAAGCTTCGATAATTTTAAAAGCTTCCCCTTCAGAACTAGCAATAGCTAATGGTCCAGTTGTTAACATTTGAACTTGTTTAGCCATTTGATTTGCGTCAACAGAACTAGTAGCAGCATCTTCTAACCCAACTAATCTTCCACCCATCATTTTTTTTAATGTTTTTTCTACATCTGAAAAAACATCGTCCATTTTCCCTTCTTTCATTGCGAGAGCCATCTTATAACCACCCTGCAACCCACCAGGACCCCCAGTTTGACCAGAAACGAAACCTCTTTGAGCTACATCTAATTGAGAAGTTACTCTAATAAGATTTCCTACAATATCTTTAATTCCTTCTGGCCCAACTCCAGATGATTTTAATGCGGGACCAAATCTTGACATAATATTAATAGCTGACTCAGTATTATCACCTAAAAATCTAAATTGTTTTGCCGCATCTCCAACAAATGAACGCATTAAATCCATAGGCATTTTAATTGCAGAAGCTGCTGTATGTAATTTAGAAACAAACTCTAAAGCGTCTGTACCTGTTGAATTAAAATTAAGCAAAACAAGATTAATATCCCCAATAACATCTTTAAAATCTTGACCAGTTCCTGAAGCAACCTTTAATGCTGCATTCATTATGTTCATTGTTTTACCTGATTCACCACCAACTCTAACAGTCATATCTAAAGCATCAGGAATTTTTCTTAACATATTTGATAATCTAACTGCAGAATCAAAACTAATATTGTTAGCATTAGCTACATTGGCCATTTGATTTGTATAACCAATTACTTTTCCACCAAGACCATCAAAATTACCTCTTAATGATTTGATTACAGTCTCAAAATCTCCTGCTGCTGTGGCTTGTCTAAGAAAAGCCGTCTCTAAATTTCTAGCATGATCAGCTTGTTTAAAAGTATTTCCCGGATCAACACCTTGTGATTTCAAAACTTCTTTTAATTTTTTTCCTCCAGGAATTAATTTCATAATTTTATCATAAACATCACTTAATTGGCCAGAAGATTCACTTGCTTCTTTACTAATTTTTTCCAATTCTCCAGAAATTTCTAATTTATTAGTACTAGAAGCGTAAACAGCAGCTATACCTCCAGATAATTTTAATAATTGCCTACTTGATAATTCACCGCTTTCATTCATTTCAGCAAAATTAGTTTTCATATCAGTAAAAAACTTACTAGAATTTAAATGGGTAAAATCACTAAATTTACTTGTTAAATTTTTTACTAAATTAGATTGCATTGGTAATGTTTTACTTAAATCTTTAACTGATTGACTAACATCATTAATTGAATCTTTAAAATACACAATAGCCGATGTATCGGTTGCGGCAGCTTTAAGATCATTAATATCTACAACTGCTTCCTTTAAACCATCTAAACTAAAATCATCAGCCATTCATTACACCATATCGTTTTCTTTTCTTTGCTCTACGTCTTGTTTTTGATTCTTTATTAGCAACATCCTCTTCAATCATTCTATAAGTCTCTTCAAAATCTTCATCTGATGATTGGAATGTTGGGTTTTCTTTATCAATCATCTTTTTAGCTAATTCCATATTAGCAAAGGAACCAGTCAAAATAGCATAAGTACGTTTAGATTCGTTATCTTCTCTTAAATCTTGAATCCAACTTTCATACATCCATAAATATAATAAAGGATTCATTTCCTCAAACCAGGGATCGTCTGGAGACTTCTGAAACGTCTTACATAAATGCCATTTAAACCTATGATCTGATTCCTTAACTATTTTTTTACATCTTCAACTAACCCCTCCACATCCTCTTGAGTTAATTTAAATTTTCCCACACCTACTTCGACAATATTTTTTTCAAACCATTTATACATGTAATCTGTAACAGGTTCATCCATTTCGCTAAACAAATATATTCTAACTGATATGTCATTAGAACCTAAAACTAAATTAATTGGCTGACCATCAATATGAGTTACAGCTCTTGCTAAAGCATTAATTCTATGCTTGTAATTCATAGATACTCTATCACTATCTTCTCCCTCAAAAATAGATTTTAGAATTTCTTTCTCCTCAACCGTTTTAAGTGACCTCATTGTAAATTTTGTACCTTCAATATCACACTCATCAATAACTCTACCTAAACCTGCAAGTATCTCTACTCTTTGTCTAGCCGCAGCGCTAATTCCAGCATATTTATCTGCTGATGAGTTTCTTACTTTCTTCAATTCTCCTAAAGCTTCTGTTCCTCTAAACTCCATTTGATGTGTAACTCCCGTTGGAGCCAAATCCTCATTAAACATATCCTGAGCAAATTGTTGAGCATCTTGACTTAAAGATGCTTGCCGCTGTGTCCTTCTCCTCTGAGGAGCTTGAGCTTGTTGAACCGGCTGGGTCCCGTCATCAACTGTAAACGTCTGCCTTTGGCCTTGTTGGCCTCCTAGACGAGCATTTTCTTCAGCCATTGTCATTCTTCCTAATGGACTATTAATATCAACCATAAATAACCTCTTTAATTTTGGGGTTGTGCAGTTATATATATCTTATATAAGATTTGCATTTTAATTAAAAATAACATTCACCTCGTAAAAACGAAGTGAATTATTTTAAACGCCTTATTAATTATTAATATCTTAAACTTTAGAATAAAAATAGTGAACCCAAACTATTATCCTTCTAAGAAGGCGTTTAATAGCCCGCTTTGGTCCAAACTACCTCTATAGACTCCCCGATCTGCCTCTTGCTCAAACGGATTAATAATAATCGGTTCTCCTCTGGCATTAAACGGACCAACAACATTGTTACTTCCGCTAAAAACACTAAAAATATCTTCAGCTTTCATTTTTAAATTGTCAGAGATAATAAAATTATCTGCAGCGTAATTGTAGGAAATATTTTCCATCCAACAATTTTGAATAGTAGTAACAATGGCATTTCCAGGATCTGCATCAGCAAATCTATCATGGATCTCAATGTCAAAAGGAATCCTTTGAGATTTAAGATGAATAAAACCACGTCCAAAAGCTTCTGCAACTCTCATTCGATTAAAACGAACACGATCACAATCAATTGCATAATCAGTTGAAGCAGTTGGTGCAGAATCAATATGGCCATCAGTTCCTACCTCATCAATCATCTTCAAAGTTCTTGACTCAGTAATGGTCATCTTTTGAATGGCTCCAATAGGATTACCATTAACAATAATTACAATGTTGGTAGATAAATGTGTACCTGTTCTATTGTTCCCTTGCGGATCAAAGATCTGTGTTCCAGTATTTCTGGGCATAATTTAAACCTCGTAGTTAAGCATAAATATATTTATGCATTATATTTATTCTTAATTAACTTTATGTTAAAATATTCATAAGAATTATTTTAGTTAAACTAAAAATATAGGGATAGTTTTAAATTACCCCTATATTTAAAACAATATTAAAGAATTCCAACACCAATTCTAATAAAAATCCAGTTTATTGGTAGTACCGGCTGAACCTTTACTGTAACATTCCATTGCCTAGATTCTGAACCATCTCTCCTAACTACCAAATCTTGATATGTAGTAATTAAACGTTGAGACACAAAACTTTGACAAATCTTATTACCAATAGCCGTTAAAGATCCTTGAGTAGTTGGAGTTTCTGCTGTTCCAATAAAAAACTGGAAAGCTGCTCTCATACTCTTAGCAATTCTATCCCTAATGAATACAACGCTAATTTCCTCTTCTTCAGCAAAGAGTGAGTTAGTGGTAGTTTTACCCCAAACAACTCGTCCACCACCGATTGCAGGTTGAACAACAGTGATTCCTGCAGCTGCCATCTGTTCAATCGTAATAGGTCTAAACAATCTATTACGTAAGATTGTAAATCCAGCTAAAGTACGATTGGTAAGAGGAGTTGCGATATAAGGAATTCCTGAAAGTAAACCAGCTGCAGCGGCTGCCATGTAGTAACCACTAACAATGGCTCTATCAGCTCCAACTTGAACAACAATCTGATCTGGGTAGAAATAAACCACTCGGAAAGAATCACCAAATGAATTCTGTACTCCATAATCAGTTAGATCTTCAACGCTACCTGCTAAGATTTCAGATGTTTCATCACCCTGAATCCCCTCTAGAACACCAATATCTTCAACAGCAGCAGGAGAAGTTCCAATTACATTTTCTGGAGTTAATCCATTTATGGCTCCAATAAATAGCATTCTCTCTTTTTTACTCTTAATGTTGGACATTGTCTCAACATGAATTCGTGAGTTTTGGAAAATAGCACTAATAGTTTGCGTAGGTAGTGGAACTACAATATCACATTCAATTAATTCTAAGGACTCAAGAGCGTTTAACCAACCAACATCAAAGAAATCAGCATCTTTGGTATCTACCACTGTAGCTCTCAAAGTATCTCCAGTATCAAGAGCTAAATCATCTGTAAAAAGAATCTTTGCGCTTTGATCTGAAGAATCAATCACCTGAAATTCTACATCAGACTCAGTAATAAAACCACCTGGGTCGGTAATGGTCATAACACCATCAACAACACCAACGATTGCATACTCACCAGCATTAGTAGCAGGAGTTAAAATCTTAAGCGTTTTAGTCAAACCAACATCGCTAGTATTAAAAGTAAAAGTATCACTGCTAATTGTAGCTGTAGTTGCTGTTAACGAAACAATATCACCATCATCACCATCTCTAAGAACCGCATCTTCTAAAACAACGGTGTAAGAAAAAGTAAAACCTGATCCAAAATGAAACAAACTTGGGGAAGCTGTAATAGTCGGGTCGTAAAAAGCAGTCTTATTAGGAATGATTTGTTGTTCAACTCCAGTAGCAGCATCAGTAACAAAAAAGTTAATGTTCGCATCTGTATCTGGAATAACCGCAAGAGGTAAAGCAAACTGTAAATCATCAACCGCCATTCCTCCAGAAGCTGCCTCTTCTAAAATGTAGGAAACACGTCGGGGAATAGATGGTGCAGCCTGAAGTGCAAACACTCCAGGTGAGCCATTAGCAAATGCTATTTGCGATCCAAGAGAAAGTGTATTACTTAATGATGCAGCTCCGTGTTTTGCTTGCAAACTATCTAAAACATCGAAAAACACAGGATCATTAAGATCTGTAACAGCAATATAAGTCGCAGTTAACGAATCTCCAGCAATTAAAGCTCCACTTTTAACTTGTATGATGAAAAAATCACCTTCAACAAAAGGAGTTGATCCTTCAACAACAGAAAATTGTAAAATAGTATTACTTGTTGTGGTTCCATCTGAGGTCCAAGTAATTGCATTACCATAACCATCAAGAATTACACCACTAACAGATCCTTGAACTACAAATTTAGCATAACCATCAATTGGATTACCATATCCATCTCGTCTAACTGTAGATACTCTAGCTGTCCAAGTTTCAGTGGGAGCATCAGTATCAACTAATGTCAAGCCACTAAGTATTCCATCTCCTGTATTTGTAGATCCAGTAGAAAAGAAATCTCCACCTTGATCTACTAAAGCTGCAGTTTGCAACTCAATACAACCTGTTAATGTATCATATCTATATTCAAAACGGGAACTAAAAGTAGAAGGACCTGAAATAACAAAGTTATCAGATTCTAAACCTGTTAAGGGAATTCCATTTTTAAATAAAGACAATCTATTTGATTGAATTGGCACGTTACCAAGCACAAAATGCCTACCATCACTACCAGTTGTAGTTGTACAAGTAGGATCAAGTCCATCATTCCCGCCACCAACTGCGCTGGGAATTAAAATTTCTTGCCGTGCACCTTCACCAATTAAAGCAGCAAGTCTTAAGCCACCTGGTACGGAAGAACCGTTAGGTAGTGTTTCAACGTCAGTTGCAACGCCTGGTACCGCGTTTGTTCCGCCTGGATAGTTTGCTCCCATGAATATTCCTCTATTAGCTTTTAAACTTCAAAAGTTATACTCAATTATGCCGTGTTTTAATCCTCTTATAATATAATATATCATAAGAAAACTGTATATTTAAATTATTTTTATTTTTACAAATCAATTAATAAATCAAGTAAATCAACTCTAGAATTAATCCTGATATTAGGAGCAATAACTGGGGGAGTTACTTCTAAATTACCTAAATCTACACATAAATTAATAGCATCAATAACATTAGATATTGGAGTTTTCCTTTCCCACTCAGATCTAATATCACAAGTAACTGTAACTTTAAATAATTTATCTGTTCTATCATCAATTTCAGTTGGAGATCCAATATTAACACCTTTAATAAAAACTCCGGCATTTTGAAGCTCCCACCTCATAGTATCACTAAAAAATAAAGCTACAATTTCTGATAATTCATCTCTAGAACGATGAGATCTTGTTTCAATATCAATATTAATTGTACCCTCCCAAGCTCCAGCATTAACAATGTACATAGGGATAGAAACAAATCTCTCATTACCATAACCGTCAATAAAACGAGTTACTTCACTTTGAACAGTATCTCTATTATTATTAAATGAAATTGGAGTAAACCTACAACCACCAGATTTAACTAAAATAGCTGGGTAATATATTATATCATATCTATAAGGTTCGCCAATTAATAGTCTAGTAGTAACATCATCATTAATGCCAGCTTCAAGATCTAAACCAGTATGATCTGGAGTTTTAGGGAATCCCCATTCATCTTTAACAAAATGATAATAAGAATCTCTACTAAAAAAGTTCCTTAAAACTTCAATAATAATTTCTTTAGGATGAGTTATACATGTATTTTGGACATAACTATGCAAAGAATATAAATCTGTTCTAAATGAATTAGCAGTTGCCATTTACCACCTATAAACAATATCTATAGAATTAATAAAAACAGCTCCTGCACCAGCATCGTTAATTGTTCCTGATAATAATAAACCAACTCTACTAGTAGAGTCTACCCAAAAATCAGTACTACCAGTTGTTACTGTTAAATTTTGATTTACAGTTGTGATGCTTGTTGCTCCTGTAGTGACGGTCGTAAGCCCTGCTCCTTTAATCGCAAGTGTAAAATCTGCAGTTGAAAAATTAACACTAGAATCAACGCTTGCAGTTACGCTTACAATATGCGCTCCAATAGGCACAACATCAGAAATATTAAAATGCCAGGCTGGATTTCTATCTGAAGCGGCTGAGTTATAAAACACTGAAACCCAAGCACTTGTAGGATCTCCTAAATAAACCGCAATATTGGCCGAAGCAGTAGATGCTAAAAGCGAATCATCTCCAATTGCTAATCTAGTACTAGTTCCTAATGTCCAAGCACCTGCTCCAGCAGATAATCTTATTGATTTAGTTTGATTTTTATTTCTTTCAATAATCCACGCACTAATAGAGAAATCACTAATTAACTCAGTATCTCCACCATCAATAGTGGTACTATCAAAAATATTATCAGTAACTATTCCGCTAATAATTGCATCATTACTAGAAAGCGATATAAACCTTCCAATTGATACAGCTCCTCTAGCAATATCATTTCCGATTATATTAATTCTCTTAGGATCTATTCCAGAATCAGAAGCTTTGATGCCTAAAGAACTGGTATTTAATCCTCTAATTATATTATTGGCAACATTAGCTCCAGATGATACAAAAATACCTGTATTAAACAAATAATTAATAGAATCAAATCTACCAGCAGTTAAATAATTACCTGTAATAATAACTTCACCTAAATCTCCACCACCATGGCCCGAAGTGATTCCAGGGACCTGGCTAAGAAAACTGAAAAATCCAGTATTAATAAATTTATCTAAAGTTAAATAATTAGGTGCTGAAATTCTGTTATCTGTAATAATTTTTCTAGAGAAATAACCTGTTGCATCATCATTATCTGTATTATTAAACCAAATGAAGTTAGTATCATTATTTCTAATAGTCACACTACCAGATGCCATATCTGTAAATTCATTTTCCAATGCAGCTAAGGTTCCTTCATTGGTAGCGCCAGTGGGATAATTAACATAGTTACCAATAACATTTGAATTATTGCTCTCAATAATCAGACCATTATGCCTATCAATATTAGCTAAAACAGCTAATGAAGAATCAACTGATGTTGTTATAAAACCAATTGCCCCACAATTATTGCCAGAAATTCTCGTGTCAAAAACTGTAATCCCAGGTTCTAAAATGTCACCAGTACTACTATCTCCAAATTGAGTAATCCATATCCCTTGTAATCTATCACAGGTATTATCTTCAATTCTGCATTTGTAAAGAACAGCAGGTTCTACACTTACACCTGTATTATTAGTTACAATCGCAATAGCGGCCATAACTTCTGCAGAAGAACTAGAATCATTAAAATTATTTCCTTTGATTGTTAATTCCTGGATAACATCTCCACGATCTCTTTCAAGAGCGATGAAGGCAGGTCTTTGACCAGCAATAGATGAGTTGAAAACGCAGTTTTCAATAGTTATATTGGCCGAATCAGAACCATCAGCCAAATATATACAACCATTATCAACATTTATAATATCACTAGAAATATAAGTAATTAATTCGCTAGGATTATAATTCAATATGATATTTTTAATGGTAATATTATCTTTAATTAATAAACCACGAGTTGCTGTGATATTAAAAATAGCTCCATCACCATCTAATTCTAACGGACTTGTTAATCCAGTAAAATCTAACGAACTAGCTATATCAAAACTTCCTCTAACTTTAACTTTAAGAGCATTAGTGCTTCCGTAATTATTAACCCAGTTAACTAAAGCTGAAGAAGTATGAAAAGTTCCTGAAAAATCAGTAGGTGAAAATACAAGTTCCCTTTTAATTCCATTATCAATGAATCTACGAACATCTAGATGATCAGAATCAGAAATTGTAACAGAAGCAATGTTAGCAGTTACAATAGCGATTGGAGTTAGGTCTTTTCTATTCTCAACAAGCTCTAAAAATGTAACAGAAGGTACATAATAAGTATTAGTACTAACATTGTCTTCAGCAAAAAACTGAGATTTAGAAGGAGTTACAACAATAGGTTCTAATTTCCCTTTTTTATTAACACAAACCACCCAATTAACAGTTGCAGGAGTTGAATCTGTTTCTAACAGTAATTCAGGGATTGTTACAGATATTGCATTTAAAACAACAATACTTCCATTAACTAATGCTGAGCCGCCTTTGTAAAAAATTTCTCTATTATCAGTCGTATTGATAAAATCAAAGTCAAAACCTCTAATAATTCCATTTTCATGAAGAGCCCGATCTCCTGCATTAATAAAATCTATTGCAGATTGAGTAAAATCCTCTTCATCAACACTGCCAAATTCTCTTCTATTAACAACTCGCTGAATAATTGCTTGACCACTAACCGGATCCCAGTTAACTTCGGCAGTTCCTATTAAGAATATCTCATCATGCTGAGTTAAAGAATCAAACAATTCAATATCAACATATCTTGGAGCTATTCCACCTCCTAAAATATCAGAAGCAGACGCAACTGTAGTAGCCAATTCAGTAAATGTTAAATCAACATAATCTAAATTAGATTCATCATAAAATCTAGTAGAAACATTTTTCCTTCCACGTGTAATTGGTCCTACATTAAGGATATTTGAAGTTGTGGAGCTTCTTTTACCAATATACCCATCAAATTCACCACTAACAGTATCATATTCTAATACATAAAACCTTATAAATTTGTTAAAGGTAATACTATCATCTTTATAGCCTCTTAATTTAGGGCTAACAAAATCTACATGCCAATTTCCACTACCTAACAAAGACCCCCCTCCAGACTGTACAAGCATTCTTGCTCGTTCATGACTAAAAGTTCTACCTTCATCATTAATATAAATTTCATGACTGCGATGATAATCATCTGATGTTGGAGTTTGATTGATAACTTGTTCGCTATCAAAACTAACGGAATCTGAAGAGAAATAAACCCTAACTGGTAGTCCAGCATCTGAACTGAACGAAAAGCCTGTACCAACCCCATGAACCCCACTGATAACTGTTATTTGTGTGTTATCTGGATCACCTGGACAAGGCGGAACAAAATTAACTGATTTAATAATAAATCTACCATAATCAACATCAAAATATGTTGAATCTGAAAACTCAACTTTAGGTTGAATGACAATAGTTTTACCAGCTTTAAGTCCAGCAGCTTTGAGATCCAAATTAATAGTGTAAGTAGTTTCAACTGTAAAAGATCCTACTTCAGTTCTCGCTGAAATATAACCATCCCAATAACCATCGCCATTAGCATCTTCATTTTCATTCCAAGTAGGATTAAAAGTATCAAATCTAACACCATTAACAACTACATCTCTATTTTTAAGTGGCACAATAACTTTGGTTGGAATTTGAGCTGCTGTTGCATCAGAAAAGGATGAAATAAATGCAGGGCTAGACACATTTGCATGTGCGGCTCCCAATCCTAAAGCATCAAAATCAGTTCCAGATGCTTCTCCAATAATATTATTAGAATAAATACCTCCAATTAATGTTCCGGTACTATTGCTTCCTTTAATAATTGCAAAACTAGCACAATCAATGGCGTCTGCCATCATAATTCCTACATTTCCTTTTTCTGAAAATGCAATAAATCTAAAGTTAAACCCAATTTCCCTGAATTTATTGTTAATATTCTGAACAACACCATCTAACGTATAACTACCTACAGTTGTTCCAAAATCTCCTGTGACATCAACAGCTGGTAATGAAATAACTCTATCAGATGGATTACCTGTTGGATAAAGTTCTATATAAAGATTATAATGACTGGCATCTAACTGTCCAGGATCGAAACCTAAACCAAAAGCCATCGCTCCACGAGGATTTCCAACAATAACACTAGAAAGAAAAGTGTTAAATGATCCTGTAGGGGTAGCATTGGCAGAAGCAAGAGCTAAAACACCTTCAGTTCTTCTATCAAATGATGGGCGATCAATTCTTGCTAAAGCATAACCATCACTATCAGATAAATTAATTCCATTAATTCTAACTATCCATTCAGAACCAGGTACAAATCTAAGAGAATCAATTATAAAAGACGCCTCAAAACCTGTCCCATAATTAACAGTTATAATATCGCCAGTTTGCACTTGGCTAAATTGAGAGTCGAAAACAAAACCTGTGTTATCTGGTGAGAATTTGATAATATTATCACCAACAGAAATATCATCTACTGGAGTAGTGTTGGGAGATCTTACTAAATATGTACTAACTGACGTTGATGGAACAACATTTTGTTTATATCCATCTAAATTACACCCTTGAGAACGAGCAATTAATGGAATTCCATTAGCATGCTGAGTTGCAACATGTTGTCCAACCGTTATTACCTGAAAATCATCGAGATAATCAGCTAATTTTTGAGTTGTATCTACAGTTAAAGGTAAAGCTTCGAAATTAGATGTATCAAGTGTTATGGCGGAAGCTAAATGTGCTTCTGAAACTGCATTTTGATGTGCTACAAAATCATCATTAATTTGCTGAAGAGCTGTCGCCACATCAGTAGCAGATCTTTGATTCCCATCTTTATTAAACAGACCTGCCCAAGTAAAAGATATGTCTCTTGGATCTGATGGAGTGACATTAATATCAATATGGCTTGCTACATGACGACCAGCAGAACCATCACTAAGAATAGCTCCCCCACCAATATGAGTTGATAAATTAGAATCAGTTGAATTTGTAAATGTAACTAAAGAATTAAGTAAAGCTGAGTTGGAAGTAATTAAAGTGTTAAGATTTGAGGTAGAGTGATCTAAAATTAACTTGAACTCCTGAATTCCTGCAGAAGACGCAACTTGATTATTAGTAATTGGTAATGTAGCCAAACCAATACTAGTTAAAGCAGATGATTTAATGCTACCATCAGAATTTAATGATACATCAAGCCGATCTGCTACTGAAGATAAACTTCCTGATGGAGTAATACCTAATTCAGTTTCAATAGCAAAAATCGCAGTGCGAGTAGCATTAATTGCTTCCCCACCAGTCTCTGTTATGTCATCATCAACTCGTGGAAGCTCAGCATCTGTATCAATTTCAAACGGATATACGCTCATTTATTACCCTTATTGTTAAAAAATTTAAAACTTTATTTATTTAAAAATATTATTCTTATAAATATTCAGTTTCATCTTCTTTCTTCTTAGCTCCAATTTGATTAATAAAATTCTTTTTAACTAATCTGAAAACTAAACCACTAATTAAACCTAAAAATACCCCAAAAACAATCCTCGAAACACTGCCATCAGCAAACATTTCTGGAACTGGAATTTGTGGAATCAAAGTTAGTAACCCACCAGATCCAATCGGCCCTAGGGGAATGAAGAAGGATTTCCACCATTTTCTTAATTTAGTCCCTTCTTTTAAAACAGCAGGAAATGATAATTCAACAAGTTTACGTTGAAACCAAACAAGAGCCACAATAGCAAAACATAATACTATATTCTCTACCGAAATAAGCTGATTAAACACATCCATTCTAAGTCCTTAAATAAGTTAAAAGTTTATCAGTTAAATATCTGATTATGCGTTTAGCTTATAGCTTATATTTGATTGATAAAGGAGCTATTGTATAAGCAATTGTTCCTGCGCTTTCTATCTCGGCAAAAATTTCCACATAATTATATGTATTGGAAAACATTTTTCTTGATAAACCTGTTAATATATGGCTATGACCAGCTGTAGTTAAAGTAGCTTGAGTATCAGTATCTACTCCACCAGATGTTATTAACCTAAGTCTTGAAGTGCTTGTAACACTAGGATTACCACTAACATCAACGTCTGCAGATATTTCTAAAATTGTAGCTCCCCAAGGAATTATACCAACTAAAGGTATAGACCATTTAAAATTAACATCATCTCCAGTGTCTGTGTAATCAAAAGTAATAGGTACGCTAGAATTAGTTACATCAACTGTAATTGCTGATGACATTGTAACGCCAAGACCAGCTCCACCTAAAAAATAAAAAACTGGTTCTGTTCCAGTTTGATCATGAAGACCCATGGTTCCAAGTTCGCCACGAGTTATTATTGTTTTTATTTCATTAACATTATTAAATGAAGCCCAACTAGTACTAGCAGAAATTAAATCCTCATCTGCTCCATCAATTGTATCACTACTAAAAACATTTGAATTAATAATTCCACCTTCCGATCCTAATGCAACAACAAAACCTCCTCTTAAAGAGGTATCAACTCCAGATGTTAATCTTTTTCTAGATAAAGTATTATTTGTTATTAAAGCTTTTTCTGGAGAAACCGAATTATAAACCTGAGTTGTTATATGAACACAACAAATAATACTACTTGAAAGAGATGCTTCATTTCTCATTCCAAGAAAATTACCATTAATAACAAGATCGGCTGCTATTACATAAAGCGCTGAAGCTGAATCAGTTGCTGTAGCTGTAGTGTATAGATTAGTTATTTTTATTTCATTATTAATAACATTAATAATTGAATGTGTATTTGCAGTTCCACTAGGTCTAGTAACATCGATAACAACACCAGAAACATGGTCAATACCAGCAGGAACAGCAGCGTTAATAACCCCTTGAAGAGTATTGCTTTCAAATTTTACATTAATGTCATCAACAAAAATCTGAACATGTCCCTGAGCATCATAAGTTGCGCCTGAAGTTGAATGAATTGGTGGAATTGGTGTTTCTTGGGGAGAAAAGTTTAAGAATTTATTATCTTTAACAAAAATATATGGGAAACCTGCCGTTATCGTGGGATCAATGTCAAAATCCAACAAACAATAAGAAACGGCTCCAGTAAATGATGAAAACAAATTGTTAATTATATTAACACTTCCTGTTTCTGTGCTAGATAAAACGGAAGATGATCCTCCAATTTGACAAACTCCATATAAAATTCTAGAATCAGTTAAATTTAAATTTTCATATGGTTCTATTTTTAATCCAAAAAGTGGATATGTAACTGCAGTATCAATAAATGTTCTGTTAGGTGAATGAATTAAACATTTATCAATATTAATATCCGCAGCTCTTATGTAAATATATTTATCAAAACCAGCATTTGTTAACGTACTATTAATTGTACTAATTGATCCTAAACCACTATCAGCAGTAATAATAGTATTATCTATAGTTACTTTAGCTGTTGTATGATCAATTATTAAAAACCCTTCTTGAGTTAATGGAGTAGCATCATCAATTGTAAAACCAGTTTGATCAAAATTACAATTCTTAATTATTACCTGACCAAAATTTGTAGAAGTAGAATAAGCTAAACCTGAATCATCTCCAATTAAACCAGCATATCCAAAACCTACAAATTTACAATTACTTAATTCAGTAGTATCTAAAACTGGTAGTAAAAATGATACATTATCATTAAAAGCTCCATTTTGATTAAAAGCCGTGTTTTCAATTTTAATATTATTAAATTCAAAACCGAAACTAGTTACTGTATCATTAACTGATAAAGTTGTATTTTTAAAAATACAATCATCAACATAAACAGATATACTCCCACCAATTACACCACCAGGTCTAACCGAATGAAAATTACCTGAAGGAATATTAGATTGAAAATTAATTGATTTAAGAAGTCTACCACAAGTAAATAATCTATTACCAAGTTGATCCGTTCCTGATCCAATATTTAAATCAAAAACCGGATTATTAGTACTAACCATAGGGTTACCTATGAAATTATAATTAGATGAACCAGAATTTGTAACTGTGTAAGTTCCAGGATTAACAATTACTGTAGTTGGGTAATTCACCGATGTGCTTAAAAGAAGATCAATTGACCCAGCTCCAGTAAAATCACCAGAAGAAGAACTTGCACTACCTCCAACTCCAACTGTAACAAACCATCGGTTGGCTACATCATTTCCCCAATTATTATTGGTAACAACAGTTTTTAATGATGAACTTGTTTTATCTAAAAATACAGATTTAACATTATTACCAGCACTTGGTCCACCAGAAGTAGAACCGACTATAATTGAATAATCAGTTCCGCTTGCCCCAACCTCAAAAGTTACAAAACAAGCAGAAATTTCATCTGCCCCACTATCTCCAGTAATCACATAATTATTATCAGCTAATAAATTGCAAAGACTCATTGAAACGAAACAATTATCTTCATTTGCTATAGCGCTAAGATCTTCAGTTCCAAATAATCTAGCCCTACATCCAGTTACAGTTAAATGATCTGAATCTCCATTTTGTGGATTAAATCTAACTGCAGTTTCCATTCCGTCAAAAAAACATCTTTCAATTGTTAAATGAGTAGAATCTCCACCACCTGTTACTGTACCAATTGCTCTTAAAGTTTTATTTCTATTGGCAATTGTTCCATTATTAATTCTTCCTAAAAATTTAACATTATAAAAATGAACTCTGGAAGAAGCTTCAACTGTAACCATAGGAGTAGTTTGCATTGAAGAATTTCCTGAAGCAGCATAACCATCTATATTATCTGCTAAAATAATATTCATTAATCTACTTTCATCAATTGGCGCTCCTACTTCTAATAAAATATCTCCAGATCCTGAATCTCCTCCAATTGTAGGTAAAGTTTCTCCCAAAGAGAAATTAAACATAGGAAGTTCGCCCATTTCTCCAATAATTACAGTTCCAGCATTCTCTCCAATAATTGTAATTCCTGAAGGAACTGTAACTGTATTAGATAATCTATAAGTTCCAGACATTACTAGAATAACACCACCATTTTGTAATCTAGTATCTGTAAATGCAGAATCAAAAGCAGTTTCTAAAGTTACTGAATTAGTTACATTATATGATCCTGTAGCATAACCATCAGTAGTTGTATTTCCAATTGAAATAAATCCTGATCCTTGAGAAGAAGTAAAGTTTCCTAAAAGCTCTAATGTTCCTTGAACTGTATCATTAGGAAATTGAACTAAAGAAGGATTCATATCAATATGATCTGCTTTATGCCTCCAATCATTTCCTTCAACATGAACATTGAAATCATGTTTATGAGTGGCTAAAAAGCCACCTTCTTGTAATCTTCCAGATCCAGTAAATCTATTTGTCATAAAAACCTCAGTACCATGTCATATTATTAATTAAAGGAATAGCTTCTAAAATAAAAAATATCTAATTATAAGTATTAATGTTTAAACATCTGTAGACATTCTTTTAGAACTTTTTTTGCTTAAAAGTGATCTTTTTTTCAAGATCTCCATTTTTTTTCTGAAAACCATGATATAGTTCCTACGAACCTCCGTTATAATTAACGTAATGAACGAACGAACGAAGTGAGAGAGTGAATGAAGGTAATTATAACACCTTGGCAAGTACTTAATCAACTTAAATATTAATATATATAATCATCAACTTAGATCGAATGAACGAACGAAGTGAGAGAGTGAGATCTAAGTTGATCCAAAAATTTTTTAAAAAAAATTTTAAAAAAAAAATAATTTAAATTTAAAGGCATATTGTGAATATAAATAAATTAGTTAAAAAAGTAATTAAAAAATATAAACAAAACGGTAAATTAACTGAAAAAGAAAAGAAAAAATTTATTAAAAAAATTAACAATGATGATTGGTTTTATATATCTGGTTCTCAAGAATTATCAGAAGGTTTCATTAGAGAGTTTCAAGATAAAGTAGATTGGCTTATAATATTTAAATATCAAAAATTATCAGAAGATTTTATTGATGAATTTAAAAATAAAGTAAAATGGATTAGTATATTCAGCTGTCAAAAATTATCTAAAAATTTCATAATGGAATTTGAAAAAAAAGTAGATTGGAAAGGAGAATTACACACAAAATAAAAGGCATAAAATGTTAAGAATTATAAATATAAAATTAAATTTACCGACAAGTAATAATGTTGATTATAGTAAGCACTTTGAACCTGGCATGTTTGCTATGTTAAAATCAGAGGTACTAGTATCTATGGTATTATTGATGACATTTATACAAAAGATGATAATTCATGTTTATCTAGTGATAAAATTACTACTTGGCCATTAATATCTGGGTTTGAATTTGCAACCAATATGTATGAAGAAGATGTTAAATTTTAAGACACTGAAAATCTGCTATTTATTAGTACTAATGGAAAATTAACATCAAAACATAATATTAATGTTAGGCCAGTTGGTAAAATTATTAGTTGGAGTAATGGTATAGTTAATATTAAATTGTTATGATTTTAAGGTAAAACTATTTGATGAGAGTGCCCGTATTCTTCCTGAATAATCCCCGAACGAATTTCATGATTGTGCCCTTCTACAACGGAAGTAGTTTGATTTATCTGACCTAAAGATGTAACTCCTTCATTAATTACTATCTCATGTGTATGAGGAATCAAACTACCACCAGCTCCAGCTAACATTCCAATTGAAACAGTTAACTTACTAGGCATAGTAGCCGTATTACCAAATTCCTTCCACATGTAAATTGGACTAGTTTTCCTTACTCTTTGTGCTCTAAACTTCTGAATCCCAAATTCTTGATTAAAAAGCATATTTCTAGTAACACTGATAATTTCATATCTGAATTCCTCAGTGCCGTCTTTATTATACCTTATAATAAAATCTTTAACTTTAATTGCTGGAACCGGCAAAGTCCAAAGATCCAAAATTGCCTCCGATTCTAACCCAGCATTGTGAAATTTAAGATCATCTGGATAAGGACCAGGGCGAACCGTTATTCTACTATCACTTCTTCTAGGACTGTAATATTGATCATAACCAGTTGAAAAACCAGTCCCAAAACATAAACTACATCTATATTCTGGTTGTTCATTAACCATTTTAACACAAGGACACCTAAGCCCTGCCCAAAGGCGTTTAACTAACACAACGGGTTGACCTATAGAATCAAGTAGAACCTCCTCTCTACGCATCGCCTGGTCGTTTAAAGAGATGCCTCTGGTCTGTCTCCCAACTCCCAAATATCCGTCTGCACACCATTGCTCTCCACCAATGTAAGTTCCGATGCAAGCACCACTAATTATTTTACTAGGATCAGTCCTATGCCAACCAACCTGATCATACTTAGGAACATCTACTAAATTTTCATCAGAACTAGAAAAATCTGTATTTAACTTATCATCATTTGTAGCGTAACCATCTGCAAATGTAAAAGCGGCATTTGATTGAAAAAATGTTGATGTTTCAATCTGAACTCTTTCATTTCCATCATCAAAACCACCAAAAAATCTAACAATAGGATCCTGAAAATAATAACCATCATACCCATCTGTATTATGAAGCCTGATATTTGATTCTAAAAAACCTCTTTCAGAAACAATTAAATTATTATTAGGAACATCTTTAGAAGAATAACTAATAATTTCAGTACCTACAACTACTATTCCAAAAGATGGCCAAGTCTCAACATCAGATACTGGAATTAATAAATCATCTTCTGTAATATTTGATAATAAAATACTTTCTGTATAAATCTTTAATCCAGTAGGACCATCTTCTAAAAGCGATAAATCATACCAAGAAGGATCGTATTCAGTCGCTCTAACAATAAAGAAGTAGGTTTGACCAGGTGGTAAATCGGGAACGCAAGCACTTAAATATCCATCAATTGATACGTACTTTATACCCTCACTAATAATATCTTCTCTAACAGTTGAGAAATATATGTTATAAGCAATCTGATTACCAAAAGAACTGGGATAAGCTTTATCCCACCTTAATACAATTTGGTAACCATCATTGTTAGATGCAGCTAAGTTTAAGCCGCCCATTTTTTGAGGAGCATAAACAGGTTTTAAATTAATACATACCACATTAATTATATTTTAATATTGGTGTATTTTTAAATCATACTAGCTAAATTAAGAAGATCTTTTTTTCTTTTTTCCTTATCATTTTCAGGAACATCATGATGATTCATGACTTTTTCAGTATAAGCTTCAGCAGCACCGTCTCCTTCAGTTTCAGATAAATACTTTGTTTGAACTTGAAAACCTTCTTGCTCAAATTTATTATCTAAATATTCTCCGTCATCTGCTCCTTGAGTTGGCCCATCTCCCCAACATTGCTGAAGAGCATGAGTAAATTCATGTAACATATAATGTAAATTAGAATCGAAATTATCAAGTAATTTATAATTAAAGTAAATACATCCGTTTTCAGTTCTAGCAGAAACATCAAGATCTGAAAAAGCCATTGGGATTAAATCAATAATATCTTCATCGACTCCATGCTCTTTGCAAAGTTCTTTATATGTATCAGATTCTTTAATTTTATTTTTTCCTTCCTCTAAGATTGGAAGAGTTTCTTTATGAGATGGGTTCATAATTATCCTATTTACCTATAAAGAATATTAAAACTTAATTTAAGTATATTATTAATAGTATCAGAAAAATCTTTACTTCTGCACATATTATCTTTTACATAAGTTTTATACCCATGCCACTTTTCGAAATCACCTTTATAAATATTCCAAATAAAGTTAGAGTTTACATCTTTCCAACCAAAAAACATAATATTACTATGTCTATTTAGTTTATGAATTGGAGTTAAATGAAGATCATTTGTCTTCATGTATTTTAACATGCTTATTTGAGCAGACTCAAATGATGAGTAATAGGTTGAGTTAGGTTTTTTCATTTCCAATCCAATTTCACTTTGTGTTTTAAACTAATTATTTAGCCCTTTATCTATATAAGAATTTATTAACTACTCTAACATTAATTTGATTTTATTTAATTTATTATGAGATTTTAATAGTTCATTCGCCATATTTTCAATAACAAAATGATCATAAAAAAGAACAGAATTAGACCCTATCAATTTTTTCATGTTGTTAATTGAACAAGCTTTAATTTTAAATTCCTTTTCATATTGAAAAGCTTCACTAGCAGTCATAGTAATAAAAACCGCATTTTCAATATATCTCATTGATTCAAGCATAGCAATTGTTCTACCAGTCTGGCGAGCTTTATGTTTAAGAGTAGATATTATGTTAATAAATTCATTCATACATGATTATATATCAATCTTTTTAGAGTTTTCTTTTAGTAAATTTTTAATTTCGTCTTTTATATCTAGACGCTTTATTAAATAACTAATATTAGACGGTGTACATCCTATTTTTTTGGAAATCTCTATTTGTGTTTTGCAAATTTTGGCAGCTTCAAATAATTTAACTTTAATATCATTTAATTTTTCTTTATATTCTTTTTTATTGAAACGTTTTTTTCCTGATTTACTCATTCTATTTCTAGTTTCATCAGATATTGGTTTTCTTAATAATGGACATACCCAATTAGGATCTTTACATCGTTTTTTAGCTGCTTCACTCATTTTTTTCCTAGATTCATTAGAATGCTTCTTACCTAAAAAAGGATTATCGTTGTTTTTATGCCAATTCTTTGATTTTAAACCGATTTTTAATTTCGATTCTTCGGAATGATGCTTATCTAAAAATGGATTATCATTGTTTTTATGCCAATCCTTAATTTTGGATTTAAAATTATTTTTATATTCTGAATTTTTCCATTTCTCAATCATTGTTTTTGAGATTTTCTCTTTAACTCTAGGATCAGTACTTGACTGAGATACATTTCCTCCAGAAGTTAAATTATAACCAAACTCTTTTTGGTTAGATTTAAAATGTGAAATCCATTTAATTTCAGCATATTCTGCTTCTGATAAAGAAAAGCAAATCTCCAATAATTCAGATTCCCAATTTTCAGAACCATATTTAACAATAGCTCTTTGAAAATAATTACCATTATCTAATTTACAATGGTATTTAGCCCTTTTTTTATGTTCAATCCAACGAATTTTAATAGTTTTAATAGTTAAACCAACATAAACTTTGTTGTTGATCTTATTTCTATGTAAATAAATAGTGTATTTAATAACTTCTCCCGTAATAGTAATAATGTGATTATAACATTTTTTTTATAATTTCTTTTTTTCTATCAAGGTGAGTTACGGTATCTTTGTATAAAAACTTAACAATTTGTTTAATAACACCATTTCCACCATATTCTAAGACACCTATTCCGCTGTTAATACGAATATCCTTGGTGCGCTTTTTTAAGTTACATTCTCGTTCTAGGATTGATCGATATACTTTAAGAAATTTTATTGTTCCCCGAAGTGAAAAGTTTACTTGCTTAACCATTCTTCCTTGGGTCAATTTGGACTCATAAAATGAACCATCCCCATCAAAATACCCTCGCATAAAATGATGAACTAATTCATGATTAATAAGCCATTTTGGAAATGTATATGTTAAAGATTTACGAGGAACAATATTGAATTTTATTAAATCATTACAAATTTGATTTGATGTTATTTTTATTTCGCTTTTCCATGTGTCATTCCAATTTGAATTTCTTTTACTATTTTTAACTAAACAATCATGTATTGGATTTTCAGCTTCGATATCTTGTTTAAATTTATTTAAATGTTTTTTATCTTTTTTAGATAATCCAATAGATAATGATTTAGAAGGTGATTTATTATCTAATACACATCCATCTGCAGCAATAAACCCAGCCCAATAAAAAGATTTTTCGGAATTATTAAAAAAAAATCTTTATTACAATTATAAATTACAGGTTTATTTATATAGTTATATTTTTTTAATAACTGTCTAGCTTTTTCATGTGACATAGAAAAATATTTTCCCACTTCACGAATGCTTTGAGTATTATCATAAACTTCTTTAAGATCTTGAAAGGAAATATTTTTTGTATTTCTTTGTAATTGGTATTCAATGTTATATTTATCTAGTTGGTAACGTATTTTGCCATACGAACAATTGAAATACTTAGCTGTTCCAACAATGGTTCCAATCTCATTATATATATATTCTAATTTTGATTTGTCCATACATATTTATATATCAAATGAAAGTGAACTCAAACAATATCTTAGAACAATTGTCTTGATCTAAGGTGGCGCAAACGTGCAATAGCTGGGTTTCGGCTCGTTGAAAAAGTCAAGGTACCGAGTGCGATTGGGAATGGTTTCATTTGAGACTTAATAAGCTTAATTTTCTCAAAGTTTTGGGTCATCTCTGCACTATATTGAGTTGACATTATATCGCTAACTCCAGGAGGAACAAAGTTAATTCCATTATCAGTTAATGAAAATTCCCTCCCTCTTTCCAATAAAGCTTTGCTTGATAAAGCATAAATAGTCGCCCCTTGAACTAAAACTTCTCTGAATTGATCAATGATTTGAGTGTCTTCAAAAGTGAAGTTTGTAAAATGAGGAATCTCATTAAACATTGATAACCCTAGTTCTAGAAAAGTAACCAATTGATCTGGAGAAAAAATATCACAATCTACATAAACTGGATTTCCAAACTCATCGCAAAATTTAGATTTACCACGAGAATCCAATCTTCCCCTTAAACTTTTTAAAAGTCTATTGATATTGCAAATTGCTAACTGACTAAAACACATTCCTGGGTCATCGCCAACGGATTTATATCCATCCGAATTAACAAATGGCATTTGTGTATTATGAACAATAAAATTAAATTCTCCTTTAACAGGAATTCCATTCAATAATCCTTCCCAAATATCTGAATAAACACCTAAGGAAGGGTTACAACCAACATCATAATCAAAAGAATACAATCCAGTGTCCAGCCTAACAACCCCTATGCTGGTAGGACCAACAGAAATGTTACCAGAAGGCTGATTGATGGTTATACTAGGGAAAGCATCAAGATCTGCAGGTTGACATGATGAGTCCTTGAATTGTGCTTTTAATTGCGCAACATCTGTGGATTGAATTATCTGAGATCTAGATTTAATAGCCATTACAACTTTATATCAAAAAAATAATATAAAAATAATAATATAATTAATTAAGCTGGAGAAACACTGCTAGTACCAAAAGGAAGAGCAGCATTGATTAAAAATAATTCTGATTGAGTAAATCCTGTATTTGGATGTGACCAACTTACACTAACCAAATAAGTTCCTACTGCTGCTAATCCACTTGGAATAACAATGGAAGAGTTGTAGAGACCTTCAGATAATCTAGCCATATTTTCAGGATAACCAGTAAATTGAGATCCTGCTGGGTTAATAACAAAATCTATTTGAGGAACATAACCGTCAATTCTCTCACCATTCAAATCAATTATTTGAAGAGCGACAATTACAGTTTGTCCTGGATTAGCTGATATTCCTATAGTCATGTCTTAATAAGATTATATTATAAGTCTTCATCAAACTCTTTTGACATTTCATCTGCAAATTGCTCGTCAGAAAAATTAAATTCATCAAATGTAACTTCTTCTATTTCAGGAACATAAATTTTCCTTCTCATAACTATTGGGTATTTACAAACAGTTTGATCAGGAGGAGTGTTCTCTTGAGGTGGACCTTTGCTAACCTTAATTTTATCTCTTTTAATAAAAATAGATCCAGTAGTCATTGATTTTTTTAATTGATCATAACTAAATGAATAATGTTTAGATAAAAGGTTAATTCCCTTTTTAGCAGGAACAGATATAGCTAAATCTCTTAAAGTAACATTCATTTCTGAAATATTACAAATCCAGAATTCTGTTTTTTTATTTTTCATTAAAGAATTGTGATATTAACAGCTTTGGGTTTTCCAGAATTATTAGATCCTAACTCAAAAGAAACTTTTTCTTGAGCTTTTAACTGTTTAAAACCATCCTGATTAATATCAGTATAATAACAAAACATGTCATCTTGTTTTATTTCATCTTTTTCCCATGAAATAAAACCGTATCCACATTCAACATTAAACCAAATAACTTCCCCAAAAAAAACTTCTTCTTCCATATGCACTCCTAACTTACTGTAATTGCACAATTATATTAATCTATGCCTATGATTTTGTTGTTGGAGTCTCTTTTGGTGGAATTAATTCTTCTCCATCAACAGATAACCCTTGATAAAAACCCATCATTTTATATAATTCTGCCAATGCTAAATGTTTAATATGTTTATGTTCAGATTCATTTTTTGTTGATTTAAGAATTTTATCATATTTATCAAAATGCATTCTTACCTGCTTTTCAGCTTCTGGGCCGTAAAACCTTAAAGCTTGTTTAATAATACTTTTTCTAGTTTCTGATTCTGTTTTATTTTTTGCCATTGTCTTTATTATATAACTTCATTTGAGGGTTTTTGTATTTAAAATAAGGCTCAGTAATTCCTGGAACATTGGAAATACCGTCAAGTTCATAAACTAATGTTCTGCCATGTTTTTCTGTACTTGGATAAACGCCAATTATTTTTAATCTATCTCCAAGATGGAATAAATTATGACAATTGCTACAGAGAACAGCGTAATTGTATGAGTTATTAGAGGTGTTAACCTCTGTTTGTTCAACAATATGATGATGTTGTAAAGTTTCTTTATCAGTACAGCAACAAACTTCGCAAAAATCTTTATGTAATTTTTGATTTATTGTGTTATTATGTTTTATCCTTTTCAAACTCCACCTTCACATTAATTTTTAAGTAATTTAATCCTTTAACAGCTTCAGCTAATTGTTCTTTTAATCTTCTAATTTTATTTTCATCATCTTTTAAAATAACATCTTTATTAATTTCATCCCAAGATTTATCAATTACTTCTTCTGAATCTCCTTTAACTACAATGCAAAAATAATCTTCACTTCCTTTATAACCATAATATTGAGTATAATTATATCTGCGATTTTGAGGGTTGTGAATCCAATCAACTGTTAAAGCCGCAATTTCTTCTTGATTTTCATTATTAGTAATGATGACTTCTTTTATTTTATATTCTTGTTGGTTTTTAGGCGGGATTTCAGGGTATTCCTCTAAAGCTTTTTTTAATGTATCATATTCATTACTTTCCTCATAAGATTGTTCACAACAAGAACAGCGATACCCATTATAGTAAGTTTTTTTCAACGAGATAAGACATTTAACACCTTTTCAATTTTAGAGATTACAAATTTAGCATCTTTATCATCATAATCTCCAAACTGAGAAAATCTAAGATACTCTTGGCCATCGCTTTTTCTTCCCAATGCATTCATTAATGGACTTCCTCCTGTATAAAGAGATCCACACGCACTCCCCAATCCGCAATGAATTCCTAAAGTTCCTAGTTCAAGCATTAAACTTAAAGCATTTACATTTGTTGGAGTTTTAACAAATGTAGTATTAGGACTTCTTGAGACATTTTTACCAATAACTTCAAAATTAAAATCAATCAAACTTTTTTCCAAAGCATTTTGAAATGATAACATTTTCTCAGTTCTTATATTTAATGTACTTAAAGCTTCCTCTAAAGCTGCAGCAGTAGCTACAATTCCACCAACATTTGGAGTCCCTGGAATATCCATAAAATATCTTGATCCAGAACCAAATTCAATCCATGAACTATGGTTCTTAATATAAATAAAACCCACACCACTTGGCCCACCAAATTTATGAGAACAAAAAACCCCTATATCTACTCCTAAATCTTTAACATTAACAGGGATTTTACCTAAAGATTGAGAAAAATCTGAAAACACACCGCAACTTGAATAATTAATACTTTTAATGTCTTGAATTGTACCAATTTCATTTTGTATATGTGTACAAGCAACAGATCCTGGATCAATATTTTTTGAAAATAATACCACTCCATCAGATGTAACATCTAATTTAGAATAAATTAAACCTTTTTCAGCTTCACATCCTTGAGTTACAGCTGGATGTTCAATTATAGATATGTATGTTAGACCAATAAACCGGGTTGACAGCATTCTCATGCCCCAATGGCATGCTTGAGTGCCTCCGTTGGTAAAAATGATTTGTGAAGCATCCTCAGCCCCAATTAATTTTGCAATTTTCCTTCTAGAAGACTCAAGCGCACTTGCAGCAGCCCTTCCAGGAACAGATGGAGAAGATGGGTTTCCATGACCCGCAATTGAATTATTAAAATCTTGATAGACTTTTAATGTATTTTTACTCATTGGAAGATGAGCATTTGAATCTAAATATATCTGCCTCATAAAGGTAGATATAACCTAAGCCACAACCCAACCTTCAACTTCAACTGTAGTACTACCACCAACATTTCTAAACCATATTTTGGAAATAGATCTGTTTGGAAAAAACCTTTCTGCTTGAGCAGCTGTTATTCTTCCATCAAGATGATTTCCATTAAAAGAATATTCTAAAGTGTTACCTCCAGTATTTCTAATGTAGAAACTAACAGATGGGCCTCTTACTTTTGTAAGGAAATCTGCTTTAATAGGAAAAGCTGCCCCAGCGGCGGTGCCATCAAAAAAGAAATTAAATCTTTTACCATATGTAATTTTATTATCAGGATCAGGAAATACCATAGTTAAACCTCAAATTAATATAATTTTATGCACCTGTTATTTCTTTTGCTCGTTTATATCCGGCAGCCATCATTGGTTGAATATCTTCTTGCTCAAAAGATAAAGAACTAAACTTAAATTGCTTGGTAGGGCGGTAAATATTGATAGGAACATATTTTTTTCCTGGAATAACCACGCCATTTCTGATTAACTCATTGATTTTTAAAGCTTTATCAAGATCATTATCTAAAATTTCTTCTGACATTATATCTAAAATACGTGGTCCCAGCTTTAATAATTTAGGTGGCTTCTCATAATTACGAATTCCTTCTCCTTTTGGAGAGGTCATAATAACATCAATTTCATCTATATCTTTTTCCAAAAAAGCTGATTTTAATGGAGTGATTTCTTTAACCCCACCATCCGTCCAAAATTCACCTTCAATCTTAATTGGTTTGAAAGCCATTGGAAATGATGATGAAGCCAAAATTGCATCAATAAAATTCTCATAGGTCTGATCGAATAATCTGTACTTACCTGTATTAACACTAACAGCACCCACTCTAACTGTTTTGCCACTTAATGATAGTTTTTTAAGATTATAATTATTTTTAATTAAATTTTCTAATGGTGTACTGTTGTATAAACTAGATTTAAATAAAGAGACTAAGTAACCTAAATAATAAAATGGTTTTGGTAAATTAACCCAACCGACATAAATATCTTTGGTAGATAAATTATTCCAAAACTTCTCTAAATTTTCTATACATTCTTTTTCTTGACCTTTTTTAAACATTCCTAAATAAGCAGCATTAATCGCCCCAACCGAAACCCCAGAAATTGAATCGTAATGCTTTTCTAAATCACCTAATAAATGCTTTAAAACACCTGTTTGAAATGCTCCTTTACTTCCTCCCCCAGACATCACTAAAACTCTCATAAATATATCCTATAAAGCTATAAGTCTAATTGTTCTTATATCAAAATTATTTGTGTTGGTAATATTCCTAACAAAAACACCAACATCATCATCTTGTTCCAATGTAGCTATTGATAATAATGAATATGATAAATAAGTTGATTTAACTTCAGATTCTATAATTGAATCTGGATCTGGAATTCCGTTAATACCAATTGCTAACTGCAAATTACTATTACCAGTTGCCGCTTTGATGTTTATAATCGCAGATATCTCTGATTGATGAGTAAAATATCCATCATAAATAATACTATTACCATTTTGTAAAGAAAACCTTTCACTATCATCTGATAATACATATGGACCATTAATTAACACCCATTCATTAATAGTATTTATAGTTACTTCTGTTGGAGTTGATGATGCGTAACCAATAGAACCAATAGCTAAACTATCACTAATGCCTGAATTATTTGAAAATCTCCATAATAATCTTTTCTTATCAATACCTACCAACGGTGTCCCAGGACCTAAAGCGTCAAATGTGTTATTATGAATAATTCCTCTGTCCCCAATAATAACAGTTGGATCAATACTTAATGCAATTTGCCCAGCTTTTGGAATAAATGAAGAGTTATGTAAATTGACAGAGTTAAAAGTACTATTTGGAGGAATTGTTAAACCAATAGCTGATCCAAAATTAGTATTTGTAAACAAAAAACCTGAAATTTGAACCGCATTAATATTGCTAACCGTAATACCATCAAAACAAAAACCTATTAAAGGTTCCTGAATTAATAAAGCATTAATATTTTGAAAAACTGCGGCTTTCTGACAATTAAAAAACCATACAAATTCTAATATAGATGTATCATTAATAGAATCAATTTTTAATCCAATTCCAGACGGATTTATTATTACTAAATTCAATATTGTTGTAGATTTGGTAAAATCCAATAATGGACCTGCCACATTTCCAATTAATGCATCAAAATTTGGACCTCTACCTTCAAACTGAGTACCAATCGCTGTGACTAATATTTTATTAGACCCAAGATCCACCTGACCTTTAATCTTATATAAAATATTATCTTCATTTAAAGTGATTACACCGTTTACAGCTGCAGGAAGATCGATTAAATTAGTAATAATCCTCTCGTCATTTTCATGATCTCTTACCCCGAATTCAATCCCGCTGCCCTGCATAAACCTTATAAACTCAGTGTTATATTGAACTAAATTTATATTACTATCTGTGATAATTACATCCCCAGAATTCATCCTATTTCGCAATACACCCTTCAAAATAGAATGCTTAATATCAGCCTCAGATACTTCAGGTATAGTCATTAAATCATATAATGATCCAGGTGGTATCTTAATTTCGAATATCTTAATAGTCTTATTTGTTAAAATATTTTTAACAACAAATTTAGCGTCTGCTATCTTTGAAAAAAAAGTATCGAAACCTACAGTCATATTTACCTCAACAACATGTTTATTTATTGGTTAACTACTGGGCCCCAGCGGTGAATGGGAATAATTTATTAAATATATCTGATGATATTTCATTAACATTTAAATTGCCTGATATGTTTAAATTAGATGAACCAGCATTGGTAACATTACCTGTTCCTCTGATTATAATATCACCATCAGTACATGATGGTGATATAAATACTTCGGCAGAATTCATACTAATTACACATAATGAACTTGAAACATTTACATTATCTACAATTAAATAACCATCTAAACCTTGAATAGTTATTTCACCACCATTAACATCCAATGTTGGGGGCTCAGATATTATAATAGATTCAGTCATACTTAATGGTATTGAAAACGGTAAAGATCTTTCATCGGTAGCCAAATTTGATATTAATGTTGCGACATTTGGGTTTAAACTAACTGTACCAGCTAATTGTATATTTGAACAAACCCCTTTAAACTGAGTTATATTAATTAAATCGCAATTATCAGTTATTAAACTTGATACGGCAGAAGAACTTCCCACACCAATTTCCCCACTTAAAATCATATTACTAAATGTGGAAGAGTCAGCTGAGTATCCATCAAAAGTTAAAAAACCTAAACCATCACTTTTAATTTTCCAATTAGAAATATCCCTATCTAAAGATAGGGATGCTAAAATATTAAACGAGTTTAAACCTAATGTATCGGCTAATATAAAAGAATCTTGGATATTATTAGATGGATTTGATGGTAAACCATTAACACCTGCTGTAATTCCAGCAATTCCTATTTGAGAGTTAATATGAATACTACTCTCATAAGCTAAACGTTGAATCTTAATACCTTCAATCAAATCAATAGCCTGTACAATAGCTCCAACACCACTGTTATCAGTTAACTTACCAATTCCTCTTATAGTTAAAGTTCCATTAGTAATAGTTGAATCCAAATTCACGTGCCCCGAATTCATATCAATACTGACATTTTCAATACCACTCTTATTTATTAATTTAATACCACCATTATAATCTCGTAAAATTAAATTACTTCCAGACCCTCCCATATCAATGGTAGGAGAATTAGAACCAGCTATAGCACTAGAACAATGTAAAAAACTAGCTTGATTTAAACCGCTTAAAATAATCGTACCTCGTAAAACACAATCTTCAACAAAACCATCAACAAAGTTAATATCATCCAATAAACTATTTTTCAAAACTGAATAACCATCCAAAGTTCCAGTAATAGTAGCATCCTCAAACTCACAACCAATTGTAATTGCGTCAGAAGAAATTTCAAAATTACTTTTTGTTTTTGATGATCCTATAAATGTAATCCCTATATAAGTTAATCCAGAGTCAATTAAAGTAGTTCCAGCGCCTATAAATAATATTGTAAAGCCTCGTGTATTTAAAATTTCTAAAGCATCTTCAAAATTATTACATGGCTGTCGAGGGGTGCCAGCCGGAAAATTAGTGCCAGAAGAAGACAAACCAGTGAAATTATTAATATCTACACTAACTCCACCACCAAAACTCGCATACTCAATATCTAATGAGTTCTGATTAGTTGATGATGATGCTGATGTCCTTACAATCTGTACAAATGCAGTAGGTGAAATTGGATCAATGCTTACAATTAAATCATCAACTGCAACTAAATTACCTCCAGTTACTTCACACTGAATCTCATTGTGAACTTTGTAAGTATCACCAATCTCCCAATCATTATTAATACCGTCCTGTAAAGGATCATGCCTAATAACAGTCTCTGAAATTATATCTACTACCGTTGCATATGCTTGCTCATCAAAGTTAGTTATAGTTGCACCTCTAATAACTCCATCTGAAATAAATGTAGCTCCAGTGTCTGTTAAAAGAATACCGTCTGAAGATGCTGCTGTTGTTGATACTCCAATTGATGTTCTAGGATACCTAGCTTCAAAAGATACTTGAGCATTTTGCAACGTTGCGGTTAATCCTACAGAAACACCTCCACCCAAATCTTCCTTACCGGTTGTGGTAATTAAAATTGGGTAAATCATATTGCCTGGCCTTGACTCAATCTCTTTTAATGTATCATGAAGTGACTGAACCGTAACCTCGGTAATGGGAATAGGTATTACAATTAAACGCGGAGATAAATCCCACCTAACAATAACATTATCTATGATCGCCATTTACTTCCTCAAAATATATTATTTAGCTTTTAATAGTTTTTTCTGCAACTCTACAGACTTCTTTCTTGCTTCGTCAGCAATATCTAAATGAAAAATTACCTTCTCATCTAATTCAGTAGCTCGCTCTAACATGATTAATCTCTCTTTCTTAATCTCAACCATATCATATGTTTCCATAGGTTCCATACGGCTTACCTTTCGAACTTCACCAGCTTTTAATGCTTTCTCCTTCTTACGGTTATATTCACCTAATGTGATCATTAAATTACTAAAGTTTTTTGCCTTCTGACGTTCTCTAACAGCTTGTTCTCCAAACTCCTTAGCATCTCCTTTTGCATTCATCTCTTCCTGCAAACAACCAGATAACTCAATCGCAATAAATGCAATTGAATCTTCAGGTCTGGTTGCTTCAATCTTAAAACCAGTTACTTTTCCTTGCTTTTCTACCATAATTATTATATAACCTCATACTAATGCGTTATATTTACTTCTTTTAATGCTTTCAAAACCTTATCTCTTACATAATCTTCAGTTGTTTTCTCTTTATAATTAAATCTAATAAAACATTTTACATCTTCTGGATGCTCGGAAATTTGCTGATTCTTGATTTTATCTCTTATTATTTGGTTTTCTAGATTCTTTTTAGCTTTTTCATCTGAATAATTATTAAATTTAACAGGTAAAAAATGCTGTTCCCCATCATATTCAATCGCTAACTTTATTCCAGCTACAAAAATATCTATTTCTAACCTATTGCCTTTTTCTGAAAGAAACCAATCAAAACCTTTATAATTATTTTTAACTTCAAGTAAAGGAAACATATTTTTAATTATAGAAAAAATGCGTGCTTGTGTTTTAGTTTTACAAAGCGGACACCAACTACCGCCTTTTATTGAATTTAATGAAGCTTTCCAAATGTGATTTTTATGACATTTCCACTCATATTCATCTCCACACCTTGTGTATTTAGAACTTAAACAGTAACCATCTTTTTCTTTTGCTACATTTATACATGCTTGAATTGTTACTCCAGCTCTATTAGAACAATATGGACACCAACTATTTTTTCTTATGTTCATATAAGTAGCTTCCCAAATATGATTTTTTTTACATTTCCATTTAAGTTTTTCACGATTTGTGGTGTATTTTTTATTTAAACAATAACCTCCTTTTTCTTTTGCAGTTTGTTGACAATCTTCAATAGTCAATCTATTACTAGGAAAACACTCAGGGCACCATTTCCATGATTTTGTGTTTGAATAACTTTCTTTCCAAACATGATTAAATTCACATTTCCAGGTATATAAATAACCATTGTTATAGTAAACTTCATCCAAGCAATAGCCACCTTTACTTTTAGCTAATTTATAACAATCTTCAATATTACCTTTTTTATTACCCGCACATTCAGGGCACCAAGATCCACTTTTTATGTTTACAAAAGCGGATTCCCAAATATGATTTTTAGCACATTTCCATTTGTATTTTATTTTTATATTAATATATTTTTCACTAAGAAATTCGCCTCCTTTTTTCTTAGCAGCCAAATGGCAATCTTCTAATGTTAAAATTGTAGGAGTATTACAAGTAGGGCACCAAGTCCCACCCCTTACTTTTGAATAAAGAGCTTCCCATTGATGCTTTTTATCACATTCCCATAAATAATTAGTTCTTGCAGTTATATATTTATCACTAAGAAAAATTCCACCTCTATTAATAGCTAATTTACGGCAGTCTTCAACACTTACTCTATCTCTTAAAACTAATCCACTTTTTAAAATAATTTTTTTGACAGTTCTTGGGGTAGATGAAAATTTTAAACTAATATTATTAATTGATATTTTTAATTTATATAATTTAATAATTAATTCTTCGTTAAATTTTTCTTTTTTTATTGTTATATTATTTTCTTTAATAAAAGTTTTAACTGACATTGGTTTTAATTTTAATTTATAACTAATATCTGACGCCACAAATCCTTGCTCAAACATTTTTTTTATTTTTACTTCTTCTTTTTCTGTTAGGTTATTCAAATTCGTAATCTCCTTCTAATAAAAGAAGGAGTGCTGATCAAGACCAACTCGAATACAAATAAAAAAAACCTACCAAATGGTAGGTTTTAATTTATCTGTTTGGGCTCATGTGTTTGGGTTCACTGAATCTGTTTGGGGTCACTTCTGAACCAAATGAACCTAAACAGAGCAAAAAAGTGAGCCCAAACAGTCTTAAATTCCTCTAACTCAATGATATCAAGGAGTTGCGATGCTATCTGCTGTCCTAATAGCTGTGACCGTTAGATCTGCGTCTATTAGCGAAATACTCAGTTGCTGAAAAGGTAGGATCCTTGTTCCCCCAACATCGGGGTCTGAGAACCTCATCCTGGCAATTAGGTCTGTATCCGACACATATTTAATCAAAGCAGTTAGGGATGAACCCGTACTCTCATCATCGATATAGGGGAAATATATTGTATCCGCGTCTACAAGTGCCACCACCACTCTATTTGCATCCCAAACATCCGAAGACGACCAAGTATCATCAGTTCCTCCAGAGAGAGGAGTTGTCTCGATTGAATCATTATCAATTTTTCTTAATACAACCGCTCTAGAGCCATCTGTAGTATTTCTAATTTCCATACCTGTTCTAACGCTTGCATTAGCTCCATAGGCTGTAAAAGCTCCAGTATCATTTAATACAGTTCCAGATCCTAATGATGTAGCTGTTCCGGCTGTGTTAGCTCCAGAATCAAGAGTTACGGTTAATGTAGTAACAGAGGTAAAGTAGAACCTATACTCCTCACCAGTAGCGCTAGAGGTGTCTACAACCCTAACCCAGCTATCAGTAGCAGGAACATCCAAAGCAACATTGCTGTCAAGTGGGATTGCTGAATCTCCAGCAGAAGCTCCAGCAGCCCCAACTCCATTTTGAGCTTTGGTGATTTGATCTGTGCCAGCTACATTAACTTCAAATAAAGAAGCCCGATCATTTGCTACTAAGCCTGCAAATGTGATTGCTCTTTGAGTAGGTGGAGTAACGATGCTACCAGATAAATCAACTGTCTGCCAATTATTAGCATCACTGGTAGGAACATTATCTAGTACAACTCCTCTGGTAACGAACCAACGTCCACCAGCGAATGATCCAAAAGGAGCACCCGTATTAGCAGTAATTGAACTTGGAGATCCGTTAATAGTAACAAAGTTTGTTGCGTGGTTACCAGCAATAGCTACAGTATCTGAGTTTGCCCAAGTTCCTTTTACTTGAGTCAAAGTTAACTGACCTGTTGATCCAGTCGGATCTGATAAAGATACAACGATTCCAGAAGCTGTCCAACTAGTGTTTGCGTTAGTAACTAAAACACCTTCTGCTGGAGCTGTACCTGTTCTAGAATTCCAAGGAACGGTAATATCACCAACTGATCTGTAAAATTCCCCTGCTTCATCAACAGCTACATTTGTAAGTGGAATTAAAGTATCTTGTGTATCTGGAGTGCTTCCGTCCTGATTACCACGAGATGTTAGAAATTGAATATACTGATAAACGTCTTGTAATACAACATTGTTACAATCAATTACACAAGAATATTCTTCATCTGTTGAATCTTCGTTAACATCTCTTTGCGCATTCGCAAATGTAATAGTAATACCTTGAGCTTGTGCTGGACCATTAGTTACTTCAGTAACAGTACCAACTGTGAAAGTAGTTGTATCGCCTCGAACATCTAAAACTTCAGCTGCTGTTAATTGATTAAGAGTTCTATCAGTAGTTGCTAAATCTTCGTTTTCTCCAATTAAGTAGTAATCAAAGTTACCAGTTGCACTGGCGCCTCCAGTTACAGCTGTTACAACTGCTCTTAAACGCCCTGCTGGGGCGCCATCATTAACGAGAATATCGCCAACTTCAAGATCATTTCCAGATCTACCTGTAAATGTTGAGTTATATGGACCTTCGGCTGAGTTAAGATCATTTCCAGTGGATGCGAAGGGCACGACGAAATTACCAGCAGTTGAGGCGGTAAGGCGGAAGTTACTATAGATGGTTCCAAATTGGCGCGCCCCAACAAATAAGTCACCAGAATCAATCAATCTCCCAGCCTCTTGAGTAAGCATTAAGATATCGAAATGGTCAACACCACCTAAAAGGTTGGGTGATCCTGAAGCGAAGTCAACATCTGTATCCCACCATTCATCAATTTTTTCAACTCTTCTATCTAAAATATCCGCACTAGTAAGGGCTCCATCATGAAAAGCTCTTCCGCCCATGTAATCATCTTCTTGCCCTACATAAACCTCTGTAGTAGCAGATTTGGAACCAACGCTAAAAAGGTTAACCCAAATATTTTCTCCAGATTGGAACCCTGTATTTCCTTCATTATCCCAAACAACTCCAGTTCCAGTAATATTTTCAGTATCCTGGAATTGAGCGGCTGAGGAATTTCTAACCCAAGCAACGTCTCTGGAAGCAGTACCATTTTGTGAGGGAGAAACATCAACAAATAGAAGGACTCCAGTTGCTGTAGAAGTACCACCCGTAACAGTTACGCCTAAATCACCACTTGTTGGAGCATCTGCGGATCCACTATCAAATCTCATTGCGGTAATTCCTACTGAACCATTCTTAGTCCAATCGGTTGTTTGAATTGATCCCCCATAAAGAGCTTTCATAGTTTCTGGATCCATGAACCAGATATTAATCAGTGAATACTGAGTAGGAGTCTGAGCAGTCATTGGTATTGAATGCTGCATGAATCCTGGTTCATCGAAAGTATCCTGGAGAAAACTGTACAATGCGTTAACAGTATAGATGCTGTTAGGTCGGTCGTCAGTAAATCCGCCAGTATAGGTTATTTTTTTATTAACTACATCTATTGTAATATCGTCTTGAATTGCCATAAAATTTTCTCCACAAGTGGTTTTCCAATTTCATGTAATAATATTACTATTTATTATTCCAATCTGATTCCCAAATTATAATTAAATTATACCCAGCCTCTTTTAATATTAACTCTCTATTAATTGTATTTTTATAAAGTTCACCAAATGTACAGTTCCTAGTTTTGTTAATAATATTTGGTTTATAAACCTTTGGATTCCCATGCCAATAATCGCCATAAAATTCATAAATGGTGTTAGTATTTGGGTTAAACCCATCTGCAATAAATAATTTGTTTTTAATTTTAATTCTTTTATGTCTATTTTCTGGTAATATATTAATTGAATCAAGCCAATTGCTTTCTAATTGTGAGGCCCAATTACAGCATTTAAAGCATCCTTGAGATTGATTAATATGAGCAGCAGGGGTTTGATGAAATTTTCCATGAATTTTACAAATAATTATAGTTTTAGTATTTGAGTTTATGTATTTAGATTTAGAATAATTATATTTGTTATTATGAATGGAGTTTGCTTGATTAATAAATTCTTTTAATGTTTTTTTATTGGAGCCTCCACATTGTGAGCATCCTTTTCCTTGTAAATGATTATTTGGTAGTTGTTTGAATTTACCATGAGTAGGGCAAATTATAATAATTGAAGAAAGTGAGTTTATATAATTTGTTTTATTATAAGAATATTTATTGTTATGAATAAGTTTAGATTCTTTAATAAAGTTGTTCGTATTTTTTCTTTGTGAAGTTTTTGTTTTAATAGATCCGCAAGTAGGGCATCCTTTTTTTCTTAGGTGATTGTCTGGAGATTGATTAAAATCTCCATGAATTTTGCAATTAATAATTATTTTAGTTCTATTATTTATATAATTAATTTTTGAATAATTATATTTGTTATTATGAATAATATTAGCTTTTTTAATAAAAGTTAAATTTGTATGTTTTTTTGTCATGGATTAATAGTATCAATAACCCATGATACTGGAACAGTTAATCCTGTGTTAGTAGAGATGACTCCTACGGTACCAAATGGTAGATATTTAATAGTTTTATTAATTGTAATTTCTTCTGCGGCAGGTTGTGTTGGTGCACTAACGCCAGAAATTCTAGCTCTAACAAAGAAGAATGGCCCCAAGCTATTGACTGTATCTGTGGCCCAATCTGAAGGTTTGGAGAATGTGACTGTATTCCAACCAGTTGTTTCAAAGCTAGATGTATTATCAGTAATAGAAAGTGTATTCCATGAACTTGATCCTTGTGAGTATTCCCAAATTATAGTATTTCCAGAGCCTGCAGTTGTTACATTTAATAAGATTTCTTCAAATTCATTTAAACCTGACATATAAAAAGCATCATTAACAGCTGGAGTAGCGGGAAATATTAACACATCATTTGAACCAGCCTTATCCCTTGCTTCATTAGTAAAATCAGTAAAAGCCCCGGCATCATCTTGAATTGCAGCTGCGATAACTCCACCATTTCTCGCTCTAACGAAAACATTTTGAGGAGTTATTCCGCTAAATGTTCCTGATAAAATACCTGAGCTATCAGCGTATCCAGACAGTAAAACGTTTTCATCTTCAATTCCTCCGAATCCAATCATAGAAGCGCTACTTCCAATAGTCATACCGGATATAATTAATGAAACTACATTTTGAATATCAACTTGAGTTATTCCTGTTCCCGGTTCACTTGTTGATAAGGAGGAATTGTTTGTTCCAATTACAACAACGTTTTGAGTGTTATCATCATTGGTAATATCTCCCGTGACAGTAACGTTAGAAAAGTTATAAGTACCTCCCGCTGTTATTGACAGATCTCCATTAACAATCACATTTGTAAGATCGGTAACGGTTCCTATAACAACATCATCATTGAAAATTAAATCATCAATGGTAGCGCCATCTTGAACTGTTACTGTGCCAGAAGTTTCAATTGTTGTGAATTTATCTGTTGGAAGCATACTAGTTGCTCCCCCAGTTAAATGACGTAAAGCAATAGTGATAGCTCCCCACGGTAAAGATCTTTCAAAGTTAAATGTACCTGGATTTTCTGATCCCGCAGTTGTTTGAAAGAAATCAGATGAGGCTAACACTAAACCCGCACCAATAGGAATAGTGATAGTTGGAATTGAAGTATAGGTTCCAAAATCAATATCAGGTTCTTGTAGTAATCTTAATTCTATAGTATCTCCACGTTCTGTATCAACACCTCTAATCTGGCAACAAAATTCTACTTCTGTTTCTTCATTAATAGTTGTTGACCAATCCATATTGGCCCCACCAACAAGGCCATTAACTTCATCCATTCCATTTTGGGATCCAATAAATGTTCCTGCTCCAATTTGTTGAGTACAACTATCTCCATCTGCAAAGTTTGGTGATGTGAAGGATCTTACAACAGCTGAAGCTCCATTGACATCATTCCAACCTGCAGCATTTAAGTTATATTGTAATTGGTATTCTACATTAAGGTCTTCAACATCATCATCTTCTTGGATTAAAAATCTAACTCTAAAATTTGTATTTTGTCTTTGATTCCAATTGGTATTAGCAACAGCTTTCCATGTAGCTGTTGTTTCAGTTCCATCATCGTTTCTACCTCTGAAGCTGGTTTGATCGTAGTTTCCGCCTGATGGGGCCTCATTAAAGACTATACAAGCTCTAGCTAATCTATTGGCGGAGGAACTAAATGTAGATGTAAGTGAAGAGATAGCTCCAGTTGCTAATAAATCGGTGGCGGAAAACACCGAGCTACTTGCATTAAAATCTATTAATTCATTTTGACTATCACTATGGGTGAAACTACCTGTTGCGCCTGAGGATAGAGTTGAACAGAGTAAGTCTGTATTTGCTCCAGTAATAGTATTAGTAATAGTAGTGTTACTGCCTATATTAGCGATGTCTGTATCTGATATTAATTGAGTAACTCCATCATATTCTGCACAGAAAGCGTTAATATTAAGGGATCCAGAAGTTCCAGAGAATGTAACTGAAATTGTATTGGAACCATCTCCTGGTAAATCAGCTTCAAATAGGTAACAAACTAAAGCATTATTGGCAAAACCCGCTCCTTGTTGTGCTTCTACAATGGTCATAGCTTGACCACCATAAGTCACTGTCCAGGTGCTAGTTTCGTTGGCATTTTCGGATCCTGCAAAAACTACAATAACTCTATTTGAACCAGCAACTTGAGTATGGTTAAACGTTAATGGTATTGATGAGTTACCGGTACTACTTGTATTTGTTCCTATATTGGTAATTGCCATTTTCTTAACCTATATTTGAATCAATTAATAATAATGATACTACAGAGAATCCAGATGAAATGATGGAGCCTGTTCCTGAGCCATCTAAATATCTTGTATCTCCTGGAGAAGATTTTCTAACAGAATATTCTACATCTTCAGAGATGGTAAAATCATAAAGAGCTGAAGCTACTCCAGATCCATTAGTGTCAGCATTTAATAAAACAGTTGAATCACTTATTCTTCTAACAAATACTTGTGCATTTGGAACATTGCCCCCTTTTTCATTAACAACTTTTACTAATATTAAAACAGCGTTAGTTATTTCAACTTCTGTTGCACCTGTTCCTGGTTCACTTGTTGATAAAGAAGAATTATTTGTTCCAATTATAGCAACATTTTGAGTATTATCATCATTAGTTATATTTCCTGTAACGGTAACATTGGAGAAGTTATAAGTTCCTCCTAATGTTATTGATAGATCTCCATTAATGATCACATTATTAAGATCTGTAACAGTTCCTATAACGACATCAGAATTAAACATCAAATTATCAACAATAGCGCCATCTTGAATAGTGACAGTACCAGTTGTTTCAATGGTTGTAAATTTATCTGTTGCTAAAATTGCGGTTGTGTTTACCCCTTTTCTAAGAGCAATAGTTATAGCTCCCCAAGGATCACTATTAACAAAGTTAAAAGTTCCTGGATTTTCTGATCCCGCAGTTGTTTGTAAAAAATCTGCTGAAGCTAATAGTAAACCTGGTCCTGGCATTTACTCTCCTGTTCCTGCACCATCTAATGTTGCGGTTGAAACTAAGTTACCATATCCTGCTGGAACAGTTGGATCAGCTTGATCTCCATCATCTTGAAATCCAATAGCAATTATCATAGATCCATCATTAACAGATGTTATTGATGGAGGATTGGGATCCCCAGTTGCATTTGATGCAGTTGTTGAGTTAACGTCAATAGGAACTGATGTATCAACATTTCTATAAACTCTCATTTGAGCTACTATTCCGCTAATATTTGTTCCAACATTAGTAATAGTAACACTTCCGCTATCACTAGAAAGAACTTTAGTGAAAACGCTAATTCCAGGAATAGAGGCGGGAGAGCCTCCTGTTTGAACTTCAGTTAAACCGGTAGGAATTGCCCAGTCAGTTGGTGTGTTCCATGCATTTTCGTCAGATTGAGCATGACCGACTATAATAATGGCAAAATCATCATCAGCAATTCCTCCAGGAAAAGCTATTGTGATTTCGTCATCTTCTCCAGAACTAATAGATTCGGTAGTTCCTACTAAAGATATAGGTGGAATACTAGATGTACTTGTATCAACTGTAATTGTATTTCCAGCAAAAGCAAATGTGCTCCCTGCATTTCCGTCTAAAACAAGATTAGTTGCTCCAAAATCTAAAATAACACCATTTTTCATTGGTAATGGGAAACCGTCGTTATCTCTCCATTCAGCTTTAGTTCTATCAAAAAGTTGTTCTAGATCAGCTAATCCTGAGTAAGCATCAGCGGTTGTTTTATTAACAGTAATCCCAGCATCAGGAGGTAAAAGGAAATCTTGAAATCTAGTTACAGATAAATCTGATGCGATCGCTCCAATTTCTTCAGTAGGAGTAAAAGAATCACCAACAGCAAAACCAGTTGGAGATTCATGTAGATAAGATCTAATTTCTATTTCTGGAGTTATGGTATCGATATCATAGTTAGCTTGCCTATTGCCTTGATCTCCACCAATAACAGATACAGGAAATGTAAAAGCTCCTGGACTTCCTTCGTCAACTGATTCTACTTCCAACGTTTGTATAAATAATGTTGGTCTTTCTATGTTTCCACCTGAGGAATTATTTTGTGAGTCATAAGTTCCGGTTAATATACCACTACTATTTGTTGTAAATCTACCTAATTCTGAACTACTACCAGTTCTGTCATCATTAAATATTAATAAAGCATCTTCAACTGAAGATCCTGTATCTCTATCGGCAAATCTCCATGTGGCAGTATACCCAATATAAACTCTATTGTTTGTATCAGTTAAATACATTAATTCAGGATCCCAACTAACATCAGGATTCCACTGATAAACAAAATTATTTCCGGTATTTCCAGTTCCGTGCCAAGCATGAGCAATTCCAATATTGGAAACAACAAAACTAAAAAAATCTAATCTTCCCCCTTCCCAATTTAGGTATGCGTAATCAACGGCATCTACAATAACGTTGAAAAGAATTGAAGGTGGGGCAAAAACTTCCCATACATTAATTCCTCTAAACAATACATCATCAATAATTGCATCTGTCCCAGTATAAACAAACATTTCTCCAGTATTATCTGCTTCAATAACTTTAGTTCTAGTTAATTCGGTTACTTGAATATTATGACGTCCTGTAAAAGGCCCACACAAAATTAAACTATCTCGGAAGGCCATTGTGGTTGTAGTTATAGTTCTTCCTCCATAATTAATAGCTCCTGCGGCATCATTTCCTGTAGGTGTATCTGAATCTAATTTAACTTGACAATTAGTAATAGTCACAGTTCCTGTTGATGTTCCAGTTTCAAGAGTAGATGTTCCTCCATCTAATACTAAAGTTTCGCCATCAGCAGTTCCTATACCTGTGATAGTTTGCTTATTAGTTATTCTTTCAACTCCATTATTTGCTGTTGTTGTTATTCCAGAAATAGCCATTTTATTATCCGTATATTAAACATAATTTTCTAAGATTTTGTCGTCCCACACAGCAATGTCTGCAACTGTGCTTTTTTTATCAACAACAGTTCCATTATTATCTAAAGCATGACGTATGATTGTCCAGCCAATTGATGATGTAGCGACTCCAGGTTTAGCAGTTCCTATATAAAGAAAACTTGGATCTGTTAGATCATATTGTTTTTGAACATTTCCTTGAGTAGATAGAGTTGGTTTAGCTAAAACATCACCTTCTTTTTCAGACTCATCTGCAGTTAATAGTAGATTATTAATAAAATCATTAACATCAGAAGATTCAACAATATTAGTAGTATAAACCACGTCTTTATTTCCTGTTCCTAAGGTATATCCATCAAGAGCTGGTCTAGAGAAATAATGAACAGTATATCTAGTCGCAGCTTCTTTAAAAACTGTATATGAAACATCAAATATATCAACCATTAGATTAATACCTCATTCCAATGCAAATTAATCCAATGCCTCCAACTAGAAGAGTTAGGATCTGCGCTAATAACTACTCCTTCTCCAGGAATTAAAACTATTTCTTTTTTCTCTTCAAAAGCAGCAATTGCTTCTAATCTAACATTGTGACTTCCATCTTTTGTCATTATACCAGGAGATCCTGTCCATAAGTTACCGGTTGCCGAAGTTACAATTGCTGAAGTTCTTATAATTCCAGTTGGTGATGTATCATTAGAGTTTCTTAATTGAGGTGTTTGAGTTGTTCCCCCGGAAGGTAATCCAGTAGTTCTTGAAATTCTATAAAGAAAAGCGGTTGTGAATCTAGAATCTACAGTTCCATTAATGGTTATTTTATTTATGTATAGATTTAATCCAGAACCAATTGGATTTTCTAGAGTAATTAGATCTTGAATTGAGCCTGATCCTAGAATCAAGTCACTTCCAAAATAATACTCTCCTAAAACAGTTCTTTCTCCAGAAACGGTTTTAATTGCTCCTGAATCTGTAACTCTAAAGAATCTAGCAAGGCCATTATCATCTTTTCCCGCGAAGATTAATCCAGGTTGGTCTCCAAAGATGGTTTGATCTTCTAAGATCGCTAATGGTTGCCCATATCCGTCATACAATATTTTTGCAACGTTTCTCATTTAACTAATTATATATTAAATTAATGATAAATCAGCTAATAACTCTTGTGCGAGAATCTTCAAATGGACCTGTATAAGAAATAGCGTCAGATATTGAAGCTAAAATAGTTGATCCATCGGTATCATAAATATTCCAAATTTCTAGAATGGGTTTTTGTCCAGATCCTCTAGTAATAATTAGTTCAACAATTTTATTAGTTTTAGCTGCTGATACATACCAAGTTTCGGATGTATGAAATGGGTTTCCTTGAGGTAAAATTTCTTTAAATGCTCCTGAAGCAAAACCATCCCCTGGTCCATCATCAATAAAATGAATTAAATGACGTAAAGTTTTATGTTGCTCTTCTGATAAACCGCCTCCACTACCTCCTCCAGAATTACCAGTTCCATAAATATCACTAAGATAACCTTTAATAAGACCTTCTCTAGTAGCATTTTCATTAAAAAGGTCTAATCTTTGCCTATATCCATAACAAATATTGATAGTATTTGGCTGATCTGCTTCCCAAGAATAAGGGGTAAGAGAAGATAGAGACCAATTGCCAACTACAATGGAGAAAAATTCAATTTCAACTGAGTTAGGAGAAGTGGAAGATCCTTCTCTTGTTAATCCAATAATTCTTTCACCGGTTCTAGCGCCATTTAGAACTCTAAGGTTAGCGCCATCTCCATAACCATCAATTTCTGCGTCAACAATTTCAACGAATGCGGATCTTTCATTTCCTGAATCATAGCCATCTGTAATTGGGATGCCTAAAATATTAGTAGAATCAGCGTGTTTTAGATTTCCTAGATCAGAAACTGTAATAAAGCTATCGCTAGTCGAAACAGAAATTGATTCAAGGAATCTTGATTCTACCCAAGCGTGTGCATCTAATGTTTTACTGGCAATATTGGTAAGATTTGCTGATACATCTGTTAGAGTATCATCAGGTCTTGTGTAAGTAGGGATATCATCATCAAAACTTGTACCTTTAATGTTGGCTCTATCAGTTCTGGTGAAATTTAGATTGTCTTCTAATGAATATGGTTCTCTTTCAGTCCAAGAGATTGAGCCATTATTGGCATCGGGAGATATTGCTGATGAATTGGAATAAGTAATTGAAGTTGGAGAGATAAAAGATGTAATTAAAAAAGTGCCATTATTAGCAAGTGTAGTTGCATTGGTAATTGTAATAAATCTACCAATTGAGGCAGAGGACATTCCTGTTAATCCAGAGGTTGTTACGATTCCAGAAGTGACGGAATCAATACTAATAGAAGATCCTGTTTGACCTGTAATTGCTTGGCCAAAAAAATTGGTTTCATCTGTTAGATTTTTAGATGAATTTTGGTTTAATGAACCTTTTACATCTAATTGTTGATCTAATGCATTTTTGCGAGTTGTCATATTAACCTTTATGTTGTTTCTGTAACATAGTCAGCAAATAACTCGCTAGTACTATTTGGCACAAAAGTTATAAAGGTTAATGTATCGAATCCCGTTCCTGGACCAGCAGATTCTATCATGGTAAAATCGCAACCAGCTATTAGATCTCTACCATTATGTTTTACTGATATTCTGAAGTCATTATCGCCAAACGCTCCGTTGATGAATTTATCTGGAGTAGTAAATATTCTATTAGAGGAATCTTTTGTTCCTAATAGTTCTGCGCCTTGTTTGAATAAGAATGGGATTTCTGTTTGTCCTGGTCCATCGAGGCCATCGCTAATTCCAATACTAATAAGAAAAGCTTTTTGTTCTTCATTGTATTGAGTAAGATCGATATCACTACAAGTTATTAAGATTTCTTGACAAACACCTTTAATGCGTAGTTCTCCTTTTAGTAGGGAGTGACGGATAACGGATTCTGAGATTTCAGGAATAGCTAATAGATCTTTTTCTTCCCCATTTGGTATAGGGCAGTTAAAGATACGAATTCTTTTCCCTTGGGGAGCTATATTTTTAACAATAAAACACGTTCCAGCTTTGGGGAAGAAAGTGTGAAAATGTTTGGGCACTTAATCAATTACCTCATCCTTAATAGTAATAGTAATAGTTCGTTCTACTTTTTTTTCACCATCTCTTCTTAAATCTTGATTCCCGAAAATGGCGCTAATAATACTATCTTGAGTTGTATCATTTAGAGAGTTACCATCTTTGGCAAAATTAGTTGAGGAGTTTTTGGTATTTTCTTCTTGAGAGTCACCAGTCATTTTAAGGTAAGCGTCTCTTTTAACAAGATCTTCATCTTTTTTCATGAGTTTGTCATAAATTTTGGATTTGGAAGATTTTGTTATTTCGTCTAGACTTAATCTATAACGAGTAAATAATAATTGTTCTAAATAATCAACTTGTGGTCTAAATATATCCATTTCACTTTCGCCAACTCTTGCTATTCTTTTAACTGAATCTAACAGGGTTTTGGCGTAGCTTTGGAAATATTCTGGATGATGACCGTATTTACTTTTAATTTGTTCTAGTGATGGAAGTAATTTTGAGAATGATTTGATTTTTTCTTTAACTTCATCATCAAGAAATTGTTGGGATCTATTCCAATGTTGCAGGTTTGCTCTTGGGACTCTTTCTGTTTTTTGGTCAACTCTTCGAGTATCAAAGGCAAGTTTTGTTAATGGGGTTATTTGCAAAGACTTCATAGCAGCCATTCTAGCGGCTCTTTTAACAAGAGCCGGCTCATCCCTTGAAATAACTTTATAATCCTTCTTAGAGGGGAATTCTGCTCCAGTATCAGCTGTTTTAACGAAGTCTTCTACTAAGCTATTAACTAAATTGACACACCCATCCAAAGGCAATGTTTTGTTTTTGATGCTCATATCAAAAATATGTTAAAATATTGCCTTTGGAATGTTTTGTTGAGTTTTAATAAAAATAATATAATTATTTTAATTTTTTATATTTATAATACATTTGTTTTAAGAATTTATCAGATAAATCTTGACATTTAGATATATTATACCAATCTACTTTATCTTTAAACTCTCTAATAAACTCTTCAGATAATGTTTGATAACAAGATATTTTAGCCCAATCTATACAATCTGCCCTATTTTTAAATTCTATTAAAAAATCTTCTGATAATTTTTGAAAAATAAATATTTGGTGCCAATCTATTTTATTTTTAAATTCTCTAATGAAATCTTCTGATAATTCTTTATAAGCAGATATGTAATCTCAATGTACTTTATTTTGAAATTCTTTAATGAAATCTTCGGATAATTTTTGAAATTGAGATATATACCTCCAATTTACTTTATCTTGAAATTCTCTAATAAAATCCTCAGATAACACTTGATTAACATATACTTCAACCCAACATACCTCATCTTGAAATTCTCTAATGAAACTCTCAGATAATTTTTGTTTACTAGATATATAAAACCAATCTACTTCATCCTTAAACTCTCTAATAAACTCTTCTGATAATTTTACCTCAATTCCAAATTTCATTTTTAGATAAGTGTAATATTTTGTTATTTTATTCATATTCACCTTAAGAAATGTTTAAATGTTTCTTTGTTAATTCAATCATTTTCGGATCTAAATCAAATCCAAGGAATTCTCTATCATTTTTAATACACATATTAGCTGTTTTTCCAGATCCAATGAATGGATCTAATACTAAATCTCCTGGATTTGTGAAATTAAGAATTATTCTTTCAATTAATTCACTAGGAAAACTATCTTTGCTAGGATACCAAGGCAATTTATCTAATTCAATCAACCAAACATCTGGATAATATTCTTTAACTTTATTATTTGTACACTTTTTATTCCTGAAAAACAACATATGACAATAATTAAGAATATAAAGATTTGTTTTAAGTGATTTTGCCCAAATTTTGTAATTAAAAAGATTTAAATCTGTAAAATTAATAATATCCACATGTTTGGTATATATTTTTCCTTTCATTTTTCTATCTGTAGTAATAGATGCAATAACACCATTCTTACTTAGTTTACTAACAGCTAAACCATATACCTTTTTAAGGAAATTTTTATATTCTGGTAGTGAATAACTTGTCTCTGCTATATCTGGAGGACTCATAATAATGAGATTTGGATTATTATCCATTGTTTCTAGTAAATCTAAAGCATCACCACAATAAATATCATTTGTTTTCATATTGTTTCTCTTTCTAAATCATATGTAATTTCAATTTCTTCAATTTCTTCTTTTGAAGATAGTTCTTTTTCAATTAAACTGTTTTCTTTAATGGAATTGGAAAGGTATTGCTTAGGATCCATTAAATTTGAAGATTTAATTAAAACAGGTGCAAGATGTTTCACCATTGCTGAAAAATTATCTTTGCTTTTACCTTCAATGACTAATTCGCATCCAGTTTGAACCTTATCCATTCCAGGAATTTGATCTTGGAAAACGGTAGATCCTATATGAAGTGCAGCTAAACTTAACCCCATAACTAATTCTCGTTTAACTGGATTATTTAAAGCTTCTTCTGATAACCCAAGTTGTTTTGATATTAAATTAAACACATAATTAATCGCTTCTGTAGCAGCTCCAACTGCAATTCCATGTTTGATTGAATCTTTAATTTTATTTCCAGATTGTTTTACTAGATCTATTTTTGTTTTTTTCTTTGTTGGATCTAATTTATGCTGAAACTCTTCTTTAAACTTTTCTGATAATACCTGACTTAAAGATATGTAGTGCCAACATACTTTATCTTGAAACTCTCTAATAAAATCTTCAGACAAAATTTGCTTATGAGATATGTTAACCCAATCTACTTTATCTTGAAATTCTCTAATAAAACCTTCTGATAATTTTTGATAACAAGATATATCACCCCAACATACCTCATCTTGAAATTCTCTAATAAAACCTTCTGATAATTTTTGATAACAAGATATATCACCCCAACATACCTCATCTTGAAATTCTTTAATAAACTCTTCAGATAAGTCTTGCCAACTAGATATATTGTACCAATCTACTTTATCTTTAAATTTTTTCCTTGATTTTTCAGTTAATTTACCGTTATAATAATCAAACGCCATCTCTGAACAATAACTTAATTTGGCAATTTTCTTAATTTCTTCTTTTAATGAATCTTTCGTAACTTCTTTTTTTGATTCTGGATTTAATTTATGTTGGAATTCTTTTTTAAACTTTTTAGATAAATTTTGATTATAAGATATAGAAAACCAATTTACTTTATTTTGAAATTCTCTAATGAAATCTTCGGATAGTTTTTGATTATTAGATATACCATCCCAATCTACTTCATCTTTAAATTCTTTAATAAAACCTTCTGATAAGTTTTGGTGATAAGAAATATTAATCCAATTTACTTTATTTTGAAATTCTTTAATAAAATCTTCAGATAAATTTTGCTTATGAGATATATTTAACCAAACTACTTTATCTTTAAATTCTTTAGTAAACTCTTCAGATAACTTTTGATATATGGATATTTCATACCACCACACTTTATCTTTGAATTCTCTTATAAAACCTTCTGATAGTTTTTGATTAATGGATATTTCATACCACCACACTTTATCTTTGAATTCTCTTATAAAACCTTCTGATAGTTTTTGATTATTAGATATATTACGCCAATCTACTTCATCTTGAAATTCTTTAATGAAATCTTCTGATAGTTTTTGAGTAGATATAGCTATCCAATCTACTTTATTTATAAACTCTTCTCTTGATTTTTTAGTTAATTCACCATTATAACAATTAAACATCATCTCTGAACAATTATTTAATTTGGCAATTTTCTTAATTTCTTTTTTTAAGCCTGAATTTAATTTATCTATATCTAGTTTATGTTGTAGTTCTATAAAAAATTCTGTAGATAGCGATTCCGAATTTGTCTCGTTATGGAGGTTTTTAAAAAAATCAATTTCATTTATTCTTGTTTGATTCAATTTATGTTTAAATTCTTCCTTGAAATCTTCTGATAATACTTGGTTACAAGATATTTCAGGCCAATTAACTCTACCTTGAAATTCTCTAATAAAATCTTCAGATAATACCTGATATTTAGATATACAAAACCAATCTACTTTATGTTGAAAATTTCTAATAAAATCTTCAGATAACTTTTGACATCTAGATATATTAACCCAATTTAATTCATGCTGAAATTCTCTCATGAAATTCTCTGATAAATTTTGATAAATAGATATAGATGTCCAACCTATTTCATTTTGAAACTCTATAATGAAATCTTCAGATAATTCTTCATGGTGACAAGTTAAAAATACTCTCTCTTTAAATTCTTCTTTTGATTTTGTTGTTAGCTTACCAGTATCTTCATCAAACGTCATATCTAAACAATTATTTAAACGAGCAAGATATATAATTTCTTTTTTTAATGAATCTTTCATAACTTCTTTTTTTGATTCTGGATTTAATTTATGTTGGAATTCTTTTTTGAAATCTTTAGATAATTTTTGAGATTTAGATATATTTAACCAAACTACTTTATCTTGAAACTCTCTAATAAAATTTTCAGATAAATCTTGATAACAAGATATATAACCCCAATCTACTTTATCTTGAAACTCTCTAATAAAATTTTCAGATAACTTTTGAGATTCAGATACCTTTAACCAATTTATATTATCCTCAAATTCTTCTTTTAATGAATCTTTCATAGCTTCATTTAATTTATATTGAAACTCTTTTTCGAATTCTTTAGATAAATTCGGACGTCTAGATATCCAAACCCAATCTACTTTATGGCTGAATTCTCGAATAAACTCTTCAGGTAAATTCTGATTAGAAGATATAGATTTCCAATCTACTTTATGGCTGAATTCTCGAATAAAATCTTCAGGATTATTACCACAAGATAACCAAAACCAATCTACATTATCTTGAAATTCTCTAATAAAATTCTCTGATAAATCTTGATAAAAAGATACATACATCCAATTTACTTTATCTTTAAATTTTTTCCTTGATTTTTCAGTTAATTTACCATTATCATTAAATACCATCCCTGAACAATCACTTAATTTGGCAATTTTCTTAATTTCTTCTTTTAATGAATTTTTCATAACTTCTTTTTTTGATTCTGGATTTAATTTATGTTGGAATTCTTTTTTAAACTTTTTAGATAAATTTTGATTATAAGATATAGAAAACCAATCTACTTTATCTTTAAACTCTTTAATAAACTCTTCTGATAACTTTTGGTAAGAAGATATTTTAACCCAATCTACTTTATCTTGAAATTCTCTAATAAAATTCTCTGATAAATCTTGATAAAAAGATACATACATCCAATTTACTTTATCTTTAAATTCTCTAATGAAATCTTCAGATAACACTTCAAATTGAGAAATGTAAGCCCAATCTATATTATCTTTAAATTTTTTTTGGGATTCTTCGCTCAATTTACCATCATGTTCAAAACTCACAAAAGATCCATTGGCACTATACTTTTCAGCTAATTTTATTATTAATTCTTTCATTTTTAATTATCTTTTCTTATAAAAAAAGATCCCTTCCAATTTAATCTTCTTATTAGGATTATTTTTCTTACCAGATAAATGACTTTTGCTTGTTTTCATATACCAAGTATCAGTTAACTCAAAACCCTCATCAACAATAATTTTATTAAGATCATCAGCTAATTTTTGCATTAAAGGATTTGATTGTCCGCCAATATTAATCCCAAACACACCATCATCCTTTAACATAAAGTTTATATTCTTAACAGTAGCTCTCCAATAACCCTTCAACCAATCTTTATACTCAGTAAATTTGTTATAACACTGAGTAGCCTCGTCACTATAAATCTCCTGAGTCCAATATGGAGGAGAACTAAATGCCAAATCCATCTTCTCAGAAAAACACTCCACCTCAGAACCGCATTTTTTAATCTTAGCATCAAAATCAAAATAATCAATCATCTTAATTAAACCATTATAAGTTTCTGTATTAGGTTCATATCCAAAATACTTAACATTATCAAAACCACAACCCATTAAACCCAACAATCTAGTACCAAAACCACATGAATAATCCAATACATTAAAATCATTTCCAGCCCACTGCTGATAAATAGCCTTAGCTACAGTCGGCTTAAAAATAGAACCCATACTAGCCAAACCAGAATTCTTAGCCCCAATTAATAATTGAGACAATGTTTGATTCATTGGGAACTGTACAGGCGTTCCCCCACCAGGATTCCATAATAAAGTATTTCCCAACCTATTCCTTATAGTTGCCCATAACTTCTCTCTATTAGTAACAACATCATATACAGATGGACGACCAACTCCTTTAATCTTAATTATATTTGGAAAAAAACCTTTATATACATCATAACCTGTAGTCCCAGAATTAGATAAATAAACAATATCATCAATAATTTCACTTTTAGGTTTATATGCTTTCAAAGATAACATGCTTCTCTTAATTCTATCCTCAGGAACTCTGAAATTACCAAAATCATACTTAAGATAGAAATTAAAAATATCTTTACCAATCTCATCTCTAGCTTCCTCATCAACAGTTCTTAAAAATTTATCCGTTAATTTATTGCCTTTCCAAATTAAATGATCATTATAAATTAATGTGTCATGATCATTACTTATATTATTAGTCTTTGGAAAATTAATCTCTCCAACCCATTTTTTCTTTTCAGGTCTTAAATTAGGGTTCTCGCTCAAACAAGGCTTTAAAACAGAAATCTTTTTCTCCACCCTAACCTTCTCTACCTTTTTAGGGACAATAATAGACTCAATAATTTTCTTAGCTGTGATAGGTTTAACTTTAATTTGATGTTTTAATCGATTATCACCACCTCTCTCTCTTAAAAGACCCTTCTCTTTAGCCCAACGCTGCACTCTTCTCTTATCAATAGAAAATTTAATACCCAAATTCTTAGCAGAAACACCTAATTCATATAATCTAATTATACTATCAATTAAATCATAATCAAATAACTCTTTTTTAATTGAAAATTCGTTGCTTTTAACAATTTCCTTAACTTTTGTGAACTTAATATCTAGATTTCTCGCAATTTTTCTCGCAGAATACCCTTCTTCAGTCATTTGTTTGATCTGATCTATTTTTGATTTCTCTATATTTTGCATATTTCCTTTCCAAATGAATTGTACTATCCTTATAAATCCAATCTAAAAAATTAATAATATTACTATCACTATTAATTTGTAATGACCACGAATCTTTAATTTCACTATAATAAACTCTATTATTAAAATCAAGCTTCAATAATTTATAATTCAAAGCGTTAATCACATATGTATTTCCAGTGAAGTCAACAGTAGCTCTGCCATTTCGCCTTATACATATACAACCATCACCATCCAACAAGCCTCGAATGAAATGAGATAATAAACTGCTTTTAATTGCTTTTTTAGTCGGAAATTTAATCTGTTTAGACTTGTTAGGCTTAATTCCTAAACATTTCATCCTGTTTTTTAAATATTCTGAATACAAGGATATCCTTGACACAGGTGTGCTGACCTTGTTGGTGTCTTCAATATAATCACTAACACGATCTTTTCCATAGAAAAAGTGAGATATTTTCGTCAATACGTCTCTATCTTTGGTGTGTAGACGTAAAGAAATGTCATTTTTAGATTTACTAACACTCCCATCAGCCCAAAATATCCCCAAGAAATAAGCTTTCTCTTGTGAATCAATATCATCTAACCAATGTTTATTCAACCAGTATTTTCTTTTATTTTCTGAGTTGTCCCTAATTTTAATATTGTTTCTTTTTAAAATCCTACAAACTGTACTAGGATTAATATTTAATTCCTTAGCTATTTTCTCAGAGCTATTACCTAATACATAATTTTCACAAATATAAAATAATTGTTCATCTGTTATTCTGTTTTGTTGATTGCATGGTATATTATTTCGTCGAATTATTCTGCTAACACTGGAATTATAAATTCCAAACAAATTACCAATCTCTTTTGGAGATTTTCCAGATAAATATAATTCAATAATTTCATCTATTTGAGGTGAAGTCAAATGTGCCATAGTTGTTTATATAACCATCAGAGACTAACTAGCACCCCTTAAAAAAAAGGCTTAAAATGGCGAAATTAACAGATGAAGAAAAAAAAGATATTAAAAAACTATATATAAACGGCATAGGTTCAACCAAGATAGCTAAGAGATTTAGTCGATCTTCAACATATATACTTAAACTATTAAAAAGTGAAGATATTAAAATTAGAACTAAAATTTGTAAACTTTTACATAAAGATATAAAGGATATGTGTCAACTTTATTCCGATGGACAATCTGCCTCACAAATTGCAAATACTTACAATGTAAGTAATACGATTATTCTTAGATATTTAAAAAGAAACAATATTGAAATACGTAATTCATCTGAATGTCATAGGAAATATCCAATTAATGAAGATTTTTTTGATGTGATAAACACAGAAGAAAAAGCTTATTTTTTAGGTTTTCTTTACGCTGATGGTGGCAATGTTAAATCTGGGAATTTTGTGCGAATTGAATTGCAAAAACAAGATAATGATATTTTACATAAATTTGCCAAACTGATTTATAAAGAAAATCCCGAAATTCATGTAAAATCATGCACTCGAAAAAGAGATTTAGGAAATGGTCTTAAAAACTACTACAGCTGTTATTTGAATATAAACAGTAAACACATTTGTTCAATTTTAGAGAAGCAAGGTTGTATGCCAGCTAAGACATTTAAAATTACCTTCCCAACATGGTTAGATTCAGAATTACAAAAGCACTTCATAAGAGGTTATTTTGATGGCGATGGTAGTATTTATGTTAACACTAAAAAAGGTGCCAGTTCATATTTTAAAATTACTTCTATTAAACAATTTGCAGAAGAAGTTAGAAAAGTGATTATAGATAATGTAAATGTAAACATGGGTATTTATTTAAGTACACAACACTCTGTAGTATTTGATGTTACATCGGCTGGTAATAGGCAAGTAGAAAAAATTATGAAATGGCTTTACAGTGATGCCAATATATTTATGGATCGTAAACATTCAATATATTTAAAGTTGCTTAATCAAATAGATGAGACACAATGTCTAATTAAAAATAATATACAAGGATATTCAAAGCGTTATTCGGACAAATAAAATAAGGCCGCTGGAATTCCAGCGGCCCTATTTAACTATCTATTTACTAGGTTTTAGCTCAACCAGGTGCTTGGGATTTGCTGCCCTTTGCAACGCCTCGGGGGTTAACAATACCAATTCCAATGATTTCTGAGACGACCCAACCCAGGCTAAGCTTGCGAGGTTCATCCGCTGGCAATACTTCGATATCTTGCCTAATCGGCATGACCCCAACAAATTCAGGATCGGCACAAGAGTAAATCGTTCCAGGAGGCACGATCTTTGACACCATGATGTCAGCTCCCCAAATGTGAGCATAAAGCCCAGTTTGAAGGATCTCTCGCTGCGTGACAGCATCAACTTCTCCACCACCAGCGCCTTGTCCACCACCAGATGCCCAGTTAAGGATATCAGTGAATTCATTGATGTTCATGAAGAACTTGGTCGTAACCAGGTCCCAACGATCAACCTGAACCTTAAGTTCAACAAGATCTCGCTTAAGAAGACCACCATCAGCAACATCCTGAGGTTGGTTTTCAACTACAGCAGAAGCATCGAGAGCTGCGAAGACGTTAGCGTCTTCTTGTGCCATAATCTCTTGACGTGCTTTCTGAACCGCACGATCAATTACGTTGAATCTACGTCTTTTCACTTCAGCGATACGAACAGTCGGGTTTGAATAAACTTCAAACTCAGGAATCGTAACACGATCTCCAAAAACACGAGATTCAGGACCAGAACCATGAGCTGAAATGACTACTGCAGTCACATCAATATCACGATCATAAACCGGAAGGGCTCCCTGTGGTACATAATGGGAGTTTTGTTACAACCTCCGGTGAGGTTGGTTAGGTCATTTCTGCCTAACTCTACATGTTTACATGCAGATCAGACTGTATCATCTTCCTGAAATTTTATTTTTTAAAATTTTCCAATCTTTTCTCCAATTAGAGATTTTTGGGATAATTTTAATTTCAGGAGTTTGGCGTTCAGTCGTTGAGGAGCGAGAAGGGCATAGTTTATAACTTAAACAGTCAATAACATATGGCCTAATAACATCCGAAAGAAGAGCTGAATTTCTAACATTAAATGATAGGTAATAATATTTCCTGTCATTTCTGCTATATTCACAAACTTTTGCGTTAATATTAAAATTCAATTTAATAAATTTTGATAAAAGTTCATTTTCTTCTTTTGAAAAACCATCTGTAGATATTCTCATTGTATTTTTTACTTTGTATCTACTTCCATCATCCATAACAAAAATTGCTAATGCAAAAGGTGTTAAATAATGAATCATGCATTCTCTTATTATTTTTTTATTATTTTCATAAAAAAGGTTATAAAAAAATTTGAATTCATTATGGGTAATGGATACAAAACTATACATAATTGAATTGCCCCTTTTATCTACATTCCTGTTAACTACATTAACGAAGTTACCAAGAATTTCTTTTTTCCAAAAAACAAAATCTTTTTGTTTTTCGCAATGGCCTATATATAATCTATGAGATTTATTTTTACGACCATGTGGAGCAATACAACCATCGCCTAATAACGTACCAAAAATTAACTCTCTTTGTTTTTTGGTAAATGGTATTTTTTTTATTAATTCGAATTTTCTTTGTTTCGGATTAATATCAATATCATATTTTTTTAACCATTTAGAAATCGTTGTTCTATTGAGACTGTAAATCTCTGCAATTTCATAAGTAGTTAATCGTTTTTCGACATATAGTTCTATTAGTTTTTCTTTAGGAATCATCTTTCTCTTTCCTGCTGATTGTCTGCGCAGCTTAATTGATTTTTACTTTTTCTATGTCATCCTGATGCAGTATCGAGGATATTTTTTTAAAAAGTACAATTATATTAAACAGAGTTTCCAGCATATAGCCAAATTTTCTTAATCAATTACTTGATTAAGCCGCTACCGTTAACGGATCAACAACTAACGCTCTTCTGGCAATTCCCTGATAATCAAGGTTCCTACGAATAGGATTAGCCATCGCTTGAGCCAAAGCAAGTTTTCCTTCATGAGTCTGAATAGCGCGAGTGATTAACTCATCACGCTGATCATCGCCCAATCCGGGTTGACCAGTCAGGCCAACATTTGACGACATATTGTCTTGCAAAATGGCTGCGTGTTTTACTAAGGCAGAAAGTGCATCCTGTAAACTTGATGCATTCGTTTCTCCTTGAGCATTAAAAAGATTACTCATATATATGTTCTCCAAATTTGGTATCACTCGACTTAACCAGTGATTTTGTTCAAACGCATTAAAAAGATTAATGCATTTCCATATTCAAAAATTGATAGAACTATATGAGTATATTATGTTTATTGGGAAATAAGTTTATATTGCATAGAAGGTATCACTAAATTTTTAATAAGGTTAGTTAATTTAATTGAATTCTCTTTTGAAAAACCTAAATAATACTTATCTTTACTCTTCCAAATATTTGAAGATAAGTTAAATTTATCATTAAGAAATTTTGATAACAACTCATTATCCATTTTTGTAAAATTATGAGAGCAAAGCATAATATTTCTGTTTTTAGAGATCGTTCCGTCATCCATTAACCAAACAGCTAAAGATAATTTAGAAAAGTATTTTGAAATAAACTCTATATTAATAGATTTCTTATCTTTATAAAACCCATTATAAAACTCAATAAAAACTGGATGGCAAATAGTAGTAAAAGCATAAGAATAATATGTTTTATTTGTTTTTTTATTTGGTTTTGTTATTTGTTTTAATTCTTTTTTAGGATTAAAAAGCCAATCATTCATTTGATCTTTAAGCCAAATAATATATTCATGATGTTTAATAGATTGTTCAAGCATTAATTGTGGATATGACTTTTTAGATGTTTTATTTCTCCATCTTAAATGCCCATCTCCAAGTAAAGTTCCAATTAAAAATTCTTTTTCTGTTAATGATAAGTTTTGTTTATGATGTCTTTGGTAATTTTCAATTGTACTTATATTATATTTATTTCTAAGTCTATGAATTCTACCTAGTGAAACTTTATGTATTTTTCCAATTTCTGAATCAGATAGTTTTTGATTCAGATATAAATATTCTAGATTATCTTTAGATATGTTTAATGGATGCATATATTGAATATATCATTTTAAACAAAAAAAAGACCTAGAAAACTAGGTCTTTTTTAAAAAGTTAAGCTAAAAAGTATTAGCTAAGTTCGGGTGCCCAGTGAATCACTGCCATATCGAACTGTGCGCCAGGAGCAGAGCTACCTGTTGGAGAGTTAAGACCTTGAATCTGACCAAGACTAGAAGTAACAAGATTTCCATTAGGCGCGAATTCAATGAATCGACCAAGAACAACTGCTTCAAATGCTGAACCTGCGTCAGGAGTCAAGAGACCCGCAGCAGTAGCATAAATCGCATCTCCACCAACAAGAGCGGGGTTAGTCGGAACTAAACCGCTATTAACTGTAGTATCAACTGCATCAAGAGTGATACCGTACATACCATGAGCGTCCCAAAGCGTCACTTTGCCAGAACCAGCAGCAGTGTGCGGTCCAAGAACAGCTCCACCAGTAACGATTTGACCAACAGTAGCACCAACAAGGGAGCCGAAAATGGTTCCATATCCTGAAGTTCCTTCATCACAAAGGAAAAGAGGACGTGCGCCAGTAGTTAACGTACTTGTAACTGCAGCCCGAGTATTAGCAGCAGCCATATAACCATCTTCTACATCAGCAGCGTGGGTATCAGTAGCTAAAGCAACATAAGTGAAAGTACAAACCTCTCCACCAAGGGAGCTAGTAACTTGTGAGTCAAGACCATCGAATTGTCCATATGGAAGATTTTTTCCAAATAACGGTTTAAGTGCCATTTTTATATCCTATAAACGCTTATTGAGCGTATTTAAATTTTCTTTAAAGGTCTTACTTCGTCCAAATTGCTTTAAAAAGAATCGGTCGATAATAATGTACCTATATTAATAGAAAATTAAATATTCTTAATGATTAGCATTATTTATTTGATTTTTTATCACGTTTTTTTTTCATTCTACTTAAATATTTTTCCTGTCTGCCAATTTTTTCATAAAGATGATTTAAATCAGGCCGTTCATATTGTTCATATTCACTCATTTCTAGGTCTGTAATTTTGCTTCTCAATCTTGTAACTGCTTTTTGTGTATTATATATAGCAAGATCTATTCCTGAGTATTTAATAATTCCAAAATTATGTAAAATATCTTTAATAACTCTCATACTTACATTATATAACTTAAGTATTTTGTTTATATTGATTAATGAAGTTTAAAGCAGTAGATACATCATCAGGAGAGGTTGAGAAATTATCTCCTCCCCAAATCATTCCTTTAACACTTTTATTATTAATTGCCAAAGAAATTTTTCCTTCTGCTTTTTGAGCTGCTGTAATTAATTCAGAATTAATTTCACCATCTTTAGATCCATTATAAAGGGTACCAATAATTGGATGAGAACTTGAGAAGAATTTTTGAAATGCTAATACTATTTCATTTTTTTTTAATGTGACTTCTTCTGTTTTTATTTTTTTTTTTGGTTTAAGAAAATTTTTCAAAACAACCATTGCTTTAAGAAATTGGCTTTGATTAATAGAGTTACCATTAATAAGATTAAAAGATTTTCCCGTTTTTCTTTTGAGAGTCCAGGAGAAATTAAGAAGTACATCTAATAATTTTCGATTAATTTTGCCATCAATTGGTCCTGGGTATGAAGGGCTAATGGGGTTTCCTTTCATAATTTTTTGAATTTGTTTAACCCAATCTTTTCCGCCATCATTGGCTAAAGCAGAATCTTCGGGGAAAGTTTGATTCATAAAAGGCTCTTTTGGACGTGAGAAATCCCTATCTTCAGATGGAACAACAAAAGTTGTAGCATTAGAAAATTCATTAATGGTTGTTGTATTTAGTAAACCATCATTTTGAGTATTGTCTGTTATGGTTGATTTACTCATTACAGTTCAAGATCAGATAATGTTGATTCAGAAAATTCAGATTCTGTTTTTTCCGTTAAAGATTCGGTAAGTTCTTCTACATTCATTGTTTCGGCTTTTGCTTTTAATGCTGAAAAATATTTTTGCATATTAGAGACAGAATTTAAGAGGCTTTCTTTTAAAGTATCTAAAATTGTTAAAGCGTCTCGTTTATCATCACTCCAAATACTTTCAAAAACTTTTTCTACAGCTAAGCCAGCATCACCTAAATTTTTACTCATCCAACTTTCTTCTGTTTTACCTGAGCTTTCAATAACCCTAAGGAAAACTGTAATTTGTGAAGCTAGTTTTTTAGCATCTTTAACGTATTGGATTAATATTTTTTTTCCAATACCAAGTTCAGCCTTAACCTCTTCTTCTGTGCTACCAGTTATACTAAAAGAGTTAAGATCTTGATATTGTTGTTTAACGATTTTAATTAACTCAATTAATTCTTGTAATGACTGCTGCTCTCCAGGTAATTCATTATCATTAACAAGATCGGTTAATTCTTCAACAGCTCTAGATGCATTATCAACAAATCCAGCATCCATCATTCCGCCAAAATTATTAATTAACCCAGTAGCCGCCAAAGCTACAGCACCAATCTTTAAAGCTATTAAAACAGTAGAAGCAGTAAAAACAAACCCCTTTTTAGTTAATCTTTCTGCACAATTATCTGCAAAAGACATTAAATTTTGTTCATCATCGCGATCTAAAATAAAAGCAACTTTAATAACTTCATCAAGTAATTCCTGATGAGCTTTAACATATCGTTCTTGAATAAGTTTTCCATGAGTTGGTTTGGTAGCAATAAAATGCATAATATCTTGTCGTTCCAAAATATTTTCTACCAATCCATTAACTCGATCATAGGAAGGGGACACTACAACGGATTTTAGATGAGCTTGTTCAACAATATGAATGTCATCATCTTTGCCATTTGGTTTAACGCCATAGAGCATTTCAATAGCTTCTAGATCTAATGAATCAAAACGAGGATTTGTTTGTTTGGTTACATCCTCGGCTTTTTTAATTAAACCTTGTTCAATTGCAATTTTGGCGTATTCATCAAAAATATCACTCATATTAAACCCTTTGCTGCTTCATGTGCAAATAAATCTACTACTTGTTTACGACTAGTAAAACCAGGAGGCACTAAAAGTGAATCTTGGCTAGTAGAACTTCTATCTCTTCCTAGTAAAGCTACAGTTCTTTGAAATGCAGGATTACTCTTTATTATGTGGTCATATCCAGATAACTGTGGGTAAATTTCTTCGGTCCAAGCTAATACAGTATTGCTTATATTTCCAATAAGAGGAACAATCCACATATGATCAAGATCATTTTTAAAAACTTTTTCTCCCGCCCCACTAGATCTAAGTTTAGAAACATATTTTTCTTGTTTTGGCGCCACATAAGCTTGCTCATGTTTGCCTGGCATTTCAATTGTTTCTGTTGGCGTTTCTTCAGATTTTTTATCAGTTAAATCTTTAACAAAAGAAGTGACCATTCCTGTTGTTGTTAATAATCCTGCTCCTAGTAGTGCTGTTTTAAGAGCCCAGATAATAATTCCTTTGGCCAACCATGATGCTCTTGTTCTTTTTCCTTTTGCGAAAAGATTTCCGAAAACTCTTACTATTACAGATTGATTCTTTTTTGGTAAAAACGGAATATCAGGAGTATTTAAGCTTCTTCTTCTAGAAAAAATTTGAGCTTCTTTTTTTAATTGATTTTTACTAAAAGCCGTTTTGGTTAAAGAATTAAATGTACTTTCAGATAATGTTCCGCCTTGCATTAAGGCGCTTTTTGCTGCGCCAAAAACTTTTGATATAATTCCAATAACATCTACTCCAAGTGCGCCTGCAACTGTATTGGCAATTCCAAGTACGGGATGAATTTTAAAGAGTGCTCCAGATAATAAAACATTACCCAAGGCATCTAAATAGCCTTCCTTGGAGTTTTCTTTAACAACATGGGTCTGTACTTGGTCTTTAATGACAGAGGCTATAGAACCAAACCCTAACTCATCCCAAAGACCAGCTTGTTTGATAATATTAAAATCATTTGATGAAGCTAAAGTGTTGACAATAGATTCATCATAGATTTCTTGTAATTTTGCGTGTCTATTCATTATCGATATGTTCTTTGTTTTTGAACTGATCGCATTTCACGACCAATTTCGCCTGTTAATGCATCAAAAAGAGCTTGCCATGCAAGTGCAGTTTGGGCAGATCTATTTACTAATTTTTGTTTAACAATTGGATCTGTGACTCCACGACTATACCTTAAAAACACAGAAGACACTTCTGCTTTCATTCTTCTTAAGAATCTGGCAAATTTAGATAAAGAGCTTTGAGATTCAATTGATTGAATTGCTTGGTTAACAACAGGAACACTATTAGCAGAAACTTCTGTTGATCCTCCTTTTCCATCAGCAATTAATACATAAGCTTGTCCTTGATACATACGAGTAAATCTATATGGTGTATTTGATATAGCTAATTGAATTTCAGCGTCAGATAATCCATCATTATGACCAAAGTATAAGTTTGCTAATGATCTAACGTTAGCATTTTCCCATTCATGATAACTCATTGGGAATCTTTCAGGAATTTTTCTCCACCAAAATTTATCACTCAAGTTAATCACTTTGGTAATGGGTGGAATTTGGCTTACAGCTGAACCTTTACCAATTCTTTGTGGTTGCCCGGAAATAAATTCAATTTGAACACCATCTAATAAACGGCCGTTTTCATCAACATTCATTGAACCTGTTTGATTTGTTCCTGACTGTCCTGGTTGTCCAGGAGTTCTGAGTCTACCTTTAACTGATGGTACTATTTTTAGATCACTAACTCTCATATGTGTTGGGACAATTCCTTTTTTCCATCTTCTAGTTTGTGGGTTCCAGTTATAATAACCTGTTACAATTATTTTAGCAAAAGCTTTTTTTATTTCATTAATAGCTTTAACAAATCTTAATGAGGCAACTTTTGCTTCTCTACCTTCAGCTTTAGAAAATTGTGTTCTGGAAGTCTCTTCAACATCTTTGATTAAGTCAGATAAATTTTTAATATTAAAAGTTTCCTCTCCACTTTCATCTGTATCATATGGAATGAGATTATTTTCAAGACCCCAACGGTAAAAATAGAAAGGTGATAAAGTATCCTTTCTGTTAACTGGAATATTTTCTTTATATATTCCCAAAACATTTGATGCTTTCGTTTTCCCTGATTCAAGAGTTGAAGTAAGGGCTTCCAAAGATTTTAAAGTAGCATTAGTTGGAGGAATTGAGATAGCGGGATTTGATTCTAAATTTTTAGCTCTAATACCTTCGGCAATTTCAAGCGCTCTTTTAACTTTAGGCCCATACCCTGGAGCACCTGTGTTTCTCATTTCATCAGCTAGATTTTTTTTACCACCTCGTTTTTCAAAAGCATCTGCTAGTTTTTTAAGCTCTAGTTGTATTTTTAAAGTTAATTGTGTAAGAGGGCTAACGGCTTTATAAGCTGCACCACCTGGTTTAACTTCTTGCTTTTTTGTTCCGCTAGGTGGTTTTACTACAGCTTTTTTATTTAAATCAGATTTTGATGAAGCTTCTTTACGATAAGACTCTGGACTATTTAAAATGTCCAACCAACTGCTTACAGCATCAATTTCGATATTAAGAAGGCGTTTAATATCAGTAATATCATTGATTTCATCCCAATTATCAACATCACTAACAGATTGTCTTAGCATACCAATAAGTTCGCTAATTGTATTTGATGATTTAATAGCGGAATGTATGCTTAATAGTTCTTGTTCAATTTGATAAGCTAATTTACGATTATCAGCATGGACATTATTTTTTTCTCTAATACTTCTTAAAGATAAAATTTTATCTTTAAGCGTTTTTTTAGTTACAGAAAGGTTAAATTCTTTTTTTTCTTCAGCTTTTGATTTCTCTTCAAGTTTTTCTTTAATGGGAGAAATGTTTTGACCTTCAATAAAATCAAATCCATCCCCAGCGGTTCCAGCGGAAAACAATCTACCAACCCAAAGATCACCTTCATTATCATACCAGCTACCTAATTTATGATTAGCTAACATTTGCTTGCTAATTGAATTAATTAAACTTTCTGGGTCTAAACCGTTTTTAAGCCAAGTTTTAAGATATCCAAAAATAGCTTGTGATAATTTAGTAGTCATGACGTCAACACTAAAACCCCAAGTTTTATTTTCCCACCAAAACAAATCATCAGCTGATTTTTTTAATTTATCAACTAAACTTCTAGTATAAGGAATTACATTTTGAGTAATCCATACTTCAGCTTCAGCTTTACTTCTTGGTTCAGCCATTTTTTTTAAAGTACTTTGAGTAATGGATGAAAATGTACCTTCACGAAGAGGTTGTTTGTATCTACTATGAGCCCTAGCAAAAGTTATTTCAGCAATAATACCTAAAGCTTCATCCATTTTGTAATTTGGATTTTTCTGTTTTTCTTCTTGAATTTGCTGACCCCAATCTGAGGCTTCATTCTTAATATCAGTATGAAATAAGTTAGCAATCTTATGAAGGCCCGAAACAGGACCTTTATAATCTTCTTTAATGGAACGGACCAAATTTTCCATAACTGTATCTGCAATATCATCTGCAGGAATTCTAACAATAGGAGACATAGCTTCTCCAAAAGTTAAACTCATAGTTACAATAGGATCCATTGCAGCATATTTACCAGTAGGAATTTTGTGAATTTTTTCAATAATTTTTTTCTGAGTAGATAAAACGGTTTCAACTTTACCATAATCATCTTTAGATGGAGCAACTTCAAAATCACCATCAGGATGAGCAAAATCAATTAAATCCTCACCGGTCTCATCATGAGTATTGTACAAATGAGTTTCCGCCATCTTATGAATATGAATTTTATCTTCTAATAGATTAGCTTCTTTTTCATATCCCCTATTTTTTAATAATGAAACTAAATTAATTAAATCATCATGTAAATCATCAGACGTTTTTAAATCTTTTGATGAGGCTTCTTTTTTGATAGGATCAGGAGTGATTAAACCACGTTTAATAGCTACTGTTTCAAGACTTCTCATTATTTCACTATCTAAGAAGTTTCCGCTTTTTTTTGCTATTGTCATATTAATCCTATTCATCAAGATCAAGCATCATAACTGCTTGAGCAAATAAAGGGTTGCATTGTTTAGCATAATTTGAATCGCTACCAATCTTTTTTTGGTACTGCTTAAACGCAAATAGTAATTTAGGATCATTTTTAATTTGATCTTCAAAGTCTACAAATGCCTCTACAACTGACTCCTCATCAATTTCAGGTTTTGGTTTAACAGCGGCTTCTTTTGCCAATTCTGCTTGAAGGTAATTCCGCATTACTTCGGAATCCATTATTGCTGTCCAATCTTCGTTCATAATTATCCTAAGACCTTTAATAATGGTCACAACAATGTGAATTTATGCATGGGACAAATAGGCTAAATTAATCGAATTTTTAATAAATTTTCATTTTCTTTTAAATTTTCCTCAACAAAAGCTATAGGAATAGAATTAGGGTAAGTTTTTTTTGAAGTTATTCTTCCCCAAGGGTTTGAATATAAAAGATCTCCTAAAGAATAAGATAATTCATTCTCAAAATAATATAGCTTAAGTAAAGTTGAACTGTTATACAGAACAGGAATCATTTTAAATTGATTAGGTGGTCCCGCCACAACACCAAAAGGTTTTTTTCCCAAACTTAATGATGCATAAATATCGTTTGGAGTTCTAATTAGTTTAACCAACAAACCTAAAGCAAAATTATGATAAGCCTTAATCATTAAAGGCTTACCAACTTGTTCAATTATTTCAATCACATATAATATATATATCAATTATAATAATAAAAATTCTAGACTGCCATGTATGTTAGTTGGCGGATTCATTACTATAGCTACTGCTGGATAATCAGGTTGAATTTGCCTAGTAGTAAATAAGCCTGCCTCAGATACAAATAAAGGGTTATTAAGAGGGTACCTTCGGTTAGTTTCGAAAGCATCAGTAGCACCAATTAACTTTTGAAACCAAACAGTAATGCGCCCAGATGAAAGAGTTGAATCATCTCCAGGAACATTAGGAACAAAAAATGAATAGCTAACTACTGTCTTAATAGAATCAGCAATACCATCTCCATCTTGATCAAAATTAAGAGTAGTTCCCGCTAAAAATCTTACAACTCCATTTCTTTCAATTAATTCAATATCAACTGGACTTGAAATAAACGATGCGCCTTTTATATTTGGATTATTAAGTTCCTTTAATATATCTACAGAGGTAACCAATGATCCACCAGGTCCTGGAGCAGCTATTGGAGCAACGTAAACTATAACTGTTTCATCAATTGATGTGGAAGAAAATGTATTCTTTTTAATATCATCAATAATACCAAATGGAGCTGTTCCATCACTAACACCGCAAACAACCTGGTTTCCTCTTAAATAAAGCTGAGCAATTTGCCCAGCTTCAAATTCAGCATCAGGATCAACAGGAAATGAATACGGCATAGTATTACCGCTATGTAAAATGCGAAAAATAACTTTCACCCTATATTATTCTCCTGAATATCAGGATACTTTTATTATATATATAACGTAGATTAGAAATCTTTATTAAGACGTTTTAACATCTCTTTTCTATCTTCTTTTTCCATACTACCAAACATATCGGTTAAACCTTCTTTAGCATCACCATCCATAGCACTAGATTCGTCACCTAGAATTTTACGTAGTTTGGAAAGTTCTGATTGGCTTAATTGCGGCTGTTCACCTTCTAAACACATTGCGCAATCATCTTTTTTACAAGAACATCCTTCATCAGAATCATTAAAAACCCAACCTTTTTCTTCCAAATTTGAAAGCATATTTTCTGGAGTTAATCCTTCTGTGGCAGGATCTGAACAAGCTTCTTCCAAAACAGTTATCATTTGGGCTTCTTTTTTGAAACCAGCTTGTTCTAAGCAGATTGCTGCATAAGTTAAGTAAGAAGAAGCTTTTTTAATTTTAGATTCAATTAAATCTTCATTAAAAGAAGCATTTTTCTTTATTCCCTGCTTTAAAGATAAAAAGAATTCATTTTCAGTGGTATGGTCTAAAAAAAGCATATTTAATCCTTGTTATGAATATTTTCCATCATTTGAGTTGCGGCTTCAGCGATAACAAATAAACCTAAGTCATCTAGAATATCAGCAGCTTTACTTAAACTATCTAAAGCGTCTTTAACATTTTTTGATTTAGCACTTTTTTGAATAGTGTTAGGGTTAAGTAACGCTTCCATTTCTGCGCCAATATCAATCTTCTTCTTCGAATTTTGCATCGGTGTCATCCTTTTCGTCATCAGCTTTTAAATCATCTTCTTCATCTTCATCATCAGCTTTTGAAGAATCTTCATCTTTATCGAAGGAACATTTGTCTTTTTTGCAAGAGCAATCATCTTTACAAGGGCAAAGGTTGCCTTTTGAGCAACAACAGCCTTCATCTTCGTCTTCATCTTTGGCGAAAAGTTGGTCATCTAAACTTTCAGAACCTAAAAGAGCAGATAAATCTGCATCTAATTCTAAATCGCTAAATGGTTGTTCATCTAAATCAGCATTTTTTGATAACCAAGCATCTACATTTTTAGATGCTTCAGCAATTTCTTTAGCTAATCCGCCAAGGCCAACATCTTTCATTTCTTTTTTAGTTTCCTGGGAGAGAGGTCCTTCTGGATGGTCTAAACCTAATTCCTCAATTGCTTTTAACGCTTCATCAAGATCCATCATTTGCGGCTCTTCAAGTTCACCACCTAAAAGACGAGGATCGGCTTCTAAAACTGGATCTTTCATATCAACATCTACATTGATTTCAAAATCTGAATTTGGATCTTGAAAACCTTGGAGGGTTTGTTCAATCATCTCTTCAATTTTTTCACCATTAGCTTCTTTCAATAGTACATCAAAAGAGTTTAAAAGGCTCGAAGAAGCTTTTTCGAAACCAAGATTATCTAAATCTTCAGAAAGAGCAACAAAACGTTTAACTAAGTTATCAAAAGATTCTTTAACTCCAAAAGATTCAACCTCAATAGTTGCAACTGTTTCTAATTCATCAGAAACTAAAGCTTCTTTATTTTCATTAACTGAAGCTTCTTTACAAAAAAGCTTTTTATGTTCGTCACTTTCTAAAACGGATTTCATTTCTAAAGCGACCATGTTTCCAATACTGTTTTTTGGCATTTTTATTCCATTAAAAGGTTAAGATTAAATATGGGTATGAAGCATTGCTCCATACCCATATTTCGCTTTAATTAAAAGTTACGAGTTTTCAGACCATTTCCGGCAAACATAGCATCTAATTCACTTGATAAATCAGACCGCTTAACTTCTGGAGCAGGAAGAAAAACTCCTGAATCTCCCATTAATCCAACCTGAGGCATTGCAAACTTTTTAACTGTAGCTTGGCGGGCAACAAAATTTCTGAAGCTACTAAATGCATTATCATCAAACTTAAGAATTTCTTTAATTTGTGACTGTTTAGCGGTACGATCATTGGCTAACATGCCTTTGCTAACCATATTATCAGCTAATTCATATGCGCGAGCATATTTAACATGAAGGTTTTGCGTTTCTTCAGCTTTCTTTTTGGTTGCAATCTCTTTAACCAATTCAGTAGCGAATTCACTCCCGCCATCTTTAATTTCACCGTAAAAATCTTTCCAGTATTTAACTGCGGCAGGGTCAAGGCTTTGAGCAATCAGTCCTGGAAAATCAGTATCAGGATTGATTTTACCTTCAATAACCAGTTCTTGAATTTCTGCAGCCATTTTCTGAACACGTGGAGGAGCAGTTGCTACTTCCATCATTCTGGCTTGCACTTCATCAATACGTTCAACCTTAGCAAGATCACCAGTAGGCTTAACATCTAACTGAGTTGTTTCTCCACCACCTGGATGAGCTTTTTCAAGCATATCTGAGTACTGAAGTGCTTTTTGAGCTAATTTCTCACGAATGGCAGCTCGGCCAGACTTGGTGGTTTTATCAAGCTTCTTTGCAGCGGTAATTTTCGTACCATCTTGAAGAACCATTTCTAAATTATTCATATCAGCATCATCCATATCAACATCATCCATATCTAAGTCGTCAAGCAACCTATTTCCACCTGGCGAATGGCCAGACAATGGTCCAGTTAATCCACTTTGGTATCCGCCTGCTTCTCCGCCTCTTTGGTTTTTTGCTTCTTCCATTGTTTCAGGAACATCAAATAAACCTGGAGCTTCTTTTGGAGCTTCATATGCAGCACCTTGCTGACGTTGCATTTTTGCTTTGTAATCAACTAATCGCTGTTGACGTGCTCTTTCCGCTTCTTCAGCTTCAAATCCTTCAGGACTTAAGTCTAACATTTCCCCTTCAAGACCCATTAAAGGATCATTTGGATCTGCAGGTTGAGCAACTTTAAGTAAATCAGATTTAAGTTTTGCCGCTTTCTTCTCTACAGCTTCAGAACCTTTGGCATACATAACAAATGACTTCATTAATTTACGGCATTCAGCTAAAGTAGATTTAGTATCTTCAAGCGCAGCTCCAATCAATCCAGCTGCATATTTCATCTGCTCTTTTGGAAGGGTTTTGTTAGCTTGAATGTGCTTACCCATTTGAAGCTCTTCAATATTGCTTTCTAATTCAGCAGAAGCTTTTTTCATTCCAACAAGAACGGCTTTACCAATTTTAACTTGAAGTTTTCCAAGTCGTGATACTTCAGCTGCTCTTGGCATTTCACCAGCTAACTCGTCAAATTCAGCTAATTCAGAACCGGGTTCTTCAGTAAGAGCTTCAACCGCTTCGCGAAGATCAGATAAAGTGTTTTCTGCAACATCAAGTAATTCCATAACTCCCTCTTCAGGTTCTCCAGTTCCACCAGCATCAGGCAGAGCTTCTTCCATTGCAGGAGGAGCCATTTCAGCCGGAGCTTCAGGAGCTTCCATTAATTGTGCACTCTTAATAAGAGAAACAACTTTTTTGACATCATTATTACGAATTAAATTAAGAAGATTACTTCCAAATTCTTCAGTAGCAACAGAACTAAAGAGTAATTCAGATTTACCACCAGTAATTTGATCAACAGTAGCAGTAAGAATCAATTCTTTATTAGCAAAAACATTCCAGGTATATTTTCCTTTATTGGCTGTGCCATCAGCATTTTTGAAGGGAACAAATTTTCCACTAAGTTTTGCTCGTGAAAGCATTTGCTTACGTTTTAATTCATCTTTTTCATCACAAGAAGCTGGGCTTGGGTGTAAACCGTCAATAGCTCCAGTGTCAGGAAATGGTGATTGACCAACCATTTGTTTATCTTCTTTATCACGAACAGTAGTGTAATCTTCTGATTCGTATTTTGGTTTGCCAGGAGTTGGTTCGTTCACTCCACCGCCACCTTGAAAGTAAGCATCTTTATCAAGAGACTTCTTAACACGGTCAACAACTGCTTTACGTCGTAAAGTTCGTTTTTCTGCTTCTGCAGCCATTCTTTGAAGACGTTTTTTACGCGCTTCTTCGGTTTCGCCAAAGCTGGAATATCCTGGATGCATCCCATCAACAGGACCTGTCTCCATTTGACCAACCATTTGTTTATCTTCTTTATCACGAACAGTAGTATAATCTTCTGATTCGTATTTTGGTTTGCCAGGAGTTGGTTCATTCACTCCACCACCACCCTGGAAATAAGCCTGTTTTTTACTCATTATTGATTCCTCATTATTATTTTGCAATTTATCCATTGTACTCTGTAGTTGATCTACTTTTGAGTGAAGGTCGTGTAAAACCTTTGCTACCTTTAGCATTTCCTGTTTTGATGAAGCTTCTTTTTCCTCTGCTTCGCCAGGATATTCATTTGACTCTTCAGCCTCTTCAATACCCTCAACTCTTTCAGCTTGTTCCTCAAGCTTTTCAATCTTATCTAAAATGTTTTTCAAATCATCTTTCAAATCTGAAATAACACTAGGATCTACCATTTCGTGCATGGAAGAAATTTTAGAAATATTTTTTTCTTTTTTAGCAACATATTTGGCTATATTATCTACTGCGGCCATTACGTGTCGAATATGAGCTTTAGGATCTGCTCCATTAACAACAATGGAAAGCTCAATTGGGTTAAGATCAACATTAATCTCACCATAACAAGTTCTACTACGCATATGATTACAGAAATCAGCTTCTGCTCTGGCAACTTTGCCACAATCTGTACAAATAGCTTTACCTACGGCAGTCCCCATTGAGACAGCTGTTGTGGTTAATGTTTGAACTTTTCTTGCTAATTCGGGATGATTCTTTTTATCTAATGCACATAATGCAATGACGCGTTTTTTAGAATGATCATAATAAGTATCAATGATGATACCACGAATAAAATCAACAGAATCTGAACGATGATCTAAACAAAGAGGCCGCCCAACCCATTTTTTATGAGCTTTAACTAATTCCTCTTCTGGAAAAATATCTCGATTGGCATTTTTTAATGGGAAAACTGTAGAATCACTGCAAGACCATTTCCAAGACTCTCCTTCTTTAATCCAAGAAGAGGTTAAAAAGTTTCCTGATGAATCTTTTTTTAAATCACCATTCTCTTCGAGAAGAGCAGCTTCTGCTGCGTGCATCATGATAGCTGTAAAATAAAGAAAATCATTAGCCTTGGGGGCAACTTTCTTAATATCAGCAGCAATTTTTTCAAACCTAGCTAAAACCTCTGGGTCTGACAATACAGCCTCAGGTGTTTTGATATCACTCGGTTGAATGGTTAACGCTTCTCCTATTTTAATTAAAGCCATATTAGATCTCAGTTATAATTAGATTCTGTAGTAGATTCAATTTTATTACCAGTTAATTTGTTATTTTCCTGTACTTAAGGCGCTTAACTGTGTTTAAAATTGATAAAATGTTTTTATTCTTCAACCTTTTTTTCTTGATCTGTTTCAAGTTCGGTTTTTATTTCTTCGTCTTGAGGTAATGAAAATTCTTTTCGTTTTTCATCTAACTCTTCGCTAGTTTTGACTACATGTAAAATAGGCAACGAATCGCCTCGTTTAATAAAATTCATATTATTCTCCAAATTCTGTGAAATTAACTGTTCTTGCGCTATCAGGAGAATATACTCTAGGAGCATCACTTGGATTTAATATTTGCTTTTCTTTTTCAACAGCATACATTTTATTTCCTAATAACTCTTGTCTTTTTTTATACAATTCTAAAACCATTGGAATTTTTTCTTCCTTTTCGATTTTAAACTTACTATTATTTTCGCTCATCCAAGTTTTTCCAACAATATTAGTATCTATATGATCTATAATACTATCATAAACTAAATCATTTAATTCTTCTGCTTTGTTTTTAATAGAATCAATTGATTCTAAAACTTTTTCTTGAAAATCCTCTGATTCATAATCCCCGAGAATATCAAAAAAATCTTCAACTTCATCTTCTACATTTAGAACGCTAGATTCGAAAGTGCTAATTATTTCTTTAATTTCCATGTCACCATTTGCAAAATGATTTATTTTCTGAATTGAAAGAACGCATAAATATTTGAAATTTTCAAATTTTTCTTTTGAAGCTTGTTTAAACCTATTAAGAACTCCACGTTTTTCAACAACTGATTTTGTTGGAATATTTTTATGTTTACTAAACGGTTCATAAATAACATCTAAATGATCAGTTGCTTTTTGTAAAGACTTCATAGTATCTTCAAATCGTAAAACTGCTTCTTTAGCTATTTCTTTTTCAGAATCAGGAATATCAAAAGACATTTCAATAGTTTGAGCAACTTTTTTAAGAAAAAGCTCCTTATCATTTAAACTTGACATCATATTCATGTAAATCTATTAGTTTATAAATTAAGAAAACCGCCAGTCTCAATTGCCCCCGCGCCACCAATTCCAGGAGATGATGTATCTTGAACAAAACCGCCTCCTGCATTATCTCCGGCCAACGGTCCTGCTCCTCTAATTCCACCGCCATTATTATAAACGCCAACTTCTGGTGCAGTTTTTCCTGATGATAATTCTCTTAATATTTTTTTTCTTATTTTTCTTTCCATAATTTCTTCTTCAGAAGGCCGATTGAATTCTTGAGAAATCATGAAATAATAAGGATCTTTGAATTCTGGTGGTGGATTTGATATTTCTTCTCCAAATGGAGCTTTTTTAATATCATCTTTAGCTTGAAAAGATTGTTGAGGATTAAATGCTGGAGCAACATCTCCAAAATTAAAATCATCTCTCATTGAACCAACAATGTCATCTCCCATTACATTTGAAGGTTTTTGATAAGGAGTTGGTATCAAGGCATCATGAGCGTTTTCTTGAACTGGATGACGAAAATCTTCTGAATTATTTAAGTCTACAGCGTTCATAAAAACATTTTGATAAAATTCTTTTGATTCAGGATTTAAATCTTTTCCAAAATCAAATGATAAAGCTTCTTTAAATGCATCTTCTTTAGTCCATCCGGTTTTTATCCTATAAAGAGCCGCAGCCATTCCAGTCCGATCTTTCCCATGTCTACAATGAATGTAAGCAGGTTTATCAGATAGTAATTCTAAAATATTTTCTTTTAAAAAATCTGTTAAATGGCCTGATTCATTACCGCCAATTGGGATAATAATATGCTCAAGTCCCAATTTATAACAAGCAGGAGATATTAAATTACCAATACTTCCATCTAAACTAATAATTCTCTCAACACCATATACATTTTTAAGAATTTCGAGGTCTTTTACACTTGGTTTTCCACCACGAAAAATATCTTCAGAAATTTTACCAAATCTATCAGGCATCAATCTCCTGTTTAGCTTCTAATAAAGCTATCATTTGATGATCATCAAGGCTTTGATTCATAGCATCATCAAAAGCTTTTTTAAAAGCTTTCATGAATATTTTTCTTTTATCAAATTCTTTTTTCTTATTAAGATCTCTCATAGTAGATGAGTAAGTAGAAGTATCTTCTTCTTTAGCTAATTTACTTAAAAAGTTTAATTGTTTTTTTCTTGTGTTACTTTTTGGCATTAGAATCCCGATATACATCTGTTAAAGATCCTGGAGTTTCTGTTTCAACAACAGAATTAATAGACCAACAATTAATCATTATATCTTTTGTTCCACCTTTAATAAGACATCTAAGCATAATAGCATCACCAAAAGCGTCAATTAATTCTCCACGAATTAAATGTTTAACTTCATGCTGAAACTGATCCATGATATGAGTGGTTTTTATTTCACCAGTATTAACTTCAATAATTTTATTTTTATAAAAATTCATTAAAGCTGCTGCAAATCCATGTAAAATTATATCACTCATTAGAAATCCTTTTTAAGTTGTATTTTCTTTGATTTGATAAAATATCATCAATATCTAAAATGTTAAATTTAGATGAACATTCAGGCAAAACCGTTGGAGAAATAAATGAACCAGTTTTGTCAAACATGGTTTTAGATGTTACGCTAGATAATTCTTGAGCTGCAATGGCTAACTTTTCAGAATTAACTAATCCGTAACAATTAATTTCTATATTATTTTCATCACAACAAACGTCAGCATTAACTCTAAGAAGTTTTCTAATAACTGATGATAGAACATTAGCAAACTCAACAATTTCAATCTTGGAAGATTTAGATGATAATGAAATCATAACTTTCCCTGATTGATTTTTAAGAATACTTCTTTTAACTAATTTAGTTAAAGGTTTATTACCAACTAATCTTTTCATTAACTTACTAATATAATCATCATCATCATCTTCTTCTAATATTACAGTTTCTTCGATAACTTCTTTTTTAGGAGCTAAAATAGCCTTCTTTTCCTCTTTAGAATAATCATTGGTCCACTTTTTAAGTTCAGGTTTTGGCCCAGGAGGAGGAGTTGGATCAGATTTTACATCAGAAATTTGTGGATAAATCTTTTTCATGAAATAATCATAAATGCGGCCAACTGATGTTGCATATTGTTTAGGACTAGCAGTGTAATAACCTTTTAATCCTAAAGCTATTGAAGCACTCTGAGGGTCTCCTGCAGCCATCCACTCCATAGCTTTTGAATATCGGCCCCCAATTAGGTTCCAATAACCAACAGCGCCAGTTATGGGAGAACTATAAGCTCTCCATTTTGCTCTTCTATGAATGTATTTTTCTCCTTTACCTGTAAACTCAGCTGTGTCTTTAATAAAATATGGGCTACCTGCATTAATCCAACCGCTAGTAGCTTTGATGTTTCCAATATTATTATTAGGTAATTTAACAGGTCGTCCACTTTCTAGTGTTGCTTGTGCCCAAGCTCCAGCTAGTATTTCTGCTGTTGGAGTTTTTCCAAAAGCTTTCTTATAACCCTCCTTTAAAGCTTCAGCAAACTCTACATCAGATAATTTAGTTACTTGATATGGTAAACGCTGGTTATATAAAGATAATTTAGTTAAAGCATATTTTCTAGAAGTTTCAATAATTGGTAATTCTTCAATCTCTTCTTCTTGAATTATGGGTTCGTTTTTTTCTGGAGTAACAATTGGTTTTTGAGCACCTGATGTCATAATAACATTATCTGTACTTCTTAAAGACATTCTTGCATTTAAACCACGTGTATTATCCATTAACCTAACAGTTGCTGTTAACTGAATATCAGGTAAATTAGGAATTGAAAACGATGCAGTTTCTACTTTTAAAGCTCTACCATTTGGTGTTTCTTTAATTTTACCTTTTAAAATACCATTAAAAACAGCATAAATAAAGTTTTGCAAAAATTGTTTTAAGTTTGGGCCATCTAAATGTTTTTTAACAAATTCACTACGATCTGAATAAATAGGTTTAGTCGCATTTAAAGTTCTTAACAATAAATGTTTAGTAGGCTCAGCACCAAAATATAAATCAGGTTCTCTATTTTTAAACCAAGAAAATTCCTTTAACGGGGTTTCATACTCAGTTTCTAAATTTAAATCGAAACCTTCAGGTAAATTACTTGCAGTTTCATTAAATTCAGCATTTGCTCCAACTTTTAATTCTTCAACTTCATGTTCGAGATTCTCTATTTCCATTTTAACTAAGTTTAAAGCTCCAACATAATCTTCAACATTTCCAGAGTTAATAGCTAAATTAAGACCCTTAAGATTATCTATAAGTTTATCAGCACTATGTAAAGTGCCGGCAGCTTCTTCTCGTAATCTAGCAACAGTTTCTTGATGATCAGGATCAGACCAAGATCTCCAAAGATTTTGTAGTTTACGAACTAAATTAGCAACTTTAACAACATCTTTTTGACTAGTGTTATTAAGTTGATTAGCTGTTTTAATGAAATTATCGTTTAGCATTTCGGATGATATTTTCAGCAATAGTTAAAAGTTTAATACTCTTGTCAGAATTAGTATCTTCAAATCTTTCTGAGTACTTGGCAATTAATGCAGCTTTTTCATATGGATTTGAAATTTTCTTAATTCCTTCTAAGAAAAGTTTTGCTTCCAAAGCAGTTCTTTGAGATCGTAAAGTTGGTGGAATATCCATTTCTTCAGGTGAAATTCCTTCAAATTCAATTGAAGGCAGATTTTGTTGAGAAGCAGGTTGGGTTGAAGGAGTTTCTTCATCAAGTACTGGAACTTTTCGTCGGGTTGAAGGCCATTTAAATTGATCTTTTGTTGAAGGATAAACTGAAGGGTAGTCTGCCGGATAAGTTGAAGGAATAGGATCTGATTCTGGCCGCTTCATATGTTTAATTGGAAGGTCTAAAGAAGGAATCTCAGGTAATTCTACCTCAATTGATTCTGGAATTGTTGGTTCTCCAGGAATAGTAGAAGGAATTTGTTCTGTCATATCTTCTGTATTAGGTGAGTCTTGAATAGTTGCGGGGGCTTGTTCTTCAAGCATTTTCTCTACAGGGCCCCGAACGTAATTATTATAAACTTCGGAGAAATCATTTTCAAAACTTTGTTGTTTTTGACTGATAATATTAATTGTATCTAAATATTGACCAACATCTCCAGCGGCCCTAGCTTTGCTTAAGTTTTTGAGGTATTTCTTTAAAGAGCGCACCATTTTCTCAGCTTTTTGACTGATAGAATTTATTTCTTTTCTACGTTTCTTTTCATCATCTCTTTCAAGTTTGCGAGAAACCCATTTTTGCTTTAAATCATTCCAGAATCCAGCAGTAGCAAATATATCATCAGAACCATCTTCAGCTTCGTCTTCGTCTTCATCTTCACGAAGCATTTCAATTTCTTCACGTTCACCTGAGTCTAATTCATAAATTTCTCCATTATCTGGAACCTCTAAAGTATATTGATCTTCAAAGTTTTCCAGATATTTTTCGTTCATATCTTCAAGAATATCACCTGCATGATTAATTTTCTTAAATCTTTTATTAATAGAACCTAATAAGATTGCAATATCAATAACTTTTTTGTCAGTCATTGGTCCAGGAGATTTTCTTTTTTCCTTTAATTGTTTGTTTAATACTTCAATATCTTTAACCCATTCATAAATCGCATCATCAATTTGGCGTAACTTTTTCATAGTTTTGCCATAATCTTTGTAGAATTTTTCACCAAGCCAACGTTTAATGGCAGATGGAGTTAATCTTTCTTTGGCCCACAGACCTGGCCGAGCCGCAGTTATAATAATGATTTCATCATTTTTAGGCATATTTTTCCTCTATAAATTGACCAAACGCAGTTGGAACACAGTTAATCAATATTATACTTTATTATGCCTCAAATGTTATGTTGAGTGAATTATACTGGAGGAACGAATTCTTCAACCCCACCTTCAGGTGGCAAGCCTGGTGGCCCTTCAAGACCTCCTCCTAAATCTGGCGCCCCACCAGGAAGACCTAAATCAATTCCTCCGCCACCTGCTCCGCCTTCTTGGTCGTTTTCTTGTTCACCTGGAAGTGCGTCTTCATCTTTCATTTCAATAGCATCATCAGGGCCCAAATTTCTAAGCTCATTCAAAGTGTAACCTTTCAAAGCTAGTTTTTCAGCAGTAAAAATAGCATCATCAATAGCTTCCATTTTTTGTTGTCTTCTTTCATTTTTGTAATCTAAACCAAGTGACTTATAAATAGTTTGCAATGATACTTCTTTATTTTCTGGATCAGCGGACCTTAATGTTGTTAAAGTGGAAATATAATCACCCGCGTCAAATAATGACATGTGATTCCATTCAATTTCAGGAACTATTAGAACTTTTTTTCCATCTTTGTATTCATAAAATTCATTAATTTTAGAAATAGGAGCAAAAATTTTGGTCCTAAGCCAATCTGAAAGCATATTCCTAAATCTGAAATAACGCTGTTTAAGAACATCTAAAGTAATTCCACCATTGGCGTAAGTTACATCTCCGCCACCATCCATAAGAACTTGAGGAATAAATAAACCTATATAGATTTCTTTTGTAAGTCTTTCCATATCAGGGGCAACATCGATAATTCCAGCACCGTAACCAATTCTTTCTACTGTAACTGCATCATGGGTAAAAATCTTAAAATCTTTATCATAGGTTGCTTGCTCGAAGACCTGACGATAAGCCTCTAAATCCTCTTGACTTGGTTTAAAACCATCTGCTCCGGCTCCTACTTTCACCAAAGTTAAAGGGTTAATCATATTATCGCTTTGAGCAAATTTAGATTCATTTAACTTATCATAAAGCATTAAGCTTCTAAAACATGATACAATTAAACTGGTTCCTCTAGTTTCTTGTGGACTAAGTCTTCTTGCAATATGTGAAGCATAAAAATTGCTTAATGGAATATTTTCTCCACGCTTAACATGTTCAATAATAGATCTGTCTAATCTTTGTTTTTGCTGTAAATCAGTAGGTCTATTAGAATTAACAATTCTTTTTAAATTTTCATCTGGACGTAAACTAAGAACGGGCTCCCCAGCAACTGCAGAATTTTTAACAGCAACATAATCAGGGTTTTGAAGAATTATTCTACTCCACTTACCTGTAGTTTCATCTAATTCAGCATATGGAAAAGCTTCTCCTAATACCCAATATTCTTGAGCTATTTGGCTGCAAATATTCATAAGCCCAATTTCTTCAGACATATCTTGAAAAAACTGTTGAATTTTTTCGTCTTTACAAGTAATGTTTAATTTTGAAATTGGGTAAGTTGAATGAAGAGTTATTGCATTTTGTACAATTGGATTTAAAGCCATGAAAGCGCGGCTCCAAGCATTAATAGTCGCATTATCACGTGGCAAGTTAATGTTGGAATTAAGCCACAAAGGTGAATAAATTTCTGGTGCTTGCCTAACTGTTCCTCCAGAGCCTCCCCAACTGTTCCCACCACCAGATGAGCTAAAAGATGCGGTTTTGTTCATTGAGGAGCCAATAACAGTTCCGGCATCACTTTTTAAATTAATATGGGGAGATGAGTAACCTGTATTACCACGTTCTCTAAATTTACCTTGTGCTACTTCTTCTTCTAAAATCTCTCTGCGATACTTACTAACGCTTCTAACCATCTTCTCAGTTGCCATTGGAGGAGCACCAGCGTTTTTGATAAATTTTTCTAAATATGTTTCAACCATGTGTCACCGTAATTTTATAGTTCATTAGTTAAGGTCTTTTTATTGATAAGTGCTTTTTGTGAGATATAGCATATGTGTAACCCTATCATATGTATTAATTTTTTTGCATATGATTACAGGTCCTATTAAGGAGAAACAAAGCATATGATGCACGATAATAATTCAGGGTTTATAACATAATATATATCATTAGGAGGTTATTAGTTTTAATTTATAAAGAGAATAAAATATGAAAAAAACATACGTACTAGACACTTCAACAATTATCTCAGACCCATATTGTTTGGATAGTTTCCCAGATTCAGATATTATCATTCACATAAAAGTTCTTGCAGAGCTAGATAAGCTAAAGACCACTCCAGGAGAAGTAGGTCGAAATGCTAGAGTTTTCATTAGAATGCTAGATGAGGTTTCCGAACAAGAAAATATTTCAGAAGGAATTTATATAGGAGAACAAACTTTAGTTAAAATTGACTCAAATCATTATGAAGTTGATTTTGGAGATCAAAATTATACAGATGATGTATTAATAGCTTGTGCTGTTTGTTTAAACAAATATAGTTCAGTTACTGTGATATCTCAAGACATTAGTTTAAGACTTAAAGCTAGGACTCTTGGTGTTGATGCAGTTAGTCATAAAAAAGAAAGATCTTCTGTTGAAGAAATTTATGGTGGAATTAAAACAATTGTTGATGAACGTTGTGGGGAAATGTTAAAAGAATATTATATGATTGATTGTTGTGAAAATCACCAATTAACTAAATTATTACCTAACGAAAGTGTTATTTTCTTAAATGAAAAAAGAAAAACAATTGCTTATGGCAGAAAAAAAGGTAGTAAAATTAAATTTGTCAACCAAACTAAGGCTTGGGGTTTAGAGGCAAGAAAAGGAAATGCTGAACAAGCAATTGCTTTAGATTTATTAATGGATCCTGATATTCCTTTAGTTTCTTTGGTAGGTATGGCCGGAAGTGGAAAAACTATTTTGGCAATGGCGGCAGGAATTGAGTCTGTAGCATCATTGAAAATTTATAAAAAAATGATGATATTTAGACCTATTCAATCTGTAGGGGCTGAAATGGGTTATTTGCCAGGAACTTTGGATGAAAAATTAGATCCTTGGATGGGGGCAATTAAAGATAGTGTAGAAATACTTTCAGTTAATAGATTTAAAAATAATTCTAGGAATAAAAATAATTGGAAAGATTGTTTGGGCCAATTTTCTGATCAAATTCAAATAGAAGCCCTTGCTTATATTAGAGGAAGAAGTATTTCAGATACTTTCATCCTAGTAGATGAGGTTCAAAATATAACTCAAGCAGATATTAAAACCATCTTAACTAGAGCTGGGGAAGGATCAAAAATCGTTTTAACAGGCGATATCGAACAAATTGATGCTCATCAATTAGATGCTCTTAATAATGGGTTAACATATGTTGTTGATAAATTTAAGGGTTCTGAATTAGCCGGCCATGTCTCTCTTAAAAAAGGAGAGAGAAGTCCATTGGCTGAAGAAGCTGCTTTATTACTTTAAATTAAACGGCTTCGGAGTTTTAACTCCGAAGCATTATTTCTTCCAAGGGTTCAATTCAGGAATATACGCTCCTATAATTGGAGGACCACTAAATTTAGATGATCTCATATCTTTAGGGTTTTTAACTTTAAAACCTTTAGTGATAGAAAATTTGTAAGACAACCAAGCGTTTAGTAAAGCCATAAATCCATCATTAGGCGTACTTCCTTTTACATAACCAATTTTAATATTTCCTGCTCTATCTAGAGATGGTTTAATTTCCATACTAGTACAATGGTTAACTAACCAACCAACTTGTTCATATTTTTTATATGGAAACCTAATCTTACCATGTTTCATTAAATCTAATAATTCAGCAATATAATGATTTTTATCAAATCTAATTTCTTTTGGAAAAATATCATCCATAAATTTAATATGATTGGTCATACTTCCAGTTGCTCTTGATCCTAAAAACTTATCACCATAATCAGCATGTAAAACTTCAGTTAAGTCATTGGCGTGTCCAATATCACCTACAGCACCATTAATTGAATATCGCCTAAAAAGCTCATTAACTAAAGATTTTTTATATTCGAAATCATTTCTTTTTAAAAGTCCGGCATATTCGATGCTAACTAATCCACTACCATCAACAGCTATAACAACTGCTGAACTATAAGATTGTCCTCTGGTTTTCTTTTCACGATCACCAATTGAAAATTGACTCATATCAATTTTATCTCCCCAGTCACAACCTAAATGAATTTCTCTTTGATCTGAAATTGAAATACCTAGGCTATAACTTCTATCCATATCTCCACAAAATTCTTTTACTTCTTCTGGAGTAAGGGGAGCTGCATCACCTGCGTAAAATTCACCCAAAATCTCATTCATCCAGGCTCGTTCTGTATATTCAACATTATTTTCAGGTTTTTTACTGATAATATCTTTACGACGAAAATCTGGCATATAAAGCTGATTAATATGAAATCCAATATATTCACATTCATCATCAGGTTTTGTAGCTACCCACTTTCCTCTTTCAGCAGCTGGACGTTTATCTTGTTTATGATCACAATGAGTGCATTTAACAATAAAACCTTTATTGGGGTGACTTTCAGCTAATCCATCATCCTCAATCCAAATACTTTCCCATTCATCTGATTCTGGCGTATATAGTGGAAAGTGTTTTTCGCACTTCTCACATCCCAAATAATAATATTGTTGAGTTGAATTCTGCCAAATATCCCAATAAACTGTTCCTTTTTGTTTAGGAGTTCCAAATAAAACTCGAATTCCTTTCCCTGGAATTCCATATTGAGCTTTAGCTAAAATTTGAGATGAGTTAACATAAGCTGTACGATTCATGTCTTGAAATTCGTCGTATAGTATGCAATCTACAGTATTATGAGTAGGAATATATTGTCTAGTTATTAAATACAAATGAGATTGACTATCAACAGTAATACACCTCATAGGTTTTGATTTAATAGATTTTATTGATTTAATAAATCTTTGTTTTACTTTAGACTCTTTTTTAGATCCAGGAATTGAATGGTTATCTTTAATCGTATATAAAATTTCTTTGGTATTCTTAATTTTTAGTTTTGCATCTCGTTTGGTATAAGTTAACCATAAATGTTCTGCGCAAGCATCAACTGTAGTTTCATTATCAAAAGTTATTTGATAAGATTCTGGGCTTTCTTGAATTGGATGTAATTTTGTGACTTTACAAATTTCTCCATTTTCATCAAAAAGTTCATCTCCAAGTTTTAAGTCTTTTAATTTAACAAATCCATTAGGAGTAGGTAATTCAGTTTCTAAACAAAGTTGTCGACCTCTAAGTCTATCTGCATTTAATCCAGTTGATTCAATTTGAATATGATTACCATTTTCAAACTGTTTAAAGTTAAGAGAGTTATTTGAAGATACTGATTTGTCAATTTTTGCTTCAATTTTGCTTCTTGGTTTTCCTTTTAGTTTAGACGTTTTATCTTGAACAGCTCCAGTAATCATCGGATTCAATTTAGTTTTCGAATACTGGTAAGCAATATCTAATAAAGGAAATGCGTGCAAAACCCTCATAGGGGCCCTTCCATTAATTCCAAAATTTCCAGAAGCAACGAAAAACAACTCCAAAGCTGCAGCCATGGTAGTAGCCCCAACCTGACGTCCTTTAACCAAGACAACTGGTTTTGAGTTTTTATCTAAAGCTCTAATTCCGATATAACGGTAAATATCGCAAAATGGTTTATATCCATTTCCGTAAAGTCTAAATGGCTTTCCATCTAATGTTAAATTGTTTTGAACGAAATGAACGGGGTCTAATGAAAGAACCCCGTCCTTAAGTTTATCAAGTATGTTCATATATTCATGTTATAATATGAATATAAGCTAATTAGTCATTATTTGGCATCATACCTTTCATGAAATCTGTATTATTTGAGTCATTATGATCAACATCAATAACTCCAACTCCTTTTCCAATGTCTGGACTGGTAAATTGAGTGGTATTCATTTGCTGTTCTCTTGCAATTATATTATTAATATAAGTCCCAACTACTAAACTATCAACATCTTCAGGCATCAACCCGCTATTTTTAAAAACAGATAAAATATCATATTGAACTGCTGGGACAGTTATTTGACCTCTGTGAGTTTTAACATTGTTTTCAATATAAATCTTTATATTGTCTTCAATATCATCAGATAATTTGGGGAAAAGTTTTTGTTCAGCCGTTTTTGAGCTTTTATCATCAATCATGCTTTGCAGGTATTGTTTTAAACCTGCTCTTTCTTGCATTTCCTGAACAATACCTTCTACAGTATGATGGCTATTAGCTGGTTTGTTATTGATTATAGAGTTGATTTGATCTTGTATTGATGACTGATTGCGCTCTCTAGCCACTTCTACAGCGGTTTTTGATGCTTTTTCAATACTATCAGCAAATTGATCAATCCAATCTACCCTTTCACTTCGTACATAATTAAAAGAGTCTCTTTGAATTTTATTTGATCTGCTCATTTAATCCTCATCCAGGGTATTGTGCCATTATATCATTATTATCGGTAGAAGATGTATCAATTTCTTCATCTAAATCATATCCACGAGGTCTACGAATTGAATAACCCATATCGCTAAATAACTGAAAAGATTCAAATATTTCCCTATTAGTTAAATTATATTTTTTAGACAAACCTTCAAAGCAATCTTCAATATCTTTACCAGCACTAACCATAGAGTTAATACAAGTTCTAACAATTCCAGAAATTAATAGCGGAACAGTAACGGAAATACCATTAACACGATCTGTTCCTGCTTCTTTTGTTAACCCTTCACCGTCAAAGTCCGCTTTCTTTTTCTTGGCTTTGCCTTTACGTTTAGGGTATCTGTTCGCCATAACTTTTTCATAACGATCATATAAACGCTCAAGACCTTTGTGAATTTCTTCTCTAGCCTGTTCGACAGCGTCAATTGCAATTTGATTTTTAAGATCCATTCGAACAGCTTTTGAAATTTCTTTATCAAGAGCTTCTAAATAAGAAATAGCTCGTTCTAAGCCAGATGAATCACGACCTGTATGTCTAGGAATATTATTAAGCATTCCTTGAAGCCAAGGAAGAAAATTGCTAACTGACCATCTCCAAGGATCGCTTTCTACTTCGATATCTTCTTGATCCTCTACTTCAATAATAGATGGTTCAAAGGCGCTTTGGTCATCTCCACCAGGAACCATAGGTAATGTGAAATTAAACATTTCAGGAATAACGTCATCTTCATCTAAATGAATTAAAACTTCTTCTGGTTCATCATTAGCCATAGAAAAATCTTTATAAACCATAGTGAAATCATCAACAACTTCTGGAACCTCTGGTTCTAACATAGGAATACTCATTCCATCTAAATTAATTTGTGCTTTTTTTGCTAAATTCATATTTCTCACTATAAGCTGTAGGTATTCTATTTATATTACTTTTTATTAGTTGAACAATATTCGTTTAATCTTCATCATCATTATACATTGACTCAATTGAGAATGGAGCGTAATACATATTTAATGGATAACTAAATAATCCATTTAAGCCAACATTTTCTCCTCCACCAAACATTCGCCAAAATAATGGAGAACCTTTTAAACTGTTAGGTGCTTGTCCTGGAGCATTAGATCCCCAATTACATTCAACAGTTCCAGATATTTTTTTGAAAATTTTCCCAGCAAATGGGCATTGTTCTCCTTCAGATTTCCATCTATATAAGTGATTATTAGCTTCAGTTATTTCAAATTTTTCTTCTTCAGAACTATCTGATCCTAAAACATCAATAGGAGCCATTCTATAAATAACCTCTCCCACATTTTGACAAGCACTAGAAATAGGTAATCCATATGGACATTTTTGGTCGTTATCTGATCTGATAACAGCTAGTTTTCGTATTTTTTTACTCATTTGCTATTTTTTTAACTAACATTAAAAGCGCTTCTTTTCTGTGTTTTCTTTTCCTAGCTTTTTCTAAGAAATCTTCAACACTATCATATTTATCCATTTCGCCATTGTAAAGACCAGTTCCTGGACTAATTTCTGAACCATCTTCTGGCCCACCATAATCATAATTTTGAAACAGTGGTGATGGGTTTGGTCTAACATCTAAATCTACACGTTTATTTTTCTTTTTAACCATTTTTTTTTATTTTAAGTAAGGAGTTATTTCTGGCATTAATGGTAAATAAGGACCAACGCCCAATTCATTTATTAATGAAATTATTATTTCAGGATTATATCTCATTCCTTTTAAGAATTTTTTCTCAATATAATCTGCTCCAGAGTTTGCAATTAGTTGCGGATGACGTTTAATCCAATCTTTTGATTTAGAATCAATGTCAAAACCTAATTTTCCAGCCAAATAAATAGCTCTAACAATTCTTTTATTGTCATAACCTAATGTAAGAGTTGGGCTTAAACATGTTTTAATAATTTTATCTTTAATATCTTCAATTGCTAATCCAGTCGGATCAATAATTTCCTTTAAATCTAAAGTCATTAAAGATGTATTACATGTAAAATCTCTACTATAAAGTTCTCTTTCCATACTAGTAGGATTAGTAATACCATATTTAACTAAATAATCTTCAATATGTGGTAAATTAAAATTACTAGAAAAATCTATTTTGAATCCACTTATTTTAATTTTAGAGTGACCATCATCCATAACTGTAAATGTAATATTTGGGCCAGTTATAGCATTACTAACATGCCTAGCTAGATAATAAATCGTTTCATCACCAGTGGTAATATCAACATCATTAATATCATCTTCTCTACCCATAAGTTTATCTCGCGTAAGACCGCCAACGATATAAGGCTTGGAAAAACCTTTATCTTCAGCTATCTTATCAATCGCTAGAAGTAATTCTCTTAATTTCATTACATAACTCTAGATGGGCTTTGTTTTATTTCAACAGGTGCGCCAAGATCTTGTACAGCTTGTTCCTGCTCAAGCTCTTCCATTTCTTTTGCTTGTCGGTCAGCTTTTCTTTTATCCTGTTTAGCTCTTTCTATTTCTTCAGATTTCTCTAAATTATCTCTTACTTGCTCTAAAATAGGATTATCTTTTTTATGTTCAGTTTCTAAATCAATTGGTGACACAACTTGAATTGAACTCCTAAGTTTAGATAAAACTTCATCAACACGAGATGTCATATATTGATTTGAATCAAGGGCAGATTTTTGAGATTCAGCTAATGCAGGAAAAAAACCACTCATATTTAATTCGTTAAGCATCAAATCAACCACAGATAATTCTCTAGGAATATCTCTTTTTCTTAAAATATCTGCCACCACTTCTAATCTATCAATAACTTTTGGCAAAGTGACGTTTTTTAAAACTTCGGAAATATCACTAGGATTCGTTTCTGGTTCAGGAAGTGGTTGAGGTGGGGGTGGAGGATCTTCACCAACTTCAATAATAGGTTCTTCTTCCAACGGAAATTCAGGCAAAGCTTGAGCTGTTACTGTAATTACTTCATCATCAATGTCATCAATGTCAGCTTCATCTTCGGTGAATTCATTATTCATCTTCTTAACAAAGTCTTCCATTGCTGCGCCTTCGTCCTCAATAGGGGCTAAAACAGCTTCCGGCACTTCAGTTGGCGCTGGAGGTGCTTCATCTAATTTAGATTCTTTAGAGGGGCTTAAAGGCGGAGCTTGAGGTACGGCTGCAGGTTTTTGTTTTATTTCTTGAGCTAATTTTTTTAAGAAAAACCCTGCTTTAGGATAACCTTCTGCGTTTAATTGGTTGCCTTGCTTAACAACTAGATCCAAAAGAATTGGAGAAGAGGCACTTTTAACATTGGAAATTTGAATTATTCTTTTTAGGTAATGTAAAGTTTCTAACCATTTACTTAAATCCATATCAATAGCACTGTTTAAATCTTTTTGAATGCTTGGATTAGAAACTAATTTTTCTGCAGCATTTAATCTGCTAATAATTTTACTTCTTAAATCCTCTTTTCTAGCAGTACTTTCTTCATTCTTTTTTAAGTCTTTTAATTTACTTAAATCATCATCCATCTTCTTTTTGGATTCATACCTATCAATTGATGGCATTCCAGGAAGTCTAGCAACTAAATTATTGTGAGGTATATTTGCTTTTTGAGCAGTTTTATATTTATTTTGCGTGCCTTGTTGATAAAAGCTAAGCCAATTTTCAAAATCATTCTTTTCCATTTTTTCCCAATCATTGGTTACGCTATCAAAAGCTTGTTTAAATGATAAGCCTTCATGTATTGTATAATACATATCTTTCATTGAAGACATCCATTTATCTAAATTATGAGGGCTTTGTGTTAATTGTCCGTCATCTCTATTAGGATAAGATTGTTTTCTTAAACCCAACTTACACAGCTCCTTTGCAACTGTTTGGTAAAATTTAGCAACAGTATTTAGAGGTTGTTGATCTCTATAACCAAAGATGTTTTTAGATATTTTTGCCAATAATTCTGGAGACAATTTTAATCCAGAAATATCTTCCGCAACACAACGAATATGCTGTCTAATATAAGCTATAATTTTATGATCTTCTTCAGATTTAACCCCAACGCTAGTTAAAACTACCGCTTCACTAATCATTTTATCTTGATCTTCTGAAGGAAACCTATCTAACCTATCATATAATTTATCATGAAAATAATCATTTATTTCATGGCTATTGGTTAGTTTAGCTAGTTTTTGTAATACAGAATACTTCAATGGTTTACCTCTAAAGTATACCATTTAATTACCACTTAGGTTTCTTTAAGAACTTTTGCTTCAAATTTTTGGGCTTCTCTTGCTTTTTGATCTGAAGATAAAGCTTTAGCTGGTTCTAGTTCATTTAATTTATTATATAATTTATCCATAAAGATAGATGATAGCTCAGGATCTACTTCGGCCATTGTTTCACGAATAGCATCTTGCATAACCATAACATTTTCTTGCATAGCCTGCACTGTGAAGTTATGATCAGTTAATGAGTCTACTGAGCTTATCTTCATTCTCTCAATGGTTTCTAATCCACTGTTAAGTAAAGCTTGATATTTTATGAATGTATGATCTAATTTAAAATCTGTTGGATTATTTTGAATTAAATCGTACATTTGTTCAATACGAGTTAACACAATACCCATGTTTTTTTCAACAGTAACAAGAGTGTTAAGCTCTTTATCTGCCAACTCTTCCATTCGAATACGATAAGGCTTTATATTCGTTAAAGCAAATGAAAGTTCTTTATCATCTTTTTTATTTGGATTAGATAAAGCAGAAAGATCTTCTTTAAATTGGTCATAATAGCTTGTGTATTGGCTATCATTAAATTCTTTAAGAAGCTTTTGGCTTAATCTTAAGTGAGATTGGTTCCTGTTAGGATATTTTATCTTTAACCATTGACCAACGTCTTTAGGGCTTGACCCTGATAGTAATTTACTTAAAATCTCTTTACTATCAGGATGATCCTTTATTAATCCAAATTCTGCCATTATTGATTCAACTTACTTTCACGAGTGCTGAAATTCATTTCTTCCAAATTTCTATCACCCAGATTTTGAGTTTGATTTTGCACATCAGTTCCGGGCACTTTATTACCTTTCATTGTTGTAAAACCTTCACGATAGTTATATATCGACTTATCTAAAGGACATTGATAAGTATCATCAGCAACTCTCATTACTGAAGTGCCAGGATGGTCTGGGCAGTAACGAGTACTTAGCGCAGTTTCCATTGGGCGATATTCTTTAATTGTATCTTTAATTGCTTTTACTGCTTCTGCAGATTTAATATCACGATCAAGTTCTTCAGAAGGAAAATTATAAGGTCTCTCTAAAGATTTTTCGCGATATTTCTCTCTTAATTTGGCGATTTCTTCTTCTTGGGCAGACTTTTCAACTTGCTCAAATGTTTTTTTTACACCCATATTAAGAAGCAACTGATCAATAACAGCTGCTTTACTTTGTAATTCTTCATCACAACTCATATCCAAATCAGTAGCAAAAGCTGCCAATTCATCAATTTTATCATGAGTTAATACTTCTTCAGATTTTTTCTTTAAATCCTGAAAATGTTCAGCATCATTAATTGCATTTTTAATTGATTCGGCCGCGTAACCAAGATTGTAAGCTACTACTTCTAACAAAGCAGGGTTATTACTCTCTTCAGCTAAAACTAAAATTTCATTATCATGACTTGTTAATTCGTCATATAAATCTTGGAGTTTATTTTTAAGTCCCATTATATCTCCTTATTCAAAATAAATACGGCTAGTAATCATGGAAACACCTTCAGTGGAAGTATCTTCCATCCCTCTTCGATAAAGAGGTGCACAATCACCATGCTTATCTTGATAAACCTTATCTAATGGCAAACCAGTATGACTGCAAATAACTTTTTGAGAAGAACTAAGCTTAACTGGTTTTGAACAAGTAGTCTTTTCAGCAGCTGTCTTACCTTGTAATCCAGTCACAAACAAGTTGTAAGCCGTTCTGTAAGCTACATCATCTCCTGAGTGCTTGAGGACATGAAGCGCGTCTGTAGCTACATCAAAGTTATTCTCTGTCATAGCTCTTCTTACTTGATTAACCAATTCACTTGGTTTAACTTTGTAATTGGGAGAATTAACTACTAATGCAGTAGGATCTGTCGCCCCAGAAGCAACAAGTTTATTAAGACCTTTTACGCTAAAATCATAAACCATACCATTAGCAACAACCACTTTAGGAGGTACCGGTTTTCTATCAACAAATTTAATATTAGTTTTAAACCCAAATTGACCTACAGCAATTGCGTATGTTATAGAATCTTTTTGACTTCCCGATACTGTGATTTGAGGAGCTTTGAATCCAGCTCTTTTCAAAGCTAAAGATAACATGCTTCTACCCATTTCTAAAGCTGAACGACCAAATATAAATTCAGCTGCACCATCTTGAGAATTAAGATAATCAGCAATTGAATCAATTTCCTTATTGGATTTTGGTGCTGATAACTTAACATCAGGATGAGCTGGATCAATTTCTTTTAGTAAAATTCCTTCAGATCCAGCTAAAATATTAGTTCCTTTAGATAAAGATGCTTGCCGAACAATTTGCTCAACTTCGCTAACTTTTTTTCCGCTGTTTTTTACTTGAGAAATTTTCTTTAAAAGTTCTTGTGAATTAACCTGAAACTTTTTACCTGCTGTTGCTTGTAAATGTTGCTTCACAGTATTACTTGTTAAATTAACAAAGCCAGCTGTAGAAAGAAACATACCAGGTGGAATAATTAAACCTTGTTTAATTTCAACTGGAATAAGAACTGATGTAGTTCCTTTAGGAGTCTCGTAAGTAGCTTCGCAAATAAGTAAATCCTTTTGTCCTACAACTACTGAAATATCTTTTGGTAACAATCCAAGACTATTTAATTCTCGTGCACAAGTTTTTTTAGCTAATTTCGCATTCTCTTGAGAGTATCCTAGAATTGGTTTATTATCAAGAACGGCTCCTAATTCTTCTGAAAACGCTTCAAATGCAGAGGTGTTAAAGTTTTTCGCCATTTTATCATGCAAATCAGTCAGCATATGATTTTCTTTCACATCACGTTTCATAACATTAGAAGGATCAGGTCTATCTACTAGACCTAATTCTTCTTTAAAAAAAGATGCAAACTTATTATTATTAGAATATAATTTATTATATACGTCTTTAAATTCACCCCGAGATATAAATATATCTCTTGAATTTTCAGATTTTTTAGATAGAAACCTATACATACTAATACAAGTGGTATCACGTGGGTAACCTTCAGCCACTCTTTTTGCTTTTACTGCCAAAATACCAATTGGCAATTTCTCATTAAGAAAAACGGCTTGAGATGCTTTTGAGACGAGATTTTGAATTTTGCTTAGTTCGTTATAACTCATATTAGTCCTGCAACTCTGGGTAACTTACAAAAAGTTCTTTTCGACCCTCATCACTTAGTTCTTTTAACATGCTGGTAACTAACTTCTTGTTAGAAGCTAAAGAATCAGGTAATTGGCTGGCTACTTCTCTAAAATCTTCTTTGGAAATTCCCATCGAAGCTAATGATAATTTGGTTACTGCTTCATCTTTATAAAATACATGGATACAATCATCTTCAGCTATGGCTTTCCAAGGAGATGAGGCTTCAGATACAAGTGCAGTTTCAGATTCGTCATACATTGCTACAATATATTCTCCTTCATCAGTTTGCTTGATTTGCCATAAACCATCTAAACCATCAGAATCATGAAACTTAACAACATCAAATGCTACTTTCTTCAATTTATGTTGAACATCAGCTAATCTAAAAACTTTAGGTTTATCCTTAAGTTCATCTCCTAATGTTTTATAATTAACAGCAAATTTATTCATATTAACTCCTAAAGACATGTATAATAATATACCTGATAATTACATGTTCTTTAAAATGAATATTTATGCCTATGAGTCCCCTTTAAGTATATTCTCTTTAGCAGATAAAGGTCTTAAATTATCTAAACTCCAACATTTTTGAAAATTAGAATTATTCATTGAATCATAAAGTAATTTTGATTGTGGAATAATATGATCAATATGCCATATCCAAGTTGATGAATCATTATCATCCCATGTATAAGGATTATAAACTCCCCAATTATCCCAATACATCCAGTTTTCAAACAAAGATTCTAGATGTGTTTTTAATTCAATAACACTATAAGGCAAATAGTTAATAATAGATTGTCCAGCTTTAGAACTTCCTTGAGCTTTTAAGGCGTCATTAATTGATTTGCTGACATTTTTTCGTAATTTATAACTTTTATCGTTTAGCCTTCTTTTTTGATCATGAAGCTTTCTTTGCTCTCTATGCCTATCTTTATTTTTTAATTTCCAAGCTTTATAAGCTGGAGTTCCTCTTTTTTCTTTTTTCTTTTTAAGAATATCATCTTTATTTTTAAGGTAGTATTCTTTTCTACTTTTAAGTATACGTTCCTTATTTTTAAGATAATATTCTTTTTTGTTTTTTTTAATTAATTTTTTATTTCTACTTTTAAGTATATATTTCTTATTTTTTTTAATTAATTCTTTATCTTTCTTTTTATTATTTTTGTTGATGATTTTATAACAAGGTTTACATGCATAAACCCTTGATATTTTACCAGATTTTAATTTTCGTTTAAAAAAATCATCAACAGATTTTTCTTCTTTACATATAGAGCATTCTTTATAGAGTTGCGTCATCAACCAGATCTCTCATTCTATCTAATATTTCTTGGATTTTTTCATCTTCGGCTGCGGCTTTTCTGAGTTTCTTTTTGGCTCCACCATAAATCTTTTTCTTATCGTTTCGATAATCACAATTTCCATTTATTGATTTCGTTATGCTGGATTGGTTCACTTTTAACATCTTAGCAATTTCAATTTGAGTAAGCCCATCTGCTGAAAGTTTAATAACTTCATACTGCCTATTAGTTAAAACATCTTTCATAATCCTCCAAAACTCAACTTTAAGTTCTTCTTTTAAATCATACATCTTTTCATTATTAGTTGTTAAATTTAAAAGTGTAGCAAAACCACGGCTTTCAGCAAACTCAGTTAAGATATTTGGAGAACAGCATGATTCAACTAAAACATGTTGATATTTATCACTACGATTTTTAGTGAAATCACGATTAACTTTTATTTTTACCATTATTATCCTTTAATTATAAGTTTACATATGTTATATAGCGGTTAAAAATAACTTTGAAAATTATTTTTAATTTCTTTATCTGTAGATTTTACTATAAAACTATCTACATCATTATATTGTTTTGGTAATTTAATGGTTTTTATGTTTATGAATTTAGAATAATTCTTAATAACTTTTTCAACAGCTCTTTCTCCAGCTTTATCATTATCCATTAATAAATAAAAATTATTGGTTTTGCGTTTTAATATGAATATTTGTTGCATAGAAAGATCAGACCCAGTTAAAGCTACAGTATTTAAAAGACCAATCTGATGACATTTAATACAATCAAATTGGCCTTCTACAATTATTACAGAGTCCTTAGACTCAATTGTCTTGCTGGCCTCATTAAGACCAAATAAATGCAACTGCTTCTTAAAAGGAGCGTTTTTATATTTTTTTATTTTAAGATTTTTTTGTTCATCTTCATCTATAATTGTTCTACCGGCTAATGTAATTATATTACCATAATCATCTATTAAAGGAATTATAAGGTTATGAAAATGAAAAAAAAGAT